AGGACTAGTTTTGTAAATTAAAGGATTACCTTGTGATTTGCTTTCTGTTTGATTAAATACTTCAAGTTGTGATGGATCAAAACCTAAAAAATCATTGTCAAAATTACTCATAAAATTTAAATTCAAATATTTTTACAAATTTGACAAGTACGACTTGTCTTTATTTCAATTATCTTTAATAATTATTTTAATATAGTCTTTACAAATATATTATTTTCAATCTTTTATAAAAAATTTTTACAAATTTTTATTGTACCTTATATTATATAAAAATAATATATTTTGTATATTTTATGATACTAGAAGGAATCTTTTTCATTTAATTTCTTAAGTATTTCTTCATAATTATTATTAAGTCTTTCTAACGTTTCTTTATCTGCAAATATAGGATTTAATACTTCAACGCCTTGGTATTCTTCACATAATACAGGCATAACAAGAACTTTAACTGTATCATCAAATTTACTTTCAAAGTATTCTTTTAATTGATGCAATTGAGCTATTCCACGTTGACGACTTAAATCTTTTATGCATACATTTACGACCAATATAAGTTTATCTTTATCATGTAATAAACTTGGTAATTTAGTATTCATTTAAAGTTAACATATATTTATTTAATAAAATAGAAAGATCCTTAGAATTAATTCTAAGGATCTTCAAACAAAATTCAAAGATATGTATATATAATAGGTTAACTTAAAGCTTCATTTACTTTACGAATAGCTTCAACGCTTGCATTAAACTTATCCTCATATTCTTTCATATATGATTTGTTTTCATCTGTATAATCATATTTATATTCCCATCCTGTACTATGTATTGTAACTAAATCTCCAATACATAAACCTAGTTCTGGATGATAAACTGAAGAAGGAATAGTATTCCAATTATTACATACAATTGATTTAACTATTTCAGTAATACCTTGAGCAGGAGCCTCCCAAGCAGATGTACCTAACATCTTTGTAAGTGTTGCGCCACCTTTCATTGTTGCTTCAACTACTTCATTGATTTCATCTTTAGTAAGATAATAAGACAATGGTTGAAAATTAACAATAACTTTATTTACCAAAGGAATCATTGTTGTATCTCCGTGACCACCAATTACCCAGCAATCCTGAATATTCCAAGGATAAATACAACTAACCTTCTCACGAACCTTCATAAAGATATTGTACTTGAAGCGAGCACTGTCAAGAGCTCCGCCCATTCCAATTACACGATTAGCATTTTCAATACCAAGATAATTTACTACCATTTGAGTCATTGTATCCATAGGATTGGAAACAACAATAAAGATAGCATTAGGAGAATACTTAACAGCACCATCAAGAACCATCGTCATTACTTTAGAATTGACTCCAACTAATTCCTCACGTGTCATTCCAGGCTTACGAGGAACACCTGATGTAATAATGATAATATCAGAATTTGCAGTCTTTGAATAATCACCAGTTGTTCCAGTAACAATTGTCATTGAATCATTCATCATTAATGACTGCATAATATCCATTGCCTTACCCTCAGCAACACCTTCCTTAACATCGAGCAATACAAGCTCCTTTGCAAAACCTTCACTTGCGATCTTCATTGCTGCGGTCGCACCTACATTACCAGCTCCAATAATTGATACTTTCATATTATTTATTAAATTTAAATTATTTACATTTTAAAACATTCCTGCAAAATTCTTATCAACAAAATTCTTAGCCTCAAGATAAAGTTCGACACACTCAATAACATATTCAGTATCATTCAAACGATGAACATCAAGCATTCCAAACTCAATCATTGTCTTTACGATGTCGATAAATCTCTGTTCTGGTGTCATATTCTATTTGTTTTGATTACAAATATAATATAGTACTTATATTTAAAATTTCAAATATTATATAAAAAATTAAGACTTTTTTGAAATATATACTCCTTCGTAATATGGCTTTCCGTTTTCAACAAGCCAATAACATGGTACATTTCCAATGTTCGGACCTTCTTTAATTTCAAAATTGTTTTTTAAAAGAATATCCTGAATTTTCTTTACACTATTACAAAGTATCTTATGATTATCCTTCTGTTTCATCTTTTGCTTTAAAACTTAAGTTATATCTGTTAATTAAATTCATGCGATCTGTTTCTCCCCACTGAGTAGAAAAATCATTGATAGTATCCCACAGCTTTTTATGAAGATGCCATGCATTTGCTGCAAGTTCTTCAAACTCTTTAATCATTCTTTGTTTTTCGTAGCATTCAGCAGCCAACTGAACAACGAACATTGTATTGTATTTATCTTTGAATATTGTATTAAGAAAATCATTGAACATCTGAATATTATGTTCATGTATTTCATATCCATAATTGAATCCTGTACGACGATCTGTATATCGTTCATCCTTTTCAGCATCTGTCATTTCAAATACCCAAATATCGTCAGCAGTCTTTATTACATCTGTATTGTATAGTTTCTGTTCGTCTTCATCAAGTTTTCTTTCTTGCTGTGCAATCAAACGGAAACTAATATATGTGTTTACGATATCAATTTGAATATGTCCAATATTATATGGAGCAGGAAGACCGAAAATACGGCAAGTATCCCAATGTGTTTTAAAACCGTACCAGTCTTCTGTATCATAAGATTTTTCCCAGCAATCATATTCAGTAATTCCACAAGATGCAAGATACCTCTTAATGTAATTTACTAACTCTTGATGTGAAAATGTAAAATTATGTTCTTTATACATATTTGAAATTTATTTGTTTGATATATATAATATAGTACATTATATAAAAAATTCAAATAATATATAAAATTATTTCATTGCTTCAAAAATTGCCTTAATATGTGTATAGTCTTTAAGTTCAATATCAAAATCTTCTTTAAAGCATTTATCCAAGAACGGAACTCTGAATCTTTCAAAATAATATAATGAATAAATATTTGAATATTCTCTAAAGATTTCAAAAAGATCTTGAATTGTTATTGGGAAGTAATTCTCGTTGACCTCGCGATTCCAATTAACATTCCAACGATACTTAAGAAGGAAATGAATCATATTCTTATAATTATCAATTTCACCCCACTTATTACAGAAATCAATTAATTCTGAATTAATATCAGGATGCCATTTGTTTTTGATTTTTTTTACATCATCATAATCAGCTTCTCTATTAATATCATCAGATGGACACATATCACGGATAATGATATAATCAAAACAACTACATAGAACTTTTTTCCAAAAATCTTCTACTGTATGATTCTTATCAGCATAAGAATATACCTCATGAATTACTGATGAAAGAATCAATACATTCTTATATGAACTAAGATGAACCATATTAGATTTTACTTCATTCCAGTCTGTAGTAAACTTAACCGTAGTATACAACGGACCACTATAATTCTTTTTTGCCAAATCAATCATAGTTTCCGAAATATCGTATCCAATAAACTTATATTGATTCTGATTTGTATTTCTGAAAATTTCTGATAGCGCATTTATCATACTACCATCAGCACACCCAAAATCTACGAAACAATAATTTTGATTTTTTGGAAGTTTGTCAATAAAAAATAATTTGTCTTCCATGCCCTTTTGCATTTCTTTATTATAAAAATTAATACTTGTAAAACTTTTTCCTATTTCACACATATTTATTTGTTTTTTTGTTCCATATATAATATAGTCAAAAAATACAGAAATTCAATTATTTATATATATTATATGAATTTCTGTATTTTACAAATGTAATATATGTTCTTAATTAATTCCTAATGTATTTGGAACAGTTCCATTTATAATAGGAGTTTCAATATGAAATATTTTAGCTTGTTGAGTAAATGGACTACCTGTTGTTATGATTGTTCCTGTTATAGCTGCATTTCTAATATGATAATCGATTGCTTGCGCTAAAACCTCAGACATTGCATCAGATACCATATCATCCCATAATTCTCGTATTTCTCTTGCTTTCTTTTTACCAAGTTTACTTTTATCTGTATATCGTAAAGATTCTATACGTTCTACAGCTGGTGCTATAATATTTTTAAATCCTACTTCTATATGTTCTTTTAAATCATTTACTTTTAAACTCATTATTTAAATATTTGTATATTTATCTATTCATAACCCAGCATGCAAATTCAAATAATCCTGCATATGCATCATTAATCTGATTATCTGTTAATTTGCCATTATTAAATGGTTTAATCATTGTATCAACATATTCTTGTACGATTTTATGAATCTGAAGTTTTTTATTAACATCTAATAAATCTGATGGTCTAGTAAATTTAGGTTTTTCCTCTTCTTCCTCCTTATTATTTTCATAAATTGCATTACCTATCTTACGAAGTTTATCAATAACATCATCCCCATTAAGACCAAATAATTTAAGAATACTTAAATCAGTATTTTCAAGTTGATCTAATTGCTTATTATATCCTTCTAAACCTTCTTTAGTTGTTAAATCAAAAACTTCAATAAATTTCTTTTTATTATCTTCCATATTTATGTTAATTAATTTTTATATAAAAATAAATTTCATTATATAATTAATATAGTTATTTTTACTAAATAGATTAAAATAATAAACATGAATTATCCTAAATATTGTGATATAGATAATTTTAATAAATATGATAATAAATATGCAATCTTATTAAAGAATAAAATTTTAATTAAAAAAATTGATTTTATTGATAAAAAAACAATTCAAAAAATATTATCATATCCAGAATATCATATATATAAAAATACTGTTGATGATTATTATGTAGTTATATGTATGAATAAAATACTTATACCTATATACGGACATTTTTATAACAATAAAGACGTAATGTTATGCAAAAAAGTTTCTAAAAAATTTGATGATTCAAAATATATATTAGTAAAACGCAGTCAAATATATTGTAATTCATATAATCAACCAATATTTTATAATACTTTAAATATATGTAATAAAAATATAGATATATTGCATAATGACAGAAATGTAATTAAATATGATGGTAAAGATGTAATATCTAAATATGAAAATAATAATGAATATGAAAAAATAAATCCCGAAGAATTTGTTTAATTCCTCGGGATATTTTTATTTAAGATTAATAAAATGCGATTCTTTTTTCTCTTCTTCTAATTTCTTTTCGGGTTCTTCATTTGGTTCTTCAACATTTGTATCTCCTTTAATTCCTGTATCAGTATTTAACTCTTCTTCTAATTTCTTTTCAGGTTCTTCATTTGGTTCTTCATTTGGTTCTTCAATTTCTGTAGAAGGTATTTGACGAATTTTTGGATTCTTTAAATCTTCAATTTCCTTTTTAAGTTTATCAATTTCTTCATTCTTTTCTTTAAAAATAATATTTTCAGTATCTTTATTAAATTCATCAAATTCTTTCTCATCTAATTGAACTTTTTCTTGAGGAATATCAATATCTTCATTATGTTTCTCTGGATCTTCCTGCGGATCATCTTTAACCTTATCTTTAATCTCATTAGTTATTTCTTCAATATGTTTTTCTTCTAATTGTTTTTTCTTAAGTTCTTCTTGGTCAGACAAATAATTAGTTATCATACTAGTCAATAAGAGCGCGCAAACTGGTAATATTGCTCCTACAATGTAAGTTACTATTACTGTTGCTTGGTCATCTGGAAGACTAGTCCAAATAAATATAGGTTCTTTGAAATATATAAGATTCTCTACAGAATTTAATTTTAAATATTTATATGAACTAAATACATTACCAATAACCTGTACTAATGTAAACATCGTCATCAGAACCCATGGCATAATACGTGATCTATCTTTAGACGAAGTCAATAAACTAAATAATACAGCAGCTTGTCCAACCTCAAATGCAAATGCCAATATAACTGACATCCAAGAATTATTAGCTAAACCAAAGAATGATACTGCATGCCAAAAACTTGAGAACGCAACAATAAGATAAAGAACAGCAAATAATGATATATAAATCTTTTGCTTCATTATACTTATTTATATATTTTATCTAAAAATAATATTTATGTATGTCTTAACACTATTTTATCACAATCAATTATCCTATCAACAACGTAATTATCAAATTGTGAACCAACGTAAACCATGGGACCTCCTGATGGATCAACAAAATCAATTGTTTTATTATCATCCATATATCCTAATCTCATAAAATTAAGAACATATTGATGTTTAGTATCTACTTCAAAATGCCAATATCTTTCATCATCGTTATGAACTAAAAATAAGTCAGCACCATCTCTATTAAATAATCTTATTTTTTCCATATTTAGCTTTTATCTTTAAAATCTTTATATACGACAGTATAATACATATTAGATTGAGTTATTCCTAATATAACATTTTCTTGACGAAACCCACAATAATCCAATTCATTATTAAGGAAATCTTCTAATTCTTTTTCACCATCACAAATTTGAGTCTTAATTTTCATGATATTTTGTTTGATATAGATTCATACGTATGTTTACCACGATATTTGTTAAATACTTCCATTAATACATTTATATAAGTATTTTCCTGATTTATTAATTTATTACAGTTATCAGTTCCCCACCCAAATCTGTCCTCAGAAAAATCTTGAATTCTTGATTTTGCATGATATATCTGTTCTACCAAATAATATAGTAATTCATTATATTCATTCTTTGTTATTTCAAATGAATTAATATTTTTTGATGCTTTTATTTTCTTAAATAGATTATTGCAATCTGTAATATTTTCTAAAAGATCTTGACAATATTTAATTTGACGTTTTTCTTTTTCTTTATCGTAATTATCATTCTTAATATACTCAATTTCATCATTAATCCAATTTATCTTATGACGCAAATTATCTTCGTGAAACTTAATAGTATTTAATAATAACTCATAATCATTATTTGATAAATCTAATTGTATTTTCATAATCTTATAATATTAAACCACCTTTATTTTCTTCTTTCTTCTCAGCAAATTCTTCAAGCTTATATTCTTTTCTATAATCCTTCATAATAGCTCCGCATTTCTTACAAACAACTACATCTAAAGGATATTGTATATCTTCATTTCCTTGCCCCATAACTAAACCTGGAATATTCTTTATAATAAATGCAGATTCAAATGTTTCATTACCACATTTATCACATTTAATATTTTCGTATTTTAATGGATTAAATTTTGGACCTGATGGCTTCATTGGGCTACCACCTCCTAATATCATTTCTTCTTTCATAATTTAACTTATATTTATATTTAGTATATATCTTCCTTAATAGCTTCATCCGGAATATATGTTGTTATATTACCATTCCATTTATCAACAGGAACTCTTATCTTCTCATATCCAAATGTTCTATAATAATATCCATCATCATGCTGTTCTGTTTTATTTGTCCATGACCAAAACCATTCGCATTCAGTTCCATCTGTAAGAATAGATTTATGATGATGTTCAAAATCAAAACAATGTACTAAATCATTCCAAACAAAAAGATCTTCAAAATCATGCATATAATAATGTTCAATGTTAGGCATATCTTTAATTAATTCTGATATCTGATTACCTAATGCTCCATAATCATCTTCATTATTAACCCAAGATTGATAATGTTTCCATGCATAATCTTCTGACATTGCATCATTATTATAAAATCTTTGCATTAATTTTAAAAGTCTAGGTCTAAGATATTCTTCCCATGTTATTGTTTCAAATTTATATCCACGTTCATTATCTGCTAATATAACATTAATATCTCTATATTTAATAAAGTCTTCTATAGAATTAATGTTATATTCTTCCATGAACTGACAAACAATATCTACTGCTGGTGTATAAATTCTATTAAGAGATGTTATTGGAAAATGAAAATAAGGCTTCATAAATGCTAATGACATTTCAATTTCTCTGTTAATATCATAAGCAGTAAATAATGTACGTTCATCAGTCATTCTTCCTTTACAATTTTGCCAAATTGTATTTGCATGCATATGTGAAGCTATAGTATGACGTCCTATACAATAACGATAAGACATCCACATACAGTCTTCTTCATAATCAGATAATGGATAATTATCTTGATATGCTAACCTTAATGAATACTCTGCAATCTGCTTGTGATGTGGTGATGCATCTTTTAATAATTTTCCATTAATTTTTGTTTCACCAGTTTTTGTATCAATTGTAACTTTCATGCTTCTCCAGTATTTTCTTTAAAATTACCTAAAATAATATAAACTTCTTTAGCAGTTCCTTCATCAATATCTTCAGATTCACCATCTACATGTGACCAACCTAAATCCAATTCACCGTCATAAGGCAAACAATTAGGCATAATTATTTCTATTTTAGCTTCAGGATTAAATTTTAAAAGATCTTTTATTTTCATAATATTTAATAATATTAATTCAACAATACTTAATATAATATAGTCAAATATTAAATAAAATACAATAGAAGGATAATATTATCCTTCTATTATAATCTCAGTTTTATATATTGTTGATAATGAATAATGTTCGCCTCTCATAAATTCTTCAGTCTCATATTGTATATTATCAATTTCTTCTTCAGACGTTCCAATATATGTTTGTATAACATCAGAATAATATGGATCTATTGCAATATATCTAACTTTCCTCTTCATTTCTGTCTTACTTGAACATTAATGTTCTTTTTAGCTTCAGATATACGTCTATTTGCTTCATCTTGAATTGATAATGCATTATTAAGACCGTTTATTTTTTCTTCATAAACTGTAATTTTTGTGTTAAGCACAATTATAGAATCATTTAACACTTTAATAGTAGAATCCATTTTTTGTACATATTCAGTATGATTCTTTTCGGATTCTTCAAACTTTGTTGAATTTGTACAAGATGATGTACATTTAGACATTCCAAACAATAACAAAATTACTATAACAATTATTTGCCAATTTTTCTTTATAAATTCCATGATATTATTTTCTTTTTTTAAAAATATAATTTAATATAGTTTATTTATAATTATTTTTAATTAATATTAATTTAATTATAATATAAATGCAACAATTAATCATTAAACAAAATAATCAAGTAACAACAGAAAGTAATTGTAATACTATTTGGAAATTATATGATTTAAATTTAAATAATAATTTATCTAATAGTTTACTAGAAGGCAGATTACATATTACAGGTGGTTATGAACATCATATTACTTATTTACAACATAGGTATCCTGGGTTTTATGTTCATTCAGATAAATTTTATGTGTATTTTAAAGATCCTGAAGTATTAAGAATATGTAATGCAAATTTTTCTACTGACGGTAATGGTTGTACAGAACAAGATATACTTAAAGTTAAATTTGCAAATGGACAATCCGCTGAAAATTTTAACCCAGAAGATTATATATTTAGAAATAATACAAAAATTAAATCATTTGATGAATTTTATTTATTTTCAAATATTACAACATTACCTAATGAAATGTTTGCAGGATGTACAAATTTAAAATCTATTAATGCAACACAAATAAATACTTACCAAGGTAATGGTATGTCATATAGTGGTACATTTAGAAATTGTAGTTCATTAGAAAAAATATATATGCCAAAAATAACTGAGATTGGTACTAGTATGTTTAATATGTGTACTTCATTAAAATACGCGGTATTTCCATTAGTAAGGAGTTTTGGACGTGGTGATTATGTATTTAATGGGTCAAATAATTTACAATATATATATCTTGGCAAATTTATTAGTACAGATGGAGGCGATACATGGCATAGAACAGTAATGTTTTGTGGGTTAACAGGTTTAAAGGTATTAGATCTTGGTGATCAATATACTATATATGGACCTTGGCAATGTTGGAATTGTACTAATTTAAAAGCTATTATTATTAGAACACCAGATACAGTTCCACAAATGCAACAATCATCTACTGAAGTAATTAAACCTATATCTGAAGATAATGGAGATTCGTATAAAAATGCATGGGGAAATACTAATGTTAAATTTTTTGTACCAGACGAAATGTTAAGTCAATATAAATCAGATACAAAATGGGCTCCAATGAAAGATTATACATATGCATTAAGCACATTTGTTTTATCTGATTATATAGATTTTGAAATTCCAGAAATAGGTGATTTATATTCAACATAAACAACATAAAGGAACAATTAATTGTTCCTTTATTTATTTAGTTATTTTCAATATAAGCTTTTATTAAATTTTGAATTTTTGTAAAATTACGTCTTTCATTAAACCAAAACATTCCTCCTGGATTATAACTAAAATGATTTAACTTACAACGTGGCTTACCTGTTTTATTATATCCATATTCACCTTTAATGTCAAAAAAACTCCATTTTGGAAATTCTAAATGTATTCTTTCTGGAAATTGAATAACTGCATTAGGTTCTTTTGTAATATTTTCAGTAATAAATTTCTTTAACTCAGGCAATAAGAAAATAATTGCCTCATCACAGCAACCAAGATATAAATCTGGAAACTTATCAAAAATTTCATTCTCTTTAGGATTATCTGGTATATTTATATCAATTACTTCAAGAAAACAATCTCTATAATCCCAATCGTAAGGTGTAACATATTCTCCTTTTGGTTTTACTGTGATATCATTAAGCTTCTTTCTTAATTGAACTATAGAACGTCCTTTATATTCAAACCAACGATTAAATGTGCCATGCCCAATTACATTAATTCTTTTATATTTATCAAATGTAACTTCATAATCTTCAATTTCTTCACGATTCCAATCGTTTAAAATCTTTACTCGAATATAGTTTCTATATTTATTTTCTTCCATAATCAATTATTATTGTGATATTCATAATTTGCCCAAAATGCTTCACAATGATTGCAATCGCCACCACACAATCCTTCAGAACGTTCACAAATTTCCTCTAATGCTTCATCACTAAGTACGTATGCCATAATATTTAAATTTTATTAATGAATTTTTTCTATATTATTTCTAAGCCATTCAATTGTCTTAATTGCCATTTCTTTACGACCATCTTTATCACGTCTATTATATGTAGATGTTCCAAAATATTCATCATGCGAATTCATATATGCAAGAGTCATATAATATAATGTATTCTTTGTAATAGAATCTACATCATATTCATTAATATCATTTATAAATTTTGCAAGCCAATTACAAGCATCATTTGCTAAATCCTTCATTTCAGGAATATCTACAAAACTGAAATCATCTAAATCTTGAATGAAATCCCACTTCTTAGGTTTCTCAAAACGAAGATAATCATAAATAGTATAAAAAAGATCCTCGTTACAATTAAAAAGTTCAGCTATATAATGCATATTTAAACTAATTTAAGTACTTTACAAATATTGAATAACTCTTCCTTACTTACATATTCAGGAGATACCCAAATTTTTCCAACTTCAACTCGTTTACTTGACTTACATTGTCCATCATAAACATAATCAACAGCATCTATACAAAACTTAATTTTATTAGGAGCTTCCATGTGGCATCCAATAATCATTCCTCTTCGTGTATTTGATTTATTTGAATGAAAGTATTCAACATCTGTACCAGAACTACCACTACGATATCCATTGCATAAATGTATCTTGCAATAGTTAATAATCAAATTTAAATATTCCTGCTTGCTCATACTTCAACTTCCTTCATTTCAATTCCATAAATCTTATATTCACCAGGATCGCCTCCCCATCTAGTATCCTTATATATAATATTATTTAAAACTGTTGATGCCCCCTTCTTACCTTTGAAAACTCTTGCATAATAAATATCTGGTGTCCAAACAAAATATGTATCACCCTGACGAAGATATTGTCCTGTCTTAAGATTTTTAATAATATACTTCATAATTACATAAATTTGAATTTTTTAAATTATATCCTATATTCATTTATATATTAAATATAGTACATAATTTAAAAAATTCAAATATTATATAAAATTTAATCTACATTATCTTCTTCATCATATTCAAGTTTTCTATTAATAAACATATTATAATGACATCCTGGATATAACTCCTGACCAATTGAATGATAATCAGATGGACCACTTGGCATTAGTCTTTCAAATTCTTCAACCCATTCATTAAATGAATCTTGTCCATATTTCTCTTCATAATCATAAATTGATTCTTCATCAATATTGAAATCATCCAAGTCTGATTCATAAACTTCGTATGGCGCATCATATGCTTTATAAACAGAATAGTAAACAATTTTCTTCAAATTTGGCGCAGCATCAAACAGTTTTTTACAATGATCTAATAATTCTTTATCATCATTATTTTCCTTTGTTGTCTTTGTTTTAATTTTCTTATTAATTAATCCTTTATATTTAGGATCAATATTCTTCATAAGTTTAACTGATATTCTTTCAAAGTCCTTATGAATACTATCTACAATATCAGGAATATCTTTATATATGCCTACATCAATATCATTAACACCAGGATACTTCTCATGAATATCATTATAAATTTCCTTTGAACTTTCAAGATATTCATTTTTTACAGATTCAAGTTTATCAAATACTTCGTTATAAATATTAATTATTTTATTTTCAAATGCTTGTGCCATCAATTTATAATTTGTACGATAAGCAGTCTTAGCATATTTAACAGTATCTTTATAAGAACCTAATGAATTATACATTTCACGAGTCTTATTAAGATCCTTTAGATAACCAGTAAATCCTTCAGTTATTGTAAAACATTTTCGTCCATATAATAGACAAACATTATAGCAATTATAATATGGAGATAATGTTATTCTATATTTGCCATCATAATCTTTTCTTAAATATGCGCATTTACATTTTTTTACATATTCCTCAACAAGCTTTTCTGTACTTTCTGAAAGCTTAATCATTCCGAATATATCATTAAATGTAACTGTTTGATTTTCAATATATAATGCTAACCATAAATCAAAAACTTCTGTTGGCTTAAGATGTACAGACTTACAATTCTTAATAAATTCATTATCATTAATTATTGAAAGATTATCATTATATGTTTTTACTCCATATTCGCTTACTTTCTTTGCATAATTTTCAAGCTTATTAGCAAACTCATTTAATGAATGTTTATTCTTATAAGGTGTACTTAAAATTGGCTTACCATTAAATCCTACTGAATAATACTTATCAAGAAACTCAAATTCATCAAGCCACTTATTATGATAATCACCAGAATCACTTAATCTAAAATGAACACCAAGTTCAGAATTATTTACAATATCTTTACCATCAATATATATTCTGCAGCCACCATGATCTATGTCTTCACAAAATATTTTTGATATTTCATATGTATATTGACGATCTATATATTCAGTAAATCCATATTGTGGCTTATCATATTTCTTACGAACATCATGATGTGAAAATTCTCCAGAAATTCTATAAACCAAACATTCTCCATATTTAGATACTTTAGCTACCGCAACTTCAAGATGGTCATAGCCAGACTTTTTAATCTTATCTAAAGGCAATGTATCTTTATCTTTATATGTTGACATACATGGAATGATTCGCCATCCACATCCTTCAGGAAACTCTACACCAAAACACTCTTTAATGTCTGTAAACCAATATTCATTCTTAAAATATCCTTTTGGATCTCTATAATTCTCAGAAAGCCAATCATTCATCTTACAAATTGGCATATCAAATAATTCGTCTATAGTCATATTAATATCCTGCTTTCTTTAAGTTAATCTTAATATTACCAATTGAAATATACCAAAAGAACCATGAAAAATTCAATTCCCAAGACATTGATGCTGTATTTGTTTTATGCATCCAATTAAAACTGATTGAAGGTGTAATACAAAAACATTCAATCAAATAACCACAATTAAAATAATCTTTCATATTTATAATTTTAATCCACCAAAATGAATACCATCACTATCAACATGAATACCACCACCTAAGCCGTATCCAAACTTAACTCCCTCATGATTAAGATAGATGCCAAATCCCTTATTATCTTTCTCTTCTTTTTTCTTATCGTAACTCATAATTAATATCTTTAAGTTCTTTAACTGTCATACTAATTTAAATTCTTTACATTCACCTATTTTTACATCAGGAAAATCTGTAGGTACAAGTGTTATCATAAATCCATCATTATGTTTTAACCATACTTTTAATTTATCATCCCAAATAGGTGGCATTCTATAACAAAGATACACTCTGCTATTAAAATAATCACTATTTGTTGCTTCCCTGCATATCCAGATTTTAGTAAAATCTCTTTTCATTAAATATTCAAAATGTCAAATAAATAATCAGGTTCCAAACCAAGATATTCCATAAGAATATTGTCTGCTTCAAATGGATCTTCCAACGATATAATTTCATCTCTGGTCTCATTAAATAGGTCACGTGCTTCCTGTTCAGACATTCCATCACGTTCCATTAAAATCTTAATAATTCTATTCATATTTAACTAATTTAATGTATCATACTAAATATTAAATTTATTCAATATCTCTTGATTCGTAACCACAATTATTGCATATATATAAATCACAAAACATACCACATTTAATGTAAACATTATCAGATTTACATCGTGGACATATCACTTTATCATTTTCTTTATTATATATCATTTTCATATTTATAATATAGTTTGTTTTTCTTATTATTTCATTAATCATAATTTTATTTTTTATTATTAATTATTAAAGATATAAAATTTTTGTTAATATGAAATCACTAAATAATTATATTTTAGAATCAAAAGATATAAATGAACCTAAAGAATCTGGACAAATTATATCATTAGAAGGAATTAATGAAGAATTAATTTCAAAAATAAATAACTTAAAAGATAATCCAATTTATGAATGCTGTGGATGTGGATGCTGTTGTGATGATACACCATGCGATGGCTGTACTAAATGCTGTGAGCCTAAATCATTTGGATTTACATCAGAATATCAAGTTATTGATAGATTATCATGTATACCTGTTGTAGATGACTTATATGCAATTCATTGGCAATTTGGAAATAAGTTTATGTTCCATCCAGAAGATGAACCTAAAATAAAAGAACCTTTATATTTCAATGGTTCTATAGAATATTCTGTACCAAGAATACATAAAGAATTAACAATAGGTGAATTAGATAATGCAATAGTTCCATTTAATAAGTCTAAAAAATTATATGACTTTATTAAAGATCTTTGTACATCATATGATATGAATTATCCTGTTGTTTTAGAACATTGTGGTAAAGTACAATTATTCTTCGTTAAGTCAACTGGAGATAATAAGATTGAAGGATCAATCAAAGATTCATTAACTGAAGTTGCTAAAGTATTAGGCAAACTTGATGATAAATCAGAAATAACATGGTCACAAGTATTAAATGTATCTATTGATAATATAGATGATTTATATTACTTCTTAATTACTTGCACTGTTGATATGTCAAAATTTAATAAGTAATGAAACAATTAATTACATATATAAAAGAATCATTATGTATATTAGAAAATCTAAAACCTGATATACAGAAGTTTGTTCAAAACGTTTATAACGCTGAATTAAAATTAATTCAGAACAATAAGATAGAACCTATTGAGTTTGATGTCAAAAAATTAAATAAACCTGAACATGAATTCTTATATGACAATTATTATAATGATAAAACATTTAAGATGATAATTGATAATAAGATTTTTGGTTTTGTTGTAATTAGTCAGATGTTAAAACAAGTTAAGCAGTATCTTATTGATGAAGATAAAGAATTAAAACCAGATGCTTATCCTTATTGGTATCAAGGTGATAAAGGAATATATTGTATAGGTATGTTATTATATGATAAAAACATTGTTTATAAAGAAAATTATCTAACATTATGTGCGATTGAATCTGCATTATTTGTAAAGAATTCTCAGGATTTAAATAAAGCTATATTAAATGACTTTATAAAGGAAGTTCCTAAGATGGGTCAATATGAAGGCATAGCTATCAAACCATTACATCCTAAAATGAAAGCACAAATTATAAAAATAGGTTTTAGAATAGATACAGAATCTGAAAATAAAGATATATTAATTTATAAAGTATGAAATCTCTTAAAAACTTTATATATGAAAACAGAATAAATGAGGATGTTGATGAAAATTTATTTTGGCTTTTAGATAAATGGTTTGAAAGAAACGAAAATCAAAAGTCAGAATTTATTGAGATAATTGTCAAATGTAAGCAAAATGGAGATAAAGTATCTATAGATAATCTTAAGAAACTATTACATAATACTGAATTAAAAAAAGATTTAAAAGAATTCATTAATTTCTTAAGTAATGATTTAGAACCTCATAATAATAAAGATTATTTATATGAATTAAAACAAGTTATAGAAATAGTAATAGGTAAAAAAGAAAAGAATAAATATTTAGATGAAAACTAAATAACTAAGAAACTAATCATAAATAATAAAAGAGGAGAATTATTTCTCCTCTTTATTTATAAAATCTTTTGTATATATATTAAATATTGATTTAATACCAGGCTTAGGTTCATATGAATATCCTAAGTCTTCAGCAATATGACTAAATATAAAATTAACTAATAATGATCCATCACAATACTCAGGCTTAATTGCTTCTAAACATTCATTCATTAAATCTCTATACTTCTGAGGATCATTCTCAAGTTCATTAATCTTATTTAAGAAATCCTTTTCATCCTTAAGATAAAGATACTCAGGAAGATCTAATAAATGATAACAATCATACTCAGGATGTATGAATGGAATCAATCCTAATGTAATTGCTTCCCATGGCTTAAATGTTACAAATCCTGGTGCTTGTGAATAAACTAATGTATATTTAGCTCCATCAATTTCCTTTCCTAAATTAATAATCAACTTATTTTGTATAGATGGATATTGATCATATATTTCAGAATCCCATACTCCATAGATTTTTGTATTTTCAAATTTTGTTCCCTTAAAATTATCTATAACATATTTTTTATATGTTGGCAAACGAGAACTATTATTTCCAGGGCAATTAATCTTTCCAGTACCACATCCATTTGATAATACAATAACAGGTTCCTCTTTACTGTTTAATTTAGCATCTATATTAATTCTGTCCTTCCAATTTTCTTCCAAACCCATTAACATAAGTTTTTCCAAATGAGAAAATATTGCCTTATGTTTTGTCTTCTTCATAGTCCAATCAGTTTCTGACTGAATATGAGGTACAGTAGTTTCAAATGTATCATTAATCTGTGTGAATATTATTCGTTCTCGGTTATAGAAATCCTTAGCATTAATTGTTATATATCGTGCATCCTCAGCTAATGTATATACAGGACAACCCAAATGATTTAGTGTATAGATAATAGGTGCAGTATAATTCTTAAAACAAATTAATGGACTATAGAAATTGCCATCAGCTTTCTTTAAGAATCCTTGAATATTAATATTTGAACACATCCCAACAAATACCAATCCAAAATCAACTTTAATGTTATTATTTGTAAAATAATCTACAATTGATTGATAATTAAAATCCTTTTTTGCTTCTGAACCCCATGCAGTAAATACATTATGATTAGGAAATAATCTATCATAATCTTCTTGAGAACATTTATGAAGTTCATTAGGTCCAATAAAATAAAAATTATACTCAGGACACATACGAGCCATTGCTGAATATAATATCAAATCAGCTCCACCACCAGTTTCAATTTTAATTCCTTTGATTTTTACTGATTTTCCAACTTTACCAATTACAACGTTTTTTCTTTCATTCATAATTATTTTGTTTTAATAAAATTCTTTAATTTATCAATATCTTTAGTTAATATAGTTTCTTTACATAATTCATACAATTCTTTGTGATATTTATCATTCTTTATAGGAATATGATCAATATCAGAATAACTATTCCATCTTATAATAATTCGTAACTTATTATTTTTATCTACTCTTAATGTTATCCCATCCCTATATTTTAAATATAGATTAACGTGCATTAGACTTTCAACTTCATCATCAATAAATGAAGAATTATCTATTGATTTTACATCAACAAAAAAAGTACAATACATTAAACAAGCTATACCTAAATTATGAAGCTTAATTTGGAAAACCATATCAACATCTTCATGTTCATATTTTTTGTTTGTAAATTTTATTCCACTTTCAATTATTCTTTTAATATTAAATAATCCAAATTGACCTAAGTTATTTACTTTATTAATATTAATCTTATTTGGCGTATAGAATCCTAATGCAAATGATTTAACTGTAGTCAAATATGATACATTAAGTTCATTCATTTGTCTATCACATTCTTCACATAATTCTTTAATTTCTATATTAATGCCTTTATATCCCTTTCCTGATTTTAACATATATCCTTCTTGTAATTTTCTACCAAATGAATATATGTCATCATCAATTAAAAAAGTTTTTTCATATCCTTTATTATATAGATATTCAAATATATATTGTTTCTTATCTCCTAATGTATTACAATCTGTCTTAATAAGATTAATATTATTATAAACATTATATTCTTTTATATTTTCATCACTATTAGATAAAAACACATAAACATCAAATACATCTTTTATATCACTATTATTAAGATACTTTAAAAGATTTTTATATCTATGCTTATATGAAGGTATTGATATTGCAGTTTTCATCATATATGCATATTATTATAATTATGATTAATAAATTTAATTTCTACGTTATGCTTAGGTTCATATTCAAATCCCAAGTCTTTAGCAATTTCTGTCATCATAAAATTATTGATATATGAACCATCTCTATCTTCTTTTGTAATACAATCCATACATTGATTAATAATAGAAAGATATAATTCATTATTATTATCTAATTCAATAACTTTATTCTTTAAGTCTTCAGGATCTTTAACATAAACATAATCAGGTAATCCAAGAATATGTTCAGGATCATAATCTGGATGTATAAACGGAACAATTCCATTTGCAATCATTTCCCATGGCTTAACTGTAACAAAATTCTTTATTTGAGAATAAACTAATGAATATCTTGCATCCTTTAATATATCATCTAATTGAATCATTGGTTTATCTTCAAAATTATTAGGATATTTTTCATATATGTCTTCTGTCCATTTTCCGTATATCTTAGACTTATTATAAATAGTATCTTTAAAATTATCTATAATATATTCTTTATAACCAGGAAAACGTCCATTCTTAATAGTTACATTTGAATTAATTGCTTTTGTTCCATTTCCATGTGATATAACTAATAAATGATTTTCTTTAGGAGAATTCAATTTCCTATTTAAATCAATTCTATCTCTCCAATTATCAGGCATTCCAATAAGATCAATTCTTTCAATATGAGCATAAACACAATCTATCATATCAGTTGTCAAATCAAAATCTGTCATTGATTTGATATGAGTAATTGTTTCCAATTTATAATTAGCTTGTGTAAATACTTTACGTTCACGATTCCAAAGATCTCTAAAATTCAATAATACATTACGAGCATCATCAGCCATGCAATAAACTGGACATCCTAAATGATTTAATGTATAAACATAAGGAGCCATATAATTAATTTGAGATATTAATAACTTACGTTTTCCACCATCTTTCTTTGGATAAAAATCAGGTACACATACTGGTGAAGATCCTGCAGTATTAAGTAATGCAAAATCAATATTAATATTATTATCATTAAAATATTTTATGATTTTTGAAAAATCTTGTGATTTTCTCAAATCATTTGTCCAAGCTGAATATACATTATGATTTGGAAATATCTCATTATATTCTTCATCAGTTAATTTATGTAAATCAGTTGGTCCTATAAAATAAAAATTAAAATCAGGATTAAGTTGTGATAATAATGAATAAACCATCATATCAGTATCACATGCTGTTTGCGTACCTATTTTAATTCCTTTAAATTTGATTGTCAACCCAGGTCTTCCTATAACTATATTTTTTTTCATACTTATAATTTAATTAGTTTTAATTTCAAAATCTTCATATCCATCAGCTTCAATTGGTCTAAATTTTAAATTCTTATTTAACATAAGCCAATAAATAATATGTGATATATACATATGATTATTAACATCTTCATATTTTAATAATGCTTCATATCCATTTATAAAATCTTCTGCATTATCAAATCCATATCCACCACAATTAAATAAATTACTTACAACACGTTTTTCAATAATATTTGTAACAAAATTTTGATCATCAACAGATATATATGATTTATGCTGAGGATCAACAATTGGTGTTTTTTCCAAAGGATATACAAAAACAAAATTTCCTTTGTTTTTTCCATATAAGTCTATATCACAAGCATTATCTGCATCTTTAATAATAATTGGTCCTGTTATATTATTTGATTTTATTTCATTATATACAGTTTGTGCTTGTGAAGATGTAGGATTTAAAACTTTTGAAATAACAATGTCAATATCATCATATCTTTCTTCATTAAACTTTATATCTGATTTAATCTTTCTAATAATATTATATAGATATTCATGTTTTTTCAATATAATAAAATGAATTGCTTTAATAAATCTCATATCAGTTCTTAATAGAACTTCCATACAATTCATAATACCAGTTTCATTATTATATTGAAACTCTATAGGACATTTATCGTTATACTTTGGTGATAAATCCAACATTGGCATAATTAATGTATACTTTTCGTTTTTCATAACTCAACAAATGATGATAATATATTTAAAACAAAATCTCGTACAGATTCTTTCTTAACATAAGGCAATATACGAAGAATATTCATCAATTGCAATATATCATAATTATCTTTATAATAAATATTGTTTTCATTAAAATATGAATGAATTTTATTATCTATATAATCAAATATTATGTTAAGACGTACAATATCATATTCTTTAGTATACATAACAGTTGACCAAAAATATTTTGTATCCTGTCTTAATTTAACAATATCTTGTATAGGTGTTTCAATAAATGAATCTAAATAATCAATAAAATAAAACTTATTTGATGTGAAAAGAATATTTGAGAATGTTAAATCACCATGGCATATATTACATGGTAAATCTATTTTATTTGGTAAATTATTGAATTTCTTTTCACAATCATTAAGAATAACTTTTATTTTTTTATTATCTTTTGTTAATTTATTGTTTTCACAATTCTTTTTAACAGAATTGAACTTATCTATAAATATACTTTTATCTACAGATTTAATTTCACATTCGTCTAATTCTTTATTGATATAATCAATAAATGTTTCTATAAAATGATTAATATCTTCTGGAGAAGCGTTTTCAAAATAATCAATAAAATTTTTAGCATATACATAATCCATTAATATATATGCTTCATTATCATTTTTTATTAATTCATGAATTTTTGGATTAACTATAGATCCTCCTAAAGAATTATCATGTAACTGTTTATTACCTTGTAAATAAAGTCTATTTAAATATTTTGGATCTTTAGTAGATTTCTTAACGTAAAGTTTATCATCTATTTCTAAAATATCTATATTACAACCTGAATGACCTTTTATATCAATAGTCATATTTATCATACATATATTTATATATTTAATATAGTAATTGTAAATAAAATTATCAATGATATTATTACATAATTATTATTATTAAATATATAGATACAATATATAAATATATAAATCAAATTTATGTTAAAAAAATATTTTGCTTTATTTGAAACAGAGGCTTTATATAGTGAATTTTTAAATTCACAAGAATATATTACTCCTAATGTATCTTTAATTGAAGGATTAAGAAAACTTTATTTAAATCCTAAAGTTGAAAAGGTATTAATTATTAATGGAACAGTTCATAAGGAAAAGGTAATAAGATTAGCTGCTGGTGGAACTTATGAAATTTCTGGAGTTCATGAAGGACAAATTATTATTGACGCAAACACAAAACCTGATGCATGGACAACAATTAGATTAAATGGTGCAACTATATTATCTGATGAAGCTTATGGTATTTTATATGATTGCCCTTCATCAAATAACAAAGGATATCAAGGATTATATATAACTCTTGAAAAGGATTCTCATAACTTTATAATATGTAATAAAGAAAACATAGTAGAAGGAGATGAGACATATGCATCTATTGATTCTTGGAAAGACTTAACAGTTCAAGGTGTAGGTTATCTTGCTGTTTATAATAATGTCGCACATGGATTAAGAGGCGAAACTATGAATGTTGGCGGATCTCACGTATATGTTGACGTTGAACATGATGGTATACATGGTAATACAGTTAATGTTCTTGATGGTTTGTTCTACATACAGAATGCAAAAGATGGATTTGGAACAACAGACAATGGTAAGATCAATGTATTCGGTGGTGAATTTGAATTCATTAATGTTACGCAAGATCAATTTGATTCAAAACAGACAGGTTTGACAGTTCTTGATACTATTGTTGGCGCTAATATGGTTAGCTTAGACAACTTATATGAAGAAGGTACTGTTACTGCATATCCAACAAAAGAAGATTATGATGCAAAAACTAATGGAGTACAAATTAATATAGCAATAGAAACAACTATTAATTCAGGTACATTCTATAATGCTGATGAAAATGAAAATGTTGTTGCTTCATCAACTCCTGCTGGATATCTTACATGGGTATGGGATGATCCTGCAGAAGTATTATTTGATTCTCCTCAAGCATATATAATTAATGGTAATTATAATGTAGTTGAAGTAACAGGAAAAATTACACGTCCTATTGTTCGTCCTACTGATGCAATTACATTTATTGAACCTACATTCTCAAAGAAAGGTAAACTTAATGGTGGATATGACAACAAGTTAGATATCTATCTTAATGGCGCTGTAATTGTTACTGATGGTCATGCTCCTTCTATTGCTAATCTTCCTGATGCTGGTAGAGTTAAGATTACTGCTGTTAAAGATACAATTAATGCAATAATCAATAAAGATACAATCGAAAACGATTCAGAAGGCTCATATGATCACGATGCAATTAAATCAGAAAACAATGTAACTATAGAAGTAAAAGGTGGTTCAGTTCTTTACGTAACATCAGGTATTGGTGATGGTGTTGATGGTGGTGAAACAAGATTCATTGATTCTAAAGGTGCATTCGTTGTAACAAATTGTGGTCAACGTGGTGTTAAAGGTAATGCAATTGTAATTGGTCCAGATGCAATAATTAATGCATCAGTTATAGATAGCTATATAACAGATACTACAGATCCTGAATATACTACATTTGATGGTATATTTGTTGCAAAAGGAAATGTTGTTAATCATACTGTAGGACAAGGTGTTGCAACCGCAGAAGATCCTGAAGCAAAACAAACTGGTTTTGCTGATGTTTATGGAAGAAATGGTAAACATTCTAAAGGTATGTTCGGTACAACTGATACAGAACTTAAAGGTGTAGCAATTATAGGTTCTCTTGGTGCTGCAATAAGAATGGATGAAGGTAATGCTAAAAACTTATATGTAAATACATTATTGGGAGATGCATTAAATCCAGTACCAACAGTTCAGGAACAATATAAGGCAGTTCCTTATAATGATGATCCAATTGTATAAATAATATAATTAAATTAATTATGAAGTATATTAGAAATTTTAATGATCATTCTATTTATAATAATGTAATTAACGATGATTATTTAAATATAAATAAAAAAGTAGTTAGCTATTGTAAAAATGAACGACATATTCATATTAATCAATATAATCCTTTTCATAATGGGTATGAATATGTTGATCTTGGTTTACCAAGTGGAACAAAGTGGGCAAAAATGAATGTTGGTGCAACTTCTGAAAATGATTATGGTAATTTTTATCAATATGGAAGTGGTTCATTACAATATGCTGAAACATATAATAATTCTAGTATGACTAATCCTTATTATAGGGGAACAGAAAATCCACTTATATCATCATCAGATACAGCAAAACAAGTAATGGGTGGTCAATGGCATATACCAACAAAAGAACAATTTCAAGAATTAATCGATAATACAACAAATATTAGAATATATGATTTTGAAAATGGTATTAGTGGTCGTAAATTTATTGCTAATAATGGTAATTATATATATTTTCCTTATGGTGGTAGATGGAATGGCAATAATTATGAATTTAAGTCTGAAATTGGTTTATATTGGAGTTCAACACCTTATTCTAATAATAAGGCATATTATTTTAGTAGTGATTCTAGTAGTATAAGTATAAATAATAATTATCGTTATTACGGTTATTCTATACGTGGTGTAATTGGATATATAAATTAATAAATATATAAATTAATAAATTTATATAAAAATCAAAGGTACCATTAGGTACCTTTTTTGATTTGGATTCTCAAATAACTTGGTTACTGTATCTGCAATCACCTGTCCAGTATTATTCTTTTGAATCCAATTTAGTGTGGGTTTGTAAACGTCTTAAACGAACTTTAATCCTATTAACCAACTTAGGGATTTTTTAGTTTTCATTTACTTATTGTTTAACATTTAAAATTCATATTATATATACTTAATACTTGGTCGAATCTCTAATCTTCATTATGAAGTCCTCCATCGGTTTGTGGCGACGATTAGGGTTGTTTCGCCTTCACCCATAAGCCCAGTCTCGAAAAAATTTTTAAATTTAATTCGGTCGATCTCTTGCCATAGTTGTGGACTTTATTAATGTGGATTTAAAACCAAATATTGGGAAAACTTTCCACGAAAGGTACTACCTCATCAGTTAGTTTTTTGTTTGTATATATAAAATCCTTAAAAGGACACGGACGGATGTTTATTGTTCATTTAAATTTATATATTTCTACATTATTATATTACTTAATTATATTAAATTAATTCGGTCGATCTCTTGATTTACTATTCATATTGTTTATTATTTAATTAATTATTTATTGTATATATAATATAGTAACTAATTTATAAAATTCAAATATTATTTAAAAAAATTTAGAAAAATTTCATATTTTAATCAGTATATTCTGAAACAGACTTTCCATCCCAAGGAGTAGCAATATAGCCATCAACCTTTACATATTCATAATTAAGTACATTTCTTTTCTTAATTCGGAAACTACCTTTCATTGGAATAGGTTTCTTAGTGAAATCAGGCATACGTTCACCGTTCTGACCAAAGCCATCGTGTGTAATCCACTTCTTAGGAATCTCCTCAAGCCAAACTGACTTCTCTGTTGTACGAGTAACACGAACAAAATGTGGATAACATGCACTGTAATTATAACAGTAAACTAAAATATCGCCAACTTTCATAATTAAATATTTGTGAGATTCAAACGTAATGTAATGTAACCAATAACTCCCATATAGTTTTCTTTAAGAAACTCCTGATTCTTATCGTTAAGAGCAGTCATACAGTTTAGAAATTCCTGGAGAACTGAAATTGGATAATCAACAATCTTAAGCATTTCTTTATACAGTTCCTCAGAATTATCCTTTTTGTCAGCAATTGATGCAAAAACATCAATCATCTTTTCAGTGTCTTTAGAAGTATATTTCAGCATATTTATTTAATTAAAATATTTATTTGTTTGATTACAAATATAATATAGTACTTTAATTAAAAAATTAAATAATATTAGAAAAAATTATGCTAATTTTCTAAAATTGCATTATATGAAAATTTTTAAGAAAAAAAATAAAGGTAGCTTATTTGCTACCTTCATCTAATTTTTGAAATTGTTTAACAGTATATGTTATCATTCTATACATACCCTCTTTAATATCGACTTTAGGCTGCCAATTATATCTTGCTAAAGCATGTGTATTATCACATAATGAAAATTTATTTACTTCATGATCCAATACTTTAGGTTTAATTGAATATGCACCTTCATATAGTTGTGGATATTTTTTCCAATAGTTTTTCTCATCTAAATATTTAGCTTCTATATTTTTTCCAAATATTTCTTTAGCTATATTGAATATATCATTAACTGAATATGATTTATTTGTTGAACAATTTACAACATCAAATCCTTTACAGTTTTGAACCTTTTCAAGTAAATCAGTTAAATCATCTACATATATATAATCTCTTGATTGTTTGCCATTTGAATAAAATTCAGGAATTCTATCATAATAAAGTTCACGAATAAGATATCCAACAAATGGTGGTTGTTTACGAAGACAATCAACATGAGGCCCATATACATTTGCGAAACGAACACAACATACATTCATCCCATAAGTATCACAATATGATTGAGCAAATCTTTCAGCACAATATTTTGTATTTGGATATATTAATGTTGGTAATGAATTAAATTCTTCACGTGTTGGAAAACCTTTTACATTTTCATATATAGCATTAGTAGATGCTTGTATAACACATTTTACTCCATATATTCTAGAAAGTTCCAATATATTTACAAATCCATTTATATTTACATCTACAGCTTCACATGGATCTGATTGACAGTCTGGAAGTGGTGCAATACCTGCAATATTATATACATAATCAAAATGTTTCTTCTTAAATATAGATTCTAAAAAAATACGATCTCTAATATCTATATCTTTTACAGAATCTCTAATATCTTCATCTTCAAATATTAAATTATCTTCATGTCCATAAGAAAAATTATCTATTAACGTTAAATTATGATCTTCTTTAATGAACTTATAAGCCAATTGAGACCCAATAAATCCTGCAGCTCCAGTTATTAAAATATTACTCATATTATTTTTTTAATTTATTTACATCTATATAGTTAATTCCTGCATCATAAGCTGCAAGACATCCTGTATCAGAATCTTCAAAAACTATGGCGCTTTCTCTATTTACTTTTAATAATTCTAATGCTTTTTTATATACTTCAGGATTTGGCTTACCATATTTAACATCTTCTCCTGTTATAATTACATCAAAATATTCGCCAATACAAAAATAATTCAATACATTATAAAGATTTTCTTTAGATGCTGTTGAAGCTATACAAGTCTTAATGCCTATTGATTTTGCATATATAATGAATTTCATTAATGTTTCATTAAGTTCCAACCATGAAAAGAAACTTGGATATGATTCTTTTTTTTCTTTCTTAATATTATCTCTTATTTCATCAGGAACATTTAATTTATCACAAAGACTATCAAACCTTAGTCCAAAGTACTCTTCATACTGTTCTTTAGATAATTTAATTCCATAATTATTAAATACTAACTTATAAGCAAAATAATTTGCCATAAACGTATTTACTAATGTTCCATCAAAATCTGTTATAATCGCATCTATTCGTCCCATATATTTCTATCGTAATTATAATTCTCTAAATCGTATGGAGTTCCAAATGACCAATAATGATCATAATGAAAATTCATATCATACACTTCTATATCTTTATGTATTATATCTATAATATAGTTAATAACTAATGATAAATATAATTCTTTAGTATGAATTTTCTGTTGTTCAAAGTCTTCAATATATTTCTTTGCAGCTTTTTTGAAATTCTTACCTAAACCTAAATAATAACATCCACCTAATGCATAATTAGATATTGGATTTTTTTCAACAATAAATGTTCCAGTATTTTTTGTTAAACCTGGATTAACAAAACTATATATAGGATTTTTTGAATAAAAGGACATCACTAATGGTTGTTCAGAATTTGTCATACGTCTATGCATTAATTTATAATCATATTCTCTACAATCAAACTGGATATCACAATCTATTGAAACTAAACAGTCTTCATCATCAATATAATCTTTAGCAATCATAATGGTTTCTAACGCACCTCTTGTAGTCTTATCTACAGCCAATATGTTTGCATTTGGATAATACATTTTTATTTTCTTATCAATCTCATATTCTGAAATGAATTCACTTCTAACAATAAATGTATATTTTGTTTCTGGGAGATTTTCCTGTGTACAATAATAATTAAGACTACTTAACGCACGTCTGAATAATTCAATTCCTTCAACTTTTATTAATGGCTTAGGTATTGTATATCCTGCATCTTTAAAACGAGAACCTTCTCCAGCCATTGCCATTATAATATGTAATGATCTCATATTTTAATATATATTATATTCAACTTTCTAAATATTTAAAATGACGTTCATAAACATGTAAACTACCGACATTCCAAATAATATGGTCACATATTATTTTTCTATTTAAAGCATTTTTATCTGCTAATTTTTCTGCTAACATTAATTGAACATTCTGATGCCATAATGCATCATTGTCAAAACCAAATACAGCATCGTTACTTCTCATATAAACAATATACTTTAAATGTGTTTGATTATCTTTATCTTCATTTAAGAAACATTGTACAGCATAAGTACAACAGAAATCATGCATACCACCTTTACAATATTCTTCTTGCATACTTGGACGATTATATATCATACAAGCTTCTCGTGTATGTGGATCATTCAATAACTTCATAAAACAGTTATCAAACTGATTTCCATTTTCTTTTGACCAAATCATCCATCCATAATTTGAATTGATAAGTCCTTCTGGTGTTGCACAAGCTTTCCACATCTTTGGAGCTCCACCAGATATATCATTAACATTCAGACTTTGTGACTTATACCATTCAAATTCTTTATTAAAATAATCATAATTAGGTTCACGAATAATCCATGGCTTATCAACCTCAAACTGAACATTCTGTAGCTCTATTGTTTTTGATTGCTGAACTTTATTTCCTATAATACGAAAATCTTTTTGAGCATATTTTTGAATGAATTCATTTTTAATATCTTCGGTATTTAACATATATTATTTATTATTTATTTTTTCTTTTTTATTGTAAATGAAATCAAATGCATCTTGATATATATCTTCTTTATTTCTAAATTTATCGCCATCATTAATATATATCAGTTTCTTATTAAGTTTAGATTTATTGAATATTTCTTCAAATCTTCTAACTTCAGCGCCTATTGCATTAATATTTCCTTTTGATAATGATTTATTATCTTCATTCTTTAAAAGTAATGTTTCTGATGTTGATAATAATTGAATGTAATATACTTCTATATTATATTTCAAATATATATCATCTATTTCATTAATGATATCTAATGCATCTTTATCAGATATTCCTCTATATAAGCATCCATATACATATTCTCCATAATGACTTCTATTTAAGATTACTGCATCAGTATCATATACTTTATTGACTATTGCATATGCATAACCTCTAAATAAAGTATTTTGAATATATTTGTTCTCTGGTTTTGTATAATGAATGTTTGTTACTGTTAGAAAATTTTCAGATAATCTTTGAATTAATGAATCTTTTCCACAATTATCTGGTCCTTCGATAATAATTAATTTCATTAAATAATTTAATCATATATATTTATGTTTAAGTTAATAAATTATTTTTATATAAAATAGAACATTTTTTAAAAATAGTTAACATTAATCAATATGAATATTGAACAAAAATTTAATTATAGAGATCCTATCGCTATATCTGAAGTATATGAAAATCTAGATAAAGTTCGTAAAGAACGTAAGGAAAAAGAAATATTAGAAGCCAAACAACAGAAAGAAGACGACGCATATTTCTTTAAGAATATACTTTTCTTTACAAACGATAGAGATTCAAAATCAAATAAGACATTAAAAAATCTCGAAGATGCAGTCAAAGGCAAAAATGTAACTATATACCCATTCGTTGCTGAAGAAATTGATTATAAAGCTACTGATGATAAAATAGTATTTAATGATAATAAAAACAAATATAAGATAACAGAACAATCTAATATTGATACTATTGTCATAACTCGTCTTGGTATTCAAGAATCTGAAGAATGCATGGAACTTATTAAAGAACTTCAAGACTGGGGATTCTTTGTCATCAATCCTGTACAGTCTGCAAAGAAAGCTTCAAATAAGTATACATCTGCTGTATTAATGGAACGTTATGAAATTCCACAGCCTAAGTTTACATTGATATCTAAGAATGATATTAAAGATGGTGAAGAATCATTAAATAAGAAACTTAAGACAATATATAAAGAAGTTGGTAAAGACAAAGACAAAGATAAAGAATTAGAATATGTTGTTAAGATTCTTGATGGACATGGTGGAACTGGTGTAACAATGCAGACAGGTAAGACATTATTATCTATGCTTCAGATGGCATTTGCTGTAGATGAAGAACTTGAATTATTAGTACAGAAGAAAGAAGAAGCAGATGGTGGAGATATTCGTGTTCATGTCTTAACTATGAGAACTGAACAGAAGATACTTGCTGCTATGAAACGTGTTAAGATTGGTGGTGACTTCCGTTCAAATGTATCTTTGGGTGCTACTGCAGAAAAGGTAGAATTGACTAAAGAACAAGAAGAAATTGCACTTAAGGTTGCAAAAATTTCTGGTATGCCTTGGTGTGCTGTAGATATCATGCCATTAGTAAAAGGATCAAATCCTGAAATTGGAGATAATGTAGTATTAGAGTATAATGCATCTCCAGGTACTGACGGAATATCTGAAGTAATAGAAGATAACTTTATGAAGATATTACTAGATAATATAAATGATATCAACCAATTAGTACTTGCACCTAAAGCAATAGGCTATCTTGAAAATGTAACATTTACAATGGATAATGATGAAGAATTTACAATGGAAGCTAAACTTGATACTGGTAATGGTGCTAAAGCTTCTACTATAGGATGTGACGAATTAACTTATAGAGGAGATACAATCGTTGCTACTATTGAAGGTAAGAAATATAATTTTACAAAACATGGTGAATCAAATGCTATTGTTGGCCAAGTAACAGAAACAAGAAATACTGTATTAGTACCTTGTATTCAGATTGGTTCTCGTAAATTACTTGATGTTGAATTTGCTTTGGTTGATAATAGAAAGAAGAAACAAAAAATATTGTTGAACAGAGACATAATGAGTAAGATGGGTTATCTTATTAGTCCTGCAAAGAAGCATGTACTTGAAGATGATCTAGCTTGGGATTTTGAACAACAAAAAATTAAAGCAGAACAAGAAAAAAAATAATATAAAATAATTTTATAAAAGATAATAAATCATAAGTATGAAAAAACTTAAGATATACTTAGAGGAATTATTTGCAACGCCAGCGACAACAATAGGCATGGGTAATGTATCTATGCCAGCTGAACCTAATGTACAAGGTGGTTCTGGAGATGTTCCTGCATGTCCTCAATGTTTAGATATTAAGACTGGTAAGATTTATAAAAGAAAAAAGAAATTTAAAAGATATAAGATAATATGAAAAAACAATTAATGATATTAATATTTGGATTGTTTTTTGGAATTATAATTGGTGTAAATATTCCAAAAGCTGAAGCAACACAACCCAATACAACTGAAATTATGGAAATGCAATCAGGCCAATCTGTTAATGGAAGATTTCAATGGGAAAGCGTTGTAGTTAATGGAAAACGATTAGTTGTATTTAGTACAACTGATGGTGAAAATACTGATATAGAATTATTTTGGTAAAATAAAAGGGTAACTCAATGTTACCCTTATATTTTTCATTTCTTTATGACAGCCATAGAAGAACTTCCACTTGTAAACACAACATATTTCTGTCCTTCTACATATATCGTCTGTGCATTGCAGACGTTTGACTGTGTATTCTGAACATCCATTACAATAGGAACCGGTTTTGCATAAGATTTAGTACTTGAAGCGCAAAGTGCAAATCCCATGACACAGCCAATTAAATATGCAATAGTTAACATCCCAATAAAAGCATAAAATCTAATTCTTTTCATAGTTTATATTTTTTTAAAAACTTTCAATTTTTACAGGTTCATCTTCCCAAGTTAATTTTCTACCAAGTAGCTTCTCAATTGATCCTTTTGGCAAATATATCCATGATGGTAGATATCCTGTCTTAGGAGCAGTTCTAGGATCGTGGTATTCAATCCAATGATCATATTCTAAAACTGTATCATTAAATGATATTACTTTTCTTACTTCTTTAAGATGTTCTTGATGAACATTCATATCATATTTTCTATGATACAGACTTGGTGAAAATCTTTGAAATCCTTCTTCATTCGATGTTATTCTTTCATCACCATTTGAGTCGACAGCAACCCATACAAAACGCGGATTATTCATTTTTAAACTTTAATGATATTTTGTTAGTTAAATTAATAGCAAGTTTAGCATCATTAAATTCCCCATATAATGAAAGGTAGTTTGCACAGTCCATCATAATATTATTTAATGCTAATAATGCATCTTTAGTATATTCAGTTTTATCTATAAGAATCATTTCATACAATTTATTTGTTTCCAATAATTTTGTATGCATTTCTTTTACTTTATAAACAGGAATGATTAACTTTAATAAATATAGTAAATCACTTTTATCTTTATTAATGTCTTCCCAAATAATCTTATCCATAAATTTAGAATATTAATGTTTTAACATCTACTAAATATTTAATAAATTCAGATAAAAAAAATCCTGTACAAAAGAAACATATTAATCTAATAATAGAAAATATAATTGCACGTTTATGTTTATATGATTTAATTAACTTAATTTCATAATTAGCTAATAAAATACCAATTATTAATAGAAATATTGATATAAATAAATTAATCATAATCTTTCAAAATATTTTGTCCAACTATATTCATAAAATGATTGTTCTTTATTTTTTGAGTCATTAACAGTAAACCAAACAATATCATTCATTCGGTTTTCATTTAATGTATATCTAAATCCCTCATAGAATGTTCCTCTATCAGGTGTCTTAACACATTTTACTTCAATTCTTTGTAACATAATTAATCAAACATTTTAGCTGCACGACTATTCATATACTTATATGTCATAGAAATCGAAGGCTTATCATCACATCTTCCTAATCTCCATGAACCTCTTTTATAGATTGGCTTATTAAGTTTAATCTCATCTTTAGATAATCCTTGAAGAATGCCATGAATCATTAAAGCAATAGCATATTCTTCTGAAACATTATAAAGAATCATATACTTTTTAGTCTCATCTCTAAATGCTTTATGAGAACATAACCATCTTCCGTTTCGTTTCTCATCATCATCAAGATATGTATAGATAATATCCAAAGCTTTCAATAGATATCCAATGACTTCATCCTTTGTCATATTCTCAGGATACCAATAATCTTTATTCAATTTAATAGCATGTTCTAAATCTTCAAAGAACATATCCTCATTGTTTCTTTCACATGTTCTTTCCCAATAAGCCTCATACCATCCTTTGCAATAAAGAACCAAATCATTAAATCTAAAATTCTCAATCTGCTTCATATGATTAACGTTTAACTGTTCTTTTTCCAATAATTGTAATGTTAAGCTTAGAAAAATCACCATTGAATACAAGTGATCCAATCTTCAAACCTGGATCTGATACTGTCTGTCCAATAGAGCATCTGTCATAATATGACTTATCTACAGGAATTTCAAATTCAATATCATTAATCTTATTCTTAATATGCTCTCCAATATCTAATGTATATGTCGTCTGATGAATCTTAACCTTAATAATATAGATATTCTTTGATACATCTAATGCAAGCTTATTCCTAATAATCTGATTATTCAATGCATCATGCTGCTGCTTAAGTCTATTATTAATATTCTTATTTGCATTAATCTCAGATTCAATTTGATGACGTTCTCTCATAAGTTTGTTATTACGTTCTGCAGATTCCATATTCTCCATGATATTCTTATTCACTAAGAATAATGAATCATTAAATGCAATAACTATTCTGCGAGCATCATTAAGACTATCAATCTCCTTCTGAAGACTAATTCTCTGATTTTTCAAAATTTCATTAAAATTCTGAGATTCTCGTGTACAACTACGATAAGAACACATTGTAATTAATGTAGCAAGAATACAACTAAAAATTGCTATCAAATAATGTTTCACTCCCATACACCACAATTATTTAAATACTTATTTCTTTCAATACTCCAGTTATGTAATTCACGTTTTTCTTTTTCGTTAAGATAAGAAATGAATTCCCCAATAGTCTTAAATTTTTCTCTAAAAGTTTCTAACTCATATTTACTATTTATAAATAATGGAGAATAATTAAAAATATCATTTTTATTATATAGATATGCAGTTACATGATTACTAAAATATAATGGCTGATGCCAATTTGTCTTAAATTTTCGTTTGATAGTAAATCTAAATCCAAAAATTGAATATTCTTTTTTATAATTCAAATCTTGATTTGGACTAATACGATATTCTAATACATGTGATGTAGAATAAGGTACAGCCCTGAATTCAATCTTTAGATTATTCTTATATTTAAAAATCATGTTATTTAATAAAATTTGCAATCATTAATAAATTAATCATATCTTCTTATACAATCCTGTTTCAATAATAGCTTTAGCAATACGATACTTATTATGAGAATCAAAATTATCAATAATACATAAAAGATGATTAAGAAGTTGATCAATAGTCATATTATCAATCTTATCAAACTTTAGACCTCCAATGTTATTATCTTTGAACATTTGCTGAAGTTTATAAGTCTTTTCCTCAAGTTGATCATCAGGAATCAAAGCTTCAAACTTATTTGAAATAATCTCACTTGCATAAAAATATTCACTTTCCAAATTTGATATACCTGGCTGGAAGATACGATCACCAATACGAATTGCAACCAAATCATAAAGATGACCTTCAATAGCCTGGGCTTTAAATATATTCAAAGCTGTCATAAAGTCAAGATTATCTTTTACGACTTTCCAATTCTTAATAGCTTTTCTACGATTATAATGTTTCATATTATTATAACTTATTTAATGCATCTAATGTATTAACATCAATTGAATATAAATCTTCCAAATTCAAATTGAGCTTTTCTTTAATTTCTTTCTGTACATATAATAAATAATCTTTTGTCTTAATATCATTATATCTCCAAATCCATAAAGTTTCCCAACCACGAATATATGTCTTAAAATATCCGTTTGAATATTCAATCTTAACTTTTTTAATTTCTGGAGTAAACCATATTTCAGGCTTGACTAATCTAGACTTACTCATTAGAATCTATCGTAATTTGAAATGAACTTATGAGCAGAATCCCAGCAACGATCAAAACTAATATTATCTCGTGGATCTACATCCCAATAGCCGTCATAACCAACAAGATAACGTCCGCCTGACATTTTATAAATAAAGAAACAAAAATCACCAGCATTTGTTGGATGATTTCGGAACACCAACTTCAAACCTTTACGAGTTGCATACTCACGAAGATTCTCAACAGAATTCTTTACATACTGACTATTCTTATTCATATTTATTTAATTTATTTGATTTTACCAAAGCTGAATATTAAGTAATTCTACAGTTGTTTCACATACAAATTCTGGATTTTTTATATTTTGTGTCAAGATACAAAATTTAGGTGAAGCCAAAACAGCATTTTCTAAATTAATATTTGTATCATCTAAACATGTAGTAACATTTATATCTCCATATTCCTTTTTGAATTTATTTAGTTGTTTTACCAAATCAGAAATTTTAATAATCTTATCCATATTATTCATTTGTTTGATTTTTTAAATTTATAATTAAATATAGAAATATAATTTAAAAATTCAATAATTTTATAAATAATATTTAAATTTTATGTTAAATTTTGGATATGTATATTTGCTTTGTGATGGGGAGAAATTTAAAATAGGTATGACAACAAAACCTATTGAAAAACGTATATCAGAATTACAGACAGGTAATCCTAATGAAATATGGATGCATTCTTATTATGAAACAAAATATCCAAATAAAATTGAAAAGATGCTGCATAAACGTCATGCAGCATCTAATGTGAAAAACGAATGGTTTGATATGACAGTAGAAGAAGTCTACAATTTTAAAAATGAATGTAAGCATTGTGAAGATCTTATCAAACCTTTAATTGAATCCAATCCGTTTTTCTAAGCTTACATTTTCCTAAATGATGTCTTTAAGTCAAATCCATGTGATATAATTTTTGTCTTATTATCAGGATTAGCTATAGGCTCTTGTTTTACTGACCACAAGAAATTTTCAATATTATTATATGTATTGACATTATTAAGTTCATCAAACCAATATTTTAATATATTATTAGATAACTTATTAAAACATACATTCGTAATATAACGAATATCTGTTACTTTTCCTTCATTAATCTTTTCAGCATATACAGTATTATTGAATAACTTATAATCATACCAAACATATACTGGAGCATTAAGCTTATTGAATATTTCCTTACATTCAATTTTATATATATTATAAGATATTTTTCTAAGATTATAAGAAGAAAACATTGTCAACTTATTAGGAATATATACTTCCTTGATTTCTTCATTCTTATATAATGAATTCATACAATATGTACAGATCTTATTTTTCAATTCTGTTGTATCTTTAATTGTAATCAATTCATCAATACATGCTTTAGAAGGAATAATATTAACAACCTCAGTACCACAAGCAGAATTAATGCAAACTTTAAAATAAGGCTGAGCATATACATAAGGATAAATTCCAAATACGAACTTATCTATTGAAACATTACCAGGATATTTATATATCGTATCTCCATATATAGAATTACGATGCTTAAGATCAAAAAGATCTTCATAATTCTTTCTAATAATTTCAGGATTTCTTACATATGTAATATCTGCATCATAATCAGTTGTTAAGAAATCATAAAAGTCTTTATACTTAGATATAATTTTCATAAAGTTCAGAATCTATAATATTATTAGTAAATTTCTTTAAATAATTACGACGTTTCTTTCCTGCAATCTTACGGATTCCTTTCATTCGGTCAGACTTATAATCTCGTTCATTCATAAGATTATGTGTATCTTTAACAAGCCAAATACCACCCATTAAATCATGTCCATGAAATTCACGAAGTAATGTATTATGATGTCCACGTTGGCCATTACTCAATAAGCTTTTTGTAAATTCTTTTTTATATGTCTTACTCATAAATAAATTTGTCCTTTATAACATGTTGGTAAAATAGCAATTTTATATGTATAATATTTATATGCAATATTGAAATCTATCCATTCATTTGGATAGTCATCAATTATTGCTCCATTATGACGAGGATCATTTGTTCTTATATTTTCAAGAAACTCATATCGTTCCTTACTCATCTTTGGTTTCTTAGGAGGTTGCATCATATTTACAAATTATGATATGTATTATTAATGTCTACTAAATTTATATAAAAACTATTTTCATCTCTTCGGATTATCTGATATCCTTGTAAAAGTAATAATGCTTCAATTTTTCCAGGGATATGACCACGATCACCTTCTAAAATAAAACTAATATATCCATTTTTAATGGATTCATAAATCTTCTTATTGATCTTTCCAATGTATTCAATATAATAATCTTTAAACATTCGATCATTCTCCATAGATGCCATTATCTGCTTTTTAGTCAATGTACGAGCTGTATCAACAGAAATGATATTAAATTTACTTTTTTCCATTATTCAAAAAGATTTACATTACCATAAATAACTACTCTACTAAAGAACTTCTTTTGTGATGAACATGAAATTACGTTTGAAACTCCATTTTCATTTACAGTAATACATTTCTTAAGATAAATATCTTTTTTACTATGAGGACCATGATATGACTTAGTATCAATAAGTTTAACCTGCCATTTGTTGTCTCCCTTCTTATTTACTTCAAGTACCTTAAAAGGACCATCAGTATAAGAATTCTTGTAATTCCAATTTGGATCATCTGAATTACTGTCTCTCCAGAAAGTCTTTAATTTAATAAGTTTGCCTTCACAAAGTTCTTCTGGATTCATTCCTTTAAAATTAAATGGATATTTCATCTTTTCGTGTATGCTTTAAGTTCTTCGATATTATTGAATTTCTTACCCCAGTTTGTCCAAGCGCCAATTACTAATTTAGATGTCTGTGATACTTCTACATATAGCATTTCTGGATCTTTCTTGTTAAAACGATACATAATGTTATATGAATAAACATAAGTATCTTTCTTAATATCTACAATAAAACCATAGACTGCGTTCTCAGTAAGATATTTATTAATCTCACTATATGTAATCTTTCCAAATGAATTAATTCTTGGTCTCATAACTAATTTAATTTTGGGCAATACATATTGAATTCACAAACCTGACGTTCAAATTCAGCAAACTTCATTTCTGTCTGTTTCTTTTCTGTTTTCTTCATTTTTATATATTATTTAAATTATAATTTAATATAGTATTTAATATTAAAAATTCAAAATAAATTATATTTTTAATATATAGAATATAATTATGAAAAGAAATATTGTAAATATAGGACAACATAAGTTTTTAATAGAATATTATGAAGCAGATTCTGATAATAGTCATATAAATTATTATTCAGAATTTGTTATGATTCGTAACTTTGACATTATCAATAATATAATACACGATACTGATATTTTCATAATAGAAAAGAAATATTTAAATCAATATATTAAAGAGTTAAAAGAATCAAATAGTAATGTCGGTGAATCATTAGTGTTTCCTATTACTAGTTCAAAAGTCATATCATATTCAACTTCATATCAGAAATTTAATTCTGATTATAATATAAATGATAATATTTCAATATATGAAGGTGATGACTATGGAAATGCAATATATGAAATATTTGAAAAAAATAATAATAAATTAGTTTCTAAAAAAGTTAAATGCGATAAGATTAGAATATATCACCCATTGTCAATTAAATTGACTAAATCAATAGTAGACATATCTAATTATATAAATGGAATTCATTTTCATTATTTATGTAAAAGATTAAATGATTTTCCTATTAAGAGTGAAACTGAGATAGTTATTAATAATGAAAAATATTCAGAGTACTTTGAATTAAATTTTCCTAATATTAATGATCTTTTTAAGATTAATGAGGACGGTACATATAATTCATTTTATTTCGAAGATTTAGATATAGTCGCATCAACACAAAATGAAAAGTTCATTAATTCTATATTAAGCAATTCTGAAGATTTGGAACAATCTGACCAATATGAAGGCAATCAGATAATACCTTTGAATTTATTGATACAGCCTTATAGAATTGTAGAAGAATATGCTGCTAATAATGCATTAAATTATGATGAAGACTTATCAAATGATGAAAAGATATTTGTAAAATTGTTCATTAAGAATAAAATGTCTATAGAAAACAATTATCTTACATACCCTATAAATATAACAATATTTACATATAATTCTATTGATGAACAATTAAAAAAATATAATTTAGATACAGATTATCCAACAATAACTTCATCATTTACAAATCAAACAAAATTTTCATTGCAATCAAAAATTGGATTTTATAATAACATAATATCTATAGTAACGTTTTTCAAATATCCAAATGAATCATATTTTTATAATCTTTATCATAATGATAATACTACATCATGTATAAAAGAAGCATATAAATATTATAATAGTATTAATGAAGATATTTATAATATGTTTATAAATGAAGATGTTGAAGTTCAGTTGAATGCTATTGATGCAATAACTACATTAAGTGAAGAACGAAGACAAGATGTCATAAAAGTTACAAACAAATCGTATTCATCTGATGAAGAAATTCTTAATGAATGGAAAAAAATAATGAAAGAAACAATCGTTAAGGAATATGAAGATGAATTTGGAACTCCAGTTAACTTTTTAGGATTTAAAATTGAAATATCATCAAATAATAAATTCACAAACATTATATATGAAAAGAATGTTAGAATTAATTTTGCAGACTTAGATGATTTTTCTTTTAATATTAATGGAATATTTGAAAACTATCAGCAATTTCCTGAACAATTATGTGGACGTGTTATATTTTATGATAAAATATTAGGAATAACAATAACAAGTAATCCTATTATTATATCTAATGAATGGAAGAAATATCTAATAAACGAAAATATGATATATCGTATGACTGATATGTCACAAATAAATTATCAAAAAGGAAATAATAATGATATGAAAATTATAGAGTTAAACAATGATAATATTAATTTTATAAATAATGTAAAATGCATTATCAATAAATATAGTCCATCTCCTGACATAATAGTCAAAGGATCACAAGCTTCTAAAATAATATATAAGCCTATATTCTATAAAGTTAAAGAATTACAGAATATTAAATTATTAAGAGGAATTAATCAAAACATTGGCATCAACCTTGGAAACTATATGACAAAAGTTGAAACTTTTAGAATGAAAATAGGTGATAACGAATATAAAGAAATAGGACGTAATGATATATATGTCATATTTACTATTAATTCATCAGAATTATTAAGTAATTCTGGATATTATAACATAGTAAATCAGGATGATGAATATATATCATCTGGAAATTGGACGATTCAATAAATATTTAAACATAATTATATAAATAAGTTTTATAAATGATTGATTTAGCTTTAGATGGTCGTGTAATGCTATATTCTGAATTAGATGAAGCTGTACAAGAATTAGATTTGATATTTAATACAGAAAATACAGAATTACTTGGATATAAAGATTTTGGAACTTCATTTGAACAGTTTTCTTGGCAATTGTCTCCTAATGTAGATTCATTAAAACAATATATAGACGATAAGATAAATAGTACAATGTATTTATCTAATTTTAAGCATAATGTAGATGTTGAATGCGATAAAGGAGAATATAGACTTATATATTATGTTAAGATAACTGTATATGATAAAGATAATAATGAAATTACAAGAAAATATGAATTTAGATAAATTATGAAATTATTTAATATAATAGATACATCTTTTTCAAAATTTGATGAAACAATACAAAAGTATTTAAGCAAAGCTTTAAATAATATTGGTATTGAATATTCAAACAATCAATTATTTGGCATAATATTCAACGGCATAAAGGGTATTATGCAAAATGCAATGTTTTATATAGAAGATGCATTAACAGAACAGAATATATTTAAAGCAAGTAGAAAACAATCTGTTTATTCATTAGCAAAAATATCTGGTTATGAAGCATTTTATGGATCTACAGCATCAGGAATATTAATTGGAAGATCAAAAATAAATAATGGTAATCCAAATTATACAACTAAAATATATATTAGAAATCATTGTGCTGTTAGAAACTCATATAATGGATTAGATTATTGCATTATATTGCCTACAGATACATATGTATTTGATATATCTAAACCATTAGTAACTCATGAATTCAAAATTGTTCAAGGAAGATTTGAAACATTTTCATATGCTGCTAAAGGAACTGTATTAGAAGCTGTTCATTTGACTTCAGTAGAATTATTTGATAGGAACTATATAGAAGTAAAAGTAAATGGCGAAACATGGAATGAAGTTAGCAATCTATATGATATGACAGACGATGGACATGAATATATGATATCTATAGGATATGATAACGCATTTGATGTAATATTTGGAAATGGAGTTTATGGAAAGACATTAACTGAAGGAGATACTGTTACTATAACATATCTTAAGCATAGTGGTGATTTAGGAAATATATCGCCAAATAATAGTTCTGAATTTGAATTTTCAGATATGGGATATGATTCATTAGGTGAACCTATAAATATTAATACTTATATGAATCTTACATTATCTACATATATTTCAGGCGGAGCAAATTCTGATTCAATAGAATTTATTAGAAATATGGTTGGTACAAATTCACGTTCATTAGTATTAGCATCATCAGATAATTTTAGATTATTCTTTAAACGTTTTTCATTCATAGGATATGTAAATTGCTGGTCTGAATCAAACTCAATGACAGTTAATGCAGTATGCCTTACAAACATAAAATCTAATATATCGACAATAGAAGAATATTTTAAATTGGATGATAAAGATATGCTATTAAATAACGAGCAAAAATCAATGATCATTAATACTTTGGAAAATTCAAAGAAAAGTTTTGCAGGAATAACATTAAGTTTTAAAGATCCTATTATTCGTAAGTATGCATTCATATGTTATGTAAAAGCAGATAATAATTATAATAAAGATATAATTAAGAATTCAATATATACTACATTAGGAAACTATTTCTTAAACCTTAAAGATGATACACAATTCATTTCAAAATCAGAACTTACATCTATAATATTAAATGACTGTGAAAACATTAAGTCAATAGAATTAAACATTATTTCAGAAACTGCAGAAAATGCATTTTATAATAGTTATTATATAAAATATGAAACAAAATATTCTAATGGAATATATTATTATGTTCCAGTAAAATATATGTATGAAGAAGAATCTCATCCTGGATTAGATAATTATGGAAACATTTCAGTAGATTCAAAAATGGAAATTCCTATTCTTCATGGTGGATTTAGATACTATCCTAATAAAGAACTTAACTCAAATAGTAAGAATGATTCAATAAGAATTAAAGAAATAGAAATATATTTTATATAAAAATGAAGAAACTAAAAAGCATTATATTTTAGAAAAACTAATTAATATTAAATTATATAAAATAAAGATTAAATTTATATGGGAACATTTTTAAATTTCTTAGAAAAAAGACAGAAACTTGTTACAGAAAGTTTCAATAATAAAGATATAGATAATGCATTTGAAAAAATAGATGCAGTATTAAAGAAGCATATAGAAGGATTAATACCATTAGTTGGATATGTTAAGATTAAGCAATCTGACTCTGAATATTTTTCTAAACAATATATGGTTGTTCCAAAAAAGAATTCTGAAAATGCATCATTATTTCAAATTAACTTTAAGCAATCAGGTAATGAATCTAATGTATTTTCTATAGATTTCTTTAAAGATATGGATATACTTTGGACAGGCAAAGCAAAATCAAATCTTACAATATATACGATGGAAAGTTCTATTGTATATTTCTTACCTATCATTTGGACTGTTGTAAATACTGGAGACTATAATCTTTCTGAACGCGAAGCATTAGATCTTGGAAAGAAAATAATCAAAAATAAAGATGTTAAAGAAAGTAAACTATATAGAGGTACATTAACTTATCATATATTTGAAAATATATCTTCAAAAATAATTGATGATACATTTAAATTAAATCTTTCAAATTCTATATTAAACAATCAACAAACAATAAAAGAAATGGAAGATGAAGTAAGAGATTATAAGAAACGTAAGATTCAAGATCTTGAGCAAAAACGTGCACATAAGAATGATTCTCCAGAAGCTAAAAATATTTGGAAGAAAGCTGTAGAAGATATCAAAGATATTGATAGAGCTATTCGTGGTGGAGCAAATACATTACAGGAACTTAAGCTTGCATTAAAACATAATATTTCTGTTGTAATGGAAATAGATAAAGAATTAGAAGATGCACAGAAAAAATTTGAAGAAGAACGTGATGATCCTGAAATGGTATTTAAGAAAATGAATAAATATGTTAAGATGGTTATCAAAGGAATTAATCCGTCTGTTATATTATGTGGTGCGCCTGGCGTTGGTAAGACATATAATGTAAAGAAACAACTTAAAGCTGCAGGATTTAATGAAGGACATAATCTTATTACAATAAAAGGCAAATGTACTCCAAGAATATTATATCTTACTTTATATGAATATAAAGACAAAGGAAATATTGTATTGATTGATGATGCTGATGGATTAGTTGGACCTGGTGCTCCTGAAGACTGTATTAATATTCTTAAAGCTGCGTTGGATTCTACTTCTGATGATGAAGGACGTTTGGTTAGCTATGGAGTAAGTGGTCCTCTTAAAGATGATGAAGGAACACCTATATCAAAACGTTTCTATTATAATGGTGGAATTATTGTTATAACAAACTATCAAGCAGGTTCTCTTGATACTGCACTAAGAGGAAGATCATTCGTACAGGATATTAAGTTTACTACTGAAGAACTTTTAGATATCATTAAGAAACTTATGCCTGCAATTGATCCTGAGCATCTTTCTTCAAAATCAAAAATCAAAGCATATGATTATCTTGTTGAATTATCAAATTCTGATAGTGAAATGGAAGTATCAATTCGTACTTTCGGAATATGTGCAAAGATTTTTGAAACTGCTTCTGGTGATCCTGATTTTACTGATGAAGATGCAAAATCAATGATTAAAGAACAAATGAAATTACAAGCACAAAGATTAAAGAGAAAAAAATATTAATACTTATTTATATAAATTATACAAAGATAGGGTAAATTTAATTACTCTATCTTTTTTATTTTTAATATATAAATATTTACATTTATTAAATGATTAATCTTAATATTGAACAAAATAATAATATCTTAAAAAACATAAATGAAAATCTTTTAGAATTTTTATATAATTTTTCAAAAGGATTAGACAGTAATATTCCTCAATATATGAAAGGAAGATTAGAAGTTATGCATGGATATGCTGATGCAATAAGTTTCTTAACTTCTAAATTTAAAGATCTTTACATTAATTCTTCATTAGGAACATATATTAGATTTAAAGATAGTGTTGTACAAGAAAAGCTTGCCAATAAGTGGGGTGATGGAGTTGGAATAACAACACAAGAAGCAGCGTTACAAACTTCAGGACAACAACTTAGGACATTATTTATACGTGATACAAATATAACTAAATTTGATGAATTAAAATATTTTATTGGTATTAAAGAATTACCTTCAGAAACTTTTAGATCTTGTAGTAATTTAGAAAGTATTGATTTACAAAATGTTGAACGTATTACAGGAAATAGTTGTTTTTATAGTTGTAATAAATTGACTAACATAGGTGATTATAGTAATCTTACACGTGTTGATCCAAATGCATTTAGCTATACTGATTTGACTGGTGAATATGATTTTTCAAATATTAATGAATTTAGTGATGATTCTAAAGAAGCGTTGGGATTTGTATGTACATTAAATTTAATATCTGTCAAAATGCCAGCAACACAAGAAACAATGAGTGATTTCTACGGTAGTGGAGTATATCATATTACAAATTGTTTAGGAATCATATATATAGGTAATGAACGATTAAGAAATTGCCGTAACTTACAAGAATTAGATTGTCCTAATTTAGAACGAATAACTGGATCTAATAATTTTTTGGGAGATACATCATTAAAAACAGTTAATTTTCCTAAATTGAATTATATAGAAGGTACGAGCGTATTTAGTGATTGTAAATCTTTAGAAGAAATAACGTTAGGTCCAATAACAAAATTTAATACATCTATTTTTTATGGATGTAGTAATTTAACAACTATTAATTGTGATTTTTCTAAAATTATAAGTATAGAGCAAAGCGCCTTTTATAACTGTTCAAATATTGCAATGACTTTTGATTGTCCAAACTGTGTTTCTATAGGTAATAATAGTTTTAGAAATTGTACATCATTACAATCTGTTAATTTTCCTAATTTATCTTCTATTGGCAATGATTCGTTTAATAATTGTACATCATTGACAACAGTAAATTTTGAAAATGCAGAATCAATAAGCGATGCTTGTTTTTATGGATGCAAAAGTTTAATATCTATAAATATACCTAATGTAAATATTATTTATGCCAACGCATTTAATAATTGTACAAATTTACAATCAGTTACTGTAGGAAATAATTTAAATGAGATATATCATGAAGCATTTAAAAAATGTGAATCACTAACAGCCATTAATAATATAAATTGGGAAAACATACAAAGTATAGGAGATTATGCATTTGATGGATGTATTAACTTTTTAAATGATTATGAAGAACCTATAGTATTTAGTAGTCTAACATCATTAACAGATAAGCAAATTCAAGGATTTAGAGCTCCGCATTTAAAATTTCCAGCAATTGAAAATATAGGAAAATTAGCAAATTCTTTTACTAAAACTGTTGAATTACATTTAGGAATTACATCATTACCAAATTATGCGTTTTTTAATTGTAAATCATTAATATCTGTATCAAAACTTGAAAATATAACGTCTGTAGGCAATGAATGTTTTAGATATGATAATGGATTGACATCTTTAGATTTTTCATCAAATCTAAAATCAATTGGTAATTCTGTATTTCAAACTTGTAATAATATAGAATATATATCAACAGAAACAATATATCCAGCATCTATTGGATATGATGCATTTAATGGATGTTCGAAATTAAAAGGAAGAATTGATTTATCACAATGTACTTCTATAGGTAATGCAGCATTTCAGGGATGTACATCATTAACATCTATAGGAACATTAAGTCCTGAATTAACAACAATAAGTGCATTTGCATTTTGTAAAACTGGATTGACTGGTAATTTAGATATACCTGCTTCAGTTGCATCTATTGGGGGTGATAGCTTTAGATATATGAGTGCATTGACATCGTTAACATTTAATTCATTAACACCTCCTGAACGTACAGGTAATACTCATTTTAATAATTCAACTTATATAATTTATGTTCCTGCATCTGCTGTTGAAACATATAAAAGTGTTTGGGCTGACGTTGCATCTAGAATACAAGCAAAACCATAATAAAATATTATTATAAATCAATTTAAATTATATTTTATTTTTATATATAAAAAGTTTTATAAACATAATATATAAAGTTTTATAAATATGAAGAATATTATAGATATCATTAATGAAAATAGAATAAATGAAAGTAAGACAATAGATTCTGGACTTTTAGAATTTAAAGATGGTTCTGATAGTGTTGTATCTATGATAGTAAAACGTATGGAAATCTGGGATGCAAATAAAACTCCAACATCTAGACTTCCAATGTTTTTGGTAAGTGAAAACCATGAAGCAATAAGATGGGTGCAAAAGAAATATCTTACAACACCTAAGGACAGTGGAGAAACTGTAGAAACTTATGATGGGTATTTAAAAGAATATCTTATGAAGAAAAATACTCCAAATGATTGTTATATAATTGGAGTATTTGTTGATAGATGTTTCATACCAATTATCAATAAAGAAACATATGACAATATAATTGAAAAGATTTCTTAATATATGAAAATCCAATTCTTAACGAATAGAATAGGATTTAATATTATAGATGGCGGTAAAATATTAGAAACTAGAATATTTAACAATGAAAAAGATATGTATAATTTTTTATACATGAAAATGCATACAAGAGAATATATAGATTTTTTAGAAATATGAAAACTATTTCAGAACAAGAAAATAAACAAGAAACAATAAATGAATCTTTAGCATACGAAGAAATCATTCAAAAACTTAATGAAGCTAAAGAAAACAATACTCCTATTGAAGAAGGATTACTTGGAGCAATAGGTGGAGTTATTCTTGGTTCAACACTTGGCCCAAAACTTGGAGCTGCAATATGTAAAGCTTTAGGATGTGATCCAAAAGGAACATTCGGATCTTTATTGACATCTAAGTTAGTTATGGCGAGTATTTGTGGAACAATGGGATGGAAAATGTGACAAATGTTTTTCATTTTTTATTTATAAATTAAAATTTATTTATTATTAAATAAATATTGTTATGTATAAATCCATAACAAATATTAATTAAGTATAAAAATATAACAAATATATAAAGTATGAGCGAAAAATTATTGACAAACCTTAACTTTGCCGAACTTATATCTAAGACTGAAGCAATAACTGAGGCAGGTAAGGAAATGCTTAAGGGATACCGCGGATATTGCTATGGTAATCCAGTTTCATGTTCTTTGGTAAACAACTTTGTTGCTGAAGCTTCAAAGTACGGCTTTGATACAGGTTTAACCAATATTTTAGAATCTGTTAACAACTTCATCAAAGAAAACAACATATCATGGAAATTGGCATCTGCATGTGAAAGTATATCTGCAAACAATTCAACATATAACTACATCAATAAGATTGGTGTATCTCAAGTTGAAAATCTTTTACAAATGAATGAAGCTGAAGTAGTTAGCTATATTAAGGCAGGTGCATTAAAGAACATTCAGTATATTCCTGAATTCCGTACAATATGTAAAGAAGTTTATAAGACACAGGTTACTGAAGCTCAAGCAGTTAATTACAACGTAGTAAATCCAATTAGTTATGTATATGAAAATTCTGAAACTAAGGATAAGTATTTCAAGGCTTTGGGTAACATCTTCAAGATTGGTGAAAGCAAAGTAGAAATGGTTAAAGAATGTGAAGATGAAAAATTTAATCACATTAATTCTTTACTTGAAAGTTTTGGAAGAAACGGTGATAACATTTACTACGAATATAAAGGTGGTCGTGGAATTTATCGTTTTGAAATTTCTGAATCAAATCTTGAATTCACAGCTCCTAATATTACAGAAAAATTTGAAGATCACATAAAGTTCCGTGAATACTGTAACAACTTATCAAAGGTTATGCCTGTAGCTGAAAAACTTCATTTTATGAAAGTATCTACAGCCATAGCTGATGTATTTGAAAATTGTGAAAATATAATGATGATTGATACTTGTAAGATTCTTAATACAAATAATGGAACTACTTGTGCAATAATTGAAGGTAAAGATCAAGTTAATTTGACAGTATTTAATTCAATTCACTCCGGATCATTTACAAAGAATTATGATTATGTAGTTGAAGCATTAAATGAAGTAATTAAGTTGTCAGGAATTGATTTAAGATCAATGTTTGAAAATAGAATTAATGAAGATTGTAAGAAAGCTAAACCAGAAGAAGATGCAATTAGAGAACAACTTGAAGCTAATAAGGAAGCACAATACACAATTCGTAAGAAGAAGATAGCAATGCTTGCAGAACAATATCGTAATGATCCTGTAAGAATCGCTCTTTTGAATAAAGTTGCTCAAGATCTCGCAATACTTGAAAAGAAAGAAGAAAAGAAAGATTAATAATTGATATAATTTGAAAATGAAAGAGGGTAATTTAAATTACCCTCTTTTTTATTTATATTACTTTTTATTTATATTATTTAATATAATATCATCTGCAATTTTTAATAGTTCTTCTTTTTGATCTAACATATTAGGATTCAAATAAAAGAAATCTTCATAATTTCTATGTATTCTATTAAACAATCCACGTATCTTAATTTTATTAACATATTCTTCCCATGATTTAGTTATATAATGTCTAATATACATATTATCATATATTAGATTTTTAATATCTTTAGAAAAATTAGTTCTACACCAATTTGTTTTTAGATTAGGTACATGACCAGAATTATATGAATCTTTTGTATAATTATTAAGATGATGAACAGACTTAACATTTCTAAACCATGCAGATCTATCTATTTTAGTAAAATTACAGCATTCTGTATAATATTTAATAATTCCTTTTTGTTTATAATCTGGTTTATATATTAATCCATTAGCTCCATAATTTTGCCATTGTAATATTACTGCATCATAATTTTCATATAAAGATAATACTTCATTTACGTTTTTATACTTATTATCAATTGTTATAAATTCATCAATATCAATAACAAAACACCAATTAAATTTATAATGATGTTTAATATATAATAATCCATTATATAAATAATATTCTTGCGGGCTTACACCATGAGTTTTTAAAAATATTGATTTATTTTTTATTTTTTCATCACTGAAAAAATCCAAAACATTATATAAAGTTACATTATTATATTTGTCAGTTATATTCTTATGAGTTATACTATCTGTATCTTCTGCAATTATAATATAATCTATGCCTAAATTTAGATGATATTGTATGAATTCATCTAAATATAAATGTTCATCTTTAATAACAGTTAAAATACAAGATGCCATAATATTTATTATTAAATATATTGATATATTAAAATAAATTAACAAAATTTTTAATAAAAATAATATATAAGATAATATTATGAAATATGTAAAAAAATTTGAAACTTCTGCTCAATTTAATAATTTCGTATTAGATTCAACTAATACTCCTAATGTAAGTTTAGTAAAAGAATTAATATCAACTACAGGAGGATTGACATATACTCCTTATATTCAAAATATACATGATTATTCTCAAGATTATTTTACTATTGAATTAATAGATGATACTAATTCAATTCAAATTAATGTAAATGGATGGAGTAATAAAATAAGTTATTCTTTAGATAATGGAACAACATGGTCTGAACCTTCTGATTTAATTGAATTAGAAAATATTTCTAATGGAAGTAAAATATTATTAAAAGGAAATACAGATGTATCAATGTCTAGTTCTCAGAGTCTTCTTATTGAAATACCAAATAATGAACGTTTTAATGTTGAAGGAAATGTAATGTCATTATATTATGGAGATAATTTTACTGGTGTAACAACAACACCTGGTAGTTATGCATTTTATGGTTTATTTGCTAATTTAACGAGTTTAATTAACGCCGGTAATCTTATATTGCCTGCAACAACATTGGCTGATAATTGCTATTATTATATGTTTGGTGGATGTACTAATTTATTGACAGCTCCAATATTACCTGCGACAACTTTAGTTGTCGGTTGTTATAGTTCTATGTTTAGCGATTGTTCATCATTAAATTATATTAAATGTTTAGCAACTGATATAAGTGCATCTGATTGTTTAAATAATTGGGTAAATGGTGTAGCATCATCAGGTACATTCGTTAAAAATTCTAATATGAGTTCTTGGCCTACAGGAACATCTGGAATACCTACGGGGTGGACAGTACAAGATGATTAATTAATACTTAATAAATAAAAGAGGAGAATTAATTCTCCTCTTTATTGTCTTCTAAATTATTCTCTTCTATATTATCAAGATATATTTGTCTTGCATATTTAGCCATAAAATATGCATCAGCAATATCATCTACTTTAGGTAATGATTTTGATAATTCTGGATGAATCATCTTAAACATTTCAACAATCATTTCTTTTTTACAGTTTCCAATTCCTGTTGCAAATTTCTTTATATGAGTAGGTGGAGATATAAAGAATCTAATGTCTTCTTTATTTATGAACTCCTTTCGTATCATATAGTTAAGACCTGCTAAATCAAATACTGACTTTGTCCTTATTGATGATCCATAGCTAATTCCTTCTTGAACAATATATAGAACATAATTCTGTCTTCCCTGAATATTATCATATATGCATTCTTTAATCTTATTGACTATATCTATCATATTAATTGTCTTCCAATATTCAGAAAATAGATTATTATCTTTATATATATCTAAATCTGTTTTCTCATATAAGACATAATTAAAATTAATTAAAGTATCTTGTATAGATTGTTCTTTTTTAGTCAATTTATTTGGCTTAATTATATAATAAATGTCTTTAATTAATTTATCTTCTTCATAAAATAATATGCATATGCCTGTACTATTCAAAGATGGATCAATTCCTACAAATATTTCCACGTTATTAATTAAATATTTTTATAAATAATAATTGATTGTGGATAATATATAAAAATAGATAATAGTAAAAATATTATACAAACAATTATATAAAAATTCATATATTAATTATATAATCATTTCTAAGCTTCTAGATGATGTATATTATATTTTTAATAAATTATATTATTTTATAGAAACAAAGATGCTAGATGCTTTCTACAGCTATCTAGCATCATTTTTAACTATACTTTATTATTTAAATTATTTTACATATAATTATTTTTCCAAATCTATTTTATTTCCTTTTATATTAAGGCCATGCCATATTATTTCCCATTGTGCTTTAGATCTAGCTCGTACTTCAGTTTCACAATATATATTCATAAAAGCTTTCGTCAATATGTTTTCAAATTCATTCGCTTGTTTACGTGTCCAATAGTTATTATACATCCATCGTTTATCTTCTTTAACCATTTTAATGATCTGAGAATTTCTTTTTGAATTATATCCTGCTAATCTGAACATACCAATAATTATTGAATACAATAAACTTGGAGTATCGAATATATTACTTAGATCTGATTCTGTAAGTTCTCCATTAACAAGATACTCCATAGGATAAATTTTTACTCCTGATACTGTTTGAAACTTTTTATTCATATTTTAACTAATTATTATTTTACCACTAAATGCACAAATTAATAAGTTGATAAATATTGTTAACCATATCATATTATCAACGAACCTATCTAAATGTTCATCCCGTACATATTTCTCAGGATCTTTCTTAACATATTCTACAGCCATTTTAGTAGCTTCTTTATAAAAGATAATAATAAGATGTCCTATGCTTAAAAATACAATTCTTGCAACTAATATGATTAATACAATCTTTACTATTGTTAATGCCATAATTAAATCTTATAAGGTTTAAACCAATCTATTTTATTAAATGATTTTCTAAAATTATTTGAAAATACAGATTCGTTAGGATCAATATCTAAATCATTTTCTAACTGTTTCTTTAGTTGATTATATTGAGCCATTTGTGCATTATATTTAATTTTTGCTTCATCTTGTAATCTGCATATCATATTTCCAGTATAAGAATCAGGATTAATCAAATACCAATCACAATAAAGACTTATACATGAATCAATTTTATTAATTTCTTTAAGAGCCATTACTCTTAAGTCAATACATTGCATTTTGTTTCCATCCTTATATAATTCATAAAGAATTCCATCTGATGTATAATCTGACTTTTTAATATTTCGTAATCCTGTATCATTATAAAAACAATTTGCCTTAAGACCTTCTATTATATGTTGAGAATTTTCATTAAAAGGATCATATGTAAATCCAAATGAAAAACTTGGATTCATCATATTTTTATCTAATTCTTTTATATTAAATGATAACTGATTAAATCTTAATATAGTCTTAGTATCATTTACATAAAGTTCATATTGCTTATCTATTTTATTATTTATTGTATTCATATCTTTATGTTAGGCTTAATTTTATTTATACCATCATATTCAACAGGATTAGGTGAAATTATAAAATTGCCATCTTTATCATAATAAGCATGAGTTTCATGCCATTTTTTAGATTCTTCGGGAGTCATTGCTTTAGTTCCTTCAATATGTGCGCCTATTGTAGCATTAGCAATTCTACTAATAATATCAAATTTTGGTTTAGTTAATTCATCTACTAATAACTCTGGTATTGATTTTTCTTTATCATAATAAAAATGTTGTCTATTAATATTCAAATCATTATCTAATCCTCCACCAATTAGAAGTTTTCTTAAATTATGTTTTTTACGAAGTTCTATACCATTTTTAGTATGCATACCTGTATAAAATTCTTTTGAATGACCATTATAACCAATAAAAATTGAATACCCCAAATCTTCAAGATCAAATGATAAATGTCCAATATCATAAGTTACAATATGCTGCATATTATTTTTTATTGCTTCTTCTGTATCAAAATATGAATAGCATAATGTTCGTTCCGGAACAGTATTATATATTGATTTATATAACTCAAATGAGTCTAATATAAAAAATATTGTTTTAATCATGTTATTTTTGATTTTATTTTACTTATACATTCTGAAGGTATATTGGTATATGTATATACTGCTTCATCTTCATCCATATAGTCATCAGTATAAAAACTTATATCTTTACCTATTTTATTTAAATTAATCTTAAATATAGATATTCCATATTTTTCTCTTTTAAATGGATCTGTAACTTTATTGATAAACTTTTTATCATTATCATCTAACTTATATTTTGAATATAGATATATTCTTTCAGGAAATTTTCTATATGTTCCTTGTTTGCATCTTAATCCATTTTTCAATATTGATTCATCATTATCTGATGTTGTGAAGTGATATAATATACCATGATTTTCTTTATATACTAAATCATTTGCATATTCCGCATATAAAGGACATACTAATATATAATCATCTTTTGCATTACTTATATAATATCCATAGAACTTAATTAGATTTTCTAAATCTTCATCTTTTGACATTTTATTTATTATCTGTTCTTTTGATATTATATAAAATGATTTCTTATCATATTTTTCTTTACCTTCATTATTGAAATTTAATGTTTCTTCAAATCTAAATATATATTTATTATTAAATTCTTTTCTTATTTTATCTTGTAGTTTCTTTACATTATGTGTATTAAGGTTTTCTAATATAAAATCATTAAATTCTCCATTTTTGATTTTTTCAATATATTCTTCTGGTATTTCATTATTGAATAAATCTAATAATGATTCATATTCATTTTCATACAATTCTGTTTTTGAAGAATTTCTGAATTTTTCTAAAATAAAATATTTTATCTTCTTCATATTTCATCATATATATAAGTTATATTATATTAAGACGTTTTTTAAATTCATTAGGATATTGTTCTTCAGTTTCTAGATAAAGTTTCCACCAACAAGCATCCAAAATATATGACACACACCAATCACCATCAAATCTAACACCACGTCCAATTCCTTGTATGATTTCATTAGATGTTGTTGAGTTATACCATAATGGAAATAATTTAATCTTCTCTTTTACTAATTTGTTTGCTAAACTTGGATAAGGCACTTTCATAATGATTATGAACCTGCATAAATCTCCAGGCAAGTCAATGCCTTCATTAAGTGTAGGTCCAACCAATATTGTATTTTCAGAAAATTCATGAATCTTAATACAAGTAGTCTTTTCTTTAGAACCATTATAAAGTAACATCCTTTGCTTAATGTCTAATGGTGCTTCTTGATATAACTGTTTAGCAAATGCATATGATCCTGTCTGTATTATTCCTTTTTGATCTGGAAATTTGGTCTTACATATTGAATATATGACATTCTTAAGATGCAAGAATGAATTTTCCTTTTCCCTAAATGACATCTTAAACTTATTAAGGAAATGAATAGGTGACTTTTCAAAATCAAATGTTGATGGTATTTCTGAATATGTTGATTCTTTTTCTTCAGTATATTTGAATCCCATATTCTCATCATAAGCAGCTTTACCACCAACCGTAGCAGAAAGCATTACTTTATATTCTGCTTGCGACAAAAGATATCTATAAACTATATAGTCTTCTTTTGTACATTTAAATGATATTGTTATTATTTTCTCTGTATTTGATTCTGTTATTTCTTTTAATAGATATTCTTCTCCAGCTTCAGATATAGCTCTATTGAAGTCTGACCAAAAACAGCCTTGATTACGAAACCAAGAGCATGTCTTATATAATTGAATATCATTTTTAGTCAATGGAAGATTTGTCTTTCGTTTATTAGATACATATTGTTCTGCATCATTAACAACATCTAAGAATTTCTGTAATATATCTTCAAACTTATGCATTGCTGCTACATCATCTTTCTTTAATGTATTATCATTTATGAATACATTCCAGCAACTCATAAGATCATTAGTCATCGCTGATTTAGATGTATAATCATGTAATAATTGAAAGTCAGATGTTGTATTAAATAAGTCAGGATCATTTCCTTGTGCATAATCCCATAATTCACTAAGTTTATCAAAATCAGATAATTTAATTGTTGGTGAATATTGATTTTGAACTATACCAGGAATATTATGACACTCATCACAAAATAAAATATGACGAGAACTAAATATTGGCTGACCATGTGAATCTACATTAAATGAAGGATTATTCATTGTGAATAAGAATAATTGATATGTCATAAGACATACATTAGATCTTATTGCTTTTTGTCTTACTTTAATATATTCACAATTACGTGCACAATCATATCCGAAACGTTTTTGTGTATCAGGATTCATCATTGCAGCCCAAGATAAGCCACACATTCTACAATCTGCATTTCGGATATCTTCATTATTAAGTTTACAATTATAATTTCCTGTTTGACCCTTAATTGATGCAAATTTCATTTTAGGATGCTTTATGATAAACTTATCATACTGCTCCCATAAGAATAAATCAGAAACTAATATATATGAAGTCAAATCAAAATATTCATTAAGAACACCAGCAGATATGATATTTATCAATGATTTGCCTGATCCTGTTGGTGCTTCAATAACAATATTTTGCTTATATTTATTTACAATATTATCAACAATATCAATAATTGCTTCAAGTTGATGTACTCTAAATTTAAAGTCTTCCCCAATATTATTTTCAGTCCACTCTTTAATATAACGTTCAATTACATTTCTACTTACTACCATAAAATATACAATATATTATAGTAATATAGTTATAATCATATAATTTTTTCTATGTCTTCTTCTGAAAATGTATCTTTAATCTTAGGTTTGCGTCCTATTCCTAAATATGGGTAGTCAACCCATTCATCTTCATCTTTAAAATCTATTTCACAAGAATCATTTTTTATTTTCATATGTTATATCTGTATTTATTGTTTTCGTTATATTATTTTCATATTCTTTTTGTATAATATTCAATAATGATGTTTCTGTTGATGTTTCTTTAACCATAGTTAATATGCATTATAATATAAACAATATGTTTCTCCAGTTTCAATATTGATGAATTCATAAAATGTATCTCCATTATAAAGATCTTCAGCATCTCCTAAAATATAATGGGGTGTATGTTTAGCATTTCTTAATTCCTTTTCAAACTTATTACGTTCTGAAGCTTTAGATAATATATAACTATTAAGACAAGCATTTTTAAATTCTTCGATATTATCGAATTTTTCTATTAATTCAACATTGCCACCATTTTCATATTCCTCATCTCCAGGTCCATATACTTCTTTAAATTTAAATAATGTTCTATATGTTGTATCATACCAATCTGTCCAATCATATGCATACCATTCACCTTCGCATTCATAAGCACCCTTTCCTGCTCCACCGCAATAGAATATCTTAGCATCAGGATATTTCTTTTGCCATTCTTTTAATACATCTAAAAATTCAGGACGTTTATCTGCTTCTTTCTTAAACTTATTAATCAACTTACTTAATTCATTAAGATCATTTAAATCTAAATCTTTTAATTGGTTTTCCCAATATTTCTTTTCAAACATATAACTAATTATTTTTTGTTAATAAATTGTTTCTTATCGCGTTTTGCTATCTTAATTGCAGAATTCATTTTTGATATAATGTCTTTCTTTATATCATCTTCCAATATAAACAAATCAATATGATTCAAAATAAAATTAGCAATATCAATTGTCTCATCACATGACTGTTTATCAATTAAACTATCTGCACTTATTAAAGAAACAAGAAACATATTTCTTGTTATTTCATTTTCAAATATATAATTATAATTTAATATACGATTACAAAATTTAACAAGATTTTGGTTTTGCTCAATTTTCTTTATTATATTCTCGTTCATAATTATTAATAGTTTCTTCTAATGAATGTTCACGTGCTTCTAAGTTTATAATTAATTCTTTATACTTTATAATTGAATCTTTATAATCTTTAATTGTTTTTAATTCATCTTTTAATTTTTGTATACAATTTATTTGTGCAGATTCATAATCATCATATACATATTGATTAACGAAAGCTTCATGTATATCACCTAATAAATTTTCATTAAATAATTTATCTTTATCAAGAATTTTAAACTTAATTCTTGACATTCTAAAATTCATATTGTGAGCATCACCAAGATGCTCACATTTATAAACTTTATTTAATATAATATTATAGAATATATCACCTTCTTTTAAATCATTTAGCCAAACCTTCATGTTCTTCTAACCATCTATTTCTTTTTTCATCTGATAATGAAGCTAACCATTTATATTTAAGTTTACCACAATCAAATTTATTTCCTTTACACATAAAAGACCAAGGTGCCATGCATTCTGTTACTGCATGATTATTATAAAAACCATCAAAATACCAACAATGACTCCCATGATCTTCAAGATATTTGTTTAACGGACGATCTGTTGCTGTACGTTCTTTACGTTCTTTATTAGGATGCTTTAACTTTATTAATGTTTCAACTTCAATTGGTTGATCTGACCAATTCATTGTAAATCCTAATTCCTGAGGAGTTACCTCTTTATATGCAGTATTTAAATATTGCACAGTTAATTCATCATTATCTTTCTGATAAAATCCAGGTTCTCCCCAACATCGATACCATTCATCATAAATAGGTTTTATATCAAATAAATGATATTTACCATCTCTATTTCTGGCTACCCACATAATATAGTACTTTCTAATATTACTGTATTGTTTTGGTTATTTTCATTTGATGTTTCAATGTTCATACTTTCATTGAAATATTCTTTACTTTGATCATCCATAGATATATATAATTATAATTTAAATTGTTTTTATAATCTTATAAATAAAATCAATTGGCCAAAATATAAAAAGTATAGTATATACAATATTTGTAAATTTCTTTACTTTTTCATCATTTTCAATAGAATGACTACCATAATCACAATCTTTTACCCAGAAAAGACCAACTTCATCTTTATGATATTTTTCTGGATATTTTTTCAATAAATATTCAATATATTTATATTCTAAATCTTCTCCTAAAGATGGGTAATTAAATATTGAAACTGTTATTCCAAGCGCAAAATATCCTATTATTGCTAAAATTAATAATATTATTAATCCAATTATTTCAAATACAGTTAACATAATAATCGTCCATTTAATGTTTTTATCCCAGCTTTTAATATTATTCCGTTAGCTTTCATTTATTTTCTTAATAAAATTATCAAATTGATGTTCATATTCTTTCTTACATTTTTGACATAATGTTTTTGTCCAACCTCTTATTTCAGTTGTCTTTACATTTTCTGATGTACCACAATATTCACATATATTTCTTGAACGTAAACATATATCAATTATTTTTTCATGAAGATTTTTATAATAGAAATTTAAATCTATTTGAAGAATACCCCATTTTTCTTTTATATCTACTATTTCAACAGGATATTCATTATTTGGATGTTCTTCATTAAATTTATTGACTAAATCTATAGCTTCATTAATTAATGGAACCCATCCTTTTCCAGTAGTATATTTCCAATCATTATATTGTATTACGCTCATATATCATTATTTATTTTTTCTACCTCTTTCCTACAATAATCATAGACTACTAATAAATCACGCGAAGTTTCTAATTTATCAATAATACGTTTATAAATATCTAATTTTTCATTCTTAATTACTTCATTAAGTGCTTTAGTATCTGACTTAGGTCCGAAACGTTTCTGTCTCCCATCTTGAGGTTTATTCTTTACTGCTAAGAACTTTTCAAAATCATCTTTATTTCTTAAATACTCTTCAAGTTTTTCTTGATAATCAATAGTATTTGTTTTAATCGAAGGTTCTGACCAAGGTTTTCTTGGTTCATTCTTTTTTGATTCCTTAATATTAGATATATCAAAGTTCTGAATATCTTTAACTGCCTGACGATAAGTTATATCAATAACTTCTTCAGTCATTTTAAAAGAAAGTTTCAAATCATCTTGAAGCTCCTTGATTTTCTTATCAATATATTTTTCTCTATCACTCATCATTTATTTTTTTTAATGTTAATAACTCTAATTTTTTAATGTTATAAACTCTAATTGGTGCAGTTGTAGATAATATTTCATGTTCATTATTTTTTTCTAGTAAAAAATTCGTACCCTGAAAAGAACACGTATATATACTATCTTTTGAATATAAAATATATTCTGTAGTTGACCTTCCATAATAAACCCATACAATAGTTCTATAATTTGGCTTTTCTACATTATATATTACACTATTTGATTTATCGCAACTTATTAATATTAATATAGTAAATAAAATTGAAAATAAAAAATTACGCATAAGATGATTTACTTATTTTATAAAGTATATTTTGCAGTCCTTTATTAAAATTTTCATTATCATAATAACTACATTTTATGTAATGATCGCATAAAAACTCTCTCCAATCATCTCCAGAATCAGGTAACACTCCTTCTAGTATTTCTTTAGTTTCCCAATCCCAATCAGATTTAATCTCATTATACATATCAAAGTAATATTCTTCCTTTACTTCATCAATGTATGATTCTAATGTATAAGTGTCTTTTAAATATTCAAGCATTTCACCTTTATCTATTGAACTTAATACATTATCTAATCCAAATTTATCAATTATATTATTAAGGTCATATTCATTTTGAAGTGCATTACATATATCGTCTAAGTTACATTTCTTAATGATATCTTCAATATCATATTCATCATATTCTTTATTTGGATCTTCAAATTCGGATGCTGCATTAATAAGATCTGATGCTCCGCATTTATTCATTTCAAATCCTGCGTCAATAATCTCATCAAATGTACAAGACTTCCAAACTTCTTTTAATAATTCTTCTTTATCCATTCCTTCAGGTATTCTATTCATAATTACATATTATTAGAATAATGAGTTTCATCAATATATTTATCAATTGCTGCAGCAATTAATGCACCTGCCTTTTGAAGATTTCTTAATGTTACTGTTGGCTTCCAATATGTATAATTCCAAGACTTAGGCCAATCATCAATTGTAATATCTTCATAATTTACCTTAGTATAGCATACTGCTGCTCTAAGTAACTCTTCTAAAGATTCTTGTCTATCATGTTCGTAATCATAGCCTTCTTCAGTTATCTGACGATTACGTTCTTGTTCAATTAGCTTAACTCCATTCATATTGATTCTAATTTTGATATATCATATTTTTCTTGAGTATTATTCCAATAAGGATCCAAGTCCTCAATCAATTCAATTCCTTCATTATCTTCACCTGATTCTCTTGAAGTATAAAGTTTAACACTTACAGGTTCAATACAATGAGTATGATCACCCCAATGTCTCATTGATTCATCCATTGTTTCAAAGCAATGATTAACATATTGTGCTACACGAGCTGCAATAGATTTACTATTTTGTATATATGGAGAAGAATCACAAGATACATCAAACTTTACTCTTATCCAAAGATCTTCACAATTTTCTTCAACCTCATTTTTAGGTCCTACTTTAAATATTTCTTCTTTATTCATAATATTTAATTTATTTAAACAACAATAACATCATTAAAATCAAATTTATATGTAAGTAAATCTTCAATAGATATATCTTCTGGAAGTACAATATTATTCATTTCTAAACATTCTTCAACTCGTTTATAATCATCTTGCATTTGTTCAATTCCTGCTTGTTGATGTGCAAGTTTATCCATGTAATCAATAATCATTGATTTATCGTTTGCCTCCCATATTTCTTTAATAATTAATTCTTTATTCATAATTTTAATTTTCAAAAAAATCAATTAATGTAAAAATTATAGTATCTAAATCATCTAATCTTTCAATATAATCACCAATCATATAATCATTATTTTCAAATCTCAATGAAAACATTCCATAATAATCAGGACATGGATCTACACGTTCTGGAGAATATTCATTATGAAAATCTTGTATATCTATATATATTTTTTTATTATTAAGATTTTGATTTTCTAATTCATTATTTAATTCCATTAAATCTATGCATAATGATTCTAAATAATAAATACTTATCTTATCATTAATCTTTTTAGCTTCTTTTAAATTATCTATTGTGATTTTCATATTAATTCCATTTTAATTGTTTGAATTATAACATTATCATTAGCTTTATAGATCTATTTATTAATTTAATATAGTTAATCTCCCCATTTATTAATCAATGAATCTAACATTAATGTAATATAAAAATCTTTAAAATTTATAATTTTATTTTTATATCTTTCTTTAATAGCATCAGGAACTTTAATATCTGTTAATTTAATATTCATATAATCTAAACACTGTTTTGGTGTTATGTTCCCATGCTCAGCATCAAGATGATGTTTTTCACAAAGCGCAGCTCCATTAGAAAGATAATAACCACCATCATTCCAAAGTTTACGATCCATTATATGATGTGCATCAACAGCTTTACAAGAACAGCCAGGAACACAACACATTCCATCAGTTCTTGCAAATACTTGTTTCTTAAACTCTTCACGAGTCAATAATGGATCTTTTTCTTGTTTCATTTATTTAATTGAAGTTTACTATCAAATTCTTCTTTCTTTTCTTCCCAATATTTAACAGAAGATTTAGCAGATTCTAATTCTTTATTAACATTTTTTGTTGCTATATCATAAAGTTCATTTTGAATTCTTTCCCATACTTTATCGGGCCATTCTTCAAACTTAATGAAATCTTTATAATACATATCTGATTTAAACATCCAATTGTTTCTTACTAATGGTTCATCAAAGTAATATGATACCCAATCTTCTCCATCTCTATCAAAATCATAACAATATGATACCGTTATTGGATATTCATCAATTATTTTATTATTTTTATCATAAGTAAGAACATGTTTTGCTAATTCAATTTTTATATAAAGCTCATCATGCTCATATCTTGTTTTTTGAAATCTATCATCTTTAAAAAACTTCGCAAAGAATTTAGCATTATTTTTGTTATATAACTTAACATCAGCAGATGAATGTGGACAATACTTAAGTAATGTCTTGATATTTTGTATTCTTTTATTTAATTCCATAATATTACCACATTGGAATTGGCTTACTTTCTAATAATTCTTTTCTAGCATATACTTCAAGATCTTCTCCCATATAATATATCTTATTTGTAGATAGATCTTCTACTTTTATTTCTTCATTATATTTTCTTAATCTTTTATATAATGGACATAACTTTGTATAATAATAAGGTTTAAAGCATTCTCCAACTTTTAGATCTTTAAGTTTCATATTATTCTTTATTCATTATAATATTCCATTCATCCCAATCAAAAAATGTCCAATCTTTATTTACTTCTTCAAAAGACTTAATCATAATTTTTTATAAAAATCAAAATTCTTAAACTGTTCTTGATGATATTTTTTTAATCTTATCAATTTATTTGTTTTTTCTTGAAGTTTTTTAATTTCATTTTCAAGATTCATAAATGGAATAGCAAAATGTTTCTTATAAAATTCTTCTGCATATTCTAAACATGTAGTCATTTGATGATCTTTACCTACACTATTCCAAGAAACACCTGGCCAAAATCTTTGTGGAGTACCATCCCATTTAGGCCCGCACCAATAATCAATTTCAGGATTATAATTTATAGGAATAATATGACATTCATATTCATATTTGTTTGGACCAGTAAATGTCATATCATCAACTAATTCATATTCACAAAATAAAGGTTTAAATTTTTTATGATCTATTCCAACCCAATATAAGTGATCTCCTTTTTTAAGATCTTTGAATTTTGTATTTTTATCAGCCATAAATCAATCTTCTTTATCACACCAACTACCACCAGGACAATCTGTATCATTAAATGGACAATCTGAACATTTATCTTTATTTTCTTTATTCATAAATCAATTCTGCTTTTTTCCAAATCTTTGTCCAATGTTCATCAGTAGTAACATGGTTTGCCCTTACCCACTTACAAACATAATGTTTGAAATCATCAATAGGAAATGAACCTGTTACTCTTATAACAACGCCTTCACGAGTATCTCCATAAACTGAAGGTTCTTTAGTATAATAATCTACTAAAGTTTTCAAACTATTCTCATCTGCAACTACACCTCTCCATAATTCAGGTACATGAGGAACATTAATAATTTTAGCAAACATCTTTACTTCATCCCAAGAATACCATGTCAAATCATTATTAACAGCAAATAAATGGAAATAATCAGTTAAGTTATTATAATGAATTGAATGTTCTCCATACAAATTTTCTCCAAATAATGTTTCATTTTCTCCAATATATTGTTTAATTTTCCAATAAAGACCATTATTTGGATCCCATATATTTCTTGACCAAGGGGAACGCGTAGGAGCACCATCAGATCTTGCATAACAATCCTTTTGATTCATATGAATATTCTCCCCATCTAGCTTTTCTGTAATGACTATTTCTTTTCCTTGATAGTATTTAAACCAATCACCCTGAAGCTTCTTATCATCTTTAGTAGCCCCAGGTGAATATGGTAAATGATATGTTCTTGGATATTTCATTTAATATATACAATTTTTATTAATTTCCTTTTCTTCCCACAGTTTCATTATAACTTCCTGTTTATTTCTGAAATCTTGAATATCTTTTAAAGTCTTTAATCTAGATTTCCATTTTTCCAAATCTTCCTTATCTTTAATAGCAATTCTAGATATTGTATTCTTATCATTTTTATCTAATGGATTAGTTTTTTGAAACATTCGTAAAGGTTTCCAATATTCTTCATTCTTTCCTTTATATTCTAAACAATATGGGAGTGTACTTACAAATTCTTTATCAGTTATTCCAAATGCATCTTTATATGCTCTAAGCTCAATTGGTATATTTTCTGGCATTTTTGATAATGCATCTAATCGATCTTTATATACTTCCCATAATAAAAAAATTATAATAGTAATAAAAACTATTGAAAAAATTAATGAATACATTTTACACAAATTAAATACTTACTAATGTGGAGTAGGAGGGAATCGAACACCTCATTCTTTTCCTTTGTTTCGGTATGCCTACCTACTTGCGGACTCGAACCGCGAATCGGATGCCTCCGTGCGTCTACCATTGCGCCACTACTCCGTTGTTATAATTTAATGAATGTTTTTATATTTACTATCCATACATAAATAATTCAGTTTATTGTATTACTGAATACATAAATAATATAGAAAAAATTTATATATTATTCAATATTCATAAGTGAATATATGAACTTATTATATTCAATATTCATAAGTGAATATATGAACTTATATTCAAATTTAATCTGTAAAGAATTTAATAAATGAAACAATTGCACTTTTACATATCACAAGCACTAAACAACAAAAATATATAAAGAATGATATTGGCCAAATAAGAATAGAAATAATTCGCAAAATATTTCTGAACCATTTAGGACTTATATTCTTTTCATATTCTTTTGTTTCATTCCAATAATGTTTACTTTCATATTTAACAAGTTTATTATCAATAAGTAAATTAATAAAATCGTTTCTATAAATCTCAAACCCAAGTAATCTTCCTAATGATAAATATACTGCTATAAAAAAAGAATAAAAATAAATTGCTTCCATAATTTAAATAATTTCAAATTTATATTGTACCCAATTTTCAGTATCTTCTTCAGTTGTAGAATTAGCTTCTGCCTGATTATTCAGTTCATCTAATACACATAATTGATTGTTTTCCCAAGATATTATTTCATCAAAAGAATCTAAATTTGGACGAATAATTGTAACGAATATCCAATGTCTACAATCTTTAATTATAACATCATTTGGTAACTTTATTCCATATTTCATAAATGCATATCGTATAGATGCATCTACTTGAACATAAAACCAGTTATCTCTATTTAAGACAATTTCTTTATATTCACCGTTCTTTTCTAAAAAATACTTTGTCTGTTCCATAATCAATCACATCCTACATCCGAGTAACCTTCAGTGCTTTCTTCATAAATTGTGTTTTTAAATTCATATAATGGACGACCACATATTGATATTGATTTTTCTATTTCATGTTCCCATTCACTTTTATGATATGTTGAAACATATTCCCAATGATCTGGTTTTTTCCAAATTCTTAAATATTCTATAACAATATATCCATATTCATTTGTATTAAGTAAAGGATAATACGGATGCTTAACATATTTTGTATCTTTAAAACATCCAAATAAACTTAATATTAAAGAATATATAATTTTAAAGATTTTCATATGACATTAATTTATCAAATAACTGTTCATTCTCTTTACTTAATTTATCAATAATCTTAAAATTTGAATTTCGTTTTTCTTTAATAACTTGTTTCAAAATATTTTGACATTCAAAATATGTTGTACATATATGATTATCTAAAGCATAATCTATTATATGTCTATTCTTATTATAGATTCCAATATGATGATTGTCTCCATAATCAATATCTACTATAAAACCCTCACGAATTATATAGCATTGTATATCAACGTAATAAATATGTTTTAAAGATATTTCCATATATTTAATATAGATTTATGTTATTAATTATTTAAAGATGACGGAAAATCAATCTCCGCCATCTGCTGCCTTAATATTAATCTTAGGAATCATCATAAACTTAATCTTACATGTTTCAGTAATTAAGTCTTTAATCTCAGTAGTATCCTTGTAAGCCATTGGTGATTCATCAAGTGTTCCTTTACAAACTGTTGTTGAATATACGTTTTTCATTGACTCTTCAAATTCTTTCATTGAAATATTCTGCTTTGCCTTAGAACGTGACATCTTTCGACCTGCTCCATGAGCACAAGCATTAAGCCACTCAGGATTTGAAAGCCCTTCACAGATTGCAACACCATCTCTCATATTAAAAGGTACAAGTATCTCCTCACCAGCATATGAACGAATCGCTGACTTTCTCAATGTATGATCATGAAGATCTATGAAATTATGAGTAGATGTAATTGTTCTTACTTCCTTAATTCCATACTTAATAAGTAATTCCTTAATAGTCTTCTGTACAGTCATATGATTGAACTGTGCATAAAGCTGAGCAAAACACATGTCCATCAAATAACCTTTCATATAAGTACCATTAAGATAACCATTAATATGATTCTCCTTAATTTTAGTAATGAATTCATCCTTAGCTGTCTGGAATTCTTTCATATTTGAATGTGTTGCTTTATACTGCTTTTTGAATGATTCTATAGCAGCTTTCATTTCATCCTTAGGCATAGCTTGAGTTGTCTTACCCATCCAATACTTACAAACTTTAACACCAAAGTTACGAGAACCAAAATGTAAAGTTACACCAGCTAATTCGCCATCTTTCTGTTCATCATATTCGATAAAATGATTACCTCCGCCAACTGTCCCAAGTGATTTATAGAAGACACCTTCATCCATATTAAGTCTCTTTAGCTGCTCAGATACCCACTTTTCATCTACATGGTTAGGAAGATCCATAAGCATCTCAGGCCAAAAATTACGATACTTATTAAATCCTTGAGTCAAAAACTTATAAAATTCCTTATAATCAATAATAGTTTTTCCATTAAGATTAAAACCAAATGGAATCTTATTCTTAATACGTCTTTCAAACTCAGCATATTTATCCTCAGGAACTTTCTTATCTAAGATCATCATTGATACTGAGCATCCAATATCAACTCCAATATGCTCTGGACATATATATTCGCCAATAGTAGCAACCAATCCACAAGGACCTGATGCTCCTACATGTACATCGGGCATACAAACAACTTTTTGTCCTTTAAATGCAGGACAATTAATTATATCATATACCTGTCCGTATACTCCTTCCTCAATTGTTTCTGCAAATATTTTTGCAGTAGTATATTTTCCAACTAATTCAATCATATTTATTTTCTAATTCATTTAAAAAATCATTTATTACAATTCTTTCTTTTGTTGTTAATGGGTCTGGTCCACCATCTCCAACTAAACTAATTGCATATCGTATTAAATCAATTTTTTCTTTATATGTCATATTTATTTAATTATTTAACTTTCCAATTACAATTTTCATTTCCTCCATATATTTCATTCCAAGATTTATTTGTATTATTATACATATAATCTAACATATTACACATTTTTTCAAAGTTCTTTTTCTTGAAGCAATGTTTATATGTTCCTTTTGAAATATATTTTTGATTTTTCATTTTCTTTATTGATTTATATTTTACCATCTTTTGTTTGGATATTCAAAATCTCATTTGTTATATTTTTAATATCCATAATGACATGATTTATTCCTGGTCGTCTAATAGAATGTTGATCCATATAAGCTAATGTAAATTCAAATAAATCATAAAAATGTTTTGTATTTCTTTTATTAATTAAAATATATTTTTCTATATTTCTTAAAGTTTTGATTTTGCAAATTCTATTAATGTCTCCAATGCATCTATATCTGGATCATGATATGGGTCAGGATATTCAAGTATTCCTTCCATATATTTTTCCATTTCTTTGATTGCTTCTTTTATTTCCATAATTCTATTGTAAACTAAAATTTATATTTAATTTTTTATAAAGCTATCTAAAAGTTCAGAATATTTGCCTACAATTTCCATAAGATGCATCATACTTCTACGTACATGTGACATTTCCCAAGGAATATCAGAAAGATTTCCAAAGCTATCCATAGTTATTTTAACCTCTTCTCCCATTTTGTCTTTATTTGTATCTTTGTGACCAACAAAATAGAATCTATCCAATATAGAAGCATCTTTAGTCTCAACAATATGCAGCAAGACATTTTCTCGAATTTTATTCACCTCATTAACATCTACGTTATCAACGTATTCACCATCTACAAAATACTGAAGTGTGGTGTTTGTTATCTTAGGTATTTCAAGTGTTTTTTCCATAATTCAAACTATTAATTACTATTTTAACTTTTTATTATCTCTTAAATATTGTATTAAGTCTAAATAAAAATTTTCATCTTTTGCAATCATATAATAATCATTAAGAATATTAAAAACATCAGATGCTTTATTTACATTCTCTCTTGGATAATATTTAGATTGACGATTACTTGCAAAATTCAATTCATCATATAAATATTCTTTTGCATCTTCTATATCAAATTTAAAATCACTCATTTTACTAAATTTTTAATCTTCTTCATTATATCGTTCTATAAATCTTTCTTTTCGATTAGTCCAAAATGAAATTCTAGAATCAATAGTATTCAATATCTGTTTAGCAACAACCTCTTTTGTAGTGCCAATGTATATTTCATTTTCTGTTATCTTATGTGTGAAAATAATGCAATTATTTATTCTCAAAAGAGCATTGCAAATATCAAACTTAAAACTATCATTAGTCTCAAAGGTCACGTCACAGACTTTAGGTAAATGTTCACCATCAAGATTAAGATGTGTATCAGTAACAATTGTTGTACCTATATGATCCATACCAATTGCTCCCCAATAAAGAATATCTCCAACACGAATATCTGCAAATGTCTTATTCATAACTATTGTTTGTTTAATTACATTATTAATATAGTATTTATAATTAAAATTTCAATAATATTTGAAAATAAATTTATAATATATAAAAATTTCAATCACGTTCGTAAAATTCTTCAATCTTACCACACTTTGTACATTTATGATATCCGCCACAACTCCATGTCCAATGATCTTCACCCCATACATGATCACAATGGTTTTGAATTTCTTCTCTTAATGTTTCTTTATAAGTTTGTTTAATGTTATCAATATTCTTTTTATCATTTCCCTCATCTTTAAGAAACATAATTGCATATTTTAATGCATATTCTTCTGCAACAGTAAATTCAGGTATAAGTTTAGAATTAATCTGATAATTAACAATTTTATTTACTATTGAATTTAACTGATAAATTACTTGTTTCTTATTCATAATATTTCAAAGTTTGATTAAGTATTAATATAAATTTGTCGATCTTGTTACATTAAATTCTTCAATCTTACCACATTTCGTACATACGTAATATCCTCCACCTGCCCATGTCCAAATATCTGGACCCCAATGATGTTTACATTCTCTTTGGATATCATCTTCAGTTATTTCTGTCTTCATAATACATATATCTTTCATAATTTATTGATAAAGTTGTTTTATATCTTCTTAAAAGTATGATCTTTTAAATCACCTTTATCTTCTCGTTTATTCAGATATTCATTTACTTCATCTAATGAATCAAAAGCAATGGCTTCATAACTGTCATAATCAGACTTAGTGGAAACAAACTTATGATCTATTATTTCCTTACCAGATTTTATGTTTTTACCAATAATACGTAAATTGCCCCACCCAGTAGAGAAGTGAATTACTCCCTTTATAATACGCAGTTTATGATGTGGACCAGGAATAGGAGGACACAAAAAGTAATGAGTTTTACGGTGTTTCTCTTCGTCATAATTAGGATAACCATATACTAAATAATCCTTTGTAATTATAACATCATCTTTTGATGCTTCGTTTTTCAATGAATATTCACCATTCTCATATATCCAATCTAAATCAATAACTTTCATATATTAATATTCTGTATATACTTCTATTCCGTATGTATTCTCCATTTTATACCATTTATCAGGAATTTCTATTTCCAAATCAACCATATATACATCACAAAGATTATATTCATTTCTTCTAAAATAAACAAATCCTAAAAGTTTTTCATTTATAAGATATTCATCAATATAATTATCTGAAGGAAAACTGCCACGTTCATTTGTTGTCATTCTATAGATTATCTTAGGACCTAAAGAATGTTCCATCTTATATTTATTAATGAAATAATCTTTATATTTTTGATGATATTCAGATTGTTCTTCTAATTGAATTGTATATGTTTTTTCAATCATTCTATGACTTCAAATTTTTCTTTATAATAATATATATCATCAGGATCTTCGTGACAACCACGTTTAGAATACCAATCATCAAGTTCATTGTATTCCTCAAATGTTAGTTTAGTTAAATCTTTATCGATGATTTGATTAAGATAAAATCGTTCAAGATCATCCATTTTATACCAAACTTCATCATTAAAAGTCATTCCATCAAATTTCTTTAACAATTCATCATATGCATGTTTTGCTATTTTATTCAATCCATTATATTCAAATCGCTTAAGAAATCCACCTTTCTTTTTACCACATAATTCATTATGAATAAGTTTTTTTCTACATTCATAAAAATAATGTTCACATGCTAACCATGAATTTTTATTCATTTTAGGATGATCATCTTTATGCTTATCAATTTCAATAAGCTCATCAGCCTTTTCATCTGTCATACAAACACCAAGAATCTTAGTATAAGAATCTTCCCATTGGTCATATTTACGTTTTACTACAATTACTTCCATATATTAATCAATTTAAATATTAGCTTTTAAAATCATTGTTGGCAAAAGTTCGTTTGTTCTTTTAAATCCAAATTTTGAATAAAAATTTTGTAAATCTGATACAGTATTAAGTGTATCTACATTTCCACATCTTTTACATGGACTACATAATAAAAGTAAATTATAATCGTTAAACTTATTGATTATTTCATTTAAAAGTTCTGAAGCATATCCATTTCCTACATAATATAGATTTGTTTCAACTCGTACAATTTTTGCAAGTTTATTGCCTTTACAATATTCTTTATATCTTGGATATTCATCACAATTAATATTGATAATTATTGTACTTAACCATAAGCCAGAATTATCAAATAACTGAGCAAATATATCTCCTTTAAATGTAGAATACTTAATCTTCATAAATTTATCCAATATACCCGTGTCTTAAATCATCATATAAATCATTCATATACTCTTGATAAGCTTCTTTAGACTTATATCCAAGTTCTTTCCAAGTCTTTTCATGTTCAGGAATCATTTTATTATCAAGCATATACTTACGCTTGAGACCTTTCATATTAGCACGTTGGCCATTCAGTTTACGAATCTGTCTATTTATGTTTTCAGAATAATTCTTATATGCAGTATTCAGGTTAAGATCCATCAATGTAAATTCATATCCGTACTTAATATCATTATATCGATCTTCAATAGGGATATCAATGATAGAATAATCTTTACCGTTCTCAATATTGTTAATTCTCTCAATACAAACAGTAATTTCGTGTGTAAATAGATTAATATTTGTAACTTTATAAATATAAAAATTCTTATCTACAAAGCTATAAATAATATCACCAATTTTCAAATTCTGTACTTCTGAAAGCTTCATATTTTATTCTATTTAATGTTTGTTTAACTAATAAAATTCATTTCACTAAGATCATACTTAAGAGTTTCAGATGCTCGCATCTGATTCAATACGTTTTTAACATGTTCCCATTCTTTTAAATACGATTCTACTTTATCTTCTGGACAATATGATATAAATAAATCTTTGATAACATCTGCAACAACATTTGCACAATTATTAACCTTATCAATCCAAAATAATTTTTTATCTTCTACATAATACTCTGGCCACATAAATACAAGAGAATTTGTATTGCAACAATATCCTTCAACATTATCAATTCCAAAAGGACCGTTATTATTCGTTATGGCAAATTCAACACCTGCATTCATTAGTTTCTCTAATTCATCATCAAGTAAACAATTTACTATTACTCCTCTTAAAATAAATGTTTTCATAAAACGTAATCTTTATAAAGTGTACCTTCTTTCTGCTTAATATAATATGTAGTCTTTGCAACAGCAAGCTGCTCATTGAAAGTTTTATTATCCAAATCAAAATCTTTCCAAATCTCAGGCCATTCCTCTTTCAGCCAAACAGTAAACTTAAATTTACCGTTCTTAGCATAATAACCCATATTGTATTTATACTGACTCATTATGTAAACTTCAAAAATTTAAATGTATAACTTGTGACTAATTCATTCATTATATGAAAACTGTTGTCATCATTTATCACGACTAATAAGTTCTGTAAGAATATCTGTAGTTAAAAACTTTGCTAATTCTGGATTTGTCTCCATATATTTAATATTTAGATAACACGATAATGTTTACGATTCTTTGGCTTAAAATATCTATCATATTTACGATGCCAATAATTTTTATCACGATATGCAGAATCATAACGATGATCATTATTATATATACGATCCATTCTTTTTATATACTCTTTATCAATAGACCAATGTCCATCAGTAGGTTCGCAATTTTGATCTTCGCAAGCCATATCTGGACCTTTCCACATTTCATCAATACCTTCAGGACCATAATTTGAAAGTAAGTTTCGTACTTCATGATTGATACGATGACGACGCTGACGACGACGAAGTTCATAAAACTTATGATTATCTCCGTAACAACAGAAACAACGAATATTCTTTTTATAAGTACGTGACATATTATTTAAGCTTTAATTTTATTTGTATAAATTCTATTTCCGTCTTGTAATATCAAAATAAATTGATGAAATGGTGAAGTAATTATTCTTTTAACATAATTATCTTCAATAGTCATATAATTACCATATTCTGAAATATATTGCATATATTAATTATTTATATTTTATTTATTTGTATATAATATAGTAAAAGCTCAGATATATTCAATATTTCTGAGCATTTTTTTAATATTATTAGAAAATTATTAATATTTAAATTATTATAAAGCCTAAATGTAATTTATCTATAAGTTGGTTTATAATTCCAATTATTTACTTTTTTATTATAATGGTTATATATATTGACTTCAAAACATTTTACCGGAATAAAATTTTTATTTGAAATTCTTTCAGTAATATAATCATTAACTTTATTTACAATATTGTTTTTTGTTCCAATAATAGTTTTATTAAGAATCATTTTATTTGACCAACTTTTTCTAGTCAAATGTTGAGTAATTATTGCTTTCATATATTACCAAATCTGAATGTAATAGTCTTTCTTTTCATAATCAGGACCTGCAAGAGCTCTTAGTACTCTTGTTGTCCCATCAGAATATTTAACTTCCTTGTCATAATGCATATTAAAACCACGGTACCACCCATGTGAAAGAAGATACTGAGTAAACCAACTAAAAAGACTATCATTATATTTATCTTCGTATTTTAAACGTTTTGTACGAAGAACATCGTTAATCTCACTTAACTGTTTCTCAATGTACTGGGGACGTTTTTTATTCTTCATATTTGTTTGATTTTATTATTTAATATTATATAAATAATATAGTAAAAGCTCAGAAATATTCAATTTCTGAGTTAAAAAATAAATAATAATAAAATAATATTCCTGTAAGATTTTCATATCACATTTGAAATCTTACAGGAATTTTGTAAATTATTCTTCAAACTTAAAATCTGTTGTTATATTTGGAAGTGTTTCCAAATTAATTTCTGGAGTCAACGGAGAAGGTTTATATCTATTAATAATCTCCAAGTATTTATCATGATCAATTTCTTTCCATCCGTTTAAACCTTCAGAAAGAATTCCGTAAATGTTATGAGAAGACAGATAGCCACCCTTCATATCAAATTGGTCAGTTTTCTTTGTATAATCAACTTCCAATACATCTCCAGATTTTGAAAACTTAACATAAAGAAATTCTCCAAGCTGCTTACAAATTGCATCATAATTCCAATATTGTGATTTCCTTTCAATAAATGTATCAGTAACATACATAAGCATTAGATAATTATGATCTGTAGACCATGTTGATACATTACAGAAATATTTTCCAATCATATCCTTCCTATACATATTATGCAAAGGACCAGTAATTTCGTTTTGAATCTGCTTAATCTTTTCAGTATCCTGAGCAATCCAATTATTAATTTCATTTTCACGGTTTGGAATTTCCTTCAGTATTCTGTTATACTTAGAAATATTTGATGAATACTGATGTAATTCATTAATCTTTGAAATGATTTCTTCTCTGTTCATATTTATTTGATTTTAAATGTTACTTCTTTACATAAAACTTCTTATAGAACACATATTTCTTATTCTCAACGAAATCATGCCATGTGCTACTGAAATAAGACCAAGAAATTTCTTTTTCTTTATTCTTATCATTAACTTCATATAGAATTCCTTTACGATACTTATAAGAATATTCTAAATCATGGTCTACATTACAATATCCATCTTTAAGATTACTAGATAATGATACAAATATCTGTACTCCGTCTTTTAATAATTGAACAGCTTCATCTCGTGTTCTAATAATAGATCCTTCCAGTGAATACTTATTTTCAACATCATTATGAATCTTATTTGCCATTTTTGATACTGTACTCATAAAAATAGGCATGCTATCATCAGATACAATACAACAAATTTTTGATGCTGAAACATTTTCATCAATATCACTAAATGGTAATGCGGCAAAGAAATATTGCTTAGCTTTAATTACATTCCAAATAATCTTAATCTTTTCTTTAAATACACTCATATTTTTAATTAATATTTTATTCCATCATAGCATACAAAATTATATATATCATCTTCTACATGATATTGTCCAAATCTTCTCATTAACCCATATTTTGTTTCTTTTGTAAACTCATTTTCTTCATTTACAAATTGTATGTCTTCTTTAGGAACAAATCTAAATTTTCCTTTTCCTTTTTTGTCAAAATAGAATATCTCAGCAACCTTCATTTTCTTCCAAGGATGCTTATTATTAATTCTTTCAAATAATCTTAAAACTTTTACTTTAATATTTGAATTATCAATATTTTCCCATATTGCAGTATCTGAAGTCAAATCAAGTTCTTTATTATAGCATAATGTATGATCTAACCAAAATTGTGCATCTTTCCTATTATCCCACAATTTTGATTCATCATACCATTGCTCATTAACTTTATATTGAATATTAGGAGAACAATATCCTTCGTGATCAATATAATCTACTTTTATAGATACTTCCTGAATATATCCTTTCTTAATATAATCCTTGTAAATAAAATATACTAATTGTCCAGGAGTATAATTAAAACTTATACTATACATATTTATATTTTTAAATTATATATAAAATATAGATTTTTTCAAATAAAATTCAAAAATAGATAGTAAAATATTACTATCTATTTACTGCTTGTATTTCAGATATACTATTTATAATCAATTCTGGTTTACCTATAAATTCTTTTAGTGTCTTACAATCTGTATATGACATTGCAGACCGTAAATAAGATATCATATTCTCAATCCATCCTGCTAATGTATATTTTACTGGCAACCATTTTGTAATTCCCTCTGCTGTTTTTGTCTTTTCACCAGATATAGATTTCTGACCATCTGCAGAAGCCATTCCAAAAAACTTAACATCTACTTGACCAATCATTTTTTGTTCTTTCAATTCATTTAATTTATTTTTATATTCAAGAACAACTAATTTATATTCAGAACTATCTTTTGTATATTTGCCATTTTTTATATTATCTTCAACATTCATTAATTTAAATTTCCATGGCTTTATATTATCATTTATAAAGTCATCAGTATAATATGCTTTGAAATTTCCTTTACTATCTACACTAAAATCTTTATAGTTTTCAACTGGAAATCTTAAAGGTGTATTTTTTTGATTCCATGGTTTTGCTGTTTTTTCTCCAGCAGATTCAATACATTGTGCAAATAAACTACCAATCATTACATAGTCTGCCCCTAATGCTAATGCTTTAATAACATGGTCATAATTACGAATACCACCATCAGCTACTATCTTAGGAAAATCTTCAGAATTAAAAATTGGTTTACGATAATTTGGGTGTGTATCTTCTTCCTCAGCTAAAAGTTTTTGTTTTACTTCATAACATTTTTCAATCAATGATGCTTGTGGATAGTGGATAGACACATTACTTGTAGTAATACAGCCAGAACCTCCTCCTATGCCTACACGAATAAAATCTACAGCTAAACCAGATTTTCCATTTTTTATGTTCTTATATCTAGCATTTCTACAAATCCATTCATATGTTTTAGGATTAGCAATATTGCCTGTCATAATAGTTAATCCATATTCATATTCTATAGCTAGTTCTTTTGCATGAATGCATTTTTCATATAATGACCTCATATGACCATTTGCAATATCAACTACTATAAAATAATGAGTTCTAAAATCTCCTTTTCTATCAATTGCATATTTAATGAATAACTCTTCAAATTCCTTTAAAGATAATGCAACCCATGTTTGATTTTCCATTTCTTTTTTACGAATTTTAATATCAATATTTCTTGGCAATATTGGTGTAATTCCATTTTCCAAAAATATATCGACATTATTTTCTGAAACAACACTTCCCATAGGTGATGCAAATATAGGTAACCAATTTGTTTCTTCAATAAATGGATTACATTCAGATCTTGAATTAATGTTAGATATAACTGAAGGAATTATTGTTATATCATTATATGAATAACCTATTTTATTATTTAAAAACATATTTATATTATTTAAATTTAAAAATCTTCATCATTTGGATCTACTTCAACAGCATTATGTATACCATGTATAAATGTTATCAATCCTATAATTATCATTAGCAATAATATTGCTCCAATTATATAAAAAAATGTTTCCATAATTATTCGTATTTAAGTTCTGATTGCTTAATATTATCAAAGAATCTTATTGTTTTCTTTTCATCCAAATCATTATCTCTATCAAATGCTCTTAATGCTTCAGATATAATCCAATATGCAGTACGAACTGGAACATTTTGGCCAATCTTAGGATATTCTCTTAAAAGATCTCCTTGTAATTCATAATCAGATGGATGACCCATAAGATGTAAACATTCACGAACAGAAAGTAATCTATCTTCATGTGGATGTAATACCGATTGCATCATCTTAAACATAACTGCTGGTAATTTACCGTCACGTGGAATAAATGGTAATGCATGATAAAATCCCATGTTCATTGATATCTTTTTCTTAACATGTGTAAAGAAATGATTCATAGTTTCCTTTTGCTTATCTGTTGCAGAACTCTTATTATTAATATAATCCATTACTTCATCAAATAACTTATTATTGATAATGTAATCAAAAATATTAGTTATACTATTTCTCCAGTCTTTTCCGAATTTATCTTTAAGATATTCAATACAGAATAAGTTTACACAATTTACAACGTTGATATCTAATGGAATCTGTTGTGTTGCATTTTTAGGTATACGATTAAAATATTCATCATAATCAGTTTCTATATGTTCAAATTCCATCTTAGGCGCATAATCTTTCTTAAAGAATATAATAAATGTACGTTTACGTTTTTGACAATTATCATGATATTTTGTATCAGTTCTGTAATATACAATTGAATATCCTTGTTCTTGTGCTACATTCTCTAATTGTTTACGAATGTCTTCTCCTCGTGCTCCCATAAATGTAGGAGCATTTTCAAATATATATACTTTAGGCTGTATTACTCGTAAAGCATATTTAGATATCCAAATCATATTACTATTACGAATATCCTTTGTTTCTTGTGGAGCACGTGTTGCAGTAGATAATCCTGAACATACAGGAACTGCTACACATAAATCCATATTTGAATAATTTAATTCTTTATCAGGATTTAATGTCCAAATATTATGATTCATTATTTCAGGATTCATATCATCATCATTCTGAAAAGGCTTACGATTGAATATTTTATATTCAGGACGTCTATCAACTTTATTTAAATAAGTCATAAGATGATATTCGTTTCCTCCACCTATTAATTCATTTGTCTTTTTGCTATAAATAGGATCTCCAAAACCTGGATATGACAATATAAACTCTGCTTTGCATCCTACTGATTTTTCTGTACCTAAATACATACCTCCTGTCAAAGGCTGTATTGCACACCATTTAATTTTATTCTTCATATAAATTTATATATTTTTGTTAACATATTTATATTAAAATAGTATTAAATGTAAAAATATTAAAAAATATATAATTATGCTTTAGATGTACTTCTAAGGATGTAAACATATTTGATTATATAATTTATATTCAAATAGTTTTTACATCCTTAGAAGTACATCTAAATATAGCTAGTAAGATATTAAATATACACTAATATATAAAAAATGTTTACATATATTATTCTTCTAAATTCTTTTCAGATATTTCTCTGAATTCAAAATCAAAGTTTGAATACTTAAATTCTACTTTAAATGTTTGTGATTGTGCAACTGGTTGAGTATAATCAAAGCTAAGCATATCCATTCCATTTATTAAAGGATGCATAATCTTAATTCTTGAATATATTGAGCCGATTTCATCCATTATGTCAATATACAGATAATCATTAATTTCTGAAGTTTTTGTATCACGACTAAACATATACCAAAAGTTTTCAAATATAATGAAATAATTAAGAAAACCTAACGTATGTCTAAATTCAACATTTAAAGTCATATCTGTTAACATTATAGGAGATACTTCAGAACGATATGAAAATGGTGCTGAAGGATACATAAATTCATTTTCATCTGTTCTATTTGGATTCAATAATGGCTGTTCACCTCGTGAAGACTGTTGCTGTTCTATAGTAGCATTGCTAAAGCCTAATATTTCCACACGTTGAACAGTTTCATTAATAAAATCAATAGGATCTAAAAAATAACTATGTTTTTCTTTAAGGACTTTACTATATTTTTTCTCTATTACTTCATGTAAGAAATGCTTAGGAAATATTAATCTAAATCCATCTTGTCTTCCTTTTAATGCTAACATAACTTATATTATTATTGTTTTTATAATTCTTATTTTATCTAATGGTATATTCTCAGATTCACCAGTTATAGAATCGTTTTTAATAATTGGCTTATTAGAACTAAATATATTATTTAATTCATCTTCAGTTAATGGATAATTATTAATCTTATTTTCTTTATAATATAAATTAAAATACTTCATAAATTAACCAAATAATTTTTTATTAATTTCTTTCATAACTTTTTTAGCAGTTGTTTCAGCTATATTCTCTCCCATATAGAATGGATTATATTCCTTAACTTTTTCTGCTGAACCAGTTGCTTGTTGTTGTCCTGCATCTTCAGGTGATTCTAATGGTGGTTCTGCATCATTACTTGTAGGTGTATTATTTGAACCACCTTGATAATTATTTCCTCCACCTGTTCCTATTGTTGGTTCTTTTTCAGAATCATCTCCACGTAATACTTCAACAACCATGTGTTGATTCATTAATTCTTTAACTTTCTTAACTGAACTATCTATAAGATCTTTACGTACTCTCTGTAATTCATGCGCATTCTTTATAGTAGCTTCTGCCTTTTGTAATTGAGTAACTAATTCTGCTATTATTGGAGCTAACTTATTTGCTAACGCATCAATTAATCCATCAACATTTCCTAATTTGGTTGCTAATTCACTCATTGCAGAAATAAGATCATTCATTGTTGAAAGTTTATTAATATCTAAATCATTAACACTTTGAACAAAATCTTTTACATCTTGAACATATTGTGTAAACACATTATTAGGACCCCATTCGGCTGTGGTTGTATATAACTTAACCATTCCGTCTAATAAAAGATTTAAATGAGTATTTTGATCTTCATCATACTTAATTATAGAACTAATGAAATTATCTATTAATTGAGTAAATGACTGTAAAAATTCAAATTTCTTTTTATTTTCAGATAATTTATTTAATTCTCTAAAATTAAGTTTATTAATTTTTTCTGCAATTGTTATAAAATGCGTTATTGAATTTATTATTTGGTTATCATATAAACCTTTTCCAAATTTAATTATAAATTGTTTTTGTTTATAATAATGATTAATTAATTGTATTATTGAATTAAATATAGATTTTAAAGATGTTGTAAATAATACTACTTTTTTATCATATTGTCCATTATTAAAATATTGTAATTGACTCCAGTTTAAATCTTTTATTTTTGAAGAAAACTTAATAGTACCTTCTAATGTACTAATAATATTATTTTGAAAATCTTCACTATTAATATCTTTTAATGTAGTTATTTTAGTATTTTGATCATTAGTAAGTTTTCGAACTGATTCTAATATTGATATTAATGCAGTAGTAAATGTATTTATAGAATCTTTAGATTTTGTAATTTCTCCAATATTATCGTTTAATACTTCTGCAACTGTTGAATTACTTCCAAAAAGTGCTTGCCATACAGTTTTAACTTCTGATGGTCTTATAAATATATTAATAATATTAAATAATCCATCAATTATGTCTTCTATTGATTTTATAACACCAGGATTATTAGGATCTTTACTATTTATTTTATCAATTATAGTCTTAAAATCTTTTTCTGATAATTTCTTAATTATATCAATTATACTATTAATGCCCTGAGCTGTTGCTGATATTGATTGTGCAGCTATTAATGCAGGCGAGTCATCACCATCATCAAAATATTTAGGATACTTATAAACAGTATCGCATATAGCTTTACCTACTGCTACAAGAATAGTTTCTATGTTTTCACCCATTTTTGTTAAATCTGTTTCAGTTATTGGAATAAAATCAGTAGGTTTTCCTGTTTTTTCATCAAATTTTGTTGGAATACTCATCAAAGCCCATGCCTGTATTCCTTTAGCAATATTACTTAGCATTTCACCAGATTTAGCAAATCCTCTTATAGCTATTTCAAATTTACTTTTTCCACTCCAAAATTCAGTACCAAATAATTCTTTATTACCTTTAACAACATTAATGACTGCATTACCTATTGCTTCCAATACATATCTAATATTTTGAGCCATAGCCCATCTAGTCTTATCATTAAATCTAATATATTTTTTAGGTTTTCCTGTTTTTCCATCAAAATCTGTAGGTATTTTTAACATAGCCCAATCTTGTACTCCTTGAGCTATATTTGATAGCATATCACCCATCATTTTAAAACCTTTTATAGCAACTTCAAATTTACTTTTGCCTAAACCTAACATTGGTTTTTCAAAATATTCTGGATTTCTTCCAATCGTATCTATTATAGCTCTACCTAAAGCAGTAAGTACTAGGTTGATATTATTACTCATTTGTTCTAATGATTTATCATTAATAGTAAAATATCCTGTAGGCTTTCCATTTTTATCAAATCCTTTAGGAAATTTTAACATAGCCCAGTTTTGTATTCCTTCAGCAATATAAGATAATGCTATACCAATATCTTTAAATCTTCCTGTTGCAGCATATAATTTAATTACGTCTTTAACACCAAAAGCTCCTATCATTTGTTTTCCTGCATGAACAATAACCTCAATTAAGTCATCTACTTCATCCTTAATTTTTTCAATATCACCTATAGATTGCATTTGTCGGTGAATTTCACTAACAACTTTAATAGATACATATGCAGCGAACGCAATACCAAGTATAGCAATTATTCCAGTAGCTAACATACCAGCTCCTATTCCTAATGTACCGGCAGTCAATAGCATTCCTATTCCAATGGCACCAGCACCAATTGCACCTATAACTAAAAATATTCCACCAACTCCTTCAACTAATTGTAGCCAATATTCTCCATGATTATTACCAACAGCTTTTCTTATTTCTTCAATTACTAATGTAGATAAATATGTAATAAGTAATATTGCACCCATAGTAACAATGCCTTTTAATATTGTTCCCCATTCTATTTTTTCAAAACTTTGTATAGCTTTCCCCATAAAATAAGTAAACAATAATAATCCAACACCAAAAGCTAAAACTTCATACCATTCTATGTCATATTTTTTTAACAATATTGGACCTGCTACCAATGTTGCTGCAGATATTAATACTAAACCCATTAATGCTAATGCATTAGGCCAAAGTCTTTTTACTTTACCTGCTAACTTAAGTGCAAATCCTAATCCAATTACAAATGCACCTAATATTACTGCAAATGCAAATACTTTTGCATATCCTTCCAATTCATTACCATTTGCCCATAAACTTATTATAATTGGACCTAATATAAGTACTCCTGCACATACCATTACCAAATATGCAAATTCTTTAGCACCTTGCATAGCTTTACGCATTCGTTTCCCACCTAATATCCATGGAGCACATATTAATCCAACATAAAGAGATAATAAGAATCCAAATCCAAATATACTTTTGAAATTATCAATTACAAAATCATATAAGAATGCTCCTAATAACATTAAGCCAGCAGATACCATTATCAAATATGTAAAATCTTTTGCTCCACTAAACGAATTATTAATATAACGACTTAATCCTCCATAAATTGCACATATTCCTTTTAAGAAACCTAATAATATAAACCCGAATCCTATAAGATCTCCTACAGGAATAAAATGATAGAACATTGATCCAAGTAATAATACTCCAGCAGATACTGCAATTAATATTGCAAATTCTTCTGCTGATTTTAAAGCATTTTTATACCATTTAGATGTATAGCTATATACAAATAATATCCCAGTAACAAAACCTAATAATGATACAGTAAATCCTAATAAATCTGCAAATTCAATATATTGCATTATATAAGAACCAAATAATAAAATCATTGCAGAAGCTCCAGTAATTAACATTAATTCTTCAGCTCCTTCTAAAGCTTTATTTGATTCTTCCATTATATTCTTATAGACAAATACTAATGAAGATACAAATGCTCCTAATGTAAACGTAAATAACATTAAATCAGGAATGCTTATAAATTTCATTATAAATGATCCTAATAATAATATTGCAGCAGATCCTATTACTACTTTTGCTATTAATTCAATAGAATCTTCTAATTTTTTAATATCATCTTGGTTTATTTTTTTAAGTTTATCACTATTAAAAATGTTATATAAATGATTAACTGCTTTTTCTAATGCTTCAAATCCAGTTTCAGTTATTTTTGCACCAATTATTATACTTGATAATTTATTTAATTTATCTACAATCTTAATAATATTTTCAAGATTTTTAAGTTGATTTTCATCAATAATTAATAATGCTCTTAATGTTTGGCCAAAATCAGAATCATTTTTTAAATCTTTCATTAATTTAATAAAAGCACCATTATCTCCTTTATCACCTATTATGATTCGACGTAACTCATTAATATTATCTTCATTAATTTTTTCTAAATCAATACTAGAAAATAATACAAATGAATTTAAGAATTCTGAAAATGCTGTAAGCTTACTTATTTCTTCATCATAAGTCACTTGCATTTGATTAAATATTTCATGCAAATTATTTATAGTATTATTTAAAGATTCAAATGTTAATTCTTCTTGTGAATCTTCATCTAACTTATGAAGTTTTTTAAATAATTTTCTGGCTAAATTAACTTCATTAATCATTTCTAATGTTAATCCAGAAATTCCTTTTAAATCAATTTCATTAAATGTTCTTTCTATTATTCTAAAATTATTTAATAATTCATTAAATCCTTCTAAAGTTCTAACATCATATTGATTATTAATTTTATTAGTTTCTCTTATTATTTCTTCATAAATATGTAATATTCCTAATAGCATACTTGATTTTATACTATCAAGAATTAATCTACCAACACCAGGAATATTTTTTGATACTAAAGATATGTTAAATAATACTTTTCCTAATACTTGACTTCTTTTTATAATATCTTCAGGTTTTTTCCTAATAAATATTTTATTAACATTACTTATTAATGTTGCTATACTATTACCTTTATTAGGTCCAATTAATTTTATTAATCCTTCGATATTATCAATTGCATCATCTATTTTATCTTCTAAATTTTCTATTGTTAATAATGAAGTTATTCCTTGAATGAATTCACCAAAATTTTTAGCACTTTCATTTATTGAATTACTATTGAATAACTCTTGTATATTTTTTACTAAATTATTTAAATCTCCGTTAGTTTCTAATAATTCAGATATATTTTTTATATTATCTTTATTTTCTGAAAGATCCTTTAAAGCATTAAATGCGTTATTTAATCTCCAAAGTATTTCATCAATACCTTCAGTTTTTTTCGCATCTTTTAAATATATTTCAAAATCTATTTTACCATCTATTAAATTTTCAGTTTTATTCATAAATTCTGAAATACTTTCATTTGTATTACTTTTTACAATTTTTTCAAGATTAAGATTAATATTATTTATTGAATTCTTTATTTCATTTAATATTTCATCATATGTATTATTAGCAGAAACTGTTGTATCATTATTTATAGATTTTTTAATATCCTTTAATATTTCATTATTTGATATAGTATATGATATTAAAGAATTCCCCCCAATTTTTGAAGTATTAGTAGGATTTAAAGATTCTTTAATATCATTAATTAAATGGTAAATATTATTTGGTTTATCATTTAATAAACCATTTAAATCTTTATAGTTTCTTTTTGGGTTACCCCAACCTATTGCTGACATGGCACCAACAACCAAATCCATCATAGCAAATATTGGATTTTCATTTTTACCATTTGGAAGTTTTGGACCAAATCGTGATCTAATATTTTCAGCATCTATCTTTGTTTTAGCCATTTAAATTAAATAAATCATATATTATAAATAAAAATAAATAATGATATTAATTATAATAGCTATATAAGACAATAAAAGACGGATATTACTACCCGTCTTTATTTAAAAAAATAATATAATTCTTTAATTATTAATCTTAATAACTGCTACACGTCCTGATGTTGCATTAACTACGCCTTCACCAGTAACCTTATTAACTGTTATACCACGGTTCTTAAGATAATCTGCTACAACATTAGCACGTTTTTCTGAAAGACGCAAGTTATATTTCTTTGTACCTTCAGGAGAAGCAAATCCTACGATATCAACAGGATCTACAATCTTATCAAGAATTTCCTTTGCATCATCAGTAAGTTCAGCAGAATTCTGTGCAAAGAATACAACTACATCACCAATATGCATAACGACTTCCTTTTCAACAACAACTTCCTTTTCAATTTCAACTGTCTTAGGTTTAATTTGTGTACTTAACGCAGCATTAAGTCTATCAATTTCACTTATCATTGCACCTACATCATAAGTCTTAAAATAATGTGTACCATTAGATGTCTTAAAGTGATAAATATAACCAACAAATAATCCTAATTGAGCCCAATGCTTATTAAAACCATCTGTCTTATTAAGATCCCAATAAACACCTGGGGATACATAAATAGAATGCGCACGTTTCTTTCCCATATTGATATTGAAATCAAGAGCAGTCTTACATCCTAAAGAATTGCCTCCATAACACCAACGATGAATCCAGCTTAAACCACTATTAACCTTTATTTCAAATACACGTGGCTTTCCAGGATAACCATCAAAAAGATTATTAAGATTGATTGTAGCGTTAGCTCCAAGGTTATTTCCTTTTATCATTGCAACTGACCATGGTTTTTCTGCAGTATTGTCACCAAAGAAAAACTGATTAAAGATTTCAACACCAACAATAGGAGTTAATTCTTTACCAATTTTAATTCCTGCTACTGCATTCCAAGGAAATACTGAATTCATATCCATTTGAGTTGCAGCACCACCTTCTATACCAACATAAACATTATCCAAAAACTTTGGATTTTCTGTTGCAATCTGTGCGTTAATATTTAACGCAGTCATAAACATAATGACCAAACATAAAATAATTTTCTTCATTTTCTTAAGTATTTATATTTAAAATTAATAAATTTGTATACAGTATAATAATATAGTCTATAATTGATTTTAATTTAAATTAACATAAAAAAATAACGATTAATAAGATTTTATTGATTTATGTTAACGATTTTTCTGTATTTTCATATTTTTCTAATATTTTCTCAAGTTTTCTTTTCTCTGAACAAACAGATTGCCACATATTATGATACTTAGTAAGATTATCTATTTTTTCACGAAGCTTTTTATTTACTTGTTTTGAAACGTTTGCTTCATGAACTACATTATCATAATTCTTTTTAATCTTATTTAATTCCTCAATTTTCTTTTTATATTCAAGTGCTTTATTTTCTTTAAGAGTAATTTCTTTCTTAAGTTTATCTATTTTTTCTTCATAATCTCTTTTATTAACCATTGAATTTGTTGCCATATTCATAAGAACAATCTTAATGGTAAATTCAAGATTTTCAATCCATTGTTTTACTTTTCCAATATTATCATATATAACCATATTACGATAATATATGCAAACATATTTAAATGAATTCTTTTCTTGTTGAATAATAACATCAATACGATCAATATCTCCTTTTAATGCAATATGATCTGAAATGCGAACTTGACGAATAGCGTTAAGACTACAATATATAGAACCACCTGGACATTCTTTTTGCAATTTGCCACCAAGTGATTCTATATGTTTTATAATTATACGAGCTTGCTCTCTAGATTTGCCTGTTAGTTTCATATTAACTTAATGCTGCTGCAAGAGTATGACACCCCTGTAATGGCATCCAATCAAACTTAATAAGATTAAAATTAAAATCTTTAGCCTTATTAATTAGAACACCAATAATATTGTCTCTTATTTCTCTTTCAGCTTTATTTGTTTTTGCTACATCAATCCATTTATCTCGTTCTTTATTGAACTCATCTTTAACATCGTTTACGAAATACTTCATTTTATTTTCAGCAACAATTTCTCTAATTGTCCCTTCAATAATAGATTTAAACATTAATGATTTCATTTTCATATTGCAAGTAAATATACTTCTTTCAACAACACAAGTATAGTCAATTGAATATGAAAGCATCTGTTCATCAATACAAGTTACTAATCCCGAAAATGTTTTTTCAATCTTAATCATATATTATCTTTTTTTAAATTCATCATCTTTAGATATAAGTTCAAGTTTATATTTTGCTACATCATTCATAATTACATCCAATTATATTTGTTTACTGTATCTTTATCTACACAATCATTATAACTATTTTCCCAGTCCTTTTCATATTTTGAATCCTTATAGTCTTCTTCATCCATAAATACATATCGGTTTATTTGATTTGTTCTGCACATATATCCACTTAGATGAAAACCTTCCTCAAAAGTACGAAGCAACTGTTTTAATGTAAATACTGGCTTATCATTTTCAACAATATCTTTATAAATATCTGGAAATAATTCTTTAACTTCTTCTAATGTTGCATTATTGAATTTTGTATATTCATCCATTTCCATTGGATTACCTACTAAATTCTGATTCTGAGCCTGTTTCAATATTGCCCATTTAATATAAAGATCAAAATGATCATTAACATAACTAGCTGGTGAATGATGTTTCATATTTTATTATTTTATTATATAATATAAAAATAGTATAATATTTAAAAAATTCAAATTTAATAGTATATATTTATTTGATTAATTTATTTATTTTTAAATATAAATTTATGATTTATTTTTATGAAGTCGATTTTACAAAATATTTTTGAGGCATCAGGTAAGCCATCTGACCTTAAAAAGTATAAAAGAACAGAACGTAAAGAAACTGTTCATTTTAAAAGTGGCGACATATATGATTTTTCAGATCCTGGGTATGATGAAGAATTTTCTTATTTTGATGGTTCTGGCAACGGTTATATAAAAGACAAGGCAGGTCATGTTTATGACGTCATTGCAAGTACAAGATCTGGAGATGCTGGTCGTATAGCAGGTGGATCAACAAATTATTATGTATGTATTAAAAAAGCAAATGGTACCGATGATTTTGTCGTAACTGGATATTCTGCAATATTCTCAAGAGGCTCTAATACTGAATGTGTATCTGATATTAGTGCGGGATATTATCTTGAAGACTATATTGCTAAATATTATAGTTCATATAGTCATGGAGAAAAGTTTAAGGAACTAGCAGAAAAGGGAGATAAAGATGCTAAGCCATATTCTACACTTCAACAAGAAAAGGCTGCATCAAAAGAAGCTGAATTTAAACAAAGATATATCTTATTACCACGATATGGCATTCATTTTGAAATAAATAATAATGGATTTAATATTGTAGATTGGCACCCAGGTAAGTCAACAGATGAGCAAAAATCAAAAGGTCAGCAAAAATCTAATACAGAATATTGGATTAAAGATGAAAATGGAAAATCTATTAAAAATCCAGAATGGGAAAAACTTGATAAGGAAATTAAGGAACTCCAAAAGAAAGCAGATGATTTAATTGAAGAAAAACTTAGAGAAATACTTATTGCAGAATTATCAAAAGTATTTAAGACAAAAGATATAGATTCATTAAAAGGTATTTCTGGTAAGTTTGTTGTTCCTTTTTATATGTATCAAAAAATTGGAAAAAATGGAAATAAACATAGTGATGTAACATTAGCAATTGATTCAAAAACTAAAAATATTGTTGCCGTTGCTATTGAAGTTTCTAAAGTTATTGATTCTAAAATTGATTTAAAGTTAGCTGATAATATTACAATTAACAAGAAATTCATGTCTAATAAAATGGAAGATTTATTTAGACAAGTTGCTAAAGCATGGAAAAAGGCTAATGGTGGTAAACAATCTCAATATGTAGAAGATAACTGGTTCCGTATTCAAAAGGAAGGTGGTGGATACTGGAGTTGGAATAAGAATAAATCACAAGCTAGAAGAGAAGCAGCAGAAGAATATAAAAAATTAGTTAAATCTATGGATTTTGATTCCAATGATGTTTTAACATTCTCATTAGCTTTAGTTCAACAATATGTCCAGGGTGATTTAGATCCAGAATTGGGTGAAGTAGAAAAACCATTAGAAGATCCAACACCACAGCCATCAAAAGAACGTGGTAAAGATACTAAAATGAGTAAAGGCGCTAATAAGGCTGCTTATCAGAAAATGCAAGATTGGCATGACGGAAAACGTAATCAAAACCTTAAGAACTGTTCTGATGCAAAACTTAAGATGAACTATAAAGTTTGTAAAGAACTAGGATTTGATAAAGAAATGGATTTATTAAAACAAGAAGCAGAAAAACGTAATATTAATATTGAAGAGAAATTAACATTACAAGAATATGTTCTTTGTGATAATGAATTTGATAACGATACTGAAGGATAAACATAAAGAGGAACATTTAAATGTTCCTCTTTTATTTTGAATTTACTCCATATTCACATACCTTAATTACTAATTTGGCAATTGCCTTTCGTCTATCTATTTTTCGTTCAAATTTAGTATCAATAAGTTTTTCAAACTAATTAACAAAATTTGTCATTGTTGTTGCTTCAATCATATTCATTAATTTTTAATATTATATAAATAATATAGAACATTTTATATAATATTCAATTTTATCATTCCATAAATAATACTTCTTTACCGTAAGTTTCTGCAGTAAATTTTTCTACTTTGCATCCCTTAGAATTTTCCCATCCAGGACACATAAGTATAGCATCACAAAGAATTACTTGTTCAATATCTTTACCCATATAGTATGCAGTCTTTTCAATTGCAAGATGATTACCCAATGCTTCATCATCAATATGATTGGAATCTATTGGAGATACCCATTCATATTTTCTATATTTTCTTTGAAGATATTCTTTAGCTTGATTATTTCTATCATAAACAGTATCTTCCTGAAATGCTATAGGTAATGATATATAAATTTTCTTTTTATTCATAATTAGTGTTTAATATCTGTACTTCCAAATCCTGAATCTCCTCTTTGAGAGTTTTCCATTATCTTATTATATTCATTTTCTTGAGAATTTTCATAAACAGTATGAATAATTGGAATAAGCATCATTTGAACTAACTTATCTCCACAATAAACAATATTCTGTCCTTCAACAAATAAATCTTTTGTATAAGATTGAGAAAGATGAACATATCCTGCATAATCCTCATCAACTAAACATGCACGAACATCCCATCCTCTATTTCCACATCCTGACTTATTTACATATAATCCTGCAATTCCAAAACCTAATAATTCTAACAGCTTACGTAAATTTTCAGTATTTGGCCCTTTATCATTCCATGCAGTTGGTAATGCTACTTTAATTCCTGAGTTAATAAATAATGTATCATTAAGTTTTAAAGCAACTCCAACTACCTTTTTCTTTTTATCATAAACTACAAAATTATTTATAAAATATTTAACTGCAGAGTATATTGAACCAGTTTTTGCTGCTTCTAAATGTTTATCGTATGTTGCTAAAAATAAATGAGTTAAATTAGCAGCTTGTTCTTTAACTTCATATTGCTTAATGAATTCTTGATAAATTTCATTAATTTGTTCAGTTGACTTTTCGTAAGATTTTTCAAAAGCTTTTAATGCAAGATTAATTTGTTCTTCTGTTTCCAAATTTGGAATATAATAATCAGATCCTGCTGATGTAAATGAATTTGTTGGTGTTATTCCAAATGCATTATAAATTTTCATTAATTATTTAATATCATATATTTATAAAAACAAAATAGTTTACATATTAAATACTTTCAATAATATGTAAACTATTTTTATAAGAACTAATTATTTAACGATTATAGTTCTTAGGATTTTTTCCTTCTGCCAATATTTCTTGACGTGTCTTAATAAATTCAAGCTTCATATTTGCAATATAATTTTCTACAATATTCTTAAATCTACTATATGTAAATTTACCTTGAATTTCAATAACCATAATAGGACTATTCATTGCATTAACCATAGCAATTTCATATCCTAATTGTTTATTTATTTTTGTATCACAAGGATGCTGCTTAGACATTCCAACAAATAATACATACTTATTATTTTTATTTGTCTTAATTGGACCCTTTTCTCTTGGCCAATAGCCTTCTCCTTCAATACCTACTTTATATAAGTTTCCAACAAATGCTACAGCCTGCAATGTTCCGTACTTATCATATTTTCTACCATTAATACTTACTTCTGTACATACATCTCTATTCTGAGTTGCTGTTGTATATTCAAAAGTGTTAACTAACTCTTTAAAACCAAAATTATTTATATTAAATTCCATTTTAAAAATTTTTAGAGGTTAATATTATATTACTTAATTAATATAATGTTAAAATAGTTTAAACATTTATATGTTTCAATAAATTAATAAAAAGTTTTTACATTTTTATAATATCGTTCTTTACACATACTAATATCATCTTCTGCAACAGGATCTTGAACAATATACTTATATGTAAAACCTTCTACAGTTTTCATATCATATTGTTGTTCTCTTGTATCTTCTATTGTTTCGATTTCATCATCAAAATATGTACATAAGAATTTTGATAATCCATCGCTCCAAACAGTAAGATTGAATGTCTGAACATAAAACTTATCTTCAATATCTGAAAGAATTTCTTCAGTTAAATCAGATTTTCCAAAATATCCAAATAAAAACGTACATAATGCATTAATTGAAACAAATGCAAAATGACTATTCTTATAATATGGGACACAATGATTCCATGGCTTCATATTCTTAAAAAGCTCATTAATATAAATTTCACCAGGTGATTCATTATATGGATAAGGTAATCCAAATACTAAATCTCCATCATATTCCTTATGTTTTAATTTATAAACTTTCATTGTCTTCTGTTTTATAATTTTCTAAAATTGGCGTACATTTTGTCCAAAATCCAAATAAATCGAATTGATCTTCTAATGTTAATTTTGAAGTATCTTCAACATCGTTTATAGAATGAATCTTATATATTTCTCCATTGCAATCAAATATATAATAAAATGCTACTCCATTCTTAAATTCTGAATCAAATTCAACTTTAACATATTTTCCAATTTTCATTGGATACGTATGCATGATTGAAAGCTCAACATTATTAATATTTGGATCTGGAAATCTATATAAATCACCTTTTTTGGGATCTGGCCTATTATTAATATCATTCCATAGATTAATCAAAAATGGGCTTCTAATACTAATAAAATGATAAAATTCTTTATAATCTTTAATTTTCATAATTATATATATTTATAATAAATATAGATTATCATAAAAAATATTACAAACAAAGGATAGCTAAAAGCTATCCTTTATTAATTAAATATTTCTAATTATTATTTTTCAATATTTGATTTTGGTTCTTTCTTATATGTTGCTTTATTATCTTCAGATTCTTTATTTAACTTTTCAACCTCTTTTTTAGCATCATCTTCAGAATCAAAATAATTTGTCATAGTGCCATCACCCATATAAACAACGAATACTTGATTTTCATTTTCTTTTTCTAAAACAAATTCTTCTAATGATTTCATATATGTCGTTCTATATTTTTATAATAAGTCTGAATCATCACCTCTTGAAGAATCATCTTCATCTTCTTCAGGTTTGTCTTTATCTTTGTCTTTATCTTTGTTCTTATCATCAGAATCCTTATCGTCTTCTTCATCTTTATCTTTATCTTCATCATCTTCTTTACGTTCTTTACGTTCACCATCAAGTTTAAAGATTGAAGGATCATCTGTTTCTTTTGCTTCTAACATATCAAGAACAGATTCAATAAGTTTTTTAACTTCATCAGGTAATTGAACAATAGAATCTTTTGCAAAATCTTGTACCCAGATTCCTTCATCACCCTTTCCAAAGATATGCATGATTGATCTTACATTTTCAGTAGTTTCACCACCAGGAAGAGTTTTAGTAAATTTCCAACGTAATGCTATAGCTTCTTTACCACTTTTAAACTTAATAGCAGCAAAATAATATTCACGAGGAAGACTTATTTGTTTTGATACTAATAATTCTAATTCCTTGGCTGCTTTAACTTTATCATCAGAATTAAGAAGTTCTAATACCTTCTTTAATGTTATATCTTGTACTTCTTCTTCTTCATCTTCCTTAATTATTGAAGTCATTTCAAATTCATCAAGTAAAGATTCTTTAGCTTCCTGTGGAAATGCTGCAACATACATCTTAGCAGGATCTTGTGCTTGTTTCATATCATCTGGTGAAAAATAAACAATAAGATATCCACCAATATTGATTTTTGTTACTTTTGGAAGACCTTGTGCAATTATATATGAATATAAACTAGACTGTTGATAATTAACATCATTATATAAGCATGTATATAATAATTCATTAGTCTTCATATCATTAATGAATCTTGAACTAGTCAATTTAATTGAACATCCATCTTCACCTTCATCAGCAACTATACCAAGATGAACACAATATAAGTTTCTTATATTTGTCAATATATTTTGAATTGGAGTATAATGATTAGTTACACCAGTCTTAATTAATGAATTACCTGGCTGTTGATTAGATGTAGCACAAGCTTCATTTATTACATTACTTAATCTTTTCATTATATTAATGTTTTAATTTTATTTATCTTTATATTTTAAAAATAAAATTTTATTTGTTTCAATCTTATTTTTTATATTTTTCAAAATTGTCTCCAGAAATGCCATATCTGTTGTAATGTTGCTTTACTGAATTTGCCTTCGGTATAGAATGCTGTTGGCAATAATCTTGCAGGTATGTTATATGTAATACCACGTAAAACTGGTATGTACATCTTAGTTCCAAATGCTATTTTCTGATTTGTCTTTAATAAATGTTTAAGTATTGAATATGACATAATAGTATTTGGTTTTGAACTTGCTTCATTAAAATATTTTTCAAAATATGGTCTAAAATGAGTAAATACAAGTTCCATTATTCTTGCTCGTGTAAATGGCGGATAATAATGTAAGTTAAGCATACACTCACGAATATTTCCATCATCTGTTCTAAATATTCCAAAACTTATACAAAATGGATAATTATCATAATATTCGAGTTCTTCTTTAAATTTTGGTTGAGCATAATTAAATAAAACAATCTGTCCTGGTAAGATGTATTTCTTATCAGGTCTAAGGTTTCTTAATATTTCTTTATATGCCAATTTGGAACGTATAGCAGTAGGCTTACGTGCTAATGGATGATTATTAATTGATTCATCTAATCTAAAAGATTTAATTTCTTCATCAGTATAAATCTTTTTACTTAATTCTTTTAAATTAAATACATGACCTAATGTAGTCTGTTCTGGTTTATGTATAATTGGCATATATTCTTATTTATAAGTTATTGTATTTTTTCGTATATATTACTTAAATCATAATCAAGATCATTTTCTCCTATCAGATAAATTACTTTTTTAATAAGTTCTAAATCATCTTTAATTATATTTCTATTAATCTTAGGATATGTTTGCTTATCTTCAAGACAATCATATAAATCATTTAATTGCTTAAGTTCATCTTCAGATAATTCTTTTTTGACTGTTTCAAAATTTTTAATGTCATCAATATCTCCTAAGTCACCTGTTATATATCCTATGCATTCTACTAATGAATTTCTTTCATCATCAGTTAATGTAAAATATTTTGATTTCTCAAAAATAAAACTACTTATATCTTTCATATATTAATCTTCAAATACATTAAAACTTCTTAATTTTACTTTACCTGCGACTCTATCTTCAACATAAAGTTCAACAGTATATTTAGAATCCATATATTCTCCATAGAATATCATTTTATCTTCATCTTGATTTTGATTATCAAAATCAAAACCTAATTTATACATAGCATCTATAATGTCATTAACTTTTGACATCTTAAATCCGTTTTTCGTATTTCCGAATTCTTTTAATGCTAAACCAACTTCTTCATGAAGATCTTCATCCTGAGTTGATTCTACTATATTATTTTCTAATATATATTTTTTGATATCTTTCATATTATCCTAATTTATAGCTAAATTTAACTTTATTTTCTTTTAATACTTCTTGAATTTTATCAAGCATTGCTTTAAGCACATATTCATTTGTTGGTGACTTCTCTCTATCACCTTCATAATCTTCAGGCCAATAAACACGTGCATCACCATTTAACCCTTCATCATAGAATATTCCACCAAAGTAATCTTCCATATCTTCAAGAAGTTCTTCAAATGTCCATGTGCCTTCATTAATTCTTCTTTCTAAAATTATTTTTTTTAAGTCTTTCATAATTATTATTCTTTATTTTTGTCTTTCTTGAAAAGAATTATCTTAGCTTCGTCATCATCATGACCACCCATAGTTTCAATTATATTCAATAAGCTAACAACTAAATCAAATTCATTTTCTTCTGCTTCTAAATCAATTTTCATTGCTTTAGCACCAGCACGAATTATATCTGATAATTTATCTAATTCTTCTTCAGTACAAATCATTGTTGATTTTTGACCATAAGAAACTTTATTACGTACTTCATTAATAGTATCCTTTAAGTCTTTCATAATTATTTATATGTATTTATATATTTTGTTTTTTAACTCCTATATGCCAAAATCCACAGACTTTACAAACATATGATGTATATTTATACATTTTATATGTCTTAATCCAATTATCTGCTTCTTCCTGTGAATTAAATTTTTTCTTAGGTTTCCATTCGCCATTTTTCCTGGTGTAATGTTCTCTTTTAATTGTATGCTTGTTACAATCAGATCTTGGTTTTGTAATCAAAATTTATTAAAAATATATTTGGTATTCATTTATTTAACCTCTATATATTTTTATATTATTTTTTCTTTCTTTTTAATTTTGATATTATCTTATTTGCAATTATTAATGGATTTAAATCTTGTATTAGTTCAATTTTATATTTATCGCAAGTTAATTTTACATTATGCCATCTATAAAAATTAGGAGTACAGAATACTATTATCTTTTTAGATTTAGCATATAATCCTAACTCAAGTAAACTTATAGGTGATTTTGAATCATCTTGTAAAACCATAATAATTATGTCTGCTTTTTCTAAATGATCTTGTTCCCATTTGATTTGATTAACTAAATCATCTATTGAACAATTATGATTCCAATGTTCTCTACGAGGATTATAGATATCACAATCAAATCCAAGATTAATCAATTCAATAATTGTTTTATCTTGCCAATTTAATGAATTTCCATTATCAATTGTACCAGCTAAAAATACTGATTTGTTTTTAGATTCTTGATTTTCTGTTTCAGGAGTTATTATTAACATTTAATTCCTTTAATCATCATTATATTTATAAGTTCCATTTCAATAGCATCAACTATCATTATAAGTTCATCATTTTCATTTTCATTTTCATAAAGATCTTCAAGAAGTTTTTTAGCAGCTTTACGCATATCAATTATGTTATCTAAAACATCTTGCATTGTACCTTCTTTATTTTTCCATTTAAAATATGAATCAAATGGTTTAAGTTTATCATTCTTTTTCCATTCATCAATCATTTTCTTTTTGAATTCATCTTGCTTCTTAAAGATATCATCAACTTCGTTTTCGTTAATAAATGATTCTTTAATATGATCAATTAATTGTTTCATATATTATAATATAGTTTAATTTTTATCATTTAATTTTGTTTATAGTTTGTATTTTTTTGGCCACCAACTTCTTTTTGAAGTCATTTTAGTACCCATGAACATATTATTTTTTGATTTAACTTTAGGAATGAACCATGAAGAAAGATTCTGATATATTTGTTTATTGTTTTTAAATATGTTATCTATAGCACCAACGTTTTTTACATCCCATTTTGATATATCTTGGTTAAAGATAGAATCTTCAAACATCCCTTCCATATTAACTACATCTTTAGTAATCCAATTTGATATATCTTCATTGAATTTTTTCGTATGAGCAAACATATATCCCATTCCATGTGCAGATTCAGTATTCCATTTTTTCAAACCATCACCAGTAAAGTTTTCACAATAACTAAACATACTTCCAAAATGTTTAACTTTACTTACGTCCCAATTTGATAAATCACAATTAAAATCTTTACAATATGAAAACATTCCTTGCATACTAGTAACATTGCTTACATCCCATTTTGATAAATTATCATTAAAGTTAACACATTTTTGGAACATATAACGCATATTTTTAATATTGCTTACATCCCAATTAGATATCCCATTTCCACCTTTAAATCCTGATTCACTAAACATTAATCCCGTATCTTCAAGACTATTTAATTTCCAATTTGAAAAATCAGTATTTTCACCAGTGAATTTTTTATCATTATAGAACATCATATTCATATTCTTAACATTACTAACATCCCAGTTTGATATGTTTCCATTAAATTCTGTTTTTACAAATAAACTGCTCATATCGGTAATGTTTGAAGTATCTATATTATTAAGATTTGCTTCATTACCTTGTCTTTTAATTTCGTTTTCAATAATTTCTTTTAATTTTTCTTTATCTTTTGGATGATATTTTATTGTAGTATTATTAACTTTTATGTTCTTATTTATTATTAACTTTTCATTGATATTAAAATGATGATTAATAATAAGTTTCTCAAATATGATATCTTTTAAGTTTTTCATATATTATTTATTCAAAAAATTTTTCTGTAACAATTATGAATTTTGCATTATTCTTATGAGCAAAATCATTAGCAGCTTTCCATTTATCACAATTCTTAATCCAAGATTCTTTAAGCCATCTTGAATCTGTTGCTCCTGGTTTAATAGTCTGACAATATGGTTTGATTTCAACTATTATTTTTGTATTATCATTTGTTTCAAGAACATAATCTGGATAATAGTCATGTTCTTTTTCATCTAATCTGCAAGTATACCTTATAGCAATAGGTTCTGAAGCCCATTTTTTAATCTTAGGATTATTCTCACAAAATTGTATAAATTGTAATTCTAATCCTGAACGATAAATAATAGGCTCTCCTTTTACAGATTGAAATAATTTTTTCGTATATTGAACAGGTACATATCCTTGATGATATCTACTGTTCTTCTTAGGTTTATTGTTCTTTATCTTATTTTCGTATATCTTACTCATAATTCAAATACACTAATACAATTTAATAAAAATATAAATTTTTCTATATTATTTTATAGATATTTTTATTTTTATAAAAATTTACTACTTGCGAGTAGTATAGCAACTAGATTTTCAAGAGTCAAATGAAGTGACATTTGCACAGAAAGTTGTGTAAAATTTTGGCTAAGTCGAGTTATATAAAGGTGACAGATTTATATAATAAGGCGATAAACTTAAATGTAAAACAATAATTATGGAACAAACTAACAACAAGAGATTCAAGAGAATCAAGAACTTATTTAATACGAAGAACTTAATTGTTCTTTTAGTGATACTAATGTTATTTTGGTGTATGCCTACTATTAATTCTAAAAATGCTATTCATAGACATAATAAAATTGAATTAATACAAGAAGATAAATGTATTTATGATAGTATTAATAAAAAAGATAGTATAAAACAAGAAATTATATTAGAAGTAAACAAATATATTAAATCAAAAACTTCTAAATATCATAAGTTTATACCAAAGTATTTAGTACATGCAGGTCTATCACATAATATAGATATATGCTTTATGATGGCTCAGACTCAAATTGAAACATATTATGGGACAACTGGGATAGGAAGAGAATCATCACGACGTTCAATGTTTGGTGTAGTAAAAAAGAAATACCCAACATATGAAGAAGCAATTAATCATTACTGTGAAGTATTAAAACGTTATTATTTAGTTAAGGGAAAAACTGAACAGCATTTAATGACAAAATACGTTACCTCAAGTGGCGGTCGTTATGCAGGAAATCCAAACTATGAAACTGAACTTAAGTTAGCATATAATTCTATAAAGAGATCTACAAAAATTTATTCTTTACAGCAAGAATATAAAAATATATAGACAATAATTTAATGAATGCTCTATTAAAATTTTGGAACACTTATAAGACACATATTATTTACATATTAATAATTGTTTTATTATGTGTATTATTAAGTTTTTCAATACAAAAATGTTCAAATGCTAATAATGAATATAAAAATAACATAGAGGCCTTGAATGATACTATTAAGTATTATCAGGACAAAAATGGAAATTTAGTTGCTACAAAATTAGCATTTGAATCTGATGTTAATACACTTAAGTTATTAAATAAAGATCTTTATAAAGAAATTGAAGATTTAAAATTAAAGAAAAGTGTTTCATCAATTGTTTATATTGAAGGAAAAATTGAAAATCCAAAACAAGATACTTCATATATTGTAAAATATGATACAATATCAAAAGGATTCAATAAATACTTTGATTTTAATAATGAATATAGAGTATTAGAAGGAAACGTAAAATATGAAAATGATAGTTTAGGAATTTTCATTAATAAAGACATTATTAATTTTAATTATTCTGTTGGAATTGATAAAGACAATAATATATATGTTAAGTCAACAAATCCGTATGTCAAATATAATGAAATTTCTGGATTTAGAGTTTCACAACCTAAGAAAACATATTGGAGCATAGGTCCTTCAATAAATTTTGGATATGATCCTATTCAAAATAAACCATCATTTAATATTGGTGTTTCATTAAATTATAGTTTAATAAAGTTTTAATAAATATAATAGAAAGATAACTATTTTTTAGTTATCTTTTTATTTTTATATTTTTTCATTAATATTTGTTTTATTTTTATTTATAAATTAGAAGTATCAGTGAAAGATATATTAATCTTTCATAAGAAAGTATACTTTTTATAATTTTTATAAAAATATTAGTAAAACAAATGAGCGAAATACAAAAAATTAATATATACGTTGGTACAGTAGGTAGCGCATATATTGATAAAGAAACTGCTCTTAAGAATGTTAACGCTGCAAGAAAGAATATCTCAGATGTTGAGAATATTATTTCTAAAGCTGAAGATATTAAGGGTAATTTGATTAACTCTATAAGTGCTGCTGATGATGCTAAGTCTAGAGCAACATTAGTGAAAAACCGTTTATTATCATCTATAAACGATTTCAAAAATAGAAATGCTGTTATATATGCTCAGTTGCTTGAATTAAAAGAACAAGTTGAAGCAAACGATGTTGATGGCATATATAAGAATGGTGGAAATGTTAAGACTGCTGATAACAATATTAGTAACGCAGAAAACCAACTTGATGAAATCGTTAAAATTATTGCATCTGCAGAAGTTCTTTTAGAAGATAATAAGAAATTATTACGTATAAGAGAACAAGAATATGAAGAAGCTGTTGGTGAATTTATACAATATGTTCCTGATATAGAATTCAATATTGATGATCTTTCTAATAATGAAGAAGATTATTTGAATAACAGAATCGATGAAATCAATGATAACATTACTATAATTAATGATGTAACAGATCATATTAATGATTTTAGTGAAGAAACAAATAATATTATTGATAGTATTATAAATGGAACAAATACTGATAATCCTACAGATGATGAAGGAAATAAACTTTATTGGTATGCTGGTCAAGTAATGCCTGCAGCACAATATTATGAATCCAATAATGATAATTTCGTTGTTACTGAAGATTCTGTTAATACATGGCATGAATTGTCATTAATTAAAGATACTCGTAATGAAGAGCAAATATATAAATTACTTGCTGGTATTAATAGTTTATCTGCTGCAACAAAATGGTATGTATTAGTTCCTGAATCATTAAATCTTAATCCTGTAATGTCAGATATGACTACATTTGATTCTAGATTTGTTCCTGGAAATAATCTTACTACAGTTAATGGAGTATCATATATGTTATATACTGTTAATAATGAAATTCCTGCTTCTGAAGGAGTTGCTGGTTCACGTCTTAATATTATTATGATAACTGGCGATGTTAATATCCCAGAAGAACCAGTTACAACAGATGGAAATTATTGGTATATTGGTAAGACTGCTCCTGCAATTCCATATAAACCAGAAGATAATTTAGTTACTGATAATGTATCTTTAGGATGGAGAAAAATAGAAGGTGATTTAAATAATTATGTTGAAAGCAATCCTTATTGGAACGGACTAGGTATTAGTTTAATAGGGGATGATGATGAAATTGAAGAAATTGATTTCTATATTGCAGTACCTGAACATACTAAATTTAAGGATGCTCTTAGTGTAGTTGATTTAGGTTCTACTTACGATACTATTAATATAAATGGTAAGACATATTCTGTTTATAAATTATTTGGAATGGAATATAATCTTATAATGTATATTGATCCTTCTTATAATCCAACACCAGGCCCAACACCAGATCCAACTCATACTATTACATTTAAGAATGGTGAAGAAATTGTTTCTACTATAAGTGGTGTAACAGGTACTGCTGTTGAAGTTCCTACAGGTTTATCAAAAGAAGAGTTTACATTCAAAGGATGGTCTACAAATGGCACAACTGTAATTATTCCTGTTTCTAACATTGGTACTGAAGATATAATATATATAGCAGTATGGGAAGAAAATCAACAAGAACCAGTTCAATCTTCTGATATATATTGGTACTTAGGTTTAACTCAACCAACTGATAATACTGTTATAACTAATGAATTGGCAGAAAATGTAAATTCTTTAGGATGGCATTTTATAGGTAGTACATTAGGTACATATTCAGCTACCAATTCATTAAATCAAAATACAGAACCATTTACATTAGATGAAGATTTTGATGACGTAACTTATTATGTTGCATTACCTGGATCATTAAAGGTGCATGATGGCTTAGGTGGAGTTGTAGGTTATGATAATTTAGGTACTAGTACAATAGATGGAGTACAATATACTATATATCAAGGTTTAGGTTCAGAATTTGGATTTAAGATATATTAAAAGTATGGGAGTTGACTCCCATACTTTATAAAAAAGAAAAATAAATAAATTTAAATATATATGGCTACAAATTTAACTCAAAATGGTATAAATTTCAATAATGTTGATTTATCAAGTGAGAATGGATCTCCAGTTACTATTGGTGGTAAAATAACTAGATCTAGTGAAAATGCTATTCACGCAGGCAAAGGAAAACCAGTAGTTGATGCTGTTAACATTGATTGGAATGGTGCTGAAGTTGAAGAAAATGTTGTTATCAATACAACTGGGCAATTACTTAGTTGGATTAAATCTGCTATTTCTGCTGGTGGTGCTGTAACTCCAGAACAAATTCAAGATGTACAAAACACATTAAGATATGTAATGGCTGGAAGTTATACATCTGATGAAGTAGATGAATTATTTGCAACTAAAGAAGAATTGGAAAAAGAATTATCTGAAATCAGTGCAGACGATATATCTGGTTTAGGAGAAAGAATACAAGCTGCTATTTCTGAAGTTGTAGGTGCTGCTCCTCAAGAATTGGATACTCTTAAGGAATTGGCAGATGCATTAAAAGATAAAGGAGATGCAATTGCAGCATTAAATCAAATTATTGCAAGTAAAGCTAATTCTGAAGATGTATATACAAAAAATGAAATAGATAATAAAATAGGTGATCTTGGATTACTTTCTGAAGGAACACCTGCAGTTGAAGCAGTTGAAGGTGTTAAATATACTCAAGAAGAAATCGATGCTGCTGCTGTAATTGCTGCAAAGACAGTAAATGATTGGAAAGTTGAACCAGTTAAAGGACAAAATGCAGTATATGCATTTGAATCTTGGAATAATTCATCTAAAGAAGTTAAATATGGTGAAGGTAAAGCTAAGGTAATTGAAATGCGTGCTGGTGGAGCAACAATCGAAGTTATAGAAAACAATTCAACAGATCCTAATGCTGCTGATTTTGTTGGACAACAATTTAATATTCCTACAGCTTTAGCTACTGATGATCCAATTCAATTACATACATTAGAAAATGAACCAGTTGATATCTGGGTAACTGTAGAATTGATTAGTGAAGCAGTTGAACCAGTTGAAGGTATTAAATATACTCAAGAAGAAATTGATGCTGCTGCTGCAATTGCAACAAAGACAGTAGATGATTGGAAAGTTGAACCAGTTGAAGGACAAGATGCAGTTCCTGCAGTTCCTCATACAGTTAAATCATTTGTTGAAACTAAAATTTCAGAAATTGAATTACCTACTGGAGAATTAGCTACTAAAGAAGATTTCAATACATTTATTGAAGAAGTTAATGAAGCAAATGAAGTTGCAGCTGAAGCTATTAATCAATTAAATGAAAGAATCGATAATATTCAATTAACACCTGGCGCAACTGGTCCACAAGGTGCTCAAGGTATTCAAGGTCCACAAGGTGCTCAAGGTATTCAAGGTGATAAAGGTGATACTGGTGAAGCTGGTCCACAAGGTGCAACTGGTCCACAAGGTCCTAAGGGAGATACTGGTACATTTGATTCATCTGACTTAGAAAATTATGCTACTAAGACATATGTTAATGAAGCTATAGATGAAGTTATAGGTGGAGCTCCTGAAACATTAGATACACTTAAAGAAATAGCTGATAAATTTGATGAACTTGGTGGTATAACTGGTATACAAGGTGATAAAGGTGCTACAGGAGACAAAGGTGCTACTGGAGATAAAGGTTTAACTGGTGATAAAGGCCATGAAGGAGACAAAGGTCCATCTGGTGACAAAGGACCTACTGGAGATCAAGGTGCTGTAGGTCCAACTGGTGCTGAAGGTCCTCAAGGTCCATCTGGTGACAAGGGTGAAACAGGAGACAAAGGTCCTAATGGAGACAAGGGCGCTACTGGTGACAAAGGTGAAACAGGAGACAAAGGTCCATCTGGTGATCAAGGTGATAAAGGTTTAACTGGTGACAAAGGTTTGACTGGTGATAAAGGTCCAACTGGAGATACTGGTACATTTGATTCATCTGTCTTAGAAAATTATGCAACTAAGACTAGCGTTGCTGAAATAATTGGTGAATTAGGAAATAAATATGAAGCTTCATATGAAGCTGTAGCTTCAGGTACAACATTAACTGAAGGTAATACTTATTATACTTCAAATACTGGTGAAGGTGAATTTGTTGCAAAAGGTAATGAAGTAGCTGATGGTTCTAACTATTTTATATATAATGAAGCTGTACCTTATACAAGTATTATTGAAATTATTGAAGAAAATGAAAGAGTATCTTCTAATGCATTAAATACTTTAAATGATAGAATCAGTAATATACAATTAACACCTGGTGATACTGGTGCAACTGGTCCACAAGGTCTTAAGGGAGATACTGGTGATCCTGGTACAAGTGGCGAACAAGGTCCTAAGGGAGATACTGGTGAAACTGGTCCACAAGGTCCTAAGGGAGATACTGGTGCAACTGGTCCTAAGGGAGATACTGGCACATTTAATTCATCTGACTTAGAAAATTATGCTACTATAACTGGTGTTCAAGAATTAATCGGTGATATGGGATATAAATCTGAAGCTTCATATGAAGCTGTAGCTTCAGGTACAACATTATCAACTGGAGAAACATATTATACTTCAAATACTGGTGCAGGTGAATTTAAAGCAACTGGTGATGAAGCAGCTGATGGTTCTAACTATTATGAATTAATTGAAGCTGTTGAATATACTAACGTTATGGAAGTTATTCAAGATAATGAAGAAGTTGTAGCTGCTGCAATAACAGATCTTAATTCTAAATATGAAGCATTACTTGCAAGGGTTGCTGCTCTTGAAGCTACTGGAGCGTAATTAATTACTCTACATATAAATAAATAGGATAATACTTAAGTATTATCCTATTTGTTTTTTTATATTTCAGTTAATTATACTGTTTATTCACCAGCTTCATCATCTTCATTAGAAGGATTGTCACCAGTTGGTTTGCCTGTTTCATCATCTTCATTTTCTACTTTTACTGTTGATGGATCTCCTTCGTCTGTATTAGGTATGTTTTCACCTGTTGGCCCAGTTGTTCCAGTTGATCCTTCTCCAGTATTTGTATTAGGAGTATTTTGACCTGTTGATTCACCAGTTGGTGTACCTGTTGCTCCTGTTGCTCCTATTGGTTCACCAGTTGGCTGTACTGTTGGTTCACCAGTTGGCTGTACTGTTGGTTCACCAGTTGGCTGTACTGTTGGTTCACCAGTTTGCTCTACTACATCTGCTTCATCTGGTGTATTAGCAGCACCTGCAGGTACATACCAATCATTAGCAGCCATATCTGCATCATATCTAGTTAAACCTGTAGCAGCAGTAAATTTTTCCTCAGTTGTCATTTCAGAAGTATCTACTCCCATGATTTCGAGTCTTTCATCAATTCTACTCATTTTATATAACGTTATATTTTTTTATATATTTACTTTCCTCTATATTTAATAATAAATAAATTATTAAAATAAAGTTAATTGATGAACATTAGATGCATTAACTTTTGGTATACCCATTACTTCTAAGAATCTATTAATAGGATCAATAATTGTTTTCTCCCATTGTGTTATCTTATCAATTTTTGGAGACCATATTGGAAGTTCACCAGATGGAAATCCAAAATATCCTTCTTGTTTTTCATTAATTCTTATATTGTAATATTTGATCTTACCAGAATATTGAATTTTATTGTCTTCATTATTTTTATGAGCTAAATAATTGTATCTTGCTATAGCTTGCACAGATACAGGACATTGTTTTCCTAATAATAATGTTTCTTTATCATCTATTACATATTTCTTATAATCACCAATACCTACAGATTGTGATATATCTTCAATAGGTGCTTTATAGAATTCTCTTCTAAATCCTGCAAGTTTTTCATTAAATGCTAAAATATATTCATTACGATTTTCTTCATGATATTCAAACATCAAACTATTCATTAACTTTTTAAGAATAGTTCTACAAAGTTTAGGGGTTGTTGATTTAATAATTTCAATACCTGTGCCTGATACCTTTGGCTCATCATAATATGTTCCTTTAACAAATGCATATCCCTTAAGATATTTCTTTTTCTTAATACAAATCTGCGCATATGAAATTGTTTCAAGTTCAAACTCATGTACATTTTTTCCATATCTTGGATTATACATTTCTTCACACCACTTATTATTAAGTTTATCTTGGAACTTCTTACAATAATTCAATATCCAATCAACTTTCTTACGTGGAGTATCGTACTTCTGTTGATATTCTTGAGTCATACACTTAAAGAAATTACCGAATGTTGTATAAACAGAATCAGTATCAGAATATACAGATACAGGAGTCTTTCTATACCAATCATGTTTGCTTTCATCAAGAGCAAAATCAAATTGTTGCCAAATATCTTTTCTAGTCCAAATACCTTCATGAAGCCATTCTTCAAGATTATGCCACATTGTCTTTGTAAGGTTACGGCATTCTCCAGTAATATCTGCTGCCAATGATGCATTAAAGAAATAGAAGAACTGATTAGCACATGCTCCATACAAACCATTCATCAAAACTTTATGTGCAAGCTCAAGCAATGAATATTCATGTCGCAAGTCTTCAACTTCAACCCTGAATTTCTTAAGTTCATCTTCAGACATTATAAACAGATCTTCATGAGTCTTATTGAACTTTTCTTTAAGCAAATCTACAATATCTTGATGGAATTCAATATGATCATTTGAATGATTTAATATATTATCAATTTCAACTAAAGCCTCAGATTCAATTCTTTGACCTGTGTATTTATATTTATCTCTTAATGTCTGAAGATTTGATTGAATACGACGGAATGCATAATCTTTATCATTCTTATATACATTACCCATAATAGTAACGAAATAATTTGGATCTTTTCTAAATTTCTCCAAATCTGCTTCAGTCCATTTAAGAGTTGTATATCTTCCAAAACTATCAGGTCCAACTCTATTCTCATAGAAGTTTTCAAATGATAGATTACAAGTTCTTACTTGTCTTGGATAAAGTGATGCAAAATCAAAACATACTGTATATTCATATCTGCCTGGCACACATCCACAGAATGCTCCTTCATACGGTATCTTTACTCTTTCAATAGCATCATAATCCCAAACAATCTTTTGTCCTTGATTATAGAATTCTTCAAATACATTTGCTGTACCTAATGCTACCTGACCAAATGCTGCTTGTAACGGAACTAATGTTACTGATGATACAGCGCAAGGTGATTCAATAGATTTTAATTTATAATGAATTAGCATTGTGATAAGACTATCGACCGCATTATAGAAATAATACCATTCTGGATCTTTTTCATAAAGATCTTGTAATGATCCTTCATATTTAATCTTATGAGCTTTAACTGCAGCATTGCCTACCCAATCCAAAGAATATGATTCATAAGGTCTTAAGATATAATCATAATCTTTAACAATCTGCATATAATCTAATATGATTGAATGACATGGACCTGGACATCTTTTCTTTACTCCGCCAACTTCTTCCCAGCTATATTGTTTAATTTCGCCGGTAGGAGATGACTTACGAATCATGTTATATGCTATATTCTTTCCAAATAATCTATTAATACGATTAACAAGATATAACATATCAAATCCATAACTGTTCCATCCAGCTAAACAAGCAATTTTTGGAATAATAACAGTAAAAAAATGAGTAAGCATATCTTCCTCAGAACTAAAATATTGATATAATACTTTAGGTTCTTTTCCTGTTGACTTAACGAAATCTCTTGCAAATTCATTTTCATTAACCCAATCCAAATAACGTTTTCTAAATAATGCTATTTGATCTTCATTAAGTTTATGTAGTCCATATACAATACAGCTAAGATCTGGACCTACTAAAGATATAGCTGTAACTTTATGTTCCGCTTTATCAGGATCAGGGAACTCTCCTTTAACAAATTCCGTTTCAATATCAAATGTATATAACTTTGGAAAATATTGAGCATGCATTTCAGTATTCAAATCTTTTGGAAGCTCATACATAAATTCCAAAATATCAAATTCGTTTGGTGTATAATTTATAGTATCTTTAAATACTTTATTGCATCTACGTCCATTCCAAGTTTCAAATTCGCCTTGCGAATCATATTCATAAGATTTAATATGATGTAAATGCTTTGTGAAAAATTTTCTATTTCCTAACTTATCAATATATGAAATAGTTAATTTTTGATCTCTTTTATTCCATGTTCTATCTAATATCATAAAAGTTAATAAATATATTTATGTAAATCTCTCACGAGATATGGGATCAACTCCCATTTTCTGTATTGTGTTTTTCTTTCAAATTTATTATTAAGTAAAATAGTTAATTATTTTTAAATATAGAAAAATTTATTACAAAATTAAAAACAATGGATACAATAAAACTTAATTCAAAAGGGGAAAATGTAAAAATTTTACAAAAATTTTTAGGATTAAACCCAGATGGAATTTTTGGTCCACGTACTCTTATAAAAGTTAAAGAATGGCAAAAATCACAAGGTTTAACTGCTGATGGTATAATAGGTCCAAAATCATGGAATGTTATAATTAACTCAGATACTTATAAAAAAATATTTGAAAAAAATACTATAAGTTCTTCGTCAAATACGCATCAATCTATTAGTAATGTTGGTATAAGTGTAGGTATGATTAATTTTATTTGTCAATGGGAAACTGCTCATAAATTTGGTTATACCATGACTTCAAAAGATTTAAATGGATACGATTTACATGATGCAGGTGGCCATAAGACTTTTGGATATGGATTATTATATCATCCAATAAATCAAAAGTTCATGGACAGTATTAAGAAAATGTGGACACAAAAAGAATTAGAAGGATTATTTTTAGAACATTTAAAACAAGCATCAAATAAAATTGATAAATGGTCATCTGATAATAAAATTAAATTAAATCAAAATCAAAAAGATGCAATAGCCAGTGCTTGCTATAATTTTGGTTTTGGTTTCTTACAAAAACAAATATGTAAGATTATTATATCAAATCCAAATAATCCTGGTATAAGAAATATTTGGTCTCATTTATCAGACGTACAGGGAAAAAAATATCCTGGACTTATTAAAAGACGTCAAGCTGAAGCAAAATGGTATTTTGAAGGCAAATAAAATAATGGGGATTCTAGAATCCCCATTTATTTTTTCTATTTTCAATTTCTTTATTAATCAAATATTTAGATACTTCTTCGTCATTATATTGATGAACATTATGAGAAACTAATTCATCAATAAATTCATAACATCCTTGTTTATCACTTGATGTTCTAGAATATATTGCAATAGCTGCATCAACTATATAACTATTATTTTCTTCAGAACGAATTTCATATCCTTTATATATTTCTACTATAGGATGCTTATCAAAATATTTCTTAGCTCTATCTGAAGTTAAATTCATATTACTTAAGTTTTACTTTATAATCATTACAAGTAGTAGCATTATACTTCTTAAGTGTATTATTAAATTCTATATAAGAAGTTTTCCAACCAACAAGAGACTTACCAGAACTTCTATGATTTGCAAGTCTTTCATTATCAAAAGTAAAGAACTTAACTTTCTTAGGAGTACCAATATAAGGATTCCAATTTACCTTATTAATTGCCTTTTCTAAATCATTTACTTTATAAATATCAGTCTTAAACCACCAAATTTTCTCAGTACCATAGATTGCACAGATAAGAGCAACGTTCTTTTTGAATGCAATTACTTTACGTGCCTTTTCTGAAAGTGTAGAAGCTTTTTCTTCTTCCTTAGTTACATGATTATCTACTTTATGGATTCCATATGCATTAATTCTACGGCATTCCTTCATAAACCAAAATCCATGAGCATTATATTTATGACCTGAAACTGGTTTGTGATTCTGTACAAAATGCTCAGGATTAAATGTATAATCTGCAATATGAATCATCTCATGAAGAAGGGTTGACATTTTAACTTCCTCTGGAGAATCAAAATAATTAGATATAGCAATATATTCGGGAATAACTTTATTGTTAGGATAGTCATATATAAAAGATGCATAGCCCCATGTTCTCTTATTATGATTAATTTTGAACTTAATCATTGGAAGTTCACCGTTCCAATATTTATTATTAAATTCAATGTAATGTTCCTTAATCCAATTGACTGTAACTAACATATTAATTTATTTTTAATTATATATTAAAATATAGTCATTTTATAAAAAAATTCAAATAATATTTATTTTTTTTAATTATGTTATATATAAGAAAATTTGATAACGGCACAGATAGAGAAAGATACTTAAAAACTAATTTTGTATCTCCTCATTTATTTATGAATGCTCAAAATAGAAATGTCAATTATTTTCCTAAATATAAAAGACTATCATATATAAGTAGTACACAGACAGGTGGACAATATATTGACTTAGGATGTCATTTACTGGAAAATACAGATGACATTCGTATAGATATTAAGTTCAATATAAAAGATAGAGGATTAAATAGTTCTAATCAACAAGGTACATTATTATGTTCACAACCAGAAGTTAATCCATATCCTGGATTTGTATTAAGATATAAAAATCAAAATTCAGCTAGAACATTACAATTACAGACAAAATGGAATTTTACTGGATGTTACTATGGAAATTCAAAAGGTCAATCTCAATATTTAACTACTGATGGTGATAATAATGTTAATGCGCAAAAATTAGATAATAATATATATGAATTTTCTGAAATATTAGATAACATACCATCATCACAAATCAATGATTGTACATGTACTTTATTCTGTGCATTAGATGGAAGCAATAATCCTTTTAGATACGTTGAAGCAGATTTGTATTATTTACGATTATTGAAAGGAAATAATATTGTTAGAAATTTAATACCTGTACAAAGAATGTTTGATAATAAAGTTGGTCTTTGGGATTTAGAAAATCAAGTATTCTATACATCACAAGGAAATGAACCTTTTGTTGCAGGAATAGAATAATATAAAAGGTACCTTTTAGTAGGTACCTTTATTTTATGATAATTCAAATACTGGTCTAATAAAGCATTTAAGTAATTGACCTTTTTTATTATACAAGAATGGTTCCTTACCTTCTTGAATTTCAAATTCAGATATCTTAACCTTAACATGATCGCCAGGTTTAAAATCTAATAAATCAGATGCGTCTATTGGCATAAGACCTGTTATATACTTATCATCTAATTCAATAAAAATACCTGTTTTATTATTTGAATTAATGATACCTGTTACTGTTCCATTATATATTTCGGATTCATATGTAACATTATCATTAGTCTTTGCTAGAAGCCATCTATTATAGATATCATGAATATTATTCATACCCATTATCTGAAGAACCTTCTTACGAGATCCAACAAGAGAATTCTCAATCAAACCTGTCTTAAAGTCACGACGGAATTCAACAAACTTCTGAGGAATAATTACAACATCCTTACCTATCCATTTTTCAAAATCACGTTCAATATTCAATACAATATGTGAACCTGGAATAAATACAGAATGAGTATAATTTTTACCTGTTAATTGACAGATAGGAGTAATATCAGTATGACAAAGATATCCACCCTTTACCAATGAATCAATATGAACATTAATACCTTGTTCATGTTGAATTGCTTTATTAATTACGTTAACCCAGTATTTATAATACGCTGTAGTTACTGATACAATATATTTATTATCCTTATGTTCACGAACTTCAAATAATAATTTATTTCCATGGGATAATAAATATGCATTAATTTCTGTTGCACAATCATTAAAGTTTTCCTTTGAAATAATTTCTTCCTTAACACCAGGAAGTTCAAAAATCATTCCATTCTTATCAAAAGACTTAACCAAACCTGAATAAATCTGTCCTAATTCAATTGTTATAACAGTATTAATATTCTTATTTTGTTTAACTTCTGGAGAAATCTCTTCTCCATAGAATATTGCGAATGATTTAGCTAACGGCATATTTCCGTATGCTTTCTTCATATACTTAATACGCTCTTTATCATTCTTAAAACCAGCAAAAATATCACCTTCAATATCCTTTGCAGTAAGTAAACGTTCTTTATTTTTGTTATTTGCCATTATATTTATGATTTATGAGTCAGTGGCATGACTCTGGTTAATACTATGATATCTTATGATATCGTTAATTATCTCGTTTATTAAAATTTGTTAATACAAAATAGTTTACAAATATCAAATAATTCAATATTTGTAAAATATTTTTATGATGGTAATGTACTTATACCATGTATTCTATTTGCAACATCTGTCCATTCGTTTTTATATAATTCTATAGATTCATCTGGAACATATATTTGAACATTTGAATTTAATGACCAAGAACCTTTAGTAGGAACTGTAGTTTTTCTTATAATTAAAGTTCTTAATGTAGAACAATTTAAACTTGCATTACCAAATGAAACAACTCTTTCTGGTAAATCTAATTTTGTAATTTTAGTTCCAACAAACCAGCCACTACCCCAAGATCCTTCTGCACTAAATATTATATCAGGTCCACTTCCCTGTTCAAAAATAACTTCTTCTAAATTACTACATCCAAGAAACATCGCAGCTCCTTCAACTCTACATATGTTTTTAATAGTAAATGATGTAATTGAAACACAATCTTGAAACATATTACTTCCCATATTAGTAACATTGTTAGTAGAATTTATTGTTATTTTTGAACACCCCATAAAACATGAATTATATAACCGTGTAATACAATTTGGAATAGTACTCATTTCTAAATTAGAACATCCATAAAATGCAGAATGCCCAAATGAAGTAACTGTGTTTTCAATTTCAATATCTTTTAATGCAGAACCAAATGCAGAATTATATCCACCTGTAGCAATACTGTTAAATGCTGAAGGTATATATGCGTGTATTACATTTTTTGTTTTATTACCAGGATAATTACTACCAAAACTACCATCAGAAGGTTGATATCCTATACGTTTAAAATCTCTAAGATCTGTAATAGTAAAATCTGGTGAATTTGAAAATATTTGTGAAACATCATATGAATTAATTCTAACATTTGCAAGTTGAAGACTCGTTACACCATATCCATCTCCCCATTTTGTAGCAAACACAGATTCTATATATTGATCATAAAAATCAAGATATACTCCTGCAATAGCATTTATACTAAGATTTGGATATCTACGTATTATTCCTTCTATATATCCCATTAAATATTCATATGCAGTTTGTCTACAGTGATCGCATTGTAAATTACCAATTAATGAAGTATTTGATGATTTAGAAACATATTCATATAATTTTTGTATAAGATTAATACTTACTATTTCTATATTATTAGAAGATGACTGAATATTTATATGTATCATAATTTAAAAAATATAAATATTTTTATATAGCTTTTACTAATGAATCTGCATCTTCAGGCTTCTTAGGATTTCCTAATTGATCTAATGCTTTCTTACAAGTACCATCGTCTAACCATTCATAATCAAAAAGTTTATTCTTAATCTTAACTTGTCCTTTTATAATGTTTGGTACTTCCTTCATATCAATATCAACAACAATAACCTGACGACCATCTTTAGTCATAACAGGTTTTTCATCATTAAGCCATTGATCATCAATAGGATCACCTTTAGTTTCCATTATTTTTTGCTTAACATAAAGTTCTTCTTTAATAGCTTCTTCTTTTAAAATAAAATCAACAATTGATTGCATATCAGTATTCATGTTTATTTATTAAAAATAAATACTATTCTTCATCTTCATCGTATTCTTCAACTTCCTCCTCTTTAGGATCATATATTCTACAAGAAAAATACTGCTCAACTAAAATCATTGACATTGACTTTAAATCTTTATATATGTCTTTTATTGTTTTTTCTTCAGCACAATTTAATGATTCATATACTTCTTCATCAGTTTCCCAATTTTGATAACAATATGGGATTTTTTCAAATGGATAATCTTCAACATCACTTATTATAAAACCATCACCATCACAACTTCCATTAACTGTTTCATATGTAATCAATACACCATCAAAAGTATATTCATTCTTTTTATTTTTATTAATCTTATCTATCTTAATTGCAACAGAACCTGATTCATAATTCTCCCAATAAAGAATCTTACCTATAAATTTTTCAAAATTCTTAGTAGCTTTTTCTGAATCTATAACTTCTATAAGTTCTTTACATGAATTAATAATTTGATTAAGTCTAACAAATGGATCATTTTCAAAAGCAAGATGGCCATTTTTTTCAACATAATGATCATATTCTCGTGTATAAGGAGCTTTATCTTTCTCTAGTGGATCAAAACTGTTTCCACCAACATTAGTATAAGTCACTTTATGCCACAAATCACGTCCATCATTTACTAATTCAATTATATTCTGAATAGCATATTTAACCTTAGGATCAAACTCTTCATAAGGTGTATGGCCTCTATGCTCCTTCTTAAAATTATTTTCTATAATATTGCAATATGATATTATATTATTACAAGTCTGCTTAGTATTCTTAACTAATTCACTTTCAATTATAGGATCTTCCCAATATGGATTGAATTTAAATACCCAATCTTGTATATCTTCAATTAATTGCTCTTTTGACTCCATAATTTATTTGACTTTATTTTTTATATCTTCATACATAACATAATTTACTTGAGCACAGCTTATTGGCATAGAAACATACCAATCATCTCCATAAAAGTGTTTATGTATTTTATCTAATAAGTTATTTTCTTCTTCAGTATAATCTTTAATCCAAGGCCCACACATATCATTTCCTTTTGTCGCATCCCACCATTCATTATATCCAATTTGGGCCTTTTGAATTATATTATTCCATAATATTCTTTCATCATTTGTTAACTTATATTTTAACTTTGTCTTTAACCAAAATTTAATTCTATTCCAACTAAAGAAAAGATAAAATATTGCAATAACTTCTAAAGCAATTAATATTATGCTTCCTATTATAAATATATTTTCATTTTTAGTTATTCCTGTAGCTATCAATATTCCAATGAATCCAAAAAATGATACTGGTAGTAACAGATCATAAATTAAATTATATATTTTTGCTTCGCATGCATTCATAATTTATATTACCAATTGTTTTTCTTTTTGATTAATTCCCAGATTTTATCATACTTTTCACGTTCTTTGATATTCTTTAGTGATTCAGTAAAATCAACTTCCCATCCATTTCCACCACCTCTTAGAAATTCAATTCTTTTTAATTCATTATATTTATCAATATCAAAATCCATAATTTAACATATTTATTGCATATTAATTTGTAAATTAATAAATCCAAATAACTCTAATATATATCGTTTCATAAAATAAATATTCTGATGAATATAGCCAGTATTATCAATAGTTAAATAATCTTTTAAATAACCATTTTTAATATAAACTTTTTCTTCTATTGATTCCATGCCAAAAATCATTTCATATATAATCAATGGACGTAATTCATTTTTAAAATCAATAACAAATTGTTGTAACGTATGTTGTGTTTCAATTTTGATAAGTTCTAAATTTACAGCAGAAGCATATTCAAATTCATGAGAATTATAAACATTATTAATAATATCATAACAATCTTTTATAAATAATCGATGAATAAATTCCATGTGATCTTTAATCTTATCATATGCTTCATCAATATCTACACGTCTTAATTCATGATTTGCTCGCTTTTGAATTAATTCATTAATCATATAATGTAAATCATCAATTAATGATTGTAGTTCATTATGTATTATTAAATAATCTTTATTTTCCATAGAATTCTTCACTTATTATTTTTCTCCAATTACAATATGCAGGGCATGAAAGACAACATGGAAATAATCTGCATGCTTTAGGAAGACGTGGATCATATATATGATTATCCTTCAGCCACTTCTTTATTTTTTGTATCATATTCTTTCTGTAATTCTTTTAATCTTGCTTCATGTTCAGCTTTCTTAGCAGCTACTTGATCTTTCCATTTCTTATCCCATTTTTCTTTCCAATCAGGTCCGTATTCCTCTTCCATTATTTCTTCAAAATTATCTCCATAGTAATCTTTCTCCCAGAAAAGTAATGGGTTTCTTTCTTCTATTTCAATATCAATATCATAATGATCTTTCCACCATTTCTTAACAGTTTCTATACTTCCTGATGGTGAACATCTCATATAAACAGTATTTCTAAACTTTTGTTCATCTACATTAAATGAATAATAATTCTTACAAGTAGAAATATCATTCATAACAATATCTGTAATTGATTTTGCCCAATGCTGAATATTTTCTTCAGGTTCACCTTTTATAATCATGTGACCTCTAATATAATCAGCAATAAGTTTATTAAGTGGTGGCACATCTTCATATGAACGATATCCTGGATGATGACCGTGTTCATCATCCCAATCATTAATGTATTTATCTTTATGACCACCTTTATTCAAATATTCTTCAACAATATCTACATTTTCTTTCCATTCAGATTCAATACGATAAGCTTTCATATACTTATCAAGAATATACTTAAATTCTTCTGATGACAAATAATGACGGTCATATATTGGACCATCTTTCTTTTCATCAATTTTACCTGCTTTATATTCTTCAACTATATTATCCCAGTCTGCAGATGGCTGCGCTTTTGCGAACATTTCACGAATACAATCTTCATATGCTTTATACAATACTTCTTCTCTATCTAACATAATATTTATAGTTTATTTAATATAAAATAGTAAATTAAAATATTTCAAAATATTAAACAAGTGTTAATAATATTTAAATTTGTTCTTTCATATATTCTTGATGTTGTTCCCAAGAAAGTTCAGATAATATTCTTTTGTCATTTTCATTATTTGGATCAAACAAACAAATTTCCATGTGTTCATAATGAACCTCAGTAACAGGCTCAGTATATAATTGTCCTACATCAAATGGAATGCCTAACTTATTGACACACATAATACTGTTTGTTATTGAATATCCCCCATTATGCCATACTTCAAAATGACATTCCATAAATTCATAATGGTCTTCTTGTCTTACAGCAACTATACATTGTTTACGAAGATCAGGGTTTAACATATATACTGGTGTTGATTTAATACTCCCACCCCATATTGTTAGTTTCTTTTTAATCATATATAAAATAATTTATTAAAAAATAAGATATTGCAAGTATAGCCCAGATACAAAGTACCTGAGCTATAGCTTTAATATGTATTTTTAATGTATTAGCCATTAAATTTGATTGAAAATATTTATAAGTTCATTTTCAATTTTAATGAACTGTTTTTCTAAATCATTTGATTCAAAAGAGAATTTTTTCCAATTCCATTTCTTAAATGATTTGTTCCACTTCATATTTTTAATATTGATATATTCATCTATTAATTCTCTTAAAGATTTAGTATTCTTATATTTTTTCTCAAATCTTTCAAGAATAACTTTATATGAATTCCAATCGTTAATATGTCCATGAAATCTTAAATTCAAAAATACTTTCTTATATTCTTCATCAGAATAATTACCACCTGGACCTCTGTCATAGAAGTTAGTTGGAACCCAATTATAGGTCTTACCATCAATTTCTTTTACAGTTGAATCTCCCTTAGGATTAGCAAACTTAATATTATGATTATTAAATATATTTAACCAAGATGTCTTCTCCGTAACATTTGTTGTTACAACCACAGGATAACCGTTTGATTTATCAACAACGAAAGTATTCTTTGCCTTATTATCAGTAAACATTCTCATTATTCAATCTCCTTATTAATTGTTATATATAATTCTGATGATCTATCTCTTTCATCTCTAACGCTATCACTACCCGTACCGTTCCAAGCTAAATCTTTTAATGATAATGGAAATACATCTCCTGATTTATCTTGTAACATTACTTCACAATAAGGGTCAAAATGCGTAAGTTCACAAATTAAATCAAATACTGTCATTTATCCAACAATTTTTGTCTTTACACAATTAGCAACCATACCACCATTAACTCTTTCAAATGCAGATTTTACTTCATTAATGACTTTACCCATAAATTTCTTTTCAATACCAGTTGGATAATATTCATTCAAATATTCCATAACATCTGCTTCAGTTGCTTCCTTAGGTAAGAACTCAGAAAGTACATCATATTCAAATTTTTCTTTTTCTACTAACTCAGGACGATTAGCTTTACTGTATGCATCAATATTTTTTCCACGAACTCTTACCATTTCTGTAATAATAGTCTGTTGAACATCTTTAGGAAGTAATTCAATACGTTCATTCATATCTTGATCAAAAACAGTTACTTCAACTTCCTTATCATTCTTATCTTTTACTTTCTCTACATGAGAAGGATATAAAGGCATATTTTCAGCATTTTTAAATTTTAATATTTTATCAAAATTTACATCATTAGTCAAAAACTCCATGAATGCAGTCTTAATAAACTTCATTACTCCCAATCTCTTCTTAAGAATATCTTTAGTATTCTCATCATTAGTATCTTTAATAGATACCATCACATTTTTAATTTCCTTGTTAATATTCATATTAATTTTCTGTTAAAGACATATAATTCACTATAAATTGAAAGCCGTTTAAAATAAGTAATGGTAACACTGGTACAATATACCATTTGCTAATTAATACATTATTACAATTAACAAGTATTATAAATAAGTATAATAATGTTAATATACTACCGAATGTTAACCAAAATTTACCGTGCTTATTCATTAATTCATAAACTTATTTTATGTACTGCTTAATAAATTCCTTTGTTGACTTAATGAAATTACATTTATCAGATGTAGCCCAATTAAGATATCCTTGATCATATTTTGCAATATACTCAAGCGATACTCCCCGATACTTTCCAATAGTCATACATGGTTTGATATCTCCATTGAAATCCATTTCCTTAATTACTCCATCTTCACCAAGCATTTTCTCTGGTCCATATTCTTGCTCTGATTGCTGAGCATAATATACTGCATATGTAGCTTTAATATCGGAGAAAGCATCATGAGCATTTAATCCTGCTTCCTCCATAGTCTTCCCCTTATATTTCTTATATGTATTTTCAAGAGTAATACCATGACGACGTTTCTCTTCAAGAAATGCATCATAACATTTACGATTCATAAAATCAATATCATACCCATATTTATTCAATTCTGACTTTAAGAATGGAATATCAAAACCATTTCCATTATAAGTAAGAATATCATTATCACCTATAAACTCAATTATCTTTGGTGCAACATTAGCAAGTGTTGGCTTATCCTTTAAAAATTCTGGTGTAATATGATGTTTGAAATATGCAGCTATATCAATATGCCACGAATCTCCAGTTGGACATATATAAAGATTTAATTCATCTTCAATTTTATTTGTTTCAGTATCAATCTTTAATCCTGCAAACTGAATAATTTGATCTTTTGTTCTATCAAGACCAGTTGTCTCTAAATCAAATACTACTAATTTCATAATATTATTATTTTTTTGTATCTAAACAATACCAATCTATAGCATCGCAAACTTGTTTCTTTAATTCTTCTTGTGTATATGTTTTTCCAAATCTTCTATTAAATACTTCTTTTAATGCTTCAACTACTTGATAATTATCCCATTCTTTAGGTTCTTGACCCCAAGATGGTACATATTCAATTGATTCTTCATATTGTGGAAAATCATATCCGCGATCTTCAAGATAATGATATAAATCATCTTCAAAGAATTCATCTAATATATCGTTATCCCAGATATGATGATCATCTAAATCAATTTCTACTTTTTGATCTAATTCTGTTTTATCATCTATTTCATACTTTGCACATATACGTTTACTTTTTTCTTTATTGAAAATACAAGTATCAAAAAGATAACAGAATATATTTTTAGCGCCTATAGCATCAAGAAGGTCTCTTGTGTAAAGATTTAAATACATATAGATAATTAAAGATTTAAAGTATAATACTTATTAATATTTTTAAATACTAATAAATACTATACTTTATGTTTTCTTAGTATTAATTATTACTTATCAGTTTCATCAGGTGTATATCCTGTCAAAAAATCAACATGTTCATTACACTTTTGAATTGCGGATATACAATTTTCTACCTTAACATCAAATTCATTAGCAATCTTTAGTAATTCATCTTGAATTGTATCATAAATATATGCAGCTGTATCGAATGCTCCAGACTGAGCACGTGTCAAAGCAATCTTTTTACCAAGTTCAGCATCAAATGTATCCTCAGGAGCGCAATCAGCAAAAGCTACAATTTGTGTCGTTACATAAGGGTTGATTTCTCCAGATTCATCCTCAATCCATTCAACTTTAAACTCCTTATTGAAAAGCTTATAAATACGATTATTCTGTACAAGCATTTCAGCAAATGGCATCTTAGTAAGATTCAAACCAAAAATCAAATGACAAGCAACTACATTCTTCTTAGGATTAACGTTATAATTTATACGCAAATAACGTACACCAGTCTTTTTTCTATTCATAATAATTTTTATTTAAGTTAATTAATATATTAAATATGTTATAATTATATATAGTCAATTTCTATTAATACATTTTATGTTTTATGAAAATTAACAAATTTAAACAAACATAAATTGTATAATAAAATATAGAAACTTATTAATATAATTCAATATATTTTAGATTATAATTTATTTTTAATAAATATAGTAAAATCATTTAACATATAATGAATCGTAAAACAAATTTATTTTATACTAACGGTCCTGATAGTAAATTTTTAACATTTAGTAATTATGCTGAATCAATGACAGGAAATTTTTTAAGTGTGGATACTAAAATATTTCCTTCAAGATTTTTATGCTTAAAAATAAATGACTTAAATAGTAAATCAAAACCTGCATTTATACGTTTTCTTGTATCTTATTATGAAAATAAGTTAGCATATCTTAGGGATAATGTAGTTAATCCTGAAAATTCAATGTGTCCTTTTGCATATTTTATTGAAGGATTGTCTAAAATATTGTTTACTGATGATAACGGAGAAAATAAAATTATATATGATTCATTAACAGATAAAGTAGTTTTAAATGATACTCCAGACATTAATTCTATTAACATATATTCAGCAGAAATAACTGAACAAGATTATAATGGAATATATACAGATATTATATGTACAATTGATTTAAATGAAGTTAAGAAATGTAGTATAGGAATTAATGAAGATATAAATGAAATAGAATCTTTAAATGATATATCTGAAAATATTTATGGATGGGATAATATAGATATTATACCTGGATATGAAAACGTTAAAGCTATATTTGATGATATTGGAAATGATGAAGTCAATTCATATAAAATTAATACAAATATAGAAAAACTTATATTTCAATCAAATGATCAATCTTTAGATTCTTTAAGTTTTAATGTAATTGTTCCATTATATGAAATAACAGATATTAACTATAATACAAATGATACAATATTAGGGTATGATGAAAGAGATGAAGAAAATGATTCTTATATTGTATATGTTAATAGTAATAATAGATATAGACATAATGTTCCTTTAGGAATATGGATGTATGCTGATTCTGATAATGATGAATTTATTGAAATTAAAAGAGACAATATTACTAAGATGTCTCCTGTTTGGTCATTATTAATAAGTACACAGTTTAAGCCGTTTCCATATTCAACTAAATATGAAATAGATGCTACGAATACAGATAAAGGTGCTGCATTTGCAACGTTCTCTCAAGTATTATTAAGACTTAATAATGTAATGAATAAATTTGAAGAAACAAATAATAGAATTTCAGATTTAGAAACAAGATTACATACAATTCAGACTTTATTGAATAACGTAAGCAGTGTACAGTCTTTAGATAATTTAAATAAGAAAATTAATATATTGTCTAATGATATTCATAATGAAGTCAACGAATTTAAAGAAGAAGTTAAAACTGCTATTGAAAATATAAAATGGAAATATCAATAATTAAAATATGAATACAACGAATGATATAAATACATCTAGTTCTCTTAAAGAATATTATATAAATATTGAAAAGATGATGAATAATGCTTTAAGCATGCTTAATGCAATGAATCAAGCATTATCAACATCAGCTTCTGAAATATCTTTAAATATAATTAATGGAGATAATACAGTATCAACAGTAAGAATTCCTTCATTCTTATTTTTGGAAAATAAGATAGAGCAATTAGACAATACAATTTCAAATTTATTTGAAATGCCTAAATCTGGCGAAGCATGGTTTCATAAATCATCAGATATGTTTAAATTATCATTTGTAAAATCTAATAATGCTCCTCAGACACCTTCAATATCAAATACTGAAACATTAGGATTTAATATAAAACAAAATAATATATTTAAAGATTTAGTTAATCCTAAGACATATATAAGATTCAATCTAAAAAATGTTAGTGATAACATAAATCAGGTTTATATGAAAAAATTTGTTATTTATAATGAATCTGATTTTAATTATCTTAAAAGTTTTTCATCATATAATTATGTTAAAAATGGATTATATAATAGAACTGTAGGTGTTGATTATGAAGAATATGATTCAGTTATAAATCTTCCAATAAAAGAAGATAAATATATAGGGTCATTTAAGATTAAAGAATTGCCTGATGATACTACTAATCCATATTATACAGATGAAAACAATGTAACAGGATCTTTAAGATATATTGTACGTTTAGACACAATTCAATATTATGATAAAGAAGATTCATCTATAATATATAATTTAAAAAAAGGACAATATTTATGTTTGCCTGGTACATATACTATATATAAGATTATTGATATTGAAACAATTGAGAATTCTTCAAATACTGATGATTTAAATGACCATATATTAACACTTGAAGAATCAATAGGACATACTACATTACAGACATTTGAAGAAAATTCTGAAATGGTATTAGAATTATATACTGATTCATATACTAAATATCATTATGTAGACATACCATTAGAAGAAAATCCATATATAATTGTATTTATTGGATCAATATATAATAATGTAAAGAGTACATTATCTGATGGAATATTCATTAATCTTAATGATATCTATATGAAAGATGAAGATGGTAAGATTATTCTTGATGATACTGGAAATAAAATAAATTACATATCATATTATAAGAAATATTGTAAGAACATTGGAGATATGATGGTAGGCTTTACTGAATTAGCATATCCTCAGACTTCAAATTATACAGCTGAACAGTTACGTAGACTTACAGATAGTGAAGAAATGAAAACTATCGTAACTAATTCATTATATTTAGAAAATGAACCTATATATAAAGTTACAAGAATCAACAAACATTTAATTGACGATGATACTTCAGAAAGCATAATTAAATTACATGAACAGAAAAATCAATTAAATTCACAATTGATGGCTATTCAGGATAATGTTGATCAAGTATATACGCAATTGACAACAACAGATTTTTCTCAAGAATCAAATGTAACACAAACTTCATTACGTGAAAAGTTAAACGATTATTATAGTGAACGATTAACATTAGAAAAGCAAATATTGAATATAATTGATAATATTAATCAAATTAAGAATGAAGCACAAGGCATAAGCAGTCCTAAATATAGAATTAGAGGCATTACTAATGCAAGTGATAAATATGATTCAGCTACAGAATCTCCTATAGTTGAATATTTGCATAGTGAATTTGGCAACGAATGCAACATAATAGGATTAGATGTAGAATATAAATATAAATCTATATCAAAAGATTATACTTCAGCAGTTAGCTTATCAGACGTAATATTTACAGATTGGAATAAATATGAAAATATTGAACGTGAAAGATTCTTAAAATTCAATAGTGTTAATAATTCATATGAAATCGTATTTTCAAATTATAATACAACATCAAATGTAATTAAATGGAATCAGATAGACATTCCTATTAATCAAGGAGAAGATGTTGTAATGCGTATAAGATATAAGCTTAATATAGGACAGCCATTCATTAATCTTTATACACCTTGGTCAAGCGAAACTACTGTTCAGTTTCCAACAGAATATGTCGAAACTAATGAAATATCATCAATATTGGATGAAAACGATGAAGATGTTAGTAATTCAAAATTTATGAAGACATTAGTTAACAACGGATATGAAGAACATATTAATAATCGTATTGTTGATAATTCTCAAATATTCTATCATATGCCAGATAATATTTATTCAGGATTCAATACAGCTGAAAACAAAATGATATCTTTAAAAGATAAACTTATTGAAATTAATAAGAATCTTGTAGAATATAAAGCTGCTATAGATAATGAAATAGAATCAAAATATTCAGTTTATCTTGAATGGGATAATAGTACATTAGAACTATCAAACGCTACATCTAATAATATTGTACTTAACGAATTCATAAATGGAACTACAGATACATTTATTAAAAAAGAAATTAACTTAATCATTAAGAATACTGGAAATACACCTCTTAAACTTTATAGTATATTCCCAGGAAATATTGATGTTCCATTGATTATGTCTAATAACAATTATTATAATCAATACGTAAAAGATTATGAAAGAGTTCCTTTACTTAAACGAGGATCTTCTATATTATCTGAATGCATAATGCCTCAATATTTAGGTCAATGGATATATTTCAGACAGACAAACCCATATACTCAAGAATCTTTATATTTAAATGAACTTACACAACAAAATGAAGATACTATAGCAATATCAAAAGGAAATAAGCCTTCATTTATTGGGACATTAACAAGTTATCTTAATGTAAATAACAAACAACCATTACTGACATATAGAAAACGTGAAGAAGACTATTATTCAATTTCAAATAATTTAATTGGATATATTGATATGTCTGGAAATTCTCCAGTATATAGCAGACCTAATAATATATCTGCGCCATCAAGTGAGTCATATAATAATGTAAATAATTTCTATAAATATTCTAATATTGATAATTCAGATAATGAATATATTTTGAAATATGAAAACTTGACATATACTCCTATTGGTGGTACATTATCATATTTGAATGAAAGAATTTCATTAACAGAATTCTGTGCATTACAAAGTCAAAACAAAAAAGAATTAAAATATTATAATGGTGCAATATTCATACCAGAATTAATTGATAGAACACAAATATTATGTGATACTAAAGAACAGAATCAATATATATTAGTTGATATTGGAATGAGCTTATCTATTCCATTATTATTTGAATATTTCTTATCATCTTCTGAAACATCTACGAAATCTTCAATTCAGAAAACTTTGGCATTTGATATGAGATCTTCATTAGTAAGAGATATAGATCATTATATAATAAGTATAACTGCAAAATATGATTATGCACAGTCAACTGCTTCTGTTCAAAACTATTCATCATTAAGTGATAGCTTATCAGAATCATAAAATTTAAAAATAATTTTAGAATAAAATGAATAATAACAATCAATCAATAGATTTAAGTAGATTCAACGATAAATATTTAAAATGTATTGTTACTAAACGTAAAAGTTCAATGAACATTTTAAAGGACCAGGGAGCTGTTATAATATATCAGAATTCTGGAATTAATCATTTATATTTAGGCAATGAATTTATAGCTGCAGGCTGGGGATTTAAATCAAAAGAAGATTTAAATAAAGCAGAAACTATTATTGAAACATATGATTCTGATATTAATTCAATAAATGAAAATATTGAAAATATAAATGATACAATATCTGATATATCAAATACTGTTGATGAAATGAATGATAAGATCAATCCAACAGTATACATTTATGATAAGAATCATGAAAAAGTTGAATTAAATGAAGTTTTCTTTACTGGTATTCCTGCGTTTTATGAAGATTTTGAAATTACTGATATAGAAAAGATAATATTATATAATAATAGTCAGATATTAAAAATTAAAGGAGATCAAAATATTATTGATCTTCCATTAGGATCAACTATTAAAAAAATTACATATAACATAAGTTGTAATATACATGATTGTGGTGGAATTAAAGAAGTCAACTTATCTTATTTTTCAAGTTCTGATGATTATGTAAATAATATTGCAACTCCAATGAATATTAATAATCTTCAGTGGCAAAATTTAGATAAAAACAAAGTATTATCAATTACTCATGAATTTATTACACCATATAGAATAGATAAAGATGAAAATTTAACAGTTATAAATAATATACTTATATCTGTAAATGGAACTGTTCCTGAGCAATACAAGAAATATCCTGAATTAACTTTATCTAATAATAAGTTTGAAATATATTCATTGGAAAATATATTAAGTGATCATAATATAAATATTGATCCTTTGATTATACGTCCTATACCATTTATAAGATATTATATGTTTACTGGGAATGATATCAATACATATTCAACTACAGAAATGTTAGATATAATGAATAATCCAACATCTCAATATAGTTATAAAGGAAATATAATGTTAGATAATTATAGTTTAGGACAGTCTTTAGAAACATATATTCCTGTTCATAATAAATCAACTAAAATTATAAATTTATTCATTCCTAAGTCATTTGAATTACATGAATTAACTTATGTAACATCAACAAATGAATATAATTGGACTGGTGCTGTTGGAATATTAAAAGAAACAGATTCAAATTTGCCAATTTTATTAAAAATGGCAGGTGGAACATTTATAGAATATAATTTATATCAAATACGAATTTCTAAAGTTATTGATCCTGTAACATTTGAAACTATGAATGAAACTGGTAGACTTAAACTTAACATATATATGAAGAAAACAGATTTTAGTAAAGATATATACGAATTATCACCAAGTAGCATAGAATTTAATGAACCTACAAATTGGAATTTATTATATAATGAATGCTTTACACGAGATCATTGGATATCTTATAATTCAAATATGGATGAATTGGAAGATAAAATAATTCAAAGTTATAAATGTTATAATAATTAAATATATTTCAATCACAAAAAATATATTATTAAATATATAAAAAATATTAATTATGGAAAATAATAACGACATATCATTATTTGAGAAAATTGTTTTTGTAGATAATATACCTTCAGAAGATGAAGCAAAACGTTTATCTTCAAAATATCCATTTGCTGTATTTATATCAGATCATAATAATGATATAGAAAATATTAATACTGTTTCCAATGGACGTGATTGGAATCAATTTGCATTCAATAACTTATGGAAAGGTGGTAAACGTTTAACAAAATTCAATAATATTGATTTTGAAAATTCAAGTGTAAATATGGATACATTTACAATTGATTTGGAATTTGATATGCAAAAAGGATTATTATCTTTAAAAGCGAAAGCAAAAGTTGACGGATATAAGATTGTTGGATTTATACAAAGAAAAGGTGAAGGAGATTATGTCACATATTTAAATAAAAGAGATATATCAAATAACATAAGATCTGGTAGAATTACAAATATTACTGAAAATGAATTTGAAAGTGATTCTGAAAGGTTTGATGAATTTACAACAGATCCTATATATAATAATAAAGTATTATTAGGTTCTAACAGTGCTCAAAGTGCAACAGATGGTTTCGATACGATTGATAATAAATTTTATATTATAGCAAGTTTTGAAGCACAGGATGTTGAATCATTATATTCTGTTCCGGCAAATGCATATAATATTTATTCAATTGATGATGAATTTAGTGTTACTGCTGCTCCTATGTTTGCTGAAGATAAATTGAAGCAAATTATTAATATTAATAATGCTGAAGAAAAAGATAATCTTATTCAATCAATTTTAAAATACACAGATAATTTATTATATTCTGATGTAAAACAACGTTGTGTAATATATGAAATTAGTATAAATAAAAATATTGAACCTGATAATCAGGATGATGATTCTTTAGTATCATTTGCATTTGAATCATTAAAGAATATTCAACAAATGGATATAGCATATCTATTTTCATATGTTAACCCAACAGGATTTGAACTTAAAGCTAATATTGAAAACAATTGGGTAACTATTGATCAAAATAGTTTAAAAGAAAACTATTTTATGCCAGGCACACGTACAGAATTTATGTTAAACATATTCCCTGAGAATGTTAGAAAATTAAAGTTGCCTATTTCAGTTACTTCACGTGTACAAAATGGTACAACAGAATATCTTATATATGATACTAATACAGCATCTACAACGTTATATAATTTTGATACACAAGATTCTAGCAGTGTTCCTACTAATTCTGTAATATTTTCAGTATATACACCAAGTGATTTCATTTATAATAATGCTCAAACTGCATTCTTGAATTTACAATGTAGAAATTATAAAGATTATCCTTGGTCAACAGTTTCAGATGCTGGATTATTACGTTATGAATGTAATGAAATTAAATTAACACAATATATTTACAAAGGATTAGAATTATCTAATCCATGGTCAAATTCAAATGTAATCAAATCTGGTGATAGCGTTGATTATTCAATGAGTTCTGCTTATGCATTATTCTATAATAATGATAATAGTATTACAAAGAAATGGATTATCACTGATAACGATGATGATTTTAAAGGATTATTGATTATTCATCAGCATAGTGAAAATAACGTTGATTTAAATACAATAGCAAACCCATTAATATTAGAAGATACAACAGAAACAGATAATGAATTAAGTAAGTATTCTCAATATATTACTACACATAATGTACCTATTGGTATTCAGAAAACAATAATCATACCTTGGATAAGTTCCACAACAGAAACAGTTGATGGAAGTGGAAAACGTAAAACAAATGATTATATATATGGATTATATAGTTATCATGGATACGAAAAGAAGGATTTCAAGAAATATATAAAACAAGATACTTTAAAGAATATATATCTTGTTGTAAATGCAGGTACTCAGCAAAATCCTGATTATAAATATGGATTACAATTTACAAAAAGTATATATGAAGGTGATGAAGATCTTTATATAGAAAAAGGAGATTATGTTGAAACAATAAATGGTCAATCAGTTCCATATATTGCATTTGAATATGAAAAGGGTCAAATAATAAATGGATATCATTGGTTCTTTAATGATAACATGGCAAATTTGAAAAATAAACTTGTTATTCAATATAAGATAGGACAGACAACATATAATGTTCCTTCTGAAGATATAAGTATAGTAAATAATCAGATTAAGATTAAATCTGGAGAAGATATTGAAAATGCAAGATATTATACTGCATATATAAAAATTGATGATTTTACATCTAATAATATTGAAGCTATGTCTGAAAAACTATTAGTAGATTGGTGGATATATATTGGAAAATTCAATACTACAACATCAGGAAATACTACTGTATATAATCCTATATCATCATTACCTACGACAACAGTTCCAACAGGATTTAAATTAAAAGATGGTGATTCAAGAAACGTATTTACTGGCCAAAGTTATGTGCGTCATGCTGTTCATAAAGGTGGATGGATACATTTAGGAAGAGTTGAATTATCAACTGCAATATTCCAAAGATATTCACCATTAGATCCAGTTGGTTATCAAAATGTTAGTTCACCATCTGCTATTTGGGAATGGTCAAATTATTGGTTTATTGATAATGAAATTGATAATCCTGGTGATGATTATTTAATTGTAATTCCAAAAGAATTATATGTAGGAGACACACTGGGAGAAAGCTCAATGCAATTAGTAAGTAATGATTATAAAATTACAAATAATAATGGTAATTATATAGAATATATCTTTATGGATGACGGCAATAAAGAATTCAATTTAGGTATATATAAACGTTAATAATTTAAATGTATAAAAATATTTTAACTTATAATAATGAGTGAATTAATTCCAATCACATCGCATGTATTTAGCAATAATTATAATAACAACTCTGGTATGTTTGGTGGTCAGGGTGTAACTATAAACGGTGTTAAATTTACTGATTTTTCATTTGCTGCTAAAACAGTACAAGGTGTTTATAATTCATTATCAAACCAAACTGTTCCTTCAACATTAATGAGACTTATGCAAGCAAATTCATTAGATAGTATGAATAAGCTTTTAAGTATGATGTTCATTAATTGGAATGGAGCAATAATTAAAAATGGTAATTTTGCTACAGGAGAAGATATAACAATAAGTACAACACCAGAATTTTTAGCAATATTCAATAATATTGCAACAGTTACATATGAAAATGTTTATCTTGAATCAAAGATACAGAATAGAGTAGGATTAAATGTTTTATTAACAAAAACCGTTAATGGTAATACTACTGTTTCTATTGTAGGATATCCAAATATAAAAGAAAAGGAAGTAGTTGATGTCATTTATGAAAATACATCTTCATCACAAATTAAAATTACTATTACAAATAATTCAAATGTAGAAGATGTATCAGGATGTAAGTTTAGAGTTCCTAATCCATTAGGATTAACCATAGATGTTCCAGGAAATGGATATGCAGAAATTAGTTTCTTAAGAATAGGAAATACGATTTTCGCAAGAGGTGTTTAAATATATTAAATTATAACCATGGCTAATAAATCACATGTATATGCAAATAATTATAAAAATAATAGTAATTATTTTGATGGTGAAGGTGTTATAATAAATGGAATTAAATTTAATGATTTTTCATTTTATGCTGGACGTAATGTAGGACCTGTTTATGGATCTATATTATCTCCTACTGGTGAACAACGTGTACCACCGTCTATTTTAGGTATTCAAAATGCTATTCAAGCATATGCTAATGGTACTGGAAATATTGATCATCTTAATAAGATTACTCCAATGATGTACGTTAATTGGAATGGAGCAGAAATAACAAGAGGAGATTTTGAATCAGGTGAAACATATGAAATAAGTACAACACCAGAATTCTTATCAATATTCAATAATGTTACATCAATTTTATATGAAAGAGTTGCAAAATATTTGAAAATTGATAATAGAATTAAACGTAATAAAGTAAAAAAAGTTACAATTAATAATGATACTACATTAACTAGTATTAGTGAAACATTAAATGATTATGAAGTATTAAATATTATATATGATAATACAGAAAATAAAGAAATTTTGATAACTGTTAATCATAATGTAAATGCAACAGATAATTCTGGATGTAATTTTATAGTTCCTAATGGATCTGCATTATATGTTATGATTCAACCTTATGGATTCGGGGAAATTAGTTTTATGAGAAGAGGAACTAAAATATATGTAAGAGGAATGTAAAAGGAGTAATTAAATTACTCCTTTTTTTATGTATATTCAATACCTATTTTTATTTTTAATTAAATAAAGAATAAGTATTGAATTATGCTTAACTATAAAATTTTAGATAATAAATCATTAATAACAAAAGATAATCAGACAATTATAGATTTACTTAGTAAGACATATATATCCACTGATGATGAAGTTATCAATGGATTTCCTATTATTGTCAATAAATATTATGTTGCTAGACCAGATTTGATATCATTAGCAGTATATGGAGATGATAAATATGGAGATATAATATGTAAGTTAAATGGAATAAGTAATCCATTTGAACTTAATGAAGATGATATTATATTTATTCCTTCTATAGATTTCATAACAAAATGTACAACACAAGACGGCAATACAAGTGATTTAATTACAGATGATAAGAACACATATTTAGAAATTCAGCAAACTAATAATTTTCAGAAACGTAAAAATGAACGTAGATCTCCTAATCAACAAGTAGTAGGTGATTCTAATTATGTTATTGATAAATCATTAGGAATTATATTTTATTAAAATTATTAATTTGCTAATATGAGAGAAGAAAGAGTATTACATTCAAGGGGCAGTGATGATTATGTTAATTATGTAGAAAATGGTGAAAGATATGATCACTACGTAGTAATTAATTTTTATTCAGATGATGGTAAACTTTTAGATTCATTAACATATGATTCAACTGCATCTGGAAAAATAAATTGGGGTTTAGACGAAAAAAATGGTAAATTATTCTATGAAAACGTAAAAAGGAAAGCTGAATTAAAAGAACAATTTGAAAAGGAAAAGGCAGGTAAAGCAGAACCAACAGGCGAAGCAGAATCAACAGGTGAAGCAGAACCAATAGGTGAAGCAGAACCAACAGGTGAAGCAGAACCAAAACAAGAAGAACCAAAACAAGAAGAACCAAAACAAGAAGATAATTCAAATAAAAAGGAAGAACCTAAAAAACCTTTAGAATCTAATCCTTCTGGTGGCAAAGGTTCAAATATAACAGATCCTAAAGTAATATTTGATCCAACAATAAAATTACCTACAATAGTTCGTAAGTATTATGGTGTTAGCTATAATTACAAAAAGACAGAAGATGATATGTATTCTAATGTCAATAATGAATATAATGTCTTAAAGATAGAAGGTATTGAATATCCTTTGATTGTCATTAATTCACAATCAATAGAGCAAAGAAACATAACATATATGAGTCTTAAACTTGAAGGTTTTTTACCAACTATATCATTAACAATATTTGATGATAAAGAATTCGAACAGAAAATACAGACAACTAATATGAATGGAACAATAGAGGTATGTATATCTGCAAGAGTTGATAAAGTATATAAGCCTATACGACTTCATTTTCAAATATTAAGTGTAAAAATTAATCCAATCAATCCTAAAGAAATAATATATACTGGAGAATATACAACAGAAAAGTTTCAACAAGTAAATACTGGATTTTTAAAGAAAGATCAAACTAAAGCTAATTTTTATGAATTACTTTATGTTATAGCTCAAAAATGTGGATTAGGATTTGCTGCTACTGATGCAACTGCTGATGTTAATGATAGATGTCTTAGAAATGTTTTTACACAAAGATATGATGATTATATACAAAAACAATTAACATTTGCAGGATGTGATTCTGATAGTATATTAGATGCATGGATTGATCCATATAATTATATTGTGCTGACTAATGTATCTTGGGTAATGAATAAAGATATCAAAACTGATGAATTAAGTATAATTGCAATATGTGGATTCCCAAGTACTGACCGTGATGTACCTGATCCTAAGCCTAAAGAATTAAAAAGAGTATTGACAAATTTTAATAATATGACAAATGATAGTAATCTTTTCATTAAGTCATATAGTATGATAATCAATAATGATGCGATAGTTGATGGAACACTTGAAAGAATATATACAGTAAATTGGAATGATTCTAATGTTACTTTATTAGATACTACTGATATTCAGACTAAACAGAATTCTGTAGATGGTGAATATCTTAGTGAATATAATACAGGATCTAATCGTCCATTGCCAAGATTTAACTTTAATGAAGGTGGATATGATCTTAATACTCAAAAAATAATACGTAATCATTATTTTAATAAGCATCGTCAGCAAATATTAAAAGTAAAATTAAAATATCCTAATCTTGGGCTACAACGTGGAACTTTAGTAGGTATAGCAATCTGGGAACAAGACGCACAATTAAAAGAAATAATGCTATCACAGCCAGAAAACTTAAAAGGTGACATGGGAACTGTTAAAAAAGATTTTACTTATAAAGATGAAAACAATTTAACTGATGCTGAAATTGTAGAAGCAGAAGGATTACAAGCTATTAATATGAAATTAACTGATTTATATTATATAGATTCAATATTATTTGAATATTCAAACAAAATAGGTGAAATAGAAGAAACATTATTTTTAATTAAGAAGGGAGATGTATCTGGTTATAATAACTATCATTCATTCCCAAAATCAAAATAAATTCATAATTAATTAAATTAAATGAAGCATTACGAAGCAATATCTGAATATAATGATGTCATATATGATTCATCTCCAGTTTCTGTAGATGACTATTTATCTGATAAGTATAACATAGTTCATAATGAATTGTATAACGATGCATTAAATAAATTCTTAAATTCATTTTTATCAACATATGTTAATCCACGTTTATTATATGAATTATTTATAATGATGAATTCATATGATAATCGTAATACTATGATAGATGATATTTATAGCAATGAAGAAGGATATATTTATAAGATGCTTAAAAATTATGAATTAAAGAAAGATGTATTATATTCTTTAATTGAATTAATTGATGATTTTATATTAAAACTGAAAAATTATTTAATAGATAATGCTGAAGTAAGTAAATTGGATATAAATGAGCAAATATCTGAAATTATTTCAATGACAATATATAATATATCAGATTTTAGACTTTATGTCGAAAATTTAGTATTATTGATATCTGAAAATAATAAAGAACTAACTGAATCTGAAATAGACATTAACAGTTTCTTTTTCTTGTTAGAAGATGAAGATGAGAAAATAATGAATATAGGATTTAATGATAGTGGTCAGATTATTATAACTTTTCCTAATGATATATATAATTACAATAATATAGATAATGAAAAAATCATTAAATCTACATTAAAGAAACGTAATAAGTCATTAATGGAAAATATAATGAATACGTTAATTATATATTATAAAAAATATCATAGAATAATTGAAATTAAGAATACTGAATATTGGATGCCTTCAGAAATAATGATACTTAATAATAAGATGCCTTATAATAAGTTAAGAATAAGTTTAAAGGATTATTGGAATTTATATCAAAAACATGATGAATATGATATATCATATATAAAATTGTTAAAAGAAAATAATTTATTAGATTCTGAAGTAACTAATATTGATTATGTAAAAGGAAAAGTTGATGTACATGCAAGAATGGAAGATCTTCATTATAATGTTCCTTTTAAATATCTTAATGAAAAAACAATATTAAGTGATGACATAACATTAAAAAATACATTTACTATAGGTTTATAATATGGGAATGACTTTTTCAGATTTTGGCCGTACAATAAAAAATGCAGCTAAAGAAGGTATTAGAGGTGGACTTATAGAAGGATTTTTAAATGGAACTGGTAACTCTGCAGCTACTGGTAAAATTAATTATGCAGAAACAGGATACGAAGATAATATATCTAATGGAATGAATAGAAATTATTATGATGTTTTAGATTCACAAACTAAATCTTTTAATTCTACATTTGGAACTAATGTTAGTGGAAGAATTAATCCATTAGGTATACATAAATATGAAGGTTATACGAATGCAACTATAAAAATGGATAATCTTCGATTAGAAGGAGAACTTAACGATGATTTATTAGGAGGATTAACTCAAACAAATTCTGACTTTTCTCAATTACGAATTCCAAACTGGGGTTATGATGATTTCATTAACGAACGTGCTATTTGGCAAAAACAAATAGGTAATGCATTTAATGATCCTGCGTGGTTTTATTTTAAAATATTTTTTGATTTTGATACTCATCATGGCCTATTTGGATCAATTATAAACGAAACAGATATTCGTACTGGTGAAAACTGTGCAATAAGATATTTGACATATTGCAAGGATATGTATCATGATGAAGATGTTCAATCACGTATATCTGCATTATATAAATTTACTTCAATATTAAGTTATATTTGCTTAAATGCTCCATGGTTCTTTAAAAGTGTCAGAGGTTTAGATAAATTATCAGTACCAGTATTAAATGATTTTTCAACTGAAAGATATATAGAACTTGAATTAATGCCTGATGCTATTGATATGAGACTTATGAATTTAATGTCGTTATATAAATATGCATGTTTTGATGACTATAATCATAAAGAAATAATTCCTCAGAATCTTAGGCAATTCAATATGTCAATAGTCATTTTTCAAGCACCGTTAAGATATCTTCATACATCTTATACGTCACAAAAAAGTATAAATGTACTTGGTATTGACGCAAGTAAATTAGGATTAACTAACGGGTTAAGTTCTGGAAATACAAAGTATAAAAGATTAAATAGTAATGATTTTAGCGATAAGATGTCATTTAAGATCTATACTTTATATGGATGTGAATTTGATATGGAATCTTTTGCTCAAGTAATACCTGGAGAAATGAATAATGAATCGCCATTCCAATTAGGTAAGAATACACTTAAGATAACATATTCAAGTTCTATTGAACATACTATGAATGAATTTTATGAAATTATGTATGGATCAAATGGATTCTTCTTTAATAATTATTCTTTATATCAAAATGATCCTACATCTTCTGCAACACAAGAGACATTTAAAAATTCTCATAATAAACAAGTAGAACGTTATCAAGCATTAATAGATACATTTGGAACTCCTGGAACTGGTGGCAAAGGGATAGGTGTATTTAGTACTCCTAAAACATATCAGCATGCTGTAGATGCATCTGAAGCAATAATGAATGGTATGTTTAATGATAATAGTCTATTAGGAGATCTAGGTTCAAATTTCATATTAGGATTACTAGGATCTGATAAATCTTCTTATGCGCCTCAAGGAAATATATATGGAGATGTTGGAATAGGATCTGCATATTTTAAAGATAAACTAGAAATGCTTAAGAATGGTATTCATGAAAATACAATGCCACCACATTACTATGATCCTGAAAGAGGTATCGTTTATGAACGTGGTAAACCAGCTAATGAATATTCTGCATATAGTACATATAACGTTACAACTGATATTACTAATTTCAATCTAGGAAATTATTTATATACTGGTGCTTCTTCATTAGGACAATCAGTAAATGATAATATAAGAAGTTTAGTAAATGGAAGCAATACGACTACATATGTAAAAGGAGAAAGATCTCAATTCATAAAAGATCCTTATCAATATAATCCTGATTATCTTAATGATAATGAAGGCACAGATGAAAAAGATTTACAGAAAACTGAAACTAAAAAACCTTATAACCCAAAATTAACAAGAGTTAATACAATACAATTTAAACAAGAATTGCTTTATTTTAAATTTAGTAATAAGCCTAATACTAAACATTTTAATGATAATGATGAAAGATTAAATACACAAGAATTCAAAGATGAATTAATTAAATTTAAAACTGGAGATAAACATAATACTCAAATATCATACAATCCAAAAGATACAATAAAAAATGGGAATCATTAATGATTCCCATTTATATTTAATTACCAATAGGTTTTGTTAACTGTAATAAATATCCATCTGAATCTGTCATCCATAATGAAACAGATTCAGGTATATCATTTCCTTCAGAATCAGATTGAACTGATACTATTAAAGAATTTTTTGCATCTAATGGGACGTTTATGTTTTTTAACTGTTCTTCTGTTCCATTTGTTATGACAACATTTAATTGTTTGCCAAACATATTTGATTTACTGCCTACTTTTGACATAATTATTCAATTTTATATTTATATAAATCTATTTCTTCAGTTTCACCAGAATCAATGTGATATAAGTATAAATTATGAGTCATTGTATCATATTCTATCTTAACATCTTTTCTACCATTTATTAACTTAATCATTTTATTCAAATCATTAAAGTTAATTCTATAATCATTATCTATATCTGCATCTTCAATATAATGATCATATTTGATACTATCAAGTATTTTCAATACGTCTTTTTTATCAAATACTCCATCTTTATTAATGTCTAAAATTCTGTTAAGATTGTTTTCATCATCATAATCTATTACATCTTGTGATTTGTCTTTATATGTATCGAGTACTAATCCTTCATATCCATCTGTTTGATCTTTTAATATCCTGCCTCGTTTATCAACATCAGTAACAGTTTCATCAGATTGTCTATCACGTTCTGACTTATAATAATCAATGTTATCATTAATGTCATCATGAATTACTACATTAGAACCAAATACAGCAATAACTTTATCTGTAGGAATTTCTGTACGTTGATTAATAATTGGATAATTTGTACATATCTTAAAATCTAATGTTATGCTTCGTTGTGTAGGTTCTGGTGATGACATATCTATTTTATTAAGTTCAGGATTTGCATTGCCAGGAAACTCTATTGAACATTGTATTAATTGCCCAAGATATGTAATCTTATAATAACGTTGAAAAACTATCTTATCAATAAGTTCTTGTAATAATACTATTGATTCATTAAAGTTTGATAGATAATATTTTGCATTAACTGTTATTTCTAAAGGAAGACGTCGTATTTCTGAATTATACCCACATAACATATTTCCAGATCTACGTTCATAATATCCTCTGGCAAATGGTGAAGACAATTCTTCAGTTGATATATTAACATCAGTCAATTCTAAAATGCATCTTGGCAATGTCATATACATTGTATCTTCACCAGTTGTTTCATTTACTGAATATTCATATCCATTAGATTCAATATATAGATATGATGAACCAGTATTGAATATAAAATGATTAATTGATTTATTATAAAGAACGATATTTCTATTAAGCCAAGATAATAAGCCTTTTATTACTAATCCAAAGAAACGTTCATCTCTATTATATAGATCATCAAATTTTTCTTCATTCCAAGGTCTTATCCAAGGCTCTTTGTCTCTATTAAATATATTATCCATTTATTTTCAATATTTAATTATAATTAAAAATAAAATGAAAATTTAAATTTAACTATATTATATTTACAAAAATATATATGTATTAAAATGAAGATAGTAAACATTAATGATATAGAAGATCTTATAATAAACAAATATTTTATAGAACAAAAACTTTTAGAGGATAATAAGATAGAAAGTAAAATGTCTATTGATGAATTTATCAATACATATGCAAAAATAGATCTTATTTATAAATTACAAAATTTTAACATACCTTTTGGATTTAGAAAAATAAACGGAGAAGATTATTTGTTTGTCATAACAGATGATAATAATATACTTGATATCATTAAGAATAAACTGAAACTTTTAAAATATAATTTAGATAATTTGCAAAAGGTCAATTATGAAGATTTACTTAAAAATGAACATTTACGAGATGAAGAATATATAATAAAAGATTCAGATTATTATAAAGTAATATAAATTTACATATAATAGTATTAAGCATTCTAAAGCATTCTAAAGCACTTTAACTAAAATGATTATAAATTTTATTATCTTATAGTTTGAATGCTTTAGAATGCTTCTATTAATTAGTCTAATGAATTCTATTGTATAGAATACAGAAATTATTTTTTACAATTTAATTATTCTTCTTCAGGATTTTTAATTTTGTCAATAGCATCATTAAATTCTCCTACTTTCTTTTCAAACTTAGCAGTCTTCTGAGCATATTGTTCATCATTGGTTGACTTTGTAGATTTTCTTACTGTTGACGAAAATTGCTGTAATATATCTTGAACAGTACCTAACTTATCAACATTGTCTTTGTTAATAGTTACAGTAAGTTTTTTATCTTCTACAGTGCATCCTTCTTTATCCTTTAAAGAATCTAGAGTTTCTTCACCATTTTCTAAATCAGTAAAATCAAAAGAAATAGTTACAGATTCAGCTTCATTAATCTTTTGTTCAACAGCTGCTTCTGAAATGTAATCTGTTAAATGTTTCATGATTATAAATTATATGTATATTTATATTTTAATAAGTTTTCTTATGTTTGTCTTTTCTTGTATATTTACTTTTATCTCTAAAAGTCTTATTATATGATATTGGTCGTCCATGTGCTTCTATTTCTTCTTCACGAGAACCACGTCTAAATGCTTTCATACGATCTTTCATATCTTTAATGTTTCTTGAAGTACATTCATAAAGATCATCTTCAATATAATCATCAATATAATTAGCAATATTTTTCATATTATATAATAAATTTTATTTATGATATTTAAGCATTAATTAGAAATTAAGTAATGGAAATATTTCTGCAAATTGTTTTCCGTAAATATATATCTTATTTTTGTTTTCTTCTATTTCATTATTACGTACCCATTTAAGTACTTTTATATAATTAGCAATAATTCCATAATTTGAACAGTTATTAAGACTACCATTAATATTGTTATTTAATAAATCTGAACAATCATTTGAATTATTCTTATATCCATTATACTTATTTGTATGTCCACAATTACAAGCTGATGTAGATGTCTTGCCTAAATTTGATAAGTCTATTCCTAATGCTAAGAATTCTTCTAATAACTGAATTAGCATATCAATCAATAATGTATTAGGATTTGATTCATCTAATTCTTCATTTTCAATAAACATCCAACAACAATAGAAATTTGTATCGCTAAGCATCTGTATAAGCCATTGATATATTGCAGCTTTATATTTGTCAATACAAGAAGCTGTATCTACAGGAATTATTTCAGTACCTGTATTTATGCCTGTTGAACTTGATGATAATGATGTTGCACATGTTGATTGTGTACCGCATCCACAAGTTGATGTAACGGCTGTGGTTGATATAGTTCCATTAAATATTGTGTTCATTAATACTGTAGCTGCATCGTATTGTCCATTAGCATAAAAATCAATTACAGCTTTATATATTGCATTGGTACCTAAGTTATAATCTGTAAATGTAGAATATTTTTGAATTGTTTGCATAAATGTAGAATTTAATGCCAATAATTCTTCTTCAGTAAATACATTATCCTTAAGCTTGTTCTTAAATATAAGATATTCTATATTGTTAATATTATCATTATTTAATATAGGCTGCCAATAATCATTTATTCTTATTTCATCAGCATCCATAATTAAATAATCTGGATAAGTTATATCATCTAAAGTAATTTCTTCTTCTAATAATTCTTCATCCTCTTCAGGAGTTTCTTCACCAGTTTGCTCTGATTCTTCAGTAGGTTCTAAAAATGGCTCCTCAGTATTTTCAATTACCTCTTCAATTGGTTCTTCAGTTTGATCACTAATTGGAACTGCTTCCCCAGTAATTTCATCTGCTTCATCTTCCTCTTCATAATCATCAGTTTCATAAACAATTGATTCTTCTAATTGATTAGCTAAAGATTCTGAAATATAATATGAATCAATTGGTGTAAAATTTTCTACACCATTTAATAAAAGATCAATTTTTTCTTCATAATCATATTTATTAAATTTGATAATGAATTCATTGATAGCATCTTTATCAATTTTATCTAAATGAACATATATACAATTATTTATAGAACCATTATATAAAGGAATCAATAAAAAATATGTATCTTCATAATCCTTTACAATAATAGATCCATATACTTGTAATATCATATCTAAGTATTGCATTTATTGTTAATTATTATTTTTACGTAATGTTTTAATATTCTTTTCGATATTAATATCTATTTCGTCAATATCAGCTTGACTATATAATATATCTTTATCAGGAATAATGATTCTATTATCTGATGAATATTTTGTTGATTCACTAATTTGTGGGTTCATTATAATATAGAATTCATTATTATTTCCATTATAGAAATCATCTATAAGCTGTTTAATAGCTTCTCTTGTTTCTATGGTTATGTTTTTAGCAATCATATAATCAGAAACGATTTTTCCTAATTCATTTGCACTTAGTCTTAATTCATCGGTTGTATGATATATCCTATCTTTATCTATACTTATATATTCTCTATTTGATATTTCTAATAATGTCTGAAAATATCTTCCATCAACCCATATTATATCTTCATCCTGAAATGATGTCAATTTATCAGTAACAAATCCTATATAAGTATTTAAGGAAGATATATTAGCAGTTTCATAGAAAAAATCTCTTATATCTATAGATTTCTTAAATAGTTTTGCTTTACTATTATGTTTTCCTAATATTCTGTAATGCTTAATAAATGACTCAGGTCTTTTAGGATATTCGTTAGGATGTTCCTCATTATATTTTTTATTTTGCTGTAAAATATCTAATAGATCCATTTTAAATCATACATTATTTATATATAAAAATAATAAAATGATTTAAAATGGATTCATTATACTTACTTAAAGTTATTTCTGATTATTTTTGTAAACTCATCAATTAACGTCTTAATCTCAAATGTGATTTTTGAACGATTATAAATAACCCAGTTTCCTTCTCCATATAATTCATTATTCCATTCACTAAGTTTAGCATTAATTCCTGAGTTATGTCCTAATGCAATAAGATTAAAATATGTTGGCTGCTTAACGTCATTACGAAGATCATCAATTACAGCTTTAATCATATTAGCATCAGCAATATAACAAGAATCAGTAATATTGAATACTACAATTGGAAGCGATGTATATCTTTTAACGTCATCAGCAATAATTCTATAGCTTCTTGCCTCATTCTGGCCACCCTGACTATTTCTGTTTCCTAATGTATATTTGGACTTAAGTGTGAATGGATCCAAATATCTATATACACGATCTCCATGACCATATATAAAGAACTTAATCTTTGGGTAATCCTTAAGTGCTTCATAAATCATAATTGAGAATGCAGAAGCTAATTCATTTAGTTTATCACAAGTCATCGAACCTGATTCATCAATTGCAAGAACTAATGCATACTCAGGATCATTTGACTTAATTACAGTTCTTTTCTGAGTGTAGACTGTCTGTTCATTACACATTGCATTTACAAGACGATTTGGATCCAAAGAACCATTTCGTCTGAACCTATCGGTTTTGATTTCGTAGCTATAACTATTTGGAATAATTAGTTTCTTTGCGTAATTAATGTAAGTTTTAACAAGATTTAAATACTGATTATAATATATTGGATAACTTGCATTAACTATGTGAACATCAGGATTGATTCTTAAATCCCGTCCAGGAATATCATGATCATCAATCTTATTATCATTATTATCATCCAATATCTTTGTATGATAAACGATTAATTTCTTAATGTTTGTACACTCAGATTCTGATGATACATCTTCATAAACATTTGATAAAATACCAATCATTCCACCACCACCCATTTCTGAAGCTTCCTGGTTCTTAAATATATCATCATTCTTATCGCGAACTTCAACATCAGTTTCATTTTCAGAATCATCATATTTGGGATTTTTTACATTTTTAGAATTACCATTAGATTCTTCATTAGAGTCTCCTTCAGTTTCTTCCTTCTTAGAATTATTGATATATTCTTTAAGTAATTCATAAATCTGAATAGCAGCTGCAGTAGTTGATCTTGTTACAGATTCATTCTTAATATCGAAGCAATCATTATCTTTAACAATGTATTTGATCTTCTTAAAAAGATCTTCATGCTTAATTAATGATGCAACTTTAATTGATGAAAGATATTTAGGATAACGAATAAGATAAAAGAAAATAGCAAGAATTTCGCTAAGTTCATTATTCGGATTAGATACATCCTCTTCATATTTCTCAAATATCTGATACTTGAGCTTACTTAAGAAATTACTATATCCAGGAAATTTACTACAGATCTTCTCTTCAATCAGTTCATCTTCCAATACATTATGAATATGATGAACCAACTCAGGGTACTTTGAAATGACTGAACTCAAATATGTAAAGTCAGTATAAAGACAATGACAGCTTTCGTGGATAGTCATACCAATTAATCTATCCATCTTATCATAAGCATCATCTACAGTTTCAATAGTCTTACCTAATCCTACTTCAATAACAGAACCATTTGTTGATGCAGTTTCATTATCTTTTGATAATCTGAATGAAACATTGTAAAGACCCATTGAACGTAACAGATCTTTCATCTCAGAAATAATCATTGAATGATCATTACATATACGTTCAACACGGTCTTCATTATATAGGAATTTTGAATACTGCTTTGATGGAATTTTAGTAAAACCAATTTCAATATCGTTATTAGTCAAAATATAATCCTCATTATCGCGATTGTACCAATCAGTTGTGTATATTGAAGGAACTTTCATTTGTTTGATATTTTAATATTATATAATAAATATAGTTTATTTTTTTAAAGATTCAATATAATTATTTTTAATATATAACTTAATTATTTATAAACATGAAATATATAAAAAAATTTAATTCTAAAGATGACTATATGAAATATGTTGTTTCAGATGATTTAGATTATCCTAATATATCTGCATATAGTCAATTAAATGATACAATTGTAAACTATAAGATTGATTTAGATGATATAAATATTGATAGTCAATTACAGACATACTTAAATTATTTTTCATCAATCTTAAGCATTAGTCGTTCTAATCAGCCGGTATCTTATGAATTCTTTAAATATGTATATAAGAAAGCATTATTGTTTTTTGAAGCTGACGATATATGGAATTATGAAATATTTAAAGAACTTACAAATGTATCTGGTTCAGAAATAAATAGACAGACTGCTAAAGATTCAATGATTGGTTGGCTTTTCGCTATGTTTTTATCAGAATTAAAACCAAATAGTCAAACTGATTTCTATACTGTTGGAATGAATTTAAGTGGCGGCAAAAACAGAAGAATGTATGGATATCAATTTAAATCTGATGTATCTATAGGAGAACATGTTGCATCAGTATTATATAGTATAATACATGCATCTGATGATGTATTTACTATGATAGCCAATGTTCGTACAGAACTTAATCTACCATTATTAAATTCAATACCTACTGAATATACAGATATCATAGATGGTATGAATGTATTACCGGCAGCTCCAGTAAATAATATATCACAGAATCCTGATTTTGAATTTGATCAACGAATATATAATTATATTGAATCTAATTATAGTTTAAGTAATCCTGATACTGCTGCACGAACACGTCAAGCATTAATGGATAAAGAATATTGTGTTGGATATCAAAAAATGATAATTGAAGATCAATTAGGATTATCATTCACACCAGAAATAAGAGCTTTACTTAATGCTACAATGGAAGTTGGGAAAATGACATATCATACTGTAAGGTCTTCTCAGAATCCAAATGAAAGAACACGTCCTGCTGGTGCAGAAAAAAATATTCGTGTAGATTATGATATAGAAATTCAGACAGGCTGTAATGAAGGAGAAGACTGGGGATGTGGAACTATATATAATGAAACACAGCAAAAATCAGGATTCTATGCATATAATTCATATCCATCAGGACATAGTGCCATATCTTGGAATGTTGGATTAATATTAATACAATTATATCCTGAACATTTTGATATAATAGCTAAAAGATATTATGAATTCGCACAAGACAGAACAATATGTAGATATCACTGGAATACTGATGTTATGTGGGGTAGAATTGTAGGATCAACTGCTATACCTGTATTAAATAGTCGACAAGAATACATAACATTATTTAATGCTGCTAAAAATAGTATAAAAGCTCAAGAACCATTTACTCCTATAGATGAAAATGATATTCCTTATGTAAGTAATGGACTAGTATTTTATCTTGATGGTATTAACAAAGGTAATGACAGTTCTGCTTGGATTGATTTAATAAACGGACGTAGATTTGTTTCATATAATGCAACAAGAAATAATAATTCATACGGAATATCTGATGAATCTCCTTATAAATATTTAGATTATTCAGGTCGTCTGCCATATAAAGGTGATGATATAACTGTAGAAATATGCTATAAATTAAATCATAATTCACAGACTGCTCACTTATTATTTGGTGGAGGTGAAACTAATGAAAAAGAACCACTATATTATGTAGATAATAATAATGTAATATGCTGGGGTCAAAGTCAATATCAATATCAATATAATGGAACATTAGATCCAAGTGGATATTATACAGCATCTATAAATTTAGATCATGGATATCTTAATGGAGAATCATTAACATTATTGAATACAACTGATTATTGGTCATGTAGCAGTAGTTTAGTTAGAATTGGATGGAAAATAGCAGGTACTGGCGCATTAACAGCAATAGCAGACATATATTCAATAAGAATATATAATAGAAAATTAACATCTTCTGAACAATTATCTAATATGCAAACTGATAATGAAAGATTTAACTTAGGATTAACAATATATTAAACAAATGGGTAACATTAAGTTACCCATTTTTTATTTCTACAATTTCAAAATTTTCTTCCAAATATTTTGATAATATATCATATACTTCTTTTGTTAAATTTACCCTATTTCCTGATGATAATACAGTATAATATATTTCATAAAATTGAGGACATTCTCCAGTAATATTAATTATATAGTTTTTTAATTCTTCAGAATATTTTTTCAATAATTCTTTATCATTACCAATATCTGAAATTGTATATAATGTACCATCTATATCTAATTCAATAGGATTTTTAATTAATTCTTCCAAATATGCTTTATAAGTTTTATTCCAATCATCTATTTTCGATTGGTTACTTTCTTTACCTATTGCATATATATAATTAGGATTAATTGTTAAGTTTTCACAGATCTTAAATAATTTCATACTCCTACATTTTGACCAAATTCTTTATCTGAACCAATTCTAGTCTTCATTACATTTTCCTTAACAGGTGTAATTTCTTTACTAGCTTCATACCCATATTTATTGATAACATCTATAATTTCTTTTAATGCATCATCTGAATTTGAATACGCATCCTTTTCATTCTCAAGAATTAAATATTTATCTTTTAATTGATTATGTTCTGTTTCTAATTTCGATAAATCATTTTCTAATGCTAATTTTTGATTTTCATAATCATCACAGATCTTACATACATTATCATACTTATCAGTAAGCTCTTTATTTTCTTCTTTCATTTTAATACACAAAGTATTCAAACCATTAAGTTGCTCTTCAGATTTAATTCGTCCTTGCTCTAAATCATTATACTTTGTATATATTTCTGAATACTCATTATTTAATTTATTATAAGTATCATTAAGGATATCATATTCCTTTTGAAGTTTATCGTAATCTAATTTATTATCTTCAATTATTTTTTTAGAATTATCTAATTTTTCTTGCAACTCAGGAACCTTTATATTGATTATGTCTGCTTCAAACTTTTCAAATTCTTTAATTTGTTTTACTAACTTTTCTTTTTCTGCAAATACTTCATTATATGTATCTTGAAGAACTTTATAAGCTTTATCTTTTAACTCAATATTTTTTTCTAATTCCTGAATTTTTAATTCATAATTATCGCATTGTTTATTTAAATCATTTGAATATGCTTCATTTGATTTACGTTCGTTTTCATATCCTTCAATTTGTTTTTGTAGATTTTCTTTTTCAGTAACTAATGCATTCCATTTTTCAGTAGATACAATTTCTTCTTGCGGTGTTTTATTGATTTGATCTTTTAACTCTTCATTTTCTTTAGTCAAATTTTCAATATTTGTTTTCTGTTCCTTAAATACTTCAACTGCCTTTGCTAATCTAGATTTAAGTTTATCATTTTCCTGTTTTAACAAATTAATATCTTCCATAATTATTTAATTTAATGTATATATAAATTAATATAGTAATTTGTAAACATTTTTTAAATATCTTACTTCTTTTTTGAATTAATTTCTTCTAATTTCTTTTCCAATAATTTAATATTATCTAAAGCAGCTTTATTATTTGGTTCAACAATTAATATTTTTTTATTATATTCAAGTGATAATCTAATATTTCCTTTAGCATATGCAATTACACCAAGTTGTAATAATGAATTAATATGACATTCTTTATGATATCCAAAAGTCAATTGCTGTATAGGATTATCAGTTAATACACATAAAAGATAATACTGTTCTGCTAATTTATGTTTATCACTGCCTTTTGGAAATTTATTATAATAATATGTTGCAGCTTTATAAAATAAATCTTTACGAATAATTCCTTCTTTAAATAATTTTAAGAAATAATCTATTGCTTCTTCATCTCCAGTATCAAATAACAATACAGAAGCGTTAATTTTATCTAATTTATTATTATCTTTTGAATCTATGCATTGATGTAATTGATATTTAGAATATTCATAAAATTTATTATGATATAATTCACGTCCATAATAAAATCTATTACGTGCACTAAAATTATATTTTTCTTTTTCCATGTTCATAAAGATCTGTAAATTTCTATCAGTATGAACAATATTCATTGGACGTTTATGAATGATTAATGATCCATTATTAAATAAGTCATAATTGATTTTATGAGAAACTGTATATCCTATAAATTCATGAATAGGATCATTCCATTTTAATTTTGATGAAACTTTCAATAATGATGTTCTATTATGTGGATTCTTATCTCCATTAAAATATTGATATTTCATAAAATAAATATCTGCATCTTTATCATTAGAATCTCTGAATTCTTTTAATGTTTCTATTAATTTATCATTAAGTTCATCATCACCATCACACCAGAATTGATAATCTGCATTACACTCATAACAAGTTAATGAATAATTACGAGCTTTTGAAAAATCATAACACCATTCAAAATGATGTAAATATACATTATTATGAACTTTTATGATATCATTAATAATATTGATTGTATTATCTGTTGAGCCAGTATCAGTTATGTGTACTTCATTTGAGAACTCTAAAAACTGATAAATAAGCTTCATTATAGTATTCTGCTCATTTTTAACAATTATACAACTGTCTATTTTCATATATTAATTTAAGTCTATCTTTTATTAAAAAATAGAACTTTGTAATTAATTATTTTTAAATATATACATTAAAATATTTATGAAATATATTAAACTATTTAAAACCGAAAATAATTATAATAATTGGTTAAATTCAGATAAATTTATTACACCATATATATCAAAAAACAAATATAATAATAGTATAGTGTATCAAAAACGTCTACCAAAATATTATGATTCACAAATTGAATATTTGGAAAGTACAGGAACACAATATATTGATACAAAATATATACCTACTGGTGATGATATTAAAATAGAAGGTAAATTTTATTTAGGATCTTATACAAGTATTTATGGGGCTTGGTTTGCTGCATATTCTGGTGAAGATGCTGAAGGATATAGAATAATAAGATATGAAAATAGTAATGATACTATTTGTTATAATTGTGGTGCCAAAACACAAGTTAGCGGTTTAGCACGTGCTTTAACATATACTATTTATAATTATGAGTTAACAATAGATAAATTAATTTTAAATAATGATACTATAATACATGATCGTAGAGAATTAACAAATGTAAAAAATACTGCAAACTTATGTTTATTTGCACGTTCTGATGGTGAAAGAAAAGTTATAGGTAGACATTATTATTTTAAAATTTATAAAAATAATATATTAATATTAGATTTAATACCAGTTAGAATAGGAAATATTGGATATATGTATGATAAAATATCAAATAAAATATTTGAGAATCAAGGAACAGGAGATTTTATTTTAGGACCTGATATTTAAATATAAATAATAAATGAGGGAGTAATTAATTACTCCCTCATTTGAAATATACATATTTATTTTTTTCTAATTGTTGTTTTCTATATTCTTCACAGATTCTATTATATTCTGCATGATTTACAATTTTCCAGTTATCGTCTCCATCATGACTATTAATCCATTCATAACATTGTTCTAAGAATTCTTTTAATTTAACGTCATCCCAAGGAGATATTGAGTGCAACCTATATTCTGTTTCAAGTGTTTCATAATTTACAAAATATGGTTCAATCCATTTTTCTTTTGTTCGGAACAATCCCTTTTCTTTAATTAATATTTCTGGACAATACCAGTATTTAATACCTTCATTATGATCACATTTCTTTAATCTAATATCTTTTTTCTCTATCATACTTTATAATATTTAGTTTTTATATTTTTTACCATTTAAAATATATTCACAAAACATCATAGCTGTATAACATCCTATAAAGTTTGTAGATGCTTGAACTATTATTGCAATATAAAGATCAACTTCTGATATGAATTTAATGACTACTGCAGAAAATGTATAACATATACAGTTTGCAAATGATGCCAATAGTTTTCCTGATTTAATAACTAATATACTTCTTACAATATGAAGAAACACATTAATTAATGATATGATAATATAAAGTAATAACATTAGAAGCTCTTTTTAATTCTATCTAATTCTCGTTTACTATCTCTTTCCTTAATAGATTCACGTTTATCATAATCCTTCTTACCTTTACATAATCCAATCTCTACTTTAATCTTACCTTTTATAATAAACATTTTCAAAGGTACAATAGTATAACCTGGATTCTGTACATCAGAAGTCAATCTACGAATTTCTTTTTTATTTAAAAGAAGCTTACGGTCGCGTTTCTCTTCATGATTTGTAAATTTATCAGAATCATATTTAGATACATGAGAATTCTTTAACCAGACTTCTCCATTAGTTATGACGCAATACGCATCCCCAATATTTGCTTTTCCTGCCTTGATAGATTTTACTTCAGAACCTTGGAGAACTATACCTGCTGTGTAATTCTCCAAAATATTATATTCATGTCTTGCTTTTCTATTAACTATTTCCATTTTAGTTCTTTATAGATTTAAGTATTCCATTTTCAAAAATTAATGTCAGATCTTCAGATGAAGATGATGATACATAATATTTAATAAAACCAGAATCATATTTACCATTTGAAGTACGATCATAATATACTTGTGCTGGTTCAACATTAATCATATTTATGGCTTCTGTCATTGTAGAATCTTTATATATTAAATATGTCTTATGATTAAATATTGCTGGAAGTAATTCCCTACCAGAATTCAATATTTCTTCTTTCTTTAATATATCATTCTTATAATCTTCAAATTTTTCTTTAATTAATTTCTTATCCCAATAAGTAATAATGTACATAGCAGTTACAATTACTGCCCATAATACAAGAATTATAATCATTTTCTCTTTCATTTAAAATCCCCCTATATTATCTATAAAAAATCTTCCTAATTGTTTTCTATATTTAATCTGTCTTATAGGAACCAATGTTTCTCCTATTACGTTTCCATCTTCAATAATAAATGATAGCATATCAACTTGAAAATCTCCATGCTTATCAATTAATTTCTGAAGTCTATTTATCATTTTAGATGCTTGCATATTAGAATCCCATAATTAGTTTCTTAATAGTATCATATTCAGAATTATCTCCATACTTTGGAAATTTCTCACAGAACGAATAATTGATTGCTTCAATCAATGAAAAACCATCAATCACAAGTTCAGCACAATTAAGTGTTTCACGAGTTGAGATTGTCTTTGAAATACTGTTGTCAAGATATCTTGCACGAATCGCATTTGCAACGTTTACGATTTTTTCAGCAACGTTTTCTGCAATACCTGTACGAATATTCAGTACTTTTGTCTCAAATGACTTCGGAAGGTAATCAACCTGGATTATCATAAAACGATTTTCCAATGCAATATCCAGAGAATTTGTGCCTGAGTATTCAGAACCAATATTAGCTGTTGCAATAAATGTACACTCAGGATGTACAGGAATCTCACGAGGGCCATTTGAATCCGCGATTTCTACGGGAAGCATTCGACGGTCATCCAAACATGGAAACAGAATATTATTTGTCATTACTGGAGCTCGGCTTAACTCATCCAAAAGAATTACGCCAGGCTCCTGGATATCCTTAACGAATTTTGCATAATCAAACTTTGAAGATCCATTTTCCAAACGATGTGATCCAAGAAGATCTGTTAGAGGGTCCATCATTGCACCCATATCATAAATCCTACACGGAATATCAAGTGCTTTACAGATTCGAATGATTACATCAGTTTTACCTGTACCTGTAGGACCTGTAAGCATTGTATTCTTATGTCTCTTGATATTACGAACTAAGATATTCCATTTTGAGTCTTCAATATAGAATCCTGACTCAATACCTGGGTTAGCATAATTCTTCTTAATCTCAGACAAGAAATTCTTTGTTACTTCCTTATTTTTCTTCGTAGATCCATCATACTTTTTCTTATAATCAAAGTCAGAAGGATCTATTGCCATTGAAGCATAATCCTCATCAGAACAAATACAGATCTTCTCAAAGTTAAAAATATGTGTATTTGGATCATAAGAATAATCCTCTGAATAGAACATATTAGTATCGTCACAGTTCTTAATGTAATTATTGGTGTAATCATTATACCCAAGTTTCGAAGCTTCTGTGATATCATCAAATTTGTAAATTTTATCAAGTTCCTTGATAATACCTGATACAGGAGATATGAAATTCTGTGATTTGTTGATTTTAAGATAAATTCTAGGATTTCCCATATTTTACATATATTTGTTTGATTATATAAATATATAGTCAATATGTAAGAAATATTCAATTTTTAGAATATTATTTATTTTTAATAAATATATTATGTGTAATTAAGTATATTTTAAATACTTTTTTATTTTTATTTATATAAATATTTAATAATCTTAAATATGATATTTGGCAATTTAGAAGATGTATTGGAGAATGAACAGACTATAAATGAGGCTATTCAACAGAATTTCCAACAATCATACGGCAATATGCAAAAGCCGACAAAATGGTCAAAGATACTTGTTAAGCTTTCACATTATGGGATGAATTATTCTGATGATGTGTATAAGAACATGGTTGCATATCCTGCAGATAAAGCATTACAGCCTAAAGATGATGTAGCTTTACAACAAGTATTAATGGGATCATCAGTAAATAACTGGAAGGTAAAACCTGAAGAAGACAAATCATTCTCAGAAAAGACATTAGAGCAAAAACGTGATGTACTTCGTAAGATGGCTATGCAGCCCGAACTTGAAGATATTTTGGATATCATGGCTAACGAATCTATTGTTTATGATGATGATGAATCTTATATCTGTACGCCATTCTTGGACACTGGTTTGATTCAAGACTTAAATGAAAAGTCTGCTGAAGAGATTCGTAATGCAATGGATATAGCATTCTATAAGATTTATCTTTTATTAGAATGGAAGAAATTTGCATGGGATGAATATAAACGTTATCTTATTGATGGTGTATTAGCATATGAAATAGTCTATGATGATCTTACGAATCCTAAAGCTATAACTGGTATTGTAGATATTGATCCTAATACATTAACAAAGAAGATTAAAGATGGTACTACATATTGGGTTCAGTTTGAAGGCAAACTTGGATTTGAACGTATATTACTTGATTCACAAGTCATATATATCAAATATGAAGATTCTGGTGTATCAACTCGTCAGTCGTATCTTGAACGTTTAATTCGTCCTTTTAATATTTATCGTATTGTTGAACAAGCACAAGTTATTTGGACTGTTACTCAATCATCATTTAAGACATTATTTACTATTCCTGTAGGATCTCAAAATAGAACAAAGGGTGCGCAAACGTTAGCATCTTCAATGAACAGGTATAAAGAAGACATATCATTTAATACTGAAACTGGTGAACTTAAAGTAAATGGTAAAATGAATATGCCATTTAATAAAGAATATTGGTTCCCAGAAAATGAGAATGGACGTCCACAATTAGAGACATTAGTTGACAATGGACCTATGCTTAATGATTCAGATCAAATAAGATATTTTGAATCTAAACTTTGGAAGATGTCAAAGATTCCTGCAAACCGATTTGATAAGGAAGCTCAAACAACATGGTTTGGTAATGATCCTACTCAAGCATTACGTGAAGAAATTGATTTTTCAAGATTTGTAACACGTTTAAGAAATACGTTTGCTGAAATATTACTTAAGCCTCTTCGTATTCAATTATCATTATCTGTTCCTGACATTAAGAACGATAAACGTATATTAGATTCTGTTACTCTTCGTTGGAATTCATATAACTTATTTGAAGAAATGATGAACATTGAAATCATGACCAAGAGAGTAGAATTTATTGGAACTATGAAAGATAGCTTAGCAACTACTGATGCAGAAGGAAATGAAGAATCATTCTTCTCACTTAAGTTCTTGATTATGAAATATCTTAAGATGTCTGATGCAGATCTTGAACTTAATGAAAAGTATAAGATGGAAGAAAAACTTGCTAAAGGTGGCAATAATACTGAAGAGGAAGAAGACAATGGAGAAACAGAAGAAACAGGAACAGAACCAGAAGGAGGAGAAGGTGGTGGAGCTGAAGAAGAATCATCAGACATAGATTCTGAAATGCTCGGAGACGTACAACCAGAATCTCCAGAAACAACACAAGCATAATATTATGAAACGATTAACTAATACAATTAATGAAGCAGCCATTAAAGTTGGTGGTGCAAAGATAACAAATCAAGTTGATGATTATAGTAAGTATAATACTATAAATGAATTGTGTGATTCCGTTGATACGCATTATATAAGTAATTATAAAGATTCTAATAAAATACGAAAGATTTTAGCAGAAAAGAATTTAATAGAACCTTTAGATTCAAAACAGAATGATAATTATACGGGAGCAGTATTATATAAAGGTGGCCATTTGGTTTATTTCTTTTGGTTTCATAAGATGGAATATTTATGTGCTTTCTTAGTTTATATGCATAAGTATTTAGAAATATTTGATTATCATTCAAAATTAGATAATAAGTGGCATCTGTATTTTGATATTCATGGAGATCCTTTAACAGGTGTTGAAAACAAAAGTACATGTTGGCATCTTGAATATCGCTGTAAAGATCGTAAGTTAGAAAATCTTGATAAAGCTATAGACGATTTTTATAATGAATTAGATAAGATAGAACCATATTCTGGTTTAAATGAAAATATGAATGATATTAATTATTTAGAAATATTCAATAAGTTATACGGAAATGAAGAATCTTAATGAATTTATAAATGAATCAAGAAAACTCTCTGTAGAAGATTATCCTAAAGTAGAAACATTAGGAATAGGAGAATTCGAAGGTGTATTATGGGGACATTGTTTTCTTTATGAAAATAAAAAATATTATTCTGAAATAGGTTGGAAAAATATGTTTCCAAGTTATTGCAATATGGTAATTAATGAAAATGAAGCTTGGCCTCATCAAGTAGATAAATATCAAAGAGAAGATTTAAAGAAATTATTTGATTAATATGAAGAAACTTAAAGATTTTATAACAGAAGGATCATGGGGTTATGAACCACTTCAAGGAGATGCACCACTTGATTTAAGAGGTGACTTATTTAAAGATATATGTGAACTTATATATGATAAATGCGAATCATATAGTAAAGATACTGGATGTGCATGGTGCGCATTAGGTAATATTGAACATTTCTTTGAAGAAGTTACAAAGATGGAAGGTTTTAAAATGGATAGTAAGCATCCTTCTGATAAATATTATTATTGGTTCCGTCTTATTGATAAAGAACATAAGAATATATTTGAACTTTATGATAAATTATTAAATCAATGTGCTAATGACGATAAATGGATTGAAGAATGGGAAGAACCTGATAAAATGAGAAAATCATTAGAAAAAAGAAAAAAAATATCCGAAAAATATGGTAAGTTGATGGAAGATTATATTAAAAAAGAGGAAGAATATAAATTGCAACAAAGTACAGTAAAACAAAACAGTAAAGTAATATTTAGTAAATAATTATGGGGAATCTTTTAGATTATTATATTGTTGAAAGTGTAGTTGATTACGATAATGATCCTTTGAAAATAGGAAGGATTAAATGTACAATACCTGGTGTTATTCATTCAGATTCAACACCAGAAGAAGGTATGCCATGGATAAGATGTTTTAGAATGGGTGCATATCAGACTTTTAGTAGACCTAATAAAGGAAATAAAGTATGGGTATTGGTATCAAAAACAAATTATAATGAATTTTGGTATATGCCTTTTCATGAAACTATTGATATAACGCAAGATTATATAAAAGAATATTATGATGAAAACTGCGATGTTCTTCATGCTCGTCATTCTGGAAATGGAGATTGCATGGTAACATATGATGATGAACATGGATATAATATAAAAATAGGAGATGATCATATTAATTTAACACCAAAAAGACAATTAGAAATTGATTGTGAAGATAAACGTATAGAAATATATGGACATAAAATTTATATTGGTGATAAAAACAGAAAAACTCATGAAAAAACTATAATGGGTGAGCAACACCAGAAGTTTATACAAGCATTAGCAACAGCATTTGGAAATTTAGAACAACAAGCACAAGATAACCCTTTAACTTGGCATTTAACTGTTCCATTACAACAAATTCAAAACATACTTGGTAGTTGTAATAAAGATAACCCAGGTTTTAAAAAAATATATACAGAAAATACATTAGTTAATTAATGATAGAAGACGTACATCAAAAACAATTAGTAGATTTTGCAATTTCAAAATCTAAAGAAATTGCTGTAGAAAAAGGAACATCATTTTTATCAGGAAAAGATACTACTGCATTTTCAAATTTAGGACCAAATGCAGTAGAATTTAGTGCTAATGTTGCAGGTGCAGGGGCTTTAACATATAAGACTATTGAAGGAATTAAAAATGGTGAAGTTCAAGCAATGGTTTCAGCTATGGCTTCACAGGCAGTTTCTGAAATTGGTTCTCGTATAGGTAAATTAATAGGCGATTATACTGGAAGAGCAACAAGTTTAGTAACATCTATTCCAGAAAAAATTGCAAAAGAGACAATGCGTAGAGTAACAAAACCATATACGCCGTATGAAAATAAAATAATGTCTTTAGGAGAATGGGTTGCAATAGTAAATGGGCCTGATGAAATAAAGAAAATAACTGAAGAAACAAACAATGTTAAACGTAAAGCAGATAAAATTAATAAAGGATATGAATTCATTGCAGAAGCAGTTAAAAAGGCAAATGAATTTATGTCTAATGCAAATAAAAAAATAAAATATATAGAAAAATATGCATTAGAAGGACCTGAATGGATTGCTAATCAAATGTCAGATATTATTGATGATGCTGAATTAGAAGTACGTAAAGAATTAGATGAAGAATTTAATTATTTAGAAGAAGCAGTTGATAATTGGAGTAAAGATGAAGGAAAAATTTTAGGACAAAAAATTGTTGATAAAACTAATGAAGAACTTCATAAATTGGCTAATAAAATTAGAAATGATAATGAAGAAGCAATTACACAAGGTAAAATAAAAGCTAAATCACTTTTACAAAAAGGTAAATTATATATTATGGGTAGATTAGGCATTAATATTAAAGTACCTATAAGTACAGATTAATTAGAATATGGCAAGTAAAGAATTTGAATATGAATATAATCCTATAAAGGAACAAATAAATGGTAAAGAAGCTGAAAAGGTAATATGGTCTACTGCTGTTATTAATAAAGCATTAGAAGGCATACAAGCTGGTCAGCCATTAAAAGCTAGTCCATTTTTAAATAAGAACACAAAGTTATTAAAGCCTGAATTAGTTCGTAAATATACTCAGGAAGAAATTGAAGATTATAAACGTTGTGCGTTAGATCCATTATACTTTGCAGAAAAATGTTTCTTAATGACTCCAATGGGTTTACAAGCATGTAAGCTTCGTGACTACCAAAAAGATTATATAAGACATTTACAGCATAATAGATTTAGTATCTTCTTGTCTTGTAGACAAAGTGGAAAAAGTACAACAACCGCTATTTATTGTCTTTGGGTTATATTATTCAATTCAGATAAATCAGGTCTTATATTATCAAAATCTGGTCCTGCCGGATTAGATCTTATTAAAAAGATTAAAGATATGTATCTTTATCTTCCTTATCATTTGAAAATTGGTACTATGAAATGGAATCAATCAGAAATTTCATTTGATAATAACTCTTCAATATCAACAGAATCATTCTCACCAACTGCAGGTCTTGGTAAAACAATCAACTTCCTTATTCTTGATGAGTTTGCTTGGTGTCCACCTAATGATGTTGAATTATTCTATAATAACATTATACCTACTGTTACTACAATTACAGACTCAAATGTTTGTATAATGTCAACACAAAATGGATTTAACTTATTCTATAAACTTTGGAAAGGCGCTATTGAAAAGACTAACATATATGCACCATTTAAAGTAGACTGGTACCAGGTTCCTCAATATAACCCAGAAACAGGGCTTTGGGAAAAACGTACTGATAAATGGAAAGAAGATATGATAGGTGTATTAGGTTCTGTTGAAGCTTTCTATTATCAATACGGTACTCAATTCTCTGCATCTGATAAATGTTTGGTTTCTCGTGAACGTATTGCTACATTAAGAGATGATGCTATATTATATGAAGAACGTGATTTTGAATTAACTGAACTTTTTGGATTAGCATTACAATATCCAAGATATTTAGTATGGGACCCAAATTTCAATTTAGAAGATATTAAGACATGTTTCTTCTTAATATTAATAGATTTAGCAGAAGGTTTTGGAGGAGACTATACAGTATTCAATATATTTAAGATAATTGGTAAAGATCAATTTCAGCACGTAGGATTATGGAGATCTAATGAAGTTGATTTGGAACATGCAGCTTTAGAATTTTGGCTATTAGCAGGTCAATTATTCAATGGTGAAAACTGTATGTGGTCATTAGAATGGAATACTTATGGAGCATTATTCTATCGTCTATTAATGGATTACAATGAAGATGATTATGAAATTTCTACAAAATGGAGATTCAATATTATTGCTGATGGTATTGAATTAAGTAATTTTGTACAATATAAGAAATCTTCAATGGATGAACAGATTATAGGACGTACAGGTTCTACATCCAGATTCATACCAGGAATTAAGTTTACATCAGGAAATAAAGGTACAGCATGTTCATTACTTAAGACATTATTTGAGAAAGGACAAGTAACAACAAGAGATATTATTACATTGGGAGAATTAGAAAACTTTGAAGATAAAAATGGTAATGGCACATATAAAGCTTCTTATGGACATGACGATATAATTATGACATTTGTTCAGATTCCTATGGTAATGCAGACTGGAAAATATTCATCATTCTTGGAAGATATTGAAGAAGCACGTATATCTGGAATTATAAACAATAAATGGAATACCAATCAACAACAAAATGCTGAAGATATTCCATTTGGTATGTTTACACAAATTGGTGAAAGCTTCAATCAATTTGGTATAGAAATACCTATGTCTTAATGTGTAAGTACTTTATCAAATTTCTTTAATATATAGACAGTTCCAATAAACATTAAAAATATAACAAATTCTTTCATTTTATTAAGTTTATAATTTTATTTATAAATGTAGTAAAAAATGAAAGTTTGGATATATTATATTATTATACATATATTAACGTAATCCTCTATTTTTAAGAGTTGCATTAAGTATCATTAAATACTTTTTATACTGATTATCATCTAATATCTGTTTCATATAATTAGTATTCATATCAAGAGTATTAGTAAGCATCTTTTCTCGTGTAGCCTTTACAGTTTCATATTTGATATTTTCCATCTGAATACTTAACATATTCATAATATCATTAATACATTCAGATTGGTCTTTACTTGCATTAAGAGTTTTAGATAAAACTTCTGTGTTTACATTCATACTATATGCTTCTGTATTCATTGTGTTGTTTTCATTTGCATTAACACTTAAACAAAGCATTAAACTAAAAATCATTGTAAAAATTATTTTCTTCATAATATTTATTTTCTTTATATATTTGTTTGTTTACTTAAATTAATGACGTACATAAGGATATATGTACAAATGATTAATTCCTTCAAAATATGCACGTCCAAATTTTTTAATTAAATTTTTTATACATTTCATAATTTCATCTTAATTAATTTAACATCTAACTACTTTCTATAATATGGGTAATAAGCTAAATACATTGCTTCACAATAAGTATCCCATATCTTTTTAATCATCTTCTTCATATTGTTAATATTTATTTTTTTATAGTTTATCTTTAACATAAATTAATGATATACACATAATAAATAAACATCCAATAATTATTAATTCTTCCATCTTTACTACATTTTCTTTATACTTTATTATTTAATTTAATTAAAAATAGTATTAAATATACAGCTAGATAATAATTTATAAGATTTAATGATTAAAATTGGTTATTAATTATTTTATGTTAATTGAATTATCATATATTAATTAATGAATAATTAAAAACTACTTCAAGTATTTATAAATTATTATTAATTAAATAGTTTTATATAGAGGCAAAATATATAAAGCTAACGGTATGAATAAGATTTTAAACTTTATAACATTTGGTATATTTAGCAAAATGAAAAAGAAAGATAATGATAATTTCTTTGTTAAAGCAACAAAAGAAAATAATAACATAAATCCTGTTTATGTATTTATGCTGGGTGTTTTAGCTGTTGGTGTTTTATTGTTATTCGTACCAGTAATTGGCATGTTAGTCGATATTTGGTATAACCATACTATGACAATCAATTTATCTGATATGGCAGTATATGTTGGAGCAGTTGCCGCGATATTTACATCAGGCGGTGTTACTGCAGCTATAACAGAATATTCATATTCAAAATTCAATATTCCTCCAATTGATGAAGATGGAAATGATATGAGTATAACTGATAGTGAAGAAAACCAAAATAAATCTTCAAGAAGATACCGTAACACAAAATAAATAATTATAATATTAAAGAGGAGATTTTAAAATCTCCTCTTTTCTTATCTTAATATTTCTCCACAATGTGGGCATTCCATCATTGTACTTCGAATGTTTCTTCCACAGTTTGGACATTTATCAATCGTATAATTTCCATTAGAAATGTTATTTTCTAACTTAAACCCACAGTTTGGACAATATTTAAATCTATCTTTAATCTTAATTCCACAATTTGGACAATACTTTTTAAATAGATCATTCTTAAATATTGGTTTTTGTGATTCAGGTAATATCTTAATAATTTCTGTTGTAAATGGCCAAAGTTCAAAATCAATATTTACAGTTTGGAATTTCTGATTTGAATAACTTCCCTTTTCAACTCTTCCAGTTTCAATAGATTTAGATCTTTTAGCACTTGTATTTATTGAAGTAGTATTCTTTTTTAAACCATCTAATGAATAAGTTGTAGATGTAGACGCAGAAGATGATGGTGTTTCAATTGAATATTTTGCAGCATTTGTAACACAATTACATGATCCTAAACTTCTATTTCCGATAGCAGCATCACAATAAGATATTGGTTCAATAGATTTACTATATAAAATTTGATTAGGATTCCAATTATCAAAATAAGTAGTAATATGTGTATTAATATATACTTGTTGTTGTTCTTTCTCTTTAAAGAATTCTAATTTGATTTCACCATTCTTTGCAATTGCTTGTTGAACTTGTTTATTATCACCATTTACTTCATAAGTAGAAAATAAGAATTTTTTAGCTTCATTAAGATAACGTTCTAACCATATTCTTTCACCAGGCTTCAATACTAAAGTCTGTCCCAATGACTTATTATCTATTGTTATATTAATACCAATAGTATAAGTATAAGGATTAAAAATTTGAATTTGGAATTCTGAATTGTTCTTCATATAAACAATTCTTGAATATTCTGAATTTGAATATTCCTTAAGCAAAGACTTGTTGATAGCTAATTTAGCTAAATTTTGATTTGTACTCATAGTTTAAAATTTAAATATATTTATATTCAAATCCTTTAAATATTTTCGAGTCTTTAATTCAACTCTCAAAAGGTCTTAATCAACCTCAATATTAAAAGATATCTATTTTCTATTTATATAAAAATAATAATTTATAATAAATTATTCAATTTTTTAACAAAAAATGACCTGACAGCTGTTCTTATGGGAAGCCATCAGGTTCTTTATATATAAAATTATTCTACTGTTAACGATTTTTCTTCAATTGGTTTTTTATACCAATCTGTATATCCTATTTCATTCATACCCCAATTATTAAAATCTAAATATACATCTTTAATAGATATTTTTTCTTTAGGCCATCTAAAATTATAAGGAATGATAATTGCATGTGGATCTTTACCTTTTAATGATATTTTAATTTCTCTATCTTTTGTCTTATTATAAATATAAGGAATATCATTAATATTAGTAAAAGAAAAATCTTTATCTACAGTAAATACTTCCCATACTGGTGTTTTATTAATTGTATAAGTATTAATAAATTCATTTTGTTTTGCATTAAAATGTTTATGTATTTCATTATATTTATTAAATACGTGTCCATCTAAATTTCTAAAATAAAGTTCATCTATTGCTCCACAAGCCATTAATGTGTATTTTACATGAGTTAAATCTAAACGTTCTCCCATTAACACGACATCATTCATATCATAATCGCCTAGTTCTGTATCTTCAAAACATAACATATATTTATTAGGTTCAATAGTAGGTATGTTTGTTATTCCATAAATACCACCTTCAACTTCTAATATTATATCATTAAAATCTGCATCAGTTCCAGATTCCCAGCACATTAATAATCTATCATTAACTGTTAGCCATGTTGCACGAGGTCCATCATCACCAAGTTTTGAACTTTTAAAATTACATTTATCATATTTATTAATATAATTATTTAAACGTCCATCTCCATAAAGTTCTCCTTGTTTTTTACCATTTTCTGCTGTAGTTTTAGCTCTAACCATAAATCCTATCTTATATCCTGCAGGCCATTCAAAAGATCCTTGTTTTCCAACGTTTTGATATAATTCATCTCCAAAATATAATAATGCATATGCTGTATGTTTACTAATTACATTATCTCCTTTAATACAATCTTTTAGAGGTATTGCTTTATATTTTGGCAAATATTCTAAATATGCTGATTGAGAAGACTTTAAGTTTTCTTTATAATAGTAATAATATAAATCAGAATTTTCGACTTCTTTATATCCACCATCATTTTTATATACAACAGAAACAAATATTGGATCTCCTCCAGTTGTTATAGGATATATATTTTCATTATAATATCCGCTTGCTTTAACTAAAGGCAAATTATTATATTTTCTACCATTTTTAAATACTGAAAATACCAATGATCTAAATATATCTTTATATTCGTCATCATAATCAGGAACAGATATTTTCATAGATTGATAATCATTTATCTCATAAAGTTTTTCATAAGTAATCCATCCCCTTTCAGCAGCATACGAAGGTATTATTGAAGATATCTTAAAATCTCCAGATGGCAAATCATATAAATAATTTCCTCTAGTTAATGATTTATTTGAATATGTAACTTCATTATCATTAATTGATTTTATAATTTGTTTTCCATCATTAAGTATAAAGTTACAATATAATTTAATATAATCATTAGGTATATCACATTTTATTTTCATATTTGATGATATATCTGATGATTCATTAACTAAAAACATAGATGTTGTATATTCATTATCTTCATTTGGTTCATTTACTAAACATAATATTTGAACTGTTTTAACATCATATCCAATAATATGTATATTAATTTCATTATTATTAATCATAGACCAATCTTTATCTTCAGGAAAAGATACTCCAAATATACTATCTGTATTAGCAATAATTTGTTGTTTATTAAATTCTTCATTATATTGATCAACATTTACATGTTTAACACATCCAATTAATAAGAACAATAAACACAATATAAATAACTTAAAGCTTTTCATAGTATTATATAATTTGTATATTTATTAAAAATAAAATAGTTTAAAATATTTTTGATTTAAAATAAAATAGGGACTCTAATATGAGTCCCTATATTTTAAGATAATAGTTTTTCTTTTTTTAGATCCTTTTTAATACAACATGGAAAATCATGTTCATATATTGCAATTGATGTCATCTTATAGTCTAAGTCAGGTTCTCTAAAATATGTCCATTTGTAATGATTAGGATCAAATGGAACTAGTTTTTCATACCATTCATTTACATCAACCGATAAATAAATAAGATAATCATTTTTCCAATCCCAATTAGGATCTCCATTCTTCATTATCTACCAATTTTCAAGTAGCCATTCACATGCAGCATGACCGCCTTGTACAGCTCCATAGATAGGATCTAAATTTTTATCAACAAGTATATATAATTTATTCTTTTTCATCTTTATCTAATAATTTGTTTTCTTTAATAAAATTCAAAATATTTTTATATCCATTTATTCTTTCAGTATATGCATTATCATTATAATATGGATTGTCCAATTCTTTTTCAATATAATTATAAATATCTGCTACGCTTTGCTTAATAGATGAATATTCTTCAAAATCATCTAAATAAGTAATTGACCAATATCCTTGCGACGCATAATTCATTGAATAATCACTTTCGTCTTCATCATAACAAAGTAATGCAGGATATCTTTCAAAGTCTTTAACTTCAAGATAATGATTTACTTTTTGTCTATTCCAACTATCAATAAAGCGTTGTGCTTCATTTTCATTTTTAATTAATATTTTACTATAAAGTTCCATATTACTTATTTTTTATAATTACAAAATAGTAATGTATATGTTAAAATTCAAATATTATTTATTTTTAATTCAACTTTATCATTTATATATTTGAAATTATTAGATTTATATTTTCATCAGAATATTCAATATTATATTCTTGACATTTTTTCTTATAATAATTCATTGTACTATTAATAATTACTTCACCATGTGTCTTACCTTTATTGTCACCATATTCTATTACTTTATCCCAGTTTTTAATAAACCAATCTTCTGGATCATAATCTTTGTAATAGTTTTTGTAAGATTGCACATCTCTATTAGCCCAATATTTCAAACCATGCCTAATCCAACGATAATTATATAAAAGAATACTGATTTTGTACGCCCTGTGCTTAATTTCATTAACTATATCTTGCAAACTTTTTTCTTTAGGACGATTTATAAGTTTACGAGTTTTCTTTTGCTCTCTTTGTTCATTTCCGAGTTGAGCAATCTCATCTTTCATAGCATTAACTAATGCGTTTCTAAATTCTTTGTTTTCCATAATAACTTGTTTTTGTCACAATTATAATTGTTATAATTGTAAATAAATATTTTTGTTTATAAATAGGTAGTGTTCAATAAAACCAATCTGTTCAATAAAATTTGAACACTATAAAAAATTTGAACAGATTCTTATAAACAAATCTATTTACGGAAAACCCAATTCATTAATCTACCAAAACTGTTTCATAATCATAATAATTTTAAATTTGTTATTAAACGGGGACTTACATTATTCTAACCATTTCTGAACTAACCAAATTATGGTCAAGAGATTCGAACTCCCATTCTAAAGCCAGTGCCCCATGTAGGACTCAAACCCACCTCAGCTGGTTTAGAAGCAGCGGCACAATCTCTATACCAATGGGACAAATATTAGTTGACTAGTAGGGAGTCGAACCCCAAACTTGACTTATTCCGGAGTCACCGGCAGCTTGCCACCATCTAGCCAATTTATAATTTAAAATGTTGATACAATAAATTATTTGCACGGACTGAAGGAATCGAACCCACATCCACGGTTTTGGAGACCGCAATAATAACCATTATACTAAGTCCGCATAAAGACGAGTAAATTTGCGAGCTACGGACTGAAGAAACCACGGCTAGAAAAACGTGGATTGCATTATCTCTTTGAGATTTTACTCTTCTGTTGCGTTGCGCCTTATGAGCTCTCACGAAACTCAACTCATTTCACTGGGCGAGGACTATTTCTTAGATCCAACCAACATAATAAGAAGAAACCGGTATTTACTTATTACTTACCCCAGTACTACTCAGAGGCCTGTACTCGTCTATATATATTAAAAACTTCTTCTGGTCTAGGTCATTGGATTACTATTCCAAATCGGTTCCTTGATTCTTCTCCGATAACCAGATATTCCGAGCGCCTCCATTATGAATATCTCTAAAACGGTAACCAGTTCATTTAGAATACATGCGCATATTTCAACTAAATGAAACTCAGAAGTTTTATGTTGGGATGGGCAGAGTCGGACTGCCATTACCAGGACCAAAATCTGGTGTGATAACCGTTATACTACATCCCAATTTATGTGATTCGTAATTTAAATACTACATCCTAATTTAAATGTTTCAATATTTCAAAATTTAATTTAAAAACCAATCTGTAACAATCTCATAAAGATTAACCTAAAACAAAAAAATCAAACAAACAATGAGAAATAAAAATATGAAGTATCTCTACGATACAACAAGATTGGTTTGTGGAGCCACAGGTAATCGAAACCTGATCCCCAGCGTGCAAAGCTGGTATAATAGCCGTTATACGATGACCCCAAAGATCTCAGTTTTTATAACCGATAAACTGAGCCAAAAAATTACCTACACTTACGATTAGGAAACTCATTTGATTAATAAAGTTAAATACTACCTTACAATCAGGGATGGAATACGTTACGTTGAGTCGCGAACTCTTTTGATGAGCCGGCTGTCGGATTCGAACCAACGTGTCTTCATCAGATCCTGATTACAAGTCAGGCGCAGTCGACCACTGTGCCAAGCCGGCGAATTTCATGTAATAATCAAGAAAGTATTGTAAAGAAACAAAAAATTTGAAGTAACTCTCTTTATCAACAATGAAATATGTTGCGGGGGTTGGAATCGAACCAACACAAGCATTTTCTGTCTCAAGGTTATGAGCCTTGCATCTTACCATTAGACTACCCCACGATATTATTTGGTGGGCCCACCAGGGCTTGAACCTGGGACCTACTGATTATGAGTCAGGTGCTCTGACCAACTGAGCTATAGGCCCAAATAAGCGGTCCCTACGGGATTCGAACCCGTCTGAATCTCCTGAGTGACAGTCAGGCGTCCACAACCAAAGCAGACCCAGAGACCATTGTAATTAATTATAATACTTTTTTATAATAACTTCGTTAATTATTAAAAATATAGTTTTATATATTAATATTATTCAATTAAATTTAAATTAGTTTTAATAAAATTGTTGCCACTGTGGGACTCGAACCCACGACCACGAGCTTAAAAGGCTGAAGTAACTCTTATCTTCAACAATAGTATCATTCACATATTATAATTAATGATGTTATGTAACCAGCGACAAAAGTAAACGTTACGTGCTCTAAACCAACTGAGCTAAATGGCAATCTAAAGTAGCGGTCATGGGAGTCGAACCCATTATTTGCAGGTGCTAAATCCCTGCCGTGATCATTTCCTAAACAAGTAACTTAGTTCCTAACTTTATCCCGGGCTTGCTTGACCTTTAACCTTGTTTATTTCTTGATGCTGTTAAGTACCCCTTTCAAGATTGCTTATCCGTCGATAAGTAGCGCCCTAATTCTAAGTCTTAACACAGTCCGCCGACACATCAATTTGGAAATTTATCCGTTTCACTCGAACACTGAAAGTTATTTGTTGGGACCGAAGATTCGAACTTCACCTGAGGCGCGCAAATACAACCCCGTGCTTACCATTACACCAAATCCCGATTCTTGCAAGAATATGCGTGCCCAGTAGGGATCGAACCTACGATGGGGATTTCTCCACGGCAGATTAACAGTCTGCTGCCTTCAACCACTCGGCCATAGACACATTTGCGGCGACGGTTGGAGTCGAACCAACTTTCCTTAATTTGACTGATTAATGCTTTGAAGTAACTCTAATCTACAACATCATTTCTGAGTAACAGCGAATAAAGTCGTTTATCTACCGTTTAGCTACGTCGCCATAAAAGCGAGTTGTTTGAAAGACTGATTTACAGGTATACGTTCCAAACTTTCCTATCCCCGAGATCACCAGGCTCGGTTCCCTTATAAGTGGCGGGCAGGGTTGGATTCGAACCAACGATACATTGTTTAACAGACAATTACATTAACCTTTGAAGTAACTCACGATTCTACACTACCTTTCGGAGAACAACGAACGAAGTTTTAAATCTTTTTCTATGTTACCTACCCATTTGAGCTTTTTGATAATAAACATTGCTCTGGCCCTTTTATTATCATATTTGCACGAGCTGAAGGAATCGAACCCACATCCTTGGTTTTGGGGACCAACATAATAACCATTATACTAAGCCCGCATAAACCAGTATTTTGAGACTGGTAACTCGCCTACTCATTTCAATTTCATACATTTTCGGCTATTCGGCATTCCTTATCAAATTCACCTTTCGGTTATAAAGTCCTTACCTTTACCACATGTGTGTTCCGAATAGGGAGGGCTTATACCATGTTGTAATGATTTTACATTACTTCCCGTCATATACATGGCGAAATACTAGCACAAGATAATGGGTTTGCATCGCCCTACCTTTGCACGTGTACAGCGGGTGGGACTCGAACCCACATACACCAATTACGTGGTTAATGTCAGTGTATAAGACTGCGACGATACCGCTGTAAATAATATTCTACCCACCTGCGCCTTCCAACGTATGACCGCCTAAACGCATCCTACGGCCTCGGAAATTATAGCGAATTTGCAACTTCCCATAACTCTGTACCACCCTCGTGCCGGATTTTCCTAATGTTCGTCATACCTACTAATTTACTAATTAGTACTTCTCTGCACTCCGACCTGATAGAATATAATTGGTTGCGGAAGTGAGATTTGAACTCCACCACTAAGGTTATGAGCCTTGTATGCGACCAACACACTGCTTCCGCGATATTGTACCCCCACAGGGACTCGAACCCTGATAGATAGATTAAGAGTCTATTGCATGAACCCTTCTGCCATAGGGGTATATATAAAACTTGTGACCCCACTGGGAATCGGACCCAGGTCACGTGATTAAAAGTCACGGGCTTTACCACTAAGCTATGGAGTCATCATTTGTGCCTTCGTGGGAGTCGAACCTATTCACATACCTACTTATTACTCATTATCACTTATCCGCGGTTGTGATAACTTTCAATAGTAAGACCCTATTGTACCGTAGGGCGCAGTCACCGATATACTGCAATAAACCAGCATTATTAAGAATTATTTGTGCCGCCGGTAGGATTCGAACCTACTTACTGCTAGAGGCCAATACCGAGATTTGATAGAGCAGAATGGTTTTACAGACCACTTCGGTTACGTCGGCTTGCTATAATTACTCTCATCTTCGTTATAGCAATAATAATAATCCTTCATAACTCTTAATATTTAAATTTTAATAAAACTCGGACTTACACTGTTTTAACCATTTCTAAACTAAGTAGTACTACTTCTCCAAGGATTCGAACCTTGATTCTGATGCCAGTGGGTCGGGAGGGACTCGAACCCCCAATGTTTACCCGGAGGGACTAGATTTACAGTCTAGCACAACACCACCAATCGTTGCTGCCGGCCCAAAAAGGTAGAAACTTACAGTGTTTCTACAGACTGCTAAACATATTTATACTTAGGATTAGTTTAGATTCAACCAAATCTTTACCATGATGGTAAAAATCCCATCTATAAAGGGGATGGTAATATTCCCTAACCACTGTTAAGTTTAACCCTCTTCTATTAAATCTATTTTCACAAACAAATTTAATAATCTATCTTCCATTTCTTCCATTAATTCATTACAAAATGTTATAATGAATTGCGGTCCCTACGGGATTCGAACCCGTACCGTACGGATCGACAATCCGACATTGTTACCGTTCAACCAAGAGACCAGGAGCTGCGGTTTGACTTATAAAGGATAATCCGTTCTATTATCTAAAGTAATATAGCGTCAAAGTAGTTACCACGGACTTCTACCGTCATTACTTTATCATTACAAGTACTTATGGATAAGATATATAATATTTCGAACTATTAATATCAACCGTAGCTTGTAAATTTCTCCATAAGTTCAAGCATGGCATGCAAGAGTAGGGCCACCCAGATTCGAACTGGGGAGACCACCTTGTAAGGGTGGCATATTCAACCACTATATGATAGCCCTAAATAAAATTATATCCAATTAAATTATTTGTGCTCCCACTGGGACTCGAACCCAGACCTCGAAGATTAAAAGTCTTGTACGCTGACCAATTAACGCCATGAGAGCAAATTAGTACCCCCTCAGGGACTCGAACCCTGGATCCTCGGCTTAAAAGGCCGCAGCTTTACCAACTCAGCTAAGAGGGCATGTACATAAATTTTAACTAAATTTTATTACTTAAATAATTTTGTTTTAGTTTTGATTTTACGTGCATGCTTCTGTTGGTTAAAACTTAATACCAATTTCTCTCAGGAAACATACACAACTAACGTTTTCGTTTAAGCTGTTTCATATGTTTTAAATTTTATATTTATAAATTATTAATATTCTATTTGCGGTCCATGAGGGAGTCGAACCCTCACCTTGTGATCGACAGTCACATATTCTAACCGTTATACTAATGGACCAAATATCTGTCACCTAAGTGATCCAAATTTAATTATTTTATATTTTTTGCCCTATATGTTTTTGTTTGTGCATGACAATTAGGACATAACATCTGAAGATTTTCAATTTTATGATTACATCTATTTCCATCCTTATGATGTAATTCTAATGGAATAGGTAATCCATTCCATTCAGATAATCCGCAGCATTCACATTTATATTCTTTATAACCTTCTTGTAATAATCTATTCTTTAATTTAAATGTTTGATAATCAGGATATAAACCATTTATTATATCTTCAGTTTTAATTTTATTAACTGGAGATTTTTTATGTAATCCTTTACCTGCTTTATTAGGTTTCCAACAATTTAATTTTTTGGCATATCTAGCAAAAGTACCGAAATGCATTTGTAATTTTCTAGATGCTTCTGCCATTGTTTTAGAATTATTACAAACTTGTATAAATTCTTCTTCATTAATTTTTTTCATAGTAGCTCGAGCGGGACTCGAACCCGCACGAACCTTCCGGTCCATGGCATTTTAAGTGCCACATGTATACCAATTCCATCATCGAGCCATACATTATATTTTAATATAGTAACTTAATAAATAAATTACAATATGCGGGGACAGAGGGATTCGAACCCACAACCATCGGCTTAACAGGCCGCCGCTCTGACCATTATAGCTATATCCCCAAATTTGCTATCAATAAGGAATTGAACCTTTCCTCCGAGGGATCCCGGTATGCTACCATTACACCAGATGATAAATTACTTCTGCAATAAGTAATGTTTTGTTAATCCTCACAGTTACTCTTTTCATTTAATTGCAGCATGAATTTTCACTGGTATTGAATTAGCCTTGTACGCGCTCCCGGCAGGACTCGGACCTGCGACCCTCTGATTAACAGTCAGATGCTACCACCAGCTGAGCTACAGGAGCAAAATTAAAATTTGGAAACCGTCCTGTGCTGACCAGGATATAGATAAGCGGTACAAAACCAGACCTTTTCTAGCAACCGAGCCAAGTTTCTTAACGACACCTACGGAACATAGGAAACGAATCGCCCATATAATGTTTTTATTACAACATTCCAAGTTTTTTATTTAACATTATATAAACCATTTGTGGAGCTGAAGAGAATCGAACTCTCCCACAAACCTTGCAAAGGTCCATCGCCTGCCTTGGAACATGCAACCCCAAATTTGGAATTTTTTAGTACGATGGGAAAATTCCAAAAACCTATCGTACTTTCGGGAGCTCCGTGCCGGACTCGAACCGACAACCTTCGGTTTACAAAACCGTTGCTCTACCATTAAAGCTAACAGAGCAAATGGCTTCATCGAAAATATTATTCCACATCTGCTAATACTTATTTCAATCTGCTCCTGTGGTATTCTCTCAGCCTAAATTATGAATGTTATTCCAACTTATTTAAATCTACTGATTTAACATCGAAGGCATTCATATTAAGTTCCTAATATTGGATTTACACCAATGACCTCTCTGTTACTACTCCAAAGGCAACGATGAGCGCTCTTATAATATCTGAGCTAATTAGGATTCATAATGATAAGGAAATTCTGTTTATAAAGGCAATTTTTAATCTCCCACCATCAGAGAACCTTTATATATATTTACTGAACTATTTCGCTGAGGTGCTTGGCATCTCATTGAAAGGGGTTTTCCACCTCTCCTCTTCCAAATCAGTTTTGTTTAAAATTGTAGGCGGGCTTTTCACCACTTAATTGCGTTTCAACCATTACTGGAGCGTCCTTCTTATTCTCTTAATGAGTGTGCTAGACGACTACAATTATTTTTATTTTATTGTACCAACATGTCAAAGAACTCAATTTCAAAACTCTAAATAATATCTTTTCAAATATAATTAGAATTTGAATAATATATTAATAATATAGTTCCTTAAAAAATAATTTCAAATTTCTAAGAAAAAATTTATAAAGAATTATTTATTAATTTTGTACCTCAACTTGGATTCGAACCAAGACCCAATTAAGGAAGCATTTTAAGTGCTCTGCGTAGACCATTCCGCCATTGAGGCATATAGTAAAAATCCGGTACTATTCTCCTATAATGTTCATTTAAGTGTGAATCCTTGCTCTACATGTGGTGGGTCACTTTACCCTGATTTTCAAATTCCCATGGAAATTATCAATCCCTCATATATAGTACCTTTGTACTTTTACATATCATCTTTACATAATATATTCATTATGCGAGTACCTTTAACCTACTGATAATATGTGGATTTATATATTCTTGAGTTCAGTATTTCAAAGATCAAATATATAAATATTATTAGTATTTAAATATTATATAAATAATATAGTACTTTATTTTATAATTTCAAATTATTAAGAAAATTTTTTAAAAAATATTATGTTTATTTTATTTAAACAAATAAGTGGTTAGATTTTTAATCCAACCACTTGCATTTATATCATTTATATTTTATTGTACCTCTATATCTCAGAATCTCCATGCAAGTGGTTTCTACATAACGCATAATCATTATTCCAAGTATTATTATCTAATATTTGGTCTAATATTTGTTTATATGTATTGACTTGTTGCATTTGTTATTTAATTAATTTAATTTATAATAAAAATATTTCTAAGATTTTATATAAATAAATTAGATATTTTTTATAGAAAAATTCAATAATTTAAATAATTTTATTGATTTCCATATTTATTTCCTACAAATGTTATTGCATTATCTAATTGAGTTTTTGTCAAATGAGTTTTTTTGCTTGCGGAAATCGGAGCTAATGACTTATCAAATATATGCATAGCAGGAATATTGACTTTATTGCCATTAAGTTTGTATTCTACTATCAAAAAGAAATCACATTGTGATTTTTCATTATTTGATATAGATACATTATTTTTCATTCTTTTAATATCAGTATCTTCACTTGCTACTGCTTTCACATCAAATTTTGCAGAACCCCAGTTTCCGTCATTATCAATAATTTCAAAATCATATCCATCATTTGAATTAGTATGTGGCTTTAGTGAAAAATTCTGAGATGCAATACTATTGTCATCATAATTTAATGTAAATGTACCTGATAATGATGCTTTTATAACGCCTTCAATTATATGTCCAATAGAACGTCTTATAATTTCTGAATCATCTATCTTTAGTTTACCAGCACCATTAATGTCTAACCCAACGCTAAATGAATAATCTGTATGAGTACCAAATCTATCTGTTATAAGATTTTCAGAACCATTATCTCCTTTATTAAATTTGCCAGCTATTAATACTAATAAACTTTCTAACATATTTTTATTGAATAATGATTCATTAACTATAAAATTTTTTAATGTTTTCATAAAATTTATTTATATATTATTTATTTTAATTGATATTTTTTATTTTAAGTTTTCTTCAATTTCTGAGATCATTTTCTTTACTTTCTGTACATATTCCTTTGCATCACGTATAGCTTCATCTGATGAAGATCCATCAAAATCCCATTTTTTATATTTCTCTTCATTCCATTCTTCTCCTTTTTCTTCAGCATGTTTCTTATAGCGTTCCTTTGTACGTTCTGAATCTCTCTTATATTTCATTGCTCTATAGAATTGTTCATATGCATAAGATACATAACGCATAAGATCATCTAAATCAAAACGTTGATCCATATTTTCAGGTTTTGACATTACCTTTTGGAATAAAGCTACTACTTCATCATTAGTCTTTTTGATTTCATCAAATAGAATATTTGGATCTGATTGAAGTTTCTGTGCTTTAATTTCTTTTACCATTGCACGATAACGACCTTGTTGTTGCTTAAGAAGATCACGTAAGCTTGTTTCATCAAGATTAACAACTCCCTTTTTAGATTCTTCACGTTCTTTATGAAGTACATCATAGTCTTTAACCATATCTTCTTTGATTTCAAGGAAGTAAACATCTAATCCTGAAACAACATCAATAGTTTCATCAAGTTTTAATGAACGTTCTCCATACTTATATTTAGTTGCAGTCTTTTCTTGTACACCATTTTTCCATCCTGTTGTTGGGAAATAATAAACTCTTACGTCTCCTAAAGTCTTAACATAACCTTTTATGAAACAAACAACATCTTTAGTTCCAGGATTGCAACAAATTACATCAGCCATTATTTTTTTCTGATATACAGATCTTAATAACTTAATGAATTTCTTATCCCATTCTTCAGAATCTGCTTCAAAATATTGGAAGTCATCATCTTTGATTTCTGACCATTTTAAACCACGAATACCAGTTTTCTTTTCTCCATATCTTGGAGTTTCTGTTATTGGACCAAATATAGATGCAAAAGACTTAGCTGTTTTTGATGGTTCGTAACTACGTTCTCCACTCTTATATCTATCCATTTCTTTTTTATCATTTGCTGCATGTTTAGATTCAGCATCTTTAATAGCTTTTGCTAAACTAGATAATATTGATGATTGGAAACTTTCTGTTATAAGTTCATCAGCAATTAAATTAACTGTTTCTAATAATATTGCTCTGTCACAAGAATATTCTGACATATATTCACATAATTGTTTCATTTCTAAATTTAATGTATTTATATACTTATATATAAAAATAAAAAAAGTTACATATATATTAATAAAATATATACATAACTTTATTGGGAAATTTTGTGTCAATTGCGATGTACCCCAAGTAGGACTCGAACCTACACCCGAAGACTAGATTTTGAATCTAGCGCGTCTACCAAATTCCGCCATTAGGGCATATGACATGTTGATACAATTAAAATTTATGAAATCTTGTATAAAGTTTCATTATCAATTGCACGTCTTATCCACCTCATCAATATTAATGCTTTATCATAATGAGACATAAACGTAGCAGTTTCTCCAACATCATGTTTATCTGACAAATCTATATCTAATGAATAGACAGTCCCATCTTCCACAGTTATATGATAAACTGCGATTCCGCCTGATTTTACACAATCCAAAATAGCGGATCCTTTTACAATAGTTTTTAAATCATGAGTAATCATAGTAATACCTCTATATATTTCTTTATATTTTGTTTGTTATTTAGTGCCCTCCACGGGAGTCGAACCCGCACCCTACTGTTACTTCGGACTTGCTTCTTAGACAAGCGTGTCTGCCTATTCCACCAAAAGGGCATTTTCTCTTCATTCTAACCTTCTGAATAAATGTACTCGCGACATACAGATAATTCATACTTCTTGGTCTTACTTGAAATTATATAGCGTTGCCATAACTTATTATGGTCACTATACTAATTCTTTCGGCTTGATGATTTCCTTTTTTCACAGGTAACGATAAATTCCTGTCACCAAGTCATCGAATAAAGAGTTAATTTGTAGTTTTGTTTTAACCGGTTTAACTACATATAAAAACGGTATCGTATTCGTAGGAGCAATGGGATTCGAACCCATGACCTTCAGTTTGTAAGACTGACGCTACTGAACCAACTGAGCTATGCTCCTATATATAAATTACTGTATATGTACCCCCACTCAGATTCGAACTGAGACCCCTAAGGACAGCTTCTAAGACTGCTGCGTAGACCATTCCGCCATGAGGGTATTAAAGGCGCCGTGTTTTTTTAACTCCCTAAATCAGTTTGAGATTATAATTCGTATCTGCTCTAACGCTGCTTACGCCTACGATATTTTTACGTTATTAAATAACAACTCACTTAATTCAGTTAAAGAGCTACTCCGATATACCGCGCCACCACTGGAGAGCAACCATTACTAAGAAGATATTACGTTTTACTACTACCATGTTTGTTCATTTATTAGGCAAACTACTTCTATTTCAGGTTATGTTGCTATCAACCTGTTATTTGGACACATTCTGTTATTTAGTTGGCCGAGCAGATTTTAATTCTTTATTAAAGTTTCAAAATAATAAAATAATTATGCAGGCATCCAAATTTAGTTGGTTACATTGGAATCGAACCAAATAAGCTAGCATACATGTACCATTTACTACGTAACCAATATTAAATTATTGCCAGGAGTGATTGAGTTAAACAACCGTCTCATGGTAAAATCCATGGCTCTATCGTTGAGCTAACCCCCGATAACACGTGGCTCTTTCGAGTTTCAACGAGGTTTCTCGCCCTCTACAGGATGTGGCACATATCCGAAGATACAATGGTGCAACAACTCTAACTAACGCTTCTATAGATTCCTCAGACCACGCACTTAAGGAACGGAACGAACGATTTCCCCTGTCGTCGTAACAATCAGGCTGCTTCGATTCATAGGCCTGTGCACCAGCCTATGACTTTATACTTTAATTTATAAACCCATTTGTTTTTGGTATTCTTTATCTCTTCTGTCTATTTCTGATAAAGGTGATACACCAGCATTCAATAATTCTATTTTTTCAAATCCGTTTTCTTTAGTAATTAATGAATCTTTCTCTGGTACACATCCTTCATATCGTTCTCCATATAATCCTGTCATTTTCTTAGTTACAGGATCCAAATCTCCCCAATCAGCAGAATGAGTGTTACCTATAGGTTCTATAAAATATTTCTTTCCTGTGATTTTTGATTTAACAATAAAACGACCTGTTTTATCACTTTCCTTCAAAAATCTTTTTTCATCTATTTTCATATTTTTCATTTATATCTATTATTGCGGAGACGGCCGGACTCGAACCGACACACCGTTATTCGCGATTACTAGTAGTTTTCAAGACTACTGCCTTACCAATTAGGCTTACGTCTCCAAAATAATACCTTTACATTCAACTATCCCGTACAACTCTACAAGGAGCGTCTTTACTTCCCACTCTTTAATTATCGACTAGTGGTTGCCTACGGTTAATTAAGATAGATGTTTCCTTTAAGATATTCACGGGGTGGTATGTTGGATTCGAACCAACGTGAGCTCTCGCTACCAGGACCACAATCTGGCGTCATCGGCCTCTAGACGAATACCACCATATAAAACAATTTCTTAAACAACTTATCAAAAACTCAAATTGTAAATAAATCCCTCACCGATGTTTCTGCGAATTTTCCTCTCCTGAGTTACAGGTGTACATTTCTTCGTTGCCTTCGGATAACTTCGACAGCATTACTTAGAATTTATTATAGTTTTATCGCGGGTGTCGTGTCAGATTTGAACCGACATCTCAGTGATTCACAGTCACCGCCTTTCACCAATTAAGTTAACGACACCATATTATTAATAAAATAAATAAATGAGTTTGTAAAACTCATAGAATTTCTACCACTTTACCAAAGATATTCTTTCTTGATATAACCCCATTTGGATGATTATGATTATTCCCAATCAAGAATCTATCTCCAGGCTTCAAACTCCAAATAAGATGAAGATAATAATGTCCATTTACTTTACATAAAACTATATCCCTTTTATCTAATAAAGTTTTATCTGTAACTGGTACACAAATAACAGGTTGTCCAGACTTTAATATAGGAGTCATTGACTGACCCTTTCCCGTTACTTTTATAACTTCACCAGCTTTCAAGTGTTCTGCAGAAATTCTGTTTTCTAATCCACTGTAAGTGTATTCCATACAAAATCTCTTTATTTATTTATTTAAATGACAGGTCAACCTCTCTCCCTGTCGTGTGATGATTAGTTTTTTAGTATAATCAAGGCTTATACCTGCACAAGCTACGAGGACATCATTTCAACTTTATATTGCAAATTAAAATTAGCAATTTTTATAACCTCAAAGGCCTAAGCGGATTTTTTCAGAGGCCTCAGGGAATCCTCTGTATTGGGGTGAACATGAATCATATTAAAGTTCACTAGTTGTTCAATATAATTTCAAAATGGAGCGGACGGTTGGACTCGAACCAACATCCCCGGCTTGGAATGCAATAATTTGAAGTAACTCTCAACTACAACAATCTTACGACGTAACAGCGTTAAAAGATCATAAAAATCGGTATACTTTCCTTTATACTACATCCGCATAAATGATAGAAACCACTTAAACTATCTATATAATATTACTTACAGTTAATAAATATATATTTTTATGCCGTGCTGTAAGGACTTAATCGGCAATGGACTATTTTTATTGTGAGCGGATGATGAGAGTCGAACTCACGTCTCGACATTGGCAATGTCATGTAATAACCGTTATACTACACCCGCAAATTCGGTTTTCCTTAGATCCGAAAACTTAGTTCCGTGTCACGCCATCTGAACTCTCGCCTATGCATACTTCCTATATAATATATATTACGTAATTCAATTATATAGTCATAGGATATTTCTTTAAAGAAATATTCAAAGAAGTTTGTCGCGGAGGTTGGACTCGAACCAACATAATCTTTTTTCCTAGAAAAGCGTGTATACCGAAGTAACTCTAATCTACAGCATTCATTCGAAGCAACAGCGAATAAAGTATTAAAAAAATTTCACCACTCCGCGAGTAGCCCCCACGGGATTCGAACCCGTTATTCCGGCTTGAGAGACCGACGACTTAAACCAATCTGTCCCGAGGGCCATCAATTAAGAATAGAGCATCTGATGGGAGTCGAACCCACGTCTTAGGCTTGGAAGGCGAACGTACTGAACCGTTATACGACAGATGCATTATATAAGCACCGTACTATATCCTTAAATATAAAACGGTGCCCGCATTAAGAACAGTTTTTAAATTTAATGTGGAGAACCTTGGGATAACCCCTGCGTTACCAAACTCCATTACTAATGCGAGCGGCTGATGGGAGTCGAACCCACGTCCCTGGCTTGGAAGGCGAGTATAATAAACCGTTATACGACAGCCGCATTAAAATATTCCTGTAACATTCTCGAAAAGTATTAACATTTATGGATTCGAACCATCACCTCGGGTTTTGTAGTCCCGCGCTCTAACCAATTAAGCTATAATCCAAAACGGATAAGAAGTAACTCTTCAATTCAACAAGGAATCTGGGTGGAGGTATCTTATCACTATCAGATATCCGATTGTTTTTCTTTGCAAAATATAATTGTAAGTACTGTTTAATTAGTCCTGCGCAAGTGAACCTCCATGTATGTATTGTATAAATTTATAAAATTCTTTTTTTACAAAATCTAAATTATAACTTCCCATATCTTTAATAATATAAGGAATATAACCATATTTCTTTATTTCTTCAATCTTTATTTTATCTCTATTTTGAACTTGTTTAACTGAATGAGATTTTGTTATTTGTTCATAATGCCATTTTCCATTCCATAATATTGCATATTTAATATCATGTATTATAACATCTGCATCCCATCCATTAAATATAGGTTTATTATGTTCAACATTATTAAAATAACTTTCACATAATTTACAAAATTCTATTTCATTTTTTGAACGTTTTAAATCACCAAGTTTTAATATATTATTTACTCCAAAATTATGTAATGATTGTTTTGCTTCTTCAGACAAAAATTCTTTAAAATGAGTTTTAAAATATTTTAAACATTCATGTGAACAAAAACATTTTGTAGTATCTGTTCCATAAACATATTTATATTGTTTGTTACAAACTTTACATATATGTATATTATCTTTTTTAGTTAAAGATTTTGAAATTTTTAATTTAATTTCTTCTGAATGTTGTCTTGAATTTGCACAACTTCTTGAGCAAAATTTAGAATATTTTTCATTTTCAAATTCTTTATCAGTCAAATTTAATTTATATTCTTTACCACAATGCTTACAAATTAATATTCGTTCTTTTTTATTTAAAAGAGATGTTTCTTTACGTTTATTTGCTCCTTTATTTGCTCCTTTAATTTGTCTTAATTTATCTATTTCTTCATTATAATTAGGATTTAATTTACAATGAGAAATATGAGCAGCTAAACTTTGTGATTTATTAAATTCTTTATTACAATATTTACATTTATACATAATTTAATATAGTATTTTGTTGTTAAATATAATAATTTTTACAATAAAATGTAAATCGAACTTTAATAAGTACCGAGGGTGAGGGTCGAACTCACGTGAACCAACTAACCTTTCAACGCCTTATGAGAGCGAGGGTATACCTCGGCATGGTCACCGGCCTAGTTCCATGCCTACCTCGAGTAGCATAGGATGAGACCGGTGTTGTATGGTCGGGAACCACTGACTTTCACAGGATCTCTACCCACCACGGGTAGCGCAGTATGTTCGCTTATTCAAATTCAATTTCGTAAGTTAGCTATTCTTATTACTTTATCTTTTGTCATTACTTATTGTATATATCTTCAATTGGTGAGCTCTTGTCAATATCCAATATAACAATGTTCATACGAATCATTTTGCTAATTCCCAAAGTTGAGCGACCGGGACTTGAACCCGGATTGCGTGATTATCAGTCACGTCTCTTAACCGTTTGGAGGATCGCTCAATATAAAATTAGTTGGGGTACTGGGATTCGAACCCAGACCTAGAGCTTCAAAGACTCTTGTGCTAACCGTTACACAGTATACCCCAATGAATGAAGGTTCCATTATTAGTAAACGGCGGCGCGAAGCTCGCTGTGCCTATGCTGAAAAGTCACCTACAACCAAAAGGTACGTTGGGGTACCGGGATTCGAACCCAGACTTAGAGCTTCAGAGACTCTCGTGCTAACCGTTACACAGTATACCCCAATAATAAATTTTTGTTGGGCCACTCGGGAATGATCCGAGATCGCATCCTTATCAGGGATGTATCCTTACCAGTTAGACGACAGCCCAATATTTGAGGTTTATGGATAACCTCAAGAACCCGTTTCAGCGTTTTTAGCAAGTGCATAAAATAAAGTTCTGTTCCATCTCGCCCAATGTATTTAAGCTCAAGCCTATGGGAGTTCTTTCTTAACGCGCGCTCGATTATGACAACTCCAGCAAGTGTTATGTGGTTGATTTCCGGATAACCCATAACTCTAATGCCAACTTTACCCATCTATCTGGGATGTGAACTTTGTAGGGATAACGGGAATCGAACCCGTATCTCCAGCTTGAAAGGCTGACCACCTAACCTGTTAGTATGATATCCCCATGAATTCCTGTAATAAGCGAATAAAGTATTTTTAAAGATCCAAATTCTTGAAGTAACTCTATTCTTCAACAAGGAATTGTACTCGGTCCGGGATTCGAACCCGAATGGCAAGAATGAAAATCTTGAATCCTAACCTTTAGATGAACCGAGCATATGTAGGGAGAACGGGACTCGAACCCGCAATCTCGTGATCCCAAATCACGAACCTTAACCAATTAGGCCACCTCCCTATTTACGAAATTTTGCCAAGGTTGAAGTTGTCGGGATGACTGGACTCGAACCAGCGACCTCATGTTCCCAAAACACGAATACTAACCAACTGTACTACATCCCGATTAAATTAATAATAAAATAGTATATTTATATATTTTATTTCAATTTAAAGTCTGGGTACCTGGATTCGAACCAGGGATTCCTACTTTCCAAAAGTAGAGTCTTTACCACTCGATCACACCCAGATATATAAAATCTTTCCTAATCCTTGTCCTTAAAATTTCCTCTACATTCCGTGTAGGCGAGGTACTTCTTGGCGCCTTAAGTAACAAGATAGCTCTAAGATAATGAAAACAAATTATAGGACACGTGTTAAATTAAAATAATTGTTTTCAGAGCTTGCTCAACATCGGTTGAGCTTAAACAAATTTAGACTTAGATACACGTCTGGGGGACTTTTACTAAATTTATTCTAAGTCTTTATAATATAAATTACAACTTATCTTCCATAGCATTTTGGGTTGTAATCTATATTGTGGAGGCACCAGGAGTTGAACCATGGGCCTCAAGTTTTTCAGACTTGCGCGCAACAACCGCCTACGCCATACCTCCATTATAATAAATTATCGGAACAGCTATAAAAGTATAAATAAATATCGATTCTCTTGGATTCGAACCAAGGATTCAATTCTGGAAAAATTGCATTAAAACCACTTAATTAAAAATCGTGAAGTAACTCTTATATACACCAGATAATTTTGAGGGTAGTGGCGGAGTCGAACCGCCCTAATAAGTTTTGCAGACTCATACATCAACCGCTCTGACAACTACCCAAATAGAAATTTACGGAATATTCGAATAAAGTTTAATAAATCGCGTCTACCAATTTCGCCACCTCGGTACGTAATGACCAAGAATAGGATTTGAACCTACAAAAACTTTACGTTTAATTTAATGAAGTATCTCTATTCTTCACCATTAAATTCATTTGCGGAGACAGCCGGACTCGAACCGACACACCGTTATTCGCGATTACTAGTAGTTTTCAAGACTACTGCCTTACCAATTAGGCTTACGTCTCCAATTTAAATAGATATAAGAATAATTATATTGCAACCATGCCCAGTCAAGAATTGAACTATCCTAGTTGCGGTTTCGAACCACGCTTCAAATTATTAATCACACCAGTGACACAGACATATATCTATTTTTATATTCAAATATTGCAATCATTCAACATTCTGCCACCCAGGCCATTCAAACCCAGGGAAAGATTTAAACTTCTGACTCCTTACGGATATATTTGAATACTTTGCGGAGACTGAGGGACTTGAACCCCCGCGCCGATGGGTTACACCGACCTAGCACGTTAGCAATGTGCCCCCTTCACCAACTTGGGTAAATCTCCGAACATCTATTCTCAACAGCTTCATAATTTAAATAGAATCTATTACCGTCCTACCTGACCAATCACTGAGGTGGTCATCCCAAGACTTACTGTATAATATCTTAAAAGTTTCCTACATCTGTCTTAGAGCAATTAACGTAATCAATTTATGATGACGTGCAGATTCTCACTGCTTTTCTCTTTCACAGTCTCCATTGAGTTGCTTTACTCATCACAATGACCTTAATCACGTGTTTGCCACTACAAGGTCTTTCAACTGTCAATTCAGTATACCCGTTTGGAATATTAATAAATTCCAGCCCTCGGAAACTTTATGTGTTTATATTTATTGTACCAACATGTCAAAGATCAAATTTAAGTAGCCCGTAGGGGAATCGGACCCCTCTTGGCAGGTTGAAAACCTGTAGTCCTTACCGATAGACGAACGGGCCAAGTTTATATTTTAATAATATTAGATTTCAAATATTATTTATATATTAATAATATAGTAACCTAAATTTTTATTTCAAATATTTTAAGAAAAATTTTAAAGAATTTTTTATAACGCTTTATAAAAAAAAATCTCCAGAATTTTGTTTCTGGAGATCTTACTTTATATTATATGTACTGATAATTTCAATTTATATTTCAGTATAACCAGAAACTTTATTTAAACCCAATCCACAAGGTTCACCTGAAAAAGATGATCCAAAAATAACTTCAATATGTTGACTGAGTTGCATCATAATAATTTCTGTTTACTTAATATTATTTTTTAATGTTTTCTAAATTTAAATAATTATAATAATAAAATTGTAAAATAGACAAAAAATTTCAATTTTTTTTTCTAATTTTTTTTAAATGATTTACTATATCTTATATTTAAAGAAATTTATTTTTATATATAGAAATACATATTAAAATATACAATAAATGTTTAAGCCTTTATTAAGAACATTACCTACATTGTCTGGAAATTTTACTTTAGTTTGTAAAGTAAATGATTTTAATCAATTATCATCAAAAGAATACGAAGTATATATTAGAGATGCTTCATTGGTGCCTTTACAGAATAAATTGTTTAATAAAGACATTAATGTTAATTTAGCAAAAGATCAATATGAATATTCAATAAAGAAGTTTTATAAGACATATTCAAATATATTCTATAAAGAAAACTATCCATATAACAAAAATGATTTTATGGAATTGGATGAATATGAAGTCAATTATGTTAATGATAGTAGAAATAAAGATTATGAATTTGGATGTAAAAGACTTTATTATAGTCAGAACAATTATCAGTTTATGTTTTATGCACCATTTTATATTGATGACGTAAATGATTTGCCAGATTATTTTTACATTATTGTTAAGTTCAATAATACTTTAGAAAAAACCATTAAGATAATGATAGATAAAAAAGATTCTTCAAATTATCTTAGATTGTTTTTACGTAAATATGTTGAGCAATTGGATAATAATGTAATTTATTGTTTGCCTGATTCAAAACAAGCAACCTATTTTGGAATTGACGTTAATAAAGGTGGATTAGTTAAATATGTAGATAATGTATTTGGAAACTTATATAATAATCAGAATACAATCAATAATTTTGATTATACTATTTGTGGTGGTTTTGAACGTCATAAATTGATTATGAAGCAAATTATACCAATTAGTTTTGCAATTAACATAAATGACTTCTTAAATTATCATGAATTAGATTTCTTTAATTTTAATACACTTAACATAAAAGGATTTTATTACAAAGATAATGTTAAGATAGACTTTTATGATTTTAATATAGATTATACCCATTTATATCAAAAGTATCTTAAATATAATAGTTCAACAGGAAAATATCAAATGGATTTTGGATATGATGGAGATAAGAAAATAGATATTATGAATGTTTCATATCCATCATTAAATGAATCTAAATATGTTAAGTATAGATTTACTAATAAAATAACACCTAAATATTGTAGATTCAAATTGCAGCAATCAGAAGATGATAATCCATATATCATAAATATGAGTTATGGTTTTTCTAATTTACAAAATCCTAATAAAAGATATGGAGAATTCCCAACATTATTTAAAGACATATTTCCAATATCAATTGTTAAGAATAATAACATGATATTGCCTATAAATGATTATAAGAAAGAATATGAAGCAGATGAAGCAAACTTAAATAAGTATATAAAACTTATGACAAATTTCTATTCTGCTTGGTATACTATTTTTGACGAAAACGAAGACATATTTAGCAATAAGAAAAATTGGTCTGATGTAGATAACAATTATGCATATTATAAAGGAATATTATATAAATTAGGAAATGATACTATTGGTAGAAATGATATTGATAAATTTGGTGTATTCTTAAATATTAAAATGAATTATATAAGTAATACTTCTGTACTTAATGACATTTTAGTTGGAAAATATATATTAAGTAATACAAATTTGAATAATAGTATTAAAATATATGAAATAGATACGAATTTATCAGATCGTAATACAAGTAGTTTTACATTAAGTACAACATTTAATTATAATGAAAGTAATCCTGAGGATAGTTATTATTCATTAGTATTTGATTTGGATAATAAGCCTATAAATATATTTAGTATTAATAGAACTAATAAGAAATCAAATCATATTCAATATTTTAACTATAATATAATGCCTTATAGTACAGAATGGTATTCAAATTTATATAAAGTAGGATCTAAAAATTCTTCTTATCTTTTATATAATGAAAAAATGAAAAAGGATCCTTATGGAACATTTATATTAGACAAGAATTATTATAAAAAGAATACTTATTATGATTTTGATGAAGTAAAGAATATTCTTAAAAATATATTAGGACCACAGATATTTGATCATTTATTTGAAGATGAATTTAACTTAATGAAAATCAATGGATATAAATTGATTGATATATATAATCCTATTAACTTATATCAAAAATATAATATAAATGGAGAAGAACATTATAAAGTAATTTTAGAAAGTAATGAAATTAGTAATATTTATGATTCATTAATGCATCCTTGGTATTTGACTACTGCATTTTCTACTGAAAAGATAAAGATAGATGAATTATATGATAATCTTAATGATAACACACAATATTATTCAGATTTTAGAATATTTGAATATAGAAACTTTATTAATCAAAATGACTTATTTTATTTCTTAAAGAATAAGTTTATAGAAAAAGCAGTATGGCCTACAAAACTATTAGCAACATCATTAACTGATATATTAAAAGAAGCAACAGATTTAACAGATAGTACTCAAGTTAAATTCTTAATGTATACAAAAACATTATTAATGCAAAATAAGAATTATACTTATTTCAATAATATGCCAATGCTTCCGTTATTGATTAATAATATGTCATCATTAAAAGTATATAATTATAATCCTTATAGTAATGAAAGTGTTAAGATAGTAAATTATTTTACAGAAGATAATTCGGTTATTGATAATAATATATATGTAGATACATATAATCTTAATAAGTATATTGTATTATATAATTCAATCAATACTGATAATCAAATTAAATATATAAAATCAAATTCTATTGAAACACAAGAACTTAATAAATATATTAAGTCATTAAATTTAAACAAGAAATATTCAAAGATTAATTATATATCAAATGATGAAGAAGACATATATGAAAAGAAAACATTCTATTCAAATATAATCAATAGAGATCATATTGAACAATATATAAAGAAACTTTTAAAGAATGAAAACATATTTGATGAAACATTAGAAATAAAGAGAAGAAGATTGTTAGATGTATTGTATGTTAAAGAACGTGTATGGTATATAGATACTAATAATAAGATATCTATAAAGGATAGATATGTATTATTATATGATTATTTATTGAATATATATAATGAACATATAGATGAAATCAATAATAATTCTAATAAATATGATAATCTTATAGCATTACTTACATTATATAATTCATCTAATGAAAGTAATGATAATACATTTGAAAACGAATATCTTATCAAACTTATATCAAAGAAACGTAATGCAAATGATTTATTTATAATATCATTAAGTAACGATGTAACTATAGAAGTGAATTTGGTTTTCTTGAAGACATTCATTAAACTTAATGATGATTTATTAAAAATATTGAATAATGATAAATGCTATTTATACTTATATTCAAGAATTAACAATAAAGAAAACAATCAAACATGGAATATTCATAATTCAAATACAACATACAATATAAATTATGAAATTAAAAATATTGATGATTGCTTAAGTCCATTGTTTTCTAATGTTTGGATGAATTCTACTGATGTAGATCTTATTCGTAGCATGATATATAACAATAAGATCAATAATAATAAGATTAATACAAATAATGATAATTTCTTTATTGACTTAGGCTCAAAAGTAGATCAATATGTTTCAAGTAAATGTACAGTAAGTATAATAAATAATGAATTTGATAAATTCAATATAAATAGAATTGAATCTAATAATCAAATATATAATGCAGTATTGACATTAAAAGATTTTGACAAAACATATTATTATGAAAAATTTATTCCTTCATTAGGAGTATCATTATATAGTATTTATGATATAAATCATGTCAATTTAGATTCTTATGATCAATATTTGAATGATTCAATAAATAGTTATGAATATGACAGTGATAATAATTTGAATATTGTTAAGACTAATAATCATACATATGCATTCTATATGTTAAACGTTGCATTAGATAATACTAATAATTCATTTAATATTAATAATTCATTTGATATATCTGCATCATTCTCATCAATAAATGGAAAACATATCATAACTGGAAATATAATTAATGAAGAAAATAATATATATAATGAAGAGAATAACATTAATGAACATAAAGATAAATATAATGATCTAAAATATTTAAAATCTGTATTTCCAATAATGCAGCCATTTATGAAATTCAATATATTTAAAGATTTTGCAAACAAATCTAAAAATATTATGTTATTTCCATTAGAAAATGAAATTAACATTAATTATGCATCAAGTATATTAGATAAAGATGATGAATACAAATATTTAATGCTAAAAGAAAATGAAGATGATATTATATATGGTTCAATAATCAAATATTCTAAAGAAAGACGATTGAAGCTTCTTAGATATTTTGGATATATTACTCCTATTATTCAGAAAAAATCAATATTAAATAATATCTGGGAAAACAAGTATATACGAAAAGAAAATAATTCTAATATTGAAAAATATAACATACTATATAATAATACATTAAATATATATAAATATCAGCCAATATATTTATGTAATAAATATGATAGTGTAAATAATGTTGAAATATCACATGAATATATTAATCAATATGAATATAAGCATTTTAATGATAATATGTTATATAACTTACAAGAAGAAATCAATATATCTTTGCCAAATATTGTTGAATACGAAGAGTTAATAAATACATATGAAACTGATGAATATACTTTAAAAATATTTACAGATTATCTAAATAAAGTATTGAATAGTAAGTTAAACACAAATATTATTTTATTTTTATTTAATAAATATAAGGTAAGCTATACATCAGTTCCTTATAAATTAAATTCATCAAAATCAAAAAGATTATATAAAATATCTTATAAATTCAATTTAAAGTAAAATGAAAAGAAACATAAATTTAATGCAGCCTAACGAAGACTTAAATGATTCAATATTTACTGAGGCGCAAAGAGAATATATATTACAAGCATTAGCTAACTTAGGTCAACGAATTGGCATAAAGGGAGATGGTTTAGCATATAAATCATTTAACTTTTTAGACTTATTAAAAAATGATACATTAACATATTCTTCAAACAAATATATAGGATATTTAGAGTATAATAAAAATGAAGAATTAGATCAATATGTTGCAGTATTTGGATTGCATGACATTAAATTAAATACTGATAAGATATTGGAAAACATAACAACATCAAGTATTAACAATATATTATATTTTGATAGAGAATTTAGTTTTACTATTCCTGTTAATGGTATAGAGAAATATTCTAAAGGATCAATTATATCTAATAATGATAATATATTGACTATAATTACTGTTGGTAAGATTATAGGATATGATGATGATGATGAATTTAATTCTATGCTATTATATTATAAATATGATATAATAAACAATAAGATTATATATGCTGCTAAAGTATATCATTTATCTAAAGATAATGATTCTGATTATTTTGTTTTGTTAAGATTAACAGAAAACAGTGAAAAAAATACATCAAAATATTCAAATTTATATGATCTTAATATTAGAATATTTAATGTAAACGTATTAGTAGATAATTATAAAAATTCATTTAAAGAATTATTCTGTTTTGCTAATTATAATAATCCATCATTTTTAGCATTTAATTTTTTACGAACTGAATTTTTAGATATTGATAATTTAGAAGGAACAACTATATATAATACATCTAATTCAATTAATTTTGATTCAAACTCACCAATAAGTATTATATTGAATAATGAATCAAATACTAATTTTTATAATAATGTAACTTTAGAATTAAGTTTCGATACTAATCAAAATGAATTTATATGTATAAATGATAATTTTGAAGAAATTATTAGTTTATATAAGAATGAATATAATTTTTCAAATTTAGAAGAGAACATATTTGAATTCAATTTAGACATTACTGAATTATATAAGAATATGTTCATATTATATAATGAAAAATTCTATATAGAAAATAAAGAACAACTATTTAAACGTATTTTATGTAAGATTTATGAAGAATTAGATGATGAATATAAAGGACGTTTATATATTCCATTAAATTATGACATAAATTATATATGTAATAGTAATGATTCATTAAATATATATTATTCTACTGACATATATATTTTATTGACTAATCTAAATGAAAAACTTGACAAATCATTATACTTAGGAAATTCAAAATATATTATATATGATTATAATGGAATAGATACTGTTAAGTCATATAAGTTTGAAGTAGAATATAATAGTTATTATGAAGATATAATCAATAATGTATATATTAGATTAATATATACGATGCCTTATGTTAATGACGCAGAAAATTGGAATATAAATGGAGAAAATACTAACATAAGAGCTGTTGGTAAAGACGCAGGCAATCCTAATATAATTTTAATGTATTCAAAAGATAAATTGAATACAGACGATAGTTATGTAGTATTGAATGCAATTAAAGATAAAGATGAAATACTTAAATCTGGTTTTATAAGAAAGAAGTTTAAGATTGATCCTAAACTATTTACAAACTTAAATAATCAGAATATATATTGTTATGCTTATGTACCTGCTATAGTAACAGGAAATAAATCAATATTTGAAAATAGTATAATAGTTAATATATGTGATCTTAATTGTTTAGATGAAGATTCATTTATTGAATATTATATAGGTTCAAATATTATAACAATGTGGTATTATGATAAAGAGGATGATGAATTTAAGTTTACATTAGTTACTGATGAATCTGGTGAATATGCTTTACCATTAGGCGCAACAACAAATATCGCAAGTATATTAAGTCGTAATTCATTATCTTCTATAAATACTAATGACATAATAATACTTAATGCTAAGCTTTCAAAATTGGCACATGAAAGCTTAGGAATCAATTCTTTACATTATGAAATATTAAGAAATAAGACTGCTATAGAATATAATGAAGGTGAAACAAAAGTACCTGATGAAGAATATCAATATTATAATAACTTAAATGCAATTATTGAATATACTGACAATCTTAAGATTAATGAAAATACAGTTCAGTATAGTCAAAATGAAAAATATTTACCAGATGTAAATTCATTAGATACTACTAACATATTATATCCAAAATATGAAATAGTAGAAAATTATGTTGAAGGAACAACTGAACATATTAAAGAAGTAATTGAAGCAACATTAGTAAATGAAGAAATCATATCTATTAATATAAACAATAATGGAGATGTTATTTTCAGTGATGAAATACGTCAAAAATTACAAGATATAATTGTTCCTACTACAGAAACAGAAACAGTTAAAGTATCATATAAGACGATTAAAAATGAATCTAATGAAAACTATAATGAATATGTATTTAATTCAAATGTTCCTACATTAGATTTAAAAGAAGTATTCGTTAGAAACATGAACAATCTTAATAGATTAAATGTAATTTCTTTAGATAAAGATGGAAAGTCTTATAATGCATATCTTGGCACTTCATATGATGAATATAATAAATCAACATTCCATATTTCATCAATAAATAAGAATATTAATGTTGGTTCTTCTACATTAATAGATGAAGTAAACAGAGAAAACTTTAATGTACATGATAATATATCTGTTGATTTTAATAACATATATATGAATCCTAAATATGTATTTTCTTCTCATAAGTCTCAGATAGTAGAATTTATAAATAATTCCAATAAATATGGAATGGGAACTGAATGGCTTACTGATGAATTATACACAGGATATATTGATGATATTGATCAAACAGATTTAAATAAGTTAAATGATAATACAGTATTAGTACAACGTTCTAATCAGTCTTATTTCAATATTAATGAAATTAGACGTGTTGGTGCAGTTGCTTTTGGTAAGTTACCAGATTATTCATTTGATGCAGTTCATGCTCCTTATATGCGTAAGTATTTATATGATGATACAGACTTTAAACGATTTGGAGTATGTATTAATACTATTATGAATCATATGTTTAATGTGGATATATCTAAATACGATAATATAAGAATATTCCATGGGGGAAACAAAATGATTGTATTAGGTGAATTCGAAGAATTAAATATTAATAAACTTAAGACAGATATTCCTTACTTCTTCATATTACTTAATGATGAAGTTGCATGTGAACGTAAAGGAATGTTAGTAACTTCTGAAAATTTAGATGTAACATATGAAACGTATACAATAGGAAAACGTGTTTCTCAAGAAGGAACAACAGTAAATGTTACTGGCATTAATATTTATGTAGAATTTGGAAAACATAATAGAACAGGATTTAATTATATAGAATGTAATGAAAACTTAGAATTATATGTAAGCGGTGGTACTTCATCTGAAATGATTATTAATCCTGATGTAACGATACCAAAATATTTCTGGTATTGTAGTAATATTCCAATTTCACTTGAAGATATTGAAAGATTTAATACAAACAGAACTATTGATATTGTAATTAATGATATTGATAATCATGATGGTGGATGGAGAATATTGACAGATTCATTACCAAATACTGTTGTTCCAAGTACACAGCCATTAGATCCATCTGATGGAAAGACAATCTGGGAAGGTGATGGATTATATAACTATATAATATTCCCTGTTGATTGGAGTAGATATGAAGAAGATGGAAGCTCATATTATCTTGTAATACCTGAAGAATTAAATGTTAAAGATACAATTAATAATATTGTGCCATATACATTAGTTGAAGATCATGTACAATTACTTGGTCATTATTATAAGATACTTGAAAGCCAAGCACCTTGGTATGAGTTTACATATACAATATATAAGCCTTTTGAACATGAATAATACTAAGATATTTATAGTATGCATAAATAAGAATACGTCATTAGAAATTGCAAAAAACATTATAAAGAATAATGATGATTTATCAATTATTCCATTATTCTCTACAGATGTTTCTTATAAAAATGAAATTAATGAAAATTATATAAATTATTTAAATGTAAATACTGTTAATTTATCATATAAGAATAATGCGTTATTATATATATTGACAAATAATTATATATCTTATGGAATAACATTAGATGATTTCTATAATAATGATATAGCATATATGGATATAAAAGAATATAACAATATTCCTGATGTTATATTCAATAAATATAACATATTGACTATATGGATTGATTCTAAAAAACATAATCACTTAGATTACATTATGAATATAGAATTGAAATATTTTAATGAAAGACTTAAGAACGTTGATTATATGTATTTTATAGATAATGATAATTCTATATATAATGTAATTTCAAAATATTACGAATCAAATGAAGATGAACGTATTCAGCTAATTAAAGAAAATACTTAAATTTGTAAAATAAATTGAATTAAAATTTTTATATTATCTATTTTTAAATATTAAATAGAAATATATTAGAGGCGAATCAATATGAATAACGACAATATAGGAGTTAGTGGAAGGGAAATAATGCCTGAAGAATCTGACGGAATGGGAATTAAAGGTCAATGGATTAATAAAAGAACGGGTCAGACAATTAATGTTCGTAATGCTGTACAAGATGGAAATTCAATGATTATTATTTCAGACAAAGGACAGATTCCTATGGAAGTATTCTCAAGAGATTATATTCAAGGATCAAATGAAATATATAATGAGCAAGGACAAGTAATAGGTCAAGAACAATTTACAGCTCAAGATATTAACCCACAAGCAGCAGAATTCAATTATCAACAATATGCTGATGCACCACAAGTACCTGATGAAGATCCTAATGAAAAAATAATTAAGAAGATATTTGATAAGTTATCAACATATCCTGAAGCAGTTATAGATATCAAATGGGATGATTTTCCAGAAGCTCAACTTAAGACATTAACAGATTTCTTAGATATAGATTTAGATTCAATATCTAAATACATATTAAAGAATTATTTGAATGAAGATAAACTTGCTGAATCAATTTCTAAAATGCTAAAAGAACGATTAAGCAAATAATTTATACTAAATATAATTTTATTGAGTAACAATGGATAATCTCTCTAATGAAAAAGAATTTACTGAGCAAATTTTGAATTTAACTGGAAATATTTCGAAAGCACAAGCATATATAAAAGAAAACTATCATATTGATTCTGAATATGATTCTGAAAATGATTTATTATATATTTGGTCAAAGAATGTAAATGAAAGTTTGAATCTTGCTGCTGCTAAAGAATATGTTACAGAAGAAATAGGAGAAGAATTTGTTAATATAATCTATGGAATGAAACAATAACTTAGAATCCTCATAGAATGTAAGATAACAATCATAATATATAATTATAATATCTTCTATTTATAATGCTTAGATAAAGGACAAAATAATTGCCAAGGAGGTTTTTAATATCTCCTTGGCAAAAATATTTTTTTACATTTTATATAATATCCAATATTCCTTTTAACTTATTAGATTCAGCTTGTATCTTATTTTCTGCTAATGAAATATTTTTAGAAATATTATAGTCATTATAATTATTAAATATATTCAGTATGTCTTGTGGATATGATTCTTTTTCTAAAACTACAAGTTTACGATTAAAATTAAAATGATCTTCAATATCTTCTAAACTTTTATTAATATGACCTGCATATTTTTTAGAATTAATCAAATTATATAAATAATTATGAACTGCTATTGGATTCTTATAATCTAATGTTAAGTCTAATTCTTTAGGTGATACTTTATACTTTCTGTCTGATTTTGATTTTTTAACGAATATTGGATATATATTATCACCAGCATCTCCTCGAATTATCTTATCAATAACAATATCTTTCGGATTAATTTTATTTGTCTCTTTTGACTTAGATTTTATATGTTCTAATAATTCTTCATTGATATTGAATTCATTATTGAACAAAAAATTAAAATCTTCTTCAGGAAAATCTTCAATAAACAATCCATTATCTGCATTCCACCATGCTGTAAAGCATTTATTAGAATCTATATGAACTAATTGTTTTAAGTCATTATCCTTTGTCCAAATAATACAGTTTGTGCCTTGTGAATTCAAATAAGTAGACCAATGATAGCACCAGTCATCACCTTCTACATTATTTTCTTGACATGCAGTTATACCACATTCTTTAAGATTTGAAATAAATTCTCCATAAGACTGAAATAAAAGTTCCCAGTTAATATCATCTGACTTAACACGATTTTCTTTATATCCTACTGGTTCACCTTCTTCTTCACATTCTCTTACTAAATAATCAGGTATTTCTACGTTACTTCGCCAAGAACCGCCGTCTGCTACAAATATTACATTATCTATATCTGGAAAATTCTTTAAAACGATGTTAATTGACTTAATCATTAAAAGTTTAAGTTCCTGGTTTAATTCATAATCATCTGCGAATCTATTATTCAAAACTGATAATCTACTCATTAATAGCCAGTTACCATCAACAATTAATGTTAACTTACTTTTTGGCATAATTAATTACATCATATATTTATATAAATATAGTACTTTGTAAAAAATTATTAATTAACTTTCCATTCAATAAGATTTTCTGCAATAAATGAACGCCAGCCTTCAGAATTCAAATCATAATAACGAATATTAGAATCTGTGATTTCATAACCAGTTCCTTTAGGAGAATTCTCTTCTCCCATGACTTCAATATTCAATGTTCCTTTGGCTACACGTTCATCGCCATTCTTTTTCTTATACTTAAACTCTACAACACCATTATGTAATGCTTTCTTAAAATCTTCAATATTAATATTTTCCATATCTTATTATAAATTTATTTAATTACTTTTTTAATACTACGTTCAGAAATATTATGATTAACATATCCTGTAGAAAGAACTTCAGCATCAAAATAATGACCATCAATTTTAAGTACTTTACATTCTTCTTGAATTGGCTCAGCCAAACCACCTTCGGTACAATAAACAGTCATTAAAATTATATCTCCAACTTTAACCGGATTTCCTTTACGGTCTTTCATATTATAATTCAACCTTAATAGATTTTGTAAATACTAATTCAAATTTGCCAGAAGAAAACTCATTTACATCCTCCCATTTAATTGGGTCAATAAATAAATAACTCAAGTTATCTTTACCGAATGATCTAATCCAATATTCATCACAATTTTTACTATTCCAATTATCGAAGTTTTCATTACATTTGCAAACTCCAACACCTTCAACACATTCACCTTCAACACTTACTGCTGTAAATCTCATAACTTATAAATTTAAATATTATATAAATAATATAGTATAAGTTTAAAAAAATTCAAAATAAAAGCAGATAGATATGAAATCTACCTGCATATACTAACGTTGTTAATCTTCTAAATTATTCAGCAACGATAGAATCAATTGCAACTGAATCAATAGCTGCAGAATCAACTGCGAAGCTATCAACAAGTACAGTATCTGTTGCTGTGCTATCTACTGCTGTACTATTAGAACCACAATTACAACTTGTGATTGACATAGTAAGCATAGTTGCAAAAATAAAGCCAAAAATAAACTTTTTCATTTTACAATCTATTTTAATATATTTTACAAATAAATAGACTATACTATATATAGCCTATTCTATAAATAATAAATATTTTAATTTATAATATCTGTATTTAATGTACTCTATGTGGATGTCCGTAATTATGTGGTTTATGTTGTGGACGTCTATTCATATTATTATTATTTCCATGTTTTCCGAACTTTTGCCTTGGAGAATTATACCTATTCATATGATTATGTGGTCTATTATTTGGTCTAAAATGTGGTCTATCATAACCTCTATAAGTTCCTGGTCTAAATCTATAATCATTATGAGATGGCCTAAAGTAAGGTCTATATCTTAAATGATTAAATGGTCTACTATATGATTTTATATACCAATAATCATTATACCAATAAGGATAATAATATAATCCATCATAAAAATAATAAAGAATAGAGCCATTATAATAATATGGAGTTCCATATCTAATTACAATATCAAAACTAATATTTGATCTTACTTCATATTGAGATGCTTCTATATATATGTCATTTTGAGTAGTAGCATATTCAATAGGAGTACATGATAGATTAAACAATAATGTTAAACCTATGACAATATTAATTATTTTCTGACATAACTTCTTCATAAATATCTGCGAATACTTTAGCACGTTTAATAGAATCTATAACAATCTGTTTTTCAGGTACGAGCATTTTATTATTAAGAGTTCCATATACATAAAACTGTGTTGCACAATGTTGTATTAATTCTTCTTTATTCATATTTAATCATTTATATATTTGAAATTAGGATCAAATGGTTTCTTAGGTAATTCTTCATAATATTGATGCATCTCTCTCCATTGTTGAATAGTCTTAACATTTTTATAATCATGAGCCTTTAATGCATCCCATTTCTCAGAATAATGATTCCAAAGTTTGTCCTCAGATAAAAATAATATTGATTTATAAATATATTGATATAATTTATCATCAGAATAATCTATGCAATACTTATGTAATGTTTTTCCTGTTTTTGTATTATAAAAAACATATCCATACCAAGAAGTATCACGTGTTACAGTTGAATAATAAATAAAGACTTTATCATACTTTCCTTCATTATATTTGTTATACGTTAAATCATAAATAATACAATTAACCTTTGCACGATTAAATTTATCTATTTCTTCAATATGTATTTGATTATTTTTATCATTAAGCGGTGTTATAATTCCATAACTTGAAAATTTCGCATAATCTCTCATTCTACCATTTCCAAATAATGCATTCAAAATATATGCAGATTTTTGTTTAAAATTGTCAAAAGTACAATAATTTATTGCCAAATTAATATCATAACTATTCATATATTAAATTTTATAATTTTATTCTCTTTCATTAAGAAGGATATCTAACTTATTAATTATCCAATCAGTATTATCCATATTAAGATGATTTGTCTTCATTAATTCAGATCTTACATAATTCAATACTGTTGATTTCATTACGCGTTTAGGATGTTTTTCTTTAATCTTATCATATATGTCTAAAATACTATCTTCAATAGATAACATATTTACATCCTTATCGTAATCATTTTGATATACACTTTTATAAAGATATGCGAAATGCTGCCAAATATATTCCTTATAAAAGTCTATCTTATCTTCAGGAAAATCTTTTAATTTGATATAATCTTGAATAAAAACTGATAATTCGTTATATTGTTCTTTATCTTCTATATACTTAAAATAAAATAAAGATATTTTAGAATTTGCATAATTATCTACATCATTAATTACATCATAAATTTTTGATTTAAAAATATCAATTTTAAATATAGATTCTAAAACATCATCTGTACCATTCCAATAAAATAATAAAGGAACACCATTTTTGTTTATGTTTAAAAGTTTATTATCATTAATAATATTAATTGAGACTAATGAGTCTTTCATAATTAAATTAAATATTTTATTACAAAATAGTAAACTATCTTTAAAAAATCAATAAATGTATCTGAATTATATTATTCAGATACATTTCTATTTAAATTAAACTTTAAATTAGTTAATAGGATATCTCTTAGTAATTACGTTTCCATAATAATCACATGCTTGATAGATAATCTCGCATTTATCATTAGGAATATTTAATTTAGCAATCTTCTGATTACCTGGAAGTATGTAAGACTGATGAACTTTACCATCATAAAGTACAGCAATATACTTCATATAAACAGGTACAATATATTCTTCTGTAGCTGATGTCATAATAAATGGAATATCATCTCCATAGAATTTCATACCTTGCTGTAAACGAGTAATTCCATATTTTCCAGCTTCAAATAAAAGAATAGGTTCTGTAAGTCTCCATGCAGGTCTTCCATCAAATACAGCTTTAAATGAAGCAGTCTTACTATTAAGGAAGTTATTAACACGTGCCATTATGCCTGAACCTGTAATATTACTTAACTTACCATAATCCTTTAAAATCTGATTTACACTATTTGTAAGCTCAGAAAGATTTGTAATAATACCGCCTTCACCTTGTAATTCTACATAACCAATAAGTGTATTTGTAGTATCATATACAGCAAGTTTTCCAACTGTAGTATCCCAAGTTACATTAACAGTAGTAACTTTAGGCATCTTACTTTTAACAAAATCTACGATTTTATTTACAATACCATCAAAATTATGTAAATTCCAATTTACATTCATTTGATCTAACAAATACATTTGCTTATAGTTAAGAGGATTAATAGTAACAGTTGTTATATCATAGCCAGATACAACTGCATTATTTCCATTATCCCACATTACACGAAGAGCTTGTTTCTGTAATTTGTTTCTTTGTGAATATACTCCATTATAGAAATCTTGAATAATTTTCAAAGATCCATTAAGAACATTTTCAGTATTTCCTGCTGATATATTATTTATAAGATATCTGAATCTACCAAATATATTTTGTGCATTAGCATCAGCAGATTGTGTCTGACCACTTAAACTCATGCCAGCATCCCAAAGATTTTGATATCCAAATTTTGTATAATCAAAATGAATTTGTTCAATTCCTTCTGGATAAACAGTTGCATTAGCTTCATAAAGATAAGTCATATTATCTGTTTCTCCACGTGTCATTCCATTACCATGTTTTCCTATAGCAAATGTGATTACATGGTCTGAAGGAGTTACGTCACTAAGTTTGACAGGAGATTCTTCACCAGTACTATTAACTAATGCGAAATCCATATAAGTTGCATCAACTTTTAAAGGATTAAGTGTAAAATAGATTTTACCAGCATTGCCTACACCATTAATAAGATAACTATTCTTACCACTATTCCAAACTGGATCACCAGATATTTCTTTAGCAAGAAGAACGTTACCATTAGGATCTGCATTATAGTCACTTCCGTTTATAGGGAATTCTGGAATACCTGTTTTATTTTCGCCAACATAAGCAGCTAAAAATCCAGGATTAAATCCAGGAAGATTAATAGTTCCTACGACACGATCCAAAGTTTCTTGAACAATAACGCCAGTTACTGCATTCTTTAATACATTATTAAGATTATATATTGATTCCTCCAATGCAGAAATACGAATCTTAATATCATTTATTGCAGTTTCGTTATTATTTACTTTTAAGTTAAGATTATTGTAATCTTCCTTTAAAGTATTAAGATCATTCTTTAATACATTAATTTCATTAGTATTATTTAAGATAGTACTATCATATTTTGCAAGTAATCCATCCATTGCAACTAATTGACTATCAATTGTACTAATATCCATTCTAATTAAAGTTAATTCATCGTCAATACGATCACTACATGAAGTCAAAGATGTAAATCCTGTACAGAACATCAATGACATTACAATAAATAAAATAAACTTTTTCATCTTTTTCAAATATTTTTCTTAATTTTTGTTAAATAATGTTTTTATAGTTTCAATTTAAAATTTAAATTTCAGTTTAAATATAAACTTTTTATTTTAAGAATTATAATAAATTAGTAAAATAACATAACAAATTCAATCATTTATTAACATAGATTAATAAATGACTGAAAAAATGTTTAAATATGTATATTTAATTATTTATTTCAAAGTATAATGGATTAAATGATGTTCTATATTCTTCATCTAATATAGATACATTATATACTTTTGTATCATATAGAATTTCTTCATTATGATTTGAAGTATGCAAATGCCCATGAATACAATATGTAGGCTTATATTTCTTAATTACTTCTCTTATGACATAACTACCTATATGATTATTTGGTGTCATTGATTCAAAACATTGATCGCTGCATCCATAAGGAGCATCATGAGAAAGCAATATATCAATATGTCTATCTGTAGGAACAGTATTTTTTATGATCCTCCGTTGTTCTTTTTCATCTGGCATAAAAGCCCAATTAAAAAACTTATGACATAAAGGAGTTCCATAAATTGTTATGCCATTAATAGTTACACATTCGTTTTCAAGATATATAATATTTGTTTTATTTATTAATGTACGAAATTCATCAGGTTTCTTTTCTAAATAAAAATCATGATTGCCTCCTATCAAAACAATGTTCTTACAATTGATTTCTTTTGTCCACGGAATAAAATCTTCTTCATACCATTCTTTTGATAGTTTCATACTTTTCTGAGACCATAAATCAACTGTGTCGCCTGCTATAAGTAATACATCTACATCTTTAATCTTATCATCAAGATCATATGAATATAACATACCGTGCAAATCAGAAATAGCGCAAAATTTCATGATATTAAATTATTAAGATTTATTTATTAAATAGTATTAGATTCATATAAATTTAATCAATCCAATCATATTGTTTCAAAAACCAATTAAGCATCTTCTTATAATCATGATTCATAAATCCTGGAGATTCATATATAATATCAAATGTTTTAGTGTCAAAATGATATAATCCTGTCAACTTGCATTTATCATTAACAAACTTTTTATATGTATGTCGTTTGACAATCATACAATAAAGATCATCATTCTCATCATATTTCGTTGGCTGAAATACATACGGACCACATTTGATTGAATTTGTCTTACTTAACATATGATTATATAAAATTAAAGAATAATTTTTTCGCCTGTCTGAAATGGATTTAATTTTAAACCGAGAGACCAATTCCAATCCTTATATCCAATATAGAATTCAGCATTAGTTGGCTTATGTATGATTCGCATTGCAATCTTATTATCTCTAAGATCTTTTCCAATCTTTTCCTCAGCTGTCTTAAGAAGATCATTAAATAGATCTTTAACATCCTCTATATTATTTGGAGAATTCTTATGGAATCCTTCATCCCATTCTACAATCCTATAAACTACTGTTGTAGGATAACCATAAAACTCCTTAACTTCAAAATCATTAGAATTAAACAATATTGTCATATTTAAATGAATTTAATTAAACTTCCAAAATTTAAAAGTATAACTTGTAACAGTCTCAGATACTAAGTGAAAGTTATTATCACCAGCCTTATCTCTTTTTATAAGTTCTTCCAAAATCTCTTGTGTTGAGTAATTTGATAATTCGTAATTTATTTTCATTAAATATTTGTTGTTTTATTACTATCCATTGAAATAATCTTACCTGTAGACCAATCAGTCATAACCTTATGAGTAAACTTTTCATCATGCATTGTTGAAAGATAAAATAATGCTTTTGTTTCTTTAGGTGGTTCAATACCGTTAATTGAAAACCAAGGTTCATCAACTTTAAATCTTATCCATCTAAAATTAAAGTTTCCATAAGTTCCTGTATTTTCATAATTATCCTTAATAAGGGTTTCAATAACCAACTTCATTTTTTCTTTTGAAGAAAAAATTCCAACAAACATTCCAGTTCCTCTAATTAATGCATACATAATGAAATCGTCTTTTAATTAAATTCAATTTCTACCCAACCTAAAGAATCACAATAGTAATAATGATCATTAATTATGATAATATCGCTAATAGAAAGACTGTGTCCTTTATAATCAATTGGATGATTAATATTCAACTTAATAAACAACTTCTCAAGAACTTTAAAAATATTCGTTTCTTTTGTTTTAATATATCCTTCATATACAGTTTTGTAATAATCAAGATGTACTCTATCAATCGTCTTTAATCTATGAAATGCATAACGCATATAAATATTTTCCTGAACTTCAGTATTTGGAAACGGAATTTGTAAAACTGTATACTTCATAATTAATATTTATTTGATTACAAATATAATATAGAATATTATTTAAAAAATTCAAATATTATTCATAAAATTATTATATTTTTTTAGATATTACAAATGATTGATAAACCCAGTATTTAATATTATATTTGTCAACCATATATTTCCAATTTGAAATAGGATGTTTAGTATCTCCATTTAAACAAGTTTTTGTATCTTTAAATACAACTAACTTATCATTATTAGTCCACACTAATATTGGAGCATCAATATTAGCAGGTTCACGTGTTGCATTATTCCAAATAAAATCTGAAGTCATTGAATATATTCTGGCTTAAGTTTTACAATATCTGAATTGCTTCTCCATGCCTTTGTTATTTTCTTACTGAATTTAATATTATGACTTTGATGTTGGTCCCATCTATATTCATTACAATACAATCTTCCATCATCATATTCTACAAGAACCTCACAATAAAAATGACCAGCTCCATGTGAGAATGCATTCCTAAAATCCTTAACAGTTCCACACCGATATGTTTTGTCTGATTTTGGAACAAGAATTAATACTTCATCCCCTACTTCAATAATATTTCCTATATTATCTCTATAATCCATAATATTATAATATTTAATAACACATATATATTCTTATTCCACTAATTATACAACCCATTAATGCTATTATAATCCAATAGCATCTCATCCAAATTTCATCAATTATTCCTGTTCTTTTATATGATGTATATCCAGTATATATAAATAAAATAGCAGCAAGTAAAAATACAATAAAACAAGTTATAGCAAACGTCATATTAGATTAATTAGTATTTTTATTAATTGAATTTCTTAATTCATTATAATCATCTACATGCATATAAGCACCACAGTCATAATCTTCTTCTCGAGGATCATCATCATTAATGTCATCAAAATAATAGCAATCTTTTGTTGGATCAAAATCCAAACAATCCGGAAACTTATTCTGTCCACCATGAATGCATACTTGGCATCTTACTAAAAGTTTCTTCGACAATTCTTCTCTTTTATATTCCATGTATTGTTTCAAATTCTTTAATTATATTTTCATTAAATTCTGTTATAATTAAAAACTTATATTTTTTATTTTTCCAATCATTTTCAGAAACACATAATTTTTTATGTACTAATAAATTACGAGTTTCTAATTTTAAAAAATCTAAATCTTTATTTAATGGATGTGTATACCATATTTTAATATATTCTTTCGTTAAATTTTTTACATCAATAACTTTACATCGTCTAATTTCAATATAACTATTTTTATGATATACTAATACATATATGTAATCATTAAGTTTTATATCATTCCAAATTTTCATATATTTTTACATATAACATAATTACAATATATATCTTGTTTATATTTGCATTTATTACAAATATCTCTTTTTGCTTTATATTCACATTTATTTGGACATTTTTCTCCAAACAATACTTCCCAAACTAACATTAACTTACTTTCAATATATTAATATAACATCTGTTACTATATTTAAATTCTGTCTTTAAACCTAATGTGTGTTCATAATTATCCATCTCAAGAGTTGAACGGTAATGACATGAACGTCCTATTATATTTATATATATTAGAACATAATCAAGATTACCATTTTTAAAAAATTTTGGGTCACCAATTCCAGTTACTGTTCCTAAGACTAAATATGGGGTTTTTGAATATGTTGAATCTGAAATAACGATTTTATCTCCAACATTAATTTCATTACCCATAAAATCTTTAATTACTAATTCTTCCATATTACTAATTTTTATAATGTTCTTTAATTCCTTTAATATCTTTTTTAGTCTTGTTTATGATATGCCTATGACGTTTGATTCGTATCATATCCTTTGGTTTTAAATCGCCAAATTTTAATCCAAATAACGTAAAAACATTTGATTTTTTTTCAATGTTCTTAATTTTTTTCTCATGAACACGAATTATCTTATATTTTGCATTCAAAAGTTTTATAACATCATCAGGATACTTATATTCAGTAAATAATCTAAAAAATCCAGTAAAACTCATTTTTCAAAGAAATAAATAATTTTATCAATAAACTTCTGTATCTTTCGTGCAAACCGATAAAAATTCATATATTAATATTCTAATTTAATTTCTATAAGCTCAATATTATATTTTTTTCTTGGTGTAAAACTAGATTTAACAAATTCTAAAAAATTATTGATATTAGTATTCATTGTAATATCTTTATAATATCTATTTAATTTCATAGATTTCCATATATCTCCAGTTAATCCAACATTAAGTTTTCCATAAACATCTACATTAACATTTTCAACATAGAAAATCTTATCATAATCACCAGGAAGATCTCCCTTTTCAATAACTCGTATAACTACTTTAGAACTATCCATAACTTATTTTGATTTACTTCTAAATATACTGCTTACCCATGAAATAAGAATACAAACTCCCCAGGCCTGCCAGAAAGTAAGAATAGGTGCAGATGTCCAAAATAATGGTATAAGCCAATTCCAAAGTAGCATGAAAATCCAACCACTAAATGCGCCAAAAATAACGCATAGGATAATAATAAATAGACAACCTATAACACTTGATGAAGTATCGTAATAACTCATAACTATTTAAATTTATTTATTAATTAATTCTTTTACTTGAAGTTCTGTATAAAGTCTCATTAATGCATCTTCATAAGAATCACTTGAATAACAGCAATGATAATAATTTACAGAATTAGTAGGTTTATATCCTACACAATATCTAAATTCTGTTGAATAATTGTTGTATTTAAAATCTAAGAAACAAGATACAGTTTTATTTTTCTTTTTATAATGTTTAAACTTCTTTCTTTTCTCAATATTAATATTATATTTCAATTTGAAATATTCAATATAGCAATCCTCAGGTTCTGAATATGCATCTCCAACATTTTTCCATTTTCCAAATAATCCTTTTTTAGATTGTATCACCCAATGATCTGTCCCACCCATATTTAAGAAAGCAAATGGAGTGAAAAATAACCAAGATGAATCAGTATATTTAACTCTATATTTCATATTACCAAATAAAAATTCCACCATAAATAAGCCAAGAAATAATAATTGGATACGTATGCTTTAATTTATACCATCTCCAATATCCTTTGATTATAAATTTGAATTCCTTAATACGACGTCTGAAATTAATCCAAAACCATTCGTACTTTGTATGTTCAGTATAATTCTTTGTCCAATAATTGAACTCAATACTAGTAGAATATACATATATTTTCCAAACAAGATATAAGATTGAAAATACAATCATTAAAATTAAATGCCAACTCATATTATCTATAATTTTAAATTTTCATTCCTCTTGTTAAAGCGTATTCAAGTTTTGTACACATATACATATTATGATCAAAATCTTTTGCGATTTCATATCTCCAAAAATCATAAAATGCATGAATTTTATTTAAATCATTTTTTGAATACTTATCAAAACGTTCCTTAAGTTTTTCAATTTCTTCTTCATTAGGAATCTTAACCATTGAGCATCCTTCTCTGTTTGTTTGAAGTTCATTAATTACATTAGCAACCAATGCAGCTTCCTTCTTAGTATACTCACGTTCAGTATAAATTCCATCTTCTCCAGTAAGAGAAATTAGATAACGTTCTTTTTTCATTTTATTTTAATTTAAATCAGTATCAACTTCAACAAAACCCAATGCATCTGGAGTAGCATCAAATATAGATTCATACTCATGAGCTCCAAGATAATTACGATTTTCAAGAATTTTTCCATTTTCATTCGTTTCAAAACCATTCAGTCTGAAATACTCGAAGAAATCAATATCATCACAAATCTCTACAATTATATCCTTAGGATTATCAAATCCCATATAAAAGTTATGATTATAAGAAGATTCATGAATAAATCCATTCATTATAACCTTTTCAACTCGTTTGTAATAATTAACAGGAATATAATTCTTCATTTTATTATAATTTATTATGTTAATATAATATAGTAAAATTTAGAAATATTTCAAATAAATTAAATAATATTTATAATTTTTTGATTATTAAAAATTCAATGTCATAAATATTGATTGGTAAAAAAAAATTACTATTTTTATATAAATAACGCCTACTAAATATATTTTCATATTAGGCGAAATAGATGAGAGACTTGATAATAGGAGACTTACACTTCGGTATCAAAAGTAATTCGGTAACGTGGCTTGAGTCTCAATTAGAATTTTTTGATAAACAAATTTTTAAAACTATTGAAGAAAAAGAAGTAAGACGTGTAATCTTTTTAGGAGATGTAAGTGATATACGTTATTCGATTAATCAACAAGTAGGTATTGAACTTCAACGAAAGTTTAGAGAAATGATAACAAAATTTCCAAATATAATGTTTTATATTGTTGCAGGAAATCATGATTATTATTCACCTCTTGAAGAATTTGCTCAATATAATGTATATGAAATGATATTTTCAGATGAATTCTTACAAGTACATAAGAATTTAATTATAGTTAATAATGATCCATTACTTACAGATGATGGATGTTTAATGCTTCCGTGGTATTGGACAGAAAACCCAGATCATATTGATGAACTTCTTTATAATTACGATTTTAGTAATGACATTAAAGCAATATTCTGTCATACTGATTTAACAACATGGCCTGGTGCTCGTATAGCTTCTTTTAAGAATACACCTATATATTCAGGTCATATTCATTTTATAGTTGAAGATCAATTATGTAATCTTCATAATATTGGGGCTGCATTGTCTTTGACTTTTAATGATGTTAATCAAGATAGATATATTTATTTATTAGAAGATTATAAAATTATTGAAAAAATTAAGAATGTTACAACTCCACAATTCAGGAGAGCATATAATGAACAGATCTTTGATTTAGGAGATGATTATTTTGAAAATTCATATGTTCAATTATGCATATCAACAACTAATGTAAACAAAGCAAAATATGTAGAACAACTTAGTTATCTGAAATCAACATATATTAATTCTACAATTCGTATTCATATTATTGACGATAATACAAACTTAGAAACTTTGAATGTTGATGGATTCAATACTAATCTTGAAAGTTATATTGAACAGAATATACCTGAGCATTTGGGAGATAAATATGAATTAATAAAAAAGAAGATTAAAGAACAATGATAAAAAATTTTGAAGACATATATAAAAAGTTTGTTGAACAATTAGTTAATTTGGAAAAAAACAAACCATGTGCTGAAGAAGTAGTTATTACTGGTTTAGACAAAGGAATGAAAATGGATATCTATATTTTTATGCAATTATGTTATAATATTGTTAAAACATATAAGCAAGATTATATTGAATTAAAAGATGGATTAAAAATACCGAAAGATAGATTAAAGAAAATAACTTATTATATTAATTTAAATTACGCAATTTCTGATGCACCATTATGTTATTTTGAATATGAATATAAAGATTCATATGAACATAATGATATGTATTCAACAAAAATATCAAGAACAAATTTATTAATACATTCAGATATTATTTAAATATGATTATACATAATGTTAAGATTACAAATTTTAAAAGTCTTTATGGATCACATGAATTTGACTTTGATAAAATGAAAGGATTGGTCAAATTGTCTGGTCCTATAGGCGCAGGTAAGACATCAATTGGAGAAGCATTAATTTGGGGATTATATGGTAATGTAAAAGGTCAGACAAATCCAGGATTAGTTGCATGGAACTGTAAAGCATGTGAAGTAGAATTAAACATAACATCAAAAGATAAAGAAATACATATTGTTCGTAATATAAGAGAACCATTGATTGTTGAGGTCAACGGTAAGACTTTAAATGCTTCTAATAAAAAGGATACACAAGCAATATTGGAAGATGAACTTTATGATATTCCAAAGCTTGCTGTAACTAAAATGTGTATTATATCATTTAACGCATTTAATAGTCTCGCATCAATGAATGTTGGAGAAACAAAACAATTCCTTGATGATATATTTGGTTTTAAGTTATTTACAGATTATAATAATGAAGTAATAATTGAACGTAAGACTGAACAGAATGAATCTATTCGTCTTCAATCTGTATATGATGAAAACCTTGAGCAAATTGAGCATTTAAAACAAAAACAAGCTTCACAGACCATTCAATTGCAAGAATCATTAAATGTAAATGAATTACAAAAGAACAGAGAAGAATTAGTTAATAAAGGTGTTGAAACAAAAAATCATAAAGCAGATCTTAAGAAAGAACGTGAACAGAAAGATGCAGAATATGATTTAAAGATTAAAGAATTTCAGAATAAAATGACTGAAGTTGCTACATTAGGCAAACAAGCTAAAAATCACTATAATACATTTAAATCAGGAATATGTCCTACTTGTGGTCAGTCTATAGATCAAAGTCATATTGATGAATATAAAAATAAAATGGAAGAATATGCAAGGATTTATAGAGAGAATGAAGCTGAAAAGAAAAAATTAGAAGAAGAGAAACAAAAAGTTCATGAATCATATCATGATCCTATGATTAAATGTGATGATATTATGGATAATCTTCGTAAAAAGATTTCTGCTATAGATGCAGAATTAAAATCTTATAATGATTCTGTACAATTATTGAATGATAATTATGATGAATTAATTAAAGAGCTTGAAAATAAATCAAAGGCATTAAAAGAACAGATTAATAAGTGTGATTTAGAAATTGCAGAATGGAATGAAATGAATGAATTGTTTTCTAAGTCATTACGTTATAATCTTCTTGAGACTTTAATACCTCATATTAATCGTTCTATTCAGTTCTTTATTAATAAACTTGAACAAAATTATAAGATTGAATATGATCAAGAATTTAAAGCTCATATATATGTAGATGGATGGGATAAAGAAATTTCATATAATACATTATCAACAGGTCAACGTAAGTCATTAGATCTTGCAATCATATTTGGTGTATTACAAAATATTATTGCAAATGTAGATCTTAATATATTATTTTTAGATGAGTTATTTAGTAATATGGATGTTAACGCAAGAAATATTATGATATCTCTTCTTAAGGAAAATATGGATGATAATAAGACAATATTCATTATTAATCATGCTGAAATGGGAGATGATATGTTTAGTCATAAGATAAGAGTTCATCTTGAAAAGAAAAAGATTATATCGGCATCTGAAAAGAAGGGAGAAAATGTAATTGTACAAGCATCTAAATATGAACAAATATTTTAATTATTTTTAATAAATGAGAAAAGAAAGATTAATTAAAGATTATGATAATCTTGGGATGAGATGTAATTGGACTGTACAATATTTTGATGAAATTTTACAATTATGGAGATGGAAAGAAACATATAATGCAGTCGGTTTTAATCCTTATATGCCAAAATGGTATAAAACTGAAAATGAAGCAAAAGAAAAATTTGATAAAGATGCAATTATAGAAGATACTGTTATTTTTGGAAATGTGAATGATATATATAAAGAACATTAATTAAAATTTAAATTATGAAGACAAAGTTTTTAATTTTCGTTTTCGCATTAATGATTGGTTTATCATCATGTATGAAACATGATTTTGAACCATATAATGCACAAAGTGAGAAGCAAAGTACTTTTGCAAGAGATTTCACAAATGAATTCTCTGGTGCTACGATTGAAGCAAACCATTTATGGGGTACAGATGTTATTCCTATGGTAAGTATCAATCAATCAACTACTCGTACTGCACAACCTAATGGTAATCAATGGGGAACTAATGATGATAATGGTAAATACAAAGATTACCCGAAGCCTGCAGCTATTACAGAACAAGAACTTAATGATGTATTAGCAGTATTTAATCAAAAAGGTGAAGAATCTTACGAACCACTAATTCATGTAAAGAATTTCTTTGTTCAACAGGTTTATACTGGTCCTAATGGATGGAAGATGAACGAACTAGCTACAACTGTTGATTATACTGTAACAACAAATGTAATATCTTGGTGGCCTTATGAAGCTGAAACTATTGTCACACAAGTTAATCCTTATGATGATATAATTAATAATTTCAATGCAGGTAATTGTACTGCTTGGGATGGATGCATGCTTATGTGGAATTCTGCAACAGAAGATTTTTCATTTAAGACTTCACAAAGTGGTGGAGAAAGAATTTACGGTCATTGGCGTATGGAAAAGATTAATGGAAACTATTATGTAGGATTTGATCATGAAGCATGGAGACAAGCACCAGCTAATGCAAATGAAGAAGATAAAAGAGATTATGTTTATAATGATTGGATTATTAAAATTATACCTGGAGTAGGAGAAACAATTCCTAATGATGTTGAAAGAGTACGTATTATGGCTGAAGACTTAGGAGCAGATCATTCTGATTTTGACTATAATGATGTAGTATTTGATATTAAGTTCGTTAAAGACGGTAATGACTTATATGCAGATATTATAGTTCAAGCTGCTGGTGGTATTCTTCCATTAAAGATAGGAAATATTGAAGTTCATGATTTATTTGGACAATCTACTAAATCAAATGGAAAATATCCAATGATTAATACAGGTCCTGGTGCAGATGTTAATGGATTAGAACCAAAGCCATTGTATTTTAAAGTTGGAAGATATGATCAATTTCAAAATGCATGGCAAGCAATTAATGCATTACCTATTGCAGTACAACTTGAAAACCAACAAGTAATTAAATTAACAGTTAATCCTGGAAGTCCTGCTGAAATGATAGCAGTTCCAACAACAGTTAATTGGTCTAACGAACGTGTATCAATTAAAAATAAATATCCAAATTTTGTCAATTGGATATCAGATTCATCAATAACTTGGTGGGAAGAATAAAATAAATGGGAATCATATGATTCCCATTTTTTTACAAATAAAATTTAAAGTATGGTGTTTACAGATTCTGTCTTAACCTTTTTTAGTTTTTCTATAATTAATCAACCATTTACGATAATCTTTTTTATTAAATATACCCACATGTTCACGTTTATTTAATTCATCTTTGATTTCTTTAATAGTTCCTTCCCAGAACATTCCTTCAAATTTGAATTTCATTGTATCTCCATAATGCCATTCGTTATAACCATAGTAATATCCATCCTCATCCCAGTATTTATCATTCTTACATTTGATTTCTGTAAATAATTTATGGCATTCCTCTCCAGTAGATTTTGTAAAGCCAATTATCATACTGTTTACTTTATATCCATCCTTTTCAAATGGTCCATAAAAAGGAATCCAAAATTCTTCTTTATGTGTTTTATGATTATAATAACGATAATATCTATAATGATCTGTATAGCACAAACGATTCTTACGATAAAAATGTAAAATTACCTCTGTAGGAAATTTTGAAAGCGGTGTTATATTTTGTTTATTCTGTTTCATATTATTCTTTAATTTTTGACCAATCACCTCCACATTCACAGAACTTTTTAGCAACTTCCTGTGCATATGATTTATCATACCACTTTTGTCTCCCGTATTTATCAACAATATCAATTTTTCCTATTTTAGCATACCAATGTTTTCCATTAGGCCACTGAATAAATCTAACCTCATCGTAATTATATTCAAAAGGATAAATCAATTCATTAGTCCATTTTTCTTCATCATATGTTGGATGTTCAATAGGAGGATAAATTGATAAACTACATGGAAAGTATATTGGCTTATTATTTTTAAATCTATTAATTCTATCTTCAAAAGTTCGTTTCTCAAGAGAATCAGCTGCATTCAACCAGCTTAATCCTTTGAATTCCATTTCCATTTCAACAGCATATCTCCAAATTGATGATGTATGATTATAACTAAGATTCTTTACATTACCATCTTTATCTCGATATACTCTTACATTATCTCTAAAATCTTCAAATCCTTGTTTGAATTCTCTTCCACAGATTTTAGTGAAATGATCTACAATATCCTGTATACATTCAGGTTTGAGATACCAAGTACTGTTGAATTTTACGAAATGATACATATATTTTATTTATTTGATTATATCAATATAGAATACTATAGATAAAAATTCAAATAATATTTATTTTTTGAATACATTTTCAATTAATTTTTAACCTGTTCAACTACATAATGCTTAAAGAACATCTCCTGAAAAGTAAGAGGACTAATTGCTTTATCAAATTTGTCATTAATGTAAACATGTACCCAGTTTGTATTTGTTCCAATTCCCTTCAAACATGGTTTCTGTTTACTATCAATAACTGGAAGAACACCCTGAATAATATCACCAACCTTTGCTGATGTCTTTTCAGTTTCCTTAATGATCTTTACAATCTTAAATTTTGGAGTCTTAAATTCAAATGAAGGAATTTTTGATTTGATACTATTTTGTTTTTCCCTTTCATTTAAAGCCTTTTCTCTTGACTTCTTAGACTTTTCATTTTTATCATTCTCATATTCCTCACGAGTTATAAAGATCTTAATATTACGTTTAGGTAGTTTACATTTTGAATACCAATCTCTATCATATAAATCAAATGAAGAAGTCAGACAATAATATTCTTTACCATCTTTATTTGTTTTAATATTTATATATGTAAGAATATCTCCAAATTTATTTGTACGAATAAGAATAGCCCCTTCATATCGGTCACTACTATTAATTTCAGAAGGCCAAATAATCTTATCAATAATTTCTTCAAATTTTTCTTTGGAAATAACTTTATATGTATGAGTCATCCATGAACCTATTTCAGTTTTTGAAATATGAAGATCATCAATATTAACAATATATGACTCAGGGATATCATGTGTAACTTCAGGAATATCTAATTTCTTTTTATCCCATGAATGTTCTCCCTTAATTTCTGTAATAATTTTGTAAAACATAATTTAAATATTTTTTTCTTCAAATAATTCTACGCCATCATAATCTTCTATAAACTCATCATAAGATATAGTTTCAACATCATACATTTCTAATACGCCTTCTCCATCATCACCCCATTTTTCAATTTCAATAGTATTACTTTTACCATGATAATATGAATTACCAAACACATCACTAAGATGATGAGTAAATCTATTTGACATTAACCATAAAAGGGCATCTTGTGAATTCTTAAAAATTTTCATATTTATTTTTTTACTTTTCTATAATATTTTTGATCTTCAATATATAATTCGTTTACAATAAACATATTACGAATAAGATATCCATTATCAGTGAATCCTTCAACAGTCCAATATTCTTTTGAACCTATTTTATATATTGAATCATTAATATTAAACTTTCTTTTCATATTTATTTCTTTTTAATAATTGCTAAAAATACATTCTTATCAGATATATTATAGTTTCTGCGAAGTTCTATACCATTTTCTTTGTACTTAACACTTGGTACAATATTATATCGAAGTTCACCATTTTTATTTCTTCCGAACTTAACAAGAGTTCCAAAAAGAATTTTCCCTGCACACTTAAAGAAAACAGGAGAACCTATTTGAAGTTCATGACCAAAACTATCGTAATATGTATCAAATAACGTACTCATATTAACAATTATTCCAAGTATATTTGAAAAACTCTTTCCACGTTGATGGATTCTTCTTTCCACAATCAAAATCCATTTTCATCCACATCAGACCAATGAATCCAAAAATGATTCCAATTACTATGTTTGTCATAATTCAGTTATTTTCATTTTCATCATACATTCTATCAGCATAACCCTGAGCGTGACCTGCTTCATAACAGTATTGCATGTATCTCTTAATAACATCAATTTGATACTCATTAAGTTGTCTTCCACAAATTGTATTGTTTAACAACTTCTCGAACTGTTTGTTTACTGCGAAATCGTATTTCATATTTTTTATTTTTATATATATAAATATAGTACATTGTATCAAAAATTCAAATATAATTCAAATTTTATGAATTAAAAAAATATAATATAAAAAATATATTTAAATACATATGAAATACTTTAAAGAATTTCCGGATATAGAAACTTATAAAAAATTTGCAAAAAGTACAGCATTAATATCTCCTAATGTTAGTACGATAGCTAATCAGGGAAATGAACCTGCTAAATTTGATGATGATGCAGCATTTTTATATGTTACAATTAATGTAACAAATGTAAGTCCTGCTTCTCAAATTTTATGTACAAATTATAATGATGTAATTGATTACATTGAAATTGATGATGGCACTATACTTAATAATTTAGTACTTGGTAATATATTTTATGATGGATTCACCACTATTGGTAATCATAAAATTAAGATAAGATTTAAAGATAAATATAAAATTGGTGGCAGTGATTCTGAACATACTGGTGTTTTTGGTGTTCCATCAGTAGTAGATGTATTAATACCAAATGTATATACTGAAATTAAATCTGGTTGTTTTAAAAACGCAGAAAATTTAAGTAAGATTAATATACCACCATCTATTAAAGTTTTAGAAACCGCTGCAATAGCAGGATCAGGTATAACTTCTGCTAAAATACCTTCAACAGTTGAAAATATAGGTCAGAATTTATTTAGTAATTGTAATAAATTAGAAACTGTTGATATATCTGAAGCTAATTTTAAAAACATAAGTGATTATACATTAGGATATGGAGCATTTGAAAATTGTACATCATTAAAATCATTAACTGTACCAAAATCAATTAAAAAAATACAGAATAATGCTATTTATAATTGTACTAATTTGGAATCAATTACATTTGAAGAAGAATCGCATTGTGAATTAATAGGATATGGAGGCATAAGAAATTGTCCAAAATTAACAGAAATAACTTTACCTGAAGGGTTAACTACATTAACTTCGACTGCAATTTATAATTGTGAAAATTTAGAAAAAATTATATTACCTAGTACAATAAAAACTATTGGATATAACGCTATAGGCAATTGTAATTTTAAAGAATTAACATTACCTAATGGTTTGGAAACATTTAAATATGGGGCAATAAGTGGACCATTTGAATTAGAAGAATTAGTTATACCAAATTCTGTAACTGATATGTATAGTTGTTTTAGCGGTAATAGTAATACCAATAAAATTAAAAAACTTGTATTACCAATAAATGAAAATACAACAGCCTTATCTAATTTCTTTACTTCTGGTCCAATATCATCATCAATAGATGCTTCTTATTTAGAAGAAATTGAGTTACCATCAAATTTAACAATATTAAATTCTGGTCAATTAGCGAATTTATCTAATTTAAAATCAATAACATTACCATCATCATTAACAACATTAAAACAAAATTGTTTGGGATCATGTACTGGTTTAACTTCAATAACGATTCCTTCATCTGTTACAGAAATTTCTCAAGCTGCATTTAGTGGGTGTACAAATTTAGAAGAAGTTATATTTGAAAATAATTCACAACTTAATATATTATCTACATCTGCATTTGATGGATGTTCAAAATTATCATCTATTAATATTCCATCAACAGTATCAGACATATCACACAGCCCATTTTCAGGTTGTACATCATTAGGTTATGTTGAAAATGGAATAAGATATTATGATTTGCCTAATAATTTAGGTACAACAATAACAAATATAGAAGATAAAACATTAACTTCATATACAATTAAATCAGGTGTAACTGATTTAATAAATGTATCAAAATATGAAATGCCTAATGCTACTTCTATTACTTTATCTGAAGGAATAACATCATTAACTTTAAGTAATTCAAGTTTTAAATATTGGGATACATTAGAAACAGTTAATTTACCAAGTTCAATAGAAACAATTGAAGATGATACATTTAATGGATGTACGTCATTATCACAAAATTCTATAAATTCTATATATTCAATAAATGAATATGCATTAGGATTTGAATATTATTTAAATCATACTAATAAAGATTTTAGTAAAGAATATTTAAGTATGAAATTTAATGGTTCTGCATCATTAAAAATATCATCATTATCATCTAATTATGAAAATATATCATTATTAGAATATTCATCTGATAATGGAGAAACATGGAATAATATTAAACCTACAACGTCAACTGGTAGTAGTGTTATTTCAGTTGATAAAGATCACACATATATGTTTAAGGGAATAACAAATAGATTTATTTTAGATTCTAATAATTATTATGAATCTGTATTTAGTACATCTAATGTTACATCATTAGATTCAATATCACCAAAAGTTTATGTATTTGGTAATATAATGTCATTACTAAAAGGCGATAAATTTGAAAATACCACATTAGGCAGTAGTTCTGATTATTCAGCTGCATTTAAAGGATTATTTGGAACTAATTCAACAGTAAATTCTCGTAGAGTTTTAAATGTTGTAGATGCTAGTAAGTTAATATTACCTAATAGTACATCTAGTAATTGTTATACTGATATGTTTAATCAATGTAAATTTTTAAAGAGTGCTCCACAACTACCTTCAAATGAGTGTTCAACATATTGTTATTATAGAATGTTTAAACAATGTACATCATTAATTGATACTCCAAAAATACCTCAAGCTTCAATGGGTACACATTGTTATGAAGAGATGTTCTATGGGTGTACATCATTACAGACAATAACATGTTTATCAACTATTAATAGTAATTTTACGTGGTATACAAAAAATTGGGTTTATGGTGTTCCTTCAGGAGGTACATTCTATAAAAATTCACAAATGACAAAATGGGAAAGTAATAATAATAATGGAATTCCATCAGGTTGGACAGTACAAGATTATGTATCAAATAATTAAACAAAAGGAGTACTTTAAAGTACTCCTTTTTTATTTTTAGAATTTCGGTATGTTAACTTTTGGCATTTGCATTGAATTCTGCATTCCTCTCATCATTGACGATGGGTTATAATCATGCTTCATTTTACTATGTTCTGCTTCTTGTTGTTTTCGTTGTTCTTCCTGTTCCTTTTGTATAATCTTTATTTCTTCCAAAATAATTTCATATTCATAATAAGGCATTCGAAGAATTTCTGAAGGCGGTAAATTATATTCTTTACATATATATAAATTATTTTTTACCGAATTTTCTGTATTGACCCTGTATCTTGAATAGATCCCTAATTGAATTTGGAAATCGAATCTGTGATGTTACCTCCTCTCCACAGATTGGGCATTGTACAGTCAATTTATTAGATGGTGTAACAATAATATTACGAAGTACATCATCCATAAATGAGAACATATTAGTATCCCATGACTTATATTTCATTTCGATTTCACGAATCTGACGTTTAGCGATTGTCTCATCCTTAGCAATCTTAGGAGCTAACCAATTTGCAAATCTTAAGAATGTTTGATCAAATTTCTTATTACGATTTTCTTGTAATTGAGATATCATCCAAGCTTTAATATTTGCATCTTTTTCAAGAGTAGGTATATATAACTTAATTGTTTCATATCCTTCCAAACCAAATTCAGCAGGATCAATATACCAACATCTGTCTTCTTGTGAATAATACTTCATTACTTCTTCATCAGGATAATCATACATTAATGAAGCAGAAGTTAATTCAAATTCTATTTCATTATTACATTCTGGACAAAAATCTGTATATTTGATTTTTTGTTCTCCTTGACGGAATGTATATTCTTGTATAAGTAATAAGAAGTAAAATCTATCCCAAGATGAAATATTACCCCATGGTAATAATCTTCCACCAGGTCCAGATATTGAAAGACATGATTTAATAATTTCATTAAATACTTCGTCAACTGAATTTACGTTTTCATCATCAATATTAGACCAATTACGAATTGCCTCTACAGTTGCAGGACGAATCTTAAACTCCCAGTCTTCAGGATAATAAATTGCACGTTGTCCTAATAATGCTTTATCAACAGGAATCCATCCTTCTCTGATTTCATTTTTTTCAAAAATATTTTCACCTATTTTTGAAAGATTTTTCTTTTCAATTAATTCTCTATCTCCTTCTTTATCTTCTAATGGATTTTTTGTAGGATCATATCCTAACTTTTTACCAAGATATTGAGCAGCTTCAGATTTAGGTTGTTCTTCTTGTTGTTTTTCTTCAACAGGAGTTTCTGGAGCTTCAGGAATTTGATCTTTTAATGCTTGCTCCAATAATTCTTCATCTGTCATAATCTATAATATGCTTCTATATATTTATTATTCTAAATTTAAGTAAAAATAAAATCTTTTTTCTAAATTTAAGATATATATTATATTAAAATAGATTACATTGTAAAAAAAATTTAAAATATATATTATTAAATATATTATAAATTTTTATAATTCCTTTTCTCATTTAACCAAAGTGAACATAAAAATTTCCATCTCCAATATTTCCATAATAATCACGAAGTTTCTGTTCAAGTTTAGAAGTCAATTTATCTTCTTGAACCCAATCTTTTATATCTTCATCATAATAACTTAAAAGATGAGATTTCTTAACTTCTTTAATTAAGCTATCAACTGTATTAAATTCTTCTCCATTTGAGTCTCGTTGATTTCTCCACCATTCAAATTTTAAATTAACATAAATATCATTATTACGTTTAATAATGTAAAAATCATGATTATGCCCTGCATTGTGCTTATTATTTTCTTCTTTAGTATTTTCTAACATTTCTCTGAATGTCATCTTACTATCTAAAACTAATTGATAATATTTAATCCTTTTATCACAAGTTTCAATTTTTTTCTTTAATTCTTCAGTAAGATATTCTTCAGTCATTTTTTCTGGTGGTACACCACATTCATTAACAAAATAATCATATTCTTCTTTATGTTGATCAAGCCAATCTTTCAATTCATAATCCCATCCATATTCTTTATAGTTTTTATAATAAAAACCTCCAGTATGGTCAATAGCATATTTTAAAAGATTTTGAATCTGTTTTTTAGATAAACACTCGGGTTTAACAAATGTCCATGTCCAAGTACTCATATATTGTTCCTTTCTTCTTTAGTTATATTTATTAATGAAACTGTTGTCCAATGAGGAACATAAATCACTTTAAGTTCATTCTTATGCTTATATAATATAGATAATGGAATCCAAAACTGTTTACCTTTCATTTGCCAATTATATTTGTTTTTCCATTCATCAACAAATTCAAATAATACAGCTTTATCTGTTACTCTTACAATTTTTACAACTTCATTTACTTTACAAGATATTCCTTTTCTATATAGCCATTCATCACCAATTTTTAATAATGATTTATCTAATTTCCAAAAATTTACATTGTATTCAATTTCTGATGTTCCATGTTCATATTTTGGATCATATTTTTCTTGAGGATAATCATCAGGATCTGGTTCATTATCAATTTCATAAAAATAATCATCCATCAATCCATCATTAACAAAATCAGCATATTCTCCCATAATTATTCATATCCTTCTAATTTAATTAAAAGATTTTTCCATTCAAAAGTCTTTGTAAACTCCTTTTCCTTGTTTTCATCTTTAAGATCTTTAGCAATATAATGCATTGTTATTAATACTGGAGGACATGATGATGTATCTATCTCCCAATTTAGAAATTTAACAAATTCTAAGTCAAATATTCTTTTCATACTATCTTTACAATGTATAAAATGAATTTGACATAGATCATTTATAATTTCAGTTAGCTCATTATTTTGTTTTACATTATTAATATACTTTTCAAATATATTCATAGTTTATCATTAATATATTTATCAAGAATAGAAAAATCTACATTGATTTTTTTATCTTCACTAAAATCACCCCACTTATTTCTAAATACACAGTATGTAATTGTGATAAGATTCATTTCCCTATCCCAATGCCATCCACACTCTTCAGCAACAGCCATACCAATAAGATCATCAGATGCTTCACTATTTGCAGACTTAATGCCTATCTTTTCATCAAGATATTTATATACTGCATTATCAATGATCTTATTTAAATCAATTGACTTTAACCGAATATTTTCAATTTCTGTAAGAATTTCTTTTGTTTTCATATTAATTTTCTAATTTCATATAACTGATGTTCAATACATACCAATAAATATGCAAAAGATCCAAAAATACAAGATAAACCTAATTGTCTTTTAAAAGATATATCAGGAAAAGCAAACAAAATAAATATTAAGAATATTATTGTTAATGTTATAAAATATTTCATTTCATTAATATTTAAAATTTTAATTATCTTCCAAAAATTTCATGAATTTTAAACTCAATATTCAAATCTTCTCTATTTATATTTAATTAATCATAAAATGCACAACTATCTCTATCATCAAAATATGTTTTATCATCAGTACATTCCCAGCTTCCACGATATTTTTCTGATTTTTTACATGGGTATTTCTTTTCCAAATAAATAAAAAGTTGAACACATCCAACAACAAAACCCATTACTAATAAACATCCAAAAATTCCAATAATCTTCTCCATTATCTTCCAAAAATTTCATGCAACTTAATATCATCCATCTGTCTTACTGCATATGTTGAATAAGGCTCAGTATGAGTAATTCGACCTAATGCATTTGCCTCAGTGTAAAACTTACCTCCATAGAACTTATCTGCATAATCACAAATCATCTTAACCTGAATATCTGTAGGATTATATGCATAAGGATAATCAGATGTTGGCTCCTCATTTCGGTAACCAATAAATGAACCATAACAGTCATCATGATGGATTTTTATCCAGCCATGTTTCTCAAGCCAATACTCAGGTGAATCCATTCCTGACCAAATTGATACATTATCCTTTGTCATTCGTACAGCATAAATATTGCAAGGAGCTTTAAAAATCTGTTCTGCAATTCTCATATGAATCATTGATGATGTTTCACCATTTGCCCCATAGAATTCACCTAAAGGAGAAAGCCATCCTGCATCATATCCATCCATAATATCGTTTTTGATAATTCCATTCTGAGCAAACTCTTTTCCATACTTTGTCTTAAGAAGATCACCATAAAGAGTTTCCTTATAATTAAAAAGACCTTCATTACAAAGTGGATGATAATAGCCTTCATCAGTATCACAAAAATCTATAAGAGTTGAAATGACATTTTCAATATCCTTTTCAATATATAGAGGTTTCTTAATAAAGTCATTTTCAACGAGGAATAAATAAGTATTTTCAAAATTAAGATATTCCTTATGAAGCATACGAATAAGCTTATTATAACGAACAGTCAAATAAAGAATAATTTCCCATTTAGCAGGAGGATATTTCATATCAGATGCTCCATATTCATCAAGATCTGCAAAAAACCATTCAACCTTTCCTTCAAGTTGATTCCAAATAGATGTTGGATTACTGCTTCCTTTATCACAAATCTTACATTCAGGATGTCCGCAGATACGAGCAGCAATATTAGCTTTGCCACTCATGACTTTCATCTCTTCATCATTATAATAACGCTTCATCATCTCAAGCATATTATAATTTCGAATATTACCATTATAATATTTATGAAATTTTTTTTCTGTATCAATAATGTTTTTTACAAAACCTTTAAGATTATCAATACGTTTTTTAATAATTGACTCCCAGTCAAAAATATTATGAGCATTAGCTTTAATTTCATTTTCCCAAGCAGTCAATTTAACGCCTTCTCCATCTTCATCAGTAACAACAACTAATTCATTTTTCAATACTTTAATAGTATATTCATCAGTAAAACCTTCGAATGCCATTTTATAAACATTAGCTCCATACTCAACATTGCCTTTTGAAATATTTGTCTGAGCAATTTCAAGTAGATGTTCACCAATTAATGGTCCAACTTTCATGTGTAATGTCTCTTTATTTACCATATATTTATTTGTTTGATTTTACAAATATAATATAGTATTTTTTATATATTATTCAATAAATATATTCAATTCTATAATAAGGATAAAATATTTCTTTTACTTTAAGTTTATCGCCAACATTAAAATGATCATAATATTTACTTCCGCCCTCTTCTACTCGTTTTCCATTATATTCAAATGTTGTATAATAATGTACAACTGGGTGACCGCCTTTTCCAGGAACACCAACATAACCACCACTTTTACGTTTATTTACGACAGTACAATCATAAATAATTGGCTTATGATATTTATAGATAGCAGAATCTCTGTTATATAATGTATATTCTTTATAATAAAGATATTCAGAATCTTCCTTAACTAAAACATCTTTATTTTGAACAATTCCACCAATGAACAGATAAATAATCAAAATAATGATACTAATAATAATTGTACCAAATATTAAATCTTTTTTATTCATATTTAATCAAATCTTTATATTGCTTATATTTTAAAAAATGTCCAGGAATTACATAATCATAAATGTATCTTTCTTTAGTATTATACTTTTTTGATCCAATCTTAATTACCTGTCTGAATTCATAATGCATCATCCAATTAAAGATTTTAAACTGACAATACCATAATGATGTTTTGTCTTCATAATCTTTTTGATTAATCTTAAACATGTGCGATTGCAAAGAATCAAATGTATGATTAAAATTTTTAATCCAAAGATTAATCAATACATCTTTCTTAAGTTTTTTATTTAATATTCTTCGTTTCATTTATTTGTTTTCTAAGATGATTAAGAATACTATCAACTTGTCGTACGCTTTTATCTTTATCATTATACCAAAAATGAGGTGGATAACCATTAGGATTACGATTTTCCCAAGGAGTATGCCGTAATCTTTCATTACGTAACATAGTCAGACCTTTTTCAATAAGCTTAAGATCAAAACCATTAACTTTAATTTCAAATTGATCTGAATTATTCAAATTTGAAATGTTCTTATCTATTATAAATACATCATTCATTATTTTAAATCAAGTTTTTTAACAGTTTCAATTGTATAGTCATTAATTTTAAATCTATTTTCATGGAAAACACGAATAAATCTTTCTGCATCTTCCTCAGTATCAAATGCTACAGAATCTGATGCAAATGCTGTGCACCCATCATTAAACATACTAAATGCGGTCATTCGTTCCCATATAAATCCAAGTATTTTATGATATGCTTTATACTTAGATTTCTCTGTAATATTTCCGTGATGATCAATACCTGTATATGTTTTCTTTACAATCTTATAATGTTCCATAACTTATAATTTAACTTAATTCACAATAATTATTACCAAGTATATTAACTAATGATACTTCTGTTATTGGAAGAACACCATTTCGTGGCGATGAACCACTATTTTCATTCCAAAACATAACAATGTTAACATTGCCATATTTCATATACATTTTAATAAGAGTCCATATATAATCTCTTACATAACATTCACAATGTTCAGAAAAACAAAATGTTGGTTGGTATATATGATTTCGTACTTGAAGAACTACGTTTGAATCTTTAATCAAAAAATCATTTAAATCATTATGTATAAATACATGACCTTCATACTGTTTCCAACGAACCATGCCACAGTTACCATTCTTCCAATAGAATTTAACAAGTTCTTTAATAAGTTCTTTAATAGTCATATAATATAATATTTATGCTAAAGCAAGTAATAAAATAAAAATTATAAAAAACCAAACAAAGCATCCTGCACAATTAAAAACGCCATTCATAAGCCACCCAAGAATCATCCAAATCAATCCAAGTAACTTACCAAGTAGTCCAAAGAATATTAAACAGATTCCAACTAAAAAAAGAATACCTATAAGTTCCATAATTTTTATTTTTTATTTATATAATAAAAATAGAATATTATTAAAAAAATTCAATAATATATAAAAAATGTTCCCTAATTATTAGAGAACATTTATAAATTGTATTTATTTAATATTGGTATTAAATATTTAGAAATTTCTTCAGCATAAGGTTTCCATTTATCTCTGTTGATTTCATATTCAAGAGTTTCACGTGCATCTAATTGAGCTTCTTGTTTTGATAATCCACAGCATTCCCAATCAATCATTAATGCAGTCCAATCAATTTTATCCCAGCCATATTTAAGACCATATTCAAGATGATGTCTATTATGAGTACGATGCCATTTCTGAACTTTTTTATAATTGCCTTTCCATAATAATTTAAGCCAAGGTTTTTCAATATCATGTAATAAATATTTAGGTTTCCAAATGCCAAGATTAAGAGCAGTCAACTGAAATCCGCACCAATGTGCAAACCAATATTTAAATGAACTACGATCTTTCTTTGTAAACATATCAAATGTTTTATATGTTTTTAAAAGATCATTAATATCTTTATAATATTTAAATTCAAATTGGTTAAGTTTATCATTAACATAAACAACCATATATGCAAAGTTTTTACGATTTGCATTATATTGATCTTTGAAATATGTATTTATATCATATTGTTCATCATATGATAATTTGCCTTGTATATTATAAATATATACCTTATGAATACGTTCATCTAATGATAATCTTTTCTTAAGAATTGTTTTCATTCCACTTATCAAATTTATTAAAATATATTGGCTTAGTTATTTTTTCATAATAACCTGACTTATCTGATACATGTTCTTTTAATTGATTACAAAGAATATCCCATTCTTTCCATTTTTTATATTCATCCATATACATATCAGATATTTCTTTAGAATATCTTTCATTATAATCTTCGCATGTATCTGGAGTTTCCATTGTATTATCAATATCTACATTAAAGAATATATTATCAGCAAATCCAAACTGATGTATTTTCATTTCTGCAGTACAACAATAATCACCATCCCAAAATGAGAAATGTGAACAATTTAAACAGCATTCTTTATCACAGAAATTTTTCATAATTATTTTTCAAATATTTCTTTACATATATCCTGAATTAATGCAGCTTCATCTTCATCATCGAAATATTCAGGCATATCATAAAACTTTTGTAATCTTTGAACCATTTCATCAGTTAATTTTATTGTCTTCATTATTTAATGTTTATTTTATTTAAAATAGATTAATTATCCATAAATTTTATCAAAATATCTTAAAAGTGTTTCTTTTACAAGATATGATGAATATGTATTAAGTTCTTTACGCCAATGATTTTCAGAAATTCGACCAAAATATATTTCTTTAATTGTTGTTGTGTAAGTTTCAAAATTTCTTTCTACTCTGCAAAGAATATAATAATGCATTTCTTCCATACTTTTTGTTTTCTTGGAAGCTTCTACATTTTGACATATATGATTTTTAAAATTATTATTACCAACAGCAGATTTTACTTCAGCATCATATGAAGAAGTTTCAAGACATACAATATCTGTTTCTGTATTATCATTTTGACAAGATCTAAAATGATAATTATTTTGAGCTTTATTCATTTCTTCAGCAAAGAAATAATCAAAGTATTTACCGTAATGAGGCATATCCTTTTTATCAATTGGACCTAATACACTTAAAACTCTATCATCAAATATTTTTGCAACATTATGTACAACATTAATTATTTGATCTTTAGATAATACATTATTATAGTATTTATTTATTTTTTCTCTTGTTAATGAATCCATTGATAAATCTTTTAACATATATCCTTTTGGAAATTTTCTATATGATGGATCATTTTTTGTATTAACATTTTTAATCTTTAAACAATCATCACATTCAGTTAATCTATATGAATAATTATCTTTAGATGTTGGAATATAATAAACAAATGTAATATCTAAATCTGCATTATAACTTACATAACATTCTGATGCATAAATAATATTTTCCATTTTACTTATTTTTAAAAATTTTAATATAATCAAAACTATCTCTAATTGCTTTTAACAAATTCTCTTCGTTAATGATCATTCCTTGCTCAGTCATTTCAACTCGTGTATTATTGGGTTGTCCAACATTATAATTGCAACCAACTCTATTCAAGTTATTGTAAAATGTCAATGTTGGATAATATGCATAAATTCCATGATCTCCCCAAATACAACCATTATCTGGCTCAAATATTCCAAGTTCAATATGATTATGTCCATAAATATACATAATAACTTTATCTCCATAATTATCTTTTGAAGATACTCCTATATAAATATTTGAATTTAATAAATATACAGGCTTCCATGTTGGATCTGGTCTAAATGCATCAGCCCAGTTTTTCCAATATTCGTGGAGCTCTTCATTAGTCATCTTTGTTTTAAATATTGCTTGCCTCATATTATCTAAAATAAATATTACATAATGTATAATATGCAAACTCTGCAAACTTATTATTATGATGATTAATATATGTACCTAATTTTGATATTAAGTTTCTTGTACGGATGCTTGGTCTCATTATTCAAATTCTTTTTTTAAATCTTCAATACATTCATCATGATCATACCACTCTGTATTTCCTTCATCAAAATAAATATATTTATGAGCATTGTTTTTTATCCATTCACAAATTTTATCAAGTGATACCATTTTAGGACATGGTTCAAATTCTAGTTCATCTTCATACCAACCGCGTCTATCATATCCCTGGCCTTTTTCTTTATAATAAGGATCACAATATAAATTAACTTCTACTATTTCTCCAGTTTCAATAACTTTTGCTTTCATATTTAATATAATCTAATTTCAATTCCCTTTTCACGGGCTTTCTTCATCTTACCAGTATTTGAATCAAGAGAATTAGTAAACACAATCTGTACTTCTTTCCAAGATCCTGTGTTTCTATATTCTGGGTGACACGCGAGAAACTCGCCTTTTGATTTGTAATCATTAGGTTCACCAGTCATAATGATAGGAATCTGATTTGAAGTAGCTTTCTTAATCTCTTCATGAACTGCCTTAAAATCTTCTACAGATTTTCCAATTGAATTCAAAACATTAAGAACAGTTTTATATTCATTAGATTCTTTATTCATTACCCAAGAATAACCTTCTGTTGCAAGATGCTCGAAATCTGCATCTCCAGTAAGCATATATGTAGCACACTGGTCAGCAACTTTATTTCCACACAACTTAAAATTACATGACTTAATTACATCAGTAAGAGTAAGTGATTTGATAGTCTCATCAAATGATTTCTTTGCTTTATCTCCAGATTTACCTGAACCTGTACCGAAATAGATTTCTTCCTTAGTGCATTCCAAAATATTGTGTGGCAGTTTTACTTCCTTAGATTCTCCAAAGAACTCATCTGTCATAGGATCATTAAATGAAATATAATCAAAAATCTTACGAGCAGTTTCAACTCCAATATTTGGAATATTAAGAGTCTGAGCAGAATTTACAAACATCAGTCTTGCATGTTCCTTTTCAGAAAGAACTGCCATCAAATGAATATCATCTACATAAGTCTCGCCTTCAGGCATTGGAATTTCTCCATTATTAGTCTGTGTAACTTTATAAAGGAAAGGAATAATATCACCAGCAAGTGACATAATAACCTTTGATCCAATTGTTACTCCCTTTGATTTGAGATATCCATAATTATGACCAGAACATTTTTGAACATCTCGGCCGTCCATATTGACTGGATTAACCCAAATAATTGGAGTATATTCTCCAGTCTTTCCAAGATTCCATGTAATATTTACAACCTCAGTTTCCTCAAGCATTGGAATGAACTTAATTGCAACGCAGTCAGAAGGACGATGTTCAGTTGTATTATTAATTCGAAAATCTTCAGTTGGCTTAATAACGATTCCATCAAGAGCAAATGGGCAATTGTGACGGTACTCAGCAAATTCATTGTAAATATTTGCAAAGTCATTTTCATTCAAAATATAACGAGTCTTGAAAAATTGTGGAGTAACACCCAAATGATAATCAGCTTCAGACATCAGAACATTAAGTTTTGTCCACTCACGATCTTTAACAATACCATTACTTATTTGACGCCAGTCATAAATAACAATTGACAAATCATTTCTCATTGCATAATATTCAGGATCTTCTGAATAATCACGGTTCAGAACTCCTGATACAAATGAACGAGGATTTGTAAACTGTTCAGCGTATTTCTCTTCATAAATCTTTTTGTTGACTAGAACCTCTCCACGGAAAACATTATGCCCTGGAAGTTTGATAAGTGATTCAGGAATAAAACGAACAAGAGGTAATGTTAAATCCTTTCCCATTTCTCCATCACCACGAGATGAAATCTGAAGCATTTTACCATCTTTACATTCACATTCAAATGAACAACCATCAAACTTAGGAGTTATAATAACTTCATGACGACCAAAATATTTTGAAGCCTCAGTAAAATATTTATTCCAATTAATATTACCTTCCTTATCTTTATGAATCTGTACTTTTGAAAGTGAACCCATTATAAATGGATGTTTTACTGTATATGAAGGATTATGACGAGCACCGACCTGAGCCTTATTCTCAAGTCCAAGTTCCTTTTCAAGAGCATCAAACTCAAAGTCAGTCATAATTTCCTGGCCATTATAGTAGGCTTCCTTCGCCTTGTAATAAAGTTCAAGTTTTTCTTTCTTTGTCATAATATATTTAATATTTATTCAGTATAATATGTATCAATAATTTGTTGGTCCATTATTATTTCAACAGTATCATCATCAATTTTTGGTACATTTCTATATTTGTTATCAAGATAGCCAAAAAATAATATAATTGAAACTATTAAAATAATTCTCCAAATTAAATTCTTCATATTATATATTTTTTAATTATATAAATAATATAGAACTTTTTATATAATATTCAAAATTTCACAAGTAAATTTATGAACTTGTTATATTCAAAATTTATCCTATTTTAGTTTCACAATTTACTATTTTAATATAATAATCTTTTTTAGGTTTAAAATGATCTTTAAGTAGGTTAACAATATCGTTCATATTATATAGTTTTTCATTATATTCCATAGTATCAGATTCATCCTCAAATATTGCTGCTTCCCAGTAATCTTTACAGCATTTAACAATCAATTCATTATCGTAATCATAATAAAATGTTTGTAAATACGTATCATCAAACGTAGTTTCCCATACACATGGTTTATTATTTCTAAATTTAATTGGTCTATTATGACATGTGTAATGACGTATTCTTATTAATTTTCTCTTAATTGTTTCTTTCATTATAATTTCTCTATAGTTGTAATAACTCTATAAATCTCGCATTTAAAATATCCAGTGTCTTCAACTATTTTTGCATGATCTTTTACTGTTGCTAGTTTCTTAAAGATCTTTGCATTATTCTGATTTTTTGTAACAGGAATAATAGAACTTGGAAATTGCTTATATGGAAAAAATTTCTTAACTAATTCATAATCACTATTATAAATGAATGTAATTGCTTCTGGATTATACCAATATTCATTACCTTTAATAATCATCCATTTTTCATTAATCTTATTTGATTCAATATTCTTAATAGCAATACATTTAATTATATATCTATCATTCATAATCAATAATTTCTTTTAGTTTGTTCTTCATATTTATCAGTTGACATAGTATAATAGACAGGTTCATTTGTTAATGTACTAAAACGAAGATCATATGTTTCTTTTGTAACTACATAAGGACTATCACTTGGCCATCTCCATTTCTGATGACGTTCTTTAGTTTCATAATTACATTGTAATATGTTATCTTCTTCTTCAAGTTGAATATTAACGCCTTCAATATAATTTGTAAATCTATATGCTATACTATCAATTACTATATAATACCAATCTTTTTTGTTTTCTTTAAACCAACGTTCCTTTTCCTTTTCATAATATTCCCCATAATTTGGTATAAGATATTCATTCAATAGTTTTGTATAATATATAGGATGACACCTTTGATCATTATCAAATAAAGAACGATCTTTAAATCCTTTATCATTTACATAATAATATCCTTCAAAAAGATATTTATCATTATCAATAATCAATTCTAATGGAAAGAATAATGCATCAACAGAGTCTCTTCGTTGTTCTTTTTCTTTATCAATTATAGCACCTTCATATCCTTCATTAACATAATATCCATTATGCGTATAGATATGAATATACTTATAATTATTTTTTACAAATTCACGATATTCATTCCATTCTTTAAGATACTTTTCAGGATTCTTTTTGATCTTATCACATAATTTATCAAAACGTACGGCAGCTTCTCTTAAGATACTTATTAACTTATATTCTTCTTGTTTTAATAAAATAAATTTAACAGTATCTTTTAATGGTATATATACATCTTCGTATTTATTTGTCTTCTTATTTTTCTTATAATCCCATTTATATAATGTTTGATCAAATATTTCTGATTCATCAACTATTTCAGAATTTGCATATTCTAATAACAGTTTTTCACTAAAGACATTATAAGCATCTCTTGGATATTGATCATCCTTTTTATATTCAACATCATTTTCAAAATGATATTTAAACTTCTGAAGATATTCAAAATTTTGAATTAATGCTTTATTTGATGGTATTAATTCCCATTCATTATATCTTGGACTCCAGTAAGAAGCTTGAATTTTATTGATATAGCATTCTGCATTGAAAACAAGCTTATAAGTTTTCAATGAACGATTAATTTCTTTTTCTAGCCATCTGTTTACAATATATTCTTTTAATTGTCTGCAATGCTTGCAATATTCATCTTTATATATATTAACAGTATAAGGATTAATATTGATATCTTTTAATTGATCATAACTATAAAGTTTTGTTCTTAAGAATTGATAATAAAAGTTTTTACATTGCTTAATAATCTGAACGGCTTTCTTATACTCTCCAATAAAGTAGGATAGGTTAGCAAAATTATTGTAATCAGATGTACTATCTAAAAGATGAGGGATAATCTGTCCCTCATCCTTATTAATAGTATTCTTCTTACTCATATTACACAAGCAATTCTGCTACAGAGTTCATATCCATCTCAAACTTCTCATCCTCACCAAGATTCTTCTCAAGAATATCACGAGCCTTCTGAAGATTAGCTAATGTTTGTACATCTGCAATCTTTTGTGCAGCAGTCTTCATATCAGTATCCCACTCTTCAATTGTGTATCCCAAAATCTTAGTATCTTCCTCAAGATTAATTCCAAGCTTATCCAAACCAAGACCCTGAATAGCAGTATCATTCTTATTTACTTGGTGATGCAAATAATTATATGCGTTAATCAATACCTTTACTGATGCAATAGAAGCTGCTTCTCCATATCCAGGAATACTGCGCTTTGTTATAAACTCATAATTTTTCTCACGAAGTTCGTCAATCTTGTTAATTACATTTGTTAAATTCTTTACAAGTGTTTTACGAGTAATTTTTTCCATAATTCAATTTTATTTTAAAATGTTAATACTATTTAATCAATTTTGATAATTCTATATGCTTTTTAATTGTATCTCTTCTATCAACAACACATTTAGGAACATATACATCTAAATCATTACTATCTTCTTCAATCATTTTACGAATCTTTGTTGCAGAAATTCCATCAACAGTAGCATTACGTGCCAATAAGCAAAGACTTACATTATTTCGTAATATGAATGAAGGGAACCATGTTGTTATAATTTCAAATCCATCTGAATAATAAATTGTAAAACATGGATTTTTTGTTTCAGTTACAATTTTTGAATAAAGATAAAATCCCCAGTCATGTGAATTATCATTTTCATCAGTTAAGTCATCTAATGGTACAATATGAATTTTATCTTTTAATCGTTTTGTATCACCTTCTGAATTTGTATATGGTTTTCCAAATTCAAAATCAATAGCTTCTTCGGTTAACTGTAATCTTAATGAAATAGGCAAAGGATTACGTTGATTAAACTTATCAGCGCTTCCAATAAAGATATATACTTCATCATTTTCTTCTACAGCTTTCTTAATTAAAGCTAAATGACCTTTATGAATTGGCTGCAGCCTTGCTAAGATAATTCCAGTTTTCATATGCTTCCCCACTTATCTTTAATATAATATTCTTCTAACCATCTTTCATAAGATACAAAAGTAGAATCTGTGGTTAAATTCCAAAGTTCAACCATATCATCTCCTACAAATCTATAATTAAAATATTCACCTGTTGTCCAACTTCCGCAAATCATTCATTTAACTTTTTAAGTATTATTGGTATCATTTTATCTACAGCATCTCTTGCTTCAACTTCAATATATGATAGTCCATATCTTTCATATGTTTCTTTAATGATCTTATCTAATTCTTTAGATTGCTTTAAATTATGAATTCTTCCATAATCTTCAAATTCAATATTTCCTCGTTTAATAAAGAAATCTAAATTCTTAAACTTTCTATATTCACTTATAATAAGATCATCAAATTCTTTATTGTCTCCAACTTTATATACGATATTATTAAGAAAAGATCCATCGTGAATAATTACATCAACCTTTCCAACTTTTATTGAAATGTTATAATGTTCCATTCCAAATATTGCAATCTGATTATTTGGCATTGTTTTGTTTTCTTCATAAATTCTATCTTTAATATATTCAGAAACTAATTCACAATGAACACCCATTTTCTTAAGTCTTGCAAATAATTCAGCAGCAACAGTAGACTTGCCACTACAAGGACCACCAATTAAATTGATAACCAATGTATCTGTCATTACACATAAATTTTATATATTTGTTATTTATATAAAATAGAAATTATATGTTGACAAATTTACGATTATAAATTTAATTTTTCTTAATCCAATAAGAATATACAGAATTCTTTAAGCAATTATCAGATACGTCATAAATCTTACCATTTTCAACAGTAACAAAATAATCAGCAAGATTTAAAACATATGTAGCATTATTATCTACAGTTTCAATAAACTCACTTACTAAAGGTCTATTACTTCCTTTCTTAGGTTTTCCTAATGTAATAAATTCAAAACCATTCTTAATTAAAATATCATTAATAGACAACTTTGAAGTAGGAACATCAAAAATATTTTTTCCAACTTCACATAATTTATCATATGATTCTACCCAAGATATATTCAATACTTTTGAAATAGATCTTATTGCAGAATCGTTTATATACCAATTTTTTGGCTTACCTGACTTGAAAAACTTACAAGTAGGATTTGGATTAAAATATTCAACCATGTTAATCAAATTTAATTTAACTCTTCATTATTAGATTTTATTAATATTATAAATAGTTAATATAATTAAAAATTCAATTATATATTAAATTATTTTTTAATTACTATTCCCTTTTCAATCAAACCACGATAATCAAATCCTTTTTTGTGAAACCAATCATAGATAGGTATCATTTCCTCCCAATAGAATTTTGCTCCGCCTATCATATTCTTAATTCCTGTTCTATCATAAAGACACCATTCTGCATTAGATTCATATGCCTCACCCAATAATGTATCATCCATATAGAACGCAACCAATTCTTCCAATTCTATATGTTCCTCTTCAGTCATATCATATAATGAACGAAGAATCAATTTGAAATTAACATCATATTTTGGATTAAAATAATATTCGTATGTATGACCATTATCAATATATTCAACTGATAAGCATCCCCATGCATCCATTTCGGAAACTGTTCCTCTAAAGATTCCACCCTTATGATTACAGTCTTCTGTTACTGTAAATTGAACTTCTGGCTGATACTGAAGTCGATATGATAATTCTAATAGAATGATGTTAAAGTTATTCATCCAATATATTTTTTATAATACTTTGAATAATTCTTAATGATATCAATATAATCGTGGTAATTTAGTTCTGCCTCTACAAGAACATGACTCATATCCATGATCATATTATACTTACCACTTTTACGAAGATTTTCGTATCTAAGAAACTTTTCCTTTGTCATTATTTACTTCATATAAAGATTAGACAGTTCGTTATTCCATTTATTCCCATCTCTATGTAAAATTTTCTTATTATGGCATTTTCCAATAAATGAACCATAAACAGCATGCGAAACTTTAAATGTTAGCGACTGGTTATAACCATTTTCTAACAGTTTGTGACTAGTAAAATAACCAGCATCAGATACTGTAATAATATTACCAGTTTTCTTATTACGAATTCTACCAAGATTAGATACTTCGTAATTAACACCTACATAAGGCAACCAAGACTCAGAACAAATGTTTTTAAACTTAATAGGAATCCAAATTTCGTTAATCATATTTTATTATTTAATATTATATAATTAATATAGTATTTAATTTTTAAATTTCAAAATATAATTTAAATTTCATATGAAATTTTCATAGAAAAAATTAAAGATACGTTCTCCAACTTGGACCTTTTACTAAATCTATAGTAATCCAAAGATATCCACTTGTATCAATATTTGAAATATAGAAACAATCTACATCTGCAAGAAATGGCAGATAATTACCACGATTTATATGTTTGTCTCCATAAAATAATGTAGTAACTTTATCAAAAGAAATAGGAGAACTTGAAAATGGCATTAGACCTTTTACATCTTTTGCTACTTTAATTGCTTCGCCATGACAATTGAAATTTGAATAAGGAACATTAATATGAATTTTAGTTTTCCCGAGGGCTTCTGCAAGACCTTTAGTAATATCATCAAGTTGATAACCTGTTGACCACATGCCACGCGAGACATATTTCTTCTTTAACTCTTCAATAGCTTCCGTTTTCTTTTTTCCAAATTTCATATTAAATATATTTTATAAATTCGCCTGAAATAATGAAAGCAAATACAAAACACCAGAAAAAAACTTCAAACATATTGACTACACAATAAAGAACCATCGTATTGTCAATCTTTTCAAACCAATTTTCAAATAGTGGAGTAATTAAACCTTTCATATTTGTTAATTAAATTTTTAAAAAATTCATTTTCAATATTTACAAATTTAATATAGTATTTATATTTAAATTTTCAAATATAATTAGAAAATAATATTATTTATTTTGTATTTAACATTTTTTATATTTTAATTTTTATTGTAAAAATTCTATATTGTATTATATTTATATGATTTAAAATATATGATAGATTTTTCAAATTTAAACATTGATAAAAGTATTAAGAAAATAAGTATATCTAATGCATTGGATATGCTTTTTACACCATTTGATTCTGAAGGTGTTGCACAGAATACTTATAATAAACATTTTGATAATCCTCAATCTGAGTATTATAAGATGACAGTGCAGGAAATTCTCGATAAGTGGTCAGCAAAAGGAGCAGAATCTTGTAAATACGGATCATTACTTGATGATTATATTGGAGCAACATTAACAGGTACTGAAAATGATTTAAGATTGTTTAAACTTGATAATGGATATGATTTTGATGAAAGACTTCATGGGCTTTGTGATTCTTTTGATAATTTCTATTCAGTCATAAGTAAGTCTGGAGACACAGAATTTATTGCAAGAGAAAAATATCTTTATCTTAAAACTAAAAATCCAATAACAAAAGAAGATACATATTTATATGGACGTTTTGATGCTTTATTTAGAAATAAGCGTACAGGTAAATATATATTAATTGATTGGAAATCTTCAGGCACAATTGATAAGGTACCAACAAAATGGACAAAGAAAATGCTTGGTCCTATGTTTAAGTATCCTCAATTAAATTGGTATCGTTATACATTACAATTATATTTCTATAAGCAAGCATTAATTGAATCAGAATATGTTCCTGCTGATACAAAACCTGAAGATATTGTTGTAATGATAGTTAATCTTCCTGGTAAAGTAATTCCTGAATGTGGACAGAATTATCAAATACACCAAGGAGCTATGCCTTATGATACCAATATGCTAAATGAATTTTATAAATTTGCAATTCAGAAATTTATGATATTAGAATCTGAAAAGAAAAAAGAAGAAGAACCTGAAGAAACAGTTCAAGAAGTTCAACAAGAAGAAAACAATTTAGAAGATATGTTTTAATTATGAAAATAAAAGCAGTAATTTATTTTAAGAAACTATTTGGAAAACCAGATGACGATAAAGAATGCATGATTTGTGGTCATGGATATAAATTATCAGAATGTAAAAATATAGAATTTATTACTATTGATATTAATCCAAAAGATTTTTTGAATTTAACAGAAGAAGATGCAAAGAAAGAATTTATTAATATTATTGAAAATAAATGTAATGAATATATTAAAGGTAAATATGAAATAGGATCTGACTATCATCAATTAATTGATCAATATAAAACCGTATTTTTACCAGAATATAATAAATTAGTATTAGAAGAAAAAGCTCATACTGTTTATCTATTATGTTATTCAGAACAAGGAGATAGAGATTGGTATGGAGATTTTAATTATCTTCCAAATCCATTATCAAAATATGTAGCTTGTAAGAAACAATGTGAAACTGATACATTAAGTGGTAGTGGACATGGATTTGGCACAGCTGGATATATTGTTAAAACTTCAAAAGACTTTATAGAATTGATGGGATGGGAAGATGATTTGAAATATGAGATTACAAGAGAAGAATACTTAAAGTTAAAAAAATAAAAATTAATAAATAGAATATTATGACATTTCCTTTAATTGACAATATTTATAGTTATAATGGACAAGAAGTTCATCTTTGGCAACAAGATTTATTTTTTAGAGTATATTTAAAAACTCAGCCAGATATTGGTAGTGTATATTTTTTTACAGATAATTGGTGGAAATTTATGTTTAATGCAAAGTTTTTAAATAAAATAAAAAAATTATCATCTGCATATTAATGTTAAATCCTTTTAAAAGAATAAAGAATAATTCAAGATATACATATAAAGGAAGAACTATAATAGTAGAAAATACTACTAAAGATAGTATTACATATTATGATCTTTTGGAATGGTGGAAATATCAGCCTATCATTCCAAAATATTATTATATGAAAAAATGGGACTTTATAATGAATGTAAAAAGATATAAATTCAAATAAATAATGAATATATAAATATGAATATAATTAAACCAAAATATGAAATATTAAAGCAACAATATAATAAAGAAACGTTACTTGAGGATATGTTTAAGCATATTGAAATATGTGGACGTACATGTTATCTTTCTGAAGATAAAATAACAGATAAATCATATGAAAAGTTTGTTAAAATGTTAGAAGATGCAGAACATGGTGCAATGCTTGAACATGGTACAGTTTATTTGACAATACCATTAGGAACTCCTCTTGATGATCCTCAATATATGTGGAAACATGATATTGTCAATTTCTTTTCAAAAAATAAATATTCAGTAGTTAAAGAAAAAACAGTTAATGAAACTGTTGATGTTGAAATAAAAGGATATGGAATGAAAACACAAGCATCAGCTCATTTTTATTTTATTACAACAAACTGGAGAGTTATATATGAAAATAAAGATTTTAATACTGTAAAAGATATTTGGTATTATAAGATTAATAAAGAATCATTAAAAGATTCTGTATTACAATGGATGACTGAACCAACAGAAGAACATGAAAAACGATATACTGTAAGATTTACATATCATCTTGCAGTAGCAAGAGATGTTAATCGTCATAGAGTACAATCAATTGGGGAAGAATCAACTAGATATTGTAATTATTCAAAAGAAAAATTTGGAAATGGTGAATTAAATATTAGTGAACCTATTTGGTTTACAGATGACGAAAAGAATATCATACATAATGAAAATGAGCATATGAGTTTTAGAGATATGTGTGATCATATTGCAAAAGGTGTAGATAAAGCTTCAATGGAACAAGTTGATTATTGGTTATTCGTAAATATGGCATGCGAATATGCATATATGATGAACACTACACAATTTGGGAAAAAGAACTGGACACCACAGAAAGCATCATTAATGTTGCCTCTTGATACTAAAACATGTTCAGTACATACTGCATTTGCTTCAGATTGGTGTCATTTCTTTAATCTTCGCGCTTTAGGAACAACAGGAGCACCAAGACCATCAGCAAAAGAAGTTGCATGGCCATTAATGGAAGAATTTATTAAAAACAAATATATTACAATTGACCAAATTAATAAAGAAAAATATTTAGAAATACGTAATAAATATCCAAATATAGAAGATTATATAAAGATATGAAAAAGATTTATTGTATTGAAACTTGGTGGAAAGAAAATGATGGTTATACTAAAGAATATTTTAGAGATGGTTCATTTTGGGGAATGACTGAAACACCTTGGAAATTAGGTTGCTTTGATTTTATTCAGGAGTTTGAATCTGAAGATGAATTTAAAGATGAAATATTAAAGATTATAAATAATGGTGGTATCATTGGAAAAGTATTTATTAAAGAAGAACCTGATGATTATGAACCATCAATAAAATTATAAGATAAATATTATGAAATCAATCAAAGAATATTTAGATAAATATACACCAGATCAAATAGCAAAGAATAACTATTATTATGAGCATTTAAAAGAATATTTTGGAAATGATATTCCTAGTAAATATATGAATGCTTTTTCAAATTGTAATCTTTTATCTAATGAATATGTGTTTGAAAATTTACAAACACATGATGCTGATAAATTAAAAGATAAACTTAAAAAAGAATATGGAAATGATATATCTTTTAAAGATTATTCTGGAGATAAAAACAAATCATTTTATGTAATATTATCTGATAATTTAAGAATAATAGATTTTTCTCGTAAAGGTGGACGGTTAGATTCTGATTATGATAATATAGAAAAGTTTGAAAATATTCTTTCATTTTATAATTATTATGTTTCTTATACTGAAAAAATAGATAATAAATGGACTTTATTTATTGAGCCTAGATATTCAGACAATGTAACAAATAAATTTAAGAATTATAGTTTATATCATTTTACAGATAATAAGTCTGCAGAATCAATACTAAAGAATGGTTTAAGATTAAAGACTTCAAGATATAGAGATTTTCCAAAAAGAATATTCTTATATGCAACAAAATATAAATTAGAAGATATTAAAGATAAGATTAAAGATTTTATATTAATAGTTGGTAATAGATCAAAATTATATGAAAATGAATTAGCAATATTAAAAATTAATAATAATGGAAAATTTGATTTATATAATGATACTGCAATGAAAGATAAAGAATCAATATTTACTTATGATTTTATACCAGCTAAATATATTAAGAAAATAAATGTTAAAGGATTAACATATAAAAGTTTATTTGAATGATACTTAATTTAGACAAAATAAAATGGAAAAACTTTAAAATTTGGTTTTTAGACCAAGTTAAACGTAAAAGAGTTATAACGAATTTTTTTATAACTCGTAATGCATGGGGAGCATTTTCAATAAATTCTCATATAAATCAACATACAGGAAAACCTAAAATAACGTATAATACTGTTGAGACTGCTAAAAAATCTGCAGATAAGATGGGAGAAAAATATAATACACATTTTTCATATTATAAATGCTTATTTTGTGATGGGTACCACATAGGAAAAAATAGAGACAATAAAACAGAATATGACAAAAAATAATTATAAAATCATATCTAAAATTATATGAAAATATTGACTGAAGAAGATATCAAAAAAGAATTAAGAAACAAATATCAAAATAAAGAATTTAAGTTTGATAAACGAACTAATCAGAAATTTATTGAAATAGTTAATGCGCATTTTGATTCTGTAACAGGATATATTGTTTATCATGATCATCATATTACTGATGAACAATGGTATATTGATAATTATGAACCTTTATTAGGAGATCAAATTGATAAAGTTATAGAATCAATTAAAGAAGATCCTGATACAAGACAAGCATATATTGGAATGTTATGTCCTGATAAATATCATAATGGTGATAAGATATGTACAATAGGAATGCAGTTCATATATAATAAAAACACTAAACAATTAGATGATATTGTTTATATGCGATCTAATAATGTTTGTGAATATTCTATGGATTCATTATGGCAAGTCAAAGTATATGAAAGAGTAATAAATAGACTTATAACTGAATTAGATAAAAAAATTCTTCCAGGTCATTTGTATTGGAATGTTGGATCATTACATTTATATGAAGAAGATTTTAAGTTCTTATCAGATAAAACAGAAATAGCTGATGAATTAAAATATTTATTAAGTGTTAGTAGTAGATTAGGTAAAAATTTAAATAATAAATAAATATAAGAAATTAAAATGACAGATAAAGTATTACAAACATATATGAATGGTATGCTGTTTGCATGTAAAGAAAAGAATCCAAATTTTAGAGAAATAATAGCAACTGCAGTACAATTAGGTATGCAATATCAAGAAGAAAAAATAAAAGAAGGTATTGAAATTGTTTTTAATGAATTACACGAAAAGTATTATAATAAAAAATAATTATGAAAATTTTAAGATCTAAATATATATTTGATAATGGTTTTAAAAAATTTGAACATTATCTTTATGGAATAATTGATGATTCTAATCTTTTGACTATAGTTGATGAACATGGCAAAGATCCTCATCTTGTTTATAATTTTAGAGATAATAATGGAATATGGGGTGCTTTAGATGAATTAATGAATGGACAAGGTGAAGAAATATTAAAAGATGAATATGATAAACTAGTTCAAAAATGGATTAATGAATATAATGAAGAACATCCATTATATTATGATCCAATTAATGACGATCATTTTAGAGTTCATAATAAAGTTAAATTAAAAGAATTAAATAAATATGATTGCGACGCCGTGATATATAGTTATGATGGAATACAAGAGCCTCAATATGTTAGGCCCGCAGAAGAATTTTATAAATTATGTATAAAAAAATAAATATATCTATATTATAATATGGAAGACAAATACGATATGATAATTGATAACGGACAAACTATAGATTTAAATTCAGGACAAGGGTGGGTATGTCCAAAATGTGGTAATGTTGTCACCCCATCAGTTTTAGTTTGCCCTGTATGTGGTGGTAAACGTACTAATGAAAACTTAGCACCAGGCGAATCAATGATATGTGGATAATATGAAAAACTTTATAGAATTTTGGGAATTTATACAACCAACATTAGGAGATGATTTTTATAGATATACATTTGTCAATAAAGATCAAATAGAATCTATACTTATTAGATGGGATAACTTGATTAATAAATTTATTGTAGTTATTCTTACTAAACGTGGTGGTAAATATAAGCCAATAGGTATTCGAGTAGATCCTGAAGGATATATGAATAAAGAACTTAATGATCAATGTTATTGGATTAACTATGATGATGCAGAAAAATATATTAGAAACTTAATGAATGAATAATGAAAAATGGTTTTTAGGCGGAACATGTGCTGAAACAAAATGGCGTAATGAATTAATGCCGTTATTGGATGAAGCTAATATAAAATACTTTAATCCTGTTGTTAAAGATTGGACACCAGAATGTCAAGCAATTGAAGAAGATGAAAAGAACAATAAATGTAATGTTCATCTTTATATAATAACACCAGAAATGCAAGGTGTATATTCAATTGCTGAAATAATCAATTCATGTTGGCAGGCTGTTGTATATGGAACAACTGTTAATAAAGTTTATTTCTATATATTAGACCCTGAAGATAAATTTTCAAAAGGTCAATTGAAATCTTTAAATGCAACAATAAGATTATGCAACGATATTGCAGAAAATAAATTTAAAGGAAAGAAAATATCTTCTATGCAAGAATTAATGGAAGATATTCAATAAAGTTGGTAATTTTTATTATCAACTTTTTTATTTTTATAAAAGGTAGATTATGTCTTAATGTAAGATTATAAAAATATATACCTTTAATTTAAAATTATGAAATTAACTTGCAAAAATAACTGCAAATACTATATATCAGGCAAGCTCTTTAACAATTGTGCAAAAAATATAGTAGGTACAATTAGAGAAGACAGTACTCCTTGCTACCAAATACAATTTAGTTTAAAAGAAAATGAAATCATTTAAACAATACATTCTTGAAGCTGAAGATGATGAATTAGACATGGATATGGATACTAGTGGAGATGAAGATAACTCAGAAGACTCAAATGGTTTAGAAGATAAAGATGATTCAGAAGATTCAGATAAAAAGAAATCAACACAACGTGGAAATATTAAATTTGTTATCTGGGAAGAACCTGAAAAGAAGGTATCTTGGTTAAAAGATAACGATAAATATCAAAAGATAGAATATAAACATGAAGATAAGAAAAAAAATATATTCATCGATTTCTTATTAGGTTTTGATAAAAAAGAAAACACATGGAAATTATGGGTTGGTAAAATTGGTGCAGTTAATTACGATGATGATCCATATTGTGATTTTGAAACTGAATCATTTGCTTCAGCTATTGTTAAAGCTTTAGATAAGGTTGAAGAATTTATCAAAAATGTAGAAGATGAACCTGAAAATTGGATTCAATATTATAAAAATATTTAATATATAAATTAAAATGAAGAAATTAGGTAGTTTTTTAACTGAATATGTATCTTCTAAAAATGATGTTAATGATAAAGAAAACATTGATGAAGGCAAAGTTTATACATATGATGGTAAGAAAACAAAAATTAAGTGGGGTGTTGATGAACCTATAGATAATGATGTATCAGATGATATTGATATGGATTCTTCTGAAAATACTGATGCTATGGAAGATTTGATAGATAAATTTGAAGTTGAAGAACCATTCTTTATTGTTGGACAAGCTGGTTGGGGTAAGACTTCAACAATTAAATCATTAGCAAAGAAATATAATCGCACAGTTATAACAGTTTATTTAGATAAAGCTGAAGCTGTTGACTTAGGAGGTATTCCTGTTCCTGTATCTGGTAAAATGAATGTTGTTGCTAATGCCAAAGATTTAGCAACAGGCAAAGTTAAGAAAACTGAATTTGCTAAACAACTGAAGGCTCTTCCACCATGGGCTGCAGAAATGTTAGAACATCCAGAAACAGATTATTTATTATTCTTTGATGAAATGAATCAAGCTGCACCTGATGTAATGAATGCACTTATGCCTATTGTTTTGGATAATGTCATTTGTGAAATTGAGTTCGATAATTTCTTTGTAGGAGCTGCTGGTAACTTTGAAGAGGAAAATCAGGCAGTTAGTGAATTATCTAAACCACTTAAATCTCGTTTCAAACCACTTATTGTTTGGGAAGCTGGCACTGAAAAAGCTTGGAAACAAGTATTCAGATATTTACATAAGAAATGGGATAATGTATTAGGTAAAGATATTGTTGATGAATTTGAAGATAAAGTAGATGTATTTGAAAACCCTCGTGAATTGGAACAAAAGGTATTCCAATTTATGCATAGAATGAAAGTTAAAGGAAGTACAAGAAATGATGCTGCTAGATTTGCTCGTCGTTTACAAAACTTGGCTAAAGAAGATTTAACACGTACTCAACAGAATAATCTTAAGGAGCTAGCTGAAACAATGTTTAATTTCTTAACAAGTAAAAATAGTAAAGGCGAAGAAAAGAAGCCAGTTGGTAGAAGTTCACGTAAAGATATAAATATGGTTGATGAAAATATTAAAGCCGCTATTAAACAAGGTATGAAATTTGGATATATTGAACAAGAAGGTGTTAAATATGGTATATCTGAAGAAAATATAGATAAAATTGAAGAATGGAATACTGAAGATTGTAATGGCGAAATGCGTCAAAGAATTATTGATAAATTTAAAAATGATGGTATAGAATTTAAATTTAAGACAGACGCAGAATGGAAAAAGAAAGGATATAAAGATCCAAATGAAGAGTAATTAATTAAGAAAAATTAAAATATGAATAATATAAATGACTATATTTTTGAAAAATTAATAATAAATAAGGATATTCGTGTTAAGGTAGGATTATCCGATGACGAATATCCTATTCCTATTAAAAAGAAATCAGGAGAAAAATATCAATGGTTTCAATGGTGGGAACATTTAAGAGATAATGGCCCTATGTCTAAACATGATCTTTTGACAGATTTCCATTTACACCCAACAAGTTATAGTACAATGTTTGCAGATCTTAGTAAACGTAATATAATAGTTCCTATAAAAGGAAAATTAGAAGCCAAAGATCCATCTGAATGGAAAGAAAAAACTAGATAATTTGTAATCAAATGAATAACCTAAAAGATATTATATTAGAAAAATTAATTATAAATAAGAATACAAAAATTACTCATAAAGAATATGATGAAAGGTATGATTATAAAATTAATGTAATAAATAAAATAACAAAAAAACCATATCAATGGTTTAACTGGTGGAAATATCTTTGGGATAACGGCCCAATGACTAAGCAAGAATTTATATATGATCGTTTTGGATTAAATACAAGTTCAAAATATGCTGAAACATTTACTTGGTTACGTAAGCATAATATAATTGTTTATAATCGTAAATCGAAAGTTCTAGAACCTATTGATCCAGAAGAATGGAAAAATTAATTTAAATTGTTATGTTAAATAAAATATCAAATGAAAATGATAAAATAATGTATTTTGATTCTGATGATGATTTCTACAAATTTTGTGTAGTTCCTAAATTAGAAATAATAGAATACATTGATAGAAATGGAGATGTTGCATATCACACCGATTTTAATTTATCTAATAAATATTATGATGCAATTAAGAACGGTATGAAGTTTATAATCAAAGATGAAGATTCTCAAATATATAAACATGGAGCAGTATCTTATAGAACAATTACAAAACCTATTGAAAATTTAGAAGAATATTTTGATTATGAAGATTAAAAGTTCATTAATAAATAGTGACGATATGAAATTCGTCAAAAATAGTCTTATAAAAGTTTCTGAAAAAGATAATGAAGCAGAATTCAGAGTTAAGGCATTAGAGTATATTAATGATACTTCTGATGAAAAGGACGATAAGTTCTTCTATGATATGCTTGAATTTGTAAGATTCTTAGATCCTGATGATGAAGCAACTGCATATACAACTCCAGAACATTTAATATATTTAAATTGTCCAAGCGGTGGTGACAATCCAATTGGCAAGAGTGTTCGTAAATGGGATTTCATTTATGATCATGAATGTTTACATCAACTTTGGGATACATTTGGTGTTGCCGAAAAAATTAAAAAGGAACAAGGAGAAGATAAATATAATCATAAATTATTGAATTTTGCATCTGACTGTGTAATTAATGATTATCTTTATTATTATCGTAAAAAAGAAAGACCAGATAATTTGATAACTCCAGAATATATTAAAGAAACTTTTGGTGTAAAATATGATCGTAAAGTAGATACACAATATACTTTATATCTTAAGATGCTTCCTGAACTTGAAAAAATCAAAAAAGATCAAAAATATAAAGATCAACCTGATGAAAATGAAGAACAAGGTCAAGGACAAGGACAAGGTAAAAGCTCAGGTTCTAGTAAAGGAAATAATTCAGGAGATTCATCAAAAAAGAAAGAAAATAAAACAGCCGATGATGCTCAAAAATCTGCTGATGAAGCTAAAAAATCTGCTAAGAAAGCTCAGGATATTGCAGATAAAGCTAAAGACGCTGGAGATAAAGATGCAGATGAAAAACAAAAGAAAGCAGATGAAGCTAAGAAAGCTGCTAAAGAAGCTCAAGATGCTGCAGATAAAGCTAAAGAAGCAAAAGATAAAGGTGATAAAGAAACCGAAGAAAAAGCTGCTAAAGAAGCTCAAGATGCCGCAAATAAAGCAAAGAAATTAGCAGAGGAAGCAAATGGAGAAAAGAATTCTGGAGAAGGCAAAGGACAAGGTGATGATACTGCAGATCATGAAGAAACTGAAGCTGATTTAAAAGATATTAAAGAACGCGCTAAAGAAATAATTGAAAATTATAAAAATAAATTATCTGGAGATTTTGGAACATTTATTAGTAAATGCAAGAAATCTGTAGAACTTAATAAATCTGGTTTATCTTCTGGTGTAGAAAAAGGTATGTCTGGTTGGAATCAACAATTAAATCAATCATGTACTGCATTTGTTAAAAAGAAGGTATTCCAAAAGAAACGTTTTTTCAAATCAACATATCAACGTGTAAGACGTGGTTCTGGATTTGTAAAAATGGGTGAACCGATACAACCAGGCAAAAAGAAATTGGAAAAGAAATTAACAATTAATGTAGCATTCTATATAGATATATCTGGATCTATGAGTGAATGTATTAATGATGTTTGGAAAGCTTCTTATGTAATTGCTGAAGGATTAAAAAAGAATTTCGGTAAAGAAAACGTTGTTGATGAAGTAACATTTAAGATGCACGCTTTCGATACACAAATGTTTGAAGTACCTTATGGCAAAAAGAAGAATGCAGGTGGTGGAACAATGAATTTTGAAAATATTCTTGAATATATTAAAGACAATACTTATGACTATTTAATTAATATTATTATTACTGATGCAGGATTTAGTATTGATAAAACACAAACTGCTAAATTCATTAAGAATATAGATGGTATGATAGAATTTGTTACTAATGAAGATTCTGTAGAAATGAAAAAACTTGCTAAAGAATATCCAACACAATTGAATTATATATTAGCAGATCCTCAATTTAATATTAAATAAACAAATGGGTAGATAATTAATTATCTACCCATTTTATTCATTTTCATAATCAATTATATTTCCAAAATTCAATTCTGTTAATTTATTATAAAGATTTTTTATTGATAAACTAACCAATAATCCTGCAGCCAAACCACTGCATACAAATATTATATTCTTATATTTCATATTAATCCGTGTGATTTTATAATTTCATAAATTGTTTTGATTACTTTAGCATCATATAATGAATTATGTTTATATCCTTCTATTTTGATATCACAATTATCTAGTATCTGTTCTCTTGAATAATCAAATGCTTCTGTTTCAGTTAATTCATAATACCTTGCTATATCTTGATTAATATCGCGACATGCAGGATTAATGCATCGTGGTAAATCCCAAGCAGTTCCAAATATATCAATAAATAATACCATATCATAATGACATACATCTGAAACTAATTCTACTTTATCATAAGGAAGTAACCATTCTTCTAATTGTTCTTTTATATATTTTTTATTTCCTTTTGATAATGTTTGATCTCCAAATATTGATGTTGTATTTGGTTCACCTTTAATATCAAAATTATTAGACATTAGATTATTGATTACATTTTTCTGAATCCAATCATCAACTTGTAATTTATCATAATCAGTAAATTCTGCATAAAATGAACGATTATTTTCATCAATTAATCCTATTGATATTAATGTTGTATTTTTATGCAAACCTGTAAATTCAGTATCAAAAAATATTTTCATAATTCAATATGTACTGTTGGGTTAATAATATTTAATTTAGTATTATCTAAAAGTTCTTCTTTTGTATATGGAACACTTGCAACATTATTAAGATATGTATCAATTATATCTTCATGAATACGTCTTGCACCTCCAGGTTCACCTGATGCATAATAACGATCATAAAATGCATTTGCATCATAAACAACGGTCCAATATATACCATCAAGTATATCTGAACTTAATATAACAATTGTTTGTGTATTTGCTGTATAATTAATTTTTAATATCATTTTCTTTCTTTTTTATCGTCAAACAAATCAATTACTAACATTGGTTTCATATTATGCATAGCAGTATGTATACTAACACTTCTCAGAGAACAATCAGGTTCGCGAACAATCATATTATTTTTAACAAATAACTTATTCATACCAAGAACGATACTGTTCATATCAGTTAATTCCTTTTGTTTTTTTAATACAAAGAATTGCATACATATTGCAATAGTTGCTACAATAAGTACAATAATATTTATTACATATAATATAATCATAATTTAATATCTTAAATCTTTTTCTAATTCTACTTCTTCAAAAACATATTTATAAAACCATTTTCCAAAATAAAATTCAAATTCATTTTCATTATCTACTTCAATAGAATAATCTTCATTATCTTTTAATTCTGGATGCTTATATAAATATTCATTAAAATTCTTTTTATCTAAATTAACAAATTCATTAAAATGACCGTAAGCATCATCTCTGTTTAATGAATAATAAATAGGATATGGAGAATCATAACCTAAATCATCAAATTCATTTGCACAATATTTTACAATATATAATTTCATATTTTAATTATTTAGATTTTGGCTTATAACAAATTGGTCTATCTTGTAAAGGAGAATCAACAGTCATTGATATTATATTTTTCCAATCTTCTGCTTGATATGCATATATTGCTTCTTCAGCAAAATGCTGTGGATGCATATTATAATCTTTTTTAATACGTTTAAGATGTTCTATAAAATCAGATGAAACTTCAAATTTAATTGTAATAGTAGCCATATTTAATAATCTTTGAAATATTTATAAAATTCTTTCAATGATTCAAAAAAACCATCTGCATATTTAGACATATGTCTACAAACCCATATATCACCTTGTTTATCTACATAGTAATAATATTCCTTACCAGGTTCAAATATAATATCATCTTCTTTATATTCTTTAATACAATGACAAACTATCATATTACTTCTTCTTAGGAGTAATTTTAAATGTTCGATTTCCTTGGGTAATCTCTACGTTAAGCAGATTAAACATCTCAATAGGGAATGTATATTTATAGATTACATAATGCTTGTCTTTACGATGCTTCCCACGCTTGAATACCTCAATATTGTAACCATATACATATTTTGCGTCATGTCCAAAAGAATCTACATAAGCTGAACCGAATTGTGAAGAATAACAAAAGCTTCCACGAATAGACTCTCTAACTCTTGATTTAGCATTAAATGTGGTTCCACACCCAGTAATAATAGTCGGTTTGATTCCAAGTACAAATTTCATTTTTATATATTTTTAAGTTGTTATTAATTATTCCAGTTTACTCCAAGTTTCTTCCAATTAACATTCCAATGAGAAACGGAAAACATCTGTGAAAGACCATATTCATTAAGAAATTCATCAATTGTATATTCATTGACTTTCTCAAGATTCTTAGGACCATTAAGTCCATTATAAGTAATTACCTTTCCATCAGAATATAATTCACTAAAATCAAAAATCAAACCACGAAAATCATTTGGAGAAAAGAAAAGAAAAGTATCCCAATTATTCAGGAATGGGAAATAATGAGAAAATCCATTATAATCGTAACGATCCTCAATAAGCTCAGCAAGATTGAAATAATCACTTCCTGTATTCATTCCATTGAAAATAAATTCACAACCAAAACCATAATAATCACCAGGTCTTGAAAATCCATTATTCTCAATTGTTCTCAACTGATAAATAAGATTTTCACAGTTATGACTTTCGAAAAACTCTTTAGAAAATTCTGAAAAACTCTTCATATATTATTTTTTAATTACATATATAATATAGAAATAAATATGAAATTTTTCAAATATTATTTAATAATTTCATAATATTAATCATCTAATTTATACCAAAGTTCAGCTCTCCATATTTCATTCTTATATTGATTCCTTTTAGTAAACATTTCAATTAATGCTTCCTTATTTGTCCAAATCTTACGAAGACCAATTAATCCATATTTTTAGTATATTTATTATTTATAAAATAGTTTCTAGAATGCCAAAGTTTCCAGTTTATTTTATCAAAATCAGCTGCATTTTCAGGAGTCTTAATAAAATTCCTTCTTTCAATTATATCTCTGTTTTCATCAATGATATAACTTACTAATATAGGATCATTATAATCTATAATATGATCATTGTCCCACCATATTTCTAATATAAATCCTTTATAATAATTTGGTTCTGGTGAATATTGTATAAGTTTAACCATTTAACTTAATTAATTTAGATTTTACTAAACTATAATATACTTCTCTTATAGCTTGTATATTTTCTGTATTATCTGAAATTTTATTTAAGCAACTTATAATTGCATCTATTTTATCATTATATTCTTGAACTATTTCTGAAGAATTAATATATTTTTTCCATGACTTTTCATTTTTGTCTTGTCTAAATTTTAAAAATTCATCAAGACACGTTTTAGCTTCATCATAATTATCAAATGTTAATGCGCTTAATTTATATTTATCAATAATTGGTAAACCCAGAAACTCAAGAAAATTTTCCCAAGTATATCGTGGAAAATAAGAATCACAACAACACCAGCTACCTTCCTTACCGTTTTTATCTATTACATGTCCATAAAAAGAAGCTGAACCAAATTGAGATCTTTCAAAACGTCCTTTACAGATAAGATACTTACTACTTCGTGAACTATTAGGTCCATTTATAATATAACATTCTTTACCAAGAAAATCAATAGTATCTTGGTCAGTTAATGTATAAGGATATTTTAATCCCAGTTCTTTATAATTTTCATGAAATTCATATTCACAAGGATATATTAACTTTCTCATATAATTTTTAATTTTTAAAAGCTAAAATCAATAAAGATAATCCACAGCATACTAATGCAAATCCAAAACAATAAGCTAAAAATATTCCAGGTTCCATAATTATTTCTTTTTAATATGATTTACTAAAAAACTAATTCCAACAAATAGGAAACTTAAACTCATACATACAATAACTATTGCTGCACAATAAATACAAATTGTTTCTGCTGTATTTAAATCCATACTTATAAAATATTACGACACATTCCTAAACTCATCATTTGATTATTGATAATCTGGTCAACTTCTTTCCAAGATACTGGAGTAAAGTCATTATTATCAACACCTACATCATATTGAGAAGTAAATAGCATTTTCATACGAGCTTGGTCTAAACCCTCATCGGTATATGGAGATGTATGTACATGTCCAAACAATTGATATGTTGCATCTTCACCACGCCATGCTCCAGAAAAAGCAAGCATTGGATAATGATTCAAAATAATATGACGTTTGTCAATCTTCATATTGATTTGTTGAGTCATCAATTCAAAACGCCACTTATGCTGACTTACAATTCTTCTCCAATCATGGTTTCCAATAACAAGATAGATTGTTCCATGAAGTTGCTCAAGAATCTTATCAACTCTATTAGGATCGCCAAATGCCACATCTCCAAGATGAAATACAATACCATCTTCTGGAACTTTCTCATTCCAACGACGAATTAATTCTTCATCATTTTCTTCTACTGTCTTAAATGGTCGCTTACAATATTTAATAATGTTCTCGTGACAAAAATGCGTATCACTTGTAAAGAACATCTTTTCAGCATCTTTATCCGTATATATAAATTGTTTATTTTTCATATTTTAATATTTTATATTCTAATATAGTCAATCATATTATTCTAATTAATTATTCGTTTATAAACTTATCTGAATCTTCATTACTTTTTAGATTATTAATATTGATAACAATAGGTTTAATATCATTACTTCCATTTAATGCGGGAATCATTGTTATAACACTATCATTAATCTGAAGTATATCCCATTTACTTCCTCTATAAATATAAATTGGATATGCTTTTCCATTTTTATCAAAATTAATTCTGTCTTTTTTATCGCATGCAATAAATGAACATGTAACAATTATAAGACATATTATAAATAATCTTACTATATGTTTCATTTTATTTGTATATTTTTGTCTTATCTATTATATCATTAATACTAAAATCTTCAGGTAAATATTGATCAACAACATGTCCAACTTCAATTAAATACTTAATAGAGTTTAGCATATGATCATTATCTTTAATAATAATATCAAGCATCTTATTGAATTTAACAGGATCTTCCTTTAACTCTTTAAGATTCTTAATAAATGCCACATGATTATAAAAAGCTCCTACTGAATTTCGAATTCTTTCTTCAACAGATTCATAATTTTTCTTATTCATAATTACCAAGATATTGTTGTATCATCTGCAGGATCCCATTGACATCCAGAAAAATGATCAATATTAAAACCTTTTGATTTTAAAAACTCATAAGTTGATTTCATTAATGTTTTATTTGAAAACATAACAGCATGCTTGCCTTCTAATATAGCATTATTAATTAAGTTATAAACCCAATTAAGTTCTTCTTTCATGTTTCCATTATTAATTTCATCGGAAATTTGTCTAGCTTCTTTAGCAGTAAAATACTTTTGTTCTCCTTCTATTTTCATATTATTCACAATAATGTTTTTTAGTCCATAATTCACATATATGACCACAGTTTTCTAAAATTTCATTTCGTGGTTCTTTACAATCATGATTATAACATGTCCAACAACAACATTTTTCACAATGATCAAATCCACGAGTTATTTCACCATTAGTTCCTTTGAATTCAACTTCATAAGATATCCCATATCTACAAGTTACTATCTTTTTCTTTCGCATATATATTTAAATTTTCTATTTCTTTAATTAAATCTTGACACATAATAGCTCTACCTTCAAATTTTGAATATTCTTTTAAAGCATTAAGTGTTTCATTATTAAAATTTGATAGATGTGCTAAGTTATATAAGTTTTCTGCTTTCCATGCATATGTCTGTTGTAATTCAAATATCCTGTTAAGTACATCATTTTTATAACGATCTATATTGTCTGGATACTTATATATTATTCTAGGTTTTTTAATTTTAATATATCCAAACAATATAATATTAACTAGAATTAATATAAATATTATAATATATACTATCATTATTTATTTAAACAATTATTCAAAATTTCCCCGCATCCATAACATACTTCATAGTTATCACTGTATAATATACAAAACTGTCCAGGTGCTGCAGTTACAGGAACGTCAGATACAATCTTAACTTCATTATCTTTTCCATTCCACATCATCTTACCAGAATAAATATCTGGAGAATGACGAACCTTAAAATTTATATTATCAATAAGATTCCCATCACCTTCAACATAAGTACGATGTAGATATTCGTCAATCATATTTTTTGTAAGCCAATTGATATCTCTTACATAAAATGTTTTAACCTTACTATCATTATAATTTTTAGATACATAAACGATGTTATTCGTAGCATCCTTTCCTATAACATACCAAGGACCTCCTGAAAGTTGTAGACCTCTACGCTGGCCAATAGTATGAAACCAATGTCCATGATGAATACCAACGCATAATCCAGTATCAATATCTATAATATCTCCATCTTTCTTTCCAAGATACTTTTCAATATAATCATTATAATTAATCTTACCTAAGAAACAAATACCTTGTGAATCCTTGCGCTTTGCATTAATAAGATGATTCTCTTCAGCAATCTTACGAACCTCTTCCTTCATAAGATTACCAATTGGAAAAATAATCTTCTCAATAGGTACTTTCTTTGTATCAATATTTGCAATAAAGTCTACCTGATCCTTAACTGGATCTTTAGCAGGACAAATCCACCATTCAACTTCACTTTGTAAAAAATGATTAGGAGATACCCAATCTGGAGCATCTTTACACTTACCAGTTGCATATCCTACACGTGTTGCATAATGTCCTGTTGCAATATAATCATACTTATATCCAATCTTATCATAAAAAGCTCCAAACTTAATAATTGTGTTACACATAACATCAGGATTGGGAGTAAATCCACGTTTAACCTTATCCATTGTGTACTTAACAACATTATCCCAATACTCCTTATGAAGATCAATTATCTCAAACTTGCACCCATACTTTGCAGCAACTGTAGAAGCCATCTCAATATCCTCCTCAGATGTACAACTATATGAATCCTTCTCATCAGGACCAATATGTATATAAAAACAATCAGGCTTCTCACCAGCATTACAAAGCATATGTAATGATACTGATGAATCAACTCCTCCTGAAAGTAATAATGCTATCTTATTCATGTCTTTTATTTAATAAATCTTCAATATAAACTAACCCTTCTCTTCGTCTTGCTTTCAGCCATTCTAATATATTCTTTGGTCTTTCCCAAATACTTGATATTTCCTGAGCAGCTTGTTTATATCCTGCTTCATATGCATTCTGTATATCAGACATAGAAAATCCTTCATAAGGTGAATACCAGGGTTCTCTATTTTTTATATAATTTTTAAATTTGCCATCTATTTTCCTCATTTAATTTCTGCTTCTTTTACATAATAATGATCTCCTTCAAAGAATGGTGTTCCTTCTTCACACGGAGTTCTTGATTTATCATTTTTAAATATCCAAGCATTAGCTTCTTGTAAAGTATCAAATTTCTTTACTAATTTATCTTTAATATATATAGAATCGTGGTTAGTTTTTCTTCCTAACGCATCATGCTCAACATATTTAGACCAAACCTCATATTGTTTGTCCTTAAGACTGTTATCAATGAAATTACAATTTATCTTATCATTAAACCAACAAGTATCATATATTTCAGTTTTCTTTAAATGACTCCAATGATCTTTTTGCTCATATACACTTTTAGTCTTAATAGTTATAAGATTTCTATCTGATACACCTAATCTTGTTTCAATATCTTCAAGTCTTTTTAGTTGTTTACTTATATTTATTTGAATCTGTTGAATAAGATAATTCAATGCACCTTGATATGTTGTATAGAATCTATATCCTTCAGTATTAGTTACGTTATTTCCATAAGCGAAATCACTATCTAAAAGAAGACTATCATGTCTATCGCTATTTTCATGTCTTATCTCATAAACTTCATCAGCACTGAAAACATGAGTTCTTTTTAATTTATATAGATCACCGCCTTCAAATTCTGTCCCATATATAATCTTATCAACATATAACTTTCTAATATGATCTGGACAATAATAATCAGGAATATTAGAAGTATATTTTACCATGAATACTGGATTGCCTTCGTTAAGATCTTTAAATAATTTTGTCATATATTATATAAATTACTTTATTGAATACGATAATTATAATATTCCCCAATCTTCAGCTAATTCAATATGATCAAATTCTTTTAAGAATTGTTCTTTTGTTAATGTCTTAATTGTATCAATACCTTCTGTTACTTTTGATCCATACCAAAATTCAACATGTTCAGGATCTTTATATTTTACATAATCAGCTGCCCAATTATATAAAGTGCCTCTTGTATGTTGTAACCAATCCCAAGCCTTTTCTAATTCCTTAGGACCTGTCATAAAAAATACTTTCCCATCTATATGCATATTACCAACGTTCCTCCTTAAATTTTTTAATATTCTTCCAAAACCATGAATTATAATATTCAAATTCACCATTTGAAAAACGATGTGTTAAAATATTGCCTTCTATAAACAACTGATAAGCTTCCTCAAAATATTTAACAACGTATTCTCTTGTCTTTTTATTCTTTATATTATAATCATTCTTAATCAAATCATAATCATAAGATTTTCTATGTTTGAAATTCTCCATCTTCCAATGATAGAAATAATCCATCTTCTCATAATAAGAACCTGCTTCATATGACCATCCAATATAATTCATTCTATCACAAATTGAATTAGTAATCTTTCCAAGTATGTTATAAATAAACTGAAACTTAAAAGCAATAGGATCTTCTTTCTTTTGTTTCTTACGTTTTTGTTTATACTCTTGATAATTCCAATCCATAATTTTATTATTTAATTTATTATATTATTTAATTTATTATATAATATAGAAAAAACTGAGATTATTTAAAATCCCAGTTTATAAAATATGTTAAATAATTATAAATTATGTTTAGCCGATTTGTTTCTTAACATAATCTAAATCAACAGTAAATTCTGTTACATTTTCAGAAGGCATATTGAACATTGCTTTATTCATTATGTTTTCCATTGTTCCACGAAGACCACGAGCACCAAGTTTGTTTTCTATTGTTTTATCAACTATGTATTCTAATGCATCATCAGTAAAATCTAATTTGATATTGTCTAATTCAAATATTTTCTTATATTGTTTTATTAACGCATTCTTTGGTTCTGTTAATATTCTAATTAATGCATCCTTATCTAATTCATCAGTATATGTAATTACTGGCAAACGTCCTATTAATTCTGGAATCAACCCGTAAGACTTAATGTCTAAAGGCGTTATTTTTGACATATAGTCTTCATCTTCCATTTTTGTATCAACATCTGAATTAAATCCTATTACTTGTTTATTACAACGTTTTTTGATTCTATCTTCTATGCCAACAAATGCACCTCCACATATAAATAATATATTTTTCGTATTTATTTTAATAAGTGGTGCTTCAGGATGTTTACGACCACCTTTAGGAGGAATTGAAACAATAGATCCTTCTAATAGTTTAAGTAGTCCTTGTTGTACTCCTTCACCAGATACATCACGAGTAATTGAAGCATTACCACCTTTTAAAGCAATCTTATCAATTTCATCTATAAATACAATACCACGTTCAGTTTTTTCTACATCATAATCAGATGCTTGATATAAACTAACTAATAATGATTCAATATCATCACCAACATATCCTGCCTGTGTTAGCGAGGTTGCATCTCCTATACTAAATGGTACGTCAAGCATTTTTGCTATAGTTTTTGCAATTAAGGTTTTACCTGTACCTGTCCCACCCAGAAGCAAGATATTAGACTTTTCTATTTCAACATCATCATTATTTTCAGTATTAATTCTTTTATAATGATTATATACTGCAACAGAAACTCTTTCTTTTACTCTGTCTTGTCCTATAATATATTGATCTAAAAACTCTTTGATTTCTTTAGGCTTAGGAATTCCTTCCATAGTCTTATTATTTACTTTTGATTCATATTTTTCTAATTCAGCATTACATCTCTTTAAGCATTCTGGACATATATATCCGACATTTCCTGCTAATAATATACTACTATCTTCAAAACTTTTACCACAAAAACTACAATAATATTGTTGTTCCATTTTTATTTATTTTTATTTATCAATTTAATAATAATATGAATCCTGTAAATAAATATAGTCTTTTTGATTTATCTAAACTAATTAATCATAAAGTTAGATTCACTTCAGATTGTGAATTCTTTCCAAACTTTGATGTCATATGTAAAATAAAGAAAGTACATATGAAAGGAAATGAAATCTTATTTGAAGTGAATACTATTAAAAACAATAAACATTTGACTATAGGATCAAATATGAAGAATCTTCAATTTGAAATAATTTAACCAAAATATTTTGTAACTTCTTCTGGTGTCATTTCTTCAATAATGATATCACGTTCTTTCCATTCATAATGTTTATCTTCTCTTCGTTTTAAATAATAAATGCAATCAATTAATGAATATTTTCCAACAGCTTCAGTATCATCTTCAGCACTAATTACTATATCTATTTCTTTTCCTGTTTCATCATTAACCATTGTATATGAACATACATCAGAACAACTTTCTACAGCAGAATAAATTGTATATTCTGTACGCATATATCCGCATTCCTCTATATATTTTGTCTTATATCCTCCAGTCTTATAAGCCATTTATTTATTATCTTTATTTATATTTTCGTTTTCTTTAATTATATTATCTTCCCAATATTTAATTACATTTAAGAATGCTTCTTTATATTGATGATCGCTTGCGCAATATTGAGCTACAACATTTGCAATAATTGTAAATAATTCATTAGCAACAGTCTGATTATCTTCAGTACGGGTTCCTATGCATTCATTATTTACCATTCTAATTAATTCTGTAATTTTTTCAGAATCATTATTTGCTTTAGGCGCAAGTAGCATATGAGTTGCTTCTTTAGTATTTACATCCTGAGCAATAAAGAACAAATTCAAATCATCAGGAATACAATCTAAAGTCAATCCTAGTTCTAACGAAAGTTGAAATAATGAGTCAGATTTACATTTTGCTAAAGGGGCATTCATAATTGATTTCATTAGCTCATCAGATATAGGTTGACTCATTTGGTTAATAATCTGAACTACTTTCGCTTCTCTACTTCCTTCAGGCCAACTACATGTTTTACCATCATTATCTATTTTACCTAATAATACATTATCAATATTCTTATCCATAATTGTTATCTATTTTTATATTTATTAAAATCCAATTCTTCCGCTTCCTGTTTTTGAATAATCATTTTCTTTTTCATTATAATAGATATCTGCAAGAGTCATATCTTTATCTTCACTTGGTAATATCTTTCTAACTTTTTCTTTGTTAAGTTTCTTAAATTCATATTTAAGTGATAAACGTCCTTTTCTTAATAATGCTCTGTCTACTTTTGATAATGAATCATTAAATGTACAGATAAATTTTGTCTTTAATACATCTCCAATGATTCCATCTGTTATATTCAATAAAACAGGCATAACTGGATTATACCCAGAAGATCTATCTTTAAGTATCTTTTCACAGTCTTCTAATATAAATACAGTATCCCAGTTATCCAAAAAATATGACATAAGTTTTTCTTGTGGTATACTACCTAATAATCCACCATCAATAAATATGAAATTCTTATTGATATATTTCTTAATAAGATGCTTAATTAATGAAGTCTTACCAGTACCAGGTTCTCCATAGAATAACATTAAGTCAGGTCTAGTATCATCATCAAGTATTTCGCACATCTTATCATAAGGAAGATCATCATTATAATTCTTCTTAATGTCAATATCTATATTGACACCATAATCAAACCATGAAGTATATAATGTATTTGTACCTTCCATTATAGATGCAATCCCAAACTCCAATTTATTCTTATTATCCAATGAAACACAATTTGGCTTAACGATTTTTTCAAATACTTCATCAATATGTCCTTGCGCAACATATAAATCATTATATGTATCTGAAGCATCTGCATCAATACTTGTAGTAAGATTAAACATAAATGGAGCAGGATATTCTCCACATATTAAAAATTCATTTGATGAATAATTAAATATTTCATATTCAAGTGATTGTTCTTCTTTTACTTTTATAAGATTCAATAAGAATTGGCGTGTATCAATTCTACGATTAAACTTATATCTATCTAAAGCCAATTGAGAAGCTTTATATTCAAGAATACCATCATTATTATAAAAATAACGATAGCAAAAAGGTAATTCTGTCTTAAAGATATTAATAAACATAGCACCGAGATAATCATCACTATGACTATTAAATATCTTAAACATATCATAAATTTTCTGTCTATCCATTAAGTATTAATTATTATCTTTATTAATATTGTTGTATATATGATCTATTAAAATTCCTAAAGTAAGTTCTTGATTAATTATATTATCATCTATAGTAAATTTTTTATCAAACGATTTTAACGACTGATTAATGCTATATTCTACTTCTAATAAGAATTCAATAACATCTAAAGAATCTAATTTAAGATCTTTATAAAAAAAAGTATTTTCGCCATCAAATGGTTTAGATTTCAATATAGTATTTTTTATATCTTCATCAAATCTATTTTCAATTGCTTCAATTACAATTTTCTTAATATCTTCTCTTGATAATAAACTATTCATTCATTTTTATTTTATATATTTCATTATTTCTTTTAAGCAATCTATAATATGATTATCTATTACATATGCAATATTATTTAAAGATTGTCTATAAATATCACCTAATAAAGAATTATAACAGAAATCTAAATTTGAAGATACTGTTCTTAATCTTACTATTGTGTCTTGTAATTTATCAACTTCCTGTCGTTTCAAATTAGGAAACTCTTTTAAAGTAATATATCTAACTACATCAAAATTTACTCTATTATATGATAATTTAGAATCATCATCTTTTATAAAATATAATGAATGTGAATTATCATCATAATAGATTCCTTTTACATTACAATATGTATATTTTCCTTTATAATATGTAGATATATTATGTATTTCATTAAATAATTTAGTCTTATTTGGAAGTTCTTTCAATATATAACTCCAGATATCTTCACAAGTATTTTTATTTAACATAATATGTAAAATTTATTTTATAATAATGTATATTTAAATTTCTTATTTAATATATCTAGATCCTTTTCTAGATCCTTCAAACTATAAAGTAATATAATTATATAGTTCTTCAGAAATAATGCATTAAAATGACATTCTATGATTATTATGTAATTAATAAAAAATATTTTGAAAATTCATTTTCTTCGTTTATAATAACATATTTATCATATCCTCCATTTTGAAATACTTGATAATACATTAAGAATTCATCTACTTGATATTCCCTTCCTTTATGAAACTGAATATCTTCAAATGAATAATCTTTAATACATTTACATGTTTTTTCTTTTTTATACATAAGCTTCAATTAATTCTTTTATTGAATTAAATTTAACGCCTTTTAATGGTTTAATGTTTCCGTCTTCAAATACTTCAACAATTGTCCATCCATCAATAATATCGTTTTCATCAACTAATGCTGCTACTTTATGATTCTTATGTAAATTACATGCTTCAGATAATTGATCTATAATTTGTTTTAATTCTACTTTCATAATGATATTTTTATTTATTTCAATTCAATTTTAATATAGTAATAAAAAATATATTATTAAATATAGTATAAGATTTTATTTATGAGTAAGAAAGAAGTTTTAGAAAAAGAATTTGGAACAGATCATGAACTAGACTCAGTATTGAAAGAAATTAAAAAGCAATACGGAGACGGGGCCGTTATGCTTTTAGGTGAATCTGAAGTAATGGATATTGACACTATTCCTTCTGGTTCTATTTCTTTAGACTGTGCTCTTGGAATTGGTGGCTATCCAAAAGGACGTATAATAGAGATATATGGCCCTGAAAGTTGCGGTAAGACAACATTAGCAATTCACGCAGTAGCAGAAGCTCAGAAACTTGGAGAACGTGCTGCATATATAGATGCAGAAAATGCTTTTGACAGAGATTATGCAGAAGCATTAGGCGTTGATGTCAATAAGTTATATTTTGCTCAACCTGACTGTGGAGAAGACTGTTTGGAGATAGCAACTAAATTGATATCATCAGGAAAGATTGGCATATTAGTTATAGATTCTGTTGCAGCATTGACTCCTCGTGCAGAATTAGAAGGTGCTATGGGAGATGCAAGAATAGGTCTTCAAGCTAGATTAATGTCTCAAGCATTACGTAAAATGGTTGGCATAATTAAAAGAAGTAACTGTTGCTGTATATTCATTAATCAGATACGGGAAAAGATCGGTGTATTGTTTGGCAACCCAGAAACTACTACCGGTGGTAATGCATTAAAGTTCTATGCATCAATAAGATTAGAAGTTCGTAAATCAACACAAGTTAAAAACGGAGAAGAAGCAATAGCAAATCTTACAAAAGTTAAAGTTGTAAAAAATAAATGTGCACCTCCATTTAGAAAAGCTGAATTTGAAATTACTTATGGAAAAGGAATTAATAGATTCTCAGAAATAATTGATAAGTCTATAGAATTTGATATCATACATAAATCAGGTTCATGGTTCAGCTATGGAGAAGTAAAACTTGGACAAGGACGCCAAGCTGTTATTGATCTATTGAATGACAATCCTGAATTACTTGAAGAAATAGAACAGAAAGTAATTGATCAATTGAAAACTAAACCTAAAGAAGGAATAACTGAATTGGATGAATTATTAGGAGAATAATGATATATGAAACAAATAATAGAATTTATAAACGAAAAACTAATCATTAATAAGAATATAAAAATTAAAAGAAACTTAGATGATTGGACTATTGAGACTGCTCAAGATGGAGATATAGTTGAGATGAATGAAGATTTACTTTTTATTTATAAAGGATTAAATAAAGATTTTCATGTAAATAATGCTAGTGATAATGCTATAGTATATCATGCGACATATATTTGTGATAATAGAAAAAAGTTAAGTGTTGGCATAGATACTGGTGTAGGTCTTATTTCAGAAAGACCAGAAAGATATAAATTAGCATCAGAAGAAAAATGTGACGAATTCATGGAAGCATTAAAGAAAGCAGGATATAAATGGGATGATAACAAATTAAAAATCGTTAAGATATGAAAAATCTAAAAGATATTATATCAGAAAAATTAATTATCAATAAGAATATTAAAATAAAAGAAAAAGAATTTACTGATGAAGAACTTCGTAATGATTATAATGAAGTTTCTGGAGCATATACAAAAGCTGAAAAGGAACCATTTAAAGATAAATATGGAGTCAATTCAAATAAAATTCGTGATATACAATTAGTCATATTGGATCATCTTAGAGAAAATAGAAAAAAGAAAAAAGATTTTACTACTAAAGATTTTAGGGATTTTATAAGATTAGAGCCATCAGAAAGATATGAAAAATTTGCTGAACTACTTGATAAAGAACCAAAGGAATTTGTAGAATTCTTATTAAAAACATATGAAGGCATAATAAAGAATAATCATATAAATATATGGAATCCAAGATCAATTGCTGATAAATCAAAAGTTAAACGTTTACAAAATTTACAAAAATATCTTGGTGTAAAATGAAAGACATAAAAAATATCATAATAGAGAAACTAATCATTAACAAGAACATAAAAATCAATAAGCATACTAATTTATCTGAACAAGAACAAAATAAGATTATTGATGAATTATGTATGTATTTTCAAAAGGGAGGATCTTTTGGTGGAAATAAATATGAAACACGATTACAGATAGTTGATAAGTTCTTTCATAAAGATATTTCGGAATATTTTAGAAGATTGTTTTTATGGGAAGACATGTCTGAATTTATGAATATTGATAAAAACGATTTTATAGATTATGTCAAAACCTATAAAGAAGAAATATATGAACAAATAAAAGATTTTGTATTATGAAAAACCTAAAAGATATTATATTAGAAAAATTAGTAATCAATAAGAATACTAAAATAGATAAGTATCATTATCATCCAAAGACTAATGAAGAACTAATACAAACTGTTTATAGATTAATAAATAAACGTGGTGAGAAAGCAGATCTTAATGATATAGATACATCAGAAATAACTGATATGTCTGCAGTATTTAGTGATAACGATGTAAATAAAAGTTTTGATGGTGATATATCGGAATGGGATGTTAGTAATGTTACTAATATGAAAGAAATGTTTTTACATTCAAAATTTACAGGAGAAAATGGTGATATATCTAATTGGGATGTGAGAAATGTTGAAGATATGTTTCAAATGTTTGCTTATTCATATTTTAATGGAGACATATCTAAATGGGATGTAAGTAATGTAGAAGAAAATATGGGATGGATGTTTTATAAATCCCCGTTGGAAAAAAACCCACCTAAATGGTATAAGAAATAAATATTAAAGATAAATATATAAAGGTAAGTTATGTATTTTAAGATTAAACTAAATAGAAACATATCAATAAATGATAAAGAAAAACGTGTCATAGAAACTTATTTTACTGATGCGTTACATTTTGCAGATGCAGGATATAAGATTGTTCAGATTGTTGGCACAGATGCTGAAATAGAAGATGTATGTATGATGAAGAATTTTAAGCCTGCAGCAAATGAATATAGCGAAGGAACAAAAATATTTGCAGTCAAGGTTGCAGAAGATGTTCCAACTGAAGAAGGAACAGTTAAGACAATTAAATATGCATTACCAGTTTTTGCAAAAAATTCTGATGAAGTACATATGATTATGCGAGACTATATTGCACAAGGATTTGATAATATGAGACTAACTACAATATCTGAAACAAAATGGATATGGGTAGAATAAATTAAAGAAGACATAAATAAAAGATGATAGAATATATTGAAGGAACAAAATCAATAATTTCTTTATTACCAAATATAAAGAAAATGTTCAATAATAAGAATAGAAAGAAAATTGAAATGTGGGGATCTTATGAAGCTTTTATAGATTACAATAGAGAATATCATGGAGACTTACAAATATTAGAATTAATTTGTGATAAGCCTAAATATAATTATGATGATTATAAGAAAAAAGGAATACGATTTTATTTAGTTGGTGAAATAGGATATTGGAAATTAATTAAAAGATATTGGAACTGTTATATGTTTTATTTAATGAATAGACATGATTTAAGTATATTAGATAGAATTAAATTAGCATATGCAAAAAGTAAAAGATGGATAACAAAATGGAAATTTAGATGTGAGATAGATAAATATTTTAAAAGAAAAGAATCATTTAATAAAGAATTCAAAAGAAAATTTAATAATGGAGAAATAGATATAATTTATTTATATATGTATGAAACAAAAAAGGAACTCAATTAAGAGTTCCTTTTCTTTTATTTGATTTTATTTTATTCAGTTGGATCTATAACAAAAGTATCTTCAACAGTTCCATTAGTTACTACAATTACATCACCTGCATTAAATGTAGTAGCAGTAAATTCTAATTTATAATCTGTAGCTGAAAGTGTTTCAATTGGTGTATCTTCTTCACCTGTTGGATTTACATATAATGAGAATTGATCTGTTTCATTAGTATAACATTTGATAACCCTATCAGTTTTCTTTGTAAAACTCTTCTGACAGATATGTACAAATTTGTCTTCAGTATTTAACCAAGCTTTATATAGATAGAATGTATCTTTCTTAGTCTTATGATCTCTCATTACCAATCCTTTATCGTTAAGTCTTCTTAAAGTATCGTCTGTTGTAGTTGTTGTGCCATCATAACATAATGTATATCCTTCATTACGATTAGATACAGCAAAATCAAACATTACCCAATCAGTACTAAATAATATCTGTGGGAATTGCTTAATTGTTGCAACATGTCCTTCATGTAACCACATCATATGTTCAATATCATGTCTTGCACCGCCTGAACCTTTGTTAGTTGTAGATATGTTATCAGTATGACAGTCTTGAGTACCACCACATCCATATTCAGAATATGCAAATGGTTTTCGTATAGTATTAGCATAATTAATTCTAGAAGTAAGCTGCGATGTTGGTGTATTTGATGATGTTGAATCATACCATCCTACATATATGTTTCCACCAAACCAATCACAGTCAGGATTTCCAAAATATTGAGCAGGATTTCCAGCACCCTGATGACATACATATCCAACCCAACGTTCTGGATCTAATGACTTAATCAATGCAGTATATTCATTACATTTCTGACGTGCAAATTCTTTACCTGTTATAATTACATTATTGTTACTATCTTTAAGATCACCAGTCTTAGCCTCATTACTTAATCCCCAGAATAATATACTTGAGTGGTTGTAATGTTCATTGACCATATCTGTATATTGTCCTGTCAAATGTTCGTAATATGCATCAGGCATTGTTGCTTGTATATTGTTAACACATGGTACTTCAGTCTGTACAACTATACCAAGTTTGTCACAGTAATCATAAAATTGCTTTGGTTGTGGATAGTGAGCAGTACGAATAACTGTTGCACCTAATTCCATTAATATATCAAAATCATTATCCATGTCAGCTGTAGTTAATGCATTAGCTTTACCATATAAGTCATTATGCATACATACACCACGTAATAAATATGGGTGCCCATTCAATAAGAATCCTGTATATGGGTTTTCAGAATCATATCCTTCAATTGTTGCATCATTCCATACATATGAATAATATCTGAATCCATATCCTCTACTTAATCTATGACATAATTCATCATTATAATAGATTTCAAGAGTTACATTATATAAATGTGGATCATTCTTACCATCCCATAAATGTGGATTGTCAACTATTGTAGTAAATGTAATTTTTCCTTTACCAAACTTTCTTTCTGAATAATGGAAATCTGTGTCATCAATATGGCAAATTACATCTGCATAATTAGGAACTGATGTTTCAATTGTTATTGTTGCAGCTGTATTAGTAACATTTGAAGTTATATGAAAACCATCGTATCCATATTTAATATCTGGTAACACTGGACTAGTCAACATCTTAACCTTTCCTAATGTTGCATTGAAATTGAAGTCTGCTGAAGATGGTGCTAAATTATTTCCTTCATTATTCTTTAGTTTGACAGTTAATATATTAGTACCAACTTTAATGAAATTAGTTATATCAACAGCAAATGCTCCATAACCGCCCCAATGCTTAGTAACTAATGCATCATCTATATATATTTCTGCAGATTGGTCAGCATGATCAAACCACAGATGAGTTGGCTGTAACTTATGAATAGTTATTGATGATGTAAATGTGAATATTCCTTTTGCATAATTACTCGTCTGTCCATCAATTCTATTTATTGAATATGGGAGTTCAATTTCTGTATTATTATAAAGCCATGGACCAACATCAATTGAAGATGCTAATAATGGAGTCATATCATATATAGACTCAAAAGCTACTAATGGACTAGCAGGAATACCTGATTTGTTTATAACTATTGTTTTCATTTATAATTATTATTCATTTATTTATTATCTAATTATATTTAAATATATTCATCTATTTTATATATCATCTATTCTACATAGTTTTCTACAGTCCAGCCTGTTGGAACTGCATAAGTTTGACCAAGTGTCCAAGTCTTATTTGGATGCTTATAGAATGTTCCTGTTGAAGAAACGTTCTTAAGCCAATCTATAGTCGCAGAAATATCTGATGTCAATAGACAAGTAACTTCATTAAGATTGCCATTACCTTCAAACATTTCCTTATAACAATCTTCTGCACTGGTTTGACATCTTAAGATTGGAGATTTTGTCATCTTAGGAGTAGTTAACTTAGCAGATCTACTCATACAGAACATTCGGAAACAACACTGTTTTGTTAAAGTAGTGAAATTGATTTCAATAGGTTCTTCAAGATTAATACATTCTTCAAACATAGAAGAGCAACATTCTGTACCTGTAGGTGTTGTTGCTAACATCTGTGGACCATGTTGTAAAGCAGTCGCGCCTCTGAACATACCATTATATGAACTACTATATATAGTTGATGCTGGGAGAATCAGATTACTAGCATCAACAAGATATGTTGTTCTAAATAATCCAGCACAATGATGAGTATTGCTTTCAAATTCATAGTTTGTCTTAAAGTCATCTTCATTAAACAATGACATTATATTGCCATATGCTTTAAATTGTTTAGTAGCATTAAAATAATTGTAAGCATTCCATGCAGTTGCAAGTTTAACATTATTTCCTTTAAATATTATCTTTTGTCCTGTATTGATAGTTCCAAATGATTTAGTGCCTGATATTGTTGCGGTTATCCATGTTTCACCATCATCTAATGAATAACTTAATGTTGGGTTATTAGGTGTATTACTTCTTTGCATCTTAATTTCATTACTATCTTGTAATGATTCTATAGTGAAGTACATATTGATATAATCAGCTGAGTGCTCCCAGTTTGTTGGACATCCATGCACACCAGTTTCGTGTTCAATTCCTGTTACTGATTTGAATGTACCTTCTTCAGCAACTCCATATACCCAGTTATATGAATAGTCTTCTCCTAATGAATCTTCTGACTTAATGGTGATTTCATTAAGAGATGAACACCCATAGAACATTTCTTTATAACAGTCTGTAGATAAACTAGTTGCAGGTAATATTGGAGCAACTTCAATTGATGTACAGTTCTTAAACATTGCTTCATAACAACTTTGCTCTGTTGTGTCACTTAATGTCAATTCAGAAGCATCCATCAAAGATTCACAATCTTTAAATAGATTCTTAAATGCATATGCAGTTAACTCATTATCATTAAGTAAGTATGTTATGTCACCCGATATTGAGAATTCTCCATCTATATCAAATGTTCCTATACCATTTTCTGATGTAGGAACAAGTTCACTTCTTATCATCAAGTCTAATCCAGCTCCTAATTCTAATTCGGTATTTGCTTCATATTGATTCCAATAGAAAGAAGCTCCAGAATTATATTCAAAATTATTAGTAAATCGTATTGTTATGTCAGTTATTGCTTTAATATTGAATATGTTCATATTATCATATTCAGATAAATGAACTTGTCCAATATTGTTTTTTGCAAATGACATATGATTATTTATTATAATTGTATATCCCATAATAATTATTTTATACTATATATAAATTTAAGGTTCTTCATAATCTATTATTGTCCAAGGACTTAAGATTCCTGAACAATATGTGATACCAGGATCAAAATTCCTATTATAACGCCATTCAGTATTAGATCCTATATCTGAATATCCTGTATTTGGACTTTTTATGAATACTGTATCATTAGGAACATGGTCATTCACAAAAGAAACCATACGTGTAAGTCCATGATTTGATATTCCTTCAGTAGGTGTTGCATTATACAATCCTGTTTCTGCTAAACATGTTATCTGTTTGATATTTTCTGCATATTCAAACATATATTTATAACATCCTGAAACAATATTCTTTGCAGGTAATACTGGTGATATAGTAAGATAAGTTGCATGTGAAAACATTGCACGATAACAGTGTTCTGTTAATACAGGTGCTGGTAATATAAGATTTTCTGCAGAAACAATCATAGCTCCATTGAATAAATTACAGAATACATAATTTGAAGTTAGTACAGTCTGTCCGACAAAATCATCCCCATATAATAATGACATTGTATTTCCGTATGCATTGAATTTTGCTGTTGTCTTTGTATAGTTTGTTCCGTTTGCTTCTGATGTACCAGGTCCAAATACAAAATACCATTGCTTATTTGGATATGAGCCTGTTGTGTTACAATAATGAGTATTTGTTCCTTTGAATCTAATCTTATCTCCAGTAGATACATTTAATGTAATGCATTCTTGTGGAACAACAGTAGTCACCCATTCTGCATTATTAATACTATAACTAATTGTGATGTCATCTGCATATGATACATTTTTACCTTCTTGTACAGGTCCAAATGTAAATACACCATCATCAATAATATCTATAGTAAAGTATTTTAGATCATATCCATTATAGTCATTATTGATAACCCAATTTTCTGGTATGTGAGATGCTTTATTAGTTTCATTCCAATCTCCTTTGCAATTTATATAAAATGTTCCTATAGATGCGACATTATTCGTCCAGTCCGAAGAAATATATTCTGATATGTCTTCTACATTATAACATTTGATATTATTCAATGATGAACATCCGTAGAACAAATCTTTATAACAGTCTTCAGTAAGTGTCTTAGATATTAATGTTGGGGATGTAGTCAATGATGTACACCCATAGAACATGCCTTCATAACACGACTTCTTAGTCATCTTAGGTAAAGACAAACCACTTGCATCTATTAATGTTGTACAGTTTTTGAATAGATTCTTACAACAGTATTCTCTTAATTCATTATCTGCTATCAGATCCAAAATATTTCCTGATACATTAAAGTCTCCAGATACAACAAATGTTCCTATTCCATCTTCTGATGTAGGAACTATATTGCTTTTAAATCCAACGATAGTATCTGCAGTGACTTCTAATTCTGTATTTGCTTCTAATAACTTCCAATAATTTGTAGTTCCATCATTATATTGTAAATCTCTGTTGAATGAAATTGTCAAATTTTCAAGAGCAGTGATCTTAAATACATTATAAGATTCATTTGTTATATAAGTAACGGTTCCTAAATTAGTAGAAGTATATGATATATTATTTATAATTCTAATTCTTCCCATATATATTCAATACTTTATTTATATATTTATGAGAATGCTTAATAATCAGTAATAGATAAGTCACGAGCTTCACCAATTGTATGCATACCATTTTCATCTATTGTTGCAGCTATATGACCTTCACTATCAGTAAAATGTAAACCAGACTCTTTAACTAAGAATGTATCTTGTTTAAGAGCTCTTATATCAGCTTCTAATTGATCTAACTGATGTAATAATGCGTTTTTCTGTGATTCAGTAAAACTTACATCTTGTAAATTATCATATATCTCTTGTATTGCGTTACTATAATTTAATACAGCTGTATTAATTCTATCATATTCTTCATCAGATATTTCAATATATCTTTTATTAATCATATCTTGAAGATTATCTGCAATACGTTTTTTGTATTTGTATTCATGTAATAATACTTGTTTCATTATTATTAAATTAATCTATTTTTATTAATTTTCAATATATTTAATAATAACAAAAAAGAAGTATCCTCAGATACTTCTATTTAAAATCTTTTTCAATCTCTTTTTTCAAATTATTTAAGTCATTCAAATACATTTGTTTTTCTGTTGTGTTTTTAATGTATTCAAGTTCCTTTTTCATTTCCTGATTCTGTTTCAATAGTTCATCACGTTCTTCAATAGTTACTTTAGACATTGGAGTACTAATCAATTCCATTGGAAGTTTATATCCATCCATGTCTACCTTGATTTCTGCTTTAGCCCTATTACGAATCTTAAGTTTTCCTTTGCATACTAATTCAATAAACTTAACTAATTCATCATTCTTCTTAATTCGTTCTTCAAGAATCTTAACCATTTTCTTCTTTCGTTCTGTATAGATTCCTAATCTATAGTTTACGAAATATTCAACTACTTCATTCTTATTCTGAAAATACTTCAATTTATGGTTTTCATCCAAAAGCCATAATAGATCTTCAGGAAGCTGTTTAATCAATTTGAACTTATTAGCTATTCGTTTTCCTGAACGATCTTTTTTCATTTCAATAGCTAACTGTTTCTTTGGAAATGTTATCTCATAATTTACTCCACCATCAACAGACTTATTCTTCCAATCTTTTATATAGTCTTCCTCTTTATATTTAATAAGTAGTTTTTCGAAATCTTCATACGATACATCAGCAGGAAGATCTGTGACATTCATAAAATCTTTTGCCTGATTTAGTTTCCATTCTCCATAATTAAACCAAGCTTCATCTTCATATCTCCAGTTTGATCTTTTAATTCCTTTAAGATATGGACGAATCTGTGTCTTAATTTTGTCTTTCTTATCTGCACGTGCTTCAACAACTTCTTTGCAAGCTTCAATAATATCAATAGGATCATATGCCTGATTATGCATAGAATAACCTACAGCAACTCCGATATTATTCTTACATAGAACTGTTGGTATAATTGGAAGATATGTCATTGGCTCAACATACTGTCCCTCTTCAAAAACAAAATCTAATAAGTCATAATCAGTCTTATAGATTAAGTCCATGTATTTTGAATGCTTCACATAAAGATAACGAGGAGCACCAGCAGAATCAGGATCTCTTAATGAACCTACCTGTGAGTCAGATTCCAACGGATTTAAGTTATCATTAAAATATTTGCACATGTTAACGATCGTCGCATTAAGCGAAATGTCCCCATGCCCGTAGAGTGATACTCGCATAGCATCTCCAGACAATGCTAACAATTTATATAACTTACCATCTTTTGTTGTACCTGCTAAACTCGCATGCATAATCTTACGAGCACCAGGTTTAAACCCATCAATAACAGATGGAATAGCACGTTCCTCTAAAACACTGAATGCATAATTAAGATATTCAGTATTCAAAAAATTTGTAATTGTTCTTTTCGTTATTTTCTCCATATAAATAAATATAGTTCAAAAATATAAAAAATACAAAAAGCTGTACTTAAGTACAGCGTATTAAATTATTTATTAAAATTGTACGCATATCCATGCATAACCCATATCTCCAGAATCTATAACATATATATTTCTATCATCTTTAGATTTAAATTTCATTAATATTGAATTATTACCAAATCCTTCTTGTTCATATTCTGGAGTGTAATCCCACCAACTTCCTTTTTTAAATATGGATTCTGAAGCTTCATCCGCATCAGTATGACCTGATGAATTTCCATCTAATTCTATAATGCCAAAATTTTCATCATGTATATCTTTAAATAAATCTTTTATTTGTTTAGCAGTAAACATTACTTCGTCAGAAAAATATCCATTTTTAAATTCTTTAATTGCAGCTTTAATTAAAGATTCACCTCCAAATTCCTTATCATAATAAAAATCATTTGGTATTTGTATTAAAGATGATTTTGGGTTATAAATTGGCTTTTTTGGTTTTTGTTTTCTTTTTCTTTCTTTTTCTGTCTTTTCTCTTTCCTTTTCTGCCTTTTCTTCTGCCTTTCGTTTTTCTTCCGCAGTTTTTCTTGCAGCTTTTTCAAGTTCTTCAAATTCTGTTGTATCTAAATTTTCAATCCAATTACTAAATATTTCTTTATTTTCTTTACTTAATGCTATAACTGCAAAACCTTTATCACGCTCGCGGTTACTTGCAAGATACAATATACCTTCATTATCAACAGCATCTCCTTTTTTATAATTAAACCATAAATCACGGTGTCCCCAATATTTTGGCAATAAACTAGACATATAATCTTTTATATGCTCTGGTACATTACTATATTCTTTTGCTGCATCCATTTTAAATGATGCAGCTTTATCTGATTGCACTATCTCTTTTACAATTAGTTCATATTCACCAATAACTTTTTGTTTATCATTATCAATATCTAAAGCATAAACAGTAAAATTTTTCTTATTTAATACATCTTTAAAAGTAGTTTTTATTTGATTACCACAATCTCTGTCAAAAAGTTTAAATAACTCAGTAATACTACCAATCCAATTCGTAGTAAGTTTTTCATTAATATATATTATTAAATTTTTCATATTAATTATTAATATTTTTTTATTATTTTTTTATATATAAAAATAAAAAAAAAATGAATTAAATAATTTTTTTTTACAAATTTAGCATCTGTTTTCTTGTTTCAGAATCTCCCTTATTAAACCATTTTCTAAGCATACTATCAGCTGCTTCATCTTTTTTGAAATATAAGAACTTAGGATCTTGATACATTTCCTTTGATTCTTGATTTGATAGACCACCAAGACCTTTTGCATATTTATGTGTATATCCTTTAAGTTTCTTTTCAGCTTCTTTAAATTCATCCATTGTATAGAATTTCTGACAGTCCTTTCCTTTTCTTGATATGATAATTGGAGATAGACTTCTACAAACAATATTCTTTTCAAATAATTCAGGCCAATTATTGAAGAAACATAAAAGTAGACTAGCAATCTTATCACCATCCACATCAGCATCAGTTGCAATGACAATTTTTCCGAAGTTCAACTCATTAATATTGAATTCTTTACCCCACTTAAGTCCAAGTACTGTAACAAGATCATTAAATACTTCATTCTTCATAATTTGAACAGGAGTCATTCCATATACATTCAATGGAACTCCTCGCATAATTAATCCTGCCTGGAATTCTGGATTACGACCTCCTCTAAAGCCCGATTTTGCAGAGTCTCCTTCAAAGATCCATAATTGTCTATTTGCTCTTACTTTTGAAGAACATGTTATATATTTATCGGGACGTTTCAATCCTTTGTTTGTTTCTCTATTAATTTTTCTTAACGCCTTTTCATCTTCAGCTGCAGTTTTCTGTTTATACCAATCTCTTACTAATGAAACGATTTCAGACTTAACAATCTTATTTAAGAACTTTTCATTTACTTCCCATTTAAGTTTCTCATCTTTTGAGAACTTATCAATAGGAGTAGTCAATGTATCTTTTGTTTGCGAATCGTAGCTTGGATTACTTACATTAATATTAATAAATACAGAATACTTATTATCAACTCCACGTGTAGTCAAATCTTTAAGTTTATCTTTCTTTATAAGATAGTCACATACGGCTTGATTAATTTCATTTCTAATTGCACGCATGTGAGTTCCTTTTGAACATTCTGCACCATTTACGAAACCTACATCAACAGAACTATCTGGGAATATCCATGCAGTGCATAAATCATTTTCAAATGGAATCTTATCAGATATATTCAAAAGATTAGAATAAAGATCAATGTATTCATCCAATTTCTTAAACTTCCATTCAATATCTTCACCACCACTATTGAATGTTACCTTAAGACCTGGATTGGCTGCAGCTGCATCAATACATCTTTTATGAATTATATTAATGAAGTCATTATCAAAAGTTGTCAATTCAGTTTCAAATCTACTAAAATCTAACATAAATCTAGTCTGTGTATAATGAGTCTTCTTTCCACATTTTGCAACCTTAAGATCATTATTCAAAGTCTCCATATTATTAGACCAAGAACGATGAAATTCATTCTTACCATCTGCAGATTCAATTTCAAAATATGTAGAAAATACATTGCAAAGTGCAGACCCAACCCCATTTGTCCCTATGACGTTTCTATCTTCAGTATCATCATAGTTTGAAGAAGTTCTTAATCGTCCAAATATAAACTCAGGAACATACACACCAGCTTCTTTATGTTTTACAATTGGAATACCACCATTATCTCTTACAATAATTTCTCCAGTTGATTTATCTATTTTGACATAAAGTTCAGTCAATCCCATATTATCTTTACGTCTGAACTCATCACAAGAGTTAGAAATAACCTCATCTACAACCTTAAGCATTGCAGGAATATAGTTAACGATTTTCATTTCGAACTTTCCTGTCTTATGATTATAAATGAAGGCATCCTTTTCTTCAGACTTTGTTGAACCTACCCACATGCCAGGACGCTGTAAAATATGTTGAACTTCTGATAACTCCTGATATTTCTCTTCAATTTTCTTTGTCATTTCAATAACGTATTTTATTTAATTAATAGTCAATATAATTTAATAAAAGTTACATAACTAATCAAAAATAATATAGTTATGTAACTTAATGTTTTTCAATTTAGATTTAAGGTATGTTTATCATACGTATTTCCAATCTGTCACAATTGCAGTCTCGCCATCGGCAATATACTGTCTAATCATTACCTGGTGATTCTTAATTCTCTTGCCTTTGCCTCGGTTGTCACAAGGAAGACCGTAGGGGAATCCCTCATAATAGTAAACATTGAAGTTCTGGAACTTAACAGTAATGCCAAGTGGCTCAACGAAATATTCACCTGCATCATTAAGGTTGCGAGTAAATCTAACAATAAATGGAATTCCCTTCTCCAGTTTAGACTTACCATAATTAGTTTTCTCCTGTTCCTTATTATATTCCTCTATGTCTTTCGGAGACTTAAGGTAACTGTCACCAGGAATATAACCATATCCATGATTAATCAGAATAGGAACAAGATTTATTTTCTGCTCATCATTACAGCAATTATTTGCGAACCACATCATATAATCATAATCATCAACCTCCGTGAACAATTTGTTGGCATACTTTCCAACGTGGAACTTATCATTATCAATAATACGGGAGGAAGTCGACCAAGAACCACGGCGACCAACTAAAGTCTCATCAAATACAGCTTCTGGAAACTTAGCAAATGCACGGTCCTTATCAAATGAAAGATTATGACGATATTTGTAACGCTTAACAAAGAACTTACCGTGAGATGATTCCATTACTTCTTCAGAATACTCCCAGAGTGTGTAATACTTGTTTGCAAAACCAATTCTAAGTTCCATATTATATATTTTGTTTACAGATATAATATAGAACTTAGATTTTAAAATTCAATTTTTTTTATATACTATTTAAAAATTAAAATGTTGTAACTATATACTTTTTATATTCTTTTAAAGCTACTGCTTTCTGTTTATATTTAATAGATTCTTCTATGTATTTGTTTACATAGAAATTACTAAGTTTTTTGAATGATTTAATTGCTTCTTTCTTTGTAGTATAATATGTACCTCCTTTTATAGGAGAATATGATGTATTTTCTATTGGTGCATCAAAAGACATCTCACATGTTGAATCATAAATAGATTCTATCTTAATTGTTATATTATTTTCATCATGTTCTTCTGTATATGATGTACCAACCCCATTAGGTATATCACCACACATTTCCATATAATATACAGGTAATCTTCTAATAGCAGGATATTCAACATCTTTTACTTCTACTTCACATATATTAATACCTTCTATTTCTATTTCAGGTTCTTTTATCAATGAAGCAAATATTTCATCTATATTATTTACTATACGTTGTCCATTCAGCTTTTCATAGTCTTGAATAAAATATATCTTATCCCCAGACTTTATATCTTTAAATGTTTTCATCCCAGTATTTCTCTAATATTCTTTTTGTCAACTGCAGGCATATATTGTTCAATTGCTTTTAATGTATTTGATATACTATACTTTACTTTATTTGGAGATATTCCTTCATTTTCTGCTATTTCATTTATAGACATTGGGAAAGGCTTATCTATACCAAATTTCTTTTTTATGATTCTTCTGTCTAATGCCGATACATTTGTCAATGCTCTTTCAATAGCTTCCTTGAAAAGATTCTGACGTTCCATTTTTTCCATTATCTCATCTTCAATAGCAAATTCCTCATTAGCTATATTTGATATCTGATTATCATGATATGTATCTTCAGTATGTGGATTCATACTGTCTAATCTTAATACATTAACTGTAGATACACCTTTTTTCTGCGCAGATTTTGGTACACGAATGATCTTACCAACTTTTCCAATTTCAGACAATATCATTGCTTTAATCCAAGCAAATCCTATTGATGAAAATGATGCAGTCTTAACATTATTGTTTACCCAATCAATAAAATCATCTTTTGATAAAAATCCATCATTTGGAAGTTTCTTAAGCGTTGGCTCTAATATTTTTGAATATTTAAAATTATTTCTTATAATATGTTCACAATCTTCAATATTCCATCTTTCTAAAGAAGATTTCTGCACATCTTTTAAAATGTTATCTCTAAGATTTGATCTATCTGTATCGAATTTATCAAACGCTATCAATAATCCTTCATTACCTGCTTGTATAAGATCTTCTAAAGGCAATCCTAAATTCTGATAACGTTTAGCACAATCTATAACAAGTTTAAGATTATTTTTTATGAATACATCTCTATTTTCTGGAATAAAAAGCATTTCTTCTGATTCACCCATAGGATGAAGAATATACTCTTTTTTTACTTCATTAAAATAAATATCTATATTATTGTCATATGTTTCTTTTGAAACATATTTATTTACAAGACGTTTTCTAGTTCTTTCTTTTAAATCATCATAAAATTTATCATAAATTTCATATTCGTATTTATCTAAAAGATAACTACATTCTTCTATATAATAATCAACTATAAAAGATTCTGCACAATCTTTTATCATTTTTACATCTTTAAATACGATGTCTTCAAAAGTATTAAAAAATTTATGATCAATTACTTTGTCTTCTACAGAATCTAAAAAATGTTCAATTTTACTTGAAGATACTTTACTTAAATTAAACTGTCTACTCACTTTATAATTAATCCCATGCATATATTTTATATTTGGGATTTAAAGTTAATAATAAAATATAGTAAAGTATTTTAAATAAAATTCAATAAATATATAATTTTTTTTACATATTATATAAAAAATTATGGTTTTTCAACAAAATATCCTACAGGAATATCTTCATTTGTAAATACTAAATGATCTGCGTCTTCCCAATAATCCCCGTTCTTCATTTCAATAAACCAATAACTATCATTTTGTTCTAAATTTTTAATTTCATCTAAGTAAATAGTAGCATAATGACAACGTCCTAAAAATAATTTTACTTTTGTTCTATTTCTCATATTATTGTATAAATATTAAAATTACTTTCCAATTATATAAATCATACTTATCATAAATATTATAATGACAAATATTATAAAGAATATTAAACATCCAATAAATGGATTTTCTGATTTAAGTTTATGTTCTGCATTAATATATCTTTTACATTGTTCAATCCATATTATAAACTTATAATATGGTTTTTCATACCATGATGCAAATACTAATGCAAGCTTATAATCAGATTCTTTCTTACCAATTACTTTACCGAAAGACTTATATATTTCATAATCACCCATTTATTAAACCATTTAAATCTATAACAAGGCATTCTGCATATAGTTTTTCTTCCTCCATAATATTGAATCTTACTGATGGAGCTCCAGCGCAATTAAACTGCCATGATGCATCAGAATCTTCAGGACCCCAAAGACATTCAATAACACAAGTTCCTTTATAGTTATCTTTCTTAAGATCTTCTAATTCTGAATTTTCAATAGAAATAAACCTTGTTTCTTTAGCTTTCTGATATGTCTCTTCATATTCGTCAACCAAATAAAAATCTCCAGGCTTAACTAACTTAATTGTAATTCCTTCCCATGCTCCTATCTCATCATAAATAGCTCCACGTAATTCTAAGTTATCATCAGAATATCCGAATACAACTATCCAATTATTCTTTTTACAGATTTCTTCTACATTAAGATTATATTCATTACGAAGTTCATCTCCATATTCATTACCATCAAGCAAATTAGCAAGATCATCAATAGTTTCAATATTTCTTGGTTTTATTTTAGTCTTAATTTCTCCTAATAATGACTGTTTAATAGATTCAATCATTTTATCATCCCAAGCAGTATTTACACAATCAAAGAAATTCTGAGCTCCATGCTTATAAATATTATGATCTATCCATTGTTTAATTGTAACACCTGGATCAATTATCATATCGCGTTTTTCTTGTTCTGTCATAATTATATCTTTATTATTTTTATTGTTACTATTTTTATATTCTTCATATTGAATATTATATTGTCTTTCAAGATCTTCTTTAAGATATTTAAACTTACTTAATGAATTTGTTAATACTGAATACATATTGCATTCTAAACAGCCTGATGTTAAACTCTTTCCACATTCAGTGCATTTCTGTCTTATATCAAGCCATTTAATTTCTGCTTCTTCTGTTGCTTTAATTAGCTCTTCACATTGATATGATATGCCATAAGTCTTTTCATATTCATCTAAAGCATCATGTAATACTTTTTGTAAATCATAATTCTTTTGAGCATCTTCACAGCCACGACAGTCATCACACCCATTTCCAGGTCCACAATGAAAACATGGACTTTCTTTATAATATCTATCCTGAGCTTCTTTAATCTTCTTAATTTGATCTTCTTTAGTTTTCATCTATATTCTTAATTTTTTTTCTACTTATCTTATTAAAGAAGTTAACTCTTTTCAATTTATCATTAGTTTTATTTGCATTTGATAAATATGCGTTCTTTGCTTTCTTCTTTTTATTTAAGCTTACCATTTTTATAAAATTATATTAATCGTTCATCAGTACCAATATCATATTCTTCATCATTATGATAATGCCACCATTGTTCTTCATTTTCAAGATAATGTCCTTCGCCTATTTCAGCATCTAATTCATCAGCTAAATACATTGCAGCAGCACATAACCCTTCCCGATATCCTTCCTGAAGATAATATAATTGTTCTTCATTTAACTCATCTGATGTTATTGTGCCTTTACGAAGATCTCTAATATTATTAATATACTTTTTTAAGTTTTGCACTGGTATTATAGGAGCTAATTTATTCATATTACCAAATATGTTGAAACACAAACAATTGAGCTGGTGTTTTTGTATATTTATTAAGAACCTTTTTAAGTTCTGGATTTTCTTCAAGCATTTTGTTATATTCAGATGTTGCTTCAGTAATCAATTCTGAATTTATAACAACTGGATCCGGATCGTCGCCTGCATCATAATCAACTAATATTGCTCCAAAATATAAATAATTGCCACACATTGTATCATCAATCATTATATTTTGAAATTTATCCCAATACTCTTCATCAACTTTTTCTAATTTTTTACCAATTTTACGAACTTCATCACTGCCTTCGATTTTCCATCCGTAAATTACTATTGTGTGATTGTCTATCATATATTTAATAAATTATTTATTTTTTCAATTATCTTATTATTCTTTTCTGCTAAATAATTATAATATAAAATTAATGCTTTTGCATATTTCTTTTTTTCTTCAAAATATTCTTTAACAGCTTCAAAACAACTAAATCTTAAATTACCATTATGATCTCTACCATAGCCATTTTCAAGTTCACTTGTACTTACATCATATCTAAATTTTGTTTTTCTATTTGACTTTCCTACAACTTCAAATACAATATATTTCATATAAGTTTCCTTACGACCTGTACAATATTCTCTAGTTTCATAATACATTTTTGCATGCAACATTTTTTGCTTATATATTTTGCCATGTGAATAATAATATACATCATCTCCAGGTTCAACATTTAGCCAATGCCATGCATAATATTCTTGTTTCATAATCAATCTTCTTTAGGAAAACAATTATATATATCACAGAAATCACAAAGATAATCATTTAAAGTATCTTCAAAGTCTAACGTACTAATAAAAAAATTAAGTAACTCATCTTTTCCTTTTACATTTAATATGTGTTCTAATAGTTCTTTTGATTTATCACCTTTAGCTGATGTACTTCTAATTTCTTTTAATAAATCATTCATATATTTCGTTATATAAATCAATGTTTTCTAAATATTTAATCATTAATGGTTTTACTTCATTCTTCCAATTTAATCCTCCATTATTACATCCTAATTTAGGCCAAGCTATACTTTTTATATTTAAGAATTCATAAAAATAACATGAATATTTTACGTTTCCATGGGGTGATTCATCATTTAATTCTACATGTTGAGTTAATGTCTGCAATCCACGTTCTATCCATTCTAATTTTGATTTATTCCACCAATGTTCTTTAGTTGCAAAACATAATATTTTCTTTGGCATATATAAATTTACAAATGGATATAACCAAAGATCTCCACCTTCATTTAATTTACCAATTCCTTTATATGTTTTTCCATGACATACTCTTAAATATTCTTCATACATTTCTGGGTACTGCTTCTTAAATTGTAAAGCAATACCTTTGCCCATGATACCATCAGTATTTACAGTATTGACTAATGTCTCACAACTAGAATCAAATAAATTACCCGTTTTGAATATTATCATGTTGCTTCTTAATATATATCAATTTTTCATTAAGTTCAATTAAATTCTTTTTTCCTTTTTCTATAATTTCTTCAACAGATTTAATACTTTCTTCTAATCCTTTTACATAATGATTCCATAATGCATCTTTATCAAAACATGCCATTATAGTTATAGATGAATTTTTTAATTCTTCATAACTAGTATAATCTAATGTACTTAATAAATCTGTTAACCAAGGAACATTATAATCTCGTCTTTCTCCAGTATCAAACAATGATATAAATTTATCTGAACCATCAGGAAGTCTAACAGTAAGATTATAATGTCCAGTCCATACCATTTTCTTTATATCAATATTAGTAACAATTAGTGGAAGTAATTGTGGCTTAATTCCTGCAGAAATAGTCCATAATATATCGTTAACTTTAATGTCTTTTGCAAATTTACTCATAAATTCTATGATTTCTTCTAATATTTTCTAAATCAGATATTTCATTCTTATAAGTTTCAATAATAGATTTATATTCATTAACTTTATTATCAATAAGTGTATCTATCAAACAGCATAAATATAATTTATTATCTATTGTTGATACTATAAAATCTCCATATTTTAATTCATAACCACGAGCCCATTCAGTCTCTTTTGATACTGGTAAATCTGTAATATTTAATTTGTTTTTATTAATAGGAAGATTGACTTTAATTCGTTTTCCATTTTCATCAGTATATTTAAAAGTCAATCTATATATGAATTTATATTCTTTCATATTGATAACTTTTGTTTCCTGATATTTATATTCGCATATTTGCTTACCGACAGGAAATATAGGTATCAATAAATATAAGTTATCTCCCTTCTTTAATTTTGACCAAAAATCCATAATTATACAGCTTCTTTAGTTTCTTCTTTAGACTCATTTTCCTTTTTTTCAAACATTGGAATATCCTTTTGAATTAATTGTGAATCTGATTCATCACAGAATATATCAATATATCTTGTTACATGAGTTAATGTATTTTCAATATTCCATTTTCCTTCTGAATTAATAAATCCTACTCTATATGAATATCTATATCCAAATGTCATATCTAATGTAAGTATCTGACAAAGATATAACTTAGGCAACCCATATTGATTCTTTTCTTTCTTAGGAATATCTTCTTTCCAATTAGGATTAAAGTCTGCCCATTTAGCACCAGCTTCAAAAGACTCCTTATTTTTTGCTGAAGTATATTCTGCTGCCGTTCTTATTTGTTCTTGTCTATTCTTACGTTTGTTCATAATTCAAATTTTTCAATTATTTCACATTTACATTTATCTCCATAATGAACTTCATGCCAATCTTTGATGTAATTTTTCATTTCATCTAAAGTATGAGTTGTATGTTGAATTCTTTCTCCTTCATAACCACATTCATGTCCGACCTTATGCCAGAATCCAAATATGCGACCTTTACGTTTTACTTCATACCATTCGCTTCTTTCAATTGAAGTTTTTTCAGGCATATATTTTTCACTATCTGGAAATTTACCTGGATGTGTAACTTTTAATGTCTTTGAATGTTTTTTGATTATTTTATATTTCATATATAATCTATTAAATATTCTTCATCTGTTATTTTATCTTTATAGTAAGACCAAAATTGTATCAATATTATCTGTCATATCAATTTAATTTACTATACTGTTCTGATATACGTTCTAAAAACTTATTACAATTTAATTCAAGTTCTTTTGCAATATTTCGTAATTCTATTATATCAGAAAAATCTTTTTCATAACATCCTGTATTGAAATAATCATTGCTTTCTTTACGTTCTTTAATACGTTCACGAATCTGTTTACGAATACTAATTATTTTAATTAATGATTTATCTAATCTTTTTTTAAGAAATTTATCTACACAATTGCCATATATTTCTTTCATATTTTTATATTACTTAAAACTTAAAACTTAAAACTTCTATTTTATTTGAAGTTTAAAACTTCTATATGTTGGTTATCTTTATTATCTATTAATTTACAAGTAATACGAATAATTGATTTATCATAAAATTTATAATCTATTGAACCATCATTATTATATATACTATCTATTTTAGATGCATAATCTGACCAATCTATATTACGATAAATATATTCATTGTTTTCATCTATTCCTGGATAAAAATATAAATGCTTATAATTATCTTTATCTATATATATTGAAACAAATCCCGGTATCATTATGTTGGAAAATTTGTTGGATCATTATATGATTTATACCTACCTGTATTACTATCTATAATAGGTTGATTATTATTTTTTGTTACTTCTTTAATATATGATGCATGCTCTATTTCTGAAGTTGAAAAATCATTAGGATCCATATCCAATTTATTTATACATATATCTTTGGATCTATCATCAGCAAAATTAGTATACTTATTCTTAAATTTTTCAAATTCTTCTTGTAAATGTTGTAAATCATTTTTAATCTCATCTGCTATCAATACATCTTTATCGACGCAATTAGCAAACATTTTATTGACTCGTAATCCTGGAAGAATATCTTCATTTCTTAATAGACTTTTCATTATCTTACTTTCTGTATCAGGATTAAATTCATCATAATATTCAACTTCCAAAAAGAACGGTATTTTTGACATATGAAATTGATTATTTTTCATAATATTTAAGTTCTATAAATTTTAATAAAAAATAGACAATATTTAGATATAATTCTAATATTGTCTAATATTTAATTTTATATATAATTAATATGTTCCAGTATATGTTGATAATTTATGTATATTACTACTTATATAACTATAATATGAAACATTAGGTACAGTATCCCATATATCATCTTTGATATATATTTCTGGCATTGGTGATAATCCTGCGAATGGATTACCATTTGACGTTGGCATAGCATCTACGTTAAATATAACTGTTGTTAATCCTATAAAACCAACGAATGCTTGATTTGATAAATTTGTTATACTATCAAAAACTAATTTATTACATGTTATTTTATTATTCCAACCTGAATTTTGCGTATTAAATGGTTGCCAACCCCAATCTATAACATGTTTAAAATCTTCAGGATTAATAGATGTAAGATGCGAAGCTGCAAAACATTGACTTCCTAAATATTTGATTTTTGGAATACTTAATGATTTCAAATTTCGATTATAAGTAAATGCTTGTTGTTCAATAGTTTCTACATTTGGTAATGATAATGATATTAAGTTACAATTCTGAAATGCAATAGCACTAATTGTTTTAACATTAGAAATATTTGTTATAGATTCTAATTTATTATCATATGTAAACATATAACCAGGTATATTATCTAATGTATCTGACCATTTAACTGATTGCAAGTTTGAACATTCTCTAAATTGACTTCTACCAGAAACTGTTGTTAAACTTGTTAAATCTATTGAAGTTAATGCTTTACATCCATAAAACGCATTATCTGACAATGATTGTACTTCAGATAAATCAATATTTTGTAATGTCGTACAATTTCCAAATCCTCCTACTCCAACACTTGTTGGTTTTATATTAATTGATGTTAATGATGAGCATTCATAAAAAGTATAATCACCTATTATTTTGGCGTCATCAATTCCAGTTATTGATGTTAATGATGAACATCCATCGAATGCACGATTAGATATACTATTACTATTAAATGATGGAAAATCTAAAGATGTTAATGAAGAACAGTATTCACATAATGATGAAGGTATTTCTGTTATTAATGGTAAACTTAATGAAGTTAATGATTTACAATTATAAAATACAGAATATCCAAGAGATGTACAATTTGAAATATCTATTGATGTTAATGATGTACATCCATAAAATGCGCTATTGCCAATTATAGATATGTTTGTAAAATCTAATGTAAGATTTTTTAGATTTGTACAATTGTAGAAAGCTTCTGCATTTATTTTCGTGCCACCAGCATTTGGAGCATAAAATGTAGTTAATGATTTGCAATCATTACAAATTCTCTGTGTAATATCACCAGTTATGTTGTCTAAATGTAATTCTTCTAATGAATTACATCCACTAAATGCTAAACTTCCTGGCATTAAAGTCATATTTTCTAATCCAGTTATTTCTCGTAATTTAGTATTGTTACTCAAACAGCTACTTTTTAAAACTATATCAGAATATCCTCCAAAATGAAGTTCTGTTATTTGCGTATTAATAATTCCATTCCACCCAATTAATTTTACATTTGATACATCTAATCCAGTTAAGTTATAATTGAGTTCAAAACATTGGTCAGGTATACTATTTATATTTTGTGAATTATTAACATTATGTATTCCACACCAATAAAATGTTCCGTTTAAATTTACTATATTTTTTAAATCTATAGATTCAAATTGATTACCAATAAAGTTAAAATTCCTTGTTAATGACGTAACATTTCTAAAATATTGTAATTCATCAAAAGATACTATTTCATTATTATATGCAGATTGTGTACCACTGAAATTTGGAATAGTTGTTGTAGTTGTTGCTATTGACGTTAATACACCAATCCCATCACCAAAATTATTGTCTAACAGTACTTGTTTGACATAAGGATCTTTTATATATAAATATGTATCTCTATAATTGATAAAACAGTTATTATATTCATGTGTTATGAAATTATATTGATAATCATATATATAAGAAATATTAACTGAGCCTACTATATTTGAATTATGATCTAACAGATTCTCCTCATCATACGGATCAACTGTACCCGTCATAAGTTCATATAGCTTACTCATTATTTTTATGTTAACATTTTCTACTAATGATGTATTCTGTTCAATATTTATATACATAAATTATTTAAGTATGGTATATTTATATATTTATTGTGGTTTTTGACTTAATGGTTTAATTCTATTAACTATATATTGATTATTCCAACCAGATGCTGATTTATAACTATCAACCAATGCATCAGGAACATATATTGGGAAAACATTTGCAGCAGCTTGCGGTATAGCACTTACACCATAAGAAACAACAGATGAAGCCATTAATGTTAATGAATTAATTTGTAAACAATTATAAAAACATTCTTTAGGCAAACCAGTTACAGTTGCAGGTATGACTATATCAGAATTTAATCCAGTACAACCTTTGAATGCTCCTTCTAACATTTCTGTGCAACTTGATAAATCTATTGAAGTCAATGATGTACAGTTTTCAAATGCCCAACCTCTTATAATTTGTATATGAGATATATCTATATTTGCAAGTTTTGAACATGTATTAAAACATGATTGCCCTATTTCTGTTGCAGATGGAGATAACGTTACTGTTGTTAACTTTGAACAGTTTCTAAATCCATCTTGAGGCAATGCTGTCATAGATGGTAGACTTATAGTTTCTAATGAAGTTCCCATGAACATATATCTAGGACCAGATTGTAAAGAACTAACATTAACTGTTGTTAAGGTTGACATGTTTTGAAAATAATTACGAGTTAAAGATTCAATACTTCTAATATCTAAATTAACAAATTTTGCACTTCTTAATACATTTTGATCAGTTCCAAAAGATGTTAAACTTCGTAAATCACAATTAGTAACAATAGTACCATAAAATACATCTCCACCAGATATAGTAGTAACTTTAGGTAATGATATGGTATCAACTGTTCCCATATCTTGGAATGCATTACTACTTATACTTATACAACTAGGTGCTGAAAATGTAGTTAATGATGTGCATCCATGAAAACAACTATTTTTTATAGAAGTTACTTTAGGAATTGATACTGATACTAAATTTTTACAATCATTAAATGTATGTCTTTCAAGTGTTAATAAATTATCAAATTCTGCAATTTCTATTTTAGAACCAGAAAATATATAATCTTGAACATTATTTATAATATTAGGACATTTAATATGCTTAATATTTGCTTCCAAAAATGCACCATATTCAATTTTTGTTATATTTGGCATATAAATAATATTAGGTAATACTGGATTTTCCAAATCTTTTCCAAGATATCTAAATCCTGAGTTTTTTATAGTTTCAACACTTTCTAATGATCCTAAGTTAGATAGTTTCTTACATCCCTGAAATGCTGCATTACCAATATATGTACAATTTTCTAAAGATCCAATATTAGTTAATGATTCACAATTTGAAAATATATATTGATCTAGATATGTTACATTATTTAAAGTATTAACACTTGTTAATGATGTACATCCATTAAATGCATTACCATTAATTTTAACTAAAGAATCACCAACATAAACAGTTTGCAATGCTGTACAATTACGTGCTACATCATATCCTAAACTTGTTATTAACCCTGTTGGAAATGTTAATGAAGTAAGATTAACACAATCTTGAACCATATTATTAGTATTAATAGTATTGCAATTATTTGGTATAGTAAGAGTAGTTAATTTTGTATTTCTAAAAACTCCATAACCAAATGACAATGGTTCTGTAAGATTAAATGTTATATTAGATAAATTAGTATTTCTAAAACATTCTTGCCCAAAAGTTTTAACATTTGAAAAATCTATATTCGTAAAATCTAAAGATGTACAATCATGAAATACATTACCATCTATTGTTTCCAATGTTGAAAAATTAATATCTAATGTTTCTAATGATGTGCATCCATAAAAAGCATGATGATAAATAGTTGTTATATTTGAGAACCCATGTACTTCTTTAAGATTTTCACATGATCTAAACATTTGTGCTGCTATCCAATTTACTGTTCCATCAATTGTTACTGTTGTTAAATTATGACAACTATCAAATTGATTTCCATATGAACCTAAACTTGTTATATTTGGCATATTAATAGATATCAATCCAGAATTATAAAATGCGCCAGTACCAGATAACAAAGTAACATATTGAGAATCATTTACTTTTTCTAAATTAGTAAAATCATAAAACGGCCTACCATTTATTTTAGTAATATTCTTAATATTTATTTCTTTTAATGTATTTTTTGCTGGTGTAAATATGCTACATTCACCATTATTTGCATCATTTGTTGTAGATACTATTTGTGTAAATGATTTAAAATATTTTAATTCATTAAATTTTTCAACTCCTTCAGGTAATGCAAATGTAGGCTTAAGATCTTCAAAAGTCAAATCTCTAACATTATTTTCAGTAACTCCACAACCATCTCCCAATTCATTTGCTACATATTGCTTACATAATTCATCTTCAAATTCAATATATGTATCACGAGATAGCATTACATGTAAATTTTGGAATGTTTCTTCTAGATAATCAACATTTGACTGATACCCATATAAAGTTTCTATATTTCCTTGTAATAAAGAATTATCATTTATTGAATAATTTTCTTTTACAAAATTATATATGTAAATAAGAAGACTATTTGATATATGTTCGTGAGCATTATTTGAATTCTTAACAATAAATTTCATAATTAATACATTTTACATTTATATATATTAAAAATAAATTTTTAAAGAATACTAAAAATAAAAGACAATACTTAAGTATTGTCTTTGTTATATTTATTATGTATAATTTATTATTTTTTATATTAGATAATTTTATAAATATTCTTTAAACTTTGGATTTATTCCAAAATCTGTTTCTCGTTCATTATATTCTCGTGAAGACAACACTCGATAGTTGCCAGTATCTTCTAAATCATATATTTCATTATATTGTGCAACTATCCAATATTCTTTATCTTGATTTTCTTTCTTAAGTTTCTGAATTTCATGAATACATTTCATAAGATCACCAGTACCCCAATTTGATACCAATGATTCATCTGATATATCTATAATACAGAATCCGCTTAATACTTTATCTTCATTCTTTTCTAATATATAATTCTTAATATGTTTCATAATATATACTTAAACTATTTTTTCATCAGATATTGGGAATGCATAATCATCAATATAGTTTGCTAATATATTCTTATTAGTCAATATGATTTCTGTATATGCTGTATGATTTTTTTGAACTAAAGAATAAGGAATTAATTGCCCAATAATTTGATCATCTTTAAGTTTTCCTTTATATTTATCTACTAATTTCTGATGTTCTGAATTTGATTTAATTTTATTTCTATCAATCAAATCTTTATCTTCTGGATCTAAAGCAAACAAGACACTCTTTAATTCATATTTATTTGATTTAAATACCGCTTTAGCAACAGTATAAGGCCATTTTTCCTTTTCAAACAAACTTTTATCAATTACACAATGCTTGCATACCCATTCAAAAGCCTTATTAAGAATTTCATAACGAGATGGTTCAAATTCAACATCATTACCATCTATATCTTTGATGATATAAGGTTTAGTTGGTTTTTTATAACCTTCTAATATATAATTTTTTATGTCTTTCATTATCTAATACGTATTAATATTTATTTTAATATTTTTGAAATTGATTTTGAAACTTCTATTAAACTACCTTTTTTATTAATATTTAATTGATCACCAAAATCTTCATAAAGTTCATCAAATTTGTTTCTTTCAACTCCTAATGCTTTACAAAATTCATCTTCTTTAACTAATTTTGTAATAACATCAAGAGCACCAAATATAATTTTTTCATCTTCTTTATCTAATGCCCATGTATTAGAAGATTCATTTATAAATTGATTAATCGTTTTCATAATTTATTATTTTCATTTTGTTGCAGATTTCATAAATTTGTCATCTTTAAGTTTATTCATTGCAGATCCTTCTTTATCAGGTAATGCAGAATTCTTATCATCTTTATCAGTACCACCTTTGAATACTTGTGGCATATTCTTTCTATCTGGAGCAGAATCAAAAGGATAATTATTTGCTTTAATATCCAATAGTCTTTCAACTAAATAATCAATAGTAGAATCATAATCATAGCATTCTGATATATATTCTATATATTGATCTATTAAGTCTTCATTTAAATTATCTTCTACATACTTTCTTATTTTTTTCTCATCAAATGAATTATCGAAAAAGTTTGGTCCTTTTATATCATTAGATGGAAGTTTACCATTATTATTATTATTATCTGCTGCTTTAACTGATGCTATTGTTCCTTGTACTGCTTTTAACATTTGTATAGGACTTATTTCACCATCATAATTGAATGAAAGTATCTTACCCTTTGGATTCAATGTAATAGCCTGTAACCATGTATGATGTCCATCTATTACATAATTTTCTCTAAATGTTATAATTGGCTTATTTATTTCAATTGGATTTGAAAAAGTCTTAATTAAAGATTCTTTATCTGTTAATGCATATTTCAAAGACTTATCTAAATCTATATTTGACTGTGTTGGCATCAATTGTGATACGGGAATTTCTTTAATACTAAATGTTAGTTTTGTATCTCCAAGATCGCCTCCAAATCCATCTTCTAATAATGTCTTAGCTTTAGGGTCTTCTAACATTTTGTTTAAAGTGGCTACATAGTCATCATATTTCTTATGTTTCAACCACTTCTCAAGCTCCTTACGACGTTGCTTATTAGAAGTGGTTGAAACTTCACGAGATTCAAATATGTATAAATTAAGATTTTTCATATACAAATATTTTTATATTATTTGTCATCAATATCTAATTTTTTACATTATATAGTACGATAATTTATATTAATTTAGTTTTATAATTAATATGTAATTGATAATTGAGATTTTTGTGGTTTAATATTTAATTCTCTAAGGATATCAAACAAATCATTAGTATATTCAAGTTTAAATCCTTCTGGAACAAATCTTTTTAATAAACTCATAATTTCTTTTGATTCATCATTAGATAAAACCTTTTTATTTAATGATTCAAATAGTTTTCTTTCGTTTACATTAGCAACACATGACAATACATAAATCCATGCTGCTGATGAACTCCAAGGTAATGAATTATTTTTTTCTTCTAACAAGATTTCTTTAATATCTTTCATTACTTAATTTCTTTAACATATTTTTTAAGTTGCTTAATATCTTCTTCTTTATTACTAAAGTGGAATCCCCATTCTACGCTACCTTTGTCAAGAAGCTCTTTAATATCATTCTGTTTTTCATCATTAATAAGTTCTTTATTGTAAAGTACCCAATAAAGAGTAGAGTTTCCACGATATTTGTTCTTGTTCTTCTTTACCATTATACCAGTCTTGTCAAACTTAAGTCCTAAGACATCTATAGTATGCTGATAGTCAGGATCATCATGAGAAATAACGACACTATTCTTATTTACTTTCTTGATATTATATATACTTCTTAATTGTGCAATATATCCATCTGTATCATATTTGATAAGAATAACTTTTTCACCAGGATTAAACTTAAAGTCATCAGCTGAACGACGAGAATTCAAACCCAAGAACATTGCATCTTTATTTGCAGATTCATTAATAAAATTTACGATATCTTTCATATTATATTTTATATGTTTTTAATTTAGATGCTTTATTTACGATAGCCTCAACTATTGATTTAGCATCTTTCTTTTCTGGTTCGCAATCTATACGATATAAGAATGTATATAATTCATGAATTGCTTGTTCATCATTAAACCATTTTTCAACAATTTCTCTACATGGTATTTCACCATCAACTTCGTTTAATGATATGATCGCATGTATGAAAGCATTTTGCCATGAATATGCAAATTTATCTTCATTAATCTGGTTTAATATTTTTTCTTTAATGTCTTTCATAATTTATTATTTCAGATATTTTTAATAAATTATTCAATTTCTCCACCAAAGTAATTTAAGAAGTCTGCTGTATATTCTTTATTATCAAGTTTAAATGATACTTCCCATGCATTTCCAACATCTATTGATGTTATCTTAATTTGTCTATCCCAGTTCTTCTTAAAAAATTCAGCAATATCTTTACATCCTTTTTCTGTATTTTCGTCATCAAAATGGTCAAACCAACCATTATCTAAAAGACCTTCACAATCTTCAGGATTGACTATAGAAACATCTGCCTTTCCATCAGGTTGTTCTCCAGCACAACACCATTGATAGAAATCTGATAATGTTGCTGTATCTATATGTTTTTTACCTTCTAAGATAAATTGTTTAATATCTTTCATATTTTATTATATAATTTAAATTTATTTTCTGTATTCTAATGAATCTTCATCAAATTTTATTTCAATAGGATAATCTTTATTTGCATCATTAGATTCTGCTGCACGGAATATATCTAAAAGTTTTTCCTCAACATTATCATCAGTTACATCAACCATATCGAATCTATCAAATGTTATAATATACTTAAGATTCTTAATTTTGAAATAATCTAATTTAACTTCATCATCATTAGTCTTTTTAAGATCAAATTTAGAATCCCATTCAATATAGTCTTTTGGTTCTATATCTATATGTTCAAACGTATCATATTCAAAATGTACATCTGATATACTATCATTATTCTTACCAAAGAATTTTTCAGAATAATCTTGTGATGATGGCAAAGAATTAAGCCACATATCATCCATATATTGTTGAATATCAGATTCTTGATATGTTTCTGGTGCTTGTAATATAATTTCTTCAGGTTGAACTAAATATGTAGCTTCAACTTCATTAAGTCTGTATGTTTCTACAGATTCATAAATATATGTTTTTAAATTTTTCATATAATTATTCACCTTTATTTATAATTTCATTTATAATATCATATGCATGAACCCATAAATCGTCTCCTATGTTTCCTTCTTTACCACTATATTGATCATCATCAGCAATCATATCTAAAAATTTTTGTTCAAATGCTAAATATGAAGTTAATTCTTCATTTTCATATGCCTGTTGTAAATCATCAATATCTTCATATCCGGATAGTTCATCTAAAATTTTTTCTGGTTTTACTTTAGATTCTTTCAATGCTTTCTTTACAAATTTAAGCATTTCGGTTTTAGATATGTCCTTACATGACCAATAATCTTTACCTGTACTACTCATTTTAATATCTTTATCTATGACTAGTTTTTCAGATATGAAATTATTTATATTTTTCATTATATATCTTTAAAATGTTTTTTGAATTCTTCTTTAGATACACCTACTTGATCAATAAGCCACCAATTATCGTTAATCTTTGATGCTTTATATTCTGTATCTTTTTTAAATATATATGAGCTAGTCTTACGTTCTATAGTAAATTCCTTAATACATTTAACATCATGCCATTCTGAACAATTAGTTTTCTTTATTGATTCTATTATATTTTTCATATTTCTTCTAATTCTGTGTTTTCTTGATGTCTTACGATTGTAGGTTCATTATCGTTTGATTCTCTATCTGCTTCATTAAGGCATTCCTTCATAAGTTCATAAGCATCAGAAAATAATGAAAGTATCTTTTTGTTTTTCTTAATAAAACTGTTTATCTTAAAGCAATAATATGTAATGTTAGAATTTACTACTCCATATTTTTCGGCGATTTCCTTATTTTTCATTTTCTTATGTCCATGAAGACCATAGAAAGAATACCATATATCCAAAATTTTGGAATCAAATTCTTCTTCAAGAACTTTATAGATACGATTCCAAATCTTTTCTAAATCTTCATTATCTAATCCTTTGGAAGTATCAGAAGTAGATCCAATAAAATCAAATACTGTTTTTCCACCTTCATCATCATGTCCTACAGCTTTATCACCAGATACTGCATAACTTTTCGTATTATGTCCTTTTTGTTCACGTTCTTTTTTCTGTTGTGATGCAGGAATTCTTACAAGATGTGAATCATTAACGCCATTTCCAATTATTTGATTTCTCATACAATATGCAGCATATTGGCCAAATGTATATGAAACAACTGCTTCATCATCAGCTTTTGATTTCTTATTCTTTTTTCCATAAGTATTCATTGCATAAACCAATCCCTCAGAACAGCAACCTAAAAGATCACTATATCCAAGATTAATCTTACCAAGCCATTGCTTAGCAAGTTTATGCATAAGAGGCTCATATTTCTTTGCAACAGCAGCACGGCCTTTTTCAGAATTAAGATCCAATATGATTGCATCTGCAGCAATTTTCTTATTAATAATAGATTCAAATTCTGATTTTGTTTGGAATACAGGAATTTCCATGTAACGTCCTGTCTTAATAAGTGTTCCTAAAAGTTTATAAAGTTCCTTAAGGTTTTCTTTTGAAGGAACACCTGCTTTATAGAAACCAGCCAATGCGTTCTCATCTAAATCATTAGACAATTCTGCAATATATGTATCATTATTAACAATAAGCCAATTAATAATGTCTTTTGCTTCAGGAGATATGAAATTATTTGCTACTTCTAAATACTTTTTTAAGTCAGCTTCTCCAATATAATTGATACTGTTCTTTTGTACGTCAAACTTAATGTTTGATTTTGCTTCGTAAATTTGTGTTAAACTTTTCATATATAATTTATTTTAGTTTTTACAAAAACAACATAATATACCTAAATAGATATTAACTTTTATTAAAAATAAATATTTAACTTCATACTTTATATAATATTGTTTGAATATTATCTAAATATAGTATATTATATAAAAAATTCAATAATATGAAAATTATTAATTGTAAATATTTTTTAATATATATTGAACAACGTTAATTTTTTTTACTATTTTAATTTAAAATTTAACTTTATTTATTTTTATGAAGTTTTTTAGAGATTTATTAGGTAATCTTTTAATAGGCAGAATATGTAAGACAATAAGTTCTTTACGAAATTATCTTAAAGATTATGAATATATAGCAGATTCTTTTTATAGTGATGCATTTAAAACAGTTATTAAAGAGTATTTAAATGTAAATATTAAAAAAGATTGGATTGGACGATTATATGGAATAGCTAATCCAAATATAAGTAAAGAAGGACAATTTGATATAACAAGAACTATAATTGAATTTGATGGTGATAATACAAATAATGAAGAATATGTAAAATATTGGGTTCATAAACAATTGAATTTAATAGGAGAAGTATTTAAAATAGAAAATCTTTATCATTATATTAATTTAGAATTTAAACATGTTGGACCAAAAGAAGCAGATAATTATTTATTAGTTTTTGATATTGTATCAAGAATTGAATTTACTAAAAATTTAAAGGAAACTTTAATACATGCGTTCATATATGTTATTATAGGTTTGATATTATTTTTTACAGTATTATAATTAATACATAAATATATTTTATACGTATAAATGAATATAGAGGAAAAACAAAAGTTTTTAAAAGAGTATGAAGCTTCAATGGAAGGAAAGACTTTGGAAGAACTTCAGAATATTGAAGCAGAATTGATTGCTGATGCTGAAGCAAATGATGAAAGAGTATCAAAACTTGAATTTGATCTTCCTAAAGAGAATTATAAAGTAGTTGCTGAAGGAATTCGTATGTTACTTGAAAAACAGACAGTACAATGGCAATATACATTAGGTCTTGTTGGTATGTATGATTTTTGGAATCCTGAAAAGAAGGAGAAGAAAATTCCTTATGCTCAACTTGATAGTATTCTTCGCACATTAGGAACAATGTCATTTACTGGTTATAAAGAATGGTCTACTGTTGTAGCAATTAATAAGTATTTTGAACCATTGCATAATGCTTATGTAGATGCTACTGAAGCTACTTATGATATTGCTTCTAAACATGATATCGTTATTCGTAAGATGGAAACATTTAAGAATAAAGATGATAAAAAAGAAGATAAATAAACAAAAGGTAGGGTAATACCTACCTTTTAATAATAATGGCAAGGAAAAAGAAAGTTCAGTTACAGCCAAAATCCAAACTTGGATTAAATGATAAACTTAAAATATGTTTTAATTGTATGTTTTATCAGAAAGATGGCTATTGTCCATGGGATAATGAATATAAAAACTATAATGATAAATGTAAATCATATTTTAAGAAATTTCCTTATACATTTTTTAGATATAAATTAGATCTTCCTTATAAGTTAGATCATCCTTAAATAAATATATCATTTTATATATTATGATTTTAACAACAGACATTTTATTAGCAAACGGATTCTATACGAATCATCCAGAAAAGGTATTAGGATCATATAAAAAGACAGGATCAAATCCAGAATATTATATAGATGTACAATCAAAATATAAGTCTTTATCAAATGAATATTGTTTTGATATAGATTGCTGGAAATGTAATAATGAAGGAGAAATAATTGAACGAACATTAAGATCTAATGTAAAGACTGTTGAAGAATTAAATGATATATTACAATATACACATATTGAAACTTTAATATTAAATGAAAAAATTTGAATTGCCATATAATTTTAAAGATTAAATAAATTAAAATTATAAATATATGAAAAAATTTGAAGTTCCATATAATTTTGAAACAGAATATTTAGATAGAATATTAGAATTAAAAGAATATTTTAAGTATATAAAATTTATATATATGCCTGCTTTTGATGAAAATTATTTACAGAATACAAGAGAAGAAACTATATATCCATCAGTAGAGCGATCAACAAATTATAAAATTTGGGATAATTATTTAAATATTATAAAAAGATTTCAATCAATAGGTTTAGACATATGCATATTGATACAACGTAATGCTTCATTAAAATTAATAGAAAAATATATTAATTTAGGAATTAAGTATTTTGTTATTAATGATGATCAACTTGCAAAAACAATTAAGAAAAAATATAAAGATATATATTTGATTTTATCAATAACAAGAAACTTATCATATGATGATATTTTTAATGAGGATTTATCAATGTATGATGAAATTGTATTGATGTTTTGGTTTAATAGACATTTGCAATATATAAAGAAATTACCAACAAAATATAAATATGCTATATTGACTAATGCAGAATGCAACTATAAATGCACTGTGTTTAAAGAACATTGGTGGAATAAAATACGTGGAGAAAAATTTAGTAAATGCCCGTGTAATGCTAAAGATACAATAAAAATTTATGTTAATGATTTAATATATTTTGATAAATATATAGAATCTTTTAAGTTAGTTGATAGAGCATTTCAAACAAAAGATATTATTAGCATATTGAAATTATATTTACCAGCTTATAAGAATATTAATAATGAAAAATTTGATATTGAGAAGGAAAAACATTATTGTTTAGAATAAAATATTAAAAATATGATACATTTTATATTTTCAGATAAAGATACCAGATACTTGTTTTTAAAATATGATTCTGAATATGATGAAATTAATTTAAAGAAACTTAAGGATCATATTAATCTTACAGATCCAATATGTTATCTTTCAACATATCATGGTCCACCATTTACTCAGGATTTCTTATATACATATGTTCAGCCATCAGGGCAAGTAATATATTATTGTGCAATTGGATTATGGCAAGAAATATATTTATTCTTTAAAGAAAATAACATTCCTTTTGATGGACTATTAGATCATAGTGAAGTATTCAAAAGAAACATACCACATACATTTGAACAGTTTAAAACTATTGTTGATAATTGGGGATTAAAGTTTTCACCAAGACCATATCAGTATGAAGCTGCATATAAGATATTAAATTGGAAACAATCTGTATCTGAATTAGCTACTCGTGCAGGTAAGACATTGATAGCTTATATGATATTTAGATATTGTATTGAATATCTTGGAGCTAAAAGGATATTAATGATTGTACCTTCTATTCAGTTAGTAACACAAGGATATAATGATTTTTCTGAATATGCAGAATTCTTTAATACCGAATGTGTATGGGGTGGAGGTAAGTTAGTTGAGTCTGCTAATTTGACTATAGGAACATTTCAATCATTAATTAAATTCTTGGATAAAGGAACAAAATCAAAACCAAATAAGAAGTATAATCCAGATTTCTTTAATGGATATGATATAGTGTTTGTTGACGAGACACATAGAGCAACTGCTAATCAGATTAAGACAATTATTAGTCAGCCATTTATGAAAGATGTTAAGATTGCTTTTGGTATGACTGGAACAATTCCTAAGAAGAAGACTATTGAATATTATTGTCTTAAATCATTACTTGGTGCAACAATACAAGAGATTAAGCCAAAATATTTGATGGATGAAGGATACATATCAAAAATTAATATTACACAAGTACGACTTCATTATAAAGATCTTAATAAATCTATTGACAATTATATAAAATGCGCTGAATATGCTTTATCTGAATTTGTCACTGAAGAAAGAATCAATCGTAATGGTAAAAGAGTTCAAGAAAAAATAAAATTAGAAGATCCTCAGTTTCAGATACAGTTCAAAAAGAAGCTTCCAATGGGTATTAATGAAATGAGATTACAATTCTATGAAGATACTGATGAAGGAAAAAAGAATTGGATTCAAACATTAAAGACTTATATCAATATGTCAGAATCAACTAATTCATTAGTTGTTGAAAGAATGCTATCACATTTTATGACAGAACGTATTGATTATCTTTGCAATAATATATTAGCGCAATGTGATAAAAACACATTGATTCTTGCTCATCATACTGAATATATAAATTATATAACAGATATAATTAAGAAAAGATTTCCAAATAAGCATATAGATACAATTACTGGAGCTGTATCCCCAAAGAAACGTGATGAAATAAAACAGATGCTTAAAGAAAATAATGACTGTATATTGATTGCTTCTTATGGTACATTATCAACAGGTATCACGTTATCAAATCTTTGTTATGGTGTATTATTTGAATCTTTTAAGTCAGAAGTAATAAATATGCAATCTATAGGTCGTGGGTTAGGTTTATCTGAACTTAAAGATGAATTTATATTATATGATATAATAGATTGTTTTGATAGAAAAATATTATCAAATAAAATATATCTTCAAGGATTAGCCAAATGTAGAAAATATGATGAAGAAAAATATCCATATAAAATTATAAATGTTAATATATGAATATATTAGAACAATATGAAGAGTTTATGAAGACTTCAAAAGTATATCCACAAGATAAGTTGCCAATAACATATCCTGCATTAGGTTTGAATGGAGAAGCTGGTGAGGTTGCAGAAAAAGTAAAGAAATGCTGGAGAGACAACGACGGTGTTTTTACTGAAGATATTAAGAAAACAATACTTAAAGAGCTTGCAGATACATTATGGTATATATGGGCATGTACAGATGATATGGGATATACATTAGAAGATGTGTTTCAAACTGGAATTAAAAAAGTTAAAGAACGTCAAGAAACAAATACTGTTCATGGTTCTGGAGATGATAGAGAAAGAGGAGTCTAAACTCCTCTTTATTTGATATTTAATTGTTTCATACGATATAATAAATCTTCAAATTCCTTTTCAGTAAATTTGAAATTCATATCTTTAGCCCATTTATTGACTCTTTTTTCTGTTGTATTATCATGTTCATCTATAGTACTTTCTTGACTATAAAGCCATGATTTGTATTCGTGTGCAAATTTTGTAAAATTCATATATTATAAAATTGATATGATTATTAAAATATTACTATTTTATATAAAAATAATTTAATTAAAACAATGGATATAAATGAATATCAAGAAAAAATAAAAGAATATATTAATTATCCACAAGAAATAGGTCCTTATTCTACAATATTATCATTAATGGAAAATGTAGGAAAACTTTCTGAAAAACTAAATACTGTATTAATTAATGATAAAGGATCATTTGATAAAAAATCTTCATTAAATGTAATAATATCAATTGGTGATATATTGTTTGATATATCAAATATAACAAGAGACATTGGATATACTATGAATGATGTTATATCTATAAATTTAATGAAACAATCTAAAAAACAGGAAGAAAAACAAACATTGTAATAATATTTTATTTTGAAAGTGTTTGATGTATCTAGAATGCTTTCTATGACATTCAAATAGTAATTATATATATATTAATTATTTTACTATTTGAATGTCATAGAAAGCATTAGAATGAATATTATGATATCTTATCTACAATTTCTTTTTTACCATTTTCATACTTCCACCATTTATTATCTACATAATAATAATTAGCTTCTGTCTTGCCCAAATGTTCCCATCTTTTATAAAATTCAGGATCTTTTGTATAAAGACGTCTTTTGAAATTTGTATATAATTCTTCACATAAAAAATCTGGTTTTATCATGTCAGCTTCATTAGAAAGACGCTTACATAATTCATAATCTTTGTTTTTATATGCAATAAAACATTCCTTATATTTTTTTACCCAGTCAATATGATCTTTATACATTAAATAAGCAGGGTGGTTAGAAGGTTTTGTTTTTCCTTCTGCCATATTTATAATCCATTGACATTCTACAATCTGCTTATTAAATCTTTTTACATCAAGATCATCAGCAGTATCAGCTACAGTACCTGTTAGAAATATTGTCATTATTCCAAAATAATTATATTGTCATTATTCTTCTTCATCTAATTCATTATCTTTTATAGTTGGATCTTCTGTCATCCATGGATGTTTAACAGGATGCGGTGTGACTAAATTAACATCTAATCCAAATTCCTTATTAAGTTCATTCTGTTGAGTAAACTCATATTTAGTCATTAGATTAATTGCTTCATTATATCTATTAAATATTGACCAAAGTTTAGCAGGAGATGTTGGCGATGGATAACCACCTTCTTTATAATGTTCCCAATCTACAAGATTCTTAAATTTTGAATATGAAAGATCTAATTTTGTAATATATTCAGCAGCTTTTGCTAAAGTCTTATAATGACCATAAAGTACCTTATTGATATATTCGCGTTTCTTTGCAGAATCTTCCATGATCTTTTCAAATTCCTCAGACTTATAATCTTCAAATGGTTTATATTCATAATTGTCTTGGTCTGTAATCTTAAGATCATTTCCTGACATATAAGATTCTAAGAATGAATGACGAAGATTAGCAATAACTAATCTATTTGAAAAATCATTTTCAAATTTTGATATAGCTTTTTCCTTAAGTTTATCGTTATTTTTTAAAGCAGTAATATTGACAAAATCCAAATATGTCTTTTTATCAATATCTGTAATGTCTTGCACTTTAGTTAAATCCTCAATTTTAATCGAATCTGCTACTGAGCAAATTTCAGTTTGAATATCGGAACAAGCATTTACAAGAATATGAATCTGTTCATTAATAGGTTTACCTGCAATATGTAATTCATTATCTGCTAAAGTATAAGCAACTGATAATTTTGCAAGTTTCTTTTCACGTTTTTGTTTTTCTGTTAATTCTTTTTTAGCCATAATACAAACGATTTAATAAAAATTTATTATTGTATAAAATAGTAATAAATTATAAAAAATTAAAATGAAAAAAATTGATTATAATATAAAGTTAGATAATTATTCAAATCAAGGAATGATTGGAAAAACAATATATATGAAACGTAATTTAGGAGATATTGATTATCATTATATATTTAATATAAAAGATATAATTAGTCAACATCCTGCTGTGTATATAACAGATAAACAATATATATTAGAAATTCCTAAAAATAGATTATGTAAAGTATATGATAATTCTGTAGATATAAAATTAAACTATAATGATATACTTTATGAAATAGATAGATTTGAATATATTGATTTATTTAGATGTTTTGTAAAAAACGAAGGAGTTAAATCAAATACATTAGAAAAGGGATTACTTTTGTAATCCCTTTAATATTTTTTAATAAATTATCTAAATTAAGATAATTCATCATCCCAATAATCAGATCTAAATATAACTTGAAGTTTGATTGCTTCATTATTCATGTAATCAAGAGTATCTAATCCAGTAACTGCTTTAAGCATTACATGGTGGAAAATTGTACTTCTCCAAATATCTCCATTACGAGTAGCAACAGCGATTCTTAAGTTATCTGAAATATATCCAACCTTAATTGAACGTGTACCGTCTGCTAAATTATAAGATAGATTCTCCCAAGCTTTGAAAACTTTCAATACAAAGTTATCTGTTACATTACGTAAGTTAAGGTTAAGATCTATAGTAATATCAGCAGCAGTTGTATCAAGAATAGGATTCAAATAAGAAACAGTAACACCATAGAATTTCTGTTCACCAGTATCAGTTGTCTTTTGCAATACATCTAAACCTGCGACATTTGTAACTTGTTCAGTAAGTAATATTTCATCTTCCTTAAAAGTTTGTGCAATTGCTTCTGGTAATGTAAAATATACTTCAAATATAGAATTATGAACTGGATCGTACTTATTTATACCTGATTTAACATTTTTAATATGAGGCAAATGTGTTAAAGTTGTAGCCATTATTATTTATATGTTATATATTTTGTATTTCTTCTTTAATTATGGAAGGGAATTTAAATTCCCTTCCTATATAATAATATATTAATCAATAATATTTGAAGACATTTGACCAGTTCTGTATAAGTGAAGTTCTTGTACCATCTTACCACAACCGAATCCAGGTTCAATATGAATTGAAATAACTGCCATTTCATTATCAATAATTTCAGGAGTATTATTAGATTCATCCATTACATTATGATATGCCTGGATACCACCATTAGCAGCAGTTATAGCACAGATTTGATTAACTTTATCAAGGATAGCATCACGTGTACGTTGATTATTGAATTCCCATTGATAATGTTGAAGAACCTTTTCAACTTCATCTTGTAAGTAAATACATAATTCACGAACATTAACTTTAGATAATGCAGAAACTGGAGTCTGCTTAGCTGTTTGGTTAGCATTAATGAATGTACCGAAGTTTGGACGATATACCATAACGTTTACACCAAATGGTTCAATTACCTGAAGTTCATCCATTGAATATTTGTAATCAGGACCAACAAGACCTGCAGCATTGATAGAACCATAATTTGGACCAGCGACAATGTAATAAGGTTGTCTGTTCAAATATTTACTAACAAACAAGTTAGAAACTAAACCTGCAGAAGGAACAGTTGAATCAATATATCCATCACTAAACTTAAGTGGTGTATAGAATGCAATAAATGATGCACCGTCAGATTCAGAAGGTAAACTGAATATCATAGAAGCAGCTTTCTTTTGATTAAATCCTTTAACTACATAATCAACATTAAATACTCCTTTAGAATCAGTAAATGATATATATGGACATTTAACGAAGTTCTGTACTGATGGGAAGTTACCAATAGCAAATGCAGATTGTTTTTCTTTACATAAGTACGAAAGTACTTTCTTAAGTCCAGATACTGGGTATGATTCAAATGTATCAATTACATAACGATAATCAATTTCAGACTTATTCAAAAGACCTGTACGAAGTCCTTTATAATCTGTTATTGCAGAAAGAATTGATTCTTGCCATAATACCTTTGCATACATTCCTGAACCTAATGGACGATCATTCTTAAATGTATATCCTTCAAGATATTGAGGCTTCATTATACCAATTTCTTGATTAAGGGCAGAATCTATACGAACTAATGTCTGATTGATAACTGCTCCAGTTTCTTTATCAATTATTTCATATAAGTAAGGTTTAGCAGAAAGAATTACATAATAGAATTTGAATTCTCCATTTTCATCTAACTTAGTACCAGTTTCTTGAACATATACATTATCTTCAAATCCATTAGCGTCATCTAATTCTCCATTATCATCATAATCAACAGAATTATCTTCTGCTAATATGCAGTCACCCTTTTGAAGAACATTAATAAGTGAAGCATCATATTTAGTCTTACATATTAATGCAGCTTGTTTAACACCATTACTAATTTCAACATCTGTCTTATATTCCCAATTGTCATCACAGAAATCAATGAATGAAATTGAAGAACCATAAACAGAATCAGCACCTGTTGTATTAGTATTCAAATAATTAAGTTTAGTAAGTATTTCAACTGACTTAAATGAAGGCTTCATATTTTCATCTATATCAGTATAAACTTGACCATTTTCTGCTTTATTTTCAAGACGAGATAATGCAGTAATAACCTTTTCAGGACCAGCAAGTGGGTCTAATGAATTAAGGAATGCATTACCTGTTTTCCAGAATGTACCCTTACCATCAATAGGATTATTTTCTTCATCAAATTCAACACCAAGTTTCTTAGCAGCATTTAATGTTTTAGCAGCAACATTTTGAGAATCATAGAATGTCATAACAACTTCTTGTTCAGTTCCTACTTGAGTAAGAATAATCCTATTTTCTTGTATGCTCTTAACATATAATGTACCAGCTATTCTTGTTGCTCCAACAAAAATATCTTGAGCAGCTTTTTCTGTATAAGGATCCCAGATATTTGTATAGAATGAAATAACATCAGCAATAATTGGAGCAGCTTGGTTTCCTAATACTGTTGTTGTAGCAATACCTTGGTAAATCTTATCAATATTTAATGATGTATTAGCTTTATTAGGATTAGCTAATGTAGGGATCATCATACGACCAGAAAGATCCAAATTAACTGCTAATTCATCTTCTAATAAATCTCTATTAAATGTCATCATTAAATTATGTGTATCAATATCACTATTGAATACTACATCAAGACATGCATATGAACCTTGTTTGTTCTTAAAGTAAGGAATAATAGCACCAATATAATGACCTATTGCATTAGATGTTTCGTCTTTATATAATGTATCAAGTGTATCAACAGATTCACCAAATGCATTTATAATTTTATCACGTAACTTTAATGTTTGAGCGCCATTATCATCTAATTCATTTGTTACAATGAAATAGTTCTTTAATGTATCAGATGCTAAAATTTGTTTTGCTTCGAATTTTCCTTTGAATACATAAATTTCTGCAAAGAAGTCAGAAATTAAATTATTCTTATAAGGTTCCATGTAATCAGGCATTTCTTCATCAGAATACCAATCATTAACTGTTATGTTATACCCAGCAACTTTAGAACCAGATGCTTTACGAATAAAGTATGTGGCAGAAGTTGACTTGTTATTAGTAGCAGATATATTGATATATTGATCAAGAATAGTACCTTCAACTGAATGTAAATTATTTAACTGGTCAGCATCTAATGTCCAAAAACGAGTTGTATCATAAATGTCTTCTATATTAAGCTTAACCTCATCAATTGGATTAAATTTAGGATTAAAGTCTGTACTTATAGTAGCAGCACCAACAGTTTCACCATCAAATTTCTTAAGATTAAGACATAATATTGGACTTACCGTAAGCATTTGTAATGCTAAACGATGGAAGAATACACCACGTTTTTCAAGCTTTTTAGATATATCACCAAATAATGCTTTAAATTCTTGAGGATTACGTACTAAAACAGGAACATTAAAAGGACCTTTTTCTGAGTAACCAACAACTAATCTAAGCATTTGTGTGTCTTGATTATTCATTGTTGAATGATCAAATATAACACGGTAAATACCTGCAGCTTTAAATTGTTGCAAATGTACTGGAATTGCCATATTTTATATATCTTTGTATATTTATTATTTTTTAATATTGTATAATAATAATCTAAAGCTTTTAATCAACAATAGATAAAAATACAATTTAAATAAAAATAAAATTTTTACAAACTTATTGTTTAAAAGTAAAGCTTATAATTATTATTAATATCTTAAAAATAAAGGGTAACCCATTTGGGTTACCCATGATACTTTTACAAGTATCAGATTTAATATATAGAGGCGAGTTATTGCTCGTATATATTTTAGATGATATCGAACTCTGAATCAACAACCATTGTGAAGTAAGCAAGTTCTGGGAAGAATCCAGCTTCAGCGATTGCATAACGGCTGTTAACCAACATCTTAGGAGCCATAGTTCCTTCAGCAGTAATACTGATAGTATCAGCAAGGATGTAAGGCATGAAGATTACACCAGGTTCGTTACCAGTACCCTTACGACCGATACAGATACGAGTATCATTCCAATCCATGTAAGGATCTACATAAACTTGGAGACCAGCAACAGTACCTGCGTGGTATAAGTTCTGAGTATTAGCTTGAGACATTGTGTTCAAGAATGGAGCTACAACGTAACCAGATACATCTTGTAATGCAGAAGCGATCTTACCGTTAGTAACGATCCATGTTGGACGACCACGACGACCTACCAATTGGATTAAGTTAGCAGCAGCTAAGATACGGCTCATGATACGACGTTGACGCGTAGAAAGATTTTCAGCAGAAGTGTTAACTTCTGAGTTCTTAATACCAGTCCAAGTTGGCTTGTGATCATATCCATAGATATCTGTGAAGTGAGGTACACCAGCGAAAGCTTGAGCCATACTGATAGTAGCACCAGTCTTACCCATCCACAAGTTCAAATCAACACCTTGACGAGCTTTCTGTTGAGCAGCATTAGTAACACCAAGTGCGAATACTCTTTCAAGGATACGTTGGTTGATGTGTTGTGTAATTTCGTTTTGGAGAGCTTCCATAACTTTACCTACAGCATCTACACCATATAATGGAAGATCTTGTAATTGTTGACGAGTAACAGTACCAGTTACTTCATAAGCACCCATTTGAATCCACTTGCTGAATAAACGAAGACCGATTACATTACCTGTACCAGTTTCATTTTGAGCACGTGTCATTGAATTCTTAGAACCATCGAAGAAGTTAGCGAAACCATCAACTAAATCAACAGAAGTCTGTACGAAGTCAGCTTCAACCTTTTGAGCAGCAGCAGTTGCAGTTGCAGCAGTAAGAGTGATAGTAACACCATCAATAACTACAGATGTAGCAGCATCAAATTCTTCACGGATTGAGTGGTTAGCATCTGAACACTTAACAACTTTTACAAGTGGGCAAGCATCCATACGACCTAATGAAATGAATTTACCTTCAAAACCACCTACAGTTACTTTACCATCAACATTTACAGTTGCAGGATTAGCTTCCATACCTTGACGGATTGTTTGAATCTGAGCAAGAGTAAGACCCTTGATCTTAACATAGATAGGTTTGTTTTCATTTGCTTCACCCTTACCATCGAATGATGTTTCGTTTACACGACCTAACTTACCACCAGCATATGGGAAGTCCATGTAAGTTAACATAGCCCAAGGACCTTTAGCAGGGATAACTGGAACTAATTCAAGACCAATAGTTAACAATGCAACGTTAAGAGCCATTGGTAATGTTGATACAGGAATATCACCTGAACCTGGAGTCTGTCCCCAGAATGAACCTGTAGGATTAGCTTGGCTATATGGAGCTGTGCTCATTGGATCTAATTGACTTGGAGCAGTAATATTGCCCATACCTGTAGTGTTCATTGGAGTAGTATAGATAGGACCAACACCTGGATAAGTTGTAGCGTTAGTAACTACTTGACCACCATTAATTCCAAGTTGAGATTCGTGAATTTCATGAATAGCTGCGTACTGAGACACCCAGTTAAGTTTTTCCTGGTCTGTAACATTGAAGTTTTCTTTCAACATCTTCTCCCATGTCTGTACACCATTTTGTTCATTAAACATATTATTTAAGTTGAAATTTATTTGTTATTCTCTTTTGAGATAATTTAATTTTATATAAAAATAAAAATTTTTAATGCTTATAGAAAAAATACATATTTTCTATTTAGAATGTTCTACGAAGAGCCTTCATCTTTGCAACAATTGAATTCTGATAAGCTTCCATAGGATTTTCCTTAGCTTCATTTACATAAACAGGATTTTGTTGATTAAAATCAACGTTAGCCCAGAACTTCTCAATTTGACCTTCCTTCATGAAGTCATACATACGTGAACTTCTAATGATTTCTTGTTGACGAGCTTCTGTAAGAAGTTCCCAAGAAGGACGATATTCAGCAGGCATGTTTTCTACAACATAAACTCCTTTATATTTATTGTTCTTTCCTTCTTCTTCAACAATTTTATTAACTGATGAATTATCGTCATTTGCAATTGATTCAAGTAAACTGTCAATTTCTTCTAAACGACCAGCTTTTTGTGATTCCATAAATGCAGAAACATTCTCATTTACTTTAGTTTCAATAGCTTGAGATTGTTCAGGAGCAAATTCTTCAGTAATCCATCCTTCTACTACTGGAGCAAATTCTTCAGTAATCCATCCTTGAATTTCAGGTGAGAATTCTTCTACAATCCAATTTTGTACTTCAGGTGAGAATTCTTCAACTACCCAGTTCTGAACTTCTGGAGCAAATTCTTCAACTACCCAGTTCTGAACTTCTGGAGCAAATTCTTCTACAACCCATTTTTGTACTAATGGAGCAAATTCTTCATTAACCCACTTTTGAACTTCAGGATTATATTCTTCATTAATCCAATTTTCTACGCCTGTAGCAATTGTCTCCATTGATTCATTAACCTTTGTATCAATCTTTTCATCAATACTTTCGTTAATTTCATTAGATACTTCTTGCTTGAATTCTGGAGCAAATTCTTCTTTTACCCATTGTTCAATAGTTTCGTAATTAACTGGCTTAACTGATTCTTTAGTCTCTTTAAGACTTTCTTGTGCAACATGCAATTCAGCTTCAAGAGATTCTACTTTTTTAGTAAGCTCTTCAACAGCTTCTCTAAGTTTTTCCATATCGGTATTATCATTGCCATTATTTTTGTTATCTTCTTTATCTTTATCTTTATCTTCAGATTTATCTTTATTATCTTCATTAGGTTTATCTTTAGGTTCGCCTTTAGGTTCATCCTTTGGCTCTTTATCTTTATCCTTAGATTCGTCATTATCATTATCATTAGATAAAAGATCATCATCACCTTCAACTATAACCCAAGTTTCGTTATTACCTTGTTCTAAACCTTCATTAAGACATTCAAGTTTTTGATTTTCTGAAAGAGTAAGTTTGGCTTGACTAAAACCTGGAGTACCGACCAAATCGTAAGTCTTAATAGTAGATAACGTTACACGACCTTCGTTAGTAATTGTACCTGCGCCACGAGAAGAAATATATAGTGGAAGACCACCTTCTACAATAGCTTGTGCAATCTTACCACTTGGAGTATTCAAAAGTAAGATATCACCTGTTATAGTTCCATCTTCATTCATTTGAATAGATTCAATCTTATGAGATACATTTTGTAAATTAATATTCATTGAATTTGGGTGTTCCAATTCACCAGGACAACCATGTTCTTTGATTTCTTTTTGTAAAGATTCAACCATTTTAGCATAATTGTCTTTATCGTAAACACGATTATTTTGATTCTTTACACCACAAACACCGAATACACCATGAAGACGCATACCGTTGCTACCTTTATTCTCTACGATTTCAAGATCTGAAACTTTACCAAGAGTTTCATAAATCAAGCAACGTTTATCTGTCATATTATTGGTTTACAATATTTTTGTTATATTCATAATATACAATTAAAAATAATATAACTTTTTAATAAAGTCATATATTTATATAAAAATAAAAATTTTTATTAAGAAGTTATAAATTATGAATTAATTCATATATTCTCTAATAAGATAAATATTATTATCACCATTATTTCTTAATTCATCATATTCTGCCTTAGTATCAACATTATATTGATATTCTGATAACGCAATATATTTATCTGAAAAATCTGACCAGTAATCCATTGTCTTATAATCATTTAAATATTCATCAGGAACATATATAGTTAAAATATTACAATTAAAAAACGTATTTTGTTGTATTTCTTGTGGAGCATTATTTAAAACTAATACGTTTATATCTAATCTCACAAATGTTCCAGGTGTTAAAACAACAGAATCAGTTAATTTTAAATATAATAAATTAATTGTATTTCTTCCTTCACTATAATATGTATTAAAACTTCCAGACGTACGTACATAATTATCAAAATATCCTTGAGCTAATGTTTCTAATTTTGGAAAATATACTTGACCAATATTTGATCCACTAAATATACGATGTTCTATTTCTGTTACATTTTTAAAATATAATACACAATTTGTCAAACCTTTACATAAAGTAAAAGCATTAGTTTTTACTAACGATACAGATTCAGGAATATTAATACTACTTAATACTGTATCTTTATAAAAACAATTAGTTCCAATTTCTTCTAATGTGTTAGGCAATACAACTGATTCTAAACTTGTACATGATTGAAAAACTCCATGCCATATACCACCTGATAATTGAGCTCCTTCTAATTTTGTAATAGATCCTAAGTTAGATACACGTTTTAATTGATAGCATTCACAAAATGCGGCTTTACCTAATGAAGTTAAATTAGGACAGCTTAAGTCATTTATAACTAATTGATGACAATGTAAAAATGTATAATTTGGTATTGATTGTAATTTTGATAAATCAATATCTCCTAAAGAAGTCAATATGTTGCAATCTTGAAATACTGAGTCACTTGTTAATCCCATAACATTTCCACCACCAGTAATAGTTTCTAATTTTTTACAATTAGCGAATGACGCCCCCCCGATTGTTAATAATGTATTTGGCAATATACATGATTTTAATTCAGAACAATTAGAAAATGGACCCTGAACTAAGCCTCCAAATATTGCACTAGTTAATGTTGATATAGATCCTAAATTCGTTATAGATTCAATTTTTGTATTAGAAAATGATCTAGCACCAATTGAAGTTAAACTAGGGCAATTAAGTTCTCCAGATAAATTTGAGTAATAGAAACATTGTTGTCCAATACTCTGAATATTTGTAAAATCAAATGATGTTAATGGAGTATCTTGAAAAACATTTCCTTCTAATAAATATAATGAAGATGGTACATTAATTGAAGTTAAAGCTGTTTCACGTAAACTAGAACTATTTAACCGTTCAATAGTATCTGGCAATATTAATTCAGATAATGATGTACACTTATAAAATGTATTTTGAGTAATTCTTGTTAATGATGTATTAGACAGATCAACAGAAGTAAGATTTTTACAATTTTGAAAACAGTTATTATAAAGTTGTTTAATATTTAATAAATTTAATGAATTAATACCACTACCTTCAAACGCATTATTATTAATTGTTTCAATGTTTGATAAATCTATTTCAATTAAGTTACTGCATCCACTAAATGCATATGCTTGTAATATTTTAATATTCTTAAATTGTTCTAATTCATTAAATTCTATTATATCTGTATTATTTCTAAACCATTGGTTTATATTTGATAAATCAATTTTATATGATGTTGGTATTCCTCCAATATTAGATTGATTAAGATTATTAACTAATACATTTTCAACATTTTTATCATTAAACCATATAAGTAATTCTTTATTAATGTTTATATTAAATCTATTAAATAAGTTTTCCAAATAATCAACATATTTTTCATATTCATAATTAGTTTCAACACGTCCAATTAATAATGATTCATTATTATCATCTTCTGAATTTGTAGTAAATATATTATAAAGTGTATCTATAATAATTTTACTAACATTCTCTGTTATACTATTTGATTGCTGTATATTAATTTTCATATTATCATATTATATTTATATATTAAAAATAAATAAAAGGTAGGTAAACAATATTACCTACCTTAAATATGTATTAATATTAGAATGTATATTATTTATGCATTTGGATCAACCCATACTCCATCAGAATCTACGTTCATTACTTTACCAAAGATATTGAATGATTCATTATTACCAGAATTTACAATATCTATGTAATCAATACTATTAGAATTTTGAACTAATACATTAGATGGATCTAATTGTGTTGCACCATGTAAAGTAACATTTGTAGGTGTACCTAATTTTAAGTTTTCTATTACTGTATTTTCTGGAAGTATAGCATTAATTGTTGTTCCTCTCATATCTAATGACTTAAGTTTTAAATTATTTGAAAAATCAAGATCATATTCAAGAGAACTACAATTTACTAATGATACAGATTCCAAATTAGTCATATTATTGAAATACATTTGATTCTTATCAGTACCAGATATTGCATCCCAGTTATTTGTAAGTGTTAAGTTATCAAATATTACATTCTTAACATTAATCAAATAACGTAATACAGATTGGTTAGAATATGATGTCTTAAGATTACTAATATGTACAGTATTTCCTGTTGTTGTATCAGTAAACGATTGAGAGAAATCTACAGTGTCACCCATATCTAATAAATGATATCTATATACTTGTGCAGGTAATCCAACACCATTTACTTCAGTATATATCTTATTCATTAATGTATATAATACTCCAGAACCTGATTGCATGATAATACTGCTATCATCCATTATTATAATTTTCTTAGAAGTTATCAACTCATAATTTGACATAAATCTTATACTTACAGATAAAGTATAGTAATACATATTCAAATTATTAGGAGATGATGTAGACTTAAGAGTCATACCATAAGGAGAATTTAATGGATTTGATACTGTACCACCAGCGTTATATGCTTTTGCTAAATAATTATCTGCAGCATCTAACATTTTATTAGATAAATCATGTGCTTCATATGAATGATATGATTCCTTATTTATAAGTACTACATTATCAGAATCTCTTGTTAATGTCCAGTTTACATCATATATGTTAGCAGTGTATTCTTTATTAGGAGTAATAAAGAATTCGGCAGATGATGAAGAACCACCAAATATGTATCCATTATTTACTGTATATACATATGAACCAGTCTTATGATGTTCAATTTCATAATTATCAGGATATGTTGCACCAATAATATTGATTGCTAACCATCTATGTTCTGTTCCAATAACTACACCAACATTAACTTTATAGTTTCCATAGTTACTTTCAGAAGCAGTAAGATAAGTTCTACCATCAGCACCTTTTGATAATGAACAAGATTTATATACTGAACCTGGATCTTCATCTCCATCTATTGATTTGATAAACCAGTTATAGTCAGTATCTGTAACTTCTTGTAATTGGAATCTTGTAGCAGAAAGTAATGCTACACCGCCTTGTCCTTTGTTCTTTGCATTATCAGGTACTTCTTTAAGATAGAATTCGTAGTTTTCTTCATTAATATATGCATCACCAGATAAGTTAATTTCTATATAATCACGTTCTTGGTCAATAATAAGTCCTGAACCTGAACGTTCAAATGCAGATTCACCAAATAATACTTTAAGTTTTGATAATTGAACAGGACCGAGATTACCGCCAGTTAATACGACATATCCTTTATATGTTGTTCCACCTAAATTATTAACTCCATGATTTAATTTAGATAATAACAATAGATCATCGTAACTTAATGTATATTCGGTTCCACATGTAGTTGAACTCCAATTAATATCTTGTAATATTAATGTCTTATTTCCTAATGTTTCATCAACTAATGCTTGAAGTTCTTCTTCAGTCTTACCTTGATTTTCAGGATTATTTCTTATTTCATAAATAATACCATTAATCCAATTAAATATGAAATCTTTAGCATTAGCAGAATTAGCTGTACTACCAGTAAATGTTATGCTATTTATAGATGTTGGAACGTAATAATCATAATTTCCATATATATTATAACGTTCATAACGCATCTTATTTGTAGCAGTATTCAAATCACCAATCCAGAATGATATTGAATTCCAAGAAGTATTGTTCATTTCAATATTATTCATAATTGAAACTGCTTGTTTATTATCATATGCATCTACTGTACCATCATAATTAACTGCAGGAAGTTCCAAATTATCAAATGAGTTACCTGATTGTGAACTTAAGAAATAACTCATATTTGCACCCATTGCATAAATATTAGTAATCTGCGTACGTCCTGTTTTTGCATTACCACCACGTAATAATGAATTAGCAGTTATTGATGGGTTAGTACCACGTTTTCCTAATTGACCACGAATATTAATTGTATTTAAATTTTCAAGGTTATCATTTGTTGGACTAACTTGAAGACGTAAGTTATATGTAGTATTTACATCACCAATAAAATGGTAATTATCATTATGGTTAGTATCTTTTTCAATTTTGTTACCAACATTTATATTCTTAATTGATGCTCCATTAACAGCAGAATATGCACCTTTTATATCAAGAAGGTCAATACGAGATGCTAAACAACTAACATTAAGTTCTTCAATATATGTTGCACCTAATATCTTTGTAGGTACTTTATTTGAGAATGATAATGATGAAATATCGAATGTTGCAGGATTTGAACGAGAACATTCCTTAGCAACAATTAATTTTTCTGAACTATCTCCTGAAGAATCTCCATCTGGATTAACTTCAATATCTGTTGCAACTTCACCATCATTTTGTGTTAATGTTAAGAATGTTGGATTTGAAGGTGTTACTGTTATGACATCTGTTCCTGCAGTTGTTTGGGTATGTCCTGCAGCAATATATACGAAGTGTGATTTAAAATCTCCACAAGTCCATTTTGCATCATAATAGTCCATTGATGTAGATAACCACCAGTGTCTGTGATTAACACGTGAACCTTGTAGCCAATCCAAATATGTATGTTCAGTACCACCGTTATCAATATATTTATAATGACCAGATTCATTATATATAATTTCGCACCATTTAGCAGTATATTCATTATCAAACATATTAGACAAACCGTTATAGTTAAATCCTGCTTTTGATAATGCTTCAGCAACTGTTGGAACTATATCATTCATAAAATGTGGCCAAGCTTCAAGTGAATCCCATAACCAGTTAGATGTTACTATTTGTCCTTGATCATTTGCTGAACGACCAGATATAGCCCATTCTTTAGCACTTAATTTTGTATTACGATCAATAGGAGGATCAAATGCAATACCACCAGTGTTCTTGTTACCTAATGCGATATCCATATCCCAAGGTTCATAATGGAAGTGAACACCATCATATGTCTTAATTTGAACGTTACGTTCTCCAGAGTCCACCAAACCACATCTTAACATTGTTATATAATATGCAGCCATCTTATAAAGATCTAAGTGTTGTGCAGCTTCTGCTCTAAATTTAGTAGGATTATTATATGTACCTACCAACCATCTAAACCAATCAACGAAAGGCTGGGCAGTTCTTCTAAATTTAGAATTGACACCCCACTTATCAGTTCCCTTTTCAGGTTTTCCCTCTAAATCATCAGGATCTGGATAAACCATTTCAAAATCTTGTTCCCAACGGAATATATCTCCAGATGATTGTGGTATTCTTGCTTCAAAATCTATATTATTTTCATCATGATCATTCATATAAGATGTAAAGAATGTGTTAATGTTAAGTACTTCGATTCTTAACACATTAGAGTTATCCCATACTTTATAATCATCAGTATCATTATCTTTATTTTCAACCTTTAAGCAGAATGGATCTTTAGGATCTGCATTATATATAGATCTTTCACCATAAGTAAAGTCTGATTTTTTATCATCCATGAATACATATTGGCCAAGGAAAGTTATAGTATTTGAACCTGATGTATTCTTATAGAATACTACACATGGGAATGAATCTGGAGCATTTCTAATTTGATATGGGAATGCATATGAAATACCTGATGATAAATTTTTTGTACAATCATCCCAGTTTTTTCCTTCTGCATTTTTACCCATTACAGTTCCATCGTCCAATGCTGCAGTTTGATTAGTTGAAAATAATTGAGGTTCTGTTCTTAATTTATATTGTCCATCAATATTTGCATTATACCAACTATCATTTATTAATCTAAGAATACTTCCATTATGTACACCAGATGAATCGGCATAGTTTGCTTGTAATATAAATTTATTAGCAGGTATTCCACCGTCTTTCATTATATAACGGTTTTTTCCTAATCCCAAATGAGATTGTCCTTCACAAGTAAATTTAGGAAGTTTTTCACTATTTACAGATTTATTAAGCCAAAATTTCATTGAAGTAATAGGGTAGTTCAATGTTGATTGACCATGCTTTCTAATTCTGCATCCTTCAACCTTAAAGTTTTTAGTTGTATCAAATGGACAGAATCTTTCAATAGTTACATCTGTTTCAGAATTCTCTTTACCAGTTTCACCTTTAAGAATATCTGTAAGATTGCCTGTTATAAGAATAGTATCAAGTTTACGACAACATAATGAATAATCAATTAATTGTGTTTGCTGGTCAACAACAGCATTATTATTGATTAATCTTAATTTGTCTTCATTATCATAAATAAAGTTATTATATATGTTAGTATATGTTAAGTCACGTAAGTAAGTACGTAAATTATAGAACTTAACACCAGATGCAGATTTACCAATTATAATTTTACCAGGATTTGTTGTTGCAAAATTATAACCTGCAGCTTCAGCACCACGTTCAAGAATACCATCTGTTACAATATATAATAATTGTGAATCTGTTGTAGATTTTTGCTGATTGATAATAAATGCTATCTTAACACGTTCGTTTGCTTTATAATTTGTATGAATACGTTCAATACCTGAGTTATCATACAATGCAGCTTTATTTGCAGATATTTCAATACGAGCACCATTAGGATCACCTATTGTAATGATTACATCAGATGGATCATTAATCTTTTCAGATTCAAATTCAATTTCTATAGTACGTCCATTAGAAGGTGTACCTTTTAATGGATTATATGTTATTTCACACCAAGAATCTATACCAGAAGTTCTAAATGAATTTTCAAACCAACCTGAGTTATCATTCCATTTGATGTTATGGAATGTTACATTAATATCATCAGTATTTACTATGGAAAGTTCTGGATTCCAAACATCTTTTGTCTTACTTGAATTAGAACGTCCATATGCTGATAACTTAAAGTCATATCCTGATGTTTCAACAATATTTAATGTTGATTTTTCTATAAAAATAGGAATAGAACAAAGTTTACGTAAAACACCATCTTGCGAAGTATATTCTCCTACTAATTTAATTGTTGATGTAGCTGGTGAAAAATCTTGTTCTTTAGAATATGTTGCAGGTATGAAAGTTAACGTATCAGGTTCCTTTCCTTTAGAAGCTTCAATAGATGCTAAATCAATAGATTCACCATTTTCATAAAGTTTCCAGTTAATTTGAACTGTATTTTCTGATGCAAGCATATCTGTATAATATGCCCAATGTAATTCAACTGGCATATATTGTGTAGCAGTTAAATATAATCCTTCAGTTGATAATGGAAATATTTTTGTACCTGCTGCAAAATTAAATGAATTATTTATAAAATAGTTCTTAATACCTGCTTCAGTTGAATTCATTTCGAAAGTATAGTAAAGAATATTACTATCAAATGTCATAAGGTTATATGATGTACGTACGCACAATTGTAATGTATGAGAAACACGTCCATCATTTGCAGTATCATTAATTGGAGGTATAGTACTTGCCAATAATTCATCACTATTTAATTGAACAATACCACTAACTGTTGTTGAACCTAATTGAATATCTTGTTTATCTACTTGAACTCCATCAAGAATAACATATAACGATGATGCTGTATTAGCATTATTTCTAGTCAAATGCCAGTTAAATGTAATTGCAGCTCCTCTATCATGACCTCTATAAAATGCAAAGTCTGATTCAAGATTTAAAACTAATTGAGTTATATAAATAGTATAATTTCTAGATGCACCAGTTGAATTTGCTAATAAATCAATTCTTACTGATGTCTGTCCTAAATCAAGATAGTCATATAAATCAATTTCTACGTGTTTACTTGATGAGTCATAGTTTTGTGAAAACTTTGTAACAGCTCCTGATGCAGTTGTTATAGTATATGTTGCAACAATATTATCTTCATAAGTACCTTTATCGTTTTCTACGTTCCAATCATATACTAATTTTGTAACTGATTGGTCGTGCATACCAGATACAAGATATCTATTACTTGTGTCCAAATTTGTCTTAATTTCATAATCACTTGGTCTTACGAAATTAAATAATTCCAAATCTGCAAATGTTTCTGGATCATCTAACCAAGCAGTGTAAGCAGCATTACTTGAAAATACACGATAAAGACCAGCTGAAGCATCAGATACCATAAAAACTGGTTGCTTAAGATGTTCTTGTAATAATCTTCGTATAGTACCACCAGAAACAGGTAAGTTATTAGTTTTATTACGACCAGTGATATCATCTACACCACTAACCCAATCAACAAACTCAGTAATATTACCTTTATATGTTTCTATTGTCTTTTTTCCCATTATTTAATATTATTTTATTATTTTGTTATTTAATCTATCCAATTTACATTATCATCCCATGGTAGTTCATCATTCCAAATTGAACTACTATTATTAAAACATGATAATTCTCCAACATCAGTTGGCCATACTAATATTCCTTTATGATATATTTTAGAAATTGATACACCCTTAAAATATACTGATATTGTTTCTTTATTTTTAGATTTAATCATTGTTTATATATTGCACTTTTTTTATAAGGACATGCTATATATTGTTCTGTCGTTTCTGTTGGTACATTTATTTTTGTAACTTCATCTAATATAAGTAATTCATTATAATAAATATTAGCAGAATTATCCATATTTAATGATATAGTTGCACCTAAAGAATTACAAACAACAATACCATTTAATTCATTAGCTGTTATAATAAATGAACCTTTATCCATTGCCTTTCCTTTTCTAGCAAATATATCGGCATAACCTGTACCTGGAGCAATTTTTGATGATTGAACTCTTATTAATTTAGGTCCATAAATTACACAGTTTTCTGTTGCTAACACTGCACCATCAAAAGTTGTATAATCACTTGATGTTGGATCTGTAACTAATGTTATTGAGCCTTGTGGAGTACTAGCTGCAGGACCTATTATAATATTATTTCCTTTGATAGCACGTTCACCACATTTATGAATCATTAATATACCTTTTGAATCTGTAATGTTAACATCAGTACCATCCAATCCATCACCAGATTTAGCGTTAATATAAAGATATGAATCGTTTTTAATCTCAACTTTAATATTATGTTCAGATTTTACAGCATCCGCATCCTGTCCTTCTATCAAATTTGGGCAATTATTAATAATTACATTATATGTATCTTTAATTGTCTGAATCTTAATATTTGATGTAGTTGCATCATATGATATTGAAGGTTCATTAGCTAAATTTTCTCCAGATACAATTTGATTAGTCATAATAATTGCATCAGATAAATATATTGTTACATCTGATATTGTAGAAGGTATATTAATAGGTTTAGTTATAAGACCTTCAATTGTTAAAAATGGTTTAGATGCAATATACATTCCAGTTGAATCATTAACTAAAGTACCTCCAGAAAATACTTTTGCACTTTCAATAGTATCGTATTCTTTAACTGTTCCTGAATTATATAATGAATCAATTGTTGTTATATTTGAAGATGTATATTGGATTGCTTGATTAGTTCCAATTATATTAGGAGTTTCAATTGTAATTACCTTTCCTATTTTTTGTACACCTTCATCTTCTCCAGATTTAGCATTAAATATTTTTCCATTTACTACATTAACATATATATTGCCATAAGCATATTTGATTGTTCCACCAATTCCTGTGCCAAATACATCATTACCTTTTTCTATATAATATGTACCACCACAAATATATAGTTTTTTGCCATGTATTGCATCATGTGAAGCATCAACATAAACATAAGGATTTAATAATTTAACTTCAGTTCCTCTAATACCATGTCCATCTGAATTGTGACAAGCCAAATATCCAGGACCTTGAATAGTCAAATTATTCATTGAATAAATTGCACCTGGTTGATCTTCAGTGTTTTCTTCTAATTCTTTAGTACATACTATATAGTTTTTAGTATTCTTTTCAAGAGTAATTACTAAATCTTTATATCCTTTATTATCTTCAGGAGTTATATATCTAATACCATAATTTTCAGGACTAATTACTTTAACATTTTTTAATCGTAATTCAGTATTTTCCAAAACTGATGGATCATCAATATTAGATGCATCAACAGTAATTGTACCAACAACATTACCTTCAATTGTATATACACGTCCTGGTACTAAAGTAATATTTTGATTAGTAGATACTTGACCATTTATATATGCATATGTTGAAACTGGATCTTCCCATGTTTCTTCCTCTTCTCCCGATTCACCTTCATCAGTTATAAAATAAACAGTATTAGGATCTTTTATTTCTAATGCGTTATATTCATTTTCTGTTAAAATAACATGTTCAATATGTCCATTTATTTTATCAGTACCATTTAATATACGTTGTATTTGTAATTTGATTTCATCAATATCTGAAGAGTTATTTTCAACTCTATCATTCAGTGATCCTTCTCCTGTTCCTCCAATGTTTTCTTGTAATTCAGAAATAGTTTCATTAATAGAATCTATTCTATCATTAATTGAACCTTCTCCAGTACCACCAATGTTTTCTTGTAATAATTCAATAGCTTCAGTTATAGAATCTATTCGTTCAGAAATTGATCCTTCACCAGTACCACCAATGTTTTCAGCTAAATTTTGAATAGATTCATTAATACTTTCAACTGTTTGAGCTAATTCTTCAGAAGTAATAGTATTATCTAAATTATCGTTTATACCAGCTAATGTTTGATTGATAAGACCTATAATTGTATTAATTTGACCAACTTTTGCTAAAAGAGCTCCAGTATTTTCTATAGGTTCATCAATACCAGGAATTTGCGCTTGATTCCAATCAATATCAATAGCATTAATAACTGATTGAGGAGCTATAATATTTCCGTCATTATCATATTTATAAGGAGCCTTTGTAATTTTTTGACCACCTGTATTTATACCTGCTTTTACATTATTAAAAGTAACACCATTTGATGTAAAATTTGCCATTATAATTTCTAATGTATATTTTTAATGTTATATATAAAAATAAAAATTATTATCTTTATTAATTTACATTAGATGTGATTTGATGATTTTCAGTATTTTCTAAATTTTCTTCTTTATTTTTAATTTTCATTCCTGTTAAAGAATTTGTAATTTCTTTAATAAAGTCACGTGAACCACGAACAACCATAGAGCCATCTTCTGATGTTTCCTTTTCTTTTTCCTGGAATGTCTTATCACAATTATCTTGCATTTCTTTGAAGATATTTTCAAGATTTGATGTCAATGAATTTAATTGTGATTGCATTTGTAACATTGAATTCTGTAAAGAAGTTAATGAAGAATATAATGTACCTTTAGCCATGTTGCCTGCAATAGACATAATTAAAGTATCTTGTGCCTTTTCATTAACTGATAGCATTTTTAAAAGACGTCTAATGTTATCAATTTCTTGTGTTATCTTTGAAGTAACATAAGGATGATTATCAATATATCTTTGATCAAAATAATAAGCTGCCAATTTGTTAATTATTAATGTTGCACGTTCTAAAGTCTTTTTATCTAATTCGTCCATATCAATAATTAACATAGGAGTCTGTAATGCTTCATCTGTATCTGCTAAATCTGGAGCATTACTTTTTATGAATAAATTTTCTAAAGTATCCCCTTTATCTTGAGGATCTTCTGTTCCAAATTTGCCTTCGTAATTCATAATTTATATCATTCATACTTTATTTATTATAAATAAAAATAAAAATATAAATTTATATAACAACAAAAGGTTGTCAATATTGACAACCTTATATATAAATATTTCATTAATAATTTTCAAGTTAATAATTTTTAAGCATACCAATTAATTTATCCTGTTGTTTTTTAGATAATTCATTCCATGCAGAAAGGCAATCATCATAAGTCATATCATCACTCCATGACCAATTATGTGGAATAACATCATCATATGTCTCATCTTCTATATGAGCAGAACATAAGAACCAATATTTTCCACTCATAAATACATCATTTACACTGTTTATTAATTTAGGAATTACAGGATATAATTCATAATCTAATAAATCATCATGATATATATCAAAATATGTATTTGCATTTTTATCATCTAATGCATTTTGAACATCATCTTTAATTTCTTCAAATTTTACTGGAGTTTTTTCAAATGGTTTCATCAACTTAGAATACTTATCATATATTTTATTACTATCTTGATTATATCCTTGTTGAATTTTTTCCATTTCATCATCTTTTATGCATATACGATATTCACCATATTTAACATAACTATTATCAATAACATAATCTATGTTATTTTTTTCTAAATAATCTGTAATTTTATTAATTGTTTCATCATCAGTATTATTTATATGTATATTAAAATTATATTCTTCATGTTTTTGTTTTTTAGAATTATAATAATTTACATAACCTGCATTACAACCGAAGAAATCATGTTCATTATTTATATCACCATTAATTTTTATATTTTTAACTTCTTTTGATAATGGTTTAATATATTTATTATTAAGTAATGTTAATAATTTTTTATAATATTTATTTTCCCATAACCAGTGTTCTTTATCTCTTTTAAAAGCAAGATCACCTAATTTACCATCAACATAACTATTACGTTCGTGTGGGAACTTTGATTCATATATAAAATCTATAATATTTTTCATCCTTATATATTTATTTAATATTTTTAATATCATTATATATAAAAATAAAAAAAAGGTTACTTCAGTATAAATACATTATACTAAAATAACCCTTTTATAGTTAATGTTTAACTATTTACTTAACTTCCTCGAAGTTATCAGTTTTCTTATTTCTCTTTTTCTTATCCTCATTAATCTGTTGCTCTTCTGGTGTATTAAGTTCCTTTTTATCATCGGTCATTCCTAAAAGATTCTTGATAGGAGTCTTCATACCAGTTGAGATCATATCAATAGCAGGAGTTACATTAGCCATAAGATCCTTAATAAACTTACCGCCAGTAGAAGAATCACCGTATACCATAACATTACCAAGTGAGATCTTAGATAATGCTTCAGCCTGAGCACCAGCGATACCTTCAAGATGATCAACAGTCTTCCATTGTACAGCCAAATCTGGGCGACCGCCTGCAACCTCTACCATCTTCTCAAATGCCATAGCAGGTGCCAATTCCTTCTGCTGTAATGCCTCAGCTTCAGCCATAAGGCTTGCTCTCTTACCTTCAGCCTCAGCCATTAACTTATTCTTAATACCTTCAGCCTCAGCATTCAACTTAATACGAGTTGATTCAGCCTCAGCCTCAGCTTCCCTCAACATACGAGCCTTGACTGCTTCAGCCTCAAGTTCTGCCTTACGTTTAATTGCCTCAGCCTCAATAACTGCCTTCTCCTTAGCTTTCTGAGCAGGTACAATTTCAGTAGCATTCAATTGCTCCTCAGCAGCAGCAGCTTGTGCCTTATTAACTTCCAACTGTTTCTCTTGACGAGTCTTAGCAACTGACATCTCTGCCTCAACCATAGCGGTTTCCTTTACCTTCTTAGCATCAGCTTCTGCCTTGCCTGCCTTAGCAGTAGCCTCAGCAACTTCAATCTTTGCGATCTGTTCTGCTACACCAGCTTTCTTATCAGCTTCTGCCTTACGTTTACGTTTCTCAGATTCATATTCTGCAGCCTTAGACTCCTTCTCCTGAATAGCCTTAATAGTTTCTGCTTCCTTCTCCTGATTAGCCTTAGCAACACGAATTAACTTCTGTGCTTCTTGCTCATTCTTGGTAGCTTCAGCATCTGCTTCATACTTAGCAATATTCTTCATCTGTTCTGCCTCAGAACCTGCCTTATTTGATTCTGCTTCAGCCTGTGCCTTAGCTACAGCCGAAATCTGACGGGCTTTGGCAGTTGCTTTCTTTGATTCTGCATCAGCCTGAGCTTCAGCAATATTAGCAGCCTTTTCTGCTTCCTGAGTTGCAATACCTGACTCACGTTCCTTAGCAGCCTCAGCAAGTTTAATTTCCTTATCTCTTTGAATCTCTGCAACTCGAACTTCCTGCTCCTGTTTTGTTTCATTAACAGTTACCTCCTGTTCCTTAGTAGCTGCAGCAACCTGAATTTCCTCTTCCTTCTTAGTGTTTGCGATCTTAACATTACCTTGCTTTCTCTGTTCAGCAATATCTGCCTCAGCATTAGCCTGTGCCTTAGTAGCAGCCTTCTGACCTAAGTTCTTAATATAGTTAGCATCATCAGTAATTTCTGAAATGTTAATGTTAGTAACATCATAACCAACCTTAGCCAACTCTTGCTCAAGTGATCCACGAACCTTATTCAAGAACTTATCACGTTCTGCGTTAATTTCCTCAATAAGCATTGTTGCCATAATAGCACGAGTCTCACCAACAAGGATTTCAGATACCTGCTTGTGAATTTCCTCAGGTTTAGCACTCAAAAAACGAGTAGCTGCATTCTGTTGAATTTCCTTATCCCTACTAATGGCTGTAGTTAATACAACAGGCAAGTGCATTGGAATAGCCTGAGAATCAATACCGTCAACAGTTACCTTAATCTGAATAGGCGCCATTGACATCTTTTTGTAATCTTGAATGATAGGCCATACAAATGCACCACCACCCTGAATAATCTTAGATGGAACTACAATAGTCTTCTGCTTGCCATCTTCACCTTCAACCGTCATCTTTCCAGATTTACCGAATACAACCAAAAGTTCATCTGGTGCAGAACGACGATATCTAGAAAGAATCGCCCAAATTGTAATGACACCGAGCAATACAGCTCCACCAATCAAAATCAATGTAAATAATTGTTCACTCATTTTTTTTAAAAAATTAAAATTAAAATTAAATGTTTAAAATTATGTTAATACTCTCTAAATTCAATTATAAATATATAGAATATGTATGAGGATGTCTTTTATGATTAATCTGTTTCTTTTGTTCATCTTCTAGTTCTAATTTATTAATTTCATATCTTATATTATCACATAAATTATTAACTCCATTTTGAAGTTCCAGTTTAGTCACAGGAATTTCCAATTCATTCCAAATATAATCTAACAATTCTCTTAGCTTCATATAATTTATTTATAATTTTCTATTAATACTTTTTAAATATTTTAACACTTTATAATCGTATATCATTTTACAAGTTAGCGATCCTGCCCATAAAATTAATGGTACAGTTGCAACTGTTCCTAATCCTTTGATACTAAAAATATCTTTTACTTTCATTTATCTATATAAGAAATTAAAATTTTATCACCTTCCTTGTTTAACTTAACTTCAGTTCCAATTTCCAAATCATCTGAAGTATAAAAAGCATTAACGTTTATAGTTCCTGCTATTGTATGTGCCTCAACAGAATATTGTCCATTACCAAGATTCAAATAAATATTACCAGTACATCCATTAATATTATCTTGAGGTAATGATGGAGTACAATTAGCTTTAATTGCGGTCTTATAGCAAAAATAAAGTATAATGAATAATATAATTCCACAGCCAAATGCTAAAAGATAATCAATAAAACTAAATAAAACATACCCATTATCTACATTTAAATTAACAGGATATAAATAAACTCTACCACAAAGATATGAACTAAATCCCATTAAGAAATGCAATATACCTTTAAATGAAAATATACTTGATAAATCACAATCAATATCTCCATCAAAATCTACATCCAAATCAAAATCTCCAGCAAATAATGAAATTAAAAGTTTAATAAAAAATATGGCAAAAGTTACCACAAACAAAATTACATACCAACTCATTATTTAAAATATTAAATTATAATTATTTCATATTAATTAGATTATTATATAAATAGATTATTAAAGTTAATTATTTCAATTATTGCTTAATAAGTTTTAAATCAGTTTCAAATAAACATCGTGTCTGAATAAATATCTGATAACTACAAAATTTAACATAATCTTTATCTGTTATATTATTTTTTGCTTTGTTAACCCAATTTAAAACATGCTTATATGCTTCTTTAACAAAAAGATCATTCTTTAAAGAAGATTTATATTTTATAAATTTTGCATCAAAATTAACAAAATTATACAATGAAGACATTTGAAGTACCATATCGTTCACTTCAACAAAATCCCATTTTAAAGAATTATTAAATATGTCATTCTTAACATAAGCATTATAACAGTCATCCCAAAAATTAGGCGTATGAATAAGATGATCCATTCGTAAAAGATCAATAACTATACGGCCATCTTCAGTTTCACGTCCTGCTTTACGAAGTGTCTTCTCATCCGTATCAAATCGTTTACATATGTCATTTTTACGTTCTTGTGACATATTTTTAAACCATTGTTTATTTCTAAAATTTATAGCCATTTTAGTAAACATTTATATTTTATGGGATTAACGTCATATCATCAATATATAAATAATCAATTTCAAAATTATTACGATCACAAATATATTCATTATATATTATGGTATGATTTCTACGAAGCCAATCTAAAAAATTTGTGGTCAAATTAAAATTCTCATCATATATATCTCTCTTAGGATGATTAGTCTTAAAATGATACTCTGAATAGTTAGTATCATAATATTGTCCTGTCTTAATTTCAACTATATTCATATTAATCTTCAAATTCGTTTTCTACATCATAATCAGTTGCAACAGAATCGCAAAACTTATTAATTTGATCACTTGTGAAATAATTCAAAAACTCCATAAACACAATTTCATTTCCAAGAATTTCTCTCAACTTTTTTAACTTTTCGTATGGATAATATTTCATATTCTTATTATAATTATGTTATATTTACAAAATTAACATTAATCATTAACTAAATGTATGAATGATAAATCACGTTCTCCATAAGGTTTATTGCATTCTTCAATGTACTTATTAATAATTTCCATTGTTGCAATAACTGTTGTACCACCTTTTACAAAAACACCTTTCCAAGAAGTATGGGTAAAATTGAAATTTTCATCAATTGTAAACTCTTCATCTACTAAATTCCACTTCTTATTTTCTGCTGCTTTATATGCAGCTCGTAAAGCTTTACGACGTTCATCTTCCTCATTAAAAAATGAAACACAGCCAGAGCTATTACGACGAATTGATTTAACTTTATCAAGACCTAACTCTTTAGTAAGCCATTCTCCGCGGCTCATTCCCTTTGGACATCCAGTAGCTTTACCGAAAGTAGCCTCAGTAACTTCATTAATTAACTCCTGATTTGATAAATCCTCTTTTGTATACTCCATTATTTTTATTTATTTGATAATATAATATAGAACATTTATACAAAAATTCAATAATATATAAAAAGATGGGAATAACCCATCTTTACATTACAATATCAAACTCAGAATCAGTATTACGATACTTCTTACCATTTGAATGATACTTATCAGTATATGGTGTACCAATAGTAACATACTTGAGAGTACCCTGTTCAATAATACGGTTTCGTGGTGTAATTTGAACCAACATACGGCCGTCAGAACACATTGTAATGAACTTAACAGGATTACCTAACTTGGTTGTTGCATTACCACCATTCTTAAACTTCTCGAAATTGAAATTGTTTGTCTGCTTCATTTTGTTTGAAATTTAAATTAATTATTATTTGTATTTATAATATAGTAAAAGCTCAGAATAATTCAATATTCTGAGCTAAAATTTTGAATAATATTTATAATTCAATATTCTGAGCTATTTTTTTAAATATTATTTAAATTATTTATTATTCAATACTAATGCTACACACATCGATATTTCTGAAGGATGTATGTCATTTACATCAGGTATAAATTGTTTCCAACCAAAATGATCAATAATTTCTTCAAAATCCTTTTGATTTAATTCTTGTACATAATCAAATAAGAACTGTCCTGCACCTTTCCAAAGATCTGCATCTTTACCAGTCCATGCATCTTTTTCTTTATCATATTTACAATCATTATGTTTAGATAATTCATCTAATATTGATTGTATCATATTAACTGCAGGATTTCTATGTAAAAGTTTTCTATCACCTAATGAAGGAGCAGCACCACGTTCGATTATATAGTTATTTAAATTTTTCATTATTACTTATATATGTTTTTTAATATATTAAAAATAAATATTTAGTATCTATCTGTAATAATTATTGTATCTTTATTGTCTTTAAATGTTTTCTTTACTTTATTGATCCCTAATTCCATATCATCAATTACTTTTTCAGGTATGCAATCATTTCTACGTTTCTTACATACATCTTTAGGAGTATCTATAATGACTATCTTAACATTAGCACCAGCTTTATTTAACTTACTATAATAGTTTTCAACACGTCCTGCTTTAACATTTGTATTATCAATAACAAAATCTTTACGTTGTCTTATAAGTTCATTAATACGTTCATCATTAATTTTAGTCACTTCCTTTTCTTGTTCTTTATCACCTATAGCTTTATGATCATCATCTTTCATAATTCCAAGTTCAACTCTTATTGAATCTTGATTAACAATTTCAATATTCTTTGGAAGCTCTTCTTTAATATATGTAGACTTACCTGAACCAGGAAGACCAACCATTATCCAAACATTAAAAGGATTTTGTTTTTCAAATATATTTAACGATTCTTTTATGTATGTTAAAATTGATTTCATTTCTTATTAATTTAATGTCTTTAAGGTTCTTCATCCTTTTAAGTCATTTGTATTTATAAATTTTTGCACTTGTTCTAAACTAAAGTTATGACGTCCAATAACCATTTCTATATATGCAGCAAATTCTGCTGTACATCTGTCATCATCTAAACATTGATCTAAATAATCATTTATGTCAGATGCTTTTAATGAATCTACTTTATCTTTAACGAACTTATAAAAGATTCCATTTTTATCCCACATATCTTTCATAATCTTTCCCTTTTCTTGTTCGGAAAAATATGTATATTGAGATTCATTAATATATTGTTTAATATCTTTCATTTCTTATTAGCTAATATAATTATATGATCTCCTTCTTCTAATAAATCTATAACAGATTGATATGTTAGATAATTATTCTTACTTGCATAAAGATATCTAAAATTAGGTTGATAATCATTTATAGAATAACTTATCTTTGTATTTGCAACCCATCTATTATTTTTATCCAAGGAGCAAAGATAAATTCTACTATATTTCATTAAATTGAAACGATTTAATTGAAGTACGAAACTTTCAAATTTTTTCCATGATTCTTTATCATTAGCAACTTGTTTTATTTCTAATTTTTTATTTGTTCCTAATGAATATACTGTAGTATCAATTTTTGTATCTTTATTGATACGTAGTTTTTCATTAATAAAATATTCTTCAAAAGACTTAATATTTCGTCTTACATAATTTGAAAGTTTTGATTCATTAGCTTTCTGAAGTCTTTCAATTACTTTATTGACATTTAATTGGAATTCTTTAGATATAAAATAGTTACGTTTCTTTTGTTTGAAAAATACTTGTAAATATTTTTCATATAAGAACTTCATGTTATTATCATATTCTTTAATGACATCTTGTATTTCTTTAGATGCTTTATTAATCTGTAATGTAAAGAAATCTTTAAACTTAGGTTGTAATGTATCTATTATATCTTCATATTTAGATTTAAATTCTTCATTATTAATCATATTAATAAAATTAGCATCTAAATTCTTAATCCAATTATCATTCTCATGTTTACCAATTTTATTAATAGTTTCATAAATCAATTCATAAAGATTGATATATTCTTCTATTTCTTTTTTATAATCTTCATTACCTTGTTTGATTTCTTTATCATGACGAGTCTTAAATGCAGGATTGATTATCTTATATTGTGTTATGTTTCCATTAATATTCCAAGTTAATACAATGCCTTCAACTTCATCTCCTAATAAGAACTTCTGATAATCTCCTTTACCAAATATGTTAGTAAGATATTCTTTATAAACATCATTAGAAGTATCAGATTCTAAAGTCATCATTGACATTAATGATTCTATCTGTTCTTTACTTAATTTACCTTCAAATAATATAGGAACACAATCTATGCCTAATGATTTTGATATCTCTTCTAACTTATTTCTATCATCAATAATATTGTCATCATTATCAATAACAGTCAAAAGAATATATGAATCATTAAACATTTCAATAGCATAGAATTTATACTTCTTAACTGCTTCTTTCTTTGTTTCAAAATAATCTATAGCATCATTAATGTTCTTTCGCATTAACTGAGTATATTCATCAATAATAGGACCTAATGATTTAGATGAACCACCACGTTTATGATAAGTTATGTTATCATTTTCTTTATCATAAGATATCTGAAATGCAGCTCCATCTACTTTTAAAGATATACTTACTTCTTTAGTAAGTAAGTCTTTTACTATTTCTGGTTTCTTTAAATATTTATCTATTAAATGTTCCATATTATATTATGTATTTATTCTTTATACCATTTTGGTGGATTTTTTTCTAAAGGAGAACTTAAAAACATATTTTTCATATGACTAACATTCCTAACATCCCAGTTCGATATATTTCTATTGAATTCAGAATGTAAAAACATATATGTCATATCTTCAACATTACTTACATCCCAGTTTGATATATCTCCATTGAACACTGATTTAGAAAACATATAAACCATATCTTCAACATTGCTTACATCCCATTTTGATATATCTCCATTGAATTTAGAATTAAAAAATATACCACGCATATTTTCTACATTGCTTACATCCCAGTTTGATATGTCTTTATTAAATATAGAGTGAGAAAATGCAAACCCCATATGTTTGACATTTGATACATCCCATTTTGATATATTTCCATTGAACTTAGAATTAGAAAATATATGAACCATATTTATAACATTGCTAACATCCCATTTCGATATATCCCCATTGAATTTAGAATCACTAAACATATTAGACATATTTTCTACATTACTTACATCCCATTTAGATATGTTTCCATTGAACTTAGAATTAGAAAATATATATGACATATCTATTATATCAGATGTATCTATATCGTTCAAATTAGCTTTATTTCCACGTTCATCTATTAATTTTTTGACTAATTCTTGTAATTCAATTTTATCTTTTGGATGATAATGATAGTTTTGAACTTTTATATCTTTATTGATACGAAGTTTCTCTGTTATAAAGTTGTTTAAATGTTCCATATTATATTATGTATTTATTCTTTATACCATTTTGGTGGATTTTTTTCTAAAGGACAACTATTAAACATTCTTGTCATATCTATAACATTACTTACATCCCAGTTTGATATGTCGCTATTAAACTTAGAATCATTAAATAACTGTTCCATATCATTTACTTTACTTACATCCCAGTTTGATATATCACCATTTTTTCCACTAAAATTAGATTTCCAAAACATTCTATGCATATCAATAACATTACTTACATCCCATTTAGATAAATCACCATCAAATGAAGATTCCCAAAACATATGATTCATATCTTTAACATTACTTACGTCCCATTCTGAAATGTCTCCATTGAAATTTAAATGAGAAAAACATCTAGACATATCTTCAATTTTAGATGTATCTATATCATTCAGATCTGCATTATTACCACGTTCATTAACTAGTTGTTTAACTAATTCTCTTAATTCTTTATTATTTTTAGGATGATAGTTATAATTATCTATTTTTATATCTTTATTGATACGAAGCTTCTCTATTATAAAATTGTTTATTGTTTTCATAATTTAACCTTTATAAAATTTACATGGAAAATCTTCTTTATTAAGTTTGCCATCCATTCCAGGGTCTTCCAATATTTTCTTTTCAATAGCTGCTAATACGTCATCTCCCCAGTTAAATTTCTTAGGATCATGAATAGCTTTCCATATAGATTCTATAGAATTAATATCATCTAAAGTACCGTTATCTCCAAATATGAATCTTACTAAATTAGTTGGATCATTAGTTACAAATTTTTCAAATTCTTTTAACTTTTTACCATTTTTTACAGGCTTACCATTTTTTCCACAATAATCTATCAATTGAATAAATACACCTTCTGTATTGAATGTATGTTTCCAGTGTCTCTTTACTGTTGTTCCATCTTCAAAATATTCATCTTTAACATCAGGAACAGGCAAACATGATATGACACAACTTAATGCAGCAGTACGAATTGCCCCTTTATATTTAGATTCTCCAGTCTTTAAGTTAGGAGAATGATAATATGCTTTAGCCCAGTCCATCTTCTTAACTATCATAAAATCAACTTGAGCTATTCCTTTATAACCATCAATATTATAAGGATAACCAAATGATGTAATTGTTTTCATTGTATTATAATTGATTTCACAATCACCAAAACAAGTATCAACTATTTCGTTAAGTTCATCCTTTGTATCTACTCTTACAGCAACATCAATATCTCCATTAGTTTGGTCATCTGCCTTCTTACCAATACTACCTAAAGCTGCCATATCAATATCTTTAAACTTTGATATTGAATGAACTTTCTTTTCAATCTCATCATAAACTTTAGGTGCTATAACTGCAGGAATTGGTTCTGCTTTAACTGCATTACCACCTTCTATGATTAATGATTCTAATATATAGTTTCTAAATGATTTCATGCTTTATATATCTAATTTATCTTTTAAATTTTGTCTATTTACTTTATTATTAGCAATTTTATATAATTCTCTAACTTTTTCTTTACCAACTATTTTACGAAGATTCTCATCATTCATAAATAATTTACAATATTCAAAATCATCTTGAAGCGCTTTAAACAAAGTTTCATCATTCCAAGTTTTATCAGTTCCAACACCTTGCCATTCATTATCTTTCATTTTAAATATAGTTATGGATGTTTCAGGTGTATTTTTCTTAGGCCAAACAATTATCATTGGAGCTTTCATTACACCATTAATTGCTTGAGCTCCTTTTATAATATCTTCAGTTATATCTTCCTTTTCAAGATATAATATGCCCATATGCTTGTTAGCTTCTGTTATAAATTCATTTAATTTTTTCATTATATTGATTCTATATATATTTTCTAAATGATTTCATATTATGCAATTTCATCTTTTTCAATTAATGACATAACTAAAGAAGAATATTTTTTATCATATTTAAGATCATCTTTAATCATATCTATATACCTTTTAATTCCGTCTTCAATTTTATCAGTATTCTTTTCTAAATATTCATCTAATTCAATAAGTGTTGGATCATTATCAAAATATTTATCAACTTTTGATTGATTCATATTAGGTTCTGAATATGCATAATCACTTCTTGACATTATAATATTCCATTTATCATCTCCAACACATTTAACAATAGATAATTCTTTTATGATATCCCACCTTCCTGAAGGATGGCTATCTTTACTATGTAATACATTTGGAGCATCAATACGACCAGCTATTGCATAATATTTTCCAGGTTCTGCTTCAGAAGCTTTAATATGTTTACATTCATTCATACCATTAATTAAAATAGAATATAATGAATTTTTTGGAGTACTCCATAAATTATTTTGTGAATATGCTGAATATAGTGCCCATGCTTTAAATAACAAATGTGCGCCTTTATATTCATCACAAAATTCTTTATATGCTTTATTCTTTGCTAATCTTTCGGCTTCCTTTTTAGCTTCAGCTTCTTCTTTTAATCTCTTTTTATGAATTTCTTTACCACGTTCATATAAATCGGCAATTGTTGAATCTTTCATTATTGCATCAAACGCTTCTTTATATTTTTTACCATGTTTCTCAAAAGCTTTATCACTTGATTTAGCCGATGAAAAATTGTCAAAATAATAGTCTTTTACAATTATTTTTGAACCGCTACCATTTAATACATTATAACCACCTAGATCTGGATCTCCTAATGCTTTATAAACAGCATGAGCTTTATCATCTTCATTTTCAATTTCTTCAAGATTCTTTTTTAATAAAGCTATTGATTGTTTAACAGTATAATATTTTGCAGTATGGGCTTCTGTTAGCATTCTATTACGAATGTCATACATTTCTTGAGAATATTCTTTTATTGATTTCATTTTAATGATTCTAATATATAATTTTTAAGTGATATCATTCCTTCTTTAATTTTTTTCTTTGTTGATGTCTTTTTCTTAGGTTCTGGAGCATTTTCGACTTTTTCTTTAAATTCATCAAAATATATGTCAACGCCCTTTGGCATCATTTTACTAAATAATTCTTTATCTCCGTCTAATAATGACTGACGAACTTTTGTACCAGATATTGATGATACAAAATCTTTATCTTCGGTTCTTTCAATCTCTTCAACATAAAACGATTTTGTATATGCACCAGCACAATCTTTTAAATTCTTTTCTTCATATTCAGGAACTTTAATAGCCATTCCTTTATAGAAACTAAATTCATCAGAACCAGTTAGCCATACGGAAGCTCTATATCCATGTTCCTTCAATAATGCACCCCATGCACATATATCAGCAGACTTAACATATAATACATCTTCAATATCATCTTTATAGTTTTTCTTAATTAAGTCAAACTCTTTTTTCATTAATTCATCATTGAATGGATGTCTAGTATCTACTTTATCGTCTGGTGTAGATACTGCTAATATGATTGTCTTTTGCTTAGATATATTTTCTAAATTAGGTTGTTCTCTTAACTTATATTGTTGTTCTTTATCTGGACCTTTAAGATCTTTATAAGTAGCCATCTTAAGATGACCTAAATGAAATGGTTGGAATCTACCTAAGCAAACTTTAACTTCTTGTAACTCTTTATTCATAATTATTTATTACATCTAATTACTATTGCATAACTACGTGGTTCATTAATACCAGGTAATGTTTCAACTTCAACATGTTTATCCTCCATTGCGGTTTTAATTGATTCAAAATCTTTAAATTCATTTCTATCAATTACAACATATTTACCAGTTGGAACTTTTCCTTTCTTTTTAAATATTACCATTTTATCGAAGTTTTCGATATGTTGATATAACCACATTTGAAATGCGCCAAAAACACTTTTTAAATTTTTAACAATTGGTTTTGATTTAATAACTGGTGCATTTTTTGGATTTTTAACAAATTCTATAAAATTAGATTCATCATCTTTACTAATTTCAAACTTATTATTAGGTATTTGTTTTAAAATAGATGAAGCTAAAATACCATTAATTAAATCATCAGATATATTTAGTTTAGTTAATTCATTAATAAATTCATTATATTTTTCCTCAGTTTTTAAACAATCATATGAATCTATTAATTTAAATATACTTTCTAAATTAGTAATATCTGATTCAATAGCATCTAATTCCTTTTCTAATTCATTATCTTTATAAAATCTTATTAATGATGATTGTTCCTTTTGTAACTTTGATATATTATCTTTATTTGTAATATCTAAAAGTAATTTTTTTAATTCTCTATAAATTTCTTTTGGATTTTCTAATGTACCCTGCCCTTGTATTCTTGCACCAGATAATTTATATTCTAATGCATATCCACCAGCGTTTACATCACCTGATCTTCCTTCATAATTTCTATTTTTATCATTAATATCACTTAAAAAAAGTTGCGATAATATTTCAAATTTACCTTTACTAATATTTTTAGATGATAATTCGGTAAATGCCAATTCTTCCAGTAAATTTTTATTAAATTTTATATTATTAACATTTCCAAATAATTCATATATATCATTATTTTCTAATAATGTTTCAGTCTTAATCATTGAATTAGGATCATTATACATTTGAATAAATTCAGGAACACTATCATAATAATCAATTGTTCTTAATAATGCTTTATAACAAAATGATAAACCATTTTTATCAAGAGTTTTTTCAAATACTTCTCGACTTAAACCACGTTGATTAAGCATCTTATCTACTTTAACTAAAAGTTTTTCATGTGCTTCATCTGTTTGATCAACTTCCTTTTTTATATGTGTTTTTAAATCATTAAGATTATCTGATTCAAAAATAAAATTTAATAAATGTTTCATCAGTTATTTTTTATATAATTCATTTTATTATATATAAAAATAAAAAAGTTAACCAAATTAATATAATATTGGTTAACTTAAACTATATGTTATTTTTAATTATTTATTTTTTAACTTCTTTATCAAATGATATATCAACATCTTTACTTATATTAGGTATTGGTACAATATTCAATGCAGGAACATTTACTTGTACACCCTTAATGTCTTCCATATTCTTTAGTGTATTTGACTCTCCAAAATTATCTTTAATATATTGATCCAAATCTACTTCATCTTTAGATATGTAAGGTATTGGTACAATAGTTAAAAGAGGAACTTTAAGCTGTGCTGTCTTTCCATTAGAATCAGTAAATTTTATTTTACCATCAGATTCTAGAATATTAGGATGATCAAATTTTGGATATGACTTAAGTAAGTCTTCAAGAAGTTCTTTTGTAAATACTTCAGGCAATTGATTAACTTTCTGTAAATGTTCATCAATATATTCATCAACAGTCAACGAATTCTTATTAACTAATTTTGAATCCTTTGGAACTAAAATCTTACATAGTTTTTTTCTAATATCAAATTTAAGAAACTTCATATATTAATTTTTATATTTTTTTTAAATTTTCTAAATTTATCATTTTTTTCAATAAAAGAATTAGGTATTAATATATTTGATTTCTTTTCTTCAAAATCATTATTATCTAATATTTCTTTAAAATCTATATAACTGATTAATTTCATATCAGCCATAGATTTATTTTTATATATTTTTATTGCATCTTCCCAAGTCTTAATTTCAGGATATACAAATAATACATATCTTTTATTGATATCTTGCTTATTATAATTTATTATATAATCTGCATCCTTTTTAGAAAAACCAAAATTATCTGTATGATTATTGTAAGTTGCCTTTACATCTATTAATATATTCTTATTATATTTAATATCCCATTTCTCTGTTCTATCAATATTTATTGAAGAATATTCACATTTATTATCTCCGATTAATTCACCAACTAATGGTTCTATAATTAATTTTGAAAACAACATTTTCCATGTACTAATTAAAGTACTATTAGAAGCATTTGGTTTATTTAATGAAATTAATATATCATAGAATTCTTTATCTAAAGAATCATCTAAATTATATAATCCATTAAAAATTTTAGACTTATCTAATTTACTTATTTTTTTTCTTAAATCAAGTATTTCATTTGATAATGATTCATTAATATAGTTTTTTAATGATTTCATATTATTTATTATTATTCATTTATTTTATTCATCCCAAGCTTTAATTACTTTAAGATTTTTTATATTTAAGTTACGTGCAGCATTAACGTTTTTATTATCATCATCTACGAATATAACTTTATCATATTGTTTACAAAGTTTAATTAAGATATTTGCTTTCTTTTCAGCGTCTGTCTTACCAGGATAATTCTTATATTCATCATTTACTGCATGAGATATTATCTTTTTAAACGAATCGCCTAATTCTTGTAATACTCCATTTTTATTTCGTATTAATAAAAAATCAGATAATGCTTTCTTTACAGTATCTTCGCATGAACGAGCAGTCAAAAAACAGAAATCATATCCTGCATTAACATAGTCATCCATTATCTTGAGATTCTTAATTAATGGTGTTCCTGAAATTATTGAATTATATACTTTAATTGGATCTTTAAAATCTCTGTAGTCAAACCAAGATCTTTTACTAGGATCTTCTGCATCAGGATCTTTAGCAAACTCTTCTGTTGATAGTTTAATCTCTGATTTTCCAGGTTCTTTTTTGTATATACTCATCATTGAAGAATCAACTTTCAATATAGTATCATCAATATCAAATACAATCAATCCTTTTACAGAATTAGGAAGATCTTTAATTTTTTCGACTATATATGTTATTAAAGATTTCATTATACTTTATAAATATTATTTTTCATTTAAAGCTTCTACATCAATCATACATACCCAAATTAATTCATTCTTTTCATCATTATATGATTCTCCAAATTTAAGTTTCTTTACTTTCTCATCTCTTATATCCTTTATTCTATAAAATTCAATTTCTTCTTCATTAATATTAACACAGATAAAATCTGCCCATGTAGGAATGCCAGTGCTATCATCCCATTTATTTTCATTAATTTTTTCAATTAAGTTTTTCATATTATATATTATAAATTTATTTTATATATTCTTATATTTATGTTAATTCAAAATTATATGTTTTAAATAATTTATGTCAATTCAAAATAATCTGTATTTGGATAATGATTTATAAAATGTATTGGATATATATTTCCTCCTTTTTCTTTACATACATATAAATCTCCAAATTTATTCATATATGTTTTTAATTGTTTTATTAACTCTGATGCTTTAACACCTTTATAATTATCCATTAGCAATAAGAGATATTTTTACAATCTAATATATTAAAAATAAAATTAATATATATGAATATAACTTAAATAAAAGAAATATAGAAGCATAATCATTAATGCTTCTATACTATATCTCTTGGATAAATTACTTGAGCACGAACTAACCATTTCTTATCAGGAAGTTTGTAGTCAACCATCTTTTGAAAATGACGTCTATTTCTACGACAGCATCTTTTTGCCCAAGTATCGATAGTAGCCCCAAGTGAATCATTCTTTAACTGAAACTTCCAACGCTTATACTTTTGTTTTTCAATTACTTTCTTTTCATAATCATTTAAAGGCATTGGAGATTTAATAGGATACATATTATTTTTGCCGGCATATAAAGGTACACATCCAGTTTCAATACTTGAAAATCTACCAATAGAAATTGCAATATCTAAACGCTTCTTAAAATGTTTTGCTTCCTGTTTACGACGGTAATCTCTACTCCTCATATATATCTTTTTTTAATTGTATTTTATTATAATGTCTAATCTTACGTGAGTTTCTTTTCTTTTGATTTATTGCCCAAAATTCATTAGCCCACCAACTAATAGGATCTTCCATTCCTACTTTAACTTGCTCATCATTAAGATTCCAATCTTTAACTATATTGACTAATATCTTACGACGTTTAAGATGAAGTTTCTCAGATTTACGTCTAAAATTCAAATCTCTCATTTCTTAATTTTCTTTAATTTGATTGTACTTGCATTTTGTATTGTTTGATGGTATTCTCCATTAATATCCTTTCCATAACATGATGATCTTCCTGTAATAGTTTTCATTCCTTTCAAATCAGGAAACATTTTATAGAATCTTTTCCATGCAGTCTTACGTTTCAACTTTGGAACTCTAATAACTGAACTATGCGCCCAGCTTTGTCCTTCACCAACAAAACTCATATCGTTATCTTTTTGTGATCGTGGCTTCTTATAACTATAAGAATGACTCTGAACATAATAATCAATATTATCCAACATCTTTTGAGAATATGTCAATTTATCTCTTACATATTTTTCATCTTTACAATGTTCAAGCCAACCAACTTTAAAATAGCTTCGTTCACCATCAAGCCAATTTTGACAATGTCTTATTTCGGCTTCCCAGTTATTTTTGAACTGCATTCTAAAATCAGCATTATACTCTTCAATTGAATTATATCTTTTCATTATTTTATTTTTATATTATATATTTAATATAGTAAAAATTAAATATTATTCAATAAAATAAAAAACAATAGCATATCTCTCGCTTGAGTATATGCTATTGAAATATAAAATAAAAATGATATAAAATATATAATTAAAAATAATTATTATCTTAGTGATACACCAGATAATCCTACTAATTTCCTTGCAGTATCATTTATGATTAAATGTTGATTATTTGGATACATTTGTAATATTTCTTTTAATTGATCGTTATATACGTCAAATATTTTTAAGTTTGTTATAGTACCATAAAAATCATAAAGTATGATATCTGATTTTTCAGTTATAGTACATTCTATATCGAATTTTCCAACATATTTTGAAACAGGTGTATCCATATCAAAATAGTAATGATTATTTTGTAATTTATATAATGGAATATTTTCATTATATGTATAATGATAACCCATAAAATCTATAAGATTCATACATTTACTTATACGTAATACACATAAATATGTTGAACTATTTTGTAATTCTATTTTTATGTTTTTATTTACATTTAAAAATAATGTTGTTGATTGTATATTTTGTTCAACATTTATAGAAAGATTTCCTATTGATATTAACTGTCCTTTATATTCTTGAATAATTTCTGGATAAATTATAAATGATACGGTTAATTCGTCGCCACAATATTGTTTTTGATATATGATTTTTGATCTTAATGCATGATGTCCAAACGAATATTTAGAATCAGATATTAATGTTCCTCTATAATAGATATTGTTAGGAATAATATTAACAGTATCACATGTTATATATTTACGAGTAGCATCTGATTCAAATACTGGATATAATGAATTTTCTGCATATCTTGGCGCTTCAACAGCTTCTTCTCCTGATGATAATGTTCCATTATTGTCTTCTCCAAATAAATCTTCATATTTATTCTTAACAAAAGAATTAACTAATGTTTCAGTATCACCTAAATCAACAGATCCTTTTTCTTGATATTTAGAAAGCTGTACTTTAAATGTAGTTGCTTGCCACATTAAGTTGCCATTCTTTTCTTCATATGCTCCATTTACCATCCACATACGTTTCATCATTGGAACATATATTAAATCTCCTTCTAATGGTTGTGCAGTATTGCCAAAAGCAGTAGCAAATGAAGATTTTGAAATTTCTGGTTCCCAGTCATTCTGAAATTCTAATCCCCATTCAGCAAATTCAGGTTTTGATGAAGGCATTGTTCCATCTTGTATAACCATCTTAATCTGTTTGACTGCTTCAACATCCATTAATGCATATTCTTTAAATGTTATATCTTTAGAACCTGCATTAGGACTTAACTTAAAATAATATATAGGTATGCCAACTATTTCTGTTACTGTGTCTGCTAAATTTTGCTGGAGAGCTAAAGCTCCTTCCATATTAGCATAAGGATTATATGTATTTAATGATGTTTCGTTATTAAAATTAAATCCTGGTACTAATGCAGTTGAATAATCTGAAGTATCAGTTCCATCTATTTGTACTTTACATATAATTCCATTTATTTTTACTCTTATATAAAAATCAGAATTAAGATCTACAGTATTTGATAATATTTCATCATATGACATAAAACATGACCAACACAAGTTATCAATACTATAACTCCATTCCAATGATTTCATATCATATGCATCGCATCCCCCATATACAGTAATATTTGATATATCATTTACTGCATATGTTAATGTTAATATCTGTGGTGGTGTACATGCACCTAAACATGATGTATTAAATTCCATTATGATTCAAATCTAAATACTTTTGCTTCTTTTGTACCTCCATAGACAATCATACTATTTTGTCTAAAATCTGAACACCATTGAACTCCAGTCCACATACATATATGACCAGGCACATTTGGATTTTCATTTTTCATATAAACAGCTATATCACCTGGTTCAGCCTTAAATCCTCGTGGAAAATTTCCTATATATTTAAATCCTATTGTTGGCAAATAATTCATATATTTCCATGCCCATGCAGGACGACCTTTAGTACTAATTCCACCAGCTTCAATTGCTTGTCTAACATATTTTGCACATGCGTGTTGTGTTGATGCATGTGAATGAGTAATAATCCATTGGCATGCCGCTTGTATATTCCATCCATTTGGATTACGTTTAAATAATGAAGGATCTAAATTAATATCCAATGTATCATTTTTAGAAGATATAGAAGATGATTTTTTAAAATCCCCAAATTTACTAGTTTCCATAATTCCTTTTAATAAAGTACTATGACTATATAATCTACCAAATCTATCTTCATATAAATTTGGACCTAATTTATGTTCATCTTTAAAATCTACTGCATCAAACATTATATATATGTACCAAAATACCAATTAGCTTCTGCATGTCTACGTTTTATTAATCCAGGATATCTTATTCCTTGTTTATCAGACCAATGGGACCATATATTTTTAATATTTGGATCATTTGGATTTGCTGCTATACGTTTACCTATGCTCCAATTTAAAAAGCCTTCTCCAAAATTAAATATAGCACTTACTATAGCATCTTTTTGATTTTGATTTAATGTGACATTTCTTTTTTCTGCCCATTTATCAACATATTCTGATTTTTTCTTTATAGTATATTTATAAAGCTGTTCTAATTCTTCTTGAGTATATGATGGCTTTAATTCATCCATATACTTTTTTGTTATAGGATTAATCAATAATCCATATCCAAATGTTCTATGTCCATTAGCATCTCGAAGATTTATTCCATATAAATCTTTATTTGACATTTTATATCCAAATTTACGTCCACTTTCAAATGTACTAATAAATTGTATCATTCCATCACTTATTCCAACATCTGATAATTCACCTGGATCTAAACCTAAACTAAAATCTCCAATATCACTGCCTCTATCTTCTAAATTAAATATATAATCATCACCCCAGTTTAATGATTCATTTTCTAAATAATTAACATAATCAATATCATTTACAAATTGTTTTCCTAAATCATATCCCATTTCTTCAAAACATAATTTATATATGTTTAAAATGGTTTTATTTAATTCATATACTAATATTTCAGAATCATCTAATTTTTCATTTTTTAATTTAGTATAATCAATTTTATGTTCTTCTAATTCTTCATTTTTAAATTCAAATTTATCTTCATTCATCTAAAACCTCGCTTTCAATTGTTGGACCTTGTAAGTTAAGCCATGTTGATAATTGTATTGATTCTTCTGCTAATATTTTAGACATATTTCCATTTACAAACGTTTTTTCATTAAATTTAACTTGCCATTCAACAACAAGCATACCCATCATTTTATTATTTTCATCATATAATATATTATAGAATACAGCTTTTGTATTAGGATCTTTAGCTAATGAAAATAACTGAGGATTTTCAGATTCCATTTTAGGAATATCAGTATATAATTTTTGATGCTTACCAGTACGTTTAACATCACCAACTATTTTAGCCATTGTACTATATGGTAAGCCTGATATTTTTGTACTTATTTGTTCTAATCCTTTATCAAACCATTCATATGTAGATGTATATTTTGCAAATGGAGATCCTGCTAAATTCTTATATGAATTATGAAACTCAACAATAAATACTCTTTGTGCATGTAAAATATGCATGATTTCTTTTAACTTATCCATAATGTTTTCAGCGAATTTCATTCTCTTTTCAACTCTTCTATCATGGATTTCTTCTTCAGCAGTATCTTTATGCATAAGATAAGAAAGTAATCTTTCATTCTGATTACTAATAGCTCTTATTAGTTCATTATTTTGATTTGAAATATTATTAGATAATGTTTCATTTTGATTAGATATGTTTTCAGATAACTTATCAGCTATTGCTTCCATTCCATCTTTAACGTTATCTGCTATTTTAGAACCTATAAACTTAAAAGCTACATATACTAATCCTAATACTATCAATATTGCTACGCTTTGCCAGCCATACGTAGTAATCATTTCAAAAAGAGATGAAAAATCCATTTTTATATTAAATATTATATCATTTTTATTATTTAATTAATAATAAAATATTTAAGAAACTAAAAACAAAAAAGCAGTATCAAACTGCTTCTTTATTAACCCAGATTAAAAATTCATTATGCCCATCATGTTCATCAATTGTTATTTTGAAAGGTATAATATCTGTTCCTTCTATTTCTTGATCTACACAAATAATTGGACCACCAACTGGATCTATCATTGTTATATTTCCTTCATTTCTATATAATTTTTGTATTTTGTATGGTGAACATAATTTATATATAATGAAAGAATTATCTTTATCTTCAACTAATCTAAGATAATTATCTATATTTTCTCTTGTATATAAATCAATAGTATTATTTGAAAATTCTATATCTGTATGTACGATATCCCAAACAGTCTTAAATAATTCATCATAAGTTCCAGAATTATCTATAATGTAATCGTAATCTTCATTATCATCCAAATCATGTTCTGCAATATTGTCCAATTGAGTTACGGAATTTCTATTAATAGTTATTGTTATGCCATTATTCTCCTTAATATATTCAAGCTCATGTAAGAATCTATGATCTGTAATAATAACATATTTTAGATTATGATTCTTATATTGTTCTTCACGAATCTTATTACGAACAATATTAACGAATATTTGCTTATTTACAGATTGTTGTAATACATAAGTGCCTACATAAACAAGTACTTCTCGTAATGACATCCAATATTTATTAGTAATATCTGTTGAATATCCAGTAAGATTATAATAATATTCTTCTGCTGTTACAATAGCTTCTTCATCTGGTTTAATTTCTGTATATTGAAATTTGTCATTTATACAAATCCATGCATTAGATTTATTCTGATAAAAACGTTGTACAGGAATACCAAATATTGTTGAACATATTTCTTTTAATTGATCTGCATATGCTATACACATAACTAATGAATTCTTATCATCAGCATTAGGAGGAAACGTCGCAGATTGAGTAGGATTAGTATATCTTAAAAAATAATATTCTTTGCATATTTCTAAAGATTCCCATTCTTTGGATAATATCGTCTTAAGCATTTTAGCAACAGTATCTTTTCCCGAACCTGCTAATCCATTAAGACCAATATATAAAAGTTTATTCATTTACTACATATATGTATATTTAATATAATATAGAACTATGTAAAATATTTTTCAATTATATGATTTCATCAGCAGAAAGTTTTGCCATTACTGAAGAATAATTATTCATTTGCATCATTTTAGCTGATAATGTATCTTCTATAAAAGGATTAGGTATATGTATTTTTTTCTGATTGATATGCTTAGTATCTGCCCAATATGTTGCTTCCTTTGCTGCTAATTCTTTTATTACACCACTTTGATTTGATAATTCTTTAGCTCCTTGTGTTGTACTTGTTTCTTTTTTATCTTTTGTTTGTGATTCTATATGCTGATTAATATATTCATTTGTTGTATTATTATTTTCAACCCCTGAAAATGTTCCAAAATATTTATCTAATCCACGTGGAGCTAATGGCTGATATATAGATGACATTCCTTTTGTATACATTTTAGATATATCAGTTATGTCACGAGGTCTAGCATGTTTTAATGATACAGAAACTTTAAGTTCAGTAGGAAAATCATCTAATCCCAATGGGCCAAATTGTGTTACTTCTGAATTTGTCATAATAAGATTTCCAAATGCCATAATAGGATTTTTTGGATTTCCTATAGTTACATGCCAAAGACCCACGTCTGAACCATCAAGCAATGAATTCCATGCAATCATTGTTGGACGTCCTAATGCATTTTTAACTAATCCTTTGGCTTGTTCTATAACTATTTCTTTTCCTTCTTTACTTTTTACATCATTAACAAATGCTGTTGCTTGATTTTTTAATGTATTATATGCTTCTTTTATACTTGCTTTATTGACAACGTGACTTAAAGCGCCAACTATTGAAGACATATTAAAGCTGACATTATCAAGATTTTGCCACATACCACCAAGTTTATCAAAAGCTTTATCAATTAATGCATTAGTTTTTTCAAACATACTAGTATCTGTAGGTGGTCCTATTAATTTACGTTCACCTCCCCAGAAACGTCCACGTCTTCCAGTAACTTCTAATATATTTCCAATTAAATCTAAAAATGCAGACTTTGGATTAATATTGTCATATGCTCTTAATTTATATGAAAAATTTAATGTAAACTCATGTTCAAATTCTATTTTGCCTTCGTACATGTGAGTTTCTTGTACAGTGTTCTTAGGATTATATACTCTATTTTGATCGTAATTAGTTAATAATTCATTATTTTTGGCTATTCCTTGTGAAAAATCTAGTCCACCTGGTAATTTTTGAGCAAGATACATAAATAAATTATGATGTCCTGCTGTACCTTTTTCCATTGCATTAGAATATCGTCCAGAAACTGTATTACTTAATAATCCTACAATTCCTGATGTAGTATCATCTGCTGTAGAATTTTCTTGTTGAAAATCTGCAGTTAATGGTTTCCATGTAGCTCTGTATGAATATTTTATTATATTTTCTAATTTATTGTCATCAGTGTCAAACCATGTAATTAATCTACCTACATCACCTTCTTGTTCAAAACCAAATTGTTCTGAAACATACTTAGGCGCAGAAAGTTCAAATATATGATCTCCAACAGGATGGGCGAATCTTCTTAATGTTATTAAATGATTATTAGATACTTTACCTAAATCTTTACAATACATAAAATCTGCATATCTATATGTAGCCATTCCTAATATAGAATTTGGATTTTTTGATAATTCACAAAGTTCTCTGATTGTACAAGATGTAAGATTACTTCTTTGACTTAAATAATCTGTGGATGATTTAACATTATTTAATAAAGGAACATTAGAAGTAATTCCTTTTACATTTACACCATTAAATGGATTAAACATTGAAGGAGAAACACTCATTGCTGCAAGAAATTGCTGTTTATCTTTTGGATCAACTCCTAATGATGTTATAGTAGGTTGTTCATATGTCCATTCATAATCTTTAGCTAATGATATTATATCAAAAGGTAGCATTAATGGATTTTCTCTAAAAGGAATATCTGATGCCTTTTTAGATGTTACTTCATAAACATAAGGTGTATAATACGAATAATTTGAAATATTAATATTTTTTTCTTTTAATAGCTCTGAAATTACTGGTGATGACAAATTAAGATTTAAAGCTTTAAGTCTACTAGTATCAAATGAAGCTTTATATCCAGAATATTTTCCAGAACCATACATTGCCTGGCTTTCGTTTAATGAACTTGGAAAAGATATCATTAATATTTCATATTTATATATTTGTTTTAATATATAAAAATAAATAATATAGTTACTTGTAAATTATTTTTTATAAGATATAAAGATTAATTATTTTTAATAAATATAGAAATTATAATAATGAAAACATTAAGAAAATCCCAATATCTTTGGTTAAAAATGTTAAATGAACATAGAAAATCTCCTGAAAAAACAATAACAATTTCTGACGAAGAATATGAAGAATTAATAACACTTGGAAAACATATTGATATATATAATGAAACTGAAGAAGAACATGATTATTCTGATACTCTTACTAATAATCAAGTAGAAGGTTCATATACAGGTAACGAGGTGGTTATTGTCAATCTTGAAGAGTCGTCTAATGATACTAAGACCTATGAATTTACTAAAGTGTCAGATACATCCATTAATATGACTGTTCCAGAAATTGGAACTGGTGGAATGATGACAATACCTTCATTTCAAGTAAATGGTATTACTATCACTAAGGATGTTAATAACATTAAAGGAAATATCACTATGTATGAAGGGGTTATAAATGGAGAGGACGATTCAACTAAGACATATGTTATCTCAGATTTAATAGCCATATTTAATGACAATATGGTGGCCATAACATATTCAATGCGATATGGTAACATGCCGTTTGTGATGAAGATAACCTTTATTGGAACTCGTAAGTAAAATATAAATGATTATATAAACAATAAAAATAAAAGCAGCATTACTGCTGCTTTAAAACTTTATTGATAAAATTTTCAAATTCGTTTTCTTTAGAAAATATTTGTTTAGGACGTATATGTTCAGTCTTAATAATATCTAAGATTTCAATATTTGTAACTTCTCCGCATTGATTATTGTTCTCCTTCAAGAAGTTAATGATTTCTTTCTTAATAGCAGCACGAAGTAATTTCTTTCCTTTGCCTTTTGTTTCAATATCAAAAGGCATCTTTAAATCATAATCATCATGAACTCTTAAGATAACTTTATATTTCATAATTAATTCAGCATTAGTTTATGTTCATCATATCTACGTGTAATATGTCCTTTAGCAGATATCCTGCTAGTCTTAACAGCAGCAATTGTAAAGTTCAGATCATTCTGATTAATGTTTCCTGGTGTATTCTTATCATATCTACATTTTGACCAACGATTCCAAAATTCAGTTAACGTAACACCGTGTTCTCCACAATTGTATATTAGACTTCCTAATCCATCAATAAATCCTTGTGAATAAACGAATCGTTTATCATGTTGATTAACTAGTCTATTGATAGCATCATTAACCCATTCAATATCTTTATCAAATAGTTCATCAGCTTTCCTTTGTGTAATATGCTCAAGTTTCTCACCTGGCTTAATTTGGTGGCCCCACCCTACAGATCTACGTTTTGAATCAGGATCATTATATGCATGCAATACACAAGTCTCCTGTGACTTAATAAAATCTTTACCTACTTTAGAAAGCTTATACTTATTTGGCCTATTCAATTTTTTCTGTTCAAATTTTTGTTTCTGTTCAGAAATATTGAACAAAGGAGAAACATTGAATATTGAATCATTTTTCATAACTTCTGTATTGTTTTCAGCTGATATGAAACTAGTACAGACTAATTGATAAAATATAGCTAAACAGAATAATGTTCCTAAAAATCTATTTGAATTCATTTACTTATTTTTTTAACGACCTGAATAACGACCAATATACAAACAATTTGGATATCTATCTTTTGAAGAATTAATAGTTACTTTAATATCATCACTCTCCTCATCCCAATATGGATCCCAAATAGTCAATTTTGTATCAAAACTAACCTTATGATCTTTTGCAAATTTAATTAAATCATTAAGTGTCATAATTTAATATAATCTAATGTGAACAATATAATCATGCTTAATAAAAATATCAGAAGTATATTCCCAATATTTTGTTTTATTATATCTTGATTTTAAATTAGCATACACAAATTGTGTATCAGATTTATGTGGGCATGCAATAATAACATCTCCATCATCAAGACCTACAACATAAGTAATTTTATATTCCTTAAGAATATTCTCAACTTCATTTTTAATAATCTTAATTGCAGTTTTATAATCCATATCTTTATTATTTATCTACTCATTGCATCAAATTCTTCCCAAGTCTCAAATCTATCATGAATAGGAACAGGAACTTTATAAATTCCGCCAGTCTTATACATTCGTGAATCTGAAGTATAAAGGAAATTACCACCAAATACCTGTGCTCTGTTCTCAGGCTTAATCAATGGCTCGGCATATGAATGATCTTCTCCCCAAAGCTCACGCTTAACAAGAATAAACTGCTTTGAAGGATCTTTACTATGTTCATTACACCAATTAATGGCTTCCTCATTTGAACAATTTAAAAATAGTATTGCATTATCTACTTTTGAAGATAATCCGTTTCCTGTACAATCAGGAAAACCTGCAGGTCGGAAAACAGTAACGAATAAATTATTCATATTCTATATTATATTTGTTTGATAATATAATATAGTAAAAAAATATAGAAATTCAAATAATATTAAAAAAATATTCAAATTTCTATATTTATTTATAATTTAATTATTTATGATACCATTTTGGTGGATTTTTTTCTAAAGGACAATTATCAAACATTCTAGTCATATCTTTAACATTACTTACATCCCAATTAGATATATCTCCATTTTCACCTGTAAAATTAGAACTACCAAACATTCCCCACATATTAGTTACATTACTTACATCCCATTTAGATATGTCTCCATTGAATTTAGAATCAAAAAACATATACGACATATCAATAGTATTGCTTACATCCCATTTAGATATATCTCCATTTTCACCTGTAAATTTAGATTCTTCAAACATCCCCCACATATCAGTAACATTGCTAACATTCCATTCAGATATATCTCCATTGAAATTTGAATTATTAAAAACAAGCTTCATATCAGTTATATCTGATGTATCTATGTCATTCAGATCTGCATTATAGCCACGTTTTTTAATTAGTTTTTTAATTATTTTAATTAACTCATTTTTATCTTTAGGATGATAATTATAACGTTGAATCTTAATATCTTTATTTATACGAAGTTTCTCAACTATAAAACTATTTAAATGCTTCATTCTATTTATAATTTAATTATTTATGATACCATTTTGGTGGATTTTTTTCTAAAGGAGAATTTCTAAACATTCCACTCATAGTTTGAACACTACTTACATTCCATTCTGATATGTCATTATCAAATTTAGTTTTTGTAAACATAAATGACATATTTTTAACGTTACTTACATCCCATTTAGAGATATCTCCATTTTCACCCGTAAATTTAGAATTACGAAACATCATTAACATCATTTTAACGTTACTTACATCCCATTCCGATATATCACCATTAAATTTTGAATTAAGAAATAATCCTGACATATCTGTTATTTGTGATGTATCTATATCATTTAAGTCTGCATTTACACCACGTTCTTCAATTAGTTTATTAACTATTTTTTCCAATTCATCTTTATTTTTTGGGTGATAATGATATTTCTCTATTTTAGTATTCTTATTGATAACGAGTTTTTCTATTATAATATCTTTTAGATTTTTCATAATTAGTTTTTAATATCATCTAAAAATTCTTTAAGTAATTGCAAATGTTCTTCTTCATCAGCAAGAATCTGTTTACATTTTGAATGCGTAGTATAATCTACATCCTTTGTAAGTTCTATTATTTCTTTATAAGATTCAATTGCTCCAAGTTCATTTTGTATATTTGTTTCTAATGATTCTTTAATTGGAACAATATCGCCTTTCCATTTTGGAGCTACATAAGGATGAACAGAATTGACCCAAGATGCAGGAGTCATACTTAAGTCATCTAAAGTACCACCTAATTCATTAATTCTTTTCATTAGCCAATATCCGTGATCTTCTAATTCATCTTTAGCAGTATCTTCATACATCTTCATAATATCAGATCTATCTGTGCCTGATAAAAATTCTTTAACTATAAGATATCCATACCAAGCATTAAATTCTTCTTTAAGTGCATTCTTTAAAAGATCTATAATCTTACTTAATACTTGTTTATCAATATACCTATCAGCATATGCTTCTGTTATTGTCTTAAATGATTTCATTTCTTATATCTATTATAATAAATTTATTAATATAATGCATCTACAACTTCATGACAGAAAGAATATTCTCTAAATCGTGTTCTGTCAGGCAATATGCCACTACATTTTTCAGGAGTATTACTACCATGTCCGTTATCTATAAATAATATATATAGTCTTTCATATTATTTGTATTTTATAATTGTACGTATTGTAAATTTATTATTTATAGAATTAGTATTACTAGGTTTAACCATTTTTTTCTGAATATACATGTCATAAACTTCAACATCAGATTTTATTGTTGAAGACCAATAAAAACCTTCATCATTATCAAATCTAATTTTTTTACCATCTTTATAACCTGCTGCTGGAAAAAATAGTGATTCTCCATTATTTTTTGATTTAAATAATTGTCCTTTTACACCATTATTATCAATCCATTTATGATCGCAATTATCATATAACTCTTCAAAATCTTCCTTTTCTGGTAAACATTCAGGATATAATTTTTTCATAAATGCTTGTTTTCCTGTAAAATATTCTCCATAATCTGTTTCTTTTTTACCACCAAAATTATATTTACACCATAAATTTTTACTAGGCAAACCTAAATCTACATAATTTTCATTTATTTTAATATTCTTATTTATTATCAATTTTTCTAATATGATGTCTTTTAGGTTCTTCATTTATTTTTATAAATTTATTTAAATTCATTTGGATCTATATCTTGCATATTGCCTGATAAGTTTGCTTTATCATGAGTAAAATAATAATCTGGTAAACATGTATAACAATCATAATACTTTACACCAAATTCGTATTTGAAATCCATACGTGCCATATTAATCATATGTTCTGCTCCTTTTGAACCACGTTTACCACTAAATTCATATCCTGCATAAGTAGATGGATCATATCTATAATATACGATTATTGTACGATCTTCAAAATCTTTATAATTATCTTTATTAATTTCTATTTTATCAGGTAATTCTCCAGCTTCTTTAGCTTTTCTATATGCAGCTTCATTAGCTTTCATATCAAAGTCTTTTATACAGTCAGTCTTAAATCCTTTTTTCTCAAATTCTTTTTGATTAGATCTTATTACAGCACCAAAACCAGATTCAGTAGACATTGAATATTCTTTAAGAGCTTTACGAGCTTCCATTTCGCCACCAAATGTACCTTTGATATTATCCATGAATTTCTTATAAAGCTTCTTAAGTTCTTGTTTATTCATTGTACTATATTTTTCATTCTGTAATTGTTTGAATGTTAATTTTAATGCATCTTGAATTTTGAATGCTTCTGCTTTACTTGCCCAAATAGTACGTTGAGCAACTTGTGCTTCTAATATATATTTAATTATTGATTCCATATTATATTAATTATGATATTGTTCTAATGCTGATACTCTTTGTAATAAATTTGATAATGTTGATGCTATTGCATATTCATTGTCAATTAAATCTTGTTTTGTTGCATATGTTGAAACTGCTTCTGTTTTTAATAAATAATTTGATAAATCTATATTTCCAGCAGTACCTGGATCTCCTGTAGGACCCTTATCACCAGTAGCTCCCTTATTTCCTGTAGCACCTTTGTCTCCAGTAGGTCCTTTATCTCCAGTTAAACCCTTGTTACCTTTGTCTCCTGTAGGACCCTTATCACCAGTAGCTCCCTTATTTCCTGTAGCACCTTTATCTCCAGTAGGTCCTTTGTCTCCAATATCTCCTTTAGGACCTTGAGGACCAGTATCTCCTTTAGGACCTTGTAAACCTTGAATACCTTGTGCTCCAGTATCTCCCTTAGGACCTTGAGGACCAGTATCTCCCTTAGGACCTTGTAAACCTTGTGCTCCAGTATCTCCCTTAGGACCTTGAGGACCAGTATCTCCCTTAGGACCTTGTGGACCAGTATCTCCTTTAGGACCTGATAATCCATATTCTCCAGGATCTCCTTTATCTCCTTTAGGACCTTGAATACCTTGAGGACCAGTTGCTCCGATTGCTCCAGTATCACCAGTATCTCCTTTATCACCTTGAATGCCTTGTTCACCTTGTTCACCAATAATTCCTGTATATATAGGATCATAAGTAGAATCATAATACATACCAAGATTAAACTCCATACCAAATAATTTATACATATCATATTTTTTACCATATATTAATGTATAATTAAATGGAATTAAATCTAAAGTATTAATAGAATCTATTAATCTTGTATGATGAGGTACAATAACATAATAATTAATTTCTTCTAAAATAGAACTATTTTCTAACAAATTAATTGAATGATTATTCCAATATGGATTATTAAATGTATTGTAATCAACTATATTAACATTAATAGATCTCCATCCAACTGATGTATTATTATTTACTAAAACATTTTGCATATTTGAAGGTATACTTGGAATATCTAATCCAACATACCAATAATTATTTGAATCTTGTATTATTGATCCTGGTGATAAATTATTAACAGTATCTTGTAATTGTTCTATTGATAGATCAATTTGATCAATTTTTGAATTATATGTATCTGATTGAACATAATTATTCAAAATAGATGGATCAATTGAACCTGAGCCTGGATCTCCAGTTGGACCTTTATCACCAGTCAAACCTTTATCTCCAGTTGGACCTTTATCACCAGTATCTCCAGTAATACCTTTATCTCCAGTAGCTCCCTTATTTCCCGTTACACCTTTGTCTCCAGTAGGTCCTTTGTCTCCAGTAGCTCCCTTATTTCCCGTTACACCTTTGTCTCCAGTAGGTCCTTTGTCTCCAGTAGGTCCAGGTTCGCCTACTGAACCAGGATCTCCCTTAGGACCCTGAATACCTTGTGGACCTTGAGGACCTGTATCACCCTTTGGACCTTGTAAACCTTGAATACCTTGTGCTCCAGTATCTCCTTTAGGACCTTGTGGACCTTGAGGACCTGTATCACCTTTTACACCATGATCTAATGATATACTATTTAATATTTCTTTTATATTTTCTACTTCTTCTGAAATAGAATTAATTGTAGTACTATATAAATTTAATGTATTATTATATACATCAACTAAAACATAGCGTTCATCAGCTACATCTGTACGTAATGCGTAATCTTTAATGAATCCTAATAAGTTAGATATTGTTCCTAAAGTTTCTAATGTTTCTTCAGATAATCCTCCTTGTGATATACTATTAAATGAATTCTTAATCCATGATATTAATTGACCAGTTGTATTGATAACAACATTTTCTCCAACTTCAGCTCCGTTCCAATCAATGCTAACAGCATCTACTACCGTTTTTCCTTTGCCTGCAGCAATAGCATTTTCGCCAGATCTAGTTATTTTACCACTAATAGTTATAGGATTAGTCAATGTAATATTACTAAATTGTATACCATCTTGATTTAATGTAACCATATTTAATTAAATATTATATTTGCTTCTCTTTTTACGTTTCTTAATGAATCTGAACTATGCATAACATTTTTCATATCATCTTTCCCATACTTATTTCTAAAATGATCTTTAATCTTATCCATTAATTCTATAGGATCATCTTCACCTTCATAACCCCATATAGAAGCTTGTATGTCACCTTGCATATATTTGACTAAATCATCATAAAAATCTTTATCTTTATGCATTTTATAAAGTTCTTTACATTGTCCTTCACTAAGATTCATAGTTTCAGTATGATCATAACATTCAAATCCTTTGTCTTTTATATAATCATATATTTCATCTATATGACTTAAGAATCCTGGTTTGATGATTACAAATGCTTTCGTAGTATCAGGAGTCTTTATATGCTCAAATATATAGTTTTTTATAGATTTCATAGTTATATTCATTTATAATTAAAAATAAAAAATATTATTCCACTCTAAATGTTCCAGTGTCTTTAAACTGATGCTGTAAATCTCTATCTAATGAATATCTTACAGTTACATTATAATATCCTTTTTGATATTTATTGTCATCTTTAGGCAATCCTATTATTGTAGTTTCTGCATTAGATTCAAATTCGTTATTTAAATTCATACCTAATGACATACCATGTATATTCCATTTAGCTGATATATCGGTTCTAATTGGAAGTCTATTATTATTTATCATTCTAACACATATTAATTCATTATTATTAAAATGATTATATCCATTAGTTGATATATATTTCATTCTATTTATTAAGAATTCTTTAGATGATCGTTCATATTGTAATACAAAGTCATTATCTAAATATAATGTTTTAGAATCTTTAGGTATATTAATATCTTTATTTTCTATCTTATCACAAGTATCTCTTGATATATATAATCCATACCAATATTCATTATCGTGCATTAAATAGAAATCATAACGAACTTTACTATTTATTTGTATATTTTCATTAGCTTCATATATTGAATATAATAAATGATTTGATAATTTATTTTCTTCATTTATATATAAATCATATAAATTATATTTACATATAAAGAATCTATTATATAAATCAATTATATTTTGAGATGAATTATCTCCATATTTATATTCTCTATTATTAACTCTTATTGTTATAGGATTGCCGCTTTCTTTATATTTATATCTTAATTTATTTGTTGATTCGGATATTGACAATATACGAGGTTTAGCTATAAACGTAGGAATATTTTCAATATTCGTATTTTTTGTATTTAATCGCATATATACAATAACTTCCTTTTCATTTCCAGTCAATTCAAATATCTGGTGTTTATTACTTATTATTTCTATTGTATCATCTTCTTTAGTTATGCATATGCATAAATTAAATATGTCATCATCAATATTTTCTACATCCCAATCAATTTCAAATTTGCCTTGTAATCCTGTTAATTTCTTTTCTAAATAATTTTTATATTTATATCGTAATTCAATAGGGTTATCCATATTAAGACCTTTTTCTAATGAATTCCTAAGTTTATTGACATATATATTAAGTTGTTCTTCGATTTCTTGTATTGTATTTCCTGATGGCATATCTATGTTATCAGAATTTTCAATAAACCAATATCTTTCTAATTCATTAAGTGATCTATCTAATGTCTGTATTTGATCATTATCTATATCATACCAATATCCAGATGGGTTTTGTAACTTAATATTATTTCCATAATAATCTACATAGCATTTGCTATTAGAAACTTTATTAACTTCTATAGTCTTATCATCAGCTATTACAAAATATCTTTTATATATATTAACTTCATTAATATTGACTCTAATAATTATTTCATCATTTTCTTCAGGTGTAGGATTAATAATATATGTCAATATATCATTATCAATATTAATATTTACTTCATTATTGTCTTCATCATAGAATTTATTATTTTCTTTCTTTATAAATTTATAATGATTTTCATCATAATCAAATTCATAATATTCTAATGTTTCTACATAACATATTTTATCATTTAAATAATACTTACCATCTCTATCTCGTGTTGCATTAACATAAGGAGATTCTAAGAAATCATTTAATTGATAATATTTATTCTTAACTAAATATAATTTATTATAATAGAACTTAACGATTATATAATCATATTCATCTCCTATTACTGCTTCAGAACTTAATAATTTTTCTTCGCCATTTAAAGATATTGATATTTTATAAGAAAGATCATATTCATAATCCTTATTATCTATACTATAGAAATTAGGATCTTTCCATTTATATACATTATTATCTAATCGTAATTCTCCTTTAAATGTCTTACTATCTTCAATATAATTTCCATTATAAAAATCTTCTAATTTATTGAAATGACATATTCCTAATTCTGTATATTCATCTTTATCTTCCCAATAATAGTATTCATTTAATTGTGTTATCTGTTCTTCAGAATCAATAGGTAGTTCTTCTAACTTATTAATATTATTATCTTTGTTATATGTTCGTTTTACATATATTCCGTAATTAAGATACTTATAAGGTTCTTCTTGTATATATAAATACTTATAATATCCTTCTGTAACATTTAATAGTTTTCTATATTCAAATTTATCATCTGTTGAAAAATACTGATAATATTCGTTTTTATCATTTCGTTCAATTGTTAATGTTACTGGCAAATTATTTGTAGTAGTTATTTCAAATATAGGCATCTCCTCGAAATATACTTCTTTATTATGTTCTTCATCATATACATATAAATATGTATGAGGATTTTCATGATCTATTAAATTCAATTCATAATTAACATCATTTATTGTAACATTAACTGTTGAATCGTCAATAATAACTTGTACTTCTATAGTATCATTTACAGATATATATTTATTTACGAATTCATTAGTTTCAAAATCATATAATTTATATTTATCATTACTATCTACATATAGTTTCTTAATATAATAAGTATGATCTATATACTCATTATTATTGCATTCAATAATATTAAATACGATTTTCTTAAAACTTTCTTCATGATTTATCAAACCAACGCCTGTACATAATATACTTTCCTGATTACTATCGTATATTATAAAATCATATTTAGAATTATTATATTTGTAATTATTATATGTATAATATTTATCATCATCTACATTATACTTAAGAATTATATCATTATTGAATAGATTAGATATAATGCAATGCTTAGATTCTTTAACTATAATTTCATTTTTATCATAATCCATATAAGTATTATTGTTTAAGTCTTTTATAATAGATATATTATTCATTTGATATAAATCATTTAAATTATATTGATATCTATTATAATCAGTAAATATCTTATCCCAATATAATCCATAAGCATCAGGATAACGTGTATCTACATCTATTATGTTATGATATAATGGACCAGATATTTCAAATTCATCACCATATACTTCATTATTCAATAAGTTACTTTCTGTTAATTCTGATTTAGATCTAGTTAAATATTTAAAGTTTACACCATTTACTCTAATATCAATATTCTTATTGAATTGCAATATATTCTTAACTTTATATTTTCGTTCACATAAATTAAATAAATGAATATTATTCAAATATTTATCATTATTAATTAAATTAGGATTATATGAATAATGACTATAAATATAATCTTCATTTTGATAAAGTTTATCATATATATAATATTTTTTATCATTATATACATAACAGTCTTCATCAGCTTTATAATCAAATTTTATGTTTTCTAATAATATATAGAAATTGTCATCTTCAGTACCAAATATATGAGCATCATTATTTACAATTTCAAATGCATTAGAATTTTTATCTACTTCTCTTAGCAAATATATATTTGAATCATATGCATATAATAAATTATGACCTAAATTTGATAATATTGTATTTGTTAAGATAATGTCTTTTCCTAATAGATCATTATGTAAGTATATTTGATATCTTAACATATATTCATCTAAGCCTTCCCAAGTCTTAATAAAGTTTCCATTAATATCAAATATTTGGTATTCTTTATATGCCTCACTATATTTAATATAATATTTATGATAAACATTATTTTCTTTAAGATAGCATTCTAATCCAAATATATTGTTCTTTGGATTATTAAAATAAGTTTCAACGCGTTTATCATTAATCTTAATTATATTAAAGTATTCAATATACTTAAAGAACTCATTATTTATTAATGTACCATCTAAATAATTGATATTATTATCTAAATGATATTTAATGATCTTATAGAAATCTATATCATAATTTATATTATTTACTTCAACTAAATTATGATCATTAATATATGCATTAAAAGATATCTTATCAGTAATTCTTGATATTTGAGGGAATAAGCTTACCATTCCGTAATCAATTACAGAATCATATATCTTACTTGATTTATCTAAAGGTACTATAAGGCTATTATCACCATTTATAGATAATGAATCATATAATGTTTCATAATCAAAATCATCGTCTATATTAATGTTTTCTAATTCATCATTAGATATAAATGTATCAAAATCTTTATTACCAACTATTAATAAATAATGTCTTAATTCATCATCATCAATTTTTTCCTTAATGATATCATTTGCATTATTTAAGAAATATTTATATTTAAGTCTACCAAAATCTAATACAGGCTTATTAATAAATGTCTTAAATGAATATTCATACCATTTATTGTTAACACAAATTTTCAATAAGAAATTTGAATTAACCCAGTATTCAAAATATTTAGAATCTGTTAAATTCTTAACATTTATTTTCTTAGGATATAATATAAAGTTCTTATAATCATAATTTTCAGTATAGAATGAAAAATGAGATTCAAATAATACATCATTATGATTATCTAAATATATCTTATTATCATTATATTTAATATCATTAATTCGTATTTCATCAAATTTATCAATATTTGACAATATTTTAATATGTATGATATCATTTAAATTCGTTACATCACTATCAAATACATAATTTCTTTTCAATACAACAGATATTGCATGATTAATCATATCTTCATATGAATCAAAATAATCTGAATATATTTTTTCATTTCCATAAATATATGCATATTTAGATTCATTCTTATAATCTTTATCATTCTTTATTAATTCAATATTTGGATAATCATAAGTAAATGTATTACTTTCATATTCATAATTTAAAGTAATTGTTATATTTTCTTCTTCATTATTTTGATTTATTATATAATGTATATAACTTAATTCTTGTTCGTGCTGTCTTTCTAATAAGAATATACAATTAAATAATCCATTATTTTTGAATTTAATTGGAATATTAATACATGTATCATTAAGTTCATAGAATGTAATATTGTCATGTGAATTAATATAATCAGAACTAAATTCATTAAACATATTATCTATATAATGAATTTGTTTTGTATAATAATGCATATGATTTCCAGGAAATTCTATTTCATATTCTTCATTATATGATGTAGCAATAGGATAAGAAACATTTATATTTGAATATGCACTCATTTTAATATCATTAGCAAATACCAAATGACCTAATGAAGCAGTATGCACATTTAAATGAATAGGCAAAAAATATTTCTTATAATAATATTTAAGAAGTGAAAGTTTGATTCCTAATTCATTGAAAGAAAAATCAAAATATGTTTTCCAATAGAAGTATTTCTCAGGATCATCTTCTATTTCCATGTCATGATTTCCTATTTTAATTTTTTCTAGATGATTAATAAGATCAATTAACTTAGGTTTGTTTTCTCCCATTAAATAATATCTTTCAAAATCAATAGGATATGTTTCACCAGATTCCTTATTGATCATAATCATTAATGATATTAAAGAATCTAATTTAAATTTATTAAATGACTTAAGCATATCATTTTCAATATGAAAATAATTTCTTAAGTATTGTGTTTGAACTATATTGTCTGTTTTGAATAATTTTGATATTGATATCTTATCCCCATATCCAAACCAATTTAATGAATTAAGAACAGAATTATAGTTTCCTAATTCACCACGAATACCCATATAATTCAATAAGTATTCTTTAAGTTTCTTATTATAAATTTCTACATTATATTCATCATTATAAATACTTTCTGAATAAATAGACTTAAGAATATCTTTTGGTAATGATATACCCATATTCTTTCCATTTATAATAAGTTCTTCATATTCATTAACAAACATTCCACCAATAGTTATAGGACACCATGTTTCTTCTCCATCATCATTTATATATATCATCAAATTAGAAAGCCACGTTCCTTCTTCTTCAGATAATCCTATGACATATATTGGGAATAAAGAAAAATCATATTCAGTATTTCCAAGTGTTTCTTTTGTAGATATAACATATAAGTCATCATTGGTTAATTCTGATTTTATAATATCAGAATCATCATTAAATTCTATAAAGTCATCTAAAGATCCTAATGAAGATATTTTTTCTTGAATACTTATAGGGGACAATAATTTAAAGACATTAGAATTATTAAAATATATCTTAATGTCTAAATCTTCAGGATGATCGCTTTGATAAATGAAATATATAGGCTTAACATAATAATTATTAATTGATAACCTATATTCCAATTTATCATTTATCCAAAAAACATAATCGTTTTCTTCATATTCATATCCTATAGGTTTCTGATTAAAAGAAGGTAAAGAAAAAATATGACCAGTATTATCTACAAATTCCATTAAAAAAATATTCTTATATATTTTGTTATTATATAAAAATATTATTTTAATGGAATTATATGTTTGTTATTTATAAAATATTTATTATTCATACCAAGTAATATATTTAAATCTTTTAAGTCTGTCTATATATTTAAACATCATTATAAGTCTAAGATCAATTAACTGTAAAAAAGTAACAAATATAGAATTGCCTTTGAATAATATCTTAGGTAATGATTTAGTCAATATTCCTTTTTTAGCATAATCATACTTATTATTTCCAGTTATATTATATGATTCTAAATGATCATATTTATATGATATTTTTTGCTTTATGTCCATAATATAATTATGTAATTTATAAATTTTATGCTTTAAGAAAATCTAATTAGTCTTTGTTTATCATTTTCTTTTATATAATCATAAAGACGTTTTTCATCTGGTGAAAGCATTTCTGTCAATATTGAATCTTTATCATTACTTATTGATGTGTTTTTAGATTGTACATATTTATCTATATAATCAAATATTGTCATTTCCTTTATATTATATTTTTATTCTTTATACTGTATTACTATTAAAGAAATAATCTGCTGCATGTTGTGTTCTAATCCATTCATCTATCTTATCCATTTCTTCAACAGCCATATCATGAAATCTTTGATAATTTATAGTTACTCCACCAGGCATTTTAAAATCATATGAACCAATTATAGTTGCTAATCCACGCATTCCAAGGCATACACAATATCTAAAGAAATAATATAATTGATAAAGATCTTGAATTTTGCATCTTAAATAGCATTGTATAACTAAATCTGAATAACCAAGATTGCCAAGTATTACAAGCTTATGCGAATATGGATTGAAATTAAATGTAACTGGTGCATCAAACATTGCTTTATAAGTCTGTACTTCATATAATGCACTCATGACATCTGTTAAGTTATATCCTGTACCTGAACCGAATACATCAGATAAAGTACCTCCAGCACCAGAAGCTAATGCAGAATTATTAAGTACCATACGTTCCAATGAGAAGTCTCCCATTACTCCGTAGTTAAAACTATCTAAAGTCTTATAGACACCAAATACAGATATAATTCTTTGTGGCAATTGTAATACGTTATTTGGACCGCATCTACAAAAATCAGAATTCTTTATGCAATAAAAACGTTCTTCTACAGCAAAATCATAATCTTCCCAGAATTTTTGAGCAGCTTGGTAAATCAATGGAGGTATAGCAGATGCTGGTAATGGTAATGGTAAAGCGCATGACTGTGTTATTTCTTGAATGATCCTTTGAATAAACTGATAATCCATTTGATCTTCAAGCTGTGCTTTTTGCTTTAAAAATTCTTCCATTCCAACAGTATTTGTAGCTGTTGTTCCATTTATTGTTTGAACACAATTTTCCATATAACTATATATTCTTATATTTTATAAGTTAATTAAAAATAAAATTTAGTATATTATATAATGAAATTCATTTTAAATAAGTTTATATCATGTTAAAATTTTTTCATTTGGTAACTATTTTTTACAAAAATATATCTACCAAAATATGTAATGGCAGAAATTTTTAATAGTGAGTTAGGTAATTATTTAAAAAAATTAAATAATCAATATAATAGTAAGGATAAATCATTAACAGATATTCTTAAGTCATTTAGTCAGATATCAAATGAATATAACGAATTAAATGAAGTAACTGCAAATGATTTAGGACCACAATATAGTTCTTATAATTATATTGAATGTTCAGATACAGAACAAGAGGATTTCTTTTCAGATCAATTACAGTTTATAGAAACACTTGTTGTTAATACAATTTATGAAAAGACAGGTATAATATGGAACTGGGGAGATATCTATAATTTAATGAAAGATCCTTCTTATAGGAATACTGAAAAAATTCAAAGAAAAGTTGTGTATTCAACATCATCAAATCAACGTCCTATAGGAGATATGTCTTATAATATTTGGAACGGACTTCAGATTATAGATATTGATATTAAAGATGAAGCTCTTGCATTAAGTATTAAACAAATACTTTTTGAGGAATTAAAACAATATCATTGGTTTTTAGGATGCTGTATATCTGCATCAGGAAAATCTTGTCACGTTTGGACAAAAATTACACCAATATCAATTGATACAAATAGTAGACGTATTGAATATATATGTAACTTTAGACATAAGTATTCATATATATACATTGTGCTTATGAAATATTCAAAGAAATTTGGATATGAAAAGGAAGATATATTGAAATATATGGATATGGCTATGTGTAAGCCTCAACAAGGTATTTTCATATCTTCAGACAATAATGCATTAATGAATACAAACTTTAGAGATTTACGATTAGACGTTAATTTTGAATCAGCGTTTCATAGTGGAGTAACAAGTATTGATTGGATATCACATCCTGACCTTAAAGATATATTTCATAAATTAGAATGGTTTAATAATGAAACTACAGAAGAAGAAAAGGTAGACATATCTAATATCTCAGGAATTAATGATAGAGATCTTTCTAAAGAAAAAGGAAAGAAACACTACAAGCATGCACAACGTTGGCAGCTTGCAAATACATTAACATCTATTTATGGCTATGATAAAGCTTTACAGATAATGATTGAAATTTGTGAAGGTACATCAAGACGTGAATTAGCTGGAGACGTTAAGACTGCATCAATTCATAATAAGCCAATATCTATTTGGGCTATTAAAGAATTGAATAAATATCATGGATTTAAATTAAACATTAAAGCTGAAGATGTATATTCAAATGATCTTCAAAATTTAGAAAAAGAAATTCAAAATGAAGATAATGTAGCATTAGATCCAACAAAAATATTAAACGATCATTCATCACAAGTAAGATTAACTATAAAGAATAATCAATATCTTTCTGATATTAAAGAGGATATAATAGCTAATCTTTCTCATATAACTTTGCTTGAAGCTGGTGCAGGATATGGGAAGACTGAAATGATTAAAAGTCTGAAAGCAAAAACATTATTGATATTGCCATTCACATCAACTATTAAAGCAAAAGTTGAAGCCGATGAAAAGACTTCTGATTGGCTATATTTTTATGGAAACAAAAGACCTAATTTAGATGAAATTCTTGGTGATAGAAATATGTCAATGACTATTGATAAATTTTCAAGACTTAATGTATTTGAATTAGATCAGGCAGGATTTGAATATATTGTTATTGATGAATCACATTTATTGTTCACAAGTTCATATAGAGATGTTATGTCACCAACTATTCAGAGATTAGCAAACTGTAAAGCTAAAATCATTATGATGACTGGAACACCAACTGGAGAAATGTTATTCTTTCCAAACATTAAGCATATTAAAGTAATTAAAGAAGATTTTCGTAATAAGGAATTTGAAATAGATATGGTTCCAACAAATACTGAAAAACTTATTGAGATGTGTAAATCAATGGCGCACGATATTATGGATGGAAAGAAAATATTATTTCCAACAAACAAAGGAAATCTTTATTTTGAACAAGTGACAGGACTTATTCAGCAATTTCTTAATGAATTTAGATTTAGTAAAGAATTAAAAGCATTCTATTATAAGAAATCAAATTATGGAGAAGAAACTATGGATACTATCAATATTGATAAATCTATAGGAGCAAATGATATCATATTCTGTACAACATATCTTTCTGTAGGTGTTGATATTTGTGATAGGTATAGATTTTCTGTTTATTTTAATGAAACATGGATAGCACAGGATATTGAACAGTTTGCAAATCGTCTTCGTAATAATGACTTATACATTAAATTATTTTTGGAAAAAGAAGATTCTTCGGGAGTTCCAATCAATTATTATTACACACAGCCATTGGATTTAAGTTTTTCAGAAAAAGATTTAATGTTTGCACGAGATCTTATTCATACTTGTAATGATATGCTTGAACGTAATAATGAAGAATCAAAATATAATCCATTAATTCAATCATTATTATCTGCAAATAGATATCTTAAATATGATGAAAATGATTGTAAGTATTATATAGATGAAACAACATATAAGCTTAAAGTATTTGAAGAACGATATACTGAATATTCAAAACAATTAGAAGTTCTTACAAACGGAATGAAATATTATGGATATGAGGTTATTGTTAAAGATCATAAAGATAGAATAGATGAAGCTAAACAGGAAGATGTAGAAGAATTCTTAAAGTTATGTCGTCATAATAGATATAATTATAACACAACTGAAACATTTAAGTTTCTTAATCATCTTAACGACGGAAACATAGATACTTATAAAGAATTACTTAAAGGATCATACGAAATATTCAAGGATGATTCATATAAGATTGAAAGAGAAGAAAATAATATATATGCATCAGATATTGAAATTCTTGAAAAGAATATACCAATTGTAATAGGACTTTATAAATTTTATGATTGTGAAACTATAAGAGACATATTTGAATATTGTATTGATAAGAAACAGAATAGAATCAATTATACAAAATTAAATCGTATTCGTAGATTTGTACAGATAGAATATAATCGTAAAAAAAGAAGATTAGATTTTCCTGTGTTGAAGTTTGTTAAAGATTCACAAAATTGGGCAAGGGCTCATAGTTCAACAAATGAAAACGAGATTAATAAGTATCTTGCAGATTATGCAGTAGGATATGCTAATTCAATTCCAAATCTTATTGTTGAAGATAAAGATTATCTTGAAACAGTATTTGAATTGACTAAAGATCTTTGGAAAATAATCATATTACAATCTCGTCCTAAGAATGGAAACGTTGGAATTGTTCCATTTGAATTATTATGGACAAAGAAAACAGATCTTAATGACATATATGGTGGATCACAAGAAACACAAGCATTCTTTATTGAGGAATTAGTTGATGATATGAAAGAAGTTGATGAAACTGAAGATACTGATGTTGAATTTGAAATTAAAGAAAAGAGACGTCTTGAGGATGTTAAATCTGAACTTCCAAATGTTATACATAAGCCTTATGGATATTATGAGTATTCAGAATTAGATGAATCTAATAATAGGTTTATGAGAAAACAAGAAAACACTAATATGCTTAAAGATAATATATTTACACAAACTAATATAGAAGAAAATAATAAAGATAAAAAGAATTTACAAAACGATTTATTTGAATCTATTAATGATGAAGTACCATTTTAATATATTATATTAGCTATGGAAAATCATGATGATTATTTATTTAGTTTAGCATTATGTTTATACATTAATAGTAATATGGAAATATTTAAAGAAGATAATGAAAAGATTGAAAACAAAGGTGTTTTGTTTAAAGATTTTGTAAGACAGCATTTAAAAAGGGAAAATGAATTAGAAAATGAAATTAAACAATTAAAGTCAAGAATTAAATCATCATCAACGCCAATGTATAATCGTATGTATGAATTATTCGTACAGATGAGGAATTATATACATATAAGTGTAGATTCAGATGGATTTAAGTTATCTATTGATAATTTTCCAATGTCTAGTGATGATGCTGATTTTATTGAAAGACAAATAATGAGTGCAGATTTTCAACAACATAATAAGGAAGAATTAGCAAGTTTTAATAATATATCAATTTATGATAAAAATAAATTATTTAAAACACAACCGAATTATGGTTATTTTGTTAAAACTGATAGTACACGATTAACAGATATAATGAAAAACATATATTAACATTATAATGGAAAATCCTGGAATATTAATAAAAGATATTATTAAAAGTCATATTAAAAAAGAAAATGAATTAGAAAAAAGAATTAAAGAACTTGAAACAGAATTGGAAAAAGCAAGAAATGAAAGTGATAATTCTGATTATTTTCTATATAAAGATATTCTTAATTACATTATTCCTAATTTGAGATTTGAATATGAAATGAATAATGAAGGTATTGGAGGATATAATATTTCAACTTCTCCTATATATGCAGATGCAGGGTATTCAGTATCTTTAGATCATGCTAAAATGCCATTAAACCTAATAAATGAATTATTAAAGGAAGTAGAAAAATACAAACAAAAATATAATATAGAATAATATGATGGGAATGTTATACATATTCTTTAAAAAAAATAAGACAAATGAAAGAATTATTATATATGCATATTCATATACAGAAGCTAAAGAAGCATTATTTGCATTAAATAGTTATGCTAATATGATATATGATATTAATGAATATAGAGCTCAATCTGTTGACACTGCTAAAGTAGAGGAAGAACTTAATATAACTAAAGAATACTCAGGATATCCTTATATTTTAAGTGAAGCTGATTATGAAAAAATAGAACCATATATTATAGATAAACAATATTCATATATGCATAATGCTCATGTATTGACAAAAAAAATGACAGATCCTTTTGGCATTAATTGTGTTAATGGTGAAAAATGTAATTCATTATATACATTAGACGAATTTAAGCATTCTATGCAGCAAATGGTAGAAAATAAAGAAAAGCAAAGAAATGAAATAGAAAGCATGTTTGATCATATTGGGGAAGTATGGTATACAGTAATTAAGACACCATTACGATTAGGACCTGAAAATTATATATATGGACGATCACGTAAAGAAGTATTAGATACATTTAATGAATATAATAAAGATATTAATCATGAAGGATTATATAAAGGAGTTTATCTATTAATATCATCGTATCCTAATTATAATGTTGATGATCTTACACGATATGAAAAATTTGTAACATATATTAAAGAACATAATATTAAAAAATTACCTTTTATAACTAACTATTAAAAAATTATTTTTGGAGGTACTTAATTAGGTACCTCTTTTTATTTTTAAATTTAAAAATTATTTTTAAAATATAAAAAATATATTTTGTATAATATGACAATAGCAATTATTATAGGTGTGTGTGTTATAGGATTAACCATAGGGGGATATTTTATTTTTAAGAATAATAATAAATCTAATATACCAGATGCACCTAAACCAATTGAACCTACAGGAACAACTGAGCCAGTTAATACAGATGAACCAAGTATTCCAGACGAACCAATTATTCCAGTTGAACCTGTAATATGTGATTCATCAACTCATAGATTATATGGTATATCTATTTCATCAAAAATAACTAATGAAAGAATATTAGTTGGCACATATGATATAAATGATAAATGTGAATGTAAATGGGAAATCGTAAAAGCATCTGAAGGCATTGATTTCCTTGATGATTTTATTTTTGTTAATGGTGAAATTAAAGCCAAAGTAATTATTCCAAATATTGGTGAAGAAAGAACAACTAGATATATAACAAAACATAATGGAAAGGGTGGATATAAAGAAGATTACTTTGACGTTACACAAGAAACAGGATATGATTCAGAATTTGAATCTTATATTGATGTGTTTAAACAATATGTAACAATAAACAGATGGAGTAATTTATATAAATATCTTTATGAAATATATTTAGAATGTAAATCTCAATTCTATGATAATATATCTATAAATGATCTTCCTCAATTATATGTAGAAAGTAATTTCCCTAATGTTTATAATTACTACGGAAATAATGGAACTGAAGATAAATCATTTAAGACAATGGTTGGATGGTCATTTGCTTTAGTGATTACTGAACTTATGCCATATAAACGTGCAGATATTTTAAAAATTGGATATGAATTAGGAGGATATAATAAATATTCAAATATATTTGGATATCAATTTAAAACAGATCCTAATATTGCGCGTTTAGTTGGTTCTTCAATATATGTAACATTAAGATCAAAAATTAAACCTGATTTTGATAAGTTAAGAGAAGAAGTAGGTGGATATAAATATTCTAAAACATTACAAAAACTATATGATGACTATAATCGTAATCAAGTAGAAGAAAAACAATTCTTTACAGATTTTTCTAAATTTATGCCATCAGCGCCAGGACCATATAATGTAGGATATACTACTAGACCAGATAATACATATCCTAATGAGATGAAAGAATCTAATAAGAATCTTAGTATTGATTTAACTATACATCAAATGATAGTTGAAAACTATAATTTAGATAATCCTAAATATTTCCAAAGAACTGTACAAGCAATAGCAGATAAAGAATGGGATGCTCATCATCTTTATGGGGATAATATAACATATAAACAATATACATTCCACCCAGTATTTGGAAAAGATACAATAGGAATTAAATTAAATCCTGAAGGATCATACGTTAATTTGATTGATTTAGTTAAGAATTCTGGAAGTGCATCTAGAGGAATATTACAAAGTACAAAAACTAATCCACCTACTTATGGGAGATTAAGACCAGGATGTTCTTGGGAAAAAGAATGTACAAAACATTCAACAACTGATGATAGATATAATGTTTTATGTAATTTTGAAATAGAAGATAATGATGGTTGTGAAACAGGATATTATAATAAATCAGGAAAATGGGTATATCCAGAAATAAAATCAGAAAAAGACTTTTGTGAATATTTTAAGAAACAAGTATATGCAAACTCATATCCAAGCGGTCATTCGTCTGGTATTTGGGCAGCCGCTATGGTTCTTATGGAGTTAATGCCAAATAAAGCAAATAAAATTATGAAGGCAGCTAATGATTTTGCAATTAATAGAACAATTACTAGATTCCATTGGACTTCAGATACAATTAATGGACGAGTAATTGGTTCTGCACAAAATGCTGTATGCCATGCTGCATCTGATTGGGATCAATTATTAACAGAAGCAAAGAAAGATATTTAAATAAAAGGGAATCAATATTGATTCCCTTTTTTAGTTAATAAATCTAAAACATATTCAATACCATCTGCTAATGCATGAATTTTTGATGTTTTACATGTTATACATTTAATTGGTTTCCAATGTGTGTCCGTAAGATAATATGTTTCGAATAACCACATCATCCCATCTTCACACCAATACGGTTTAGCATCAATAAATATTTTATAGTTTTCTAAAATCCAATCTGCTACTTTATATATTTCTGGACATGAACAGTTTTTAGAATATTTCAATTCAGAATTTGTATTGTACATTTTCTGAACTAATTCTTTATATGTTATTAAACTAGATTTTCCATCATCTTTTAATTCACATTCTTCATCAAATGAAATCGGTTCATCATTATAATGAGGGTGCCATTCAAAATATAAATCACAAGGTACATTAAAACCCAGTTTCTTTAGTTTTAATGCAGCTGGATAATCAACGAAATATGTTTCAATATTATTATTCATCAATAAATGAAATTTTTATTTTTCTAACTTTAGTATCTACATCTTCAAGAATACCAGAAACTTTACCATTTGCATAACTATATCCATAAGTACTATACCCAGCATCATAACAATGTTTAATATACTTATGAATTCTTTCTGCGGTTTTTTCTGCTGTCTGTTCTTTATCTAAAACTTTAGCCTTATACGGATCATCAGTAAATTCCATATTCCAAGGCTTGGGGCCAATCTTTCTTAAATAAAATGGATTACCTTGAAAATAATCTTCAGAATAACATTCAATAATAAATTTTGGTTCCATATTTAATCTTTAATATATCCGTAATAAAATTCACAACCCTTATATGATTTCTGACGAATCCAATTGATAGTCTCAATACCATTGAATTTTGTAAAAATATGATTTTGAATAGTCATATCTTTAATTCTTACGGTAATGATTTCAATATTATTATCAGGTGCCCATGATATCTGACTAATAGTCTTACCATTTGAAATAACAAGTTTCTCAAATGTCTCAGTTAAAGACTTAATTACCTCTTCAGTAGTTAATGGCTTTGTACCATAAATGTTTGCAACAACTTTCATATTACTTGTTTTTAATAGTTTTTAAATATATGGAGATTTTTAGTCTCCCCAGTAAGTACATCCCTCATAGAACTTGCGAACAGATTCAGTCAGATTCTCAGCATCCTTCTGCATCTGAGCAGCAGTCTCAGTATCAGTAATCAGTTCAATATGTGGACGGAAGGCTGTACGATATGAATTATTAGAAGCCTTATAAGTAAACTTCCAACCGATGGCCTTCTTAAAGTATTTGTTATTCTTAATTGACTCAAAGCAACGGAGGAGTTTAGTTGGAGTTAACTCCTTATAAGAAATACAGCAGTCTCCAGAAAGTCCGTTCCTCCAAGGTTCTACATCAAAATCAAAGAACGAGAGGTCATAATAGAAATCGTCAATTTTATAATTTTTACGAGCTTTGTCAACTTCAGACTCAATATAAGCAGTACGCTTTTTCTCAGTCTTCCACTTCTTCTCAGCAAAATTAGTAGCATGTTTACGAGCCAACTTCATGTGGTTAAAGAAACTGCTAACTTTAGCAGCTTCCCACTCAGGAATGTAAAGATCATTATACTTCTCCTCAGCCTCGAGAAAATCAGAGAACATAGCAGCGATGAACTCATCTGCAGTAATTGTTGAACAATTAATATTACGAGAAATAAGGGTGATTGTACGATAATCGTTCATATTGTTTAAATTTTAATTGTTACTATTATTTTATATTTATAAAATAGTAAATTTTAAATAATATTCAAATTTTAAAAAATTAATTTCATAAAAAATCCACCTACTTTCACAAGCAAGTGGATATATATAAACTAATACAAATATGACCAAAACATTATGGCCACTCGCCTAATGGCATTTTAAATCCTTTTTCTTTTGGAAATGCAGGATTAGAATTTTTACATTCTCCAGTAACTGCATCTACCCAGATTTGTTCTTTTGTATTACCAAAGATCCATTGTGTATTAATTTCAATAGGACCAATTGGATTTCTTAAAGTAACATGCTTTGAGTGTGGCTTTGGAAAATTAACTTGTTGTATTTTATCCCAAGCTTCAGTATACTTAAGCTTAATTGCTTTGTCTTCTAATGGCCAGTTTTCAATCCAGAATCCTTGTACAGAATCTGTAAGTATTGTACCATCATTAAAGTGTTGGAATTTGTATACATAAGTATCAAATCCGTTTCCTCTTTCAATAACTTTTTGGAAAATATTCACAACCATTTCAGGATCACTGGTTGCATTTTCTGTATCCATAAATTCAGGAAGAAGAATTTCTGTTTCGAACCAACGATAATCGCCACCTGATTTCATATACATTAATTGACGATCTAAAGAAATTGTGTTTTCAACATTAATTACAGTATTTGTAACTACTGAATCTGCAGCAACTTCTACTGAATCTGTCTGTGGTTGAGGTTCTATTGCTTTACCACAACCATTGCATGAACTAAATCCAAGTATCAAGCTGAATAAAGCAACCATCATAAATAATTTGAATTTCTTCATAAATTACTAATAAAAATATTTTTATTGTCAACGTTAACAAACATTGATTATATTAAAATAGTAATTTATTTTTACAAATTATAAAAAATTTAACAAAAAAAAATCCACCTACTTTCACAAGCAAATGGATTCAGAGGAATATATTTTCGTCCAGGTCTCATCAGTGAATAATTTTATAGTCTCCCTGGCTGACTTTTATTTTACATAATTCTCATTCTTAGGTTGGTCAACCTTTTCATCAGTACCATAAACTGCACGATACTTTTGAAAATCTTCATACTTAACTTTAACGATAAGTCTCTTACCCATACGGTTACGAAGACCCAAGTCAGTACGAAGAACTAGACCTTCTGCCATCTTTGCGTCAGGATTCTGTGCAACCTGAGAACGGAATCCCTTACGAACAAAATCGATAGCCTCATCAAGAGTAAAGTAACCCATCAATGGAACAATAGGAGCACCAAGTTTAGTTGCAATTTCATCACGAGCATTAGTCTTAAGATAAATATCATTTACCTTAACATCAAATACGATAAACTCATTACCACCCTTGATGTACCATCCACCTGATTGAATTCCTTCTCCATAGCCTTCTCCATAGATAGTATAGATATTAGGAATTTGATCATACTCTAACCAATTGTGTTCTGTTTCCCACTCTGATGTAGGAATGAATTCCTTCAAACCAAGTGATGCAAGAACCTTTTCCTTTGGATATTTTTCTTCCATGTGTTTAAGCAACTTTGGAGGAATCTGTGCATTATCTGTCTTACCTTTGAATGTTACTTCAAATCCAACTCCAGTCATGCTTTCATTACCTGGTGAAAAAATAGAACATTTAGTTACTTCAATACGGACATTCGTACCATCCACCTTTTCTTCCCCGCGCCACTTCAAACCACGAAGATACTCGAACTCAGGTTCAGTAAATGGCTCAAATGGCATAATAACATTCTTTGCATCACGCATGAAAATTGTGTTAATCTTCTGATAAGTGTTCTCACTTCTTTTTTGTTTTCCCATAATTGTTTGTTTTAAATGTTTTTATTTACTGAATTTTTATTGCGGTTCCATAGCTCAGTGAATAGAACATTTATTTATTCATCTATTATTTCAAATTCTTCTTCAAATTCACCAGAATCAATATCTAAGCGATAATCATTATTTTCATTCCAAACGTGAATACTACATAAATTAATTTCACAATTTAAAATTTCTCCATTATTGTTTTTAACAGTCATATTAATTAATTTTTAGAATATTCAATCTTCTTAATTATTTCATCTAGATATTCATCAGATTCATCTTCAAGGGTATCAATGTATTACAAAGTGTTTTTGATTTTACTTGTTTTTTGGCATCAAATCTTCAATATCAATCCAATCATCACCAAGTAAATCTTCTGCAGATAATTTTACGTCATTATCCAATGTTTCTGGATATTTTCCAATTTCAAACTTTACAAGTCGAATTAATGTTGTAGTATTTCTCAATTGAATAAATACATCATTTGACCAACTTTCACGTCTGATATAAGAATGACTCTTAAACTGTTTAAATATTTCTGGAAATGTCATATTATTTGTTCTTTATAAAAATAGTAAGCCAATTTTTACAACAAGGATTTTCATAGTTTCCTGAGCAGTTTCCATGACATTCAAAACCTTTGAAATTGAAATCTCCAAACTTCTCCATAAATTTCTTACCAATCTCATACTGGTCGCCTTTGAAGAAAGATACATGGATTGAATATTCTGATGCATTGTATGTATCTTCTGAACAACTAGTATAGATACCGATTGTGAAATCATAACGGCCAAATCCAAACTCTTTCTTAAGCCAACTCTTCAACTTAACTTTAAGCTTGTCTGCAGCCTTATTGCATTCGCATTTTTTAGCTTCAATCTCTTCTTTATGTTTCTTGTTGAGAATTGCTCGAATTGTTCTTGTTGAAATTGCCATATTTAATAATTTATTTGATTTATAATATAAATATAGTATGTTTTGAAAAAAATTCAAATATAATATGTATTTCTTACATATAATGTAATATAATTTATTTTTTTTTGTCAAATTAAATGACATATAAATGATAAATATAATATAAAAAAATCCACCTACTTTCACAAGCAAGTGGATTAAGAGGAATATATTTTCGTCCAGGTCTCATCAGAGAATAATTTTATAGTCTCCCTGGCTGACTGTTTTTTATTTATAATTTAATATAGTATATAATATGAAAAATTCAATAATACATAAAAATTATTTAATTTTACCACCTTTCCAGGCCATATAGCATATTATTATGCCAACTATTCCTATTGTTAGTAAATGAAATAAAAATCTTTGGTCCATAATTTATTTTATATTAAATATATTCAAAAGTTTTAATTTCGTTTTCCTTGTATGACATCCAAACGGTAATTTATTATAATATTTTGGGTAAAATGCATATGTTTGATTTTCTGCGCTAAATTTGATTGCTTCTTCTAATGGTGGCATATTCAATTCATTCCAATGATACCAACATATTACGCAATCTTCATTAAATGTTTCATTTTTAAATTTATCTTTATTCTTATAACAGAATTCATGCATTGATTTAATATTACGAAGAGAGAATCCACCATTTAAGACAGGATATTTATAACTATATATATCTCCAACATTATTATCATCCCATTTTCCAAAATAAGGATATGTTATTTTTGTAAATAATCCTAATGCACCAATATAATCATATTCTTTATTACACCAATATAATAATTCATTTTTAAATACCCAAGCATCAGTCTGACATATTAACATATATTTATAATCTGAAAACAAATCATAAAACTGATAGCTTAAGCACATGTTTGAATATTCGGCTCTATTCTTATAATTATAAAATTTGAAATATATATTATCTGCATCAAATCTTTTATAAAATGATGTGTCTAAACTTGGTTGACATAAAAAATAAATATCATTATCTTTAAAGACTTTAATTGTGTGATATATTGATTCTACTTCATCATACAATAACGGATTATCTAATCCGTTGTCTTTATAAATAGGAATGACTATACATACATCTTTATTTGTTATTTCATTAATCATTAATCTTTTTATATATGTATTTATGTTGGATATATTTCATTAGATTGCTTCCATGTAAGTTTATCATAAAAGAACAGAATCTTTTTAGTTGGAGCATTTTCAAAAGATGATACTTTAGCAAATCCAAGATATTTCATTGCAAAATATTCTTCCTGAAATGTTCCTTGTGGTTTATGATCATAGAATGATGCAGAAACTTTAAGATATTCATCTAAATATTCTTTAAAGATAATCTGTCGTATAATAGATTCATGTTCACAAGAATTACATTTATATACCTTTCCATTCATATCAATATATCCTGACCATGGAAACTTTTCTCCCAACTCATTCTGTCTTGGAATATCAAAGAAATTCTTGAATTTTTCTAGAAGTTCTTCATACTTTCGTTTCCAATCATTCTTTTCCTCTTCCTCCCTACGATACATATCATATCCTTCGCTTGGACAATCATAACATACATTATAGTTTAGCTTGTCTTGTCTGTCTAAAATTTTGTGAATTCTTGAATTTAACAAATCTCTCATATTGCTTATGTGTTATTTTTAGTTTAACATATTCTCCAGTTTCTTTATTATATACCTTACAATATTTATTAAAGAAATAAACAGGATCTTTAAGACACCTAAGATATTCTTTATTTATATTCATAATTTAAGTATTTCTTTTATTTTATGATAATTCTTTCTTGTTATTCCCGTCCAAGGATTAGTCTGTACAAAATTCTTTTTCTGAATATCTAACATATCATTATCATCATCCACTATACAATAATTTAATATAGTAAAGTCTTCTTTCATTATTTTACGATATTCTGGATATTTACCATTTGTAATATCTATAAAATATTGTATTTCTTGACCACGATGCCTGCTTTTAGAATATGGAGTAACACCAACTACATAAGGTGCCAATATTTCTAATCCATGTAAATGAAATTCTCCTAATCCATTTCCGTCTCTTATAAAATCTTCATTATTCTGTTTCCAAGAATTTCCATTTCTCCAAGAAGATGATATGACTAACTTAACATTGTTGTCTTCACAGAATTTAGCCATTCTATAGCATTCTCTTGGATCAATACTACCATATCTTAGTCTATTCAATTTCTTATTTTGTCTCCAACAGTCATATTGGACACTATTCATAACACCATCAATATCTAAGAATATGATATTATATTCCTTCATATCTATTATCTAAATCTTTACAAAGATCATTATATTGTTTTAGTTCTTCACACTTATTTGGTAAATTATGGCATTTCAATAAATGTTGGAATCGTAATTCAAAATTAAGAGCCATTGGATTTTGAAAATATTTACCATTAAGTACTTTAATAGCTCTTATTGTTTCTGTTTCCGTAATGCCGTCCTCATAATTAGTTTGAACAAAATGATATAACTGTGAGTCAAGCATATCTCCATCATCATCAATTATAACATAATTATTAACTTCAGAATGATTATTTAACCATGTTTGTATTTCACCGCCTCTACCAGTTCCATTATAATTCTTATCGGAAAACCAGGATGTAACATCATAAATATTATCAATAAGCCAATAAAGCATTTTATTTCTTGGACATCGTTTTATTTTACAAATAATATCATTAATTGTCTCTTTAACGTTTTCACGACGCCATGATGAAGATACAACAATTTTTGCTCCAGTAGTATCAACAATCTGTTTAATATATTTTATTTTATTTGCGTTAATATGCCACTTAGGAGGAATTGTTATGACTCCATCAAAATCAAGAAATATTACTTTCATATATTATAAATCTATTCCTATTTTCATAATATTATAACATGGAATTTTATAATGACCATCAATATCCCATAATCCACAAGATTGACATTCTTTACAATTAAGTTCTTTTGGTTTTTTATTTTTACAAATTTGAAATTTTTCTTCATCAAATTTATATAATTCCCATCTACTATAACGAATAGGTCCTACACCCATTCCAACAGGAAATTGTGGATCATATAAATAATCACATTCTTGTACATCAAATTTTTGAAAGTTTTCAATTAGTTTTTCTTTAAGATCTGGAAAATTATAATCTAATCTTTTTGAATTATAATTATCAATTCTTCTTTTGATTTGTTCTTGAATAATATTATATTGTCGTTCTAATGATGGACCTTTCATTTATTAAGACGTTGTTTTTCTAAAATAAAATAACTTAATTGATCTTGTGTTATATTATCCATCCATTCATTATAATAATGAGTATATTTATTATGATTATTTCTAATAAATCTTTGAAATAGATAGCTTTTCATTTCATTTGTTAATTCAATCATATCTCTTCTTCAATATATGTTAATTTAATTTCTTTAACAACTGCTGTGAAATGACCAACTTGTTCAATCCATCTTGCATTCCTATCTGCATAATCTTTAATCTGCCATTTTTTAGCAAATTTCTTCTGACGAGTAAAAGGAAGATGTGAACTACATAAATGAAAATATGGATTCTTATCTTTACCATATCCTACATATGTTTCATTAGACGAAGCTTTAGGATTATAATAAACAACATCTCCCTTCTTATAAACAGTCTTAATTAGATTGTTTTTACGTCCATATTCACTATCTGCCCAACCATTTTTAAATTCAATATCGTCCTTTGCAATACATTCAATAAAATATAATGACTTATTCATAATATAAAAAATTATTTATTTACTTAAAATATCTAAAATTTTATCTGCTTCAAGCCAACCATATTCATTAATTAATTTAGCCATTAAGATTTTTCTAACTTCCTTTTGAGAAATATAATCTGAAATTTCTTTAAGTTTCTTTTTTGTTTGTTCCTTTTTGAAATTTATAACTTCAATAGAATTTGAATCTATTATATCACTTTCAGAAACAAAACTGCCTCCACCATTTTCTGATAAATATATAAAGAACATTGTTTCTAATGTAGAGATATCATCTGCTTCAATTTTTAAACAAGTATCTTCAAAAATTTCGCCGTCTTGATTTTTCCAATAAAATTTTTCACCTACCTTTGGATATTTCATAATCAATATAAATCGTTTTCACTAAATTCATTAAATAAAACAGCATCCTCTCCATCTATAGTAATCCAATCAAGTTCATAGAATCCCATGCCGAAACTGTATTTTGGAAATAACTCAAGAGCTTTATCTTTAGTTATTTGTCTTTTGGTTGCTCCTCGAAAACCTAAACCATACTGATAAAAACATTTGCCACCATTGTTAATAAACTCTAAAACTTCATTCTTGTCATTTGATCTTTTCATAACTAAATTATATTTCTGTTCTTGTTAATTTACGTTTCAATAAAGCGCTAAATACATCTCCAATCAAAGCATTTTGAGGATCAAAGAATTTAACGATTTCCCATCCTTCATTACCATAAATATTCAAATCATCTACAGAAGATTTTATTGATGTAGATAATTTTACATATTTATATTCAAATTTATCGTAAGCTTCTAAAATCATTGTAAAAATATTTTATTTGTATTATCTATTAAATATTTCATCTAGATAGTTATAGATGTCATTCTAATGCATTTAATATCTTAAATAATAAAATTATATATATTCGTTGTTTTACCGCATTAGAAGTAAGATCTAAGCTATATATTTAAAGTTATAGGTTCAGGATCATTATTCCAGTTTAAATTAGATTTTTCTACTAGACTTACTAATTGATTATATGCAATAGAATTACAGAATGGCATTCGCGATATCCACATACCACGAGTTTCATCACGAGTAGGTTCTATTAAATGTAAAGCTATTGAACCATTCTTATTAACGCCAACATAAACAGTAATTGTTTTATTAAAATTGAATATTTTCATTTATACATATTTTATTTAAATATAATATAGAATATATATTTATAAATTCAATAATATTTAAAAATCTAATTTAAGTTGATTAGTATTCAATAACTTAGGTTTCATTTCAATTATTGTATCAGTTGGCTTTAAATTACCAATCAATAATGGAGATTTTGGATCATGCATTTTAAAGTTCTCATCACATTTATCAAAATCTGCTGATGCATAACAATATTTGCATTTATGAAGACATGTATTATAAACACCTATACAAGTATTGGGATAGCATAAGCATCCCCATGTCATTTCTGTTCTATTTTGTTTAGGATATATTCCCATTAAATTCAAAGCATGTTCATCGAGGCATCCTGTAACTTCAATACCTTGTAAATCTTTGAACTGTAATCCATTACCACAAGTCTGTAACTTAAGATTATATTGATTACATATGCCTATCATATTAAGCAATAATATTTTTTTCATTAATGGCTGCATAGTAATCATCTCAGGCAAATGCCTTTTTACTTTTTCATACGGAGATACAAAATTAACTACAACTCTGTCTGTATAATTATGAAGTTCTTTACAAATTTTTTCAAATCTATCAAGTGTTTGAGTTTCACCAAAATCTTTACAATAAAAAATAGGATCAAATCTCCAAATTACTTTTTCTTTTCCATATCTCATTGAAAGTTCTTTAAAAGTATATATAGATTGTTCAAGATCTGGAACATTAGGTTCAATTTCTTTACCATATCCTGTAATTGTATAATGAAATATACTTGGAAATTTATCAGTAATATTTTTTAAATCATGAAGTATTGGGAGATAATCTTTTGAACACCACATGATTCCTTCTATATGCTTATTGTCTAATATGATCTTATGAACCATATTAGGAGCAACAGGATTTCTAAACATTACAAATCCATCATTAAACCTATTTACTAACCATGTTGAGTAAAATGCAGGTATATCTGTTCTAAAATCTATACTTAATATCATATCAATAATGTCCTAAAACTTCTTTTCTTATTTTTCTATATCCTTCTTCAACAACACCTATTGGTGGAATTGCATCAGAATAATAAGAATCAAGATAATCTCTGAACTTCTTATTTCTTCTTTCTAATTCCATTCCTTTTTTAATATCATCTTCATTATGAATTGTGATATTATTTTTTCTACCTAATAAGAATCCAATAAAAAATGTTAGAATACAAATTATAATATATAAGATCATAATACATTATAAAATCTCATTAATAATTTAACAATCATTTTATCTTCTAATTTACCATCTATTAAAGTATCAGTAGGAAATGACTCAATCATTTTCTTTGTGACTTCTTTCCATTCTTTCTTTGTCATTTAAATATCTTTTTTAATATTTTCCAAACATAAAGCAATAAACTATGTAATAAAACTCCAAATAAATCACAAAGGAATCCTAAGCAAAAACCAAGTATAAGTATAATGCCAGATTCCCAAGTAGGATTATAGTTTAAAATATAATAAAATATTCCTATAACTAAGATTGCAAATATTATGCCACCTTCAGTTGTTTCAAAATCGCCATCTCCACTTCCATATAAGTTACCCATATTCTTAATCAAATTTAAGTTTGAGTAAAGGATTGTCTTCTCCAAGCATATCAGCTATTGAAGACGTTGTTTCTTTTTTATCTAATGTGTTTCCAGCACCAATATATTCATCGCCAGCAGTTTCTTCATATAATGACCATTCTTGTAATGAATAATCTCCCTTATATCCAAATTCTCCAGGGAATATAACAGGTTCATTATTAGGTCTAAGATATGTTATTCCTTTTTCTTTTTTAGGTAATGGATCTTTCCAATCAACTCGTACAACTCTTATCTTCTTACGAATATATGTATCTTTTGATTCATCCCATACATTAACATATTCATCTTTTCCTGAACGCTCTTTTGTATGTTCAACATATCCAATTGCATTCTTACCATCACCCCATCTATATTGAAGCCAACCTTCATATTCTCCAATATCCCAATGATAATTTTTTGGAATCTCATCATCTTTCCTGAAGAAGAAATCTTTTATATTGTTACTTATAGTCTTTCCTTTTATTTTCTTATATCCATATTGATAATGAATATTGATGCCATCATTTCCAGATTCAATTACTTTTTGTGTTTCAAAATCTAAAACAATATATCCCCAAAAATAAGCATCACCAGAAAAACTATATGTTGTTTCTGTACGATATCTTTTCTTTTCAACAACAGGACGTGGAGTATCTTTATAATATTCATTTAATAGTTTAGTCTCTTCATGAAGTTCATCTAAACTATTATATTCAGTTATAGAAGGATTCTTACCATCATAATTACGATATTTATCAAATATTAATACATATCGTTTTGATGGATACGGTCTTTCTTTTATTTGCCAATATGTACTATGTCCACTTATCATTTTACCAACTTATAATATCAAATTCACCATCTTTTCCAGAATGCCCAGTAGTTATATTAAATCCATTATCTTGTAATATTCTTTTTTCTTCTGGTGATATTCTAATACAACCTTTTAAAGATAATTTTCTTTGGCATTTTTCTGCTGCTTCTTTTATTTTTCTTTCAATAATTTCCATGTGATTAGATATGGAAATTTTTAATGCTTCATCTGCTGTTATCATAATTAATTTTCTTTTCTTTTTCTAAATGATTCTTTTAAATCAAAACCGTGTGACAATATTTTAATATCATTATAATTTGTAGATGGACCTTTAGGATTGCCAAATATATCTTTAAAAGTCGTATCTTTAATTAACTGTAAATTTTCTACTTCAAGTAATTTGTTATTGTCTTCAATAAGATCAAAGAACTTATTTAATTCTTTATAAAGATCTGTTATAAAATGATTAAATATTCCTTTATATCCTGGAAGAATATCCCATGGTCTAGTTTCAATTCCAATACCAACATCCTTATATTTTGTTGGATATTCTAAATAATAGCTTTTGTCATTAAGTTGAAAATATATTGTTTCAAATGATGCGCATATATGTTTTTCTTGCGCGCCTTTGTTATTATTGTAATATAACGGCTTATAATAATAGAATCCTAATGGAGATTCTTTTTTTACTTCATAATCTCTTTTTCCTGTTCTAATTATTCTTTCTTTAGATTCTATGAAGACTCTTTCAATTACCTTTTCAGTACTACCATGCTTAAATATATATCCTTTCTTTAAAATGTTTTCATTTTTCTCAATCTTAATTCCATTTCTACTATATAATGTTGTTTTCTTTTCTCGTGCACTCATTATGTATCCTAAATTTTAGTTGTTTATTGAAACTTTAATCATATATACGTTCTACTTTAATAATTCCTCTATTATTTTCTTTATCATCTTCAAAACCAATCACCTTATAAAGATTCCCATAGATATCACGACAATAGACATCATTGTCTTTACGATCATCTATAGTCAAAGTACCAAAAATGTTTTTCATTCCTTTTGTAAAGAATTCTCGTACTTCTTTAACTGTTTTTGTAATCTTATTCATGTTTCTCAAGTTTGTTATTGTTCCATTAATAATATAGAAATTATTAAATTATATTCAATTTTTCATTTAGTATAAAATATTATTTTTAATATATACAAATATAAAATAGTCAATATGAAAGATTTTAAGCAATACATATTAGAGTCTGAAAAGGATGGAAAGAACGGTCATTATGAAGATTTTGTTGATGAAGATACTGGTGAAATCGTAACTCTTTGGGTAGACGATCCTGATCCTGAACTTGAGAAACTTAAATGGGAGACTTATGAAAAGAACCATGAAAAAGTTCGTCAGTTATATAACAAATGTAAAGATCAAGAAAAAGATATCAATAAAAAGATAGAAAAACTTGAAGATGAACTTTGGGGTTATGAACAGGATCTTAAAGATGCTAAACGTAATTATAGACAATTACAAATTGACCAGGATGAAGAAGTAGGTGGTCTTTACGCAGATGGCAAATTTAAAGAAGGTGAAGAAAAAGCTCAAGAATATGGAGAACAGTTCAATAAGATATCTGATGAAATTGAGCAATTAAAAAATAAAATTAAGAAAATTCAACCAGAGCTTGCAAAACTTGAAGATATACGAACGAAAATCTGGGAACCTTATTATAAAGCTGATGAGGAAGATTTGAAAAAATATAATGAAATAATGGGTAAATAATAATAAATAAGGGAAGCTACAATGCTTCCCTATTTAAGTATATAATAAGATAAAAACCAAATAATAATCCAACAAGGAAATATTAATACAACAAAAAGTGGATTTACATTTGGAACGCCTTTACCTTTTAGTTTACATATTTCTTGTATAATCATACAAATAAAACCGCTTACAAAAAATCCTGCTACCCCTGCTAAAGATGATAAACCTAATAATAATCCGTAATTCATATTCAAAGTTGTTTAAGTTGTTCTAACAAATTTCTAAGTTCAGCCTCTTCTAATGCACATAGACGGTTTAAACTTATTGCAATATCAAGTACTTTCATCTGTCCTTCGCTCCACTCTTGCTTTGATTGTTGAAAATAACGATATTTAATATCTCTAAGCCAGTTTGTTTGTTTATCGTTAAGTTGATTTTCTTGAACAGTATCATCCATAATAGATTGATAGATTCTTTCATCCTCTTCACTCCAGTAGGATTTCTGTTCAACAAGTTCTAACTTATCTTGAGTTGAAATAGGAAGTTTAGCATTCCTACATATATAATCAGTATCGGTAATTTCTGTAATAACACCATCACATACATGTCCTTTATATCTTACCCTATCACCAATATTGAAAATAGGAGTAACAATTTTCTTCAATTCTTTCTTTTCAAAGTCAAATGTATATCCCGCATCTGTTGTTGCTTTAATTAGAGTATCACGTTGTTCTTTGGTTGCTGGATGAAATTCAAACTGAGGTTCTGGAAGTCCTAAATGAGATAATTTCGTTGATGGAGTTTTAATTGCATCCCACTCTTCGTTATAAGCTATATAAAATTTTACAGTTTCATCTTCTATAGCCTTAAAGATAAAAACAGTGTTATTCCAATTAACAAGCACATCACCATTCTTAGCATCTTCGATGGTCCAAAGTCTTGCAGTTGAAAGATTTCTTTCGTTAACAAGCTCTTTTTCAATTCCAAATACAGTTACAAGTTTATTACACCCTTCCTCACGTTTTACAATTTGACAAATGTCATTATTATATACAACCCAATCTCCTTCATGAAAATTTGGCTCGACCTTTTCAGCAAGTTTTTTCTTACTTTGTTTTTCAAGTCTTTCCACATAAGGTATGATTTTCATTGAAACATTTTCTCTTTCAGTGTATGGAATGTTTGGGTCATTGATATATCTATGTATAACACAACCAAGAATTTCTGATAATTCCTTATCGTACACATTATTTGACTCTTCACCTTGCTTTTCAAGCCAAGTAATCCATGATTCATATCTTTCATCACGTTCTGCATTAGGTTTGTCATGGCATTCAAGCCAGCCTCTTACAAAATTCAAGATCTCTTTCCTTATCCTCTCATCCTCTGACTCTGCAAGTTCAGGGAAAAATCTGAATATTTGTTTTGCTATATCACAATCAGAGGAGCCACATGTCTGTAGTTCTTTCCTTGCACATTCCAAAACCTTGTTATATCTTTGAGCTTTTTCTTCGATTGTAAGTGGTTTCATAATTTAAAATTCTTTACCTAATAATACTCTCCAACAGTCCTTAAAGCCCTGTTGATAACAATCCATCATTAAATTAGTCATCTCGCCAATCTTCGGTCTAATTTTCTCAAAACCATTTTCTAATAACTGTTTTAATTCTTCTTCATTCATATATTATACTATGCTACAAAACAAATTTTCATAATAGTCAATATCAGCATTTAATTAATCATTATCAATTGTTATTAATCATCATCGTCATCAACATATATATGATTACCATACTTATCAAACTCATCACGATGACTTCTTATATAGTCAGGTGAATAAGGGTTTTCAGCAAAATCAAAAAGAATAATATTATTATTTGCAAATGTACTAGTCATCATATTATTAATCCTCATTATTTAAATTATTTTTAACATAATCAATTACTATACCTAATGCTTCCCAATGAGCATCATCCCAAGGAAGAGAACAATTTTTTACTTCTTCCACTAAACCAAGTGCTTCTTCTATTTTCATAATCTTATCTTTATTTAATTGTATACAAAACGTGATTCCAAAACGATTCAAATCCATAATGCGCATTAAGGAACAAACCATCATCTCTGATTACAAAAGCATAAATTTTATAATCTCTTGTTATAGCATGGCATCCATACCAAATCTCATTAAGTGCATCATTATTATTTGTCCAATATTCATTAATTGGTTTAATAGGAAGATTTGATAACTTATTAGCTAACTCTTCAGATTTTTTAATCAACTTATCAAATTTCTTATCATCTTCTTTATCTCCAGTATGATTGTAATAAGTAATATTTAAATTACGACCAACTGGATGCGCGTGTGGATTATATTGTTCATCATTAAAATTAATTCTTTTCAAAAGTTCATCAATTGAAGATTCATAAAAATCACGGCAATCATCATAATAGTTTCCACCACCTAAGATGATCATATTATCTTCCTCGGTTCCAAATTCTGCAAAGATTTCATCTGTTAATTTTTTTATTTCTGTTTCTGTATTTATTCGTTTTGAATTAGAATAATCATTCAAAAGATCATTTAATTCTTTTGTGGTTCTGAGCATAACATCATCTTTAGTCATCTCACCACCATCTTTCCAATTGTAATTAGCAGCTGTACGTTTTGCTAATTCTTTTTCAATATTTTCAATATCTATTTTATTCATAATTACTTAAACAAGGTGAATGCTACAATACCAAGAAATACGATAACAAGAATAAAGCTTACTGACCAAACTGGCAAACAAATCTGTTTCTGAACTAAATTCTTAGCAATTTCATCTGCATATGATTGTTTAAAACTATCTTTACTATCTTTATTCATTTGAGCCTTAGCAATATATTTTGCATATCCAATACATGCGTCCTTCCATTCACTCAAATAATAAGCACCAAGCCAAAAACCAATGATAATTACAATACCGCAAATAATCAACCAAATAATCTGTGCAATTTCCATATTCATATATTATTTAAATAAGTTAATACATATTTTAATAAAACTTGGGAACATACTATAAAGTATATTCCCAAATTGTATGTTAGTTCAAATCAGCGAACTGATTCTCAATACCCTCAAATGCAGCGATATAAGTTAAGAAGTGCTCTGACCAACCTGAGATCTCAGCAGTCCATACACCCTTATAGTTAATACCGTGAGTATTAGCAGATACGTCACAAATGTAATTGTACTTACCAAATGGACGTGGCTTATTTGTGCTACCGTGTGATACATCAATATCCTGTGAATCTGAGAATACGATTATACGAGCATAATCATGAATCTTGTTACCAAGCTTACTGCGTAGCTTCTCAATACACTGGTATGTGAAGATACCACCACCACCTAACTTATGGTACATAGAATTAATATCCTGGAACATCTTGAATCCCTTAGAAGGATACTTGATATACTCCTGATTCTCTGTACGAGACCAGTCATCACCGGCAGTACATACAAGTTCGAAGTCCTCACACTGGTTAGCAGCAAGCATTGCCATTGCAGCAGCCTGATCCATACGACTGAATACAGAACCACTTGAAGTAATTGAACCCATAGAACCTGATACGTCTACGATAAACAATGTCTTACCTGGAAGCTTAGGTAGATTCTCGTAAGTCTTAAGCATAGCATCCTCAATTTCACGGTCGAAACCTGAGCACATACGCATTGCCTTCAAGAAATCAAGTGGAAGCAACATTGCACCCTTAAGCTCCTTAAGACCTTTTTCAATAACTGGACGTGGTACACCAGCAGTCTGCATGTTACGAAGGTTCATAAGCATAGCCTTACCACCAATCTTACCCTCATTAATAAGCTTCTCCCAAACTGCAGATTTCTCTTCGTTTGTATGAGCCTTTGAAAGTAATACCTCCCAAGTTTCTGGAGTCTCAAGTGTACGGTCAGCAATCTTCTTGTAAAGAACTTCCTCAAGCTGTGTTGTTGGTTTTGGACGAACCATGAACATTACATCACGAAGCTTAATCTCAGCATCACGGTCATACTTTGCAAAATGGTACTCCTTAAAGTTATGGAATGCCTCAGCAAGACCCTTCTTAGCAGCATTACAGATAGGACATTTACCGTCCATCCAATAAAGTGCCATAAAGTCTGTTAACATATCCGCACGAGTGATAATCTTTGGAAGTACATCCTTAACATAAGGACGTGTCTCTTCATGCTTACACATCTGAACAGCAAGGAACAAAGGTGTATGACGAAGCTTCTGCATAACACGAGCCTCAATAGTAAGTAATGCTACATCCTTTGGATCACATATAGGTACAAGACGAACGATTTCATCTACAACCTTTTGTCCATCCATATATGCAATATTCTCCCAAAGCAGATTAGCTAGAACTGCTCTACGAAGTAACTGGATATTTGATTGTGCAGCAGCGGTATTTGTAACACGACCTGCTATTTCACCAACACTAATCTGATTCTTTTTTAAATCAGTACTCTTCTTTGTGGAATTAAATTTACTCATAGTTTTTTCTCCTTATTTTTTTATTTGTTTTTATTTGTTTTTATTTATACGTAAGAATTTCACTTTTGTATTTTATTTAATAAAGAATCAATTAATTCAATTTTTGCTTTATATACTGCAATCATTTGTTTTGTAAGATTTGAAACTTTATCGTCAGACAAAATAATTTTATTTTCATGATCTAATGAAGATTTATATATTCTCCTTTCAGATATTAATAATAGTTCAATATCATTAATATGAAGAAACTCTCCATCTTTTTCAATAATTGGACCTTTATCACAAAAATTAAATTTTCTAATAATCATAATCTAAATTTAGAACCAAAAATTTTCATTAACATATTAAATTGCCAAACATAATCAATATCAGCTTGTCCTATAGATTCAAATAAATTATTGTCAATATGTACATTCCAAATAGCTTCATTATTTGTAGGACCTTTTTTAATATCAATTACAATATATTTATTTTTTTCGTCTTCTTTATTAGTTATATATTGCCATGAAGAATAATCATCAATATAGAAAATTTGTTTAATAGTTGCTTTCATTTCAAGAGTTGTTGTATCTTTAAATCCAGCAGCAGATAATAAATCTATTGTAATTTTTTTATTTGAGATGTCTTTTTCCATTATTTAAGTCATCGATTAAAGATTCATATAATCCACGCTTAATCTTTTCAAGAACTGATGTTTCAACTTCATTAGCGTAAAGAATTACTCTCTTACCAATCTTTTTATCAAGAAAAGCAATTCTAACATCAGCATCACATGCATCTGAGAAATCACTTTCAAGAGCAGTTATTGCTACAGAATCAATATTGCCTAGATTAACGTCAAGTTTCTTTACATATACTGTGTTTTCCATCTTATCACGTGTATAAATACTAATTGAATCTTGTTTATCATCATTATATCCATAATTCATTACAAGATCAAAAATACTACGAATATGATCAACTTTCTTCATATTAATTAATTTTTTTAATAATGTCAACTACAGAACCATCTCTATATACTGCCCAGCTATTGTTATCCCAAATACAAGGAAAAAATGATAGATGATATATTGTCTTCTTTAGAATATCTCCAGAAGTAATATCATATAATGTTTCAACAGCTTCATAATCATTATCTGAAGTTTGTTTCAAACTCATTGCAGAAATACCACATCCTGAAGGATATACATCAATATACAGACTATCATTAGTAAATGTATATGTTACTTTAATCAAACCATCAATTGACTTTGTATTATAGTCTTCTGTCAAATATTTTCCATTCAAATCATTAGAATAAGAAAATAGGCATACACATAGAAAAATAATTGTAAAAAATAATTTCTTCATTTTTTATTCGTTAATTTCAATAAATGACTGTTCAACTATATCCAATAATGAATTCATAACTCGATATGCATAACTATTATTATGATATGAATTACGATAATTACACAGTACTCGCATTAAATAAATCATTAAATTATTAATGTCATAATAATTAAGCTTTCCGTTTTCAGTATCAACGTACAGTTTGAAACAATAATTCTTGACTGACTCAATACGTTCTACAAAACGACTAGGATAATTTCTTAGATCTGCATTTTCAATCGATATAATTGCATCTTTATTAAGTAATGCAATATCAATTACTTGGTCACAAAGAATATTTAAAATTCTCTTCATTGTTATTTGATTATATTAATAATATAGATTTTTTTTAAATTATTTCAAATTTTAACATTTTTTTTCTTAAAAATCTGTAATTTCTTCTACTTTAAAAAATTTAACATAATCAATACTATCGGCTCCATTTGGTGTAAAACGAAAATAAAACTCTTTAACTAAATTAACATCTTCAACTTTGTAATCGAAATTTTCTTTCATATATTTACAAAGCATGTATATATCTAAAACATATTTTTTTCCATCCCATGTTGTGGGAAGATTTTCTCCAAACCAATTCCAAGTATTCTTTCCTGCATTTTTATTAATCATTTCAGCAAGATTTGAAAACTTAGTAAGATCATTTAATGAAATATCTTTAGTAACTGTATGCGAACCAGTTTTATAATTATTGATTTTAATTTGAATTTGAAACTTTGTATTCATATTCTATATATTTGTTTGATTATATTTAAATATAGAACATTTTATAAAAAATTCAAATATAATTCAAATTTCACATGAAATTTTCATGTTATATAATTCAAATTTCATATGAAATTTTCATATTATAAATGAAATAAAAATTAATTTTTCTTAAGATAATTTATAAAGTCATCCAATTCAATACTAAATTCTTCAAACATTATGCCAGTATCTGTGCATTCACATGCATAAATAACAAATACTTTAATAATATTAACATCACATGTATATCCAATGACATGTATATCATCATAATCATCTTCATATAATTCTTCTTTAATATCGTCTAATTTGCCATGTTCATCAAGGTAATCAAACAAAAAAGAATTAACTATTGATGCTGCTTTAATATTGATAATAAAATTTTTAATTTCTTGTGCTGTCATACTATCTCATCACAAATTTTATTAGAAATATAATTAAGAACTCTAACAAAAGCAGTATCTTTTGTCATATGATTTTCTTCCATAATTTTCTTTAAGACTTTATATGTAATCTTAAGATCATCAAATTGATCTTCACTTAATTTCTTCATTATTAATATCTTTTGAAATTGTTTTATATGAATTAATACGAATAGGACATGTCGTATATACATAAGCATTTATACCAATCTTTATGTAGTTTGTGCCTTTATAAGAAGAAGTATATGGTACATGTATATTTAGGTGTTCCACAGCCCATTTGTAATAAAATACTGAATCATATGTTATTGTCGTATCAGGATAAACAATAGAATAATTAATCTGACACTTGCCTGTCTTATCAATCATCCAATTACAAGACGATAGACATAAACACATTAAAAATACAATTATAATTTTTTTCATATTTATTTATGATTTTTTGTCCATTGAATAAATTCTCCACATAAGATATCGTCATCTCCAATATCATAACCTAGACATCCGAAACTAATTAAATCCATAGCTTCATTACCATCTTCTTCACACTGTTCAAGATATTTTCCATAATCCTGAAGAATCTTGTAAAAATATTGTTCGTTACTCATAATAAGTTTAATTTAACAATTCATCATATTTTATATTTTGATTTATATCTTCTATTATTTCTAGATTTTGATCTCTTTATTTGTTTTATACACCATTCTTTTGAAATATGTTCATTATTTCTATTAACCCAATAATAAGCAAATTCTGTTGCATTACCAGTAAAAGCATATCCAGCATGGTTATATATTGAATATCTTATAAAATTTGGTTTCATAACAAATTTAATTTAATATTTACAATTTAACGTGGCCATCCATACCAAGGATCTAAATATCTATTTCTTTGTTCTGGATGCATTCTTTTAATTGCTTCTGCTTCTTCCTTTTGATGTTGTTCATATGCTTTTTCTGCACACCATTCTTCAAAACTCATAATAAATTAATTTTAATATCTTCATTAAACTTCATTGGTTCTGTATAATTCAAATAATTATATTCATCATCAACATATATACAAGAATAAAAATCACTATTCATATATGCACGTTTAAGCATCATCAATACATGTGGATTATATGTATTATTTGGATTATTTGGATTTAATCTAATGTCATAGTCAAACTTGTAAGTATCAACAATATATCTGACAACTCCTTGACTTCTTGAAGCTCCAACTGTACAATGTACATAAATTGTATCATCGTGCTTAAGTCTCCATTCAATCCAATCTGCTAATTTAAATGCTTCCTCATAATCTAAAACATGAAGTATATCTACATATTGTTTATTTTCTCCAGAAATATATAGATGATTAAAATATGCATTTGATTGTTTTACTTTATTATCCAAATAAAGTTCTAATGCTTTATCATAACATTCACTTTCATGATTTTCAAACCAAAATGGACTAGTATCATCAATATCAAGATTAAAAATTCTATAATCATGTAAATTTCCGATATTAATGTTCCAATCATTCTTAAACCAATGTTCTGATAAATCTCCTTCATTTGGAGAACATATAGATATTGCAGAAACACCTTGAGGAAGTGAATCTATCCAATTATTATTTCTCATTATATTATCAAAATCATAATGAGAATAACAAAGTATGTTCTTAATAGGTTTATTCATTTAATTACCAAATTATTTCAATATTATGATGTGGATAAAAAGTTTCAACAACTTTTACTTTCTGACCAATTTTACAATTCCAAGGAAAATTAGAAATTTTATATTCTGTATTATTATATGTAATAACTCTTTCAGATACATAATGGCCACCTTTACCAGCAACCCCAACAAAATGCCCCGTTTCTTTAGAAACTATTCCATTATATGTAATGGGTTTGTGATATTTATAAATACATGAATCTAAATTATAAATTCGATATTCTTTTACCCATATATATTCAAAGTTTTCTTTAACAATTTTATCTGGATTTGAACATATAATACCACAAGTAAAAAAACATAAAATAATAAATATTATAACTGGAATAATAATATCTAAACGAAATTTCATAATTTATTTATAATTAATTTGTTTGATTTATAAATATAAAATAGAAAAAGTCCAGAAATATTCAAATTTCTGGACAATTTTTAATATTATTCTAAAAAATTATTTAATCATAAAATCCCATTCCATCATGATACTTGCCACCAAAAGGCTGATAAGAATTAATACGTTTCTCTGCTTCATATGTTAATTCTCTTTTACCACCAGTTCTAATTTTATTTCCACAAACTGGACATTTAATATAATAAGGTGTTACCCAATAATCTTCATCTATATATTTATCACCACATTTAATATCATCAGATGAATACTTTAATTCAGAATGACAACATTCACATTCAATTCTTGTTTCGTAACCGTTTCTTACAACTTCAACCATATTTATATTTTATTAATCATAAATTTTTATATTATTATCATCAATCCATTCAATAAGTTCATGACTTTCTTTCTTATTAGTAATATATCCTTTGCAAATACAAAACATATAAAATAATTCTACCCATACAATACTTTTCTTATCACAATCTTCTATTAGATTATGATATTCTTTTAAATATTCTTCAAAATCTTTATTTTGCTTATTCATGTTTAATCAATCCACGTTATTGTACTTCCTTCAAAAATCATACATATTCTTGATGTATAATATGTAGTATAATGTAATATAACATACTGTCCTTCAATATTTGGATGATTATCTTTCCATTTATTAAAAGCAACTACTGCATCTGCTTCATTAAAAAACTGACGATTCTTAAAAACTTTTGTCAGTATTCCACCTTCAACTTTATTAATACTGTAATAAGGATACTTCTGCATAATTATTTAAAATGTGAAATATCAAACCAAATATTTAAATAGCAATTATCTCTTGAAGGATATTCACTAGTTGTACCAGCACATAATATAAATCCACCAGAAGAAGCAACATATTCTTTTTTATTTAATTCAATTAAATCAAATAATGCATTCTTAAAAAGATCTTCTTTAATGAAATCAATCATCTGTTTAATTGTAGGTACTGCCTCATGTAATTTATTATTTTCATATATTGACCATACCCAATTATTTTCTTTCATAAAATTATGAATTCTATCAAATTTTAAACGATCTAACTCTTCATCAAGTAATTCTTCAAAAATTTTAAGAATATTAAGTTTTCTTCCAATTAGCTTTTCATTAAAATATTCATCATCAATAATTTCATTAAGACGATTAATATCTTTTTCTCGGAGACGAGTCCATGTTGAATTAATCTGATACCCCATATAACTTATATTTTATTATTTATTTGATTATTTTTAATATATATATAAAATAGAAATATTTTTTAAAATTTCAATATAATTTAATAACTGATAATAAAACAAATACACAAATAAAATGAAAACATTATTAAAATTCATTAAAGAATCTTCACAAGACAATATTGAAAAATTTATTGAATTTCTTAAAGATAATGCAAAAACTGGAGAATTAAAAACAAATCATAAATCATATTATGATTATTTTAATGAATGTGATCCTTTTGATAATCAAAAATTTTATCAAAATATAGACAATACAAGTTATGGAGAAGATTATTGTGAAGAACATGAAATAGATTCTGTGTTTGATGATGAAGAGAACTTTATTGAATATATTAAAGATATAGTTGATGAACAATTAACATTAGATTTAGAAAGAGGTTTGATAAAAATTGAAAGAGTCATATCTTTAGATTCTTCATTTTCTAAATATAAGGGAAACATCGGTATATATTGGACATATATTGAAGGCATGGGTGATTCACATGGTGCAGTTGGTAGTTCAAGAAACAATATAACAGTATGTGCATTAGTTGATCCTAAAGATGTAAATTGGGGAAAGACTATTGCTTCTAATATAATTGATCCTGATGAATGTGAATTGACATTAAATGAAGATGCACCAATTCAAATCACAAGAATACTAGATGTAAATAGAAAAGAGATATTTAAAGAAAACTTATTATATAAAGCATAAATGAAATATTTAATTTGCAAATATAGAAAAATCCAGAAATATTTGAATTTCTGGATTTTTAATTTTATTCTAAAAATTTTAATCTATATAAATTGCATCCTATAAAATTTCCTAATATAACCATTAAATAATTATATGCTATCTGTGGCGAATGAATATTAGCAGCACATATATAAAAAGCATCTGCAATAGAATGATAGAATCCGGCTAATATGAATACTGGTACCGCAAATAAAAGTGGTAGCCATTTATTTTCTCGAGCAAACTTAACAGCTGTTGTCATTAAGAATCCACAGAATATGCCTCTTATTAATGCTTGCCAGATATCTACTTGTGATCTTGCTTCTACAATTACATTTGATTTATCAACTAAATCAGGTATAGCATATGTTGCAATTGCTGCAGTTATAGCACAACCTAAAAAGTTATTAAAAAATATATACCAAAATAGGTTTCCAATATCTTGTATGTTTTCTACAAATCCTGCAGTACCGGTATATAATGCATATTTATAATGAACTACAGTTATAAGTCCAAATGTAAATAATATAGCACCAGGAATTCCACAACCTACCATAAGATTAACTATACATCCTATAGATATACAAAATCCAGCAAGTATAGCGCTAAATGATAAATTCAAACATTCTTTATTAGTATCTGTTTTAATCATTGTCTTCTAAGTTAAATAATTGATCCTCTGTAACATTATATCCTCCATCTCTATCTGTACAAGAAATATAAAATGGATTCTTACATTCCTGAATTCTTTGGATCAATTCTAATTTTAATTCATCAATTCGTTTTTGATTAAAATACTTTTCTTTTACTAAGTTTTCCTGAGCTTCCATTTTTTCAAGTATCTTATCATCCTCGTCTTCAGGAAATTCTGTAAATGGTTTTGTATATACAGTTATTTCACCGCAACTACTAAAATCCTCTCTTAAATTTACCATAAAACGAAATACATCGTTATCTACATATTCTTTTTTCATTTATTAAAATCTTTAATCTTATTAAGTAATTCTTTTTCTTCAGTTTTAATATATGTTGGCATCTTAGGCTTAATAATGAATATATAATTTCCATTACTATAGCTTCCAGATATCTTTAATCCTTCGCCTTTCAATACAACTTGTGTGCCATCTTTAGAATATTCAGGGACTTTAACAGTTACTTCTTTTCCATTTGGAAGTTTACGTTTAATTTCTCCACCTAAAATACAAATATAATAAGGAACATCAATTAATTCATATATGCCTCTATCTGTTATCTTATATTTTGTTTCATCAAAATTATAAACAGGAACTGCTATTAAATTTCCATTTTGTGTTCTTGAATCTTTACCTTCGTTACCATATCCATAATATACTTTATAATCACCATTATTAACTCCTGGACTAAATTCAATCTTACATTTCTTTTTGCCTCTTATAATACCAGTTCCATTGCATTTAGAACATTTATTCTTAATAATATTTCCTTTTCCACTACAATATGGACATGGTGATTGATGCTGTATAATTCCAAATCCTGATTGCTGTGTTTTTGTAATCATACCCGTACCATGGCAATGCGGGCATAATTCTATTCCCGTGCCTCCAGAACCGTGACATTCTGTACATCTATAATCTACATCATATTCAATTTCATGTGAATAACCGGTAAATATCTGTTCAATACTTAATGGGATGTTTACTTGAATTGATTTTGCTTGTTCTGGATATTCTTGTCTAAATCCTCTACGATTTCCAAAGATATCTTCAAAACCACCTCCCATAAATCCTCCCATCATATGTTTAAACAGATCTCCAATATCAAATCCTGTGCCTGCCATCATATCTTCATCAACTGTACCATAAGCATCATAACGTTGACGTTTCTGAGGATCACTTAATATAGCATATGCTGCGCCTATTTCTTTAAATTTATCTTCAGCTTCTTGTTTTTCTTTATCAGATTTTCCACCTTGCCTATCAGGATGGTACTTAATAGCTAACTTCTTGTAAGCCTTTTTAATTTCATCTTCAGAAGCATTTTTAGAAACTCCTAATATATCATATAAATTTTTATTATTCATATTTATTCATTACTTATAATTTCATCAATATTATCATTAACATTATTAGATTCTGTATTGACTGCATCTGTTGTTTCATTAATAATATTAAGATTAACATTTCCAAGTTTAATGATATTTTTTGCAGATTTAATAAAATCATTAGAGGAATTTAAATCTATAGTTTCTTCGTTTTCTTCTTTATATTTATTAATAGATTTTTCTATAAAACTAATTGCGACATTACAATCATTAATTAATCCTTGAGATTCTTCCCATTCTAAATTATTTTTTTCAGAAAAAGGCCATAATTCTTTAGATCTTACAAAATCTCCAAATGCTTTATATATATGGGAAATAGCAGCGGCTGCAATCTTATCAGAAGATATGTTAATACTATTTAAAATTTTACTTTCTATTGATGTCATATTATAATTGATATAAATTTAAATTAAAATTGGGATTGGATTCAAATCCAATCCCAAGTAAACTCTTATTCAATTTTAATTGTCCTGGATTCAATTTGCTTAGGTTCTTCCTCTTTCTTAGGTAATACAATTGTAAGAACTCCATTATCATGTTTAGCTGTAATTTGTTCTTCAATTACATTATCTGGAATATTCCAAGATTCATTATAAGATGACTTACTCCATTGTTGAACATGATATTTTTCATCTCCTTGTCCGTCTTGAGATTCATTAGTCATACTTACACTGATAATACCATTTTTAATTTCAATCTTGGTATCATCTTTTCCAAATCCAGGATTGGCAATTTCTATTTCATAAGCTTTATCAGTTTCCTTTACATTAACCTTTGGGGAATTGGTAAAGTTAGATGGAACAAAATCACCGAAGAAAGTTTTAATAGGATTAAAACCAAAATCAAATAAATCTTTTGCACCAAAAAAATCTAAAGCGTTTGTCATAATAATTACCTCCAATTATTTATTGAATATATTTATTTTGGAGATTCTCAAATGAGAGTCTCGTTAAGAGTTTTTATTTCGTTTCTGTAAATGGAGCTCCAGCTTGGAATGGATTTCCATTAAATGGATTATCTCCAGTTGCTCCATTGTTTCCACCAAACATATTATTGAACATATTTGGATCTACTTGAGGATTTCCATTTGCATCCTTAGGCATGTTCTCCTGATAAATTCTTGTTATAATTGGATTATATACCTTTTCAAGTTCATCTTTCTTTGCAAACATTTCAGAATCATTCTTTTCGTCAATAGCTTTCTTAGCAGCATCAACCAAATCCTGAAGTTGTTTCTTTTCATCATCAGTAAACTTATCCTTAAGATTATTATCAGTTAATGAACGTTCTACTGAATATATATATCCTTCGGCTGCATTCTTTTTATCAAATTCTGCCTTCTTTGCAGCATCCTCAGACTTATGCTCTTCAGCTTCCTTCTTAATACGTTCAATCTCTTCCTTAGATAATGCATTAGAATCATTAATTGTAATATGTTGTTCCTTTTGTGTTCCAAGATCTTTAGCAGAAACAGTTAAAGTACCATTAGCATCAATATCAAATGTTACTTCAATCTGAGGAACACCACGAGGAGCTGGAGCAATACCATCAAGATTAAACATACCAATTTGTTTATTATCTTTACTCATAGGACGTTCACCTTGAAGAACTACGATTGACACAGCAGGTTGATTATCTACAGCTGTTGTAAATACTTGTGATTTCTTTGCAGGAATTGTTGTATTAGCATCAATCAACTTACCCATCATATTGCCATTAACCTCAATACCTAATGTGATAGGCGTTACATCAAGAAGCAATGTATCTGATTCCTCAGGATTAACAATCGCCTTAGCCTGAATAGCAGCGCCCAATGCAACAGCTTCATCAAAATTAGATGACTTATTTAATTTATCACCAAAGGTATTCTTAAGAGCTTCCTGAACTTGTGGCATACGAGATGAACCACCTACAAGAAGAATATCTGTAATATCAGCAGATGTTTTCTTTGCCTTTTCAAGTGCACGTTTTGCAATTTCAATTACTTTATCTGTATACTTCTTTGTCATTTGCTCAAACTTAGCACGTGTAAGCGTAGTTATAAGCATCTGAGGTACACCATCCATAACAGTAATATATGGAAGATTAATTTCAGTAGATGTAGATGTTGATAACTCGCATTTTGCCTTTTCTGCTGCTTCAACTAAACGAGCATATGCCATAGGATCTTTTCTCAAATCAACACCTGCATGATCCTTCATAAATTCATCTGCAAGCCAATTTACAATTTCATTATCATAATTCTGACCACCAAGGAATACATCACCATCTGATGCAAGTACTTCAACAATTCCTTTAGATACATCACAAATTGATACATCTTCAGTACCACAACCAAGGTCATTTACAAGTACAAGACGATCTTTATCTTCTTTATCCATTCCTGCTGCAAGAATAGCTGCAGTTGGTTCATTAATAATACGATGTACATTCAAACCTGCAAGTTCACCAGCAAGTTTTGTTGCTTTACGTTGTACATCATTAAACCATGCAGGAACTGTGATAACACAATCCTTTACTTCTTCTCCATAATAATCAGAAGCAACCTTTGCAAGATCTGCTAATATATATGAAGAAATCTCTTCTGCAGAATAATCCTTTCCTTCAATTCTAACATAAGGTTTGTTGTTTTTGTTGATTACTTCATAAGTAATCATAGTAAGCATCTTTTGAACATCGGGATCTTGCCATTCAGCGCCCATGAATCTCTTAATAAAAGATACTGTATTCTTAGGATTCATAATCATACCACGTTTAGCGGAACCTCCAATTTTACGTTCATCGCCTTTAATAAAAACTACAGATGGTGTGGTACGAGAACCTTCTGTGTTTGCAATAACTTTAGCTTGTCCACCTTCAATAATGGCGACACATGAATTGCCGGTACCTAAGTCGATACCAAATACTTTGTTGCTCATAATCTTATATGTTTTAATATTTTTGTAGCTCAAGATAGATTAAACTACCTTGTAATTTATAATAATTATAAAATAGTTAATATTATAAAAAATTATAAAAAAATTACATTTTTATTTACTAAACCAATCATATTTATAATTAATATCATTTAACATAAATAGTTTTTTAATATATCTTTCATGAATAAATGGATCTAATAAATCAATATTATTAAGCCACCATTTATTACATTCTTTTAATATTCTAAATGATAGTTCATTATTACCAATTGATTCTAATCTTTCATTTTCTGAAGATTTTAATACATATAATCTGTTATAAATATAATCTATATGACCATTTCTATAAAAATAGTCAAAAATAATATTAGTATTATAAATAGATAATCTATTTCCTAATATTTGTATATCTTTAATATCATGTGTATTAAATCCTTCAAAATAAGAATATAAAAATGCAATTAAATATCTTTCATTATTAATATGTATAATTTGTGTATAATATTTCATAGTTCCCATATCTTTTCAGGTGTTGGTCTACCATCTAACCAATATTCAGTATATTTTTCATATTCTTCTTCAGACATATCTCCTTTTATAAATATATTATAAAGATTATGAAACGTATATTCAAATGCTTCAAATGAACTTTTATCATCATCTTCGTAAGGATCACCTTTGAATATTGGTTCATCTTTATCTAATTCTTTACTGCATATAATAGCCTGAACAGATTCATCATTTATTATTCTCCAATATCCTCTTGCTTGTTGTTCATTAAGAGTTATATATAATGGATAATATAACTTATATTCATCATTTGGCATACATACATAAAATACTTTCATAAAATCAATTTCATTAATATATTTAAATCTCATATTTTTTATGGAAATCTTCATACAGATGCATAAATTCTGATGTAAAGAAACGTGTTACATCATGAACTAATTGGTCATCAATTTCCATTCCTTCTGTTGCACATGCTAATGCTCCAGCTAATCCACCTTCAGTATCAGTATCTCCACCTAATGATATTGCTTTACGAATACAATCTTCATAAGAATATGAATCTCTCCAGCATATTAATACAGCAGGAACTGAATTCTGACATGTACATTCAAACTTATGTACTCGTTTTAATTCATCATAAGATTTTGAAAGATCATATCTAAATTGTCTACTAATAAATTTCAATATATCTTTCTTACTGTTTCCTTCCTTGGCAAAGAATATTGCAGCTGCTATAGCTTGTGCACCTTTAATTCCTTCAGGGTGATTATGGGTTACTTCAGCAGATATCTTAGCTAACTCCATGCATTCATCAATATTCTTTGCAACATAAGCAACTGGTGGAACTCTCATAGCAGATCCATTTCCAAATGAATTATATGGCTCTCTACGTTTTTCATTAATCCATTTCTTAAATGTTGTTTCAAGATCATAATGCCATAATCCATAATTGTATTTATTTCCCCAATAATGAAACTTATCAATTAACGAATCTTTTGACCTATCAGTATTCATAAGCCAATCAGCAACAGCAATCATACAAATAGAATCATCAGAAGGATGAGTTCTATCATACATAAATTCAAAATTATAATCCTTAGTTGGTTTTTGTGCATAATACTGTCCAATACTATCTCCAACAATCTGTCCAATTATACCTTTCATATTATTTAATTTATATTAAGTTATTTATTTAAGATCCCATTCATAATCTATTTTTTCATATGGTTCATCATTTTCTTCATCCCATGTATATGCAACTTCATCATACATACGTCCATCATAATCACATCCTTCACCAAGACCGTCACAATATCCATCATCATAACCATTTTGACGAGCTTCCATGTACATAATATTTAAAAGCTCTTCTAATTCTTCCTTATCTTCAATAGATAACAGTTTATTTACCCACTGTTTCTTCGTTAATCTATATTCTTTCATATTTATTATGCAGTTTAATAATCTAACTTTAACATTTTCAATTTATCCTTTTCTGTTACTCTATATTGTTTAGATTCCATTAATGCATCTATATACATACCAAATGCTTCTTTAAAGTTTTCTACACAACCATCAGGAAATGTCCTATATATTCCATTATAGAATTCTTTTCTCCAAGCAGTCATAGATCTACACCATATATCAACCCATATATCAGTTTCAAATCCAGTATCACAAGTAACGTGAAATTTGTCAGGTTCTGAATAACCAGTCCCACTACTACAATTTGGCATTAGATGCTTAATAAATGTTATTGATGTAATTTTCATATATTTTTATATTTAATTTGAATGTATATATTATAATCAATTTCTTTATAATCTTCAGGACGGTCTTTCATATTCTGTAAAATATCTGGTAAACTTCTTGAACTATAATAAAAATCAGGTCTACTTAAATTACCACCAATGAATTTCTTCGTATAATCATTATATGGCATAATCAAAAACATTGGGAATTTTAAAACATCAGGCTGAGATATTGTCATTAATCGTTTTTCATAGAATTCTGGTTCATTAGTCCAACCAGCTGCGAAATCACAATGCCAATAACCTTGTCCTTCTAATCCACGACCATTTGCCACAAGAACTTTATCATATTCTTTAATTTGATTAAAACCAACTTCTTTATAGATTAATTCATATTGTTCTTCTTGGTAACTTTTAAACATGTTGCCATCATCAAAATAATATTCTGTCCAAAAGTATTCTTCATCATATCTTCCACTTCTATCCCATTCAGATTTTCTAACTGCTTTATTAATACGTCCAAATACTTGATGATTCTTTTTAAGTCTTACAATATCACCAACTTGAAATCTATCGTTTCTATAATCCATAACTATTAAAATTTAATTATTTCTTTATCTAATATTAGCTTCATAAAATCATTTTTATAACACCAATATCTAATATCTTTCCAAAAACACCATTCTTCAAATCCTTCAATAATTCTCCAATTTTCTGGTTTATTTATATCGTCAGGATATATATGTTGTTCTAAATAACCAGTTCCAAACCACCATTTATTATGCTTATAATTTAGAAAACATATTGGTTCGCCTTCTGTAGGTGGATTATTATCATCTCTTTTAATCCAAGTTAACTTATATGTATTTTTTATCTGTTTCATTAAATATTGGCTTAACATTCTTTATATTGACCCATTGACAGAATTTTCCAAATGTATCATGTATAGCAACTTTAGGTAGATATTCGTTAATAATTAAGCAAAAATATATCTTTCCTTTATGTTTAACCATCTTAAATTCATTTCCATTAGCATCAGCAAAAGAAAATGAATTATCATCAGGCATTTTCTTTAATATGTTTTTTGATTGATTAATATAATGAGAAGGCAACATGTTTAACATAGCTGTATGTTCATCAATAGATTTATTATCTAATTTACGAGCTAAATATCTTTTTCCTCCATGTTCCCATTCTTCATCTGTTTCTGCAAACTGTTTATTTACAATCATACAAGCATTCTGATAGGTGATAACAGTCATATCAGAATCATCATATTCATAAACACGTCTATCATCACCATCTTTCCAAGGAGACATTTGTAATAGATACTTATCCATTACTTTATATATGTTTCCCGTATTATTAGATTGTAAATATGTACTATTATCCATTTTTAATATAAGTTATATCTTGTTTCGTATATTGAACATAATTCTTCAATAGTGTTATAAACAGAATATGACATAACATTTTTACCTGACTTAAGAAACTTTCTAAGTTCTATAATATCATCTTTTGTAACCATATAAATTGTTTTCTTTTATAATGTTATATACTCCTTTATTAAAATATAGTTCAACATTTTTGTTTTGTTTAATAAGATTTCTAATATCTGTTGAATGTATTTCAAATCCTGGCATAAGTTGAATATATTGTTTACACCAAACACTATCTGGATATATATCCATTTTAGGTTTAGAGCCAACAATAATCATCTTAGTAATATATTTTGAAAATATATCTTCGGATTTATACCATTTATTATTAATTAATTCTTCATAAGTTTCTCTTGTAATAATCCAAAGAAAATCTTTTCCTATAGATTTATCGTTGTCATTAGCAAGATATTCTAACATATCATATGTATATGTCCAATCATGTTTAAACTCAATATCATTTACAATTACATTAGTATCTTCTGTTGATAATGGTTCAAACATTAATTTAGACATATAATATCTATAAAGAATCGGAGTTGAATCTTTCTTATTTGGATTCTGCTTAGTTGGAATTATATGAATGCTATTAATTGATTTTGATATATCTGAATTAATAACACTCATAATAACATTAGCATGACCAAGATGTGGCGGATCAAAAGAACCTAAAAATATTGCATTCATATATTTTTTTATTTATAAATTTTCATAAAGTAATGTTATATGATTCTTTTTAATTTCAGGAGTTTCAATACCCATTTCTTTACAATGATTATTGAATTCATAAGTATTAAATGGATGAGTTATAATATGAAATCCTGATTTAGTTGGTAATGTTGTAACGATTGCATTATCATATTTTGTTGAACATCTACCAATAGCTTCACGAACATAATAAAGATATTGATTATCATTTTCACAATTATCAATATCAATTACCCATCGTTTCTCCTTTCCTGATAATGTTCCATTTACATGATCACAAAATCTCCAAGGTTTCTTTGATTCTTCTAAAGCAACCATTTCTGCATATTTAATCAATGTCTTTTTAGAAAGTTCTATTTTAGATTTAGCATTAACACTAATATATGCACGAAGTTTAAATATTTCACAACATTGTTTGATTTCTTCAATATATCTATCAAATAATTCTAATGAATCAATGTAATAGCATTTAAATGTATAATTGGCTGCAGGAGTATCTGGATTATCTTTACCACGACGAATTAATTGAACATCAAAATAAAGATCTTTTCTATATTGCTGTTTTTCAGGAATACCGAGATCTTTCATATAATCTCGCATAACATTAATATTGTCTGTCATATTTTAATCAATATTAATCAAACGATAAACATCGTCATTTTTGATTTCCCAATGAAAATTAATATCAAACTTAACTTTATTACCCATGTTAATTGTCATAATAGAAACATCATCAGTATGTTTTACAATAAAAGGAAAAGGCAATCGTTCTGAAATATAATCAAATAATGCATGCTGATTTTTAACACAATGATAACGATAAGTGTTCATTAAAAAGTTATCAATTAAATTTTTCTTAATTTCATTATACATAATTTACTTATTTAGTTTAACATAAATAAATATAGTAATAAATTAATTAATATTAAAAAAAATGGTAGGAAATTTAGATTTCCTACCATTCATATATAAGTTATAATTATTATCATTAAGGATTAGGTGTATATGATGTACATGGAGAAGTCGTTGTTCTAGAAGCTTTACTTTCACATGGAACATAATATCCATCACATTTACAGAATTGATCACAATCGCAATGCGGATAATATGTCTTAACATTACAACTACATGATGTTGGATTAACAGCATTGCATTGATTACGAGAACATAAATTATCGTGACTATGACATGATTTAACTGGTGTAAAACCGTGACATGAACATTCAGTTGACCCAACATTTCCAAAACATGAACATGGATTACCTCCATGAGTACATGTTTTAGTAGATACACCTCCATGAGTACATGGTTGAGTAGATGAACCTCCGTGAGTACATGGTTTAGTAGGTGAACCTCCGTGAGTACATGGTTTAGTAGATGAACCTCCGTGAGTACATGGCTTAGTAGGTGAACCTCCGTGAGTACATGGCTGTGTAGATAATCCATGAGTACATGGCTGTGTAGATGATCCATGAGTACAGGATTTTGTTGTTTCATTACTATCACAATTACACGTAGAACTACAATAACTCCATCCACCACTTGTATTATTTGATGGACAATCACTGCATACACTATGTCCACAGGCTGTATGTTCAGCTCCACATGATGAGCTATGCCCATTACAATTATCATGGTGATTACTAGTACATGGAGTCTCATCTTTAATATGTTTTGGACTACATCCACTTTCATAAGCCCAATGTCCCAAATCGCATGAACAATCAAAATATCTATTACAACTAGTTTCATGTCCATCACAATTACATACACCGCTACAACCAGAAGTCCAAGAATCATAGCAATCATAATCATTATTACAATCATTACAACCACAAGACGCTGTACCTGTGTTTCCATAACATGAACAAGGCGCTGTACCTGTGTTTCCATAACATGAACATGCAGTTGTTCCAACGTTTCCATTACATGAGCATTCAGTTGTTCCAACGTTTCCATAACATGAACATGCAGTTGATCCAACATTTCCATTACATGAACATTCAGTTGTTCCAACGTTTCCATAACATGAACATGCAGTTGATCCAACATTTCCATGGCATGAACATTCAGTTGATCCAACGTTTCCATAACATGAACATGTAGTACCACCATGAGTACACGGCTTAGTAGATGAACCATTATCTCCGTTATTACAATCACAAACAATATTTGTATTACATGTACAAGTATTAACTGCATTACAGTCACAACTACATGCAGTATGTCCATTACAATTTCCTTGATTCATATAATTTTCAACATGTTTTGGACATGATATTTGACTATTTGCTCCACAATTATTTGTAGGACATACAGTATCTTCTTTCTTTGTAAATGAAGTATTAATATGACATGCACATGAATCAAATATATTACAATCACAATAACATGATGAAAATTCTTTATTAATATATATATCTTTTACTGTACCTGCATTACCAGTTATTCTAAATGATCCATTTACATCGTTTCCTTGAGCATTAGAAATAGATATTGTATTATTACTACCACTCATAGGACTTATTGTTAATCCTGAAGATACATTTGATATTGTATATGATGTATTTCCTATAAGTTCAACATTTAATTGATTTGAACCTGTATAATTTTGAGGAACAGTCATTTTCCCATAAGATAAAATAATATCGTTAGGATGAGGATTATCTCCTTGTGATACTGAAATAGTAACTTCCTGGCCACTATATTTTTCTCTCAAAATTATATTTCCTGAACGACTATTACCTGTATTACTTTGTGCTTCAATTATAATATTGTTATTTCCTGAATTATCAGTTGTTATTTCTACAAATTGATTTTGATTATTAAGTTTACCCAATTTAACCCAAGCAGGTTTACTTGTCAAATTCCACCCATAATAAGATGTTAGCGTACATGTTTGAGTATCTGGTGCTTTGTATCTATAAGAATAATTAACAATATCATAAGGAGTCATTCTAAAATAACCAGCATTATCATTAGATAATGTATCGTCGTTATGTTGATAATAATATACTTTAATAAAATGATCACCAGCTGTTGCAACATTATATGTATATGTTTTAGATTCTGTACCAGTTACTTTTACTGATAAATTATTAATATCAGAATTATCTAATTGAGTAGCACCTAAAAAATCATTTGGGTTTTCACAACTTGCCTTAAATGTAAAAGTAACATTTTGATTATTAGACGTTGTTTTAAAATTATATGTTGCTATATTTACATATGCGCTTGTTTGAGGCGAAGTTGGTGTTCCAGTATTTGTTAAATTTGAATTACCAATAGCTTTTGTAGGAGCAGGACTTTTTCCATATAATGCATAATATGTTTCATTGTTAATATTAACAACAGATTGATTAGATCCTACATATCTTCCATATTCTTTTATTGTTTCTGGAGGCAATTGTATACCATAATCATATGATAAAGCATTCTTATTAGATTTAAACTTAAATAATGCTTCTAAAAGTCTTCTTCTTAACATTATATTTTTTAAATATATTTATCTACATATATATTTAATAATATATATTATTTCATTTTAAGTTTAATTTTTAATTTATCAAAAAAACTTAATTTTGAAATATTATCTTTATTATTTTCATTCACAAAATTATTTTGATAATAATCATTACATATATTACTATTATTATCACAATAATTATATTGTTTAAATCTATTATCGGTACTCATTATTTCATGATAAAATTTTTCAACTCCCCATTGTGCGTCTCTTAAATGCCATTTTTTAATTGAAGGATCACAACGACGTAATGCATGACATAATTTAGGACGAATACAATCTGGTAATATTGGACAAGTTTTACATATATCTAAATCTTTTTCATATTCTTTAAATATATTAATTTCATCCATGTTTTTCATTTCAGGCTTATTTATATGACCCCAAAAATGTTCTTCAGAATAATGTTCACAAAGTCCAATATCTCCATTTGTACCTATTACTACAGCTCTACCATGATCTATCATACAATGTGTAGAACGTACAAATGCACTTGGAACTTTTTTATTAAAATATCCATATTCTTTTAATAAATTATCTATTTCTTCAAGTTTATCATATAATAATTTGTTTTCTTCTTCAGATCTCATATCATTATCATCTTCGCTATCAAAAATAACATATGCATATGGCGATAAATTATCATTATTACCAAATCTATTATATATGTATTTAATTAATTCTTTAATATCTTCGGCATTATTTAAATCCATATTCATTCTAATACTAACGCCAATATTATTATCTGTAAGAAATTGTATATTATTCATTACAATTTGGAAAGGATTTTTTCCTTTAACATTTTTATAATTTTTTATTTTATTATAGTTTTCTTCTGTTCCATCAATTGTAATTTGACAATTTGAAAAATGCCAAAGATCTTTATATTTTTTTATTTTTTCTTCTTTTAATAAAAATCCATTTGTTGTAAATGATGAATAATAGTTAAATCCTGCATCTTTTACCTTTTGACATATAATATCTATAACATTTTCACCTACTAATGGTTCGCCTCCAAACCATCGTAATGCAATAGTTTTACCTGTTTTTTGAGCAGTTCTTATAATATAATCAGCAACTTCATTCGCTGTTTTTGATGTCATTGGTAATTGAGGACGGCCTTTTTCATAACAATATGCGCATCTAGCATTACATGCCATTGTTGTAAATATTGTATATTCTAATATTTCTCCAGATTTTAAATAATAATCATCATACTGATTAGGTCTATCTTTATCTTTTAATAATTGTTGTTTTTCTTGTTCATTAAAATCTTCATTAACTATAAAGAAATTTCGCCACATATAATCTACATATTCTTCATTTTGATAATCATTATTAAATATCCTATCAAATTGTTCATAAGGAATCCATATAAATGACCTAGTCAAATAATTATAAATTGCCTTACCATGGTCAACATCATAATATTGTAAATATGTAATTAATCGATGTTTTTTATTTGGATCTTTTATATTTTCTCCTAATATTTCCAAATATTTAGAATTTGATTGTCTTAATACATTCATATATGTTCAAATATTTTTTTAATGTTTATTAATAATATTATTTATATTTATATAAAATAGAAAAAAGGTTGAATATTATTCAACCTTTTTAATATTAATAACTACAGGTAATCCTTTTCGTTTATATTCAGTTCGTTTAATTCTAGAAATTATACCATTAACACTATCTTGAACAACATAATCATTATCAATTAATGGAGGATATTTCTTATGTAATTCATCAATAGCAATCTGGTATTCTTCGGGATGATGACCTCTATATTCAAGATATGTTTGAATAATATCATCTACCTTTTTATAGGCTTCATAATTATTATCATGAGCAAATTGTGGAGCAATCTGTCCCATATCACCAAGATCATTTACACCATTTCCATCTGTTGGGCGAATGCCAAGAGCGTGATCTAAAGCTTCAATTTTATGTTCATAGCTCTCTTTAATATCTGCATCATCTACCCAATCAAATGAATCCGGACTCATTGGAGTATGTTTCATATCATATTCATACTTATCACGAATATATTTTGCTAACTCATATACTTCATGTTTCCAAAGACCACCAATAGGATTCAAATCAGCAACATCACCATGAATAGTAAAGAATCCAAGATAATGCTCAGTAAGATTATCTGTGTCCATTACAATGCCTGAAGTATAATTTGCAAGGTCATAAAGATAAATCATACGAAGACGGGCTTTAATATTTCCTTGTCCAATTGTCGTTGGAGAATGATGTTGTGAACAAGTAGCCTTCATCAACATAAATTCCTTTTGTAAATTCTCAGTCCAATATTGTCCTTCTTTACAAAATGCTTTCATACAAGTATTTGCAGAATTATTTTCATCATCTGAATTAGAAGTACATGGAAGACTTATTCCATAAAACTTAAATTCTTCAGGATTTCTTCTTTCAATTTCAGAACAAATAGCAGCAGTAACAGTAGAATCAATACCACCAGAAATACCTAAAATCATTGTATAAATATGATTATCTTCAAGATACTTCTGAGTCTTATTAATTAATTGTTCAAATATATTCTTATAATCTAACATAGTTATATAATTTTTTTTGTATATCTAAACGGCCATTTACAATGTTTACAAATAAATACTTCTCCTTCTTCATCAATAGCTTCATTAAGTTTAAATGAAGTTTCTTTACCGCATTTTGGACATTTAATTTTCATATATTATAATATTTAATAATGTTATTAATTACATACCACCAACATATACCTTCAGTACATGACCAAAAAAATGTTCCAAGAAAATGGGCAACATTATTAGTAAACCCGTTATAATAATTTACATATATATTTCTAACCCTTATCGCATTAATCAGAATCAAAATACAAATAATAAAAAATATAATATTCATAATTTAATAAGTTACTTTAAAGTCACGACCATTATTTGGAAGATATCTGCAATACCAATAGTTATATCCATTATCTTCAATATGCTTATATACTTTAACTTTAGGATTATATTCTAATTGTATGATAGAACCAATCTTTGGTTTATTTGGTGTTTTTTTAATAATTTGTTCATTAATGCATTCTTTTTCATAAACAAATATATCTTTATCATCAATTAAATATTCTGTAATATTATGACCAGATCTAATCAATTTAAGCATTCGTTGTGCTAAATCATTTTTATCTGTACCTAGCCAACTTAAAATCGTAGATTTTGTTATCATATTCAATTAATATATTTTAATCCATCTTCACCAGGTTCTCCTTTAGGATCTCCATGGTTTAATGAGATAGGAATATTCAGTTCATAACATGCATGATTGAATTCTTTATTATCACCCATATGTTTTCCAAAATCATCAGAAATCTTAATAGTAAGATACCATAATTGATTAGTATTCATTCTGCATCTAGACATCTTCATAACAATATTCTCAGCATCATATTTTGTTCCATCAGGAGCATATACATCACATGTAAGATTTGTTCCAATGCCAAATGAACATTTAATTCCTTTGGCTTTACAGTATGATAAAATCTTAACAGCCTTTGGAAAATCAAGTGCATTAGAAAATACGATTGTTTTTGTATGATAATCAATTCCTTTACTTGTATAGAAATTAATTGTCTTCTCAACGAATTCATATTCATCTCCAGAATCCTGACGAACGCCATCAAAAAGTTTAGCCTGTTTTAATGAGAAGTTCTTAAAGAAAACATTAGATGTATATGTATCTGAAAGAGCAATACCAAGGTCCCCATCATATACGTCTACCCAGTTTTCAAGAGCCATATAATTTGCAGACTTATATCCATACTGAGCGCCATGGAACATAAACCACTCATGAGGGTGTGTACCAATTGGCTTCATATTATACTTCATTGCAAAGTGTACGTTTGAAGTACCTACACAAGTCTTAGAATTTTGTTTCAAATATTCACAAACCTTATCTTGAACTTCATAATTGAAACGGCGACGTGTTCCAAATTCTGAGAATAGCATTCCTACTGAATTTGCAAGATTAACCTTTGCTTCAAGCTTAGACATTGTAAGCTCCCAGTTAATAGATTTTCCTTCATTATTCACCTCAGGAATAGCATACATACAAGGAATCTCATAAAGAGAACACTTATAGCATTTATCAGTTACTTCCATACAAAGTACACCTTCATTGTCAAGATATACTTTAATTTTATCAAATTCAAATCTGAATGAATACAACCACTCCCAATAATATTGTGCGATAAAATCTACCCTATGTGAAGTAAGCAACCAATTAAGCTCAGGAATTGTAAGTTTAGTATTATTGCAAATATCTCGAAGCATCATTTTAAACTTCTTCAGAAATTCTGGAGTACGTTTAATTCTATTCCTATCCTTAAATGTAAAAGTACATTCAGCATCAGGAAATTTCTTCATATATGCATACGATGTAGTAAACTTATATAAATCTGTATCAAGTATTGAAAAATTCATCATATATAAAAATATCAATTAATTAAGTTATGTATTAATGTATACTTTATGAATATTTAAAGCTTATTTTTATAGTTAATATATACTTTATGAATATTTATGAACCACCCATATTATTCCAAGATTCTCGTTCTTTATAATCTTTTATCCATTCACGTGCAGCTTCATGTTCTCTACCATCTGAATCATAAGAAGCTAATATTTCAAGTTTCTTAATATATTCTTTTTCAGGATCATAATATTCATCCATAATTAAATAGCTTTAATATTGTCATGAGAATTAATGAAATCATTAAGAGCAGTACCTCCATCAATTGAAGCAGTTCCATTCATAAGAACACTGATATTGAACTTCTTCCAGTGACTCATAAGATTCTTCATAGTTTCCATAACACAATAATCACCAGCAATACCGCATACTACAATATTATTATTGATAATTCTGCAACCTGAGGAAGATTCACAATTTGCAAAATAACAATTCTTTACGTGAGGAGGATCATTAGGATGCAAGTGATGAAATGTTGCAAGATGTTCAAATGCACCATACTCTTCATGGTCAACAACAGTACCCTTATCAACTACAGTAAATGGTATTCGCATTTCAATAAGTCCATCATAAAGCTCCTTAGCAATCTTTTCGCCATCAGAACCTTGAACACAATGAGCAGGCCATTGACCACCATTTTCCTTGAATGACATATGTTTCTTTGGATGATGGTCGCGAGTCAAAATCACCTGATTAATCTTATTACGATTCGTCTTAATGTAGTCCAAAATTGGCTTATTGATATTTTCTCCGCCAGGTACATAAAGGGCTCCATTAGGATCACCAAAATCAAATTGATCATCTACAATAATAACACTAATTTGATCATCCAATTTAGAACCAGTGTTTTTTACCTTAAACTTCTTTGCATCGTTCTTACGAACATCCTTCTTAATGTTTTTCTTGTCTGTATACATATATCAATTATTTAATAAAATTTATCAATTATAATATAGTAATTTTAAAAAATTATATTTATCAATCATAATCAAAAGACATAAAATTTACTTCAGATAAATTTAATGACTTACCAGTATCTTTTTTAATATCAAGAAAATGATTAAGTAAAGAAATATAATTCTTCATAGAATCTATAGAATATTCATCATAAAAATATTTCTTCTCTGGCCAACCTAATTGATACCTAAGATTTTCAATTTCTTTAAGAAGAATTAATTTCTTTTTAATATTTGCCATATTATATTTGTTTGATTATATAATATTAATATAGAACAAATAATAAAAAATTCAATATTATTAGAATTTTATATAAAACAAAAAAGGTACGGATATAACGTACCTTAAATTGTGGAGTTAGACGGATTCGAACCGTCGTCTTAATAACCTTCATATTAAAACTATTTACATGCTTTTGAAAATTTCTATCTTCAATATCTTATTTTTATTTCTTTTTCGTGAAAATAAGAAAAAATCTTTTTATTTCTATTTCTTCTAATTTAACGACCACAACAGAATTTTTAGAAACGGTCCTTTGTGAGACTTCTGTTGCCCGACCCGTAGGTTCTCACTGCGCCGGCTATGCTTATTTATAACCTGTCTAATTAAAATGGTATCCCTTAGGGATTAAGCAGCCATACGATATTCAAATTCATCGTCATTTATTGTTTTTTGATTCTTTAACGACATAATCAAGTCGACATGATTTTAATAATCAAATTACCAATCAAATACCAAAATAACCCCAATATGTAAAAGATCAATTTTAATAATTATAAATATTAAATAGTTTATTTGATTAATTAATTCAAAAATCTATTAAATTATATTCATTATATAAATCTTTATGATTTTTAACAGCTAATCCATCTAAAGCAATTGGTTTTATTAATGAATAAATTTTTGATGATATTGAATAATATATACTAGAACAGCATATAAAATTATTTTTTTGATAATCTATATATCTTTTCATAGTATCTCTATTACATATACCATATAATTGACATCCACAAAAATTTATAATATTATTATATTCTAATTCAAATTTATTTTTTATATTAATATCATAATTTTTGGATAAAATATTCATATCTAAATATCCAAATTTTACAATGTCTGCATCTTTAGGATAATTATTTAATACCCATTGTATATATGATGTATCATTTATAAATGTACAATCATCTTCTAATATTAATACAGAATTTGCACCAGATTCATAAGCATGTATAACCGCAGTATAATGATCATATGATGCGCCTATAAAATGAGTATAATATTTAAAATCTTGTTTTTCTAAAAAATCATCTTTAGTTAAAAAATTAAAATCTTTATGTTTTAATATTTTTAAATTTGAATAATCTGCCCCATATATAAATTCAAAATCTATACCTAAATAATCCATTGCTTTACGTATATTATTTTGTTTTTCTATATTACGACAATAAGAAATACAATATATTTTATCAAAATTTATCTTCATATATTATTTAATAATGTATATTCTTTATAATTACTTTCATTTGAATCTAATGCCAATGGTTGATATAATCCATATAAATTTATATTATATTTTAATGCTAACATTCTAGGAAGTCTATCTACACAACAAAAATTATTAAATTGATAATCAATATACTGTTTCATTGTTTTTCTATTACATATTCCATATAATTGAGATCCAACAAAACTAATACTATATTTATTATCTTTTATAAATTTTTTTGAATTTTCATTAATTTCTATATTAGTTTTACAATGTAGATTATATAATAATGTATTAAGTAAAAATGTTCCAAATTTTACTATATCTGCTTCTTTAGGATAATTATTAAACGCCCATTGTATATATGATGTATCATTTATAAATATACAATCATCTTCCATTATCAATACTGAATTTGCACCAGATTCATATGCATGTATAACTGCTGTATAATGATCATATGATGCACCTAAATAATGTGTATAATAATTAAAATCTTTATACCTAATTAATCCCTTATCAGGTATGAATACAAAATCTTTATGCTTTAATATTTTTAGGTTTGAATAGTCAGCACCATATATAAAAGTAAAATCTATACCTAAATAATCCATTAATTTACGTATATTATTTTGTTTTTCTATATTACGGCAATAACTTATACAATATACTCTATCAAAATTTATCTTCATAAGGTTTTCTAAATAATGTATATATATCTGAGTAATTATTATGTAAATCTTGCCAATTACCCCAATAATCTATTCCTAAAGGTTGAATTAATCCATATTGAATTGAATCTTTAATTAATCCTGGTACACCATCAACACATGTAAAATTATTTTTTTGAAGATCTATATATTTTTCCATTGTTTTTCTATTATATATACCATATAATTGAGATCCTGCAAATGCTATGTTATATTGATCGTCAGGTACCTTTATAAATTGATGTGATTTATCTAAATCAATACCTTCACATTTAAATGTTTTTAATGATTTTCTTGATACATATCCAAATTTAATTAAATCTGCATCTTTAGGATAATTATTAAACGCCCACTGTATATATGATGTATCATTTATAAATGTGCAATCATCTTCTAATATCAATACAGAATTTGCACCAGATTCATAAGCATGTATAACCGCAGTATAATGATCATATGACGCACCTATAAAATGAGTATAATTTTGAAACAATTCGTCAGATTTCCATTTATCATCGCTTTCACTATTAAAAAATTTAAAATCTTTATGTTTTAATATTTTTAGGTTTGAATAGTCAGCGCCATATATAAAAGTAAAATCTATACCTAAGTAATTCATTACTTTACGTATATTATTTTGTTTTTCTATATTACGGCAATAACTTATACAATATACTCTATCAAAATTTGTATTTATTTTTAAACTTTGTTTTTTAAAAGGATTTTTAAACATCATATAACATATTACATAATATTTTTAATTCATATATTTTAATAATAATTATTTACTTTTTAATGTCCTATCAATATTATTAATCATTTCTGCGAAGAATCCAATAATTAAAGACAGACCAATATATTCTCTTACAGACATGTTAGGATTATATATCCATAAGAAGAATATAAATATGATTGCATATATAAAAATATCTAATAAATTGTTTAAAAATTTATTCATAGTTTAAAATAATCATATTTACATTGATATTTTAATTAAATTAGTTCCTTTGATAACCGTATCTTTTAATCCTTCTTTATTGTTCCAATAATCGTTTACAGAAAATTCATCCCAATGAATCAGATATTTCTGTACTTCAATTTTACAAGCATCTCTATCTTTAATGACACCAGTATATTTCTTCCAATCAATTTCATTCGCTGGTTTACCAGTTTCTTTAATGATTGTTCCTTTTCGTAAGCCTGGAGACTGAACTATTGTAACTGCTGCAACAACTTTATCGCCAACTTTAAGTTCGTTTCCAAATGCATCTTTCTTCCATTCCATAATTACATGCTAAATAAATAATATTTCTGTTTTAATTTAATTCTTTTCCATTCATCTTCATCTACTGGTTTATTCATAGAAACAACATCATTATATTCATCAGTAAACTTAATCATAGAAAAACAAGAATCCGTGCAAGATTTCCATTCACCATAAGGAATAGATCCTTGTAATCCATCAGCATTCAAATGAAACTCGTCAATAACAATATTGTTATCCTTACAGAATGCGATAACTTTATCAACAAGCTCAGTATGAAGAGATCTAAATTTTTTAGTGATCTCTTCATCCTGACAAATCTGTAAAGGAAATTTCTTAATCTTCGTATTTTCCATTAATTCGTCCAATTACTTTTTATTCATATCTTGAAGACCAATTGTCACCCAAACTGATGTAATAAATGAAAAGCAATAAACTGACAAATTAGCAGCTATACTTTTCTGAATATTCATTTCTGGAAAAGCATAATCCCATAAGATAATTCCAAATAGTAAAACTATTCCCAAGAATATATAAGTAAACAAACTATTTTTCATACAATTAAATTCTTTTGATAAGTCCAATATTCAATCTTATATTTATATTGCAAATTCCGCCAATCAGATTTTTCTACATATTCAGGTTCTCCATTGATAACAGAACCTATCATTCGTCCTATCGTATTTTTGAATACAATTAACTTTTTATTTTTTGTTAATGCTAAAACAGGTTTATTCCAATCTTCAGGAATATCGTAAGCATCATTCCAGATAAATTCTACTTTATTCATAATGTTGAAATTTCATTATCAATTTCTTCAATTTTTTCTTTAGCCCAAGTCTTTACAAAATCATTCAATTCATTCTGTAGATCTTCAAAATCATGAAATGTTGTATAAATCATTTCATCAAAGACATCTGAATAATAAACAACTCCTGTATTACCTTCTTCATTAGTAAAATGATTTAAAAAACATTCAATATTTTCACGTTTATCACGAAGTAATACAATTCTATCAAACGTTTCTTTATCCATAATTAATAAAATATCTTAAATATTCATAAATAGTTTTCCAATCTGTTTCTGGTTCAAAACCAAACTTATCATCAATACCAATATTGAAATAATATTTAGATGACAAATCAAGTGTTTCAGGATCTGTTGGCTGTCGCTCAACTTCAGGATTGCAATTCAAGTAATCAAAATAAATTTTATTTCTATTAAATTCAACCCCATAATCCAATGCTGCTTGATTAGTTGAACTTGTCCAGAGTATCAACTTAATATTTGGATCTTTTGAAAGTAATTGCAATGCTTCTTTTGCATAAGGATAAAATTCATATTTCTCTTCATTTAGATAACTTGGTGTAAAAATAGTACCATGTACATCAACAAGAATATAAATATAATCCCAATGTTTTGCTTGTGCACGTTTAAATGCAGAATCAAATGCCTTTATAATATTCATACGTATTTAACAAGATAATAATCGTCTTCATCTTCATCCAATAGTTCATATCCGCGACGGATATAAAAATCATAAACCCAGCTCTTAGGTTTATTTACATTCAATCTAATTCTTTCAATATCATTATCAATCGCAAGTGTTTCAATTTCATGCAACATAGTTGTTGCTAAACCCCTACGACGTGCAGCTTCATAAACTGACAATCCTGAAACAAATAATGTATTTGGATTATCATTATCAATTTGTGCTTGAACACAACCCATGCCATCATCAGTAATGATATGCCATACAGTTCCCCAAAAAACTTTATTCTTATGTATTACAAATTCCATTATCTATTCTTTTCAATAAATTTAATGAATGCGTTCAAAGCATCATTATAATTATCATAATCAAAACACTTATAAGTATATGTTCCGTAACCATAAGCAGTATGCTTTTCATAATGAGACGGGCAAATCAAATAACATCTATCCAAATAATCTGCATAACGACGAATATAATACTTATCCTTATATTTTGAAATTACAAAATATTCATTAGTGTTAGGATCATTAATTTTAATGTTTCCTCGTAATGTTAAAGAAATTTCCCACTTAGAATTCAACTCCCTTTTAATTATAAACTTAATATAGCCTACTGTTAAAGATCCAAACTTTGGTTTCATATTTAATATATTTAATGATTAATAATAAGATCCATCATTAGAAAGATGGATCTCTGTATGATTCTGCATGACCAATATGAATTCCTCCACAGTCCCAAAGACCACGTCCTTCCTCAACCCAGCGGCCGTTCTTACGAAGAGTATACTTACGTGGAACATTAAATCCTTTATAACCAAACTCATCAGGAACGAACTTTTCATATTCCTTTAGAAGATCCTCAGGAAGAATATCCAAACCGTTCTCATTAGTAACGAATTTATCCTCGTGACTAGGAACAGCATGAGCAATCATAATAGCCTTAGGAGAAAGAACTGAAGTAATGACCATTGCGTAACTGTCAGAACCAATAAAATAAGTAGCACCCATGCCAGGAACAATACCTGAAGTTTCTGACTTCTTAACATTCATTACTTCATTAATCATATAATAAGGAATAGAATTTGTCATATCTTTATATTTTATTTGTTTGATAATATAATATAGAACATAAATAAAAAAAATTCAAATATTATAAAGAAAATGGAACTAGAAATTAATCTAATTCCATTTGTAATCCTAATAGGAGTCAAACCTATACCTAATCTTTAGGAGAGATTTATGCTTTTCGTTACAACATAGGATCATATATCACCTCTTAGTTTTAATGTATTATATAACTCTTCGATATGTTCAAATAATGTTCTATAATATCTCCCATAAGTTGTTTTCCAAAATGCTTCAGGATCATATTCATATCTTGTTATATATTCAAAAAGATTTTCTCCTCTTTTATAAACATCATAGTAATTTTTAATATCTTTGATAGTCCAATATAACATATCATAATTTCCATGTTCTATCGGGTGATCCCATCCTTCAGTATGAAATAACAAAATATGTAAAGCATTTCTATATTTGTAAACACCACCACGTTGAATACCAAATTTTTTGCAATTACGATTTTTTGGTATTTTATTCCAACCAAATTTTCTCTTATCTTTTAATGCTTTCATAAATTGAATATTTAAATAATTATGAGCTTATACTGAGAATTGAACTCAGATCTCCACCCAAGATGGTGTTCTCCATCGTCTGTGATTTACCATTAAACTATATAAGCATATGCAGGGATGATGGGATTCGAACCCACGCTATGTTTAAGGTGGTACATAAAACGCGCTTCCTTACTCGAGTTTCACCTCTTTTCAGTGCTTCCGCAAACTTAACTCCTGGATTTCTCCTTCAAGACATTTTCCACCACGACACTCGTTTTATCGCGCTCTGTCCAAGTTCTGAGCTACATCCCTATATAAATAGTGAGTATGAATGGATTCGAACCAATATAGCCTAAGTTTACTTATTCCTCAGTTTTACCTTTCAAGGAAACTTTCAAACGTTTCAGAAGTGACCTAGTAGCACATCCTATCTGCTTCACATACTCATTTAAAAGTCATTCATACAAGCATTGCGCACTACTTGCAGGTTTAACAGTGTCCGACCTTACTCATCAGCAACTCCCTACTAAAGGCTTGGACGGGATTTAACACTGATGAGATACATTCCCGTTCGTCGTCATCTCCATTGCGGCGGGCCTCGAACCCACATATAACACCGAATGACTTAAGTACTCCTGGCGGGACTCGAACCCACAACCTTGGCCTTCGTAGGACCCTGCTCTAATCCATTGAGCTACAGGAGCATAAATAAAATACTTGGTGCACTGTTACGCAAATGTTATTTCGTTGGTAAAATCGTTTCCGACAGCTTCCAATTAAGGTGACGCGTTTCCAAATTCATGCCATCGGAGTTTATTAAACCACTTACTTTAATCATATCTTTTAGTTCCTTAGATGATGGCTGCTTCCAAGCCTACATCCCAAGTATTTGTACTCCGGATGGGACTCTAACCCATGACCTACTGCTTAGAAGGCAGTTGCTACTATACAACTGAGCTACCGGAGCAATTATTGTGATCCTGGAGGGATTCGAACCCCCAACCTGAAGGGTAGAAGCCAACTGTTCTAAATCCGTTGAACTACAGGACCAAATGCGGCTACGCAATTTATTTTTACAAGGAGCCGTAACCAATCACCTCAACCTTTATACTTTGGCATTTATAAATACATTGTACACTATATTTATAAACAAAGTTTTGTACCCCAAGTAGGATTCGAACCCACATCTCAAGATTCGTATTCTTGTATCCTTTCCTTTGAACGATCGGGGCATCTCATTAATCTGCTTGGCTTATATTGTAATCTTTAGCAATTTCATCAAATGTCTTTCTATATGTTGGACAATTTTTTTGTAAATTTTTTACAAACTCAAGAAAATTATGAGTATATTTACTATCTCCATAACGTTGAATTGCTTGTGATATAAGTCCACGACCAACTCCATATTGTTTGTAATAATTTTCAATTATTTCAGAATACATACTTTTATTTGACTTATTAATTTCCATTTTACTTAATTCTAATTAAACTTAAAATCCTATTCTTACTTGTTTAAATTCTTCTTCAGTTGTCAATTCTTTATACTTATCATTATAATAATTAATATATCCAAAATTCTTATAAAGATTATCTGTTACATCATCGTTATACCATTCATACATATCTTTCAAAGGTGGCATTTTTAATAGATGTTTAATATTATATTTTTGAATACACCAGCCATCATGAACTAATCCAGTAAAAATTGGAAGATCCCATTTATCTAAATTAGTCATACATGAATTTTTAGGCCAATTTCCATTAACATACATATCATACATTAAGTCAATTTTCTTTAGATAAATCCAAAATCTACAAAACAACCAATAACATAGTTCTTCACGAGCTTTTACAGACCAATAATCTTTATCTTCAGGTCCTACACCAACAATAAATGTTGGATTAGATTGAGTATATATTGATCTACTAGATATAAATACTCCGCATGGCCACTTTTGTTTTTCAAAATATACCCATATTTGTCTGTTACAACCATTCTTATTGCCATTAATACGAAGTTTCTTAGCCTTCATATTTGATTCCTTCATAAATGGAAGGTTATTTATCTGTTCAATTACTTGTTCCTTTGTCATAATCTCTTAAATTTTATTTATTTTTGAAATTACAACTTGGAATTTTTCCAAGAGGCCGCCACCTGATTTATAGATTCAGGAATCTTTTACTTGCGATACTTATCTGGTCCCATATCTTTATGCAATTATTTCAATAAACTCATAAGAATCATCAGACTCATCAAATGTTCCACAATTATTATACTGTGAAATATAAGCATTCTTTACATTAACTGTTTCATCTTGCCCATAATAATCTTGTTCCATATAGGCTTTTACATGAACATGAACTGACATACTATCATTTCGTCCATTATTTGAAAGTTCCTCGAGTCTATTAATAAACTCACGTAATGTCATCCAATCTTTCATAATCAAAATATAATTTCAAATAGATCGTCTGCTAATTCTTTATCATTATCATAATTTAAAATAAGAGAACCAATTAATAATTCATTATTATCATAGATATCAATATATCTACCATGATCTCCAAGATGACAATCAATAATAACTGAACCGAAGCATTCAACATCACCAGGCTGCATATTAAAAATAGTCTCAAGATTTTTTAATGTCTTTGCTTTCATAATCTATATATTTTAAATATTATATAAATAATATAGATTACTTTATAAAAAATTCAATATATCAAAGAACAAAAATAGCAGAAATTCAATTATATGTGAACTCCTGCTATCGGCATGTATTATATTGTTTAGTTTGTCTTATATATAAGTTCACATAATAATTTTGTAGAATCGTCTAACTCTACGTTTATCATTTATATTTATGCAAACTATATTTTTCATATTAATTTATATTTAATATTTATGTTTAAAATTATTAATTTATTAATAATAATAAAATAGATTTACTTTGATTTATTTTCAATTTTATATTTATCTTTTATTTTATTAATTTCAATCAGTAATCCTTCTATTGATAATGCCATTATTTCACTTAATGGAAAATGCTCAGTGAATTTGGCATTTCTTTGCTCTTCTAATAATTTCCTTAACTTAATCTCTCTTTCAAAATTCTTTATATTAATTAAGTCTTCAGAATCTGTAATGTCTTTATATTTCATTGTCTATTATTCTTTGTGTTTGTCTTTTTAAACGTGATCTTCTTAATTCTCGTCCGCGTCTCTTGATTGATTTATTTAGTCTTCGTTCATAAATATCTCCCCAACGAGAATCAAAACCAACTAAATTGTTTCCTTTATAAAGAACACCAGTAGTCTTAAATTCTTTAAGAAGTCTACGATTTCGTTTTTTATTAGGATGACGACAATTATTTAATGTATCATTTAATGAATTAAAATTTTTTTCTGTTGTAAATGAATAATCAAAATCAGAAGTATCTCCAGGCTTATATTCTTTCCAACTAGTCTTAAAACCTTGTGGATATTCTGTTACTTCTTTATTATGTTTATACTTATATCTTGAATTAAATGACTTACTCATAATCAATACTTAACTACATAACATCTAAAATATTTATACCAAAATTCAATCAGCTTACGTTTCCATTTCTTAGGAACATAAAGTTCAATAGTCTTACGATGATTGAATGCCCATTTATAGTTATCAATATCATCAATAGGAATCCATTTAACTGAATCTACTTCGTTTTCCTCTCCACCTTCACGTTTTACATATGTTGGCTTAATTTTACCAAGAAAAGCTCGATGACGAATAGTTACATTTCCGTTATTGCATTCCTCAGGTTCAGTCTCAACATGAACAACTTTAAGGTCATCTAAATCAATTCTGAATCCACATTCCTCAAGAATCTCACGAGCAATACCTTCTTTTGAATTCTCAAACCTCTCAAGAAATCCACACACAGCATTCCAACATCCTTGATAATCTGGAGTGCCAGGACCACGAAGATTTGCAAGAATTGAATACTTACCATCTACAATTGCATATATAAAACCAGATACAGCAACAAATCGTCCAGAAAAAACAGTCTTTGGCTTACCAGTACATTTATATGCTTCTTTCTTTGACTTATTAGTTACTAACTGTTCAACATCCTCAGGCAACCATGCTTTATAAGGAAAATTCTTACCGTACTTTTCTAAATTCTCTTTATTAATTCCTTTGAAAATCATAATTTATAAATTTTATATTAATATACAAATATAGATAAAAAGAGGAACATATTCAATGTTCCTCTAATATTATTTAGATTCCAAATAATTGAAAATACCAATCATTGTACTCCAACCCAAAATAAAAAGTACTGTTTCAAATGCTGTCATATTTAAATTTTTATTAATTACAAATATAATATAGTATTTTTATTAAAAAATTCAAATATTATTTATTCTTTAATTAATTCAATTTGTATTTCTTCAGATTCATTTATAATATTTGTTTCTAAAAATTCTAAAAATTCTTCACTTAATAAATCTTTCATATTCATTTTAAGATTCTTAATTGATTCATCAAGTAATTCTATTTCATATATTAATGATTCTGTTACTTCTGATTTGTTTTCTTTTTCTTTACGTTTTGATTTTAATTTGTCTTTATGCAATGAAGCAAGTTTATAAGCTAAGTTTTGAACTTCTTTAGAATCATATTTCTTAGATTTTTCGTCATCTCCAATAAAGAATGATTTAATTTTTTGCCATAATGATTTTTTATTCTTTCCTTTATTATATGATGTTTCCATTCTTAAGAATGCATCAGATAATTCATCTAAAGCTTCAGGTTTTACTTTTCCTTCATCGTCAATTAAATTTTTCTTTAATGATGGAGATTCGTCAATTATCTTTTTAACTTCTTCATTATTTTCAATATTATCTTTCCATTCTTCTTTAGCTTTTGCTTTACGTTCTTTTTGCTTTTCTGTATTTTCCTTTTCAACTGTACTACGTTTTGAATAACTACCACTCATATATTTTGTAATTGATGATGGGTTATTGAATATTTCAGTTATTTCGGCGTTTGTAAATTTTCCAAAATCATCACGTTCTTTTCCTTTAAATAAAGATTCATCGTTTTCAATATATTCTTTCTTTGATTTTTTAATACAAGGAGCATCCGCTGACATATTCCAAGCAGTCTTTAATGATTCTGTCATAATTGATTTTAACATATCATCAATATCTTCTTCATTCATTCCTTCTTTACCAGGTAAGAATTCATAACTAGCAAACAATCCTTTTAAATATATTGGTTTTTTACGAGGACCTCGTTTTTTAGAAGAATCAGTCAAATCACCACATGTCATACATATAGGATTAATGAACATTACTGGTTTATATTCAATATCTTTAATTTTTGGATCTTCTCCTTTACCAAATAATTTACCAAGAAATGATTCATTAGTATTTTCTTCTTTATTTTGTGCTTCAACAACTTGGTCTGAATAAAATACTAAGCATTCATATTCATCAATACCATCTTTCATTTTTTCAAGTTGCTGTGTTATTCCTTTTAATAATTTCTTATCTTTATCATCAAGATTTGTTTTCTTTTCTAATTCTGTTTTTGCATTTTCTAACGTTTTATAATTCTTATTAATAATACTAGTCATATTATCAATAACAGGTTTATTCAAATCTCCAAATTTTGATTTAACATCTTTAAATGTCATACCTTTTATGCCATCTTCTTTAATAGCATATATATTGTTTCCAGAACGACTAGAACCTAAACGTAATAAGAATCCTTTATTAACTTTTTTCTTAAGAATTCCAGGTAATGCTATAATAGGTGCAAATCCACCAGAAATTGCAGATACTGTATGTGGTATCATTTTAGTAACTGTTTCTGTTGCAGAACCACTAATTATTTTTGAAACTAAATCAACTCCATGCTCACCAGCAGATTTAGCGGCTTGTGATATTATACCTTCAGCAGCATCTTTTGAACCTTTAACAACAACCATAAACATTGTACCTGCTTGACCATGTGAAGATACCTGTAATGCAGTATTTGTAATTTGATTAACTGCAACTTTAGCACCATCAGCTCCATTCATTAACCCACTTCTAATCATTTTAGCAGCTGTATTACCATCAACTAAAACAACATGTGTATCAGATGGTAATTTAGATCCATCTATAGCATTTGTAAAGGCATCTTGTACTCCTTTAGATGATTTAATAGATGCTTCAGTGGCTTCCTTTAATTTATCAGATACTTCTTTACCTAAATTATTTTCAATATTCTTAAAATCATTAGTATCACCCAATCCTTTAAGTTCTTTAGCTTCAAAATTATCATTTGTCTTACCTTTAGTTTCTTCTATCTTTTCCCATTCAGTAATTCCTGCATTTACTTTCTGTAATTCTTCCCAACCTGGTGTATCTTGCCCAGAAATTGCTTTCCATATTTTATTAAGTAATCCCATTGCACTTTGTACCATTTCATCAGGAACTAATGTCTTTAAATTACCTTCAGAAAATGCATCCCAAATTTGTTTAAAATCTGCAGCAGCTTTCTTAGCACCCCATGCTAATAATACAAATGATAATGTCCATAAAATAATATAACCAAATTTACCCCATTTACTTGCTTCTTTAAATTTTCCAGTTTTAATTGTTTGATAAATATTCTTACACAAACGATAAAATCCATATCCTGTCATCATTGCTTTTGCAATTGTTGCAGCAATCATTGCAGCAGCAGGACCCCATGCACACCCAATAATAGCAGGAATTATAACTAATATTGTTGTAGATATTGCAATCTGTTTTAAAATACCAAGTATTATTGATCCACCCTTCTTTAATTTACTTGATTTTTCTTTTTCTCCTTCACCCTTTTGTATAGAATCTTCATATTCATTAGACTTTTCAGATTCTTCAGATTCTTCTTTATCTTTTTTCTTACCAAATAATTTAAATTCTACAAGTAATTCTTCATTTAATTCTTTGTCATCTTTAAGATAATTTTGTAATTGTTCATAAATACTTTCTTTAGGACGAGAAGATTTATTTTTTATTACATCTAATATATGTGTTTCAAACTCTTTTTGTATTTCTTTTATATTTCCACCAAGTTTTTCAAAAATATTAGATAATTTATCTTTAACTGCAATCATTAAGTCCATGAATTTTTCTGCCAATTCTTTAGCGCTTTTAATTGCTTTTGAAGAAACCTGTTGAATAAATTCTTTTATTGATTTTAATTTTTCTGTAACAGATTGAAGATTATCTTTAAATTGTTCTCCTTTTTCTTTTGCATAATCACCAATCTTTTTAACAAATCCTTTTAAATTCTGTATTGTATCTCCCATATCTTCATTGATTGGAATATCAATACTATATTCATTACATAAATCTTCAAGATACATTTTACATGTTAAAAGTAAAATATCTCGAGATGCTATCTGTTCTTCAAGTGTAAATAATGCATCATCATGTCCTTCAAAATATAAGTTATTATATCTTGATGTACATTTATTTAATTTATATAAAATAGAATCTATTGCAGAACCATGTTCTAAAACTAATTTAGATTCATTAAATGGAATATTATTATAATTTATTTGCGCGCTTAATGAATTATAATATGTATATTTATTTTTCTGATAATTAATTAAAGATTGCATATATTAGTAAATTTATATTTATATATATTAAAAATAAAAAGTAAACACTTAATGTGTTTACTTTTACTAATATAATTCTAAAATTAATTCTCTTGATTTCTTAACTCCATTAGGATTCATATAAGTAAAATTACAAGACCTATATGATAATGATACATCTATTATTTCACATAATTGTGGATCATCTTCCCTTGGAATAAAATCTAAAAGCCAATCTCTAAAATACCAATCAATCATCGTCATCTATATATAAATTTGCCCAATTGATTCTACGATCATTTGGATTACCTAATTTTTCAATATATTCTTCACAATATTTCTTAGAAGTATGCCATTGTGTTTCCTGGTGATATTTATTATCATTACCCCAGAATTCAACACAATATATATTAATCATCTTCATATTACCAAAGTCTACGATCTACTCTATTATCTATAAGCCATTCAATATGCTTTTTTAAGTCACGTTCTCTCATATCTTTTTTGATCTCAATATCAGGATCAAATCTATCATATTCATATGCGTGACATGTTGTACGGCCAAACTTATAATTTCTAATTGAGGTATCTTTACCACAATTTTCATAAAACCGGCAATCAAAACAAGGATTATTCATAAATTATTAAAGCTTAATATCAATTTTTAAATTCAATTTAGGATCAATCTCAATCTTAACTGTATCAAATCCGGAAAATCCATTAAGAAACTTATGTACATTTGATCTCCACCAAATTCCAAACTGTATACAATCTCGAATTAATGAATTTTCCCATGTACAAGGACTTGGCCCATAAGGATATGAATAATTTTCATTTCGATAAATCTCTACTCCAGTTTCTGACAAATCAGCATGTTTGGCAAAAAATACAAAATTCTCACCAAACCATCTAAATGGTTCTTTACGCTCTTCATCAGTCAAATAACCTTTACGAAATGGATTTGAACGAAATCCATTGCCATTTTCAAAATAACTATCAATATTTTTTGTCATAATTATTAATATTAACTCTATAAATAATTTCAAGAATAAAATAAATAATTAACAAACATAATGTAAATATTGTCATATCATTATATGTATTTTTAATAATTTGAATTAATACATATATCAAACATATTATATTTGCTCCAAAAAGTATATCTTTAAAATTACCCATATAACTAAATTTTATATAAATAACTAAATTTCATCTAATTCAACTCCTTCATAATCCTGCCAATCATAATGATGTCCACACCAAATTCTAAATGACTGCCACTTAGTTCTAAACCAATAAATATGAAGTATATAAATCTTAAACCAAAGCCAAAATGGTGAACCTAAGTAATTAAATGCTCTCTTAAATTTCTTACAGAACTCATAGCAATCTTTATAATAATCACCATTCCAAGGAATATCAGTTCCAGGATATGTTATACGAGGACTATATTTAATACATCCAGCATCAAGAAGTTTATTTACAGTTTCATTACCAAGAATCTCTATAAAATCTTCTTGAGGATGACGGAAATAGCAATTCTTGTCATTAAGCTTCTTACAAATGTCTTTCAACTCTTTATATGTGAAATATTTAAAAAACTTCATATATTTTAACTTTATTATAATTCTACTTTATATTATTAATCCCAAGTTTCAGGCATTGCATTATCGTAATCTTCAAGAAACCTATCTTGCATTATTTTATCAAGATAAGCAAATCCTACGGCATATTTATATTCTTTTGAATTAGGAGCATATCCTGTACACCAGTCAGCATCAACATCATAAATCTTCTTTGTTTTTGTTGACATAATACGAACACCATTGAAATGAATTGTTACATTCTTTTCAAAACGACAAGTCTTGTAATTGAATTTCTCTTTAAAGAATCGTTTCATTGGACGTGGTGCAATAATACAAATAAAATCTGCGTCATCTTCAATTTTATCTCGATAACCAATTGTAAGATAAACTTTCTTACTCTTTCCTACCTCACGATTAACATCATTGTTTGACCTAACAATTACAAAATCTCCAACATTAATAGTATTCATATTAATAAATATTTAATTCGTGTGCTAATGAATGTTTCTTTAAGCATAATTTTTTCCAAATTTCCATACTTATTGGTATGGTAAATGGAATAATGAACTCCAATAAGTTATATAAAAGTTTTTTCTTACTCATTAGTCATATCCATAATAAGTTCGGAATTCTTAAACTTATTCTGAAGCCAAGTAATACCCATTATATCATACAGCTGATTATTTGGAATACTCTTAATAATTGGAAAGAATACAATATCAAGAATAATTGTAATCATCATCCATTTAGAAATAGGATTCTGAATAGCAATAATGTTAATTACTACAAGAAGATAAAAATTAAAAGAAACCCAAATCTTATTCATATTTATTTATTTTTAAATTTATATTATAAAAATAGAATATTATTTAAAAAATTCAATATAATTAAGTATTTATATATAATTATTTTTAAATAAAATATATTAATAAATATATATGTCAACTTATATAAAAAAGTTTATTAATCATAATAAATATAACGAATATATTAATGGAAATTCATTAATATTACCAAATGTATCTTTATGCTTAAATGAAGATGATGTACATTACAATCCTTATATTGAACCAGAAACAAGACTAATATGTAAGTATAATGTAACTGATACAGTATATCCAACAACATTAAGAACAAATTATGAGCAAAATATATTTAAATCAATGGAGATTGATAACGTTATGTTAGATGAACTTGTGACTGAATATAAATTTGATACAGTTGGTGAGCATACAGTTAAGTATGAATTATATGATGAAATTAAATTAGGTAATACTGCGCCTGTGTTTCAGAACAACAATTTGATAGAGTGTATTATACCAGATAATGTTACAAATATTAGCCAAAATACTTTCTATGAATGTAATCTTCTTACAAGTATAAATATACCTAACAGTGTTACAAATATTGGGGGATCTGTTTTCTATAATTGTAGCAGTCTTACAAGTATAGACATACCAGATAGTGTTACACGTATTTATGCCGGTACTTTCTATGGTTGTATTGGTATTACAAATATAGACATTCCAAGTGGTGTTACAGAGATTGAAAATAGTGCTTTCATGTATTGTGTTAATCTTACAAGTATAGTATCTAATGCTATAACAGCTCCTTTAATACAAAACAGTACATTCCAAGGTATACATACAAATGGTATATTAACAGTTCCAAGTGGTAGCACAGGTTATGATACATGGATGGGAACAGGTGATTTTTATTTAGGAAAGTATGGTTGGACAAAGGTTGAACAATAGTAATTTTTAATAAAGAGTAATCTAAATTAAGTCTTTTTATATTTCATAATATAAAATATAAATATATTGTAAAATAATTTTAATTATAAAGATATATTTTAAATCTTATTATAATCTTAGATCTTACTTCTAATGCGGTCAAACTATAATAAATATATATTTATAATACATTATAGTTTGACCGCATTAGAAGTAAGATCTAAGATAATTTATAAATCTTTAAGTTTTATTATTTCATTATCATTAGTTAATACCCATGCTTGACGTGCATCTAACATAGCTATTTTATTTTCATTAACAATATCTCCTTCATCAAATTCTGGATATTTTAATGTATGTCCAAATATTTGCCAAGGTCCTCCTTCATTAGAATTATCATAAGTCCATTCTTCGTAATCTGCCCATAAGCAACTACCAGAATTATTATCACCTCCACGTATCCAAGATGCTTCCCATAATAAAGCTTGACCTTGCCAATCCAATTTAAATTGATTAAGTTCTTCAGCAGTTGGCGTTATATTAGCTAACATATTACAAAATGGCATTCGTTCATCTGCAACTACTTTAATTATATTGCCTAATCTATCTGTACGTGTCTCTTTATTCCTTTTAATACAATTATTGCCAATGAAACGTAAATGATCTAACCAATATTTAGTAACACCAGCATGAGTATATAAGTATCTTTCATTATTGATTGTTTCTTCATAAGCTATATTGAACATTTCAAAATTCTCTAAGAACAAATCTTTAATGATTTTAAAGTTTTTAGGGTTTTCATCTACTCTTGACTTAAATTCACAATCGTACCAATAATGCATATCATGATTGCCAATCAATAAATGAATTCTATTATCGTTCTTTGTTGTTTCTATTATTTCTTTAAAGTTTTCAATAGCCTGTTTTCTTGTTATTCCTTCGAAGTCATAAGGATCAACATAATCTCCTAAGAATACTATATTTAATTCAGGATATTCTTCTTTTGGAAATTTTTGTATAGCATCTTTCCAAAAATTTCTACCATGTATGTCTGGTAATATTAATGTATGTATGTTTTTCATAATATTTAATCTATTTTATTATTCATTAAAAAAATTATGCTAAAACCAACACATAATAACACAATTACTATTGAAATAATGGTTGATGTTGATTCAGTATTATTTGATGTCAATAATTGTATCATATTTAAATATAGTATAATTTTATTAGTTTTTAATTGATAAAGAATTTTATTTTTAATATATTATAATAACATATATATTAATAATATGAGTGATAAACTAACAGATAAGTTAACAGATATTAGAGCCAAGAAAATATCTCAAATGCCTGATTTAGATATATCTGACTGGGAAAACCTATATTTCTTATTGGGATATAATACTGGTGATAATGTTGCTAACTATAAAATAAATATATTACAATTAGCACAGACATTAGTTGAAACTGGTCTAATATCAACAGGTGGTGGAGTTCATTATATATCATATAGTGGATTGGTACATATTACAACACCTTCTCGTACAGAATTTGAAGGTAGAATATATACTATTAATTTAATACCTGATGCAGGTTTTAAATTACCAGAAACAGTTCAAGTTGAAGGTGCTACAGTTATTGCATATAATCCTGAAACTGGTGTACTTAAAATTGATACAGGAATACAAGAAAGACCAATTACAGTAAGTGCAGTTGGTGAATATGTTGATTATTATCTTAATATTAATTTATTAGGATGTACTTATACAAATAATAATGTTCAAAATGTATATCATATAAATGATGAAATATTATTAACATTAACAACTATTGATCAAGATCATTATGATGTACCTGATATATCTGAATTGACATTACAAGGTTTGTCAGTAATAAATTATGATAAATCTCAAGGATATACTGGAACATTAAGATTACGTTTTAATGGTGAAAATAATGGTAATGTAACAGGTTCAGCTAAACGTATATATCTTTATTATTTTGGATATTCAATTCTTGGTGATAATATATTACAATATAATGAAGCAGATTTACCTTCGGCTCCAGGAAATAGATTCTATACATTAACAAAAGGTAGAGGATTATGTCCTATTAATTTTGTTCAAGGATTTGATTATGGAGATGGTATAGAATATGTGCCTGATGAAAATGCATCTAATCAAAATATTTATATAATTGTACCTAAAGAATATTATATTGAAAATGGAAATATATTCAAAGATGATAATAATATAGGTTATCAAATGACTGCAGGTACTAGTTCATTTGAACGTCAAGTGCAATATACAGAAGAAGCTAATCCTCAAAAGATGATTTACGAAATAAATTATGAAGATGTAGAATATTATGTATTATGTATTAGTACAGAAGGTATACAAGGTCATCAGTTATTTAAACAAATTGGTGATATTTCTACATTACTTATAAATGTTAAATGGAATTCTGAATTGCCAGTAAAAATTGCTGCAGGAACAACTACATCTATTCCTAAAGGTACTATTACATGTACTTATGGAGATGGACATACTGAAGATATAGAATCAGGATTTACTATTTTGTATAATGATAATATTGGAGTATATAATAATAATTCATATATTGCTCCAGCTATAACAGAAATGGAAAATGATATTGAAACATTAACATTTATTTGTACTTATAGAGGATTGTCAGATTCTAAAACTATTATGTTATATATACCGGGAGATGATGATAATTTAGTAAGTATAAGATATAATGAAGTTATTCCTGCAATTGAATATAATAAGACATATATATTATATAAGAATAAAGTAATTGGAATAAATGAAGACTCATCTGAATATGTAATAACAAATCCTGAAAGAATAGAATTTAACTGTGAATATGGAAATATAGTTGATAATGGAGATGGAACATTAACTTATACTGCTCCATTTAGACAAATAGATGTTCGTGAAAAACTTACGATCACTTATAAGAATAATTATTCAACTGATGTAAGATTCACAGTTAAATCACCAGATTTCCATGATATATACTGGGCTACACAATTGCCTTATTCTATATATGATACTGAAACGATTTCAATGGATATGACATTATTTAAGATAATGGATTCTAATAATTCATATCAAAAAGTTACAACAGATCTTGATGAAATAATTGTAACTTCTACTTTAGGATTAGTTGATTCAAACTTTATATATCATCCTGCTGAAGTTCCATCACAGCAATTTGTAGATATAACTGTAAAATATAAACATTGTCAGGAAACTAAACGTATATATGTTAAACATGGTCAGAATCCTGCTACATCAAGTAATTTCTATTGGTATTGCGGCCAATATTGTCCAAGTAGTTTAACAAATCCTGAAAATGATTTAGCTGATGTAAATGTTAATCCTAATGCACCAGGATGGAGAAAATTTGATTATGCAAAATCTTATTATAGATCTCCACATTCAGTATTCAATGGAACTATACAATTCTATAAAGATTATCTATCACCAGTTGAATATTATGTAGCTATTCCAGAAGATTTATATTTATTTGATAACAATAATACACAATTAATAACAAGTGATGATATATATGGAACTGTTATAATATCAGGAAATACTTATAATATATTTAAATTAGGTCCAAATTCAACAATGAGCGATAAGATTTATTATACAAATCCTCCATCTATTTATTGGTATATAGGTGAAACTGAACCAGTTGATCCTAATTCATCGGATGGTCTTATAACTCCTGTATTAACTGGTAATAGCATGGGTAATTGGTATGAATTAGGATTAGGATGGCATGTAATTCCAACAGATAGCTATAATGCCATACATGGAACAAATAACCATTTATATACAACATTTAATGGTTATTCTTCAGATAATACATATTCTGTTTCAATACCATCAGGTTCTTATTATTTCGTAGTTCCTCATGGAACATACTTTAAAGATGCTACTGGTACAACATTCTATTTTAATGAAAAGAGAATTGGAACAACAGAAATTG